CTGTTGGTCCTGTGAAACCTGTTGGTCCTGTGAAACCTGTTGGTCCTGTGAAACCTGTTGGTCCTGTGAAACCTGTTGGTCCTGTGAAACCTGTTGGTCCTGTGAAACCTGTTGGTCCTGTGAAACCTGTTGGTCCTGTGAAACCAGTAGCACCAGTAGCACCAGTAGCACCAGTAGCACCAGTAGCACCTGTAGATCCGGTTGATCCCGTTGGACCAGTTACACTACTTGCTGCTCCTGTAGCACCTGTTTGTCCACCACTTTGAGAGCATATCCAGTTATTTGAAAACCCTCCACCCGTCTGAGCAGATGAAGAAACAGCTAACATTTTAACACCATTCCCACCAATTGTTCCAGATATAGACTGAGATAAAACGGTATAAATATTTGTTCCTCCAGAATCCTTAATAGTTATTGTTGATGTTAAACTAAAATTATTAATATTTATCCACGAGCCTATTTTACAAGTAGAAGGGTTAGGCATTTGAATAATTTTATTAGATGTTGGATTAAATGAAAATGTTTGAAATAAATCACTAGAAGACAATGCTAATAAAGAACTACTATTTGAAGTTTGCAGAGAGTTTTCATATGTTCCTTCACCAAAAGAAAAATTTAAATTTGCACTTGAATCAAACCAAGCATTATTATTAAAATAAATACTTCCTGTTGGTCCAGTTCCTGAAAATAAATTTATATTTGCAGAAGCGTCTAAAGTTAAATCAGAACCAGTAGTAGACGTGCTAATATTTTCAGCTGTAATATACCAATTTTTTGTAGGATCATTCAATTGTTGGTTTGACATATATTTATATATTAGATTAAATAATATATTAATAAACAAATAATTATTTCTGATTAGTTTCTAATCATTTCTCCTAGAAAAAATTTTATTATAAAAATTTAGATGACTTTAATAATAATAAAAAACAATTTTAAAAAGTTTCATCTAAGTAACAGCCAAAAATTAAAATATTTTTTATAATTCAAATACTTTTTATGCGTCATTTGATACAAACCAATAAGTAGTTCCACTAATTGTTGCGACTTGAAATTTACGCATTAGCTGTGAATTAGTAAGATTATAAGTGTTTGCGGCTGTATTACTAATTGTATTGTCAATTCCTACAATATTAACAGCAGGTGAATTAAGTGTTACTATTTGTAATGCAGCTTGCGTTTGATTAGTTGATGTACCTCCGGCTCTTCTAAACTGAACATATCGGCCATCATCAGCGGTTGTAATGGCAGGTAGAGTAATAGTTCCGATTGTGCCCGCTCCATTGGTGATGGATGTTATATAAATATAATTATAGTAATAGTCGCTCCAAAGTGTATAAGTAAAGGGTGAACCTGTTGAGCCTGTTAAATATCCTACTGACTCTTGTATTCCTGACTTTATAAAAGTTGTTTTTGTAGGTGTAATTGTAATTGAAGACCCGCTTGCGTCATAAGAAATTATTGGATTATTGTAATATATTCCCGTCGGTCCAGTTGGTGACCAATAACTAAAACCAGTATTACCTTGAGGTCCTGTTACACCAGTAGGACCTGTTACACCAGTAGGACCTGTTACTGAACTTGCTGCTCCTGTAGGTCCTGTTCCTAATGGTCCCGTTTGTCCAGTTGGTCCAGTATATCCTGTAGGGCCTGTTACACCTGTAGGACCTGTAGGTCCTGTATCTCCTTTTGGTCCACCATATGGTCCAGTTACACCTGTTGGTCCTGTAAAACCTTGATTTGGGTTTCCAGCTCCCAAATATTCTTCTAAAATTATACAATTTGCTGTTACTGTGGGGTTGTTCCCAATAACTCCTAATGTATATGTAGGCGATATTGTGTCATTTTCCAATTGAAAAAATAAAGTGTAAGTAATAGCATTTGTAGTCTGAGGCCAATGCATAAAATTAAAAGTATATGTGTCAGTAAATGGTCCAGAAGCATTATTCGTTCCGCAAAGTGTATCTTGACCTAAAAGTGTATAACTTGTTCCTGCGTCAGTAGTGTAGACAATACCTAAATTTAGTCTTGTTCCGAATGTGTCACTTGCTTGGTATTTTACTTTAAATTGGACCTTAATTCTACTCTGGTTACTTTGTGGTGTAATGCTTTCAGTATAACCTTGTAAAGCACAACTATAACAGGGAACTGATACAGATGGAAATGGAGTTGCAATAGTTTCTAAATTTTGTAAATTATCAGTGAATCCTGTGTTTTTATATACATATTGTATAACTACTCCAGGAGAACCTGTTGGTCCTGTAGCACCAGTAGCACCTGTTTCTCCTGTATTACCAGTAGCACCAGTAGCACCAGTAGCACCAGTAGCACCAGTAGCACCAGTTGGTCCTGTTACACCTGTATATCCTGTTACACCTGTTGGTCCTGTATTACCAGTAGCACCAGTTGGTCCTGTTACACCTGTATATCCTGTAGCACCTGTTGGTCCTGTATATCCTGTAGCACCTGTTTCAGTTGCCGTACCTGGTATTCCTTGTGGTCCTGTTACACCTGTTGGTCCTGTATATCCTGTAGCACCTGTTCCAGTTGCAGTACCTGGCATTCCAGTAGGACCAGTTGGTCCAACAGAACCTCCACCTCCGCCTCCATTACATGGAACAAAACATTCACATTCATCAGGAACATAAAGAACTTCATCACACCAATCACAAGTGTTTCCACAATCACAATCATCAGGACCAGTGTAATCGCAATCAGGACAAGGAACATAATAACCAGTTGTGCAAGGATTTGCACATGGATTTGCACCATATGGCTGTCCATTTATGTAAGTTACAGTAAGATTTGTTACTGTAATATTTTGACTATTTATATTTTGTGCATTTATGTTACTCATTTATATAAAAAGCACACATATTTTAAATTATTATATTTTATTAATATTAATTACTATATTTTAAACTATTATAGACAGAAAATAAATAAATTAATATTAATAACATATTTCTAAATAAATTAATATTAATTATTTTATTAAATTTATTTAATTAGGAACAGGAAATGGTCTTTGATTCTTCTCAATAACTAAAGGTTCAGGTATAAAAATAGGTCCTTTATCGTAAATATTAGTAGATGCTAATTTAGTTATTTCTGGAACAAAACAAGGAGCAGGATTAACTAGATTAGTAGAGTTAATTCCAAATAAAAATGATTCTGTGTCGGCAGCATTATAAGATAACTTATTCCAAGGAATTTGAGCAGGCATTAATCCATTACCAGGTAATCTTGTGTTATAAGCTGCTCCATATTGTGAATTTGGATATAGTGTGTAGTTTTCTGAATGTTTAAACTCTCTCTGTTCTAAACAATAATTGCCTTGAGTATTTCTATTACGTGTAGAAGCCATTTATATATACCTTTAAAAAAAGTTTAAATTAAAATAATTAAAATAATTAAAATATTGCTGACTTTAATTTCCACATATTATTCTCAGTTATTTTACCAGTTTTAAGTAATTCACTGACACAAATATGTGTTAAATACATATAATCATAAGCAAACATTATCATTAAACCAAAATCTTCATCAATGCTCATAAAATGAGAAGCTGATTTAAGCATACATTCCTTGAGTTCTTTATTATCTCTAATTTTTTCATATAACTCTTGAATTGCTCTATCCATTTCTTTTTCATTATAATCGTCCATCCCTAAAATATCAAGCAATTCCTGTCGATAAATAGTATCTCTTATAAAATCCTTTTCTTCATCAGTTATTTTATCTGACGCAAAAAATACTTCAGGTATATTATATGTGCAAATTACTTTTGTATTATACATTAATTTAAATAGTAATAATTATTTAAATTAATTTATAATTTAAATAATATTTTCAATATTTTCAATATTTTCATTTTCTTCTTTGTATAAATATTTCAAAAATAGCATAATAAAAGAAAATATTAAAATCATAATATTAGATATAATAATAGGAAATTTATTTATTAATATTCCATAAGCAATCATTAAAATAGCTGAAAAAATATTTAAAAAATAAGAAATAATAGAAATAGATTTAACATTTTTAATTTTATAAATATGATAAATTTGTGGAATTAAATTAATACTTATTAAAAAAGACCCACAATATCCAACATAATCATTATTCATATTATGATTATGATAATACTTTTAATATTATATTTATTTAAACATATTGATATGTAGAATGTTTATTAAAATAATCACCATCACGTGTTAATTCACGTGAAGGAACTCCACCACGAATCCATCCTTGAGAAGCATCACTTTCAATAGAAGAATTCTTAATCTTTTCTTGAACAGCAGGTAAAAGAGGAGTTTGGTGATATTTAATATAACTTTTCTCACTTAGATTACTTGTGCTCTTTTTATTAACAATTTGTTCACCTTGTTGAATTTGAGATTCCATAATAGGATTAACAGATCCGCGTCCTAAATATGGTACTGTAGCAAATGGTCTTTGAAATAAATCAATATGGCATCTAGGATGTGTTTGAATAGACCCAATTTGAAGTTTAGATGAATCATCGATATTACATCCACCTGCACCAGAATTAAAACCACCGTTATACATAATACCAGGTTGAGATGTTGCGAGTAATTTTGCATTTTTCATTGTACAATCAGAAGCAAAGTAATTTTGTGTTGTATAATTACATGATGCTACATTTTGAATGTCAGTTTGTGATTTATTACATTCATCAAGTCCAAGGCGACTCATATTTTGAAAGGTATAACTAGAAACATTAGCCATTTATATATTATAATATACATTATTTTTTACAAATTTAAATGTTTTTTGTTTCTAAATGTTTATTCCACTCTGACAAATAAACTTTTTAATATATTTTATTCAGTTTTATCTATTATTGTAACTTTTGAAATATTTTTAATTATTTTGTCTTCCTTTTCTGAATCATTATCTCCAGAACCTCCCATTGATTCAACAATTATCTTATTATATTGGTCTGAAAATTTTGAAGCAGACTTTCCACAATCTGGATGTTTTTCTTTAAACTTAGGTATAAGTCTTTGGTTTTTTGAAACTACTCTTTTTATAGCTTTTTTAAGCTTATTTTTGTCTTCATCTTCTTTTTCCCATTTATCTTCATCTTTAACATATAAAACTTCTCTCTTCTTATCAGTGCAATGTATTGGTCTTTGAGTGATATCTAATGCTTTAAGGTTTTTTGTAATAATTTTTGAAATGCCTTCAACATATCCAATCTCACCAACTTTTTCCAAGTCACCAAGTTGAAGTTTAATTGAATCAACAAAATCCATAATATTCATTGCATCTTTACATGTTTCATTTAAAAAGAAATTAAGATTGAAAGCTTTATTGTGTGAATTTGTTGTATTATGAGAATGAGTATTATGAGTACCATTTTCAAGTACTTTCATAACCATATTTTGTTGTTCAATCATCATAGTTTTGAGTTCTTTATTTTCATTAATTAAAAGCACAATAAGTTCTCTGTCAGATGGGTCATTTGGTTTTTTGTCATTGTTAAAACATTTACTTTTATGTTTCCATAATCCGTTTCTAGAATCATACATTTTATTACAATTTTCACATGTAAATTTTTTATTTTGCCCTTTTTGCCCTTTTTCTGTCACCAAAATGTCACATTTTGTCACCTTCGTATGTTTTGATGTCAATATATGTCTATCCCAACTATATTGTTTACAGCATTCATAATCACAATTTGAACAATAAAATTTTTTGCCCTTTTCTTGCCCTTTTTGCCCCTTTTTTGTCACCGTTTCGTCACCTAAAGTTTCCATACATATTTGTAAGAAAATATTTTTAAGCTTTAATTTTAAATTTTATCATAACAATTTTATAATTATTTTTTTTGTGACCAGACCATAAAATTCAATTATGCTGTAAAAGAATCATTTTTGGCATAAAGTATTTGTATATTTCCATTTTGGACATTTTTTTTGTCCATTTTAAGAAATTAGAAAAAACTTTCCCCAAAAATTTAAAAAATATTCACTACACATGAAGGAAACTTTTTTGAGCTATTTTTGCGGATTCCTTTACATTATGTAGTATATCTCTTTAAGTAGGATTATGAATTTATATATTGTAAGTGTTTTTGCGTCTCAATATGTCTCTGATATAAAATCTCACCAAAGCATCCAAAATCACATTTTTCACAATAATAAGGAAATTCTTTTATTCTCTCTTCTTTAGTTGCATGTTTATTTAAATAATGAAGCTTATAATTTGTTGTTTTACTTGGTTTATAATCACAAAAACTACATTTGTCATCTATTTTTTTATCACATCTAGGTTTTCTTTTCTCTCCAGTATGTCTTTTTGATTCTAAATGTTCATTCCATATTGAAACGTAATCACATTTAAAATTGCATTTTTCACAATAATATTTTGATTCCATTTTATATAATATATTATATTCTTTTTAAATGATTTAGAAATATATTCTTTATATATTATATAATGACAGACCGTAGAAAATATGACTTTGGTCATCTTGATAAGTATTGTAAGGAAAATAATGTGATATTGTTAGAGGATTATAGCGATTGTAAATTAACAAGAGATATTTATTTAAAGGGTATATGCTGTTACTCAAATTGTAAATTTGTATTTGAAAAAAGATATAGAGAATTAATAAATGCTGGTGGCTATTGTAATTTATGTATACAACTAGTTAGAGATGCAAAAAGAAAAATATATAACTTAAATAAATTTGGCGTTGATGAACCAAAAAAAATTTATACCTTAACAAAGTTAAACGAAATAATATTACATAATAATATTGTATTAACAAAAACTTATAATGAGAGCGTTAATAGCAATAGTATAATTGAAGGATGTTGTTTAAATAAATGTGGAAACTTATTTTCACGAACACTAAAAGACATTATTAAAAATAATAATTTGTGTTGTAGAATATGTAAATATTCTAATGCTGTTATTGAGAGAGAAAATACTAATTTACAAAAATATGGAGTTAAAATAATTTCACAAAATAAAAGTATTCAAGAAAAAATTAAGAATGCCTGTATGATTAAATATGGAGTTGAACATACAAGTCAATTAGAATCAGTAAAGAAAAAATTTAAACAAACTTGTCTATTTAAATATGGTGTTGAAAATCCAACTCAAAATGCTAAAATAGCTGAAAAAGCATCCAATAATTGTTATAAGATTAAAACATATAATTTACCTTCAGGAAAAATTATAAAATGTCAAGGTTATGAACCTTTTGCTTTTAGAGATTTAATAAAATCTGACATAAATGAAGATGATATAGTAAACGAAAAAACTATGATTCCTGAAATATGGTTTATTGATGAAAATAATATAAAACATAGATATTATGTTGATATTTATATTCCATCTCAAAATAAATGTATTGAAGTTAAATCATTATACACATATAAAAAGTATGAATGTATAAATTTATTAAAAGAAGAATCAGCAAAAAAATTAGGATATAATTTTGAATTTTGGTTTTATGATAATAATGGAAATAGAATAAATAATTGTGAAGATAAATATTATTAATATAATGTGTAACGATAATTATCAGCAACCCTTTGCATATTTCCTTCTGGAGTAGATTCTTTAGCACTGTACATTGTACCGTATAGATACTGAGAATATGCACCTTGGTCGTTTGTTACTCTAGTATTTGGACAACTGTTAAATGGTCTTAAAAAATTATCTAGCTCAAATTCCTGATAAAGATCTCCATATAATTGTTTATTTGTATTTTTTATACCAGGATTCATCATTTGAACAGCTCTTTTAACATTTTTTGTTATATCCTCATCACAATCAACATTAAATGAAGGAGGAGCTGCTTTTCTATTTGGGTCATCAACAATTTGGGTTAATAAAACATTGCTAAATGGATTTTTTTTTGTTCCCTCTTTAAATTCACTTTTTAAAACAGAATCTAAAGTTTCAGGATTTACATAAGAAGCATTATTTTTATCGAACATTCCAGTTACTTCATTGCCTTGAAGAGAGAAACCTTCATTTAACATATTTTTAGTTATCTTTTGTTTTCTCATCTTAAATAATACAAAAATAACTAATAAAGTTAAAATTCCAACAACTAAAACACGCTGAGACATTGTTAAAATATATCCTAAAATAGTAATTAAAATAATTAATCTTGAAATGGCATTTAGCTTTTGTTCATAGCACATATTTGTTGTAGGCCATAATTCAAATATGTATTCTTTATTAAATAAGACTAATGGATCATTGGACCAGAATTGTATTGTCATTATATATATATAAATCTTTTAAAAAGTTTGTTAAAAACTATTATTTGACATTAAATTGTATTATTAAAATGTCAAAAAAAACGGTCAACTATTTTGCATAAACTATTTGGAGATGCTTTTAATTTATCTACCAAAAACTTATAAATATTATTGTACACTTCATTATCTTTATATTGTCGGCAAGTATAAAGATCAAATGACATATGATTTTTTTCAGGAAATGTGTGAATAGATAAATGTGATTCTGATAATAAAAATATAATACTGCAACCTATTGGTTCAAATTTATATTCAACAGCATTTAATATTTGAAAATCATTATTTTGACAAATATTTTTCAATAATAAATTTAGTTCATAAAAATTATTTAATAACTCTATATTTTGTATTCCCTTAAAATCACAAATCATATGTTTTCCAGAAGATTCATATTCGTTAAACATATATATATATTTTAATACATATTATTCTATACATTTTTCTTTATTAGTGTTTTCTAGTTTGTTTTCTTTTATATTTTCTGTTTTTCTTTGTTTTTCTTTGTTTTTCTGTTTTTCTTTGTTTTTCTGTTTTTCTTTGTTTTTCTGTTTTTCTTTTTCTTATTTTTTTTCCTCCAATAACAGTCGATAAGTCTAATGTCATATAATAATATGGTTCACCTTCATCATCTGATTCAGCATCTGAATCGTATGTAGTTTTTTGTGATGATACTACAAAACCAAATTTATTTTTATAATATTTCATTAAGTTGCTACCCTTACACTCTAAATCTATATATTTAATGTTATTAAACTTGCCTATTCTTATTAAAGTATCAATTAATTGTTGTCCAATCCCTAAACCTTTAAATTCTTCAGGAGAACAAATTCCATCAAAATTTATTATTTTATCACCTTTTTTATTAGTATTAAACATAAATACTAATAGACCAACAATTTTTTCATTTAAAATAGCATATAAAATAACACTAGATGCCATTGTTCCAACCAAATGATTTATAGTAATTGATTCTTCATCTCTACAAAAATTTCTATATTGTTTTATACCACCTTTTATTTCATCAAAAGTTTTGTATCCTGAACGCACTATAGGGTCAATATCTAATTCTTGTTTTTTTAAATTATTTATTATATTTATTGGAGCATTATAATATATTTGTATTTCACTCATATATATATATTATAATGATTATTTTTTTCCTTTTTTCTTTTTATTACTAGAGTTATTTGAGCCTCTTGGAGTTCTCTCTACTTTTTCTCCAGAACTAAATAATTTAATCAACTCTTCTTCTGGAATAGCTGGTTTTTGTTGAGCTTGTAATTGCTGATGTTGTTGAGCCAATAATTGTTCAGCTTTAGCCTTTGCATTTGATTCAGCCTTTGCTCTAATTCTCTCTTTGGTTTTTGCCATTTTCATTTTTTGATTTAAATTTGCTTCCATTGCTGCCACATTTACTTTTCCACCCATACCAGCCATACCACCCATACCCATCTTACTTAACATCGATTGAATATTTCCCATACCAGGCATATTTTTCATTTTATTCATCATTTCTGTTGCTTCAGCAATAAGCTCAGTTTCTTTAAGGTCTCCAGATTTAATTTTAGAATCTAATCTATCACCAACAGTCTTAACTAATCCCATTAATTTGGTAGGATTTTTAACAAGACTTTGGAAGATATCTTTCATATCAGTCGCTCCATCAAAATCCATATTTAAATTAGCGGCTGTTTCTTCAGCAATTTCACGTGCTAATTGTCCTAATTTACCATCTAACATACCAGTAATATGTTCGTGAAGTTGGTCTGCATCTGGCATATTAATCCCAGCACCAAGTCCTTCAGAAGGTTCAGATGTATTTTCTCCTGAAGGGATATCAAATAATCCTTTCATTTGAGATAATGTTTCTTCTAACTTAGACTTAAATTCATCTTGATTAATAGATTCAAACATTTTAGCTGTATCACCAAACGCTTCTTTATTATCTAATGTTCCGACAATAGAAAACATAATTAATTGAAGATACTTCCAAATAATACCTTTTGTTTTTTCTGATATTTCACATTGCCATAAGTTTTTGAAATGAATTTGTGGTAAAAATTCAGTATCAATGTCAGATTCATCTTTAAACATATCATTATTTTGATATAAAATATCAAAAAATCTTGGAGGAAACTTTTTTTGACAATGTTCAAATAAAATTTTAACTGAATTTTGTTCAGATTTTTCTAATGCTTTATTTCGTTCTTCTTCTTCATCAATGTAACTAAAATTCTCTTTACTCTTCCACCATTTATTGATAAAAGAATCATATTCCGGAAATGTTGTTCTAATATCCCCAACAAAATCTTTAATAACCTTAGTAAATTCTTCTGGAATTGATTTACTTTCTTCTGTCATATTATTTAATATAGTATATATTTATTTAAATCAAACTCATTGATATATATATATTAATTAATTTAAATATCAATAGGTTGAATTTTAATTATCCATAAAAATAAACCAAAATATTCAAAGTTGTAAATGACTATTTATATATTTATTCACATAAATCAGATAATTTAGTCAAGTTTTGAATGTACTTCATAGTCTTTGCTTGATTTTCAGGAGACATATTTTTAATTGGAGCTCTTAAACGGTCAATAGATTCCATAATTTTATCTGAACTATTTGACGAAGCTACATCAGACGAATAGTCCTTTTCAGTAAAAAAAGAAATATCTCCAGTATCAATTTCTGCTTTATATTTATCTGCAATAAATGCCTTCCATATTTTAACAATCATCTTTGGATTAGCTTTTCTAATTGCAGTCAAAGCATTTTTCGCAGCCAAAACATCTATATCTTCAGGAAATACACTTTGTACATCATTAATGAAAGCGACAAAGTGATCATTAAACGCAGCTAAAATATTAGACATTATGTATTTTTATTCTTTTCTTTTTAAATTACTTTTATAATAAATAAATAAATTAATTATAAAATTAATAATAATAATTAATAACTCATTGGAGGTCTATTTCCAGTTAGAGTTCTTAAATCAGCATCTCTTTCTTCTTTCATTTTTTTAATTCTATCTTCCATAACTTGGTTAGAGGCATCTTCTCCAATTTTTTTTGCTCCACGAATAGTTGTGTTTTGTTCTTCATTATTTCCTTGTTGAGAAAGTTGACCGCTAAATGCTGTATTTAAATCAACATAATTATGCATTTGTCTCATACCTCCATTACCTTTTGCTTCTAAATCTTCAGGAGCTTGATCTAAAAAACTATATTGGTCTGAAACAATATCACCAAAGCTTCCTCCGCCTCCCAATGAAAATGCCATAGGCTCCATATTATTTTGCGTCGCTTGTCTTACTTCAACTTCTTGTCTTGGCTTTAAGTGTTCTAAAATTTGCTCTCCATATATTACTTGATAACCTTTAGTTAGCAATAAAAGAGCAGGAACACGAGTAACATTTTCTGGTAAAATAATTTTTTGTTCATTTTCTAAAATAATATATGTTTTATTATTAGCCTCCTTAACTCTTTTATCGATACATATAAAATGAATATCTTTTTGAACATTAGACTTTGATAAGATTTGTAAATATTTCTTAGAAACTTCACAATATTTGCTATAATATAAAATACAACTCATCTTAATCTATACTTAGTTAATTGAATTTAATATTTAACTCATTTTAAAAAAAAATGATTTAAATTAACAATTTAAATATAAATATATATTAGATACAATGAATCCGCACCTTGAGCCTTTTGATACTGATGACCATTCATTTGGTTTTACACTAAGTGGTATAAACGTAAGTTTAGCTAATGCAATTAGAAGAACAATGCTATCTGACCTACCTTTGGTTGTATTTAGAACAACTCCATATGAGCAAAATAAATGCAATATTATTGCAAACACAAGTCGTCTTAATAATGAAATTATTAAACAACGTTTAAGTTGTATACCTATTCATATTAAGGATGTAACTGATTTTCCTTTAAAAAATTATATTATGGAAGTAAATATAGAAAATAATACTGACACAATAATGTTTGTTACAACTGAACATTTTATTATTAAAGACTTAATTAGTGGAAAACCATTGCCTCAAGATAAAATTAGAGAAATTTTCCCAGCTGATGATGTTACTGGATATTATATTGATTTTGTAAGATTACGACCGAGAATTTCAGATGAAATACCAGGTGAAAAACTTCATTTAACTTGTGAATTTGACATAGGTACAGCAAAAGAAGATGGAATGTTTAATGCAGTATCCACAGCCTCGTATGGTTTTACAAGTGACACAGCAGCACAAGATGCTGAATTAGTTAGAAAAATTCAAACTTGGAAAGATGAAGGAAAAAATGAAACTGAAATTAAATTTGAAACAGCAAATTGGAAATTATTAGATGCAAAACGTATATACAAAAAAGACAGTTATGATTTTGTTGTTGAATCGGTAGGTGTTTATTCGAATAATGAAACTGTAAATTTAGCTTGTAAAATATTAATCGAAAATTTAAGCAATATTAGTACTATAATTGAAAAAGATGAATTAGAAATTAAAAATTCAGATAATACTATGTCAAATTGTTTTGATGTTATTCTTGAAAATGAAGACTACACAATAGGAAAAATATTAGAATATTTCTTATACACAAAATTTTACGAAACACATATGTTGACATTTTGTGGTTTTAAAAAGATGCATCCTCACGATAATTATAGTATTATTCGTTTAGCATATAAGACAGCAGTAGAAAAATCAACTATTAAAGGGCATTTAAAAGAATGCATTGATGATGCAATCGAGGTTTACACAAAGTTAAAGAAAGACTTCACAAAATTTGTCAAGAGGTAAATATAAATAATATAATTTTATAAATTTCATATTATTTATTTGGTAAATTTATTTTTTTTAATTACTTGAATCAGCAACAACAGTATCAACATTTCGTTTTCTCATTTGATGATTCAAACAATACATTAATAGAGATGGATGCAAATCGTTTACATAATTAATTACAACAGTATTAGTTACAAAATGTTTTTTCTCTCTAAGCTCGTTGATATATTTTAGATGAATATTAAACATATGCGTTCTATATTGTTCTGAAAACTGAATAAGAGGTTTTTCCTTTTTTATATAACAAGAAATATAATTAGAGAATAAAGTATCAGTAAACAAATGAACTTGGTCTCTAAAAGTAGAAAAATCTTTTTTATTTTCAGGGTAATACTTTAAAAACTCTCCTACCTTACCCTCTTTTCTAAGACAAAGATATTGATATTGAAGCTTTGGTTGGTTACCTCTAAGGTTACGTACTTGCTCATAAACAGGATTTCTAATTTTCATTCTTTCTCCAGTAGAATAATTATGAACAACAACACCGACAATATCATAAGATGTATTCATAGAAGCATATTTTTCAATTAAATCAGAATAATTATCAAATGCATAAATTTGTGGAAACATTATATTACTTTCTAGAATATTATAAAAAAAATGAACATATTCTGTAGGATTATAAGGTGTAACCGTAATTTTATCAACATCATTATGAATTGAATATACAGCTACAAGATATAACTGTTTTTTATTGAATGGAACAACAATTCTATTTTCAGGATGTTGAAGAACAAAACTATAACAAAAATTTTTATCTAATTGATTAATATCTAATTTACATTCAGTAGCAGCCTCCATAAACATATCCCTAAAGGTTTTAGCTCTAGGACCTTTATAAAAACTAGAAGTTGCGCCGACGGTATTTCGTGTAGAAATCTCCCAACCGCCTGTCAAACCAATCGAATCATCCCAAAATACAGTAATCATTGTTCCTTCAATAAATTCTTCTGCAACAATTCCATTATCTGATTCATTATACTTTTTAATAAATTCATCACTTGGAATAGATTTAGGAGGAGAAAATCCAACAACATTGTCATTATTATTAACAATAACAGAACGACATAATCCGTAACTAGGAATCAAATCAAAACTTAAAATTTGTTTGTCGTATCTAATAACTTTATAGGAAGCCTTATTTAATGTTCTACATTCAACTTTGTTTAATTTTAGTATATTAAAAATAGTAAATTCGCCGCTTGTAATAATGTTATTAAAACCAGGAATATCAGACAAATTATAGCTTGGATAAATCATTTATTAATATTAATAAATATAGAATTGTCTTTAAACTATATTTAATATTGATTTTTACTTAAGCATAAAAATTTCTGTTATAAATATAGAAACAAATGTCATCAAATATTGAAAGTATAAAACCCTCTGATAACCCAAATGATACTATATTAGAACTTCAATTAGGAGACGTAATAAGTATAACAAGTCCATTGAACGAATTGTTAAATGAACAAACATTTATTATTGATTACATTGATAAGTCAAAAACTTATTTAATTAATGCAGACACAATGGATAAAATTCGTGTTCCTATTTCATCAGACGGAACAATTGGAGATGGAAACGTAACACGCATAGCTATTTTAAGTAGAAGTGATACACCAAGTTATGCCAGACAAAATGGACTATTGTCAGGAAAATGGATAAATATTTATTTCGAAGGTGATTTTCCTGTTATTATAACTGGTGAAATTACAAATTTAGAAAATGATATGATTGAGGTTAAAACAATTGATGGAGATATAATATATTTAAATTTTGATTACAAAGGTCTTCCAGAAAATTTGCCAATTGAAATGATAGAAATTAGAGGAAAGCCTTCAGAACCATTAACTAAACATGAAAAAGAAGAAATTGTTAAGGAGGAAGATTTAGAAGAAATTCCTGAATTACAGCCTGAAAAGAAATTTGTTGAACCAGAAAAGATTCAAATAAATATTCCAATTAAAGATGTAAAAGACCAAATTCGTCAATTTATTATTGAAGCAGATCAGGTTAAATTTGGTAATGAAGAATTTGGCCCAATTGTTCAGTATGTTGATGTAGAATCAAAAAGCCAAAGATATAGTATTGAATCACAAGTTAGTGATTTACTTGATGAACTTCTCTCTACAATTCCAAATGCACAAAGAACTCCAAAGGTTCTAAATAATATTCACATTATGATTGAAAGATTTAAACAATTGAGAGAACATTTTTCATTTTTTGACCAATATGGAAATGTTGAAGGTGTTTTGATTAAAGAGGCATCGTTTAAGCCTCTTGCAACTTATTTTAATAAATTACAAAGTAATTTGTATTGGATTTTACCTGTTGTTAAAAATATAAAAAAAATTTATAATTCTGATATTAATGATGATGAGAATAATGATATAATTAATTTGGATATAGATTCAGACCTAAAAAATATTAAGGATTTAATAGAAAATTATAAATCAGATGATTTGCCAAATGAGAAAAACAAATATTCTTCTTTATATTCAAGTATAAATCCTTACTTTACTCCATTTGATTCAATTGATTATGAAAATTCAGGTGGAATAATTGCTGAAAAATATGTGCTTACAAATATTAATACAGTTATTGACAATTTAGAAGAAATGTATTCTTCTATTTTTAGCGGTAATGCTGTAAGAAACAGACGTTTTGTTATTCAAAAATATAATACAGCTCTCACTAAATTAGATACTATAGATTCAAATGGTGTCAAGCTTGTTACTGTAAGAACAAATATAACAAATAATGATTTATTATCAGTAAAATCATTTATTACACTACCTGAACCAGTTATAAGATTTTCAAAAATAAATCTTCCAGGAACCAATATTTTAGATAAAGCAAATTTAAACTTGTCATTTGTAAATTATTGGCAACTCCTTAAAAAGAAAACAAAGGTAAACACAATTTTTGTTGATAATTTTGAAAATACAATTGATTTCAATGAGCAAAATTTTGCAAATAGTGTTAAAAACTTTGTTTTAAATGAAAGTGATGAGTTAAAAGGTATGAATCGCAAAGAAATTTACACAAAATTTGTTGACAATATAATTCCAAAAACTAAAATATTATTCAATTTAATGAAAAAATATATAAATGGTAAATTGTCAATTGTAGATGTAGTTTCTTACTTAGAACCATTTTTAGTTTATTCAGATGACTTAACATTTATGCAATATAGTGACATTATTGATTTTATAAATGATAAAATTTCCGAGTACAATAAAAAATATGTTGAACGCTCAAGAATTTTTAAAATGTTAGGTCAAATGAAACAAAAAGAAAATATTATTTTTTCAAAAGCCTTTTCAATCATAGATATACTTGACAAAAAATTAAGAAACGAAGTTTTGGTTGAAGGTTATGATATTGATGAAGACAAAATATCTCTTACAAATTCTGAAATTCTGAGAAAAATAACCATAAAAGATTATACAAAGTTATATACAACTGCTATATCTGTTCAAAATTTCCCTTTATTATTTCCAAGCGAATTTTCAACTCTTTTTGATCAAGAAAAGGAAAATTTAGATAAAAAATTAGGTAAGGAAGAAAACTCTAACAAATGCCAAACAGTTATAATCGCAAAATATTATACTTCTCTCGACGAATTAAGACAAGATAATGATAAGCTTGTTTACTTTGATAAAAAGTATGATAAAACAAATTATGGAGTTCTAGAAGATCCAAATGGTTATGAAAAAAATGTTTTATCAATGTCTCCTGAAGAATTACGAGCACATATAACAAAAAATTTAATGGAAAATAAACATATGTTAGAAAATGATGCTGAATATTTAGCTAACACTTTAGTTGATGGACATAAAAAAGTTATTGATGGACAATTTGCTATATTATATAAAGGATATCAACAAAATTCAGCAAATGAAATAGAATTTTATATTCGTAAAGATAACAAATGGGTGTTAGATTCAAATATGAACAAACAAAATATTAATACTGACGAAACATCTGTATTATGTGACATTCAAAAACAATGTATAAATGTTCCAGGAGAGACAGGAGATAATTGCGAAAGCCTTAAAGAAGATGAGCTAGGATTACAAACAAAACTGTTAAAAGATATAATTAGTGAATTTGATACAAAATATAAAATGACAAGTGAACAATTAAAAACTACAATTGATGATAAATTTAAATATTATCAATCGTTAATTGCTATATTAAATAAAATTCAAACAAATGAATTATTAAAATATAATAATCAAAAATATAAATTAGGTTCAAATGTCGAAGAAGATAAAAAACATAGTCCTATATCTCCTTACAAACCCTTACTTAATTTAATTATGGGTCAAAATGACTTCGTTAAAAAACAAACAGACATTATTAAATTTACAAATACTTTCACTAGAGAATCACTAGAAGGTTTTGGTCCTTTAAATGAAAAAGAAAATGAACATTGGTTATATTGTATTAAATCAAATGTACCATTATTACCGTCGTTTATTTACAATTTGGCTGATTCATTTGTGGTTGGTGGTCAATATGAATATATAAAATATTTAGACATAGTAAAATCTCTAGTTGGAAAGCTAAGTGATGATGGAGAGTTATGGTGTGATAAAAATAGTGGATGGACAATTTGTCCTGTTGATTTAGATTTTGAAGAAGGTTTTGAAGCAGGATTTAAGGTAACATCAAGAGCTGCTATGGAAGAAGATGCTGGTACAAAAATTATATCTGCATTGGCTAAATCTGGAATAAAATATGACACACCTGAAACAAAAATGATTAATAATATAGTAAATGCATTATCTATTGCTATGGGAATAAACATTGAAATCCAAAAAGAATTAATTATAAACTGTGTTTTATCTTCAGTTAGAGATACAGTTGAAACAGAAAGTGATTATAAACAAAAAGTTAGAGAGATGCAAGAAAAAGGGAAAAAAATAATGTCATACAAAGATTTCTATAATACAGCTATTTTATACTATACTTTAGGTATGTTTGTAATTGCTGTTCAAACATCAATTCCATCAGTAAAAACTAGAAAAACTCATTCAGGTTGTATCAGATCATTTTCAGGTTATCCTTTTGAAGGTGCAGGAGATTTTAGCACTATAACATATTTAGGTTGCGTGGCTTATGATATAAGAGAATCTGGCGAACCATGGAATGTTTTAAAAGGAAAAAAACAAGAAATAATAACAAATAGAATTAAATCTTCGATTGATGATGTTTTATTAGCAAATCCAGATGTAAAAAGAAAATTTGAAGAAAAAACTAATTATTTATTAACAAATCCTGCTACAGAAATTCCTGAAGAACACGATATAGCAAAATGGTCAGAGTTTTTACCTCCTCTAGTAAAATACACAATTAAACATCTAGTAAATATTTCTCCTGAGTTTAAAAAATCATTAATGTCTGATTTAAGGTCAGGCTCTATAAATCAAAGAGAAAGAATACTTGTTATTGAATCAAAAATAATTCAGTTCTCTCTAGCTTTAATTGAGAGAATCCAAGGAATAGTTAATAAACATAATATGCTTCTTCATACATCAGGAAATGAGCCATATCTTGAGAATTCTTGTTGCGAAACAAAAGAAGACGAGACAACTGTTGGTTATTTCTCGAAACATGACCCAAGAATTACAGAATATAATGAAATTGTTACACACTTATCAAATATGATGGAAGACATAGTAAGTTATTCAAAAGGTTCATTATTTTTTAGCAATATAAATACAAAAAATAAATATCCATCAATTCTTTCTGAATTTAGCGAAAAAACAATTTATATGGCTTTTATAAAGTTTTGTAAGTTTAAATCGTTGGTTCCTATTCCACAAGATTTATTACCAATATGTACAAATAAACCAGAAAAAGATATAATAAATCCAAATGATTCATTAGATAGAATAATCCAAAAGTTAAGAGAAGATGGAAGAAATTATACAAACGAACAGTTTTTAAGAATGCTTCAAATTGTTAGCCAACATAATATAGTTAATATAAATATTGATAATACTGTAATTTCTTCAATTACTAAGCTTATAAAACTATTGGAAACAATTGATGATGAAAATGATGAAGTTGTTGAACAATCATTAAGAAATCTTATTAATACTTCATTAGATACATTTGACATAGCGACAGAAAATTACACGAGAGAAGTAAAAGATTTAAATGATTTTTTAATAAGACATATTGGAGAAATGAAACAAGAAATCATAGAATTTGTTCAACAAAACTCAGGTTCAAATGTTAGTGTAGGTTCTATAAGAAAAATGACAAAAACAATTAAAAATTTATCAAATTGGGTATCTGATTCATCAAAAAGAGAAGATATAAATAAAATTTCAGATGAAAAATTGTATAATATTATTAATTTTTATAAAAATTTTGTCGATAACTTTGTTAATGTTTTTCCAAATATTATTTTAAACAAAGTTAATTATGATGATGTTCACATACCAAATTATTATGGATTTTCCAAAAATCATGCAACCAAATTAAAGAAATACGTTAGTGGATATTATGAAAAACTAAAAATTTTTTATGGAATTAATACTTTGGAAAATGTTTTAACAACAATACAAGAATCATCAAAAAATTTAGTTAAAATTTCCAAAGCTACTCCAAGTTTTACTAGTATAAAAGTAAACAATGATAAAATTATAAAACCAGTATTTGATGAAAGAACAAGTAGATTTTTATTTGAATATTATTTGCTTCGTGTTTTAATTAATTTTATTGAATTAACAGATAGAGATGATATGATTGTTACTGAAGTAAGAAAAGAAACAGAAATTACAGATATTTTTGCATCTGAATATATTGAAGAAATTGACACAAGAATTGATTTATCTATGAGCTCTAGGCAACAAACAGATACGACATTATTAACTGGAAATAAAAAAGTATTAAGACAAAAAACATCTGAACTCCTTATTGCATTTATAAACATATTGAACAATCAAAAAGATACAATTGATACATCTTATGAAGAAATTCAAGATAGAGTCTTTAAGTTGCGCGAAAAAGAAAAAGATATGGTTACAGATAGACTTAAAAGTATGACAGACCAAGAGAGAGATGCTGATACTATATTAAAAATCAATAAATTAGGTATGTATGGAAAAGGAATGCAAAAAGGTTTAACAACATTAGATAAAGATTTTTATGATGAGGAACAACAATTTAGAGATAAAATGGACAACGCAGAGAGAAATATTAGAAAGAAAAATTCTGATGCAACAGATGAAAATATTGATGCTCTAGTAGATGAATATATAGAACAACAAGAAATTGATAATGATATAGATAATGAAGCATATGATATGGGATACCTAAATGAAACATTTTATGATGGTAACACTGATGGTGTAGGTGCTCCAGAAGAAGAATATGATGATTATCAAGATGATAATTAGATAAATTTATTAATTAAGTTTTAGAAGAATATTTAGATATATAATAAAAATTTGTTTGTTATTATATATAAAATGTATAGAAACCTTATTAGAGAAAATATTACACTTGTATCAGTTGTATTATTTATTATTATATTTGGATTTATTCAAATGATGAAACCGGTTTGTTTTTATAATAGAGATGGAAGTATTAGAGAATTTGGTGTTGGATATAGAAATAAAACAATTTTACCAATTTGGTTATTATCATTACTTTTAGGTATATTATGTTATTTAACTGTAATGTTTTATGTATCTTCTGCGAAAATATTTTAATGTACATAATGTTTATCTTTAATAAAACTTATCAGCATATTCATCATATTCATCATCTTCAGCTTTTCCATATAACTCAATTTGTTTTTCTTTTTGTATTTTTATCTCTCTAATTTTTTTAGAGAATTCTTTTTGCTTTAATTCATTTTCTTTTTGATTACTTACATCATTTTTTCTCTCTCTAATTGGCTTAAATTTATTAATATTAGCAATACTATTTTGTATTTCATTTGTTTCATTTGTTTCATTTGTTTCAAAACCAAATAACTGATTTGCTATTTTATTATCAGATTCTTCAACCAATTTTCTCTCTTCTATACGTTTTGATTGTTCTATATTTAAAACAGGAACCTCATAATTATCGCAATCCCAATCATCCCAATTATCTGACATTTGTTAATTTATATAATATTATAATTATTATACTTTTAAATTAATTTAAAATATATAGATTCATTTAATAATAATATTCAAGAAATATTTGATGAAATTTCATTATTTATTAATAAAGAAATCAAACTTTAATTTAACTTGTGATTGTGTATGTAGTGCTTGTAGATAAATCTTTTTGTTGTTTTGATTGTTGTTCAGCAGCCAAAAACTGTTGATAATTTTTCTCCATAGTCTCAGCATTATTAGCACAACCTCTTGTTGTCATTTTAAGTTGTACAAGTGAAGTCAATAATATACCTGTATACATATACCACATTGATTCACCTACGTTATCTCTAGAAACCACTAGTTCAAATAATTCATTCTTCATTTTGTCAGTTTCTGGTCCAGATTGTTTATATTTGTCTTTCATTAATGGAGTTAAAATTGACCAATATGAATTAAAATTCGTAGGAACAATTTGATTAATTAGTACAGATGTATTTCCACATATTTTAATTATAGCATCTGCAGCACTTTGCATTGCTTCTTTTTGTTCAGGTGTAGAAGTAGTGTCAGCATCTATTTTCTTTTGAACTTCAGGATCAACCAATAATTCTGTTATTATTTTATTTGCAGAACTTGAAATCCAAAAATATCCGACAACGTCCGAAAATGCACTTTTAAAACCAGGATAAATTGTTAAAATTAAAATTACAACACCAAAAATTAATGTCCATGGTAAAAATGTAAAAACACCTGCAGCACCCATATTTTCTGTTATGTTTCCTCCACAAGTAGACGTTATTATTGAAGCATTTACTATAAATTGAATAACCATAACTAATAATAAATAAATAGCTAAATACATATAACTACTACTTATATATTGTTTGTTTTTTTGTGGGTCAACTGATATATCGTAAGTAAAACTAGGCTTTATTGCCAAATAATAAAATAATGTTGTTAATAAAAATGTTATAATATTCAAATAAGAGCTAGCCATATTATAGATAATATGTATAATTTAATTTATAATTTTAACTATAATTAATATGGATTATCTTGATGACATTTCTAACCAATCGTGGGCTTCGCCTAAACCTGCACTTACAGAACCTGGTGTTAAATATTTTTTGCATCAAACTCTTAAACAATGTCATATTGCAAGAGATAATTTTCATAATTTAGTCTTTAATATTGGTATGTTAGCTGGATTTTTGATTATTTTAGGACTAATTTTACTTTATAAACATAAAGGTAGATTAACACCAGTTGAATTAGAAAGAAAAAATAAAGAAAAACAACAATATATTTTATCAAAAATAAAAACCTTTCAAGAAGCTAAACGTGTAGCTCATCAAGAATTAATAACTGGTTTACCTGCTTGGGATAATGAATACGACATTATACATTCTAAAACAAATATATTAATTTAAAAAAAACAAATATATTAATTTAAAAACCTAATATATTAATTTAAAAAGCAAATATATTAATTTAAAAAACAAATATAATATAAAATATAATATATAATGGATGAAAAAAAACAAACAACTAACATACCTGATGTAAAAGAAGCTTTAAACGAATATTTTAAGCTTAAACGAAAATATGAAAATAAAATTAATGAAAATAAAAAGAAAATTATAAACAATGATACATTGAGTAATAGAGAAAAACGTTCAGAGTACTTAAAATTAAAACCAAAATGTATAAATTGTCAAAGACCAGGAGGATCCAAATTTAATATTACATATTTTGAAGAAACTGATCTAGAAGATTCATATAGACAATATAGTGCAACTTGTGGAATTGTTGCAGACCCTTGTAATTTAGATATTAAAATTAAAATTGGCAAAGTTGAATTAATGCCAGAACTTTTAAATATAATACAAAAAGAAATTACTGATACAAAAAATGAAATAATTGATAATAAAAATAAATTATTATTTGGGTTTTTAACTGCTGAAAGTGTATTAGAAAAATTCGAAGATTTAAAGGATTCTGTAAGCCATTTTTCTGCTTTGTATGATGTATATCTATTAACTTATGACAATGTAGTTGATAATGACAAAAAAAAACTTGAATTAAACGAAGCAATAACAAATTCTTACATACAAATAGAACAAATTAAAGATTGTATAAAAAAAATGAATGAAACCAGCAATGTTCAATATGCTCAAGATGCAGCAAATATATACGTAAATATTCTTCAACCACTTTACAATAAAATTAGAAGTTTAAATTATAATGAAACAATGGTATGGTATAATGACAATTTAAATACATGTAATTTAATTCAAACAAAATATAGCATTTCTAATTTATCATTCTCAAGTTTTCAAGATAAAGTAGTTTCATATGATGTTGGCTTAAAAGCTCAACCAAAAAAGAAACCTATGTTTGTTATTGAATCATCTGAATCATCTGAATCTGAAAAACAAATTATTCCTGAAAAACAAGTTATTCCTGAAAGTCCAACAGAAATTCCTCTTGATGAACCAATTTATATAAATGGTGGAATTAAATGGAAAAATCCAAAGTATCAAAGTCTTTGGATTAAAATGCCTATTAAACTTAAAAATGTTTTAATGACTAATCGTGAATGGATGAAAGAGTTTATGTTAAATTATTTAAATACAAAAAATAAAATAAATGGTTATCCGTTTACAACTCCACCTGATTTAAAAATTCCTCCAAGTATTTTACCCAATGGAGAAGTAGATTTTGGTATTAAAATTTATAATGATGAGTATAATAAATTACCTGAATCTTTGAAACAAAGTTATATGACATTTTACTCAGTTAAAGATGGAGTTAAGAATTATAACATGTTAATAAATTCTATGAATGACCTTGTTTCAAAAGAAGTAGGTTTTAATAAAGGTTTTTTTTAAATTAAATTATTTATAAATTATATATGATATTAAATTATATTTCAATTCCGGTTTTTTTAATAAGTTTTGCAATAGGTCTATTTTTTGTATATGTTTTAGGACCAGAAATGAAAACTATTTATATTTATCCTAGTCCAGAAAGTGTTGGAAAGTTTTTATTTAAAGATAAGGCAGATAATTGTTTTTATTTTGAAGAAGAATTTGTAGACTGTCCAAAAGATGAATCAGATATATCTACTATACCAATACAATCATAAATAAGTAATATTAATTATATAAATAATTTATACTTACAACAGCATAGTATATTATTTTTATAAAAAAAACTCATCATATATATAATGGGAATGTACCTTGGAAAATTTGTTCATACTGAAACTGGAAGAATAATAATGTCTATATTATTAGGTTTTGGTTTAGCTTCTTTATTTAGAACTGTATGTAAAAATAAAGACTGTCTAATATTTCATGCTCCTCCTTTAGACCAAATTAAAGATAAAATATATAAAAGCGGAGATAAATGTGTAAAATATAATTCGGTTGCAAGTAAATGTAGCGCAAATTCAAAAATAATTGAATTTGATTAATGTTTGCGTAATTATTATAATCAATCATTCTTTATAATACTTATGAGCGAATCAACTAGCATTTTAGATTTACCAACTGACCCAGTTGGAGGTGGAAATATAAGCAATAATATATCAATGTCTGCTTCTGAAAATGCGTCGATGCAATCTCAAATGCCTACAGCAGGAGCAAATGGATTAAGTTTAGACCAAACTACTATAACTCAAATTGTAAATGGACTTCAACAAGCTAGTTTAACTGGAGCAACTCAATTACCGTCTAGAGATATTCCAATGTCAACTTCTAGTCATAGCATTGATCCAAATGTTCAGCCAAATTATGTACCTCCTCCACAAAATAATATTGATTACATAAGAAATTACGAGAACACAAGTGATATGATTAATGATTATAATAAAAATTATCAAACACATAATTCATTAGATGATATGTATAATGAAATACAAACTCCTCTTCTATTAGCGGTTCTTTACTTTTTATTTCAGTTACCTTTTTTTAGAAAATTTATTTATAATTATTTTCCTATTTTGTTTTCAAATGATGGTAATCTTAACATAAATGGTTTTTTATTCACAAGTGCGCTTTTTGGTTTATTATTTTATTTTCTTAATAAAGTTTCTAATCATTTTGGAGCGTTTTAAAACTTAGTTTTATAGAATATATGATAAATACTTAAATGTATTTATGGTAATAAATATACACATATGAAAGAATTTATGTCTATATTTAAATCAAATTATGAAAATATAAATAGAATGATTTTATTTAATTTTTTTAAAACTGGAAATCCTGTTTATGATGCAATTATTTCAACTATTATGATTAGTTTTTTTGGTTTTATTGTTAATTACATGTATGATTATGGAATTGATAAACTTTTGTATAAAATGTCATTTGATGATATTAAAAGTATATTTTTTAAGAAAAACACAGTGGTTATTGAAGGGAAAAAAAGTTCAGTAACGTCAGCTTATTCATTGTCATATACAACATCTTCATTATATAGCGACCGTTTTAAGGCTATATGGAATTTTATAATTTTAAATATTGACACAAATAATACAATTTTTCGCATCAAAGAAGCACATAGTAATTTTCAATCGTCGTCAAATGATTCTGATAATAAAAGAAAAAATCTTGATATTTTTATGGTTTATCAAAATAAACATTTTATAATTAGTGAAGATATATTTGTAAAATCAGAATTTGAACAAGAAGAATCTAGAGATGATAAGGAAAAAATAAATACAAAAACAGACAAAATTACAATACATATTTATTCTTATAAATATTCAGTTAGTTATTTAAAAAATTATATAGATAATATAACTGAAAAGTATTTATCTTCTATAAGAGAACATCGTGGAAATAAAAGGTTCATTTATAATCTTGATAGAATTTCATTTAAAGAAGACGATGAGTGTATATTAGATTGTTGGAGGGAAGATATATTTGAAAGTTATAGAACCTTTAATAATATATTTTTTGATGGTAAATCAGAAATAATATCAAAAATAGATTATTTTTTAAATAATAAAGAATGGTATATACAAAAAGGCATTCCGTATTCTCTTGGAATTGGTTTACATGGTCCTCCTGGAACAGGTAAAACTTCATTTATTAAAGCATTAGCTAATTATACTAATCGTCATATAATTGTTATGTCTCTTAAAACAATAAAAACTAAAAGACAATTAGAACAATTTTTCTTTGAAAATACATATAATGATAAAAACGAGAATAGTTCTGTTTCATTTGAAAAAAAAATTATTGTATTTGAGGATATTGATTGTGTTGGAGATATTATTTTAGACAGGAAAAATAAAGAACCAAAAAAACATAATACGAGAAACAAAAAAAATAATATAATAGATAAAAGTGTAAATATAGGTGATGTTTTACAAAGTATATGTGAACTAAATGAAAATGGTACATGTACAGTTCCTTCTTCAACAAATGAACCAGCTATTACTCTTGATGATATTCTTAATTTATGGGATGGAATTAGAGAGACACCAGGAAGAATATTAATTATATCTTCAAATCATTATGACAAATTAGACCCTGCTCTTATTAGACCAGGAAGAATTGATATTACTCATGAGTTAAGTAACGCAAGTCATAATACAATATCTGAAATATATTTACACCTTTTTTGCAACAAAATAGATAAGACTATTTTAAAAACAGTCAATGAATATTTTTACTCTCCTGCAGAATTAATAAATATGTTTGTTTCGTATAAAAATGAAAAGGAATTCATTGAAAGATTAATTCAAAATATAAAAATTTAAATAAATATTTGTTCATCATAATGTATTTTATGGAATCTTTTATGATGATTATTTTGGTTAATTTTTTCTTCAACGGCTAAAACTGGAGATATTAAAGCTCTATTTCCATCTTTAGTAATTATAATGTCAGCTATAAAATCACTATTTTCATCTGCATAATTTTTATAATACTTATCAATCAAATACTTAGCATGTTTTCTATTCAATATATACATTTGCGTTCCTACTAAATTATCTGGGTAATTATGATAAGTATAAATAGGTTTTTTAGATGTCTTTTTTTTTAAACTATAACCACAATTTTCTTTGCTTTCAGTGACAACAAAATTTGTAAGATATCCTAAAAGTAAAATGTCTAAATTAAGTATATTAAAATCTGATAATACCTTTGGCAATATATCAATTAGCTGTTTATGTATATGAATATCATTCTCACAAAATATTCCATAACATTTATCAGATTTATAATAAAAATTAAAAATCATATCTAAATGTCCATAACAACAAGACCATTCACTTAACAATTTTTTGCTTAAATTTCTATTTATAAGTCTTGGGTCATTGTATTGAACACCGTCATAAAATTTATAGTTTATGCCTAGTTTTTCAAAACGTTTACACATATTGGTTTTTCTCTCTTCATCATTGAAAGATAAACAATAAAACTTGCAATTCGACAAACTTAACATTCTATATTTAATAAATATTTTTCTACTATTTCATATTTTTCGTTTTAATACAAAATAGTAAATAACTTTTAATAATAATTAAATGATAAATGATTATGTTGTAAAATTAATAGATAATTTACCAGATGATATTAAGAATGTAAAAAAACCACAATCAATTGATTTAGTATTAGATGGAGGTATATTTAATGGAAGTTATCTTGTAGGAGCTCTATATTTTTTAAAAGAAATGGAAAAACGTAATTATATTAAAATTGAAAGAATTTCAGGATGTAGTATAGGGTCAATCGTTGCTTTTTTATATTACATTGATGGATTAGAACATATGTCTAAATTATATGAAATAGTAAATAAAGATTTTAGGCAAACATACAAATTAAAAATAGTTAAAGAACTTAAAAAACATTTAGAAGACCATATTCCAAAAGATATTTGTAAAAAAGTAAACAATAGATTTTTTATTACATATAACAATATCAAAAAGGGTAAAAAAACTATTAAATCTAGGTACAAAAATGTAGATGAAATAATAAATACAATTATTAAATCAAGCTATATTCCATTTTTAATAGACGGTAACGTTCTTTATGAAAATAAATATATCGATGGAATAAATCCATATATTTTTAATAATGAGCCTAACAAAAAAATATTATATTTAGACTTATTTGGATACGATAAAATAGGAAATTTAATAAATGTTAAAAATGAAAAATCAAATTTTCATAGGGTTCTCTCTGGTTTGTTAGATATACATTCTTTTTTTATAAAAAAAACTAATACACCTATGTGTAGTTATGTTAATGATTGGAATTTTTTAAATTATGGTTTTAATTACTTCAAGTTTTTAATAGAAAAAATTTGTATTTATTTAACATATTTTTTGATTTTAATTAAGAATAAAATTTCTGACGAATTTAAAGAAACAGTATTGTTTAAAATATTATCAAAAATAACATGCGATATTTTTATCATAATATTGGATAATTATTGTTTATGAGTTTAAATTATTTAGCATTTATATTATTTTATTTAAATGGACTCTATTGATATAACTAGTTCTGGATTTTCATTAGGAAATGCTTATGATTTGAATGGAGGAGCCGAAGTAGTAGATTATAAACTATATATTTATATCGGAATTGCAATTTTAGCTCTTGTAATTTCCTTTTTAATTTATAAATTTTATGTAAATAAACAAAAACACGTTACATTTCAAGATAAATTAGATGACTGTTATGATGGGGTTTCTAATACTTAAAATCTATTTTTGCGTCTTGTTTTGCCTCCATAAATAGCTAATGTTTTGCTCTTGTTAGATTTTGGTTTTCTTTTCTTTGTTTTTGGTTTATTTTCTTTTTTATCATTTTTATCATTTTTATCATTTAATGTTTTCTTTTTAAAATCATCTGGTTTATAGTTTAAAAACCACTCTTCAAATTCTTTTTTGTCGCCTTTTTCTTTAAGTTCTTTATATTTTTCAGCTTTATTTGAACGAATTTCTTCGACAGATTCTTGATGACCATAACAAGTAATACTAAAACGTTTTAACAAATCTTTTTGTTCCAATCTGTTTTTTTGTTGAACATCAAAAAGAAATTTTGACATACATAAAATTCTATCTAAAAATTGATTATAATAAGGCTTGTCAGCATATAAAAATGCCAAATAAAAACTTAACATAGTATCAATTGTAGCAATTTTAACCTTTTGTCCAGATATATTTATAACATTATAACTATGGCACGCTATTGGTTTATAAATAAATGCAACAGTTTCATTGCCTATTTTAATTTCATAATGTAAAGGAATTACTTCGCCAATTGGTTCTCTCTTTATAATTTTTGTATTTTTTATACCTATATCCTTTAAACGTTCTTTTACAATTTCTGCTGTTGTTTCTGGTTCATTTGATAAGACATCAAAATCTGCTATCTTTTCTAATTTATTTCTAAGATTCTTTGGCATATATTCTGAATACAAAGAAATAGCATATCCTCCAAAAAATACAACACCTTGGTTAACTAATGTGTTTCTTATATTATCATAAATTTCATCTGCTTGTGTCTTATTTTCCATAGATCTTTGGAACTCTACTTGATTACAATTTAAATCAGTTATCGGATAATTTTTATTTAAAAGTGATAAACGTTTCATTACCTTTTCCCATCTGCTAATATCACCGGCAGGTCTAGATAACTCTAAATACATTGACATTCTTAAATAATTCGGTGGCGTATATAATATTCCACCAACTCTTATAGAATCTTTTTTAATTGCATTAAAAATGCCTTTTGGGATCATTGTTATATCAGCAACAGGAATATAATTTACGAAAACTTTATATGTTCCATGATGTTGTCCAGACTTTGCTTCAACATCCTCAAAGCCTTCTTTGTAATAAATATCTGCTAATTCCTTTGCATCTTTTAAAGCATTCGTTGTAAAAAAATCATAATCTGGAATTTCTACATCTTTATTATAAAATTGGTCTTCAGATGGTAATATATTATTAATAGCTGTGCCGCCATAACAAACTAAGTTTTTTCTTCTAATAAAATCTTCAACAATTTTAATAATTTCTCTTATATCATCTGAATTTACAACACGCCTTCCCATTTTTTCTTCTGCTTTATCAACAGCCATACGAAGAATTGCTAATTCACAATCATCAAATGACAAATCTTTACAAATATTTTTATTCTTCGGCATTCTTATATTATGACAATAAAATTTAATTTAAAATAAACATTTTATTTATTTAACGAGCAAATAAATAAAAATTTTTAGAATATTATATTAAAATTTATAATTATTTTTATATTCTAATAAACTTCCATAAAGAACCATAATCTGTTTTAATCTTTGTGAATTTTCTTCATTATGAATTACTTCTAAATCAGATGTTATTTTTTCAATATCTTTTTCAATACATCTTGTCATAGTGTTTATAAAATTGTCTAATAATTCTTTGTTTTCATTAAATTTTTCAATATTTGTATTTAAAATAAACTTATTAAGAGTACTAATTACTTGCTGATTGGTGTCTTCTGATTCCGAAACTTGTAATCCTTCTTTTTCAAAATATTCCTTCATTTTATCTATTACTAATTTATCTTCATTTGATAACTGATACAAGTTTTCGTCTTTTTCTTCTTCACAAGATAATTCAGCTTGTTTATCACAATCTCTTTCAACATCTTCTGTTTCCCATAGTATTAAAATTTTTATTCTTTCAAGAATTTCTTCATCAGTTGGTGTTATATTTACCCATTTATTATCAATAAATGCATTTGCATCCCAAGGTGGATTATCAATATAATATTCACTATAGTATTGTTCCCAAAAATCTTGAATACCTTCTAGGTCATTTATTGCATCAGGAACACTTCTTTCAAAAATAAATTCTGCAACTTTATTGACAAAATAATCTGGAATTTCTGATTTATAACATGTTCCAAATTGTTGAATTACACATGGCCTTTTATAATCAGGACATGCTTCAGAAATAATAAACGGAATTTTATCACTCATTATGTATATAAATATTTATGATTAATCTTTATATATATTTAAAATATATTTATTTGCAGCTTACAGCATCATTTATCACTATTTTATAAAATTGTTCTTTTGGAAAAATAGTAGAACAACCATTACATTGACATTCCTTTTCATTAATTAAAAAAAATCTACCAGCAATATTTGGCAATTTTCCAGAATCAATACAAACTGGACAATTATAATTGATAGGTTCGATAATACTATGAGCAATACTGTTTCCCATTTAATTAAAATAAATTTTGTATTTAAGTATATTTTTTATTTCTTATTATTTTAAAAATTAAAGCTATAATAATCTGTTGTAGAATTTCGTGTAGCATAAGAATAAGCTGGGTTTTGAGGAGTAGGATTTGGAATTGTGACAGGTTCATAACGCAAATTAGCAGGTTTTAAGCAAAACGCATAACCACAATTATCAAAAAATGATGCATTTTCCATCAACAAATTATCAACTGTTTGATAACGCATTGCTATCATTTGACAACCATATGCACGACATAAAATACCACTTGGGTTAGATGGTGATACCCCTTTATCAGGGAATACAATTGTCATACATCTTTTATTAAAATCGGTTAATTCTTGTGTGTCTTGATTATTTTTAATATCATAATAATTATATCCTCTCATAAATACAGAGTTACTTGTTAAATTTACATATTCTAAAAAGTCTTGATTTTGTAAAAAAGAATTATTTAATTTATCAACAATTAATATAACTTTATTTTGAAAGTTTAATAAAGGAACACCTCCTAAATTTTGTCCGGAATTTTCAAAACTATAATCTTTTCCAAGCATAATAGTATCATATGACTTAAATACATTTGCTAAATTACTATACATCTCTTGGTTATTACTTTTTATTCTTAAATGTATTAATAATGGGTCAGTTGGATTTGGACTTGTACCTCCTGAAAAAGAATAATTATTAATTGTATCCATTACACTTCCAAAATCAACTGAATTAAATGTTTCCTTAACGTAATAATCTTCTGTTGTACTTGTAGCAACTACCGGTTGATTATCAATTGAGTAAATTTCAAAATCTAAACAACGAACACCTTGTTTAATTAAAGCTTTTAGATTACAAACATCTACAAAACTGTTTTTATATGTTCCACCTGAACAAGCATTATAAGCAGTTTTAATATAATAATCATATAAATTACCGCTACAATCTGGGTCATTTCCTGTAATAGGTCTTATATTACCATCAACAGTAGAATATAAATTATTCATATAATCACAATTACTATTGTCTAATTTACTTAGGTAAATCATATAACCAATAAAAATTATTAAAATAATAAAAATAAATGAAAGAATCATATAGCTTTGGAAATTTTCGCTAGTATTTTTTATTGCGCTTAAATAATCTGTTTGTTGGCTTGACATTTTACTAATATAATATTATACTATTTTTATAATTTTGTTTAAAGTTTTGAGATTAATATTTAGGATATTATCTCTTAATTTAAAAGTGAGGATAAATTACTTAAATATAATATTTTAATATAGTATAATAATGCCTAAGCTTTGTGAATTTGAAACTTGTCGTAAGCAAGCTAGTTACGGTAACTCTTATGGGAACCCATCGCGATGTAAGGAACATAAAGGGGATTATAAATTAGTAAGTCAGTTATGTCAAAATAGCAATTGTATAATATTTTCTTGTTATAATTTTGAAAATGAAAATAAACCAATTTATTGTATGGAACATAAAAAAGATAATATGATTGATGTTAAAAATAAGAGTAAAATTTGTAATTACACAAATTGTATAATAAGAGCAACGTATAATTTTATAGGTGAAAAAAAAGGAATATTTTGTTCAAAACACAAGTTAAATGAAATGATAGATATTCTAAATAGACATTGTGAATTTGAAGGATGTAAAATACAACCAAATTATAACTTTGATAAAGAAACAAAAGGACGGTTTTGTTTAAATCATAAATTAAATGAAATGATAGATGTTGTCAATAATAAATGTGAATTTGAAGGATGTAAAATACAACCTGTCTATAATTTTGATAAAGAAACTAAAGGTCGTTTTTGTTTAGATCATAAATTAAATGAAATGTTAGATGTTGTTAATAACAAATGTAAGTTTGAAGGATGTAAAAAAAATCCATTATATAATTTAAAAGGACAAACAAAAGGAATATACTGTGTAACCCATAAATTAGATAATATGTTGAATATTATTAGTAAAAGATGTTTATATAATAATTGTAATAAAATACCTAATTATAATTATGAGAATGGAAAAAATGGTTTATATTGTTTTGAACATAAAAAAGAAAATATGATTGATATTCGTCATACAAAATGTTCTTTTGAAAATTGTAAAACTAGACCCAGTTTTAATTTTATTAATGAAAAAAACCCTATTTACTGTTCAAGTCATAAAGTATCTAACATGGTTGATATTACACATAAAAATTGTAAATCTAATTTTTGTTTAGGAACAAGAGGAAATCCAAAATACAAAGGATATTGTGCAAATTGTTATCAAAATTTATTTCCAACAGACCCTTTAACATTACAAATGAATTCAAAGACAAAAGAAATAGCTGTTCGTGATTATATTAATTCTAATTTTGAAGGATTTCAACACGATAAATCATTATGGACTGGTAATTGTGATTGTACACATAGAAGAAGGTTAGACCATAGAAAATTAATCGGTAATACATTATTATGTATTGAGACAGATGAAAACCAACATAAAGGATACAATAAAGATGATGAAGAAATTCGGTATGATGATTTATTTATGTTACATGGTGGGAAATTTGTTTATATTCGTTTTAATCCTGATAAGTTTAAGGATAAAAATGGAAAATCAGTTAATCCTATGCTTTACACTCGTTTACCTATTTTAAAAGAAGAAATTGAGAAACAAATTAGTAGAATAGAAAAAGAAGAAAATGAAGAATTATTAGAAATAATAAAATTATATTATGATGAAATAAAGAATTAAAAAAAATATATAGTATATACTTAGTATGGCTGGTGGCTTGATGCAATTAGTGTCCCAAGGACAACAAAATATTATTTTAAATGGTAACCCAAGCAAGAGTTTTTGGAAGGCAACATATAAAAAGTACACAAATTGGGGAAAACAGAACTTTAGGCTAGATTTTGAAGGAACCCCAATATTGGGGTTAACAACTGAATCTACATTTACATTTAAGGTCAAACGCTATGCCGATCTTCTTATGGATTGCTATATATCAATAAATTTACCAAGTATATGGAGTCCTATTATGCCTCCGCAAGAATATACAAACCCTGATAGTTCAACAGGATATACAGATTGGGCTCCTTATGAATTCCAATGGATTGAAAATATTGGCGCACAAATTATAAGCAGAATTACAATAAATTGTGGAAATCAGAAATTACAAGAATATTCAGGACAATATCTTTTAGCGTCAACACAAAGAGACTTTAATGCACAAAAATTGGCACTATTTAATGAAATGATTGGTCAGACAGCTGAATTAAATGACCCAGCAAATTACGGAGCACGTGTAAATGCTTATCCAAATGCATTTTATACAACAAGTCCTGCAGGAGCTCAACCTTCTATAACAGGTCGCACATTATATATACCTCTTGGTGCTTGGTTTAATTTAGTTACAACACAAGCATTTCCTTTGGTTGCTCTTCAATATAATGAACTTCAAATTAATGTCTCATTTAGACCAGTTAATGAGTGGTTTACTATACGAGACGTTATGGATTATACTAATAACTTTCCTATTATTGCGCCCAATTTTAATCAATTTTATATGCAATTATACAGATTTTTACAAACTCCTCCTGACGAAGCATTAGGACCAACATCTTATTTGGATACTAGAACAAATTGGAATGCAGATATAAATTTAAATTGTACTTATTGTTTTCTTTCCAACGATGAATCAGAAATGTTTGCGAAAAATGAACAAAAATATTTAATGAAACAAATTTATGAAAAACCTTATTATAATATAACAGGTCAAAATAAACTTAATTTAGATTCACTTGGTATGGTTAGTAGCTGGATGTTTTATTTCCAAAGAAGTGATGCAAATTTACGTAATCAATGGTCAAATTACACAAATTGGCCATATAATTATATGCCTCAAGATGTTGTACCAGGTTCGACAGCAGGTGATTTTCCAAATCCAGCACCTCCAATACCGCCTGCTACTCCATTTTTAGGTCCAGGTCTTAACCCAGATGGAACTTTAACTGGTCTCTACATAACTGGAGTATATAATCCACAAAATATTCAATATATTTTAGTAGCACTAGGAATATTATTGGATGGTCAATATAGAGAGAATATGCTTCCTTCAGGTGTTTATAATTTTATTGAAAAATATGTGAGAACATCTGGTAATGCACCTCCAGGTCTATATTGTTATAATTTTTGTTTAGATACAAATCAAATGAATACTCAGCCATCTGGAGCTATGAATATGAGTAGATTTTCTAATATACAATTTGAATTTACAACTATATCACCTCCAGTTGACCCATATGCTCAAGTTTTAACTATTTGTGACCCAAATACTGGTGATATTATAGGAATTAACAAACCTACATGGCGCATTTATGATTATAATTTTAATATGTATTTGATTGAAGAGAGAGTTAATATGGTAACATTTATTGGTGGCAATGCTGGTCTCATGTATGCTACTTAAAATGTAAAGAAATATGAATAATATTTAAAGCCTTTTATATATTATTTTCTTTAAGTAGGATTTTAAATTATATATTTTATCGTCATTTTACTACAACAATGTAAGGAACTTATAAAAATAATGCTTCAAAAAGTTCCCTTCATATGAAGAGAAATGATTGAAATTTTGTTGGGAAAGTTTTTTCTAATTTTGAAAATGGACAAAAAAAATGTCCAAAATTGAAATATACAAATACTTTATGTCGAAAATGATTCTTTTACAGCATAATTGAATTTTATGGTCTGGGCACAAAAAAAATAATTCTAGCTTTGTTATGATAATTTTTTTTATAAAAGCTTAAAAATAAAATCTGTCTCTATTTTATGGAGACTTTAGGAAATGAATTTGGGGCAAAAAAGGGCAAAAAAGGGCAGTCTGATTATTATTGTGAAAAATGTGATTATAAATGCAGCAAAAAATACAGCTGGGAAAGACATATTGATACATCAAAACACATCCAGGAAATAATTGGAAATGAACTTGGGGCAGAAAGTGGAAAAAAAGGGCAAAAATATTCATGTGAAAAATGCGAAAAATGTTTTCATACTAATGCTGGTTTATGGAAACATAAACAAAAATGCAAATTAACTAAAGAAGAAGAAAAAGAAAAATCTAATGAACCATCAGATAAAGAATTAATTATGCTATTAATTAAAGAAAATAGTGAGTTTAAAAATATGATGATGAAGGTTTTAGAAAATGGAACACATAATACTACTCATACAAACTCACATAACAAGGCATTTAATCTACAATTCTTTCTTAACGAAACATGTAAAGATGCTATGAATATTATGGATTTTGTTGATTCAATTAAGTTACAATTATCTGACTTAGAGGGAGTAGGAGAGTTAGGTTATGTAGAAGGTATATCTAATATTATTGTTAAGAATTTGAAGGACCTTGATGTTACTCAAAGACCTGTTCATTGCACTGATAAAAAGAGAGAAACATTATATATTAAAGATGAGGATAAATGGGAAAAGGATGAGGAGCGTCTAAAATTACATAAGGTTATTAGAAAGGTTACTTGTAAGAATCAAAATTTAATTCCAAAGTTTAAAGAAGCTCATCCTGATTGTAATAGGTCTTCTTCCAAATTTTCAGATCAATATAATAAGATTATTGTTGAATCTATGGGAGGTTCTGGTGACAATGATTTTGAAAAGGAAGAAAAAATAATTAAAAATATTTCTAAAAAAGTTTTTATTGAAAAAGAAGAATCTCTTTAAGTATAAAATCCAATTTATTATATAAAATGTTAATTATTTGGAATAAAGGAATTTGAAGCAAGTGGTCCGTCTTCTATAAATTCTCCAGTTAAACTATATCTTTCTGGATAATTTGGCATATATTGAAGAGCTGGAGGTTTATATCTTTTATCAAAGAGATATTGTTCTTCTTTAAATTCAGCTAACCAAGTATTTACACCGAAATTAGCCATTGAAGGTTTAGAATACATATTTGATGTAATTATTTTTTCTCGTGTTCCATATCCACTTGTTAAAGGTGAATATGGAGATGTAACTCCAAAAGTTAATTTTCCTGCATCATTATTTCCAGGAACACAACCAGTTGATTTTTTTAAAGGTGGTGAATATGGTTGGCAACCAGGACAGTCTATATCAGCAGAACATTGTTGTCCAGTTATAGAACAAGTTGATTTTGGTCCACAAAAATTTGTACAACTATATGTTGTTGTTAAAGGTAAATTAACTGTGTGACTTGTTGAATTTCCATAATCTTCTTGGTTTTGTCCTGTTGTGAAAGATTCAGTAATATATTTATTACTAACTAAATAATCAACCCAATTAAATATTGATATAACTAAAATAAAGCTAACTATTGCCAAAAATATTATATTATATTGCTTTATCGATAATTCCATATAATATAAAATGATATAAAAATATAAACTGAATTAGGCATTTTAGTAATTAAATAATAATTCAAATATTTTATATCAATTTATTATAAGTAATGTCAGATACAAGCGATACGTCAGCAATTGATGAAAAACAAGACCAGTCAACTTCATCAAATCAGAGTAATTTTATTTCTAATATTGGTGGTTTTGTCGTAACAGTAATTATTTTATTTATTATAATAGCTTTTTATTATGGAAGTAGTGGATTGCTTTTATACGCATGTAAATTAGGTCAATCAAATATTTTGCCAACCGATGTTCATTGTTATCCATATGAAGAAACAAAGGCAAATATTGACCCAATTCAAACAAATATTTTTACTACATTTACAGATCCTGCTTTATCTATGAAAATGAAATTTCCTTATAATGATTACAATTCTTCAAATAAAATTTTAGATATGTTTCGAGAATACAAAAATGAACCAGGATCAAACTTTTTAGCAAACTATTTTATTTCAATAATGGAATCAGTTGTTCAATTCAATTATTCATCGTTTAATTATATTTTAAATATGTTAAATGGTTTGCCAGAAGTATTGCTTGTTTTATTTGGTCCAATAATTGTTGCTATATTATCTACATTTATTTTCTTGGCTGATCATATATATTTAATTTATTTATGGTTTTCCAAAATGGGTTGGTTTTTTAAAACAAATACTAATGATAGTGGAACAGGAAATCCAAAATGGGAAGAAGTTGGATTTGGCAATCCATTTTATTATTGGTGTGCTGTATGGTTAGTCTTTCTATTCATTATTTTATTCTTATTTTGTTTTCCTCTTTTTTCGATTATTGCTTCTCTTGCTATGGGATGGTGTATGTTTTCATGTATGACGTATACAGCAGAAATGAATAATAAATCTATAAATGCTGCTACAATAATTCAAGATGTTTTTAAATATTATAAAATTCCTATTATGGGAATATTTAGCTTCTTAGTAATAGTTAGTGCATTTACTAATCTAGGAACAATTCCAGGAATATTTTCAATAATAGTATTAGCATTAATATATTTTGGAATAATAGCAATTGATATTTTTAAACCAATAAACCAAGAACATTTATCGGCATTATCTAGTTATAATCAAGCAAAAAAAACATGTAGTTTCAAAGAACAATCAAAAGACAAACATGGATTATTATATGATTTATTATTTGGAGGACAAAAAGGTGGTAATTTAACAAAAGAATTAAAAAATATAGGTAAAAAAATATCTCGTAATTAATACTTAAATAAATATTTATTATTTATTTAATGGGAAAGGATAAAAAAAAAAAATCAAAGATACCTTTTATAAGTATATGTACTCCTACATTTAATAGAAGACCTTTTATACCGATTATGATAAAATGTTTTGAACACCAAACATATCCAAAAGACAGAATTGAATGGCTTATTATAGATGATGGAACAGATAAAATAGAAGATTTGGTATGTCATATTCCTCAGGTTAAATATTTTAAATATGATGAAAAAATGAGTATAGGAAAAAAAAGAAATTTGTTAAATGAAAAAGCTACTGGAGACATTATTGTTTATATGGATGATGATGATTATTATCCACCTGAAAGAATAAGTCATGCAGTTGATACATTAAAAAATTCAAAAGCTTTATGTGCTGGTTCAAGCGCAATGTTTATTTATTTCAAACATATAAATAAAATGATTCAATTTGGACCATATGGACCAAATCATGCAACTGCCGCCACATTTGCATTTAAAAGAGAATTATTGAGTAAAACTAAATTTAATGAATTATCTTCTATAGCTGAAGAAAGACAATTTTTAAAAGATTATACAATCCCATTTGTTCAATTAGAATCAATTAAAACAATTTTAGTTTTCTCTCATGACCATAATTCATTTGACAAAAAAGAATTATTAAACCAAGGTTATAATGAAACTATGCATGATTCGCCTCTAACTCCACTAGACATTGTTAAGGAGAAAGAAATATTAAAGTTCTTTATGGAAGATATAGACCCTTTATTAGAAGCTTATAATCCTGGAAAAAGCGAGTTTAAACCGGATGTAATAAAACAAATTGCTGAAATAAAGGAAAACAGAGCAAATCAAATAAAAGAACATATTAAAAAACAAAATGAACATATTAAAAAACAAAATGAATATAATGATACAATTAATAAGATTAATAATAATAATATGATGATGAATCCCCAAGAGGGTCAAAATACAATTAACCAACAAACTTCAATAATACAACAATTAAATATAGAAAACAGCCAATTAAAAGACAAGGTTAAGTATTTAGAAAATAAATTAAAACAACTTTTAAGTGAAAAAATCCAAGAAAAAATTAAAGATAAAAATTCTAACTCTACACAGTTAAATCTTAACACAAAAACAGTTGAACTTTCACAATTGCCACCAAATATAGTTTAAATATTATAATATAAAAAACCGCTTAAAGATATTTTGAGTAAATAAATTATCAATACAAAATGGAATACAATGATAATTTTAATCCTGTATATAATGATAACGATTATATTGGTGATTTTATGGATAATCGTAAAACAATTGAAGATACTAAAAAAATGGACAGAGGATACAATGCAATTTTTAGAATGAGACCTCGTTCAGACGGTAAACTTAAGAAAACCAAAATTGATGTTTATACTAGTGGTGATATTGGTTCTAGCATTAGAGATGCTGAAACTGGTGAATATTTCAGGAGTAATGTAGGTTCTGAGGATGAAGATTTATTTTTTAAGGTTGGTCTTTCAACTGGAGAATGCACTAGTAAAAATAAGTCGTCTACATTATTTTATTTGTCTCCGAATCATTATATGTCTCATATGCAATGTGAATTAGACGAAGAGTTTATTGCTAGATGGGAAACAAAGCGCGATGATAGAACTAAAGAAATAAATATGTCTTCTAATAGTATGACTTCAGTAGTTGTAAATTAAATTAAAATTTACAAAAATCAACATGTTAAAAATTAAATATAATATTGTATTTAATTTTTATTTAACATTCTTCACATTCTTCACATTCTTCGTCTTCTTCAACTTCTTTGTCAGCTGTTCCAGTAGCATTTTCCTTGGTGTATTTTTCAATATATCTATATATGCGATTAATATCTAGTTTACCAATTTCATAATTTTCTAATAAATTACTAATTTCATTGTCATCACTATTATTTTTGAGATCAATGAAAAACCCGAATAAATCTTTTTTGTCCATTCCTAATTTCTGGCATAACTTTTGTATAAAAAGTGAATTGTTATATTCAGTTGAGTATTTAGTTAAAACTTTTGTAAACCTAACCTCTGTTGGATTATATTTTTGTTTTTTAATAAATGTTTCATGATATAATTTATTATTTTTAAAGGTTTTAATGAGAGAACTCATTTCATTAAATTGCCATATTTGTTTTTGAAATGTTATTCTATCAATATAATCAGCAAAACAAATATTTTCTAATTGATTGATGTAAAAGGGTACAGAAATTTTTTTATCTGTTTTATCAATAACATCAATAATATTTTCGTGCCAAAGAAGCCCAACGCTAGTTCTATCAGTTTCATTCATAACATTATTATGTTCACTAATTGTATAATAATTGTTTATAAGCTTATTTGTTATTTTTTTAGTATCATCGCTATATGATTTAATTTGTAATATATTTTCAACAATTTCATTTTTAAAAATATCTGGTTTATTTTTTCGAAGAGTTAAAATACTATTTAGTTTTCGTAAATCTCCTTGAACAAATTCAGTAATTTTAGTTTTAATATTTTGCTCAATAGACGGAAGCAATAAATCTACAATATTGCGCGTTTGTATTACATTTGGTGTTTTTAACTCAACTGTATTACAAACTTTCATAAGTTCTTTAATTTTTTTATCTACTCTATAATTTCCAATGCATATAATAGGATTTATTGTTACTTCTTCTAGCTTTTGTTTTTTAGTTTTTTTTGGTCTAATAAGTTTAATTAATGTATTAATTCCACCTTTATCACCATTATTCATTCCATCAATTTCATCCATAATAATAGCTATTTTTCGTGTTTTTTTATTAAATAAACTCATTATATTTTTATCAGACATATTATGTTTTGTTATGTCTTCAATAACAGAAGTATTTCTTATGTCTCCAGCATCGTATCTAATAATATCATAATCAAGTTCTTTTAAAATATTTGTAACAAATGTAGTTTTTCCTGTTCCTGGATCACCATAAACATATATTCCTTTTTTAAATAATATGTTATTTTTATTAACTTCAAAATCGTGTAATACGTCTTTAATATAGGAGGACTTATCATCTCTGTTAAGAATTTTATTTATATTTAATCCTTCCATCTTATATATCTAATAATATTCTTTTTATGTGGGTTTTTACCTAATCCATGTTCTTTTAAAAAATTAATAACAACTACTCTGCAATTATTGGAATCATTTTCTATACAATAATTAATTATAAAATAAACATAATTCAAAAAATGCATATTTTTGTACGTGTATCGTTTTATTTCACACCATTTATTGTAATTCTCTCTAAGTATCAAATTAAAGACGAATTCATTATCTCTTCTTATAATGTTTCTTATATAATTTTCATAGTTTTTTATTGATTGTTTAAGAAGATTGTGATATAATGAATAATTTTCTTTGTTTGTAAATATTAATTCTTTTTTTGGTAAAAATTCTTTAATTAAATTAATTAATTCGTTAGGCAAATTATTAATTTTATCTACAAATGTTGTCATTATAAATATATAATAAGTTATATTTATAATATTTAATTATAGTTTATTTTTTATTAAGAAGATGTTTGGCAAGGATTATTGACACCATATGTGATGCCATCCCAACTTAGATCGCAATTAGATGCCCATCTGTATTTATTACAATTTCCTTGAGAACCAGTAAAAGAAGGACTATTAAAATTCATTACTAAATGTTGGTTTCCTCCATTTGAGGGACATGTTCCTAAATCTTTTGTGTTTGTGCAAGTAGTATCATTGCCGGACCCATCAATAATCCAATAATCAGGGCATTGGGGCACCATAGGTGGCCAGTGTTGATCCTTAGCATACGTTAATGCTATACCTATAAATATTAAAGCAATAATTAATATTACGATAGCAGAAAAAAGTACAATTTTTTGAAAACCTTCCATATAAAATAAATAAATATAATTTTTTCTATTTGCCTATTTTATATAAATGAATAAAGTTAATAATGGACGTGTAGACATAAAAAGCCCAAATACAACAACCTTATTTCAAATGTACGACAAAATACCAGCTAATCAATGTGTAACATTTAGGAATGCTACTGAAGGTTTGTGGAGTTCAACTCCTTTGTCGCAAGCTTTTTTCTCTCAACAAAATATTTTAATGATTCAAAATGGTATTAGAGCTGGTGTTTATAACAGATCCAATGGACAATATGTTATTGGTCCTCAAGATTGTGATTCACTTAAAATAATAATGAGAAGTGTATTTTTGCAGCATTCTGCAAACCAACCAAATAATTTCCAACAACAAATTACCGAGCTAAACAAGATTGTATTAAATTACTGTATTCAACAAGTTTATGGTGAAGCGCAAGGGTACATGAAATATATAAATGATGTAAGCACTTTAGTTGTTCCAATTGCTCCTCCTGTTATGACAAGTGATAATGATAAACAATTAGAACTAAAACCTTGGTTTTAAATTGTAAATTATTAAACTAATTTAAATACTTATTAACATAGATACTAATAAGCATGGACGACAACATAGTTTTAATATGTGCTACTGGGCGCTCAGGATCTACGAGTATGCAAAGAATAATAAATACAATACCAAATAGTAATATTTGTGGTGAAAACTTTGGAGCTATAAATTCACTTCTTGATTTTTATAGAAAAATAAAACAAACTTCGATTGATTATGTACCAGGACATTTTAATCCAGCAAGTTTTGACAATATAGTTAGTAAAAATGTCAAACCATCGTGGTATAATTCATATAATTATTCCCAAATTGTTCAGCTAATAAAAATGACAATTATAAATATGTTTAAAAATAAGGAGTCAACTAATATTTGGGGTTTTAAAGAAATAAGATATGACTCTGGAAACATAAATTATATTAAAGAATTCAAAGAATTATTTCCACAAACAAAAGTTATAATTCAATTTAGAGAGAATATAAAAGCTCAAAGTAATAGTGGTTGGCATAAAGATGATAAGAATTCTATTAAATTTTTAACAATAACAACTAAAGAACTTGTAGATTTTGCAATAAATAATAAAGAATGGTGTTTTTTAACTAGTTTTGAAAAAATGTTTGATAGAAATAATTTACAAAATTTGTTTAAGTTTATTGATTGTAGAGAGAATTATAATGAAGAAAAAATAACTGAGGTATTAAATAACAATATTAAGGATTAAATATATGTGAAATATGAGTGAAATTATAAAAAATAAATTATATTTAGGGAACTTATTTGACGCAAATAATGATAATGAAATTAAAAAAAGAAATATAACTTGTATTATTTGTGTAGCTGAAAATTTAAAAATAAATATTTCAGAATCAAATGTAAAAATATATAAATATAATTTACAAGATAATGACGATTGTGATATTTCTCTCTATTTTAATGAAATAGGAGAAATTATTAATAATGAAAATATTGTATTAGTTAATTGTGCTGCTGGTATAAGTAGATCATCAACAATTGTAATTGCTTATATAATGAAATATTATAAAATTTGTTTTAAAGATGCATTTGTTCTTGTTAAAAATAGAAGAAATGAAGTATGTCCAAATAAAAATTTTATGAAAAAATTATTAGATTATGAAAAATTATTATTTGGAAAAAATAGTTTAACATATGAAGAATGCATTTACTTATTTTATTTTACATGAATTTATACTTCTCTCTATATTAAGAATAAAAGAATAAAAATAATTTTACATACGACTGTTATATAGATATAGAGTTACTTTATAGACTATAATTTGGAAACAAAAGTCGTATGTCTTTAAGTATTTTAATAATTATTTATATATTACATATATATATATATGAATAAAACAAAAAGGTTAAAAAAACGTACTAATAAAAGAGGCGGGAAAAATAGAAATTGTATAACTAAATGTAAGAATAAATTTTTGAATGAACTTAAGCAGGATAAAAGATATAAAACAATGCAAAAATTAGCTTCATTTTTTACAAAAAAAAATATTGTTGAAAAGCAAGCAAATATTGTGTTAGACAGTAAAGATATACAAAATGATGAAGAATTCAAATATTGTGTAAAAAAATGCGAAAATAATTAAATAAAAAAATAAAGTTTTTATTTAATTTGTAATGAAATTTATAAACATTTAATTTAATCTTCATCTACAACTAAGGAAGCCTTCTTTAAAACTTTCTTGACTGTTCCTTTTGATACAACTTTCTTCTTCTTTTCTTCTCCACTCATAAGTCTCTCTCTCTCTTCTTTATATTCAATATATTGTTCTCTAAGATTATTAAGCTCGTTAATCCACATTTTGTTAATAGTAGTATTTTTAATCTGTTCCAGTTCAGATTGCTTAGTTCCTTTATCTTTCAATAATTTTTCAACATTTTCTTCAGTTACTGAATCCATTGGCATCTTAACAAGATATTTATAGTCTTCGTCTCCTTGAACTTTATCATAACCTTTTTCTTCTAACATTGTTGTAACTTGTTCCTTCTTTTTCTTACGCAAATCAATAGTTCCATCTAAATTCTCTTTTATATATTTTGCCTTATTAGATAATACAACAAGCTCTTTTTCCAAAGCATCAATTAAATATTCTTTTCTTGTTCCATACATTTCAAGTCTTGTTGCATAATATGAATCAATAATGTCAGATATATTATTATATTTTTGAAGAATATCATCAGAATCGAATAAATGCATATTTGTTGTAGTATTTGTAGTATATAATTTTAGAATTTTTTCAACTCCATTGCAACCGTGGTCTCCCTTTCCCTTTTCTAACTCTTCTAATTTTCCCTTCATAAATGTAATGGTAAAATCAACATCAGTGTCTTTACTCATATCTTCGTAATCTTTAATTGTAGCAGGGATTTTCTTTCCGTCTTTATCAGCTCCAGGCTCAATAAGACTTTCAATTAGTTCCTTGAAATCTTCAGTCCAATAACCAACAGGTAATTCAGTAACCTTAATTTTATCAATAGCTATTTTTTGATATAATCCTTTAATTAAGAATTTATCATCTGATAATTTTGTAATCTGTCCTTTAAACCCTTCATAATAAGGAATGAAATCAATGTCATCTTCAATTGATAATAATTTATTCTTCAAATAATCAATAATTTGTAATGGATTATAACACATAATATCAGTACTAAATCCAGTGCCAATACCCTTTGAACCATTTACTAAAACCATTGGAATAATCGGAGAATAATATACAGGTTCAATTGATAATCCATCATCATTTAAATAATTTAAAATATTATCATCTGCTGTTGGGAAAATACTTCTAGTAATTTTATTTAATTGTGTAAAGATATATCTTTCTGAAGCACTATCTTTTCCACCTTGTAATCTAGTTCCAAATTGTCCATTAGGCATAAACAAGTTAATATTATTAGAACCAACAAAGTTTTGAGCCATTCCAACAATAGCTGCATTTAAACTAGCCTCACCATGATGATAACCAGATTCTTTAGATGTATATCCACTAAACTGTGCAACCTTTATTTCCTTATTAAGATTCATTTTGAACGCTGAATACAAAATTTTACGCAATGAAATCTTAAGACCATCCATGATATTAGGAATACTTCTATCACAATCATATTTTGAGAAATGAATTAATTCACGGTTGATAAATTCTTCATATGTTACATTTGTTTTAGAAGTATCCAGATATGCATCTCTATCATATAACTTAAGCCAATCCTTTCTATCATCAGCTCTTTTCTTATTGAAAACCATATCAATTGCATCATCAGACTTATCAGAATGTTCAAATCCAATAAGCTTCTTTTTAGAAAAATATTCACGAAATTCCTTACCTGTACTGGTACCTAAACCTTTATAATATTTAACATTCCAACCTTTAGAATCATTTTGCTCCTTCCATTCATTATACTCTCCATCATTATAAAACTCAAGTTCAACAGAACCTTTCTTTGCTTTCAAGATTGGAGTATTCATAAATCCAATAAATCCTTGAATATTGGCGAGTGTAGGCCATTCAGATTGGAATAAATTTATACCTAATCCCTTAATATGACTTCCATCTAAATCCTGGTCAGTCATAAATAATACCTTACCATATCTTAAATTTTTATATACATCTTCAATATCCAAATATTTTTTACCAGTTTCCAAACCCAAAATCTTCTTGATTTCAGCAATCTCTTTATTTTCAGAAATCTTTTTAACATTCTCACCTCGAACATTTAGAATCTTACCCTTCATAGGATATACTCCAATTGTATTACGGTCTTCAGATGATAATCCTGAAATAATACCAGCCTTAGCTGAATCACCTTCGCAAAAGATAATAATACAATCTTTAGATTTTTCAGTTCCTGCCCAGTTAGCATCAGTTAATTTAGGAATTCCACGAACTGATTTACTCTTAACACCATCAGTTTTCTTTGCAGCTTTATTTTCTTTTACTTCAGTTAAGGCACATGCAGCATCCATAACTCCCATCTTTGCTACTTTTTCAATAAATTTATCGGTAACTTCACACTTAGAACCAAACTTGGCAGAAGGTGTATTCATGTAATCTTTAGTTTGACTATCAAACGCAGGATTTTCAATGTCACATCTTATGAATAAAACAAGTTGTTCTTTAATACTATTAGGGTTTACTTTTACCTTCTTTTTCTTTTCAATAAATTCAACTAATTTTCTAGTAATTTGATTTAAAATATATTCGACATGCTTTCCACCCTTAGCAGTATGAATACCATTAACAAACGAAACTTGTACAAACTCATTTGTAGGAGTTAAAGCCACAGCATATTCCCAACGTTCTCCATTTTCTTCATAAACACGAGGGGACTCTGCTTTATCACCAATATACATATCAATATATTGTTGAAAATTTTTAATAGGAACCAAATTATCATTATACTTGACCTTAAGATTTTTATCAGTTATTGCAGAAATATCATAGACACGCTTCTTTAAAAGAGCAATAACATCATCAGAAGGTCCTTGAATTCCAAGTCTTTGATAATCAGGCTTAAATGTAATTTTAGTGTATGGTTTATTTTTACATTTAGTAATAGAAGGTTTGCAAATTTCATCTAAGTTATTCTTATATTCTTGAACATACTTAAGGCCTCTAATATGGTCTACAGTTTCAACGCGACCATAAGTAGACCAAATAAGAACAAGTTTAAATCCAAAACCATTCTTACCACCAACAATCTTTTTTTCGTCTTTATTATAATTTGTCGAAGTTCTAAGATGACCAAATACAAGTTCAGGAATCCATACACCATCCTTTTGAGCCACGTCAATACCATTACCATCATTTGTCATCGTAATTGTTCCATCAGGATTAATTTCAATATCAATATGTGTAACAGGTAATGCATTTTCAGACTTACTATCAACTCTAGTTTTCATTCTGACAACATGATCACGACAATTAACAATACCTTCATCAAATAATTTAAATAATCCAGGGATATAATTAATATTTTTTTCGACAATTTTATTACCATCTTCGCTCATAATCCACATATCAGCATCGATACTTTCAACAGAACCAATATACGTATCTGGATTATCCAAGATATGCTGCTTATCAGTCTTCTGTTGAACATCAAAGAATAATGCATTGTTATTAGCGTCAGTAGCACTCATTGTAGTTTAGTATATAATTTTATTTTTAACTCATTTTTTAAAATCAATTTTTATTTAAACTAATAAAAATAAAATAAAATCATTAGTCATATTAATATGCAGTCTAGAAGACACTTTACTCCAGGTTCTACCTCAAATACATCACGTATAATAAATTATATTGCAGCTTACAATGCATTATTTCCAAATGCTCAACAGTTAACATGTTCTTCTGGATGTTTTCCAAACAAAAATAACAAATTAGTAGTTGGTTCAGATTCACCATCCACAAGAATTTCAAATAATAGAAGAATTTCACAAATAATAAATTATTCAAAAGGAGGAAAAACACAATATGGTAATTTTTATTTAGGACAACCACTAAGCATTAATTATTTAGGTAGAGTAGAAGGTATGGCTGGTGGAAGTGGAAGTCCTCCAAAAAATTTTTAAATGCGTTTTATATATTTGATTTAACATTTTATTTTTTTCTCATTTTATCTTATAATGACAATCGAACATACTATTGGAACTCGCGCACAAGTTTGGCATGGAACTGCTAAAAAGACAAGTGGAGGACTTACAAAGTCTGCATTAATGATGAATAAACATGGTCGCATTGTTTCTAGAAAGAAGCATGAAACAGCCAAAAGAGAGAAACGCCTTGTTAAAGCTGGATTTTTGACTAAGAAGGGACATTTTGGTTTTATTAAGAAGGGTACAAAGGGACACAAGGGACGCAAGGGAAGCCGTAAAATGAAGGGTGGTATGGTTCATCATACAACTGCAAATAATCATCATGCAACTGCAAATAATCATCATGCAATGGTCGGACACAAAATGAAGGGTGGTATGGTTCATCATACAACTGCAAATAATCACCATGCAATGGTCGGACACAAAATGAAGGGTGGTATGGTTTTAGGAGGCCCTTTGGCTCCTTTATCATACAACGGACAAGGTGTCGGAACTTCTGGAGTTAATCTTCAATTTGTTGCTGGTAACGCCGCTTAAATAAAGTAATAATTTCAAATTATAATGTAATGTAATTAAATTACAATATAATTATCTTTCTAGTATTTAAGTGCCTTTTTTTCAGTTTGTTTCATTTAACCATTCTGTTTCAATAAATTTTTCATACACAATATGTTCTGATAACTTAAAATATAAATATTTTTCAAAAAAACGCTTACTAACAATAAATTTTAATGAGTTATTATTGCAATATTTATAGTAGTAATTATATACGTCATCAAATGAAACAAGAGCTAATTTATATTCGCTTACAATTTGTTGTTTAATATAATCAAATGAGTCAGTAATATCTTCTATTTTATTCCACAATAAACAAGAGACATTTAAAACAAATTTATCTTCAATAATTTCGATTAATGGGAAAAAATGTTTAAGAATCTTTAAAACATTCTCTTCACTAATATTTCCAGCTGACATAAGGTGTTCAGAATTTTGTTTTGCCCAAGACTTGAATAGAGAACAAATTTCATCAATTTCAAGTTCATAATCAAATAATAATTCTGATTCTGAGTCTGATTCTACATTTGAAAAATTTATTGTTTTATCCCAGAATTGAATAAAATCACTATGCACTGGTACATATTTACTTGTTAATCCAATAAAAGAATCAGAACATTCTTCATAAGGATATCTATCTTTGATTAGATTTTTTAATGAATTAGAATAAATAATATTTGGTAAATTACAACTAGAGAGAAATTGTTTCCAAACAAAATGTAAATTTTTCCATTCCATTTTATATTCCGGTGTGGTTTCAATAATGAATTTATTACAGAATTCAGAAACTATATTAACAGGATTTGTATTTTTAATGTAATATGCATATGATTTTAATTCTTCATCAGCTTTATTTTCAATAAATTTATCTGAATTTTCGTAGCGTTTAGAATAATGCACCGAAACACATAGTAAATCTAACCCAATCCTTTTTAGTAATTCTCTCCAAACATCATTAGAAAAATTTTCATTAATTTTAATTAGTCGACAATTTTCATAAGAATGGTTTTCGTGATACTTAGTCATAAAATTATTTGTAGAATTGCTATTTCCAATTGAAACCAAAGCAACATTATCCAATTCGTTTAAAAATTGTTTCATTTTTTGACTAACCAAGTATATAAATTGTTGGTTTTTCTTTAAAATATTGTCGCCTATTATGGTAAGAAAATATTTGGCGGAATTTTTAGAAGTAAAGAATGAAGGATAAATAACATTTAAAACATTTTGAATTGTATCAGTTTCAGGTATAGAACTAAAAAGACTTCGATCTTTAATTTGTTTAATAATATTTATTTTTGTTTTATGTTTCCATTGTAAAAGTACTCTATCTTTTGAAATAGTAGAGAGAAGTTTATGAATTACATCATCTTCTTTAATAATTAAATATTTTTGCCCATCATATTCATAAAATAAATTGTTATTTGGCAAATAAAAGTATTTGTTTTTACTTAAAAAAACTTGGATAAAAACATTCTGTTCATTTGTTAAATAATTGTTACGATTAACGCGTTTTTCGTGATTTTTTGATTCATTATTAAGCGTGTTAGGTAAATAATTAACAATATGATTATATATTCGTTGAGTCATATATTCATTATCTTTGTATTTATGTAGTAAATCTTTTAAAGTTTCAGAACATTTAAATTCATTTATATTTTCTGTCATTCTATGTTTTTTAACATATTGTCTTTAAATTAATTTTTTTAAATATATTATTATATTAATGAAAATAAATCTAAGATATTTACCAAAAAATATAACTAGAAAAGATAAAAGTGTTCAATCAAAAATGTTAATAAAATCAAGGCGTCTCTATAAAAAAGGGAAGTTCTATACAAGAAAAGCAATTCCATCTTTTAAATCTAAAAAATCACCTCATATATTGAAGGCAATGAAAATATATAATATTTATAAAATTGGAGCTACAAATGAACTAGCAAAAGCAACAGGTTGTTCAAAATCTGCTCTTGCAAAAATTATAAATAAAGGACAAGGAGCATATTATTCATCAGGCTCAAGACCTAATCAGACATCACAGTCATGGGGAATTGCTCGTTTAGCTAGTTCAATTACTTCTGGTAAAGCAGCAGCTGTTGATTATAATATTTTAGAAGAAGAATGTAAGAAAAACTCAAAGGCTTTAACTATGGCAAAAAAAGCAAAAAGAAAGTATGGACATGGAACTAGAAAAGTCGCCAAGGTAAAAATATAATTTTTATTTTATTTTTAGAATATATATGGCTAGTTATAATGAATATTTAAAAAATAAAAATTCTTGTTGTATTCCAGGACCTGAAGGTCCTCGGGGTCTTAGAGGTCCTACAGGAATTAATGGTGATATAGGCTCTATAGGCTCTACAGGCTCTACAGGTTTACAAGGAATTCCTGGAACAAGCACAAATACTGGTGCTACTGGTGCTACTGGTGCTACTGGTTCTATAGGTTTTACAGGAGCTCAAGGTTTCGCTGGACCTACAGGACCTACAGGACCTACAGGAATAACGGGTCCAACAGGACCACAAAGCACTGTTACTGGACCAACCGGTTTAGCATCAACAATAAGTTATTACACTATAGGAACAGGTCCAACTGGATTATTCGTTAATGATCCTATTAATGGCACTGGCGTTCCAGTAGTTCTTAATTCTCCTATTATAGGAAACTTAACAAATGGAAACATATTTATAGCTCCAAATGGAGGATTAAATAAATTTAAAGTAACTGTTTCTTATAATTTTGGAATAGATATAGAAATACCATACGTTTTGCTTTATTTAAAATTATACGTTCCATCTACATATTATTCTGCTACAATTTTTAACTATGATGCATCGAATAATAATAAAATATTTTGCAGTCAAACAAATTTTTCTGAAACATATGTTACTGGTTCATTTACGGATATTTTTAATTTAGGAGGAACAACTATTTCATCAGGAACAACATGTTACATACAGTTATATGCCTTAACTTATACTGATTTTGGCGGAGCAACTGGAGCTACTACTTCGGCCATTTCAAATTACGCATTTGCAATTGAAAATGTAACACAATTATAGTTATAAATAGTATGTAAGTTTCAATAAATTATAGAATTATAAATTATTTTAAAATTAATTCGTTCAAAATTTAATTTTAAATATTTAAATTCATAAGTATTTAAAGATTTTAAATTAAAAATAGTATAATGTCTGCATTTTCAAATAAAAACCAAGTAACAACTCAAAATGATGGTAATGTTTTAACTATTAAAACAGTTCAAATAGCTCCTTTTAGAACTTTAATGACTGCTCTAAAAGATATTCTTTTAGAAACAAATATAACTTTTGAGCCAGATGGCATTCGTATTATTAATATGGATAAATCGCATACCATTTTAGCTCACCTGTATTTAGCTGCCCAAAATTTCGAGGTTTATGAATGTAAGAAGGAAAAAATTATTATTGGTGTAAATATGTTTCATTTATTTAAATTAATTAATTCAATTGATAATGATGATACATTAACTATTTATATTGAAAACTCTGACTATGTCGATGGAATTGTTTCTCATTTAGCCCTTAAATTTGAGAACGGAGAGATTAAGCAATGTAAGACGCAAAAACTTCGTCTTATTGAACCAGAACCAGAAGAGCTGCAATATCCTGATGTAAAATTTTCTTCGATTATAAATTTACCTTCTGCTGATTTCCAAAAGATTATTAGAGACCTTTCTTGTATATCCGATAAACTAGAAATTAAGTCAGTTGGTAATGAACTCATTTTCAAATGCTCTGGCCAATTTGCTTCAGCTGAGATTCATCGTGCAGAATCGGATGGAAGTATGGGATTCATTTTGAAACAAGATTCTTCGAAAATAATTCAAGGAGAGTTCTCTCTTAAGAACTTAGGCTACTTCATTAAATGTACCAACCTTTGTCAGCAAATTGAGGTCTATTTGGAAAACGATTTGCCTCTGGTTGTGAAGTATAATGTTGCTAGTCTTGGGGAGATAAAACTCTGTCTCGCACCGCTTCCCTCCTCATAAGTTGTTACCATTTATCGTAACAAATTTTTAAAAAATCTCAAATTTCGTTGATACTCCCGAATATAATGATATAAAGAGAGATTAAATAAAATTATCCAAAATATAAAATATAACTTAAAAATTATATAATTAATTATAATATAATTATATAAATGTCAAAGTATTACGGAACATATAATCAATATTTAGGAGCTCAAAGATGTTGTGATTTAAGAGGACAAGGTCCTATTGGTCCTCGAGGTCCAACTGGACATGCACAAATTGGTCCACGTGGTTTCACAGGACCTCAAGGTGAAAGTTTTACAGGACCAACTGGGAGAGGATGTAGAGGCCCTACAGGACCTTCTGGAAATCCGAGTGGATTGACTGGTTATACAGGAGTTACAGGTCCAAGTCAATGGAATAATTCTGACTACGTAGGACCTATAGGACCAGGATACACAGGAATTGGATACACAGGAGATGTAATGGTTTTTGGCAAATTATATGTCCAAGGTGGAATAGACCCAACTTATTTAGCATTAACACCTCAGTCAGTTGTGCCACCAGAATTGAGTCCTGGATTAAACGGTGATGGTATTTGGATTGAAACAGGTGGAGCTTTAAGAGTACAAAAAATGAGAATGGATGATTTTTCTGGAACAAACCCAGGATTTATAGATTTACAACCTACATTGAACCCACAAATTACTTTATCAGACGGTGCTACTGTCAATGAAGTAACGTTAAATAATAATGAAATTAATTTAACTGACAATTCAATTACAACTACTACAACATTTTCTACTACAAATTTATTACAAACGACAACAGGTGTAACTGGTGCAACTTGGTTGGATATTATTAATAAAGCGAATGCTGGAACACCACCGTTGAGTTCAGTTTTAACCGCTGGTTCTGTTGGAAATATTAGTCAAACAATTACATTAAGTAGCGCTGGCAATAAAACTTCTACATATGGAGGGGAGGCTATTCTAGAAAATACTAGTACGACCAAAAAAAATACGATTAATAGCGATGGGTTAAAATTAACGCAGACCACTGGAAGTAGTGTTAATACATTCGCGCAAATGGCAATAGGAAGTATTAATGTACAAAATGAAGCCCCGTCGGGTTTTATAAACGCTTTAACTTTAGCATATAATAATATATCACTCGGTAATCCAGATTCACAGGCTACAATCAACGGAGGAGCTTTGAGTTTATCGACAAATCAAACTGGTTATACTAGTTCTCAGCTTTTATTAAGCAATACACTCGCCACCGCTGGTAATACGACTGGCGTGCCTTCAATAGTATTTAATAAAGCTGGTCGTACTGCAGTTGCTAATGATGTTATTGGGTCGCAACACTTTCAAGCGATTAGTAACGGTGGCGGCACAAAAGAATTCGCAAGAATAGAAGCACGTGTTGCAAATACTGGCGCTGGAAATGATGACGGAAGCATTGGTTTTAGTAGTCTTATTAATGGTACGATGACCGAGTTTTTTAGAGTAAATGGGGATGCCAGCGCGAACATTATGTTTTTACCACTGGATATGAGTGGAAATGCGATTAAAACTTCTACTGGGAGTATGACTATATCAACTGCTAGTTCAACAGGAACAGGAACTATCACTATCACGCCGAAAGTTAATGGTTATCTAATATTACAAAATCTACCAACAACCAATCCATCTGTCAGTGGTGCTGTTTGGAATAACAACGGAGTTTTAAATATATCCGTATAGTATATATTTTTAGAGAACGATTAAATCTCGCTACAATAAATGATGAAAAGCTAACAATCGCAAGTCAAGATTACAATTATGAAGTAATAAATTTTATATATATATTATTAAATATATATATATAAATGTCAAGATATTATGGAACATATAATCAATATTTAGGAGCCCAAAGATGTTGCGATTTAAGAGGCCAAGGACCTATTGGACTCCGAGGTCCAACTGGATATTCTCAAATAGGACCACGTGGTTTTACAGGAGCGAGTGGACAAAGTTTTACAGGACCAACAGGAAGAGGTTGTAGAGGACCTACTGGAGAACCAGGACCAAAATCTTTTATCATTAATCATCCTGAAGACATAAATAAATATTTAGTTCACGTTTGTTTGGAAGGACCCGAAGCAGGTGTATATTATAGAGGTAAAGGAGAAATTACAAATGATAATTCTGTAGAAATAATATTGCCTCATTATGTTGAAAAATTAGCTTACGAGTTTACAGTTCAAGTAACACCTATTTACAATAATAAAATAGTTACATTAAACTCAAGTGAAGTAGAAAATAATAAATTTAAGGTTTATGGAGAAAACTCCAAATTTCATTGGACAGTTTATGGAAAAAGATTTGATATTGAAGTTGAACCAAATAAAGACACTATAAATATTAAAGGAGATGGTCCATATTTATACATTTAAATTAATTATATTTAAAAATATAAACATATAATTAATAAATATAAAATGAGCACAATCGTTTCAGCTTTTGTAAGCAATATTAATGAAAGATATGCGGATTCATTAAAAAGATATTATGAACATGGTAGAATTCTAATGAAATCTATAACTCCAAAAATAATTTTTGTCGACGAAATAATGTTTGGTTTAATTGGTACTGAATATGATAAAACACACACTGTAATAATTAAAATATTTAAAACAGATTCATATTTATATAATTACACATCACATTTAACAAATTTTCAGCTAAATTCTACAGACCATTCAAAAGACACAATTGAATTTATGTTTACAATGTGTAATAAAACAGAATGGATTAGAAGAGCAATTTATTTAAATCATTTTAAAACAGAAAATTTTATTTGGATTGATTTTGGTATAAAACATATTTTAAATGGAGCATTTTCTTATTGTTCTGATGAAGAATTTGTTGAAAAAATTAACAAATTAAATGATAAAAAATATAATAAGGTTAGAATTGGAGGGATATGGAATCTAAGTTATGATTACAATATAGATATTTATAAAGACGTTGCTTGGTATTTTGCAGGAGGAGTGTTTGGAGGAAATATACTATCACTTGAAAAATTTGCTAGTCTTATGAAGTCAAAATGTATTGACATTATGACATCAAAGAATACAATTATGTGGGAAGTTAATATTTGGTATTTAATTTACAAAGAAAATAAATCGTTGTTTGATAGCTACAACTGTAACCATAATACAAGCCTTATTGACAATTATTAATTATATTTTACGATTGAATCTATATATTTTTTATCGTAAATTCCAATTCTAGTAGTTCTATCCCAAGTACTGTAATTTATTAAAACTCTCTCATCTTCAACAACAATACTAAGACAATATTCAATTGGGTCGCCTTCAAATTTAAATGGAGCTGAGTATCGTTTTAAGTTCATATTAGAATCAAATACAACGATTAAATGATAATAATGTCTTGGGTTTTCATAAGAAACTAAATGCGTAACAAACCATATTTCAGATTCAATAATATCAATTTTTATATTACCATTACTATTCTCATTAATCTTTTTATTATAATTAAATCCACAAGTTGAACCTCTAATTTTACTAAAAATATTAGGCATTTCTTTTCTATCAATTAAAGATAATAAACAGTCTTCATTATTTAATTTGCAAATTTGTAAAGGAAACCAATTATAGATAATATGAGTTGAGTTTTTATATTCAACATAAACCCAATTTTTTTCACATGAAGATTCGTTAAAATTAGTTTTTATTTCCTTTTCATTAAGTTTCAAATTATTAATATCATATTTACCAGAAACTATACCAATATTTCCATTTTTATGAAATCCAGTTCCAATAAATAATAAATCATTTGTTTGTATATCATCAAAAATTCTAATGTCTTCAATTCCAATATATCTTCTATCATCGAATTTTAATTCCATCCATTTTTCATTTTTTACATTAAATTCTTTATCAATTTCAATAAATTTATTAACTGATATAATATGTTTATCACAATTTAAATAACCACCTTGTCCATCAATATGATAATTTACATATCTAATGTTCATATTATACCCTTCTTCATTAATATTTGGAATTAAACAGCTAGATGATGAATTAAACATAATATCTTCATTATTAATTGATGAAATTAATTTATTATCAAAAATTATTCTTGATTTTTGAATTAAAATATCTTTATAAAATTTCATATTTTGAAGCATATTATTAACTTCATTCTCATCTTTTGAATTGTTCAAAACTTTAATAACCTCATAATTTATATTATTAACCCCAACATAAGAAGCAAAAACTGTATATTCGTAATATATTTTATTTGTATAAATATCATCGTGTAAAAACAAATAATTATCTCTTTTTAAATTTAAATCTAATATTTTTTTAGCCATATTATAAATCATCTCTCCAAGTTTATGTTTAGAAATAATTCTATAATAACTAATAATTTCATATAATCCTTCTAGTCGTTCAGGATAAAAATTATACCCATCTAGCCAATATTTAATAGCATCATCAATTTTACCCATATTTTTAAAACACAAACCAATTCTATAATAACTATACCATACTTCTTCCTTCCATCCTCCAAATTCAATTCTTTTTTTATAGACATTAATAGCTTCCCCAAATCTTCCACAATCATGATAACTATTTGCTAAATAAAAATGATATCTATCAGCATTTTCAGGTTCATCTCTAATTCCATCTAAAAGTAATCTAATATCTCTTTCAAATTTATCATGTTTTGAACCACCATCACCTAAATCTCTAATAAATAAATCATTTTTTTCAAAACCTAAAATTCTATTATCTGATGGTGTAGATATATACTCATGAGTTACTCCAATATATTTATATAATCCATTATTTTTTACGATTCTCATGTTTTGGTAATAAAATGAATCATTTCCCTGAAGAATATAAAAGCTATCAGACGAATTTAAAAGTTGTTTGTTAAAATTTTTAATTTCAAGTATCATATCAGCATCGAGAAATAATATATAATCTGACATTCCTATGCAAGATTGTATTGCGAAATTTCTATTATAACAAAAATTTTTGAATGGTTCTGATACAACTTTTCCAGGTATATTTTTATTATTGAAATACTCTGTAATTATTTGAACAGTGTCATCAGTTGAACCTGTATCACATATACAATAACAATCAATAATTGAAAAAATAGAATCAAATAAACGTCTAATAATTTTACTCTCATTTTTAACAATCATGTTTAAACATAAAGTAGGATGTTTTTGATTATTTAAAATTAGCTCCATAATAAATTCATGCATTTAATTTTTAAATTATTAATAAATAAATATATATAATAAATATAAAATGGCTAACACAAGATTCAAATATGATGACTGTAGAACAAAAAAAGAATTACAACAATCAACAGACCCTGGAAGATGGGTATTAAATGTTCCAGGTAATGGAGCAAATCCTTGTTATATGGAAGACCCACAAATTATTATACAAAAATGGGGAGGAAATTTACGAACAAATACAATTAATTTAGAAAGCGATTTAAGAGGAGTCAATAGGCAAATAGGCAGAGATTGTTTAGGAAAAGATAATTATAAAAGCTATAATGTCCCCAATGAAGCTATTCAATATCCAAAATGTAATAATTTATTTACAGAACAATCAAGAGCTACAAATCCAGCATGGTGGTATAGAGATTTAGAACAAGTTGATTGGCAATTTCCTCCCTTGAATCCTCAAGTTAATACTTGTGTTCCTTTTCAAAATAACCTAAGCACAAGAATTTTAGAAAAAGATTATTTTACACCAAAGAGAGATTGTGTTGTTAATGAAACAAAAAATTATTTACCATCAAGTTACAATTTAATAAGAGGTGGTTATGCTGGAGGTCCTACAACTTGTCAACAAACCAATTCTTGCCAAAGATTATAATTATAAAATTTTAAATAAGTTTAGATTATTATATGAATAAAATATAATACTCTATATATATAAATATGGAAATAGCAATCCCTTTAATAGCATTAGGTGGTATGTATGTAGTGTCAAACCAATCAAATGAAAATTGCACCAAAAAAGAAATAAGAAAACAAAGACAAGAAAATTTTACAAATATGGGAATTAGAAGTAATTTGGGTGTAAAAACAGATAATTATTTGCCAAATGTAAATATACCTCCACAAAATTTTCCTGTATCAAATATAAATCAATTAGTTGATACTGTTCAACAATATCCTAATCCAAATGCTGCTACAGATAAATATTTTAATCAAAATTTATATGAACAAAAAGTAAGAAATAATGTTCCTGTAACCAAAACAATTCAAGATGTATATTCAATGACTGGTAATTATTTGAATTCTGAACAATTTAAACATAATAATATGGTTCCGTTTAATGGTGGAAAGGTAAAAGGAAGAACATATGATGTAAATATAAATGAGTCTGTTCTCGATAATATGATTGGTTCTGGTTCTCAGGTTATTAAAAAGATTGAACAAGCTCCTCTGTTTAAACCAGAACAAAACATGCAGTGGGCTTATGGAATGCCAAATCAAAGTGATTTTTATCAATCACGTGTTAATCCTGCTATGAAAAATAATAATGTTAAGCCATTTGACAGTATTATGGTTGGTCCTGGTTTAGACCAAGGTTATGGAATTAATGGAAGTAATGGTTATAATTCTGGTATGGAGGCACGTGATAAATGGTTACCTAAAACAGTTGATCAATTGAGAGTTGATACAAACCCGAAACTTGAATATGAACTAATTAATCACGAGGGTCCAGCTAATTCTTTTATCAAAACTGCACCAACTACACAAATGTTAGGACGTGTTGAGAAGCAAAGACCAGATACATTTTTTATTAACACACAAGACCGTTGGCTTACAACTACTGGTGCTGAGAAAGGTGAGACACTTAGACCTATTCAAGAGTTGGGTATATTAAGACGTAACGATATTGCTAGTGAATATATGGGTCCAGCTGGAGCAATTGATGTAAAAGCTACTACAGCACCTCAAAATTTTGAAAAATCAAAGCGTCACGAGGCATTTCAAGGTGGTGTAAATCATTCAAGAGCCACAGGACAAGGAAACCATACAGATAAAGATATGTTTTTAAGAAGTCATACTAATTATGAAAATCATAGAAGTACTGTTAAACAACCAGAAACATTAAGAAGTGGATTTAGTGGCGCCATAGGCGCTGTTATTGCACCATTAATGGATATGTTTAGACCAACACGTAAAGACGAAACAATTAATAATGTAAGAGTCTACGGAGATGCAGGAACATCTTTTATGTCCAAAGGACCTGTTTATAATCCACAAGATACTACTGCTACAACAATTAAAGAAACAACATTGTATTCACCAAATTTCAATATTAATAATCAAAAGGAAGGTATTTATGTAAACAATTATACTTCTCCAGATAATACACAGAGAGACACTACTAGTTGTGAATATTATACAGCAGCTGGAGGATATGCGACTGGATATGGTGATATGAGTTATGAAGCAGCTTATATGCAACATAATAATGATATTAAATCTCAAACTATTATGAACAGACCAAACCAAGGCGGAACTCAAATATTTAACCAACAAATGCATTTAAGTACAATTAAAAGTGATAGTGACCGTTTAGACGGAAGAGTTAACCCAGCATTTTCAAGTATATCAAGTTTACCTCCTTCAACGCAAACATATGGTGCAATTAGAGCACCACAATATTATAATGAATGTGCTGGTTGTGACAGAATTCAACCAGATATTTTAAATGCTTTTAAAAACAATCCATATACACATTCTTTAACAAATTCTGTATAATTGATTTATGTAATTTACTTAAAGGTTTTCATTATTATTAATTAATAATGACAACAAAATTTATTTATCCCAGATGTGCTAATTCTTTTAAAAAATTCTTATCAAATAACAAACTTGATAAGGTTTATATTAATTTAGGAAAACCAAAACCATTTGATGTTACTTTAAGAGATGGACTTCAAGCTTTAACAAAAGAACAACAACAATTTTTTATACCTGTTCAAAAATTAATATTATATCTAAAAATTAAATTAAATTATAATCCTGTAAATATTGAAATAGGGTCAATTGTTTCTGAAAAAGTATTACCTATATTTAAAGATACACTTGATTTATTTGAAATAATAAATAGTAATGAAATTTATAATAGAAATGTTGACAAACTATATAAAAATTCAAACCTTTATATTGTTGTTCCAAATAAAAATAAATTGTCAAATGTTATAAATAATAAAAATATTAATTATTTTTCATTCATAACATCAGTTTCTAATAGTTTTCAAATGAAAAACACAAAAATGAGTTTAAAAGATTCGGATAGTGATATTTATACAATGTTACAAGAGTTAGATGATAATAGAAATAGAAATATTTCTCCTTTTGTAAAAGTATATGTTTCTTGCATAAATGAATGTCCTATTGAAGGAAAAATTAATAATGATTTGATAGTCAATAGATTATTAACATTAAATAATATGAATGTAGATACTATTTGTTTATCTGATACTTGTGGAAGTTTAAATAGTGAAGATTTTGAATATATTATTGATTCTTGCAAGAGTTCTGGAATAAATATGCAAAAACTGTCATTGCATTTACATGTTAAGAATAATCGTGAGTCTGAAGTTGAAAAAATATTTCACAAAGCATTAGATAGAAAAATTATAAATTTTGATGTATCAGCATTAGATAGTGGTGGGTGTTCAGTAACAATGGATAAAAATAAACTAGCTCCAAATATGAATTATGACCAATATTATAAATTTCTAACAAACTACATTATTAAAAAATCATAGAAAAATATAAAGAAAAAACAAAAATTATATTTAAATTATACGTTATATTTAAATATAAAAACACTTCACAAATTATAGTAAGTTTATGTCACTACAAATTCATGAAACCATAAAAAATAAATTAAACTATTTTCACGAAATGCGAAAAATACCAAATATTTTATTCCATGGACCATCTGGAAGTGGAAAAAGAACAATTGTAAATGAATTTATTCATAAAATTTATGACGATGATAGAGAGAAGATAAAGTCTTTTGTTATGTACGTAAATTGTTCTCATGGTAAAGGTATAAAATTCATAAGAGAAGAATTAAAATTTTTTGCCAAAACACATATAAATTCAAATGGTGGAAATATTTTTAAAAGTATTGTTCTTTTAAATGCAGACAAATTAACAATGGATGCGCAATCAGCATTACGAAGATGTATTGAATTATTTAGTCATAACACTAGGTTTTTTATTATTGCCGAAGATAAATATAATTTAATGAAACCAATTTTGTCACGTTTTTGTGAATTATATGTTCCAGAACCAGTTTTAAACGATAACATTATAAATTTATACCAATACAATTTAAATGAAGTATTTAAAATGAAAGAAATAAAAATACATCGTCTTGAATGGCTTAAAAAAGAATTAATAAAATCAGTAAATAAAAAAATAACTGTAGAAGATTTAATGGCATTGTGTGTAAAAATTTATGAAAAAGCTTATAGTGGTTTAGACATAATGAATTTATTAGAAAATACTAAATTTCTTGAATGTGCAATAACAACTGAAAAAAAGTACGAACTTTTAATATGCTTTAATCGTGTAAGAAAAGAATTTAGAAATGAAAAATTATTAATCTTATTTATTTTAAATTTTATTTTTTTAAGTTCAGAACTATCTTTAGAAAATATTAGTTTTATGTAAATGGACGATTTCAATGTCAGTGCGCTTCATGAATCCAAAAATGAATGGGGGTCTCGTTTAGTTACGATTTTAACTCCTTTAATAATTGATGGTTATAAATCTATACTTGATGAGTCTATTAAACTTTGTAAAGAAAATGGTGAAATTGATAAATATTTAATGACTTTTCAAAACTTAATTTCTAGAATTCCTAAGTGGAATACTCAAATTATTGAAACAGAGAAAAAAAGAATTTGTGATAAATCAGGGTGTAGTTATTTAGAAGATTTGGTAACTTGTGTTCATATTATTCAACTTAAAATTTTAACTGCTATGCGTGTTGGACAAAAACAAAAAAAGATTGATATAAATATTCCAAAGTTAGATGATTTTATACATAAAACATACATAAATATAGCAAGAAAAGTTTATAAAAATGTTTATCTTTTTGATGTTAATATTCCTCCTTTACAAGTACAAAAAAATTATAGAGAGCTTGAAATAATTGTCCAAGAATGTATTTTAAACACTTTGAGAGAAAGTATTCCTGTAGAGGCAATTTTAAAGGCATATATGGATGAGACTGTAGAGGAAGATGTAATAGAAGAAATAAATGAACAAATTATTGAAGAACCTATTAAACAACGTGTTGAACAACATCTTGAATCTGCAGTAACAGTTCCTCAAAAAGCAGGATTAAGTTTTAATGATATTGACTATATAAGAACTGAAGACGGAAGTATAACTAATGTTAGTGCTCCAAAATCTATTGATAGATTAGAACAAATAAGTCAAATGAGGTCCAACCAGAGAAAATTAGATGAAGAAGAAGATGATGATAATGTAAAACTAAATATTTCAGGCGAATCATTTAATTTGGATTCTTTAGATGTCCATAATATTGAAGAACCTCAATTAGATTTATTGCCAGATTTGTTAATTGATGATATTGAAGTTTTAGAATAAATTGCGTTAAAAAATAAATAAGAAACTGTTTAAGTAAGTTAATGGATAATATATTTGTTATTGCTGCTGTTATATCAGTAATATTTTTAATTTCCAAGTTTATTGAAATGAGATTTGTCGAAAAAGAAAATAAACCACTAAAATTATTAATTAGAGACGCTCTTTTAGTTTATTTTAGTGTTGTTTTTGGTTATTTTATAATAGGACAAATAAATCCAATGTTAAAAGGAGGCTCTGGAGGCTCAACTATAACTCCAGTATTTACAGACAATCCAGGATTTTAATAAATTTCTTTTTATTATATTATATTATAATGAAAAGAGTAAGAACAAGAAAATATAAAAAGAACATTTCTAAAAAGAATTATAGACAAAGAAAAACAAGAAAATTACGCGGAGGTGGTGATAAAGAACAGAAAGATAAAATTGTTAAAGATAGTTTTAGAAATATGTTTATGAAAGCTTTTAAAAAATTGCAAGATTCTATCAAATCTGGTGATAGTAAAAAATTACAAGATGCTACTGAAGCATTTAAGAATGGATTTAAAAGTAATCAACTTGGAATTAATACATTGATACCTGTAACTAATGGTACAATTCCGGTTGATAAATATAAATATACATCAGATACTACTCCGATAGTAGCATTTGTTCCTTTATTAGTTGTTATTTTTGACAATATTAATGATATTATGACAAGAAAAATTTTAATCAAAAGTTTTATTCAAAATAAGGGAAATATAAATTTACAAAGTTACACAAAAAACATATCAGCTTTATATGCTGCTATAAAATTACAAGACAAAGAATTAGTTAAGTTTTTGCTTGAGAATGGTGCTGATATTAAAGTTCTTACAGATGAACAGAAACAAATAATGGAAAATCTTATTAAAGAAGAAGAAATTCAAGAAATAATTGAGAAAGAGTCTGAAAAACCTATTGTTAAATTAACAATACCAACAGATTTACCATCTGATTCCGGATATAATCCAGAAATTGAACCAGAATTTTGGAAACCTATTTTTGGAGACAATGAAATGATTACACTAAGGCAAAAAATAAACGAGATGATGAATTCTGATGGAAATATTCCAATAAATAATAAAGAGGTTACTGAACTATGGAGTGTTTGCAAAATTAATCAAGCAATGATACCGACATATTTTACACCTACAAAAAATGAACCATATGAATCATTCGGATATTTTATAGGAGATCAAGACATTGATTTTTCTCATTTTAATATTGTATTATGTGCAGCTTTAATTGTTTTTGGATTAATATCGCAAAAAATGGTTGGACAAGATTATAAATTAATATTTAAGGGTGGAAAAGCAATTCAATTAGAATTAGCTGGAACACCTGAAACAGCATCTTATAAATCTGAAGATATTGATGTTTTAATATTACCAGAAACTGATATTCCATATAATGAGTTAAATGTTAAAAATTTGTCTGGTCATTTAGCTTATTTAGTTAGATGGTTTTTAAATACACCAGAAACACAATACAAGGTTTCTGTTCAAGTACCAAATCCTGAAAACACAAGAGCAAACCCTTTTATTTTTAAATTAAGCTATGTAAAGGTTATTCAAAAAAGAGACTATAGAAAACAAATGATGGTTGATGATTTTAAACAATTTTCGGATATTGATTTTAAAGATGTACCTCAAAATATAAAACTATTTTTTGAAAAGTCAAAAGAATATAAATTTTACATTGATGAATTAAACCAAAATGTTTTATTTAGATGTCCAAATATAGGTTCTCTCTTAGACGAGAAAATTTATTATTATTCAAAATATACAGAGTTTAAAAATTTATTAGAAGAGAGAAAACCTATAACTGAAAAAGGTTATGAAAATTTAACATATATCGATTGTGATAGATTTTTGGAAAAATTTAAAAGAGCTATTTTGGCAATGAATAAAGGTTTGCAAAAACAGAGATTTCCTGGAATCTTACCAGATGAATTATTAATAAAAGAGAGAAGCTCAATAATAAACCGTTTGGACAAATTAGGTGTTAAAGATGATATAATAAAAGATAAAATAATGCAAACCTTATATCAATAGCTTAAATATTAAATAATATATAATATATAATAAAGAATATAAAATAGACTTAGATATATTAAAATTGTATTTTAAAACTAAAAATATTACAATTTATGAACAATATTCTAGCGACCAGTCCAAACTTTCACAACAGCTCTTGGTATAGTGCCTTTTTTTAAGTTATCTTCATATTTTTCAAAAGAATAACCACACCATTTTTGGTACTTCATTATATCTCCAAATAAAGCCTTTGTTTTAAATAAATTTGGGCTTTCTGTAAAAAATATACAACCAATTATTCTCTCTAAACAACATCTATCTGATCTATTTTTTACTGTATTTACTAAATTTGTTATATTATATTTCTTATTTATTTGTAAAAGAAAATCATAATTTATATATGATTGTGAACCAAAACATCCGTACCATTTTGATTGTGGCAAACCTATAACATTATCGTTTAAAGACAATTTATTTTGTATTTCATGTTTATTATTTAAACTTTCTGTTATTCTTAAAGTATTTGTTATATTTTCCTTGTCACCGTTAAAATACCATAAAGGTAAAACTCGATAACCATTTAACATCTCAAAATTTATTCTTTTATGAAAAAAAACACTATCGTGTAAAATAATCGCATTCTCAAAATACTTATTTTTTAAGTAATAATAATAAGGCAAAATTTCTCCACTTCCGGGAAATTCAGATGTAATTATTTTAATATTTTTATAATCAAAATCTGCTTTTACAAAATTTTGATTACTATTGTCATCAATGATAATAATTTTTCTCTCTGGATAAAATGTTCTTAATAGCTTAACAGATTGATTCCAATATTTATTTGTAGTTTCTGAATTAATGTGTCTTGTAATAATAAATCCATATGAGTTCATAATATATATAAATATAATTGTATTATGAACTGATAACAAAATAATAATTTGCTAGATATTGTTAAATATATGAGGGAATATTATCAATATTAATTACATCATTTCCAACTTCACCTTTAAATTCTGAAAATGCTTTAAATTCTGGTCTCTCTAGTTGAGCTTGAGGAGTATGATTGTGAACACATCTTGCAATCATTTTGTATAATTTAAAATCTGGATATCTATCAACCCCATTTCCTTTGTATAACATATTGATACCTTTGTCATCTAAACACCATTCAACAATTAAACGTTTAATAGGGTCATTACAATTAATTAAATCTTTTATTTCTTCAAAATCATCAATAATATAATCAAATATTGAACAAGCTAAGCGACATAAATCAAAGCTAAAGTTTGGCTCTAGTCTAGGTTTCTTTTCATTTAAATATGGTTCTGTATTATACTGGGTTGCAGCATCTCCTCCAGGTTGAAAACTATCACTACAAAAAAGTTTTCCATCAAATTTATATATGCTTCTACCAAAATCTATAATTTTAAATATGCGTCCAAATGTAGGAACTTTATAATATTTCTTTTTATAACAATAATAAATAAATTTTTTGTCAGTTTCATTATACATAACATTATTTGTATGCAAATCATTATGTGTAAAACTAAAAGCTTTTTGATATGTAATTAAAATCATAATTATTTGCATAAATGCTGAATACCATTCTTCAGGTTTTAAATCATTACTTAAAATTAAATCATCAAAAGTATTTTCACAATATTCCATTCCAATAATTTGAACAGGAAATTTTGGTATAGTTGCATTTATTATCTCTTCTTCAGAACTTTCATCATCATCATCTTCCCATTCTTCTGCTTCTGCTTCTGCTTCTGCTTCTAGTCGGAGGTCCTCGTCTGTTTTTTCATCTTCATTTAATTCTTCAATATCATCACAATCTTCTTCATCTAAATCACTATTATCTGTATAAGATGACCTTGATGAGCAAGTTGAATTTGATTTTAATGTTACATTATTATGTATTTCTTTATTGTCTAAAAAATTTACATCTGTTAAATCTACCAAATCAGATGACATATCATTTAAATTATTTAAATCTAATTCTATTTGTTCATTAAAAACATTTTCAAATATTTCATTATCAAAAGATTTTATTGAAATTTGTGATTTAGCACTTGTATTATGTTGTATAATGATTGGCTTTAGTTTTTGATTTTCATTTTGAAATAAATGTTCATACTCATCAATTGTGAATAAGACATTTTTATTCTTATTAAAGTAATCTGAATTATTCAAATAGTCAATATCATCAAATACATTAAGTTGAAAATTATTTTTTATTGCCAAAAAAGAACCATAATAATCAACTCCATGTGAGAAATTATGAGAATATAATAAATTACTTGCTAAATATAAAAATAAACCATCAACATATGCTGAGTTATTAACATCTAAAAACTTAGAATTACAATCATTTTCAGTTGAATTGAGTTTTGGTAATGAAAATAAATTTTTGTCTTCAATATTATACTTACCTACCAAAAACTTATAAGGATCCAATAATGGAGCTAATTTAAAAAATACTTCTTTATCTTTAACTTTATTAGTGTTTATGTTTTTAATTTTACAAGTATATAGATGTGAAATGTCGTCATCATTTTTTTTTACACTTGATATATACCATTTATTATTCAAATTAATACCATTATAATTAGTATCATTTAATGAGAAGAACCTTGTATAAATTGGAATATAATTTTGTGATTCAGAGAGAAAAAGAGAATTTGTTTCTTCTAAACTTTTTAAAAGTTCAATGTTCTTTCTTTTTTGATAGTTTACGTTTATCATTCTTTAGCTAATTAATATATAAATTATATGTATTTTTAACTTATTATAAATGTTAATATATTATGCTATATATTAGTATTACATTGCGTAAAATATGTAAAAAAATAATTTATATTTAAAATAATAATGACATTAGAACTTAAAAAATTTGATATGAAATCTATTAGTTTTAAGCCAAATGAAAATAAAGGACCTGTTGTAGTTTTAATTGGAAAGAGAGATACTGGCAAATCTTTCTTGGTAAGAGATTTACTTTATTATCAACAAGAAATACCAATTGGAACAGTTATATCAGGAACTGAAGAAGGAAATGGATTTTATGCAAATATGGTGCCAAAATTATTCGTTCATAATGAATATAATACAGCTATTATAGAAAATATTTTAAAAAGACAACGCACAGTTTTAAAGCAAATTAAAAAGGAGATGGAAACATATAGACGTACTACTATTGACCCTAGGGCATTTGTTATATTAGATGATTGTTTGTATGATGCTACATGGACTCGCGATAAAATGATGCGATTATTATTCATGAATGGTGAAATGTTTGCCTAAGTCATTCCAAAAGAATGGCTAGTTTACTTCATAAGTATTTAGCAATACTTAAAAGTGAGCGACACGTCCAAATTGCGGAGACGTCTTGATTTAGAACTTTTACAAAAGTTCTTTGAAAGTTTATACTACTAAACTACTATAGAAATATAATAGTGGCTTATGTTAACTACATAAGGTACAGTAAAAAGGTATAAAATAGAGAAAACCCGCAGCTAATCATCTAAGTCCATTATGGTAAGGATATGATGACAGTTCAACGACTAAATGCCCGTGGGGTTGAGTAATCTAACCAATTACGATGATGCCTTAAGATATAGTCTAAACCCATCCGAGAGGATGCTGTGCCCATTTAAAAAGCACAGGTTTAATGATTTCAAAAGGAAATGTTTGAATGAAAATGGTATAATTGAGACATTGGAAGGTTATGTTAGTTATTACAATGCAATATCCATTAGGCATACCTCCTACCCTAAGAACAAATATTGATTATGTCTTTATTTTGAGAGAAAATTATATCGCAAATAGAAGAAGAATTTATGAAAATTATGCTGGTATGTTTCCAACATTTGAAGCATTTTGTCAAGTAATGGACCAATGTACTGAGAATTATGAGTGTTTAGTAATTAATAATAACTCTAAATCTAATAAATTACATGACCAGGTTTTTTGGTATAAAGCTGATAATCATGGTGAATTTAGATTGGGTTCAAAAGAATTTTGGGAATTATCGAAAAATCTTAAAGATGATGATGAAGAGGCGCAATATGACCCTAATAATGTTAAAAAGCGTGGAGCAGGACCTAAAATCAGTGTTAAAAAGGCAAATAAATGGTAAAATATATTTTATAAATATTATATATATGAAATATATTGCTAATAAAAGTAAAAAAAATAGAAATAAAGCAAAAAATAAAACTTTAAAACGAAGCGCGTCAAAAAAAACACCATTTCCAATTGATATTGTTTATACGTGGAAAGGAGAAGAAATGTCAAATAATAGAAGATTAGCATATAATTATGAATTAAAATACAGCTTGCGTTCTATTTATTTTTTTGCACCTTGGGTTAATAAGATATATATATTAATGAATAATTATAAACAACCTAGTTGGATTAAAGATAATGATAAAATAATAGTAATTGATCATTCACATACTTTTCCATCTGATAAATATTTACCAAACACAAATTCAAATGCAATTGAAACGACTATAGCAAATATTAAGGATTTATCAAATCATTATATATATTTTAACGATGATATTTTTTTGGGAAGAAAAGTTAAATACACAGATTTTTTTACACCAGATGGCAAAGCAAAAATAGATGATTATTCTTTAAATACAAGAGTTGTAACTAAAGACGGATTGGAAAATAAATTAAAATTTGTTATTCCTCAAAATGCTGATAAATTATATAAACATATTCCAATTTCACAAATTAAAGATTCTGTCCTTGAATTTAATAAAACATATGCTGATTATGTTGATTGGATACGTATGACAAAAAAAAGAAATGATAGAGGTTTTGACATATGTGAGAAAAATAATTTGAATTCTCCTTGCCAACAAATACATTACCCAATTGGAAAATTTATGTATTTACAACACAAAGCAAAATTAGTAAATAATGAAAATAAAACAATTTATTATGTTCCGTCAATAGACCCAACTTTTGCGAAAAAATTAAACAAAATTTTTACAATTAGACCAAAATTTTTTTGCATAAATGATGTGGAAACTGACCCGAAAAAAAGAAAAATAGTTTCTAAGGAAATGCTCGAATTTTTTAATGAATACTATCCAAATAAGCCTGATTTTGAAAAGTAATATTAACAATCTTCAAATGTAATAGTAGCTGGATACTTTATAAAACAATAATCTTTCCAAGTTGTATTTGGATTATTTAACTCACTCCAGTCAAACAAAATTTTTCCGTTAGATGCCATTACAGACAATCTTTCCCATAAATGATATTTAAAATGAAACATTATATTCATTATTACCATTTCATTATTTTTACAAAAAGTATATTTATTCATAGCTTCAATAAGTTGTTTTTTATCGCACAATTTTAGTATATTTGTATCATAAATCCACATGCAGTTAAGCATATAATTTGATTTTAAAATATTCTCTCCATAATCATTTATAAACTCATTATTTAATTCTGGTTTATCATAACTTATTTGACAATTAAACTCTTGATTTTCATATAATTTTGAATCTTGGGGTGCCAACAGTCTGTCTTTATAGTCTAATTCAAGAATATATTTTACATCATATAAGACTCTTAGCCCAGAATCTAAAAACACAACACGAGACCATTTTAAGAAATAATCATCAAATATATGCAGTTTTTCCCATTGATTTAATTTATTTAATTCTCTTTTATCTGGATTATTTGTAAAACCTTCACTACCTATTTTATTTAATAAATTTGTTTTATCTATTAAAGGAAATTTAGCTTCAATTACATTATAAAATTCTTTAAAATTTTCATTTAAATTAAAATCAATTGTTACCAAAACAATATCTCCATTCCATTTTCCTCTTGTTCTTAAGTCAATTATTGTTCTTTTAGCTTTATTAAAATAATTTGAATCTGCAACTAAAGCAAAAACAGTGTCAAATTTTGTTTTTTTTTCTTCAATTAAAACTAGTTCTTTTTCTTTATCAGCTATTGATGAATAAAAAATAAATAATTCTTGAGTTGTTACTTTATGGAAAGTAATTGATTCATTTAATGATTCCTGACTTTTATGTAATCTTGTGTGAAATAAATTGCTATGTATTTGATTAACTTTATTTTCTTTTTTAATTTCATTTATCCACGTTCCTATACATAAATCATCACAAAATTGTTCTTTTAAATTAATTAGAGGATAATATGATTCATTAATTCCTATTTTTTTTATGTAATCGGTAATGAGACCATATAATTTATTTGAAATAGCATATCCTGCCCCTCCAGACATATAGACACAGAATTGTTCTTTTATATGGTCACATTCTTTTCCAATATAATATGAATCTTTTGAGTTATACTGTTGCAAAAAAATCTTGAGCCTATTTTCAAACACAAATGTATCATCGTCAATAAATATATACCAATCATAATTTGGTATATTCATATTATAAATAAAATGAATATATTTCCAAGTTATATTTTGCGTATCATCCATGCATTGCCATCCAAATTGCCTATTTTCTATATTAGGTTTTGATGTAAGATAAAAAATATCATTTTTATTTACATTTTTTAAAAATGTTTCCATTTGGTATTTAACTCTAGTTTCAATATATTTATCACAAGTAGAAATAATATAACAAATACTCATATATAATTTAAAATAAATATATATATTTAAATTATAATAATAAAATTTAATATAAACTTCATAATAAAAACTTAAAAATAATAAATATATTTAATAAAAATGATACCAGATTGCACATTAGTAACAGCTTGTTTTGATTTAACCATGTATAATAAACATTCAAGAAGTTTTAATGAATCTTTAAATAAAATGAATGCTTTATTAGAGGTTCCATGTTATTTAATTATATTCACAGATAAAAATCTATATGAATGTATTAAAAATAAAAGAGATGAATATAAGTTAGATTATTTAACACATTATATTGTAACAGATGTTGAAAAATTAGAAACCTTCAAATATACAGAAATTGTAAAAAAAAATAGAGAAAAATATTATCCAACAAAAGATGAAAGAACATGTGCTGAAAGTCATATTGTATGTTGTAGCAAATTTGAGTTGGTTATAAAGTCAATAATGTTAAATCCTTTTAATACAACTAAATTTGGCTGGATAGACGCAAATATTGGAGAAAATTTCTCAAAAATATGTACAAACTACAAAAACAATATGCTTTTAAATATTTTAAATAATTGTTCTGAAGATAAGTTTCATATTCAAATATTAAATGTCTGTAATAAAGATTTATTAAAAGAAGATAGATTACATGAATATTATAGCACTTATAGATGGGTTGTTTGTGGAAGCTTATTTATTACTGGAAAAGAAGTAGGTTTTAAAATTTTAAACGAATTAAAAAATATATTTATAAAACATACATTTCATGGTTATGGTCATGCTGAAGAAATGTTTTATCTAGAAATATTAGATAAATATTATGATGAAATAGAAAGATCATATGGAGATTATCAGCATATACTAAATAATTTTATCAATATAAATGTAGGGTTAAATTATGTTTTACATATTTCAAATAATTATTTGAATCATGGATATTATAAAGAGTGTGTAGATTGCTGCTCAAAAGCTTTAGAAAGATATGAAAGTTATGCAATTGAGATTGATTATGAAATTTATTTTAAATTTTTATTTAATTTATTCGTTGCATTATTTTATTATGATAATATTAAAGCGAAAGACCAAGTTATTAAAATTAAAAATTTAATTGAAATAAATCCATATATAAATAATATATATAGCTTAAACAAAAATTTTTATGAAAACCAATTTAATCATATTAATTAAATATAATAAATTATAATCTTATTATATTTATTTTTATTAAGTATTTTTTAAATTATATTTTCATCTTTCAGCCAAATACATATCCTGTCCAATTTTTATTATATTATATCCTAAGCTCATAATAAAATCAAATAATTCTTTTCTTAATTTAATTGCTGGAAAATTATTATTCTCTTGGTGCTCATCCCATGATTCAAATAAAATTTTTGGATAGTTATTTCTTTTAATAGTTTCAACACTTCCTTCCAAAACCTCCTTTTCATGCCCTTCCACGTCAATTTTTATAAATCCAATATTTGTCAAATTGTATGAATCGAGTGTATTTTTTGGAACATCAATATGTGGAGTATTTTGAATATTATCATATTCAAATTTAGAAATTCCATTTCCACCACCATCATTAGGGTCGCGAATATAATATGGAGTAGTTCCTATTTCATTACTTAAAGCACAATTGTATTTAGTAACTTTATAATCTAAATTGTTTAATGCAATATTAGCACATAAATAGTTAAATGATTTTGGCGAACATTCAAAAGAAAAAACATGATTTGCTTTTTCTGCTAATGCTACTGTATACCATCCGATATGAGCTCCTATATCAATTACATTTTTATCACAAGAAACAAAATTTTCAACAGCCCAATCAACATATCCTCTTTCATAAAATCCAGTATTAAAATAGTCTTTTGCAACTCTAGCTTCTGGTATAAACATAATACTATCATTATTAGGTAATTTCATATAAATAGGTATCTCACTATTATAACTTTTTTCTTTTATTAAATACATAATAAAATATTATTATTAATTATTTAAGTAATAATAATTTTAATCATTAAAGTTTTAGTTTGCTTTATTGTTTGCAAAAGGTCCACTAACCAATTGACTTTGACCATTATCAGTTTTTCCAACAACAATATTTTCTCCTTCGAACAATTCCATGCATATATCAGCAGTTGAAATATTCTCTTGTTCCTTCAATGCGAATTCTTGTGTATTTGCATTATTGACGCCAATCAAGTTGCCTTGTTCGTCAATAGTTTGAGTTAATGTATTACCAGATTTCTCAGCAGATTTAATATTTTCTTCAATCGCTTTTTGTTTAGATTCTTTTGTGCGTTGTTCGAAAGCAGTTTTAGCGTTTGACTCATTCTTAGTTTTTTCTTTCATCAATTGATTAAGCTCTTCTTCCATATATTCAACGCGTCCAGTCTTATAAGATTCAGGATCCCAAGGCATCCACATACCAATAGGTCCAACAAAAACATCGTGATTAGGGTCAATTTCTCTTAACATTTTGCATCTCAATTCTGCTTCTTCTTGAGTAGGATATGAACCACGAATCTTCAAACCTCTTGTACTAGTTTGAAAGTTATGAGAGATGTCAAATTGTTTTTGAAGTTCTTCTTCGTTGTTATCTAAAAAGGTCTTATATTCATCATCCATGTTTGATTTTGACAATGTTTCTCTTTCTTCTTTAACAAAATCCTTAAAATCGTTTGAGACATCTTCAAAGGAAACATTATATTTGTATGAAATAAAATTTAGGAACTGAACAAATTTTTCCATTGATTTATTAAATTCCCATTTCTTTAGGAACTCTTCAAAAAAATAAATTTCCTTTTCCTTTAGGATTTTTTCAGGAGAACAAAAAGAAACACACACAAATTTTTGTCCAGCAATAGGCTTATCTTCTTCTAATAAATCAACATATTTAGGATTTGTTTTTCCATTAGTTTGTTTTCTTTCAAAACCAATCTTTTTAGAATTCTTGTCTTTAGAACGATCCATTTTAATTTATTTAATTATTTAATTTTAAGTTTTTTATCGCAATATATATATTTTTTTCTTTTTATTTATTATAATGAACGGATTAATAAACGTCGCTGAACTTGTTAAAAGAATCATTAAGTATCTTGTTGAAGGTTTAATGGTCGCTATTGCTGCTTATGCTATTCCTAAACGTTCGTTGAACATTGAGGAGATTATTTTGATCGCTTTGACTGCTGCTGCTACATTCAGTATTCTTGACACATATGTCCCTAGTATGGGAGCTACTGCTAGAAGTGGAGCTGGTTTTGGAATTGGAGCAAATTTAGTGAGATTTCCTGGGGGATTTTAAGACGTAATATGGTAACATTTTTTTATCATAATTTTATAAAATAATAAAATTGATTTTATAAAAACAAATTAGATATAATTAATATAATTATATAAATGAAATACAATAATCAATCACTCTTAGAATATTGTAGTGATAATAATATTAAATTAATAAGTGAAATTAAAGATAAATTAATAAATAGAGAAGCATATATTGAAGGCAAATGTATAACTGATAATTGTTATAATAATTTTCATAAAAATTTTAGACAATTAGTAAAAACTGGAGCCTATTGTGAATTATGTATAAAAGAAATTTCAAGTAATAAAATAAGAGATTCAAAAGTAAAGTATGATATCAATATATTAACTGAATTTTGTAATGAAAATAATATAATTTTAACAGATGATTATTCCGATAAATTTATAAATAGAGATACAATTATTGAAGGTATTTGTTTACATTCTGCTTGTGAAAATATATTTATTAAACCATTTAGACAATTATTAAAAATAAATGGTTATTGTGAAAATTGTAGCAAAGAAAATGGTAAGATAAAAATTATAGAGACAAATTTAAAAAAATTTGGAGTAGAAAATGCTATGATGAATAATGAAATTAAAGAAAAACAAAAAAATACAATGATACAAAAATATGGTGTTGAACATAATTCTCAATTAGACAAAATAAAAGAACAAAAGAAAGAAAAAAGCTTAGAAAAATATGGTGTTGAATATATTTTACAATCTCCTGAAATTAGACAACAAATTACAGATACTAATTTAGAAAAATATGGTGCAGAAAATCCACAACAAAATATAGAAATAAGAAATAAATATTATGAAACAAATTTTAAAAAATATGGAGTAAAACATAATTTACAATCTAAAATATTTAGAGACAAAGTTATTACACCTTTTCACATTTCAAATGCCGATTTATTTTTATAAATAATAATAAAATTGAGTTAATTTTATTATCATTGCTACATTTTATACATTACACCCTTGGTAATTGAAATGGACGAACCTAAACAACATATAACTCTGTTAGACCATCGTAATAATTTATTGAATAATCCAAACAGATATATTCAAGATAAAGAAAGAGCAATAAAACAATTTGCCGAAACATCGTATAAATTTTATGGCTCTTGTGGAAAAAATAAAAAATTGTTAATAAAATTGCTTGAAAAATTAGGCAATTTAGTTTTTGAAAATCAAAAAAATAAACCAATTTATGAGTATCAAGATACTTTACCTCGTGCTTGGAACTCACCAATGAATGGAGGGTGGAAAATAAATTATATAAAATGGGAAATAGGACATCTTATATCATTAAATCAAGGTGGTTCTAATAACCCTGAAAATTTATCATTCCAATCTGCTAGATGTAATCAACATATACAAACAAGTATGAACTATTTTGAAACAACAGAGTATAATTGTAAAGAAGAAGTTAAGAATAGAATTGATAATTTATTCATTCTTCATAACAGTAAAGAATGGATAGATATTTTAGAAAATATTAATTCTATTGTAACAATCGGCGTTTGAAATGTGAAAAGGTGTAAAACAAATTTAGAGAGATATGGAGTTGAACATCATTCACAAAATGCTGAAGTGGCGGACAGGATGCTAAAAAATTCATATAATAAGAAACAATATATTTTACCATCAGGTAAAATAATAGACTATCAAGGGTATGAAAAATTTGCATTAATTGAGTTGCTATTTATAGAAAAAATTTGTGAATATGATATAATTAATTCTAGAAATTTAGTGCCTGAAATATGGTATAATGATAAAAATGGAAAAACAAGACGACATTATGTAGATTTTTATATTAAATCTCAAAATAGATGTATTGAAGTTAAATCAACTTGGACAAATCAAGACAAAAATAATGTGTTTGAAAAACAAAAGTCAGCAAAGGATTTAGGATTTATTTATGATATTTGGATTTTTGACAAAAATGGTAATAAATTAGAAACATATTAGCATAATATATTTAATCTTTATATAATATATTATGGTAAAAAGTCGCAAACAAATGCACAAAAAACGCAAGGGAAGAAGTGCAAAAAGAGTTATGAGAGGTGGAGATTTTAGTGAGGAACAAAAGACAGTATTACAAAATAGCGGATTTTATCCAGGTCAGATTGAGAGATTTCAGCTTATGGGACTTACATTTGCCCAAGTTAACCAAAAAATACAAGAAATAACGGGTAATGATTTTCATGGAAATTCAGAAGATTTAGTTGAAGCTGTAGAGCAAGCTCTTGATGAAGAACATATGAACCAAGGAATGCCACCACCAGCACAAGCTGTTGCTAATCATAATATGGATATGCATCATGATGATGTTGGTCAAATGAATATGAATGAATTAGATATGGATATTGATCAAGAAGGAACTGATAATGAGGCTGATAGTGATGATGATATGAATGGTGGTAGAAAAAAGAGAAGAACAATGAAAAAGCGTAAAGGAAGAAAAACTCGCAAAACTGGAAGAAAAAATGGGCGCAAAACTGGTCGTAAAAGTCGCAAACAAAGAGGCGGCGTGTGTTATGGAAATGGAGTAGGAGCAAATAATTACGACCCTAGCTTTTCTATTTACAATACTCGTGAATTAGAATTATTTCCTTATAGACCAACAAATTAAATAGTAGGAATAAATTCCCAATCAAGTTCTTCACATATCTTTTTCCAAATTACGTCTTGTTCTATTCTTTTTTCCTTATCTTTTAACATCGGAAAGTGTTCAAGATATTGTTCTTCTCCTAGCAGTTCACATAATTTATAAGCAGTATAATAATAATTCAAAAAGTTAACTCTATCGTCAGGACAATTTTTAGAATAAGGTGACTGTAGCTCGATAAAAAGGTTACAAAGTGTTTCTTCTAATTCCTGAGACATAATAGGTGGTTTAATTCCTAATTTATCTTTAATAAATGGTATATGCTCATAGTATTTATTATAACCTAATTTTTTAAGAATTTCTTTTGTTTTAATATTTGTAATTTGATTTAATTCAAATCTCTCTTTTTTAATTTGAAGTTTAATATTTTCGATAACATCAGGAGGTATTTGTGTTGTTTCTTTGCCTTGAAATTGTGCTAATATTTCTTTAAAATGGTTAATTCTTTTGTAAGCATAAAAGCAAACCTCTTTCGGTGGTTCTTTGTATGATGGTTTTTCATTTTCAATTAAATATGGAATACTTCTTGAACAAGTATTACAAACCATAATGCCTTCGTCTTCAAGAGGAATTAATTCACCCTTATGACAAGTTTTACAAATATCAGTTTGACAAATAAATGTATTAACGTCAATAAAGATGTCGTCAATATTGCTTAAATATTTTTGGACAATATTGTTATTTTCTCTCTCAGCTAATTTATCAGATTCATTTTCTTGTTTAATTTTAAAAAAAGAATTAACTAGTTTAGTTTTATTTGTAGTTGTTTGAACACTATTACCAGCAGATATATTTTTTTTATTTTCAAAGTATTCAAAAATAAATATTGAATTATCCAAAAAATAATCCTTTTTTTTACATTTAATTTCTTTAATTTTTTCAGTTAATTCATTAATTTTATCTTCTATATCAAGTATCTGTTCTACAGTTAGTTCATCTCGTTCATTTTTAAGTTTATCTCTCAATTCATGCCTTTCTATTTTTAAATCAGGTATAACATTATGCTCATCTTTTGAGAATTCATTTAAAAATTCTTTATGCTTTGTATCAAGTGTTATAGAAGATTTTTTATTAAACTTAATTTTTTTATTGGATTTAGGCTTGAAATTTGGCATAGTCCTCTTTTATTAAATTAAATGAAATTTATTTAATTTATAATATAAAGAAAACATATATTATTCATTATTCATTATTTATTATTGTTCTTATTTTTATTTGCCAATCTTCAGATATTATTGGAATTTGTTCATTTAAAATTGATGAAAATTGACTCCAACATAATGCACCTTTTAAAACTTCAGGAGGTTGATTCCACAAAGGTGTTATATAATTTTCTATTTCATTTATTATTTCTATTTCATTTTTAGGTATAATATCCATAATTTGTTTGCTTATATCAATAATATTACGAGGTTCAACAGTTGTCATTTATATATCATATGCATTAAACTATTTAAATTAATTTTTATTTAAATATTACAATACCTTATTATATAAATGCCATATTTTAAAAATAATAAGATTAATTTGTTATTTATACACATACCAAAAACAGGAGGAAGTTCATTAGAAAAGTATTTCAATGTAAAATTCAATATTCCATTAAATAAGAAATCTTTAATGAGCACCGAAGATATAAGAGAATTTTCTGATAAACCAGAAATAAATTCTAGTTTACAACATTTAACGTATAATACTATTATAAAATACAAGGATTTTTTTAAAATAGATGAAAACAATATTCAAATTTTATCTGTAGTTAGAAATCCTTATAACAAAATAATGAGCGACTTATTTTATTTAAAAAAAATAAATGTAAACTCAACAAAAGAAGAAGTATATGAAAAAATGCAAATTTATTTGCAAGAGAATTATGACAATCATATAACACCTCAATATAAATTTATAACAAATGATGAAGAAAACTTAATAGATAATATTATAATATTACATACTGAGACATTAAATGATGATATGTGTAAATTAGGCTATAAAGATTTTAATATTAAAATGAATATGAACCCTAATACTGTTGATTATGATAAATATTTAAATGAAGATTCGATAAAATTAATTAATGAGATTTATAAAAAAGATTTTAAAATATTAAATTACAATAAAAAATAAAATTGAATTATAAAAAAAATATAAAAGATATTCATTATACTAATACAATATGAATACTTTGCTCGAGACTATGTTTATTAAGAGATTTTGTTTGCCATCTGGTTCAGATATTAGTTCGTATGAGACAGGAGAATGTAATATTTCGTCGTGTCTCTGCGGAAATTATAATCATGTGTCGTGCGTTCTAAAAGGGAAAGGGCGATTTGAAAAAGGCTAGAATTCTAAGTTTTGGAGTGAATCAAATGGGAGACATTAAAGGAAAAACACCAGGAATTCATGCAGAATGTGATGCTATATTAAAGCTTATGCCTCTTAAAAATAAAAAAAAATTAGAATCAATAAATTTATTAGTTATAAGATTATCAACAAAAAACAAGATTCAATCTAGTAAACCATGTAGTAATTGTATAGAAACTATGAAAACCTTACCACAAAAGAAAGGATATAAAATTGAAAATATTTATTATTCAGATGAAGAAGGCAATATTATTAAAACAACTTTGAATAAATTAGACTCAGAAGAAAAACATTATTCAAAATATTTTAGACGCAAATCACTGAATATAATCAGTTAAAAAACCTTAATTGTTTTCTTGAATTTATTTAATGGACCTTAAAATAAATTTAGAATCTTTAAAAGATTTAGAAAATGAGAATGTAAAAATAGATGTTATAAAATTTCAAAAAATGCTTTTACTTTTTAATTCTATTGAACAAGGATGGTCTGTAAAAAAAAGAAACGATTCTTATGTCTTCACAAAAAACCACGAAGGGAAAAAAGAAGTACTAGAAGACTCATATTTGAAGAAATTTATGAAGACCAATTTAGATTTAAATAAAATATTTTCATAAATTAAATATATTATATTCATTATTTTTACATATATATATATTTTGAACTGTTTTTTCATCTTGAATTTTAGAAATAGCAGTATTTATTTCTGTTAACCAATCAAAATTGTCTTTTGATACATCATTTTGTAATATACGAATTACAGAAAACCCGTTTTCATTAGCACATTTTATTTTATATTTATCCTTTTCTATTTGAATTTCTGGTGAAGTCCAATTAGAAATTTGTTTAAAATGCTGCTCTCCATCAAGTTCTATAATAATATTTAATTCTTCAATAACAAAATCAAAAGGTAAATATAATTTATTTTTACACCATTCAACTTTATATTGTCTTTTAATTGAAGGATACAATTCTTTTATTTTTTCGAAAAACTTAAATTCTGTTTTGTTAATGCAGCTTGGACAACCATGCCTTGAAAGATGAACAAATGGTTGTTGTGTAAATTCGCCGTGTTTTTTGCATATTATAATTACTTGTTTTTTATTATTTATGTAGTCAACCTTAGAATAATTATATGTATTATTATGTATTTTATTAGATTTTGTAATAAATTCAAATAAACATAGTTTAACATTATTAGAACATTTTGGACACCCACATTTTCTATTTATATGAAAATCAGGAATTTGTTTAAATTCACCATGTTCTTTGCATATAATTAATACAGATATATCTGCATTGACATAATTTGTATTTGAATAATCATACCTATTTTTATGTATTTGATTAGCTTTTTCAATAAAAGTTTGAGTATTTAATTTAAAATTATTTGAACATTTTTGACAATTATAATTGCTTAAGTGATTTGATGGAGTTTGAGAAAATTCACCGTGTATATTACATACTATAATAACCTTTGTTTTAGCATTTATGTAGTCAACTTTTGAATAATCATATTTATTTCCATGAACTTTAGTGGCTTTTGAAATAAATAAATTTGTTTTATTTATTTGTGATATCATTAATATAATATATAATTATTATTATAAGTTGTTTTGATAACAAATAAATTCATTTTTAATTAAAAACGAAATAAATTGAATTAAATTGAATTAAATTGAATTAAATTGAATTAAATTGAATTAAATTGAATTCCAAAAAATTATTTTCTTTAGCATATTTATAAATATGGGAGGTGGATTAATGCAACTCGTAGCCTATGGCGCCCAAGATGTTTACCTTACTGGTAATCCTCAAATTACTTTCTGGAAAGTTACCTATCGCAGATATACTAACTTTGCTATTGAATCAATTGAACAAACTTTCAACGGTCAAGCCGATTTTGGACGCAGAGTCCAATGTGTCATCTCCAGAAACGGAGATCTTGCTTACCGCACTTATTTACAAGTCACACTTCCTGAGATCAACCAACTTATGGGTCTCGGAAACTACTCTACCGGCCAAAACACTGGTGTCTATGCCCGTTGGTTAGATTTCCCCGGTGAACAACTCATCGCTCAAGTTGAGGTTGAAATTGGTGGTCAAAGAATTGACAGACAATATGGTGACTGGATGCACATCTGGAACCAACTTACTATGACTTCTGAACAACAAAGAGGTTATTTCAAGATGATTGGTAACACCACTCAACTTACCTTCATCACTGATCCTTCTTTCTCTGATGTCGAATCTCCTTGCGACTCCTTGGCTCCTCGTCAAGTTTGCGCTCCCCGCAATGCTCTTCCTGAGACCACTTTGTACGTTCCTCTTCAATTCTGGTTCTGCACCAACCCTGGTCTTGCTCTTCCCTTGATTGCTCTCCAATACCACGAAGTCAAGATTAATCTTGATATCCGCCCTATTGATGAGTGCTTGTGGGCTGTCACCACCTTGAACTGCAACAGTAACCCCTATGGTGGTGCTGCTGCCCAATACTCTGTTGGTCGCCCCGTCCCTGCCACTATTGCCTACAATCAATCTTTGGTTGCTGCTTCCCTCTACGTCGACTATGTCTTCCTTGACACTGACGAACGTCGCAGAATGGCACAAAACCCCCACGAGTACTTGATTACTCAACTCCAATTCACTGGTGATGAGTCTGTCGGTTCTTCAAGTAACAAGATCAAGCTTAACTTTAACCACCCCGTTAAGGAGCTTGTCTGGGTTGTCCAACCCGATCAAAACGTTGATTATTGCTCTTCATTGACTTGTGATGCTCTCCTTTTCAAGGTCCTTGGTGCTCAACCCTTCAACTACACTGATGCTATTGATGCTCTTCCTAACGCCGTCCACGCTTTTGGAGGTCCCGCCTCTATTGCCGAAGATTCTCGTGCCTTCATTGATGCCAACGGTCTTTTCAATGATGCTGGTGCCATGGATTACCAACCCGCTGCTGGTTTCACTGGCTACTGGCATGGTCCTTCCAACCCCTACAATGAGCCCAACTTTGGTGGTCCACAAGTCCCGCTTAATGCTGCCGCCCTTGCCGCTGGTGCCATTGCTGGTGGTGTAAATGATCACCTTACCAATGCTGGTGTCTCTGATGCTGGTACTTTCGTCCTCACTGAAACCTCTTTGGACATGCATTGTTGGGGGCAAAATCCCGTCGTCACCGCTAAGCTCCAACTTAACGGTCAAGACCGCTTCTCTGAGCGTGAAGGTTCATACTTCTCATGGGTCCAACCTTACCAAGCCCACACCAGAAACCCTGATGAAGGTATTAACGTTTACTCATTTGCTCTTCGCCCTGAGGAACACCAACCTTCAGGCACGTGCAATTTCTCCAGAATTGATAACGCTACTCTTCAACTCGTTCTCAGTAACGCCACTGTTGAAGGCACCAAGACTGCTAAGGTCCGTGTTTATGCTACCAATTACAACGTTCTTCGTATCATGAGTGGTATGGGAGGCCTCGCATACAGCAATTAAACAGATTGTTACGATTTATCGTCTCATTATCTTTTACATATTTTAATAATTAATTATTCCTTTTTAATTATTAAAGCAACAAACAATATAGAGATATAACTATAATATAAATTATAAAATGAGCGTAGATATAGTAAACCTTATCGAGAACAATCCAATTACCAAATTAAATGGTAATTACCAGTCAAAATTAATAGCAAAAGTACAAAATAGTTTTAATAATTATGAACAACAAATGTTTATAGCTAGTTTTTATTGTTATTTAAACCATGATTATACAAATGATTTCATTATTGATCTTGATAATGTATGGCAATGGCTTGGATTTAGTCAAAAAGTAAATGCTAAAACTTTGCTTGAAAAACAATTTCTTATTAATAAAGATTATAAAGTTTTGCTCCACAAGTTGGTGGAGCAAAAGAACTTTGCTTTTGTTACAACAAAAGCAAAAGAAGATACTAGAGGAGGTCACAATAAAGAAATATTTATGTTGAATATTGAGACGTTTAAAAAAATTTGTTTAAAAGCTGGAACAAAAAAAGCAGATGAAATTCACGATTATTTTATTAAATTAGAACAAATTTTACAAGAAATTTTACAAGAAGAAAGTAATGAATTAAAACAACAACTATTACAAGTTGAAGATCAAAAAGCAAAAGAATACGAATTAAAATTAGAGAATCAAAAAGTTCTAGAAAGAGAGAAAATATTATTAAAAGAATACGCAACAATTGGATCCATCGTATACCTCATTAAAGTCAAAACATTTGAGAATGGTCAATATATTATCAAATTAGGAGAAAGTCGTAGAGGTATAAAGGATAGATATAACGAACACAAATCGAAATACGAAGAGTGTTTATTATTGGATTGCTTTGCCGTTAACAAAAGCAAAGACTTTGAAAGTTTTTTACATAATCACGAAACTATTCGAGGCAATCGAGTTTCTAACTTAAAGGGACATGAAACAGAATTAGAATTATTTTTAATTGGTAAACTTCTTTCTTATAAAACAGTATTGGATGTTATCAATAATAATGTTAAATTTTTTAATACAAACGATACCAGTAAACTTGAATTGGAAAATGAACAATTAAAATTAATGCTAGAAATGAAGACAACTAGCAATGATAATTTGTTAATACAAGAATTAATAAAAACAATTAAACAAATGTCTGGAAAAATAGATAATATGGAAAAAACAAATGAACAAATTCTTAACAAACTTAATGCTCAAGAAACCAAAATTGTTACAGGTTTTAATCAACAGCTTCCACATTTAGGACCACGACTTCAAAAAATTAATCCAGAAACACTTCATTTGGTAAAAGTTTATGAATCAGTAACAGAATCTATGAATGAAAATAAAAATATTAAACGTCCAAGTATAGCAAAGGCTGTTGAGGAAAATACAATTTATTGCGATTTTAGATGGCAACTAGTAGAGAGAAATTTAGACCCAAATATTATTTATTCTTTAGAACCAACAAAGGAAACCAAAGTGCAAAATTTAGGTTATATTGCCAAATTAAATATAGACAAAACTCAAATTTTAAACGTCTATTTAGATAGAAAAACTGCATCTCAACAAAATGGATTTGAAAGTTCATCAGCCTTAGACAATCCAGTTAAAAATGGAACAAAAGTAAATAATCAATATTACACATTATATGACAAATGCGAAGCAGATTTAATAAACAATTTTGAAGCAGAATATGGAAAACCACTTTTATACAAAAACGGTGTTGGACAATATGATTTAGATAACAACTTGGTTAATGAATTTTCGTGTAAATATGACTGTATTCGTGAATTAAAAATGAGTGACAAAACATTGACAAAAGCTATAGATAAAAATGTACAATACAACGGTTTTTATTATAAAAGTATTGGAAACAAATTAAAGATGATTTAATTAAAAAATAAAATAAAAATATGAAGGAGAAAATATATATATATTTAAAATAAATTATAGTTTTTAAATTATTAAAAAATGAATATAAAGTTTAAAGTATTATTATTATAAAATGCTCTCTCAAACAAGAATGTTAAAAATTTATCTTAAAGTTGCTTATACTGGAATTACCCAAGACATAATTGTGGATTCTTCAATGACAATTAGTCAATTTATGTCTCTTATAAATAATTATAAAACAGAATATTTTCAAATACATAAAAATTATTGTGTAGAAATTATTGAATCTGGTAATAATATTAATGGAGATGCTGAACTAGCTCCTGTTTTATATTCATCAGAAGAATCTTTAGAAGAAAAATATGGAAATACATACAGTTCAATTGCGTTTTATATAAGACCAATAAATCCTGAAACAAATCAATTTATAAGAGGAATTGATTATTCTATTAATCCAATCCAGTAAAATATAAATCTAATATTACATTCATATTTAACCAAAACAATTATCGATTTAAATAAAAAATATATATTACAATTTTTTATTTAATTTTTAATACTTAAAATTTTATAGTTTAATACTCTTCGTCTATTTCTTCATCATTATTACAATCTGATTCTATTCCTTCGTCATTTTCTAAGTCATCTGGAATCTCAACATATTGATTATCTTTCCAAATAACTTTGTGAGTGTTGAATAATAGGTTCATATTTCTAATTTCAGGCTTTTCAGTATCAGATGTAAATAGTTTATAAATTTGCGCATCATCTCGAAATCTAACTGTGTAAGTTTGTTGAATATTATTTCTTCCAATACGTCCCATAGCTTGAATAACTTTTTCTTGAGTCAAATCTAAATCTTTGCTGAGAAAGCCGTGGCAAAATTGATAATTAGTACCATAAATATAATCACTTGAAGCAATAATCATATATAGCTTCTGTTCATCTGCAAGCTTTTTCATAATTTCTGTATATGTTATATTTTCATGGTTAATAAATACTCCAATGCCCATCATCAATAAAACCTTCCAAGTGTTTTCAACTCCCTTCAAAGCCATAATATCAGAAACTGTTTGCTCATCAATAGTGCTAGTAAATGCTCCTTTAGTATCTATTCCATCAGCCCATTTATCTAAATGTAATTTTTTATTTGGAATAAATCCATCATTCAACATAGCTGACTTAATCAATGCTCTATAAGATGTGATTTCTTGAGTTAACTTAGATAAAGACCCTTTGTTCTCATACTCTTCAGGAATGTCTCTATTACTCTTTTTAGAATCTTTATTTGATTTATTTCTGCCTGTTATTTTATTACCAGCTGCAAATCCAGACACTTCATTTTTTACTTTTTTGTCAGAAGCATCTTTAATTATTTCCACGGCTGATTCTAATTCAAATAATTTTTCATTAATAATATTATTAAATTCAATTTTCTTCATTATATCTTCCATGACAATATTTGGTATGTTTGCTTGCTGGATGCAAAATTTCGCAATTTTTTCAATATCATTCGATATAAATATAGTTGGTCCATCTGTCAATGTATATGCATCTTTTGTTGTAACATAAACACCTGATGTTCCTGGAAGTTTTGGTTGTTCTTTAACATTTTTTGTCACTTGTTCAGTGCTTCTTATCTTTCTAACAGTGTTTCCTTTTGCATCAATATTTGTATTTTCAAATAACCTTGGTTGTCTTATTAACTTAAAATGATTATAAATTTCTTCCCATTTTCCTTTAACAATATTTTGTAAAAGTAAAACATAATACATTTTTATATTTTTCATATTAACATCATCTAATGTTTCGAAATGCCTTTCCACTTTTGTTCTGGATGTTCCAAAGTTATTATAATTTACATAACCAATAAACTCAACAACTTCTTTTAAATCAAAATACCTAAGAAGAGTTAAATAATCATTGCAATGACGTGCTATTTTTACAATTTTATCATAATTATTATCTAAATAATGTGGTAATACTACATATCCATCTTTATTAATTATTGGTATAGATTTCTTACAATCGTGACTAACAATGTTAACAATTTCTGCTCCAGGAAACGAATTTAAGAAGTCAGGTAATGTTTCTGTAAGCTCATTCATCTTTGGTAAGGTAGCTGAAGATAAAACGACATTTGGTATAGCATTTTTTTTCCAATTCTTTCTAATTGTTTTATGAAATTCATGGTCATTATAATCCATTGTAATAGTTGGTTCATCCCAATACATAATTATATCTTGTGGTCTAAAGAACGCAAGCATATAATACATAGCTGGTAAATATGATTTAATGTCGCAAATTATAATCTCAACATTATCACCAACACTATTATCAACTTTTCCGATACCGCCACTACGCCTATTTCTCGTAAATTCTTTTGCTGCAAAATAATGCAATCTAATATCATCTGCACTAGAACAACCAAATGCAAAAGCAATCTTTTTATTAACTGAAATTGCTGCTCTTGCCAATGCTAATCCTACGTGTCTAGCAGCACATACAAATATAATTTTCTTTTGCTCCGACAGTGCAATTGGTGTAAGAGTTTTTCCTGTTCCAGTTGGAGCCATATATAATATTAACTTAGGATTAGGTTTTTTACATGCTGTAAATATATCTTTTTGATGCTCATATAACATCAAATCTCCATATCTTAATAAATTATCATTTTTTTCAATAAACTCATATCCATTTTCTATAATTGTTAATATGTTTATTTTATTCTCAAACATTTTTAAAATACGATTAGTTAGCTCAACTATATGACGATTTAATCTTATAATATTATTTCTAATTAATTTGTATAATGTTAAATAATGAAAATGAAACAACTTTACATTTTCCTCAAATTTTTTATAATAATGCAAAATTTTTTCAATATGTGAAAGCAAAACAAATTCGTAAACGTCATTCTTTTTTAAATTATTTTCATCAAATCTATCTAAACGAAGTTTATCGATTGAATTTAATTTTACACTACTATTAATTTTCATTTTTTCATATTCTAAATTTATTTTTATTAATTCATCTTCCGCATTATCTCCACGAACTCTAAGATGCTTATTATATATAAAATCTTCCATTTTTTCTGTGTATTCTATCTTTAAAAAGGTAAAGATAGAATTATTATTATTAATTCTAATATTAACATCATGATAACCTTTCATAATCATATTGAGAACTTCAATTTCATATTTAGATACAGGAACTTCAATAGAGTTCCATTCAGATCTGTTAAGCTTTCTTTGATTTAAATCCATTTTTGGTATAAGTGTATAATATTATACTCATAACTTTAAGTATATTTTAAATTTCAATTTTTTTTTAAAATTGAAATTAAAATAATATAAATAATAAAAGATATACTATATTATACGAACTATGTCTAACAATTTAATTATAGTTTCTATTGAAGGAAATATTGGGTCTGGAAAATCTACTTTATTAGCTAATTTACGTGAAACATATAAAAATGATGCTAATATTGTCTTTTTAAAGGAACCAGTTGATGAATGGGAAAAAATTAAAGATGAAAACGGAATTACTATTTTGGAAAAATTTTATTCGGATCAAATTAAGTATTCGTTTTCATTTCAAATGATGGCATATGTTTCGAGATTAAAGGTTTTACGTGATGAATTGAAAAATATACAATTTTCAGAAAATAAAAAAACTATTATTATAACTGAACGCAGTTTACATACAGATAAAATGGTTTTTGCAAAGATGTTATATGATTCAGGTAAAATTGAATATATAAATTATCAAATTTATTTGAGTTGGTTTGATACATTTTCTGAAGAATTTCCAGTACATAAAATTGTGTATGTTAAAACATGTCCTGAAAAATGTTATTCAAGAGTTCATAAACGTTCACGAGACGGTGAGGAAAATATTCCATTAGATTATTTAATTAATTGCAGCAAATATCATAATAATATGTTAGATATGTCTTCAAGTGAATGTGTTTGTAACAATCAACTAGTTTTAGATGGCAATATTGATATTTATGAAAATAAAAAACAACTAGAAATTTGGAGTTCAGATATTGACAAATTTATTAAACAATAAAAATATATAATTATTATATATGAGCATTGATTATAGAAATGATAATACAATTGTTTTTACTTTAGCTAGAATGAACCCACCTACACCAGGACATTTATATCTTATTCAACGTTTAATTGAAGAAGGTATAAATAAAAATGTTAATAAAGTTTACGTTATTCTCTCTAAAACAAATGACAATAATGAAAATCCGATACCTTGTTCAGAAAAAATTAGTGTATTAGGAAGCGCTGAAGACATTACAAAAACAATGGTAAAAGCTGTTAAAGAGCAAATGATATCTAAGGAAAATGATGAAGATATGAAAAAAAAAATAAACGATATAGATGTTGAAAGTATATGCGTTCCTGAAGTTCCAAGAGCTACACCATTCACTCCTTTATATAATATTATTGGAGAAAAACGTGACATTCCAGATTTAAATTTATTTATAGTAATTGGCGATGATAGAAAAAATATGCGAGATAGTGTTACTGATTTTTTTTTCAAATGGAACAACGTGAATTCTGTTGATGGTCTTATTTTAGATAGGCCAAATATGGGAAAATTTAAAAGTATTTCATCCAATCCTACTGAGTTGGCGGCATTGAATATGTCAGAAGTTCCTTCTGGTGCTTTGTCTGCTTCATTTGTTAGAAATCTTGTAAAATATAATATGAGAGACAAATTTATAGAATTATATTCACCTTACTTAGATGAATCCAAAATCCCAGTTTTATACGAGGAAATATTAGAAGGATTAAGTTTGCCTCCAAATACTAAAAAAGAAACAGTTCCAAAAGATAAAGGATATAGATATCCAATGATTAAAGGAATATCAACTTCTTCATCTGAAAGAATCACAAAAAAACCAAGAACTATTGGAGGCAAAAAAACTAAAAGAAAACAAAGAAAAACTAGAAAGCATAATAAAAGACAAACAAAAAGAAGACGTTAAATAAAATAAATAATATTGTTTATATATAATATTATTTATGTTTAAAGAAGAAAATAGTCAACCTATATTACAATGTCCTCATTGTAAAGAATATATTATTATTGAAAAACTAAATTGTGGAATATTTAGACACGGTATTTTTAAAAATAATAGTATACAAATAAATCCACACGCTCCTAAAGATGAATGTGATTATTATATTGATAAACAATTAATATATGGATGTGGTAAACCATTTAAAATAATATTAATTGGAGAAAATTTTTCAATAGAAATATGTGATTATATTTAAAAAATAAAATTGAAATTGAAATTTATTTTATAAAGTATTTTACAAAAGAAATGAGAATAATGCCAACAGCAATATCGTTATTAAATTTAGTAAACCGTGGTTTTAAATACGTAGTTGAGACTAGCGAGTTATATAAAATTGATGAATCTCATTCTTTAAAGCATAGTATGGAAGTTTATGGATTTGCAAAGAAAATTTACGAAAGTGAATTAATTAAAAATAGTTATTTAAAAGAACAGAGAGAAATTATTTACATGGCAGCAATTGGTCACGACATGTGTGATAAAAAATATATGAACGAAAAAGAAGGAATAAATAGATATCAAAATTATTTATCTGAATTTATGATTCCTTCTGACTTAGAAATAATGGGGAAAATTATAGGAACAATGTCTTATTCAAAAGTAAAAGTTAACGGATATCCTGATTTAGGAGAATACCAATTAGCATATCATATTGTTAGAGAGGCAGATTTATTAGCTGCTTATGATATTGATAGATGTGTAATGTATACAATGCATCGCGATAATTCAAATTACACAACAGCTTTACAAGAAGCATTAAATTTATTTGATTATCGTGTTTTTAGAATGAGACAAGACCGTCTATTTAAAACTGATTATTCAAAAAGAGAATCCATAAAATTAAATAAAAAAGCTAAAAAAGATGTAGAAAGTTTAAAGGAAATATTAAATAATTAAATCAACAACAACAGGAAAATGGTCAGAATCATATTTTCCACAATATTCATTATATTCATGATAAATAAAAGTGTTTACAATATTTTTTCTTATAGAATCGGTAACTAAAATATGGTCAATCATTGAATAATCCTTTTTTGAAGAAGTATTGCAATTATTATCAGAATTCCACCAATCACTATAACGTTCATTTTGGGCTATGGTTTCAGCAATATTATACAGTTGATATTTTCCAGCGTAATCACCTTTTAGTCCTTTTAAAATATCTAATACAATTGATTTTGGTTTATCACTATTTATATCAAGTATCTCATAATCAAAATCATTAAAATCTCCAAGCATAATAATTTCATAATCTTTATTTATATAATCATAAATTACTGTTTGTAAAACAGATGCTTGAGCTTCTCTCTTAGCACACCTTTCAGAATCAGTTGGATAAGCTATTAAATGTGCTGAAATAAAAGCTACATTCATTTCATTGAATTTAAATTCAGTAATATAGTGTTTACTAACGCCTGTTGAGCTTGTTGAACCTGTATAACCACAATTAGAACCTTGAATAGGATAATTATATTTAAGTTCTGTTCTATATAAACTTTTTAATGGGTCTACTCTTGTTAACATTCCAACATTTTGTCCAGTACTACTATCAGTTCCTTCTTTTAAGTAAGGATTATATGAACTATCTAATTTATCTTTTAACATATTTAGCTCATCGCATCCTTCTATTTCGCAAAAATTAATAATATCAGGATTTATATCTTGAATTCTTTTAACAACATAATCCATATGTGTTTGGGCTTCTGTTAAATTTTTCCATGTACAACCATCTCCTGGGCAATCCATATTAGCATAATAATCTATAAAAAGCCATTCAACATTATATTGAACAAGGCGTAATTTATTTTTATCTGTACGTCTATCTCCAATTGAAGTAACAACTGGACATTCTGTATCAGAAAAAACTATATTTGCAAATAAAGAGAGAAATAAAAGCCATTTTAACATTCTTTATATTAGTTTACATAATATATATATACACCAAAAATTTTTAAATAAAATTGAACAAAATATAAATATATAAATTTATATTATATTATCACACAAACAATGCTTCCAAAAATAAAAACACCGTTCAAAGAAATTAACACTCCTAAAATATATCCTGAATTCGAATTCGTTATGAATTTTGATGGATGCAGTAAAGGCAATCCAGGAATAGCAGGGGCTGGTGCAGTTATATACAAAAATGAAATTGAAATATTATCAGACTCGTTCTTTGTTGGAGAGAAAGCAACAAATAATCATGCAGAATATGCTGGGTTAATATTAGGCTTACAAATGGCTTACGAATTAGATATAAAAAGTTTATTGGTCAAAGGAGATAGTATGCTTATAATTAATCATATGAATGGAACATATAAGTGTTCTTCTTCAAATCTAATTGAGCTTTATAATAGAGCAAAAGAACTTGAATCAAAGTTTGATAATATATATTATCAACATGTTTTGAGAAATTTTAATAAAAGAGCAGATGAATTGTCAAATGATGCTATTAAAGATTATAAAATTTAATATTCTAACAGTTGAATATTTAAAACCTTGTTTGGTTTATATTTTAAAATATCTAATTCTTTTTTTGTTGTAGGAAACTCTTCTGAACCATAAATATCTTGTAGCATAAGCCATTCAAATAATCCACCAGAATAAATATATACATTATAAAATCCGAGAGAAGTAAATTGATTATATTTTGTATATATTTTTTCATCATTACAATTGCGACCATAAATAATAATTTTTACTTGTTTGTTACCAGTTTTTAAAAAATTGTTTATTAAAGCTTCTTCATTTTTAAAATTAACAGTATTAATTATTAGACAATTTTGTTCATTTTCACCAAGTGTATTTATAAGCATATGAACTTCCGAATTTTTTATGACATATTGTACATCTTCATAATTAATCTTTATAGATGTTGATTGAGAATTTCCCATACATTAACATTTAACTAAATTTTTAAATAATAAACTTTTAAATAATTATAATATTTAAACTTAAAAAATCTATAATACTAATTATATTATTATAATGGAAAATAAAGATGAATATAAAAATCTAGAAGAAAACCCAAACAAAGAAGAGAATAAAAAAATATTCAGACGTTGTTCATGGTGTGAAATCGAATTTACATGGTCTGAATTTTGGGAACATCATGATAATTGTAAGAGGAAAAATTCTATAAGCCAAATAGATATTCGCAGAAACCAAAAATATATCAAAAATGGTAAAATGTATACAATATCTGATATAGAACATGTTTTCAGACGAAACAAACACCGTTCTAGTCAGGTAAATTCTATTATTGTTCGGTTATATTGTGATGAAGACCAAACGAGCATTCGTCATGCTTTTAGTTGGGACAGAAGATTTAAACTTGATGAAAATAATCATATAATAATAGAATAATAAATATTCAAAGGTTTATATCTTGAAGTGTTTAATTAAATTAGTTTTGAAAAATCACCATTTTGATAATGAAAAATTAAAAAACTTGTTAAACCAAATACAACATCAAATAATAAATATAACCAAGAATTTTTATTTCCTATAATTGCATTGTAAGCAAATAAAAAATATACTAATGAATGTATTGGTCTTAAATTATTCCACCATATTTTATCTCCAAATGTCTCTCCTCCAGTTTGTCTAGAACCTGTCAAATAAATATAGATAAATCCAATAGCTGGTAGAAGAGCAAGATAACCCATATATTTTAAATATTCTGTATCTATTTTTTTAGCGATTATAACAAAGAGAGAACGCATTCCAATACATCCAACTAAAAATAATAAAAAACGTTTTTGAATACTATTCATTTTATATTAAATATATATTTAATTATAATGACAAGCTGTTTTATCAAATGTCCAATGATAATTATTTACATGAACTTGTGTTAATATTCTTCTTCTTAGAGCAGGCGCTGAAATCTTTATATCTTTTGCCGCATCTGATATATTTTTAAAAAAAGTTTTTTCTCCATTTAAACAAGATGTTTTTATTACTGGTTGTTCAGCAAATTGTTCTTCTTTTGATACACCAGAATATCTCCAGAGAAAACCTTTACAAGTACGATTTTCTCTTAAAGCTATACCAACAGCAGTCCCTGTTGTTAACCCAATAGTTCTTCCTGCTGCTTCAATGCTTTCATATGTTTTTATAACTTCTCCTGTATCTTTATTTATCTGGTCGATTGATCTCTTTGCTTTTCTTACAATAGGAACTTCAGGGTCATTTTCTTCGTCGATAATACCTTTTATATTATTTGAAAATGTTTCTGATAACATATCTAAATCTTTTGATTGTTCAATTAATATCTCTTCTAATTTAACAGATACGTTAATTATTTTCATGACATTGTCAATAGAAGATTCAAATTTATTTTGTCCAAGAGAAACACAATTTTGTTTTAATACAAACATCATATTTTTTTCAGATAAAGGATATGAACATTTCTCTTGGCATATCATTTTTCCATTTGGATATAAATCTTTTAAATTATTATTTACTGTTTCAAAATCCTTTTGCCGTGAAATAGAACAAACAAACCGCATATCTTCATATTGATATGCGTATAAATAATATCCATATTTACAAATAGCATAATTACTAGCTATTTTTAATTTAATTTCATCAGTTATATCATATTCTAATTTATTAATTTTTTTATCAACTTTTTCTATTATTTTATTTTTGTCTTCTAATTCATGTTTTAATTTATAAATTTCATTTTGTAATTCATCATTCTTCTTTAGTAATAGATTGTAATTTTCAACATTATATTCATTTTCTTTAATAATATCTTTAATAAATTGTTCTACCTTTTCAAGTGTATACTCTTCATCATCTAACGCAATTAATTCTCTATAAGCTATATCATTAATAGTAATGATTCTTAAACGATTTTTTAATAACAAATTTTTTTTAATACAGTTTTCAATTTCAATCTTATTTTTTACTTTAAATGCTGTATAAAGTCTAAAATTATCATATGTTTTCTTATGAGTTTTAACTCGTTCATTTAAATTATTACTTTGACCAAATTTAATTACAGTTTCGTGATACATTTTGCTATTAGATTTTCCTAATGTTTTATTATCGATTAATCCAATATAAATACATTGTGTGTTTAATGGAAATTGTTCTAATATAGTTTTTTCTTTTAAATCTTCCTTTTCTTTTTCGACATTTTCTAATAACTGATTTTGTTGTGTTAATTGAAGTTTTATTTCACTACATTCTTCATTAATCATTGTTTGAATTAATTCTTCTAACTTTATATAATAATCGTGAATTTCATCTGCTTTTTTTGTTCCAGCTTTTAAACAAAACTTTTTAAATGTTTTAACATTCATCACAATTGTTTCTTTATTATGACCACCACGACCTTCTTTTTTTGCTACTGAAGATTCAGGAGCAAAGATTTTATAATCTTTATCATTAGAAAAATTTTTTTCAATCATATATTTTGCGTTTGATTTTTGATTGAAACCCAACCATTCCCAAACTTTATCTAAATCAATAACAAAATCTTTAATAGGATCACAATTTATATAACAATAAAAACTGGATAAAAATATTTGTTGTTCAAAATTAGTAAAGTTTTCTTTAATTTTAGTTAATAATTTAACATTATAATCATTCGATAATTTAGTTATCGGGTTATTTTCAATAAGCTTAACAATATCTAGTTGTTCCATTATATAAATAATAAGTTATATCTCTAAGTTATTATTTATGTTATGCTTTTACTTTTAAAAGTAAAGCCATAATATTTAATGAAACTGAACAACTATTTCAACATCTTCTTTTTTAATGCTTTTTGTAGCGGAAATTGATAACTCTTCTCTCTTCTTACGTGTTTTAGTATTATCTGTAATAATTTCTTTTCTTTTGGAAGTGCTGTTACGGTTATTCATGTCCTTTTCAATCGTATCATAATTTTCTTCAATGAATTCAATAACTTTATTTTCAATTGCCCACTTAAAGAAGTTCAATTGTCCAATAGTGGTCTCAATACATGTTCCATTTTTATATGGTATACTAATTCTATCCCAGCGACAAAAAGGGTCAAATCTTTTCTTACTATAAGCCTTTAATTTAAGTTTATAATCAAAGTAAACTTTAAATCTTGTGTTGTCGCCATTTTGATTTGTAAGATCATAAAGAGTATAGTTTTTTTTTGCATAATTTGTTGCAAACCAGTCAACAATTCGCAAAGAAGTTTTAGATTCACCTGTAATAATACTTAACATTTTGCTCAAATAATTTTCATTTTTATAGAAATCCATTAAATTATTTAATAATAATTCATTTTGGGTTGTATAATTTGTAGCTACACTCATTATGTTAAAATGTTTAAAACTTATTTAAGTTGTTTATTAAATAATATATTTAATTAATTTAATTGAATTTAATTAAAACTATATATTATAATGTCAGATTTCATGTCCACATATTTTGGTCCTTTAGATAAAAGTTCTTGTGTATATTTTTTATTTTTATCAGTATTATTCTTTGGTATTTTAGTTTTTGCATTAATTGCTGAAATATATTATACAGTTACAAATTTTAGACAATTAAATTTTAGAATAGTTTCTCATGGCCTTTTATTATTATTAAATTTTTGGCTTACTTATTTTGTTAATCGTTTAATGTACACAATGTGTTCCAAATCTTTAGCTTAATTTAATTCACTTTGGCTAGCTCTTGTAGAACCCTGTGTAGTATTTACTGGTTTTAAGTATTGGTCTCTAATTGATATATCTTCAGCATAATTTGTTTGTCCTAAAAAAGGATTAAATCCAATTTGTTGCACCATATCTCTACCAGCTATTTTAGTATCTAATTCTTCTCTCTTATTTGATACTTTAAATCCATTTCCTGATAAACTTTGGTTCAATATATCCCACGTATTTTCATCGTGATTTAATGATGATGTATATGCTGAAGATTCCATGTCCTTACTAAATTGTTTATTTTCCAATTCTTGAGAATGTTTTAATCTTCTGGATCTTTCATAAGGTTCTCCTTTTGTCCATTTCCACTCCATATTAATAATATTACGATAGGGATTAAATATTATTAATAAACTTATTTATCTTTTTTAACGATATTTAGTTGTTTTGTAAATAAAAACTTTTCATCAGTTCTTCTCCTTCGTTTTAAATTGCAATCTAAACAAGCTAAATGAAAATTATCAATATTGTGGCCTAAGTCATTATCAATTCTATCAACAGACCATTGTTTAACTTCTCTCGAAATATCATACAAAACATTCATTCCAATTTTACAATATCTACATTTTAATTCGCATTCAATCATTTTATTTATTATTGAATCAAAGGTCAAAAATTTAATTTCATTAAATAGTTTTTTTAATTTATCTTGTTGTTTATAACCATATATCTTTTTATTAATTTCTTGAATAGCTATTTTTGACACTTCGTTCATATATGTTAAATTATTGTTTGATATATCAATTATCATTTTTATTTGATTAGAATATTCATAATTTTCATCAGAAAAACTCCATTTTTCCGATTGAACTCTTTTTTTTACTTCTTTTTCTATATTTCTTTCATTTATTTTTTTCATTTGATATTTATTATTTGTACCAGTTATATTTATTATTTTTGAAAAATCATCCATATATATGGTTATAATATATATTTATTTTTAAATCAATATAAAAATTTTTCAATAAATATATATTTTACGAAACTGAGTTAAACTCATCCCTATATATTAATATATAATATATATAATGGAAGAAATTTCAAATAATGATACTACTACTGATGAATGCCAAGAACTCAAAAATATAAAATATAAAACAATGCTATTAAACGGAGCACCATTAAGTGAAACTAAATCTTCAAATGACCTTTCAAATCTTGAAAAATTTTTGGAAGCTGAAAAATTAAATAATAGTAATGAACCTTGGTGCAAATTAAATAAAACTATTAAAACAAAAAAATTATTAGAGTTTGTAGACATTTATAGTAAGGACAAAAATCTTGATGAAAATGAAATTAAAATGTTAACTGCGTTTTTAAAAGACAGCATTGATAAAAAAAAATTATCTCGAGTTAAAGATGTTATTTATGATAAATTAACAGGAATAGTTAAAGAAATACCTTCTTTAACATACACAAAAGCTAATAAACATTTCACATTAAAAAATATGGATAAGCGTGTTTCAACATTAAAATCACTAGCTCCTAAGAAAGTAAATGGAACTATTAGACATAAGGATTTACAAACAACTACTAAGATTGATGATTCTGAATCTGATGACGAAAATTAATTTTGTTTTAATATAACTTAATAATTATATTAAAAACATTTAAAGTATTATATATAATAACATGTTTATTTCAGAAATAGAAGACCTTGAAGATATTACAGATACATTAGTATTTGAAGACGAACCTTCTATATTCACAGAAGAGTACGCAATCGAATTAGTTGATACTGCTTTGCATTTAATGGATGAGTATATGGAATATTTTCCACATGTTATTTCAGAGCCAAATTTTCACGATATTTTGTTAGAAGAAATTAAGGATATTTTTTATATTCAAATGGAAGACCATATTGACGATATAGATATTGGAGATGATATTGAAGACGATATGAATGACCTTTTAGAAGATGCTTTTAATATTTTTATTACTATATTTCATCCTGATAAATCACAAGATATTAAAGATAAATTCATAGAACCAGAGGTTTATAATGATGAAGAACTTTTTAAAATTGAAGAGAAAATTCAAAAATTGAGAGAAATACCTCAGCCAGTTCAGAGAACGCCAGAATGGTATAAATTTCGATGGAATTTAATTACTGCAAGTAATGCATATAAAGCTTTTGAAACACAATCTTCTATAAATCAGTTAGTTTATGAAAAATGTCAACCTCTTAAAACATTTAATGATGAAGATGAAGAAATTAAAATGGTTAATACAAATACCGCAATGCATTGGGGTCAAAAATATGAACCATTATCAGTTATGTATTATGAGCAAAAATATGGAACAAAAGTAGAAGATTTTGGTTGTATTCAACATTCTACTTACAAATTCTTAGGTGCATCACCTGATGGTATTATTGTTAATAAAGAATCTGACCGTTATGGCAGAATGCTTGAAATTAAAAATCCTGTCAGTAGAGAAATTACTGGAATACCTAAAAAGGAATATTGGACACAAATGCAGCTTCAAATGGAAGTTTGTGACTTAGATGAGTGTGACTTTTTAGAAACTAAATTCATTGAATATCCGGATCGACATAGTTATAAAAATGACTGTAAAGATGAAGATGAATATGATGATATTGATGAAGATGCTTTTGATACAACTATATCATCTGATGGAAAACAAAAAGGTATAATTATTTATTTTCACACTAAAGAAGGAACACCTTTTTATGCTTATAAACCACTTAATTTAAAAACACATCAACAAATTATGGATTGGGAAGAGGATGCTATCGCTATATATCAATCTGAAAAGTACAATTACACATATTTAAAATTTATATATTGGAAATTAGATGTTGTAAGCTGTATATTAGTTTTAAGAAAGAAGGATTGGTTTAAAAATAATATTGGACAATTAGAAAATGTTTGGAAAATAATCGAAAAAGAAAGAATAACTGGTTATGAACATAGAGCTCCTGTTAAAAAACAAAAGAAAGAATTATTTAATACATTTGTTGAAAAAGAATCACAAGGGTGTCTACTTAAATTTAATAAAATAATTAAACTAAACAATACTAATAACGGCGAACTAAATTAATACAAAATGTTAGATATGTCAGTTCTATAAGGCAAACTATCAACTAATTGAACATTTGTGTCAAAATAACCAACACGAGTACCACATGTTGGATTAAGAGGAGGCAATGGTTTTACATAATTGCTTTGTGCTTTTATATTATGATATAAAGCTCCACACATTGATGCTGGCATACATGTTCCTTCATCTGGATTATCTTGATATCTAATATTATTTGTTATTTGTTTATAAGAACCTAATTGAAATATTGGATACTCCCACCAAATATCAGATGCTGAATTATTAGATATTTGGTTTTTTCCAATTGCAGGAAAAGTATCTTGAACTAATACTTCATTTTGAGCTTTTGGAAAATCTCCCATCGCTCCGTCTAAAGAATAATTTGAATATCCTTCAATAGAATTATACATTTTAAAAAAAAGTGGTAATCCAACTGCTAACACTAGAATAAGAAATAAAAATACTATTTGATTCATATATATAATTTATATATTTTATAAATTTTATATATTATTATACACCTTCAATTAAATCATTTACATTTTCTATAATTTTATCAAAAAAATCTTCATTAAATAAATATCTTACACAATAAGCTGTAAAGGGTCTTAATGTTATATTCTTATCAGAAATTAAAAAAATAAATTTGTCAAGTTTCTCTCTATTCGCTTCCAAATCAATTTCAGTAATAGATAACAGTTTATTAATTTTATTTCTAAACATTTCTGAATCAGGATAGTCAAACTTATACTTTCCGCTAATTCTGTTGATTAGTGCTTTTTCTTTAAAGATGACATCACAGTTATTTCCAGTAAAGAAACGGATTGTATTTGCGGTGTCGTCAAAACCATCCATAGCATTTAAAATTTGTGCTAGTAATACTTTTGTGTCTTCACTTTCTAAAAATCTATCAAAATCTTCAAATAATAATAAAACATTTTTATCCTTACCTTTTCCAGGATTTAAAATACCTGATATATTTGCACTTCTAACTGTAATTGAATTAATAACATAAACATCCATATTATATTTTGATGATAAAGCTTTAATTAATGTAGTTTTTCCTGTTCCTGGAACACCATAAAGTAAATAACTTAAACTCTTAAATTCACCTATTTTTTTTAAAAGTGTCTTATTCTTCTTATGACTTATAATATCTTTCTCAATTGATTCAAAATAATTTTTATATCCAATAAAATATTTTTCGTCAAATTCTGAATAAGTTTCAGTTAAAACCCAACCTTGTTTTTCGTTATATCTGTATAATTTATTCTGGATTTTTTCTTCAGCTTTATTCGACAATAAATTAAAAGTTTTAACCAAAAAATTATAATCTAGAATAGATTTAAAATAAAATATCAAAAATCCTTGTTTTTCTTGATTATAAACCCAACAATCAGTTCCGTACCAAGTATAAAATCCTGTTTCAGGACAAGCGTGCATTTTATTATTATTTTCATAAATTCTTTTTACAGTGCAATGTTTAACTATCAATTCTAAAATATATGAATTTAAATGCAATCTTGTAGAGAATTCAAAATCGGCAGGTTTATTAACATGAGTAGTACTTAATGACATTAAAATTAATACTATCTATATATTTAAGTTAATTAAATAAATATATAGTAGTATCTTTTATAAATTTATAAGTAATCGGTTTAAAACTAAATTTATAAATTATATAATAATGGATAGTTCAACAGAAATGCGTGTAACTAAGCGTGATGGAGAATTACAAGAAGTCGCATTTGATAAGATTATGGAGAGAGTAAAAAAATTAGGACAAGAAGCTGGAATTCATATAAATTATTCTTCACTTGTTATGAAAGTTATTGATCAATTATATGATACAATTCCTACTGCAAAAATTGATGAATTGGCTGCTGAACAATGTGCTTCACTGTCAACAAATCATCCTGATTATGCTACATTAGCCGCTCGAATTATTGTTTCAAATCATCAGAAAAATACAGAACCTATTTTTTCAAATGTTATCATGACATTAAACGAATTTAATGATATTAAAGGTAATAATAAACCTCTTGTTTCTGAAATGCTTTGTGATTTTACAAAATATTTTTCAAAAGAAATTAATGAAATGATTGATCATGAGCGTGATTATCTAATAGACTATTTTGGCTTTAAAACATTAGAAAGAGCTTATCTTTTTAGAGTTAATAATACTATTGTAGAGAGACCTCAGCATATGTGGATGAGAGTTGCAATTGGAATTCACGGAGATTTAAATTCTATAGATAAAAAAGAGAGTCTAAGATTAGTAAAAGAAACTTATGATTTAATGTCTCAAAAATTCTTTACTCATGCTACACCAACTCTTTTTAATGCTGGAACTCCTAGACCTCAAATGAGTTCATGTTATTTAGTTGCAATGGAAAAAGATAGTATTGAAGGAATTTTTAGTACATTAAAGGATTGCGCTCATATTTCTAAATGGGCTGGAGGAATTGGATTACATCTTCACAATATTAGAGCAAAAGGTAGTCATATTCAAGGAACAAATGGAACTTCAAATGGTTTAGTTCCTATGCTACGTGTTTTTAATAACACAGCTCGATATGTTGATCAAGGAGGTAATAAGCGCAATGGCTCATTCGCAATTTATTTGGAACCATGGCATGCAGATATTGAAGACTTTTTAGAAATGCGTAAAAATCACGGAGACGAAGAAATGAAAGCACGTGACCTTTTTTATGCTCTTTGGGTTTCAGATTTATTTATGGAACGTGTCAAGGAAAATGCCAAATGGTCTCTATTATGTCCTCACGAATGTCCTGGTTTATCTGAAGTATATGGTGACAAATTTAAAGAGCTTTATACAAAATATGAAACATCTGGAAAGGTAAGAAAGACAGTAAATGCTCGCGATTTATGGTTTAAAATTTTAGATGCTCAAATGGAAACAGGTACACCTTATATTCTTTATAAAGATGCTGCTAATTCTAAGTCTAATCAACAAAACCTTGGTACTATTAAGAGTTCAAATTTATGCTGTGAAATTATTGAATATTCTGACAGTAAAGAAACTGCTGTTTGCAATTTAGCTTCTATTGCTTTGCCTGTTTTTGTAGATGAAAAAACAAAACAATTTAATTATGAAAAGCTTCATGAAGTGACAAAAGTTGTAACAAATAACTTAAATCGCGTAATTGATATTAATTTTTATCCAACAGAAAAAACTAAAAGAAGTAATTTTAAACATAGACCTATTGGAATTGGAATTCAAGGTTTGGCTGATACATTTGTTCTTATGGATATACCATTTCATTCAGATGAGGCAAAAGAAATTAATAAATTAATATTTGAAACAATTTATCATGCAGCCTTAGAGAAAAGTAATGAAATTTCTATTGAACGAACTAGTTTATTTAAAGACCTTTTAACAAATGGAAGAAGGGAAAAATTATTTGAAACTGTAGATGAATATGAATATCAATGCATTAGACGTAATAACCAAGACTTATTAGGTGCATATAGTTCATTTGAAGATTCACCTGCATCAAAAGGTATTCTTCAATTTGATATGTGGTCTGTAACTCCTTCTGACCGTTATGATTGGAATAAATTAAAAGAATCTATTATACATTATGGTTTACGTAATTCTTTGTTAGTTGCTCCAATGCCAACTGCGTCCACATCACAAATTCTCGGTTTCAATGAATGTTTTGAACCATTCACAAGTAATTTATATTCCAGAAGAACATTAGCAGGAGAATTTGTCGTTGTCAATAAATATTTAATGAAAGAACTTATTAACTTGGGTCTTTGGAATGAACAAATTAAAAATAATATTATTGCAAATAAAGGTTCAGTCCAACAATTAACTGTTTTATCTGAGCATATTAGAAATAAATATAAGATTGTTTGGGAAATGCCGATGAAACATCTTATTGATATGTCTGCTGATAGAGGTGCATTTATTTGCCAAAGCCAAAGCTTAAATTTATGGATGGAAGACCCTACTTACAACTCATTAACTTCAATGCATTTTTATTCTTGGAAAAAAGGGTTGAAGACTGGAATTTATTATTTAAGAAGAAAAGCAAAACATCAAGCTCAACAGTTTACAATTGAACCAGATGCAAAGGAACCTCCAGATGAAAAGGATGAAATTTGCGAAATGTGTTCCGCATAAAATTTAGGAAAATAACTTTTTTAATGTTATTTAACCTTTTTTCGGTTAATTAACTTAAAAAACTTCTTATATTATAATATAAAATGGAAGAACATAATTCTTTAAATCCTCATACACAATATTATTGTAGCATTTGTGATACTAAACCTGACCAATTATCTCATCATAAAGCTCATTTAAAAACACAAAAACATATTTTTAAAAGAAAATGTTTTGAACAGTGCGTTAATATGACTATTTTTCATATTCATAATACTAAAAATATGGAAAAAAAAGAAGTTATTCAAATGTTTGAAGATGACACAAATATTAAATATAATTCAAATAACGAAGAAAGTATTTGTAAATTTAGGTATTGGAGATTATCAAGAGAAGAATTTCTTAAAAATGAATTCCCAAATTCTATCATACCTAACCCTGAATTAAATTCAGATAGTTCAGAATTTCACTCTAATTGGTTAAAAAAGATTATTGAATCAAATGAAACTGTCGTATTAAAACCTAAAAAAACAATTTCTGATATTAAACAAATAGTAAATACAGAAAAATATAAGTCTTTTAAAGATAACACAATTGAAGAATTAATTAATAACGCTATTGATTGCCAGACAGCTTATGATATTGCTCTTGTTTTATATAAATTAAATTATGAAAAATTTTCTTTTAAAAGTTTTTGTGGAAATATTTGGGTAGATAAATTAGATACAACTATATTAAGTTGTATGGTTTTAAAAAAATTAAGAAATGAAATTAGTACAAACCTTAAAAATAGTTTTGAAGAATTTAGTAAAACATTTCCTTTGGAGTCTGAAAAGAGAAAAAAATGTTCTTTAATAATTCAAGAGCTTGTAGTAAAAAAAATGAAAAACGATATTATTAAAGAATCTAGAGAGATGTTTTTTAATAATTAATATAATATACTATAATTAATTAATAGCATATTATAATTTATTTATGATGTCTAGTATGTCTTTTTTTATTTGAATTTTTTCTCTTTTTTGTTTTATTTTTTGTATTTCTCTTTTTTGTTTTATTTTTTGTATTTCTATTTTTTCTCTTTTTTGTTTTTCCACCACTCGATTTACCCATTGATAACAAAGCACTTAAAGCTGTATCTTCATCAGGAGTTGTAACTCTTATATTTTCTGCAGTATTTGTAATTTGTAGAGGTGGGGATGCTTCTTTAGAAATAGCTATAACATCTTTCTTTCTATAAATATATCCAAAAGGTGTTTTTATTAATTCATATACAAACATAATTCCACCATAAATAATTGTGACGAATAACTTGGATCCTTTTTTAAATATAGTAATAAATCCCATCATGCTTCCAAACCAAAATGAAATAGCAATAAAACCACTACCAAGTACTAACCAACCAGATGGATTTGTAGCTAATAACCAAAGGACACTATTAATAAATTCTAAAAAGGATTTTGTGACTCCAAGAGGAATCTTAAAAGCAGTATCACCAATGACTTTTGTAAAATTACCTAATCCTTCACCAACAAAAGTAGTACCATTTAATGCCAAATCAATATAACTGTGAGCTATTGTTTCTGTCGCTTTCCATGATGCGGATACATTTTCAGCTTTCATTTCAGCAACACGCTGAGCAATTTCATTTTGTCGTTGTTGACTTTCAGCATCAGCTTCGGTTTGTTGTAATTTTAATTCATCTTCAGCTTTTTTAATAAAACTTTCAGCCATAAATAAAGATGTCTCTTCTTGGAGTTGTTGTTCTCTTTTTGGAAATTCTTTATTAAGACTTGTTAACATATTTTTTAATTCTATTATTTGTTTATCAAAATATATTTCTAATGTTTCTAATGAATCTGGTGTTGCTGCTCTCTCAATTCTTGAAATATGTGTTTGTAATGAAAAATTAACTATACCGTACAATTTGTGTGTTATAGCTTTTAAAACCTGTAAACGTTGTTGTAAACTTATTAACATATTAATTGTAACTTTATTTACATCTTTTTCGAGAGAAGCATTTGTTATCTTTAAATCTAAATTATTTTCTAATAAAGCAATTATATTCAATAACAAATTATAATCTATTTTATCTCCAATTACTTGAATACTTGTTCCTTGAAGGTCTAATTGTAAGTTATAACCATTTGAACAATAAATTTTTGAAAAATGATATATATTATTTTCTAAATCTATTTTTTGCTGTGTAGTTAGTTGTGTTGATGTTTCATTATTTGTTTTTTCAACCGCTAATACTTTTTTAGTTTCTTCAGAAATTTTTTTTGTATTAGTTAAAGAATCAAATAATGAACTACCTAGTGATGCTATATATGGTGCTGCTGCTGTTAATGCGGCTATAGGATCATTTGTCATAATAGCTGTTCCAACAGCTGAAACAACTGTTCCTACTGAACTTCCGACAACTTGTTCTTGGATATTTGAATTATGTACTTTAACAGATTCTTCAATATCTTCTATTTTTTGAATCGTTTCATCAATAGAATCAAAACTCATATAATGACTAAAAACACTATTGTCATTTGCTTTATCCATCAAATCCCAACATGAATTTTCTACACCTTGTGAAAAACCTAATGATTCTGTATTAAATTTATCTATTATACTTTGAAGTAATTGTATACCTGTTTGTGGTGTTGTAAATTTGCTTAAAAAAATTGTTATTAATTGATTTTTTGAGGATTCATATTTTTGGTCATATTTTACAACCATTTTATTTACGCTTGTTTGAGCTCTTGATTTTATTAAGGGTGATTCACTTATTGATTGACTAAAATCTTCTAAACTAATACTAACCATTTGAGAATTATATGGTTGAACTAAATTATTTTTATTCAATACTAACTGCATTCCTGAAGAATCTTTTCCGATATCAATATTGGCGAAAGAAGGTAATGATAATATTGTAATTATTATTAAAATTGCTATCATATTTAAGGAAATATCTGGCGAACCACCAGATTGTGCACCTTTAAAATTATCCATATAAGTAATTAAATCATCAATCGATTTTACATCTTGTATTTCAGGTGATGACAATATAACTTTATCCATTTCTGATTTCATAATAGAACCTAGAACAAATTGTTGAATACAATATTGTTTTACTGCTTTTTGAAGTTGTAATAATATTACATTACTTTCTTGAATAGATTCAGCTTGTTCACTAGACAATCCTAGTTCTGAATTTATTTTTGTAAAATCATCAATAAAAGGTAGTATAGATAATTTTGTTAACATGATTAGCAATAATTCATTTGAGTTTAAAAGTAAATTAGGAATATCCCAAGTTACATCTAAATCTAAATGAGTGGTATTACTATTACCTGTTAATCCTTTAACAAAATTAGAAAAAATATTTTTATTCATAGATTATACTTAGATTTTTTATTAGTATTTTTTATTAAATTAAAACAATTTAATTGATTTTGCAGTTTCAATGAATTTATCACATTTTTCATTTAAATCTATATTATGTTTTAACTTCATATAACATCTTAATGTTACTAGAATGTCATTAAATGAATTATGAAGATTGTTTGGTGTGCTTTCAAATAATTTTTGATGTAATTCTATTAGTTTTGGAAACTTTTGATATTCCTTTCCATATTTATCTAATGTTTTTATGTCACAAAACTTAATAGAATCTTTTAATGTACAGCATATATTGTTAAAATTTGTTAAGTAATGCAAATCATATTTATAAGACTTTATTTCATCTTCAGAAATATTTAATTTACATTCATAAATTAACCTAAGAAGCTCTACTTTTACCATATTAATATCAAATGAAATATTATGTCCAACTAATAAATCAGAATTTCTAAAATTATCAAAGAAATCCTTTAAAACCAAAGCAATATGTTTGCCATTTATTTTTGAATTATCATTTGTTATTCCGTGTATTCTTGTCGATTCTTCAGATATAATTATGTCATCTTTTACTTTAACTATTGTATCGCTTGATTTTACAATATCATTTAATTCAGTATCATATAATACATAACTAAATTGAACAATATGTGGCCATAAATTTAATGCGTATGGGTTTATAAATTTGGAACTTGGAAGTCCTGTTGTCTCAGTATCAAAAACTAAAACTCTCATTATAATAAATTCAAATTAAGGTTTAAGCCTTTGTTTTTAAGTATTTAATATAATTAAAAAAATAATATTTTTATTCAATTTTATTTTATATTTTAAACATAATTTTTACAAATTCCAAAACTTCTTCTATGCCAAATAGTAATACCGTGCTCTTTTATTCCATCCATGTGACGTTTGGCACCATATCCTTTATTTGAATCTATGCAATAATATTCAGACAATGTTGGATTTTTCTCACATAATTCATGAATATATCGATCTCTTTCAACTTTTGCCAATATTGATGCAGCAGCAATAGATGCATATTTGTTGTCACCACCTTCAACAGTTGTATATGGAATTGTTTCTATTTTATTAGTGTTCTTATTTAGATAAGATATAGGTTTAAAATAATTTCCATCAATTAATAAACTATAAGAATAGTCTTTTTTCTCTTCCTGACCCTTTTCCTTAAGCAATTTATTAAATTGTTTTCTAACTTCTATTATTGAATTATGCATTGATAACTGAGTTGCTTGTAAAATATTTATTTCATCTATTTTTTTCTCATCTTCAAAACTTATGTACCATGCTAAAGCATTCTCTTTAACATAATTTGACGCTTCTTCTATCTTCTTTTTAGAATGAAATTTTTTACTATCTTTTACCATTGAACAATCAAAGCTGTCATCTTTAGGTAAAATTACTGCTGCTGTATAAACTCTCCCAAACATAGGACCTCGACCAACTTCATCAACACCAATTTCATACACTTTATCATCTTCGTTATAACACTTTTTTAATACTTGTTGAGGAACTCTTGTTTTAATTGTTTTTATTTTTTTTGTTTTTGGCATAATAATATACTCTTCATCTGATTCTGAATCATCAATAATTTGTGCGCACTCGTAGTCTGTCTTCATCTTTATATATAATATATTTTTATTTCATTAAATTCTATTCAATTTTAAATATTAAAATTTTTAAACTTTTTTCACTATATAAATTATACAATGAATACGGAAGCATTATTTCTTTTTTTGATTTTATTATTAGGTCTAGTTTTATGTTCCTTTTTAGGAGGTAAATGTAATAAAGAAGGGTTTGATTCTATTTCTGGTATGTTTGATGCAGGTGCTAATGCTGTTGAAAATACTGCTGATTCTGTCGGAAATGCTGTTGAATATACTGCTGATTCTGTCGGAACTGCTGTTGGAAACACAGCAAATGCATTTGGAAGCGCAACTAATTCAATGGTTAACAGCTTTGATAATTATAATCATTATAGCGGTAGTGGTTCTTCATCTCAACTTCAAAATGGAATGATATTTACTGATACTAGTGGAAATACTATAACTGTCGTAATTAATAGCAATGGAACACAGAGCATACAATTGCTACAAGTTGGACAAACTACACCAATGGTATTAAATTCAACACCACCTGCATCATCTAATATAACAGCTGCTGTTAACACATTTTATGCACCTGTAGGAAATATGACTGCTACTGTTATAACAGGTAGTAACGGACAGATTGCTATACAATTTAATCTTCCAAATGGTCAAAATATTCTTTTTACCCAATCTGGAACAAGTTCTAGTCCTAGTCAAAATCCCATAACATCAACTCAATATTATGGAAGTACTGGTTCTCCTATTCAATCAGGTGGATATAGTTTAGCATATCAAGGACCAAATGCAGGTTATGCCCAAGGACCTTATGGAGGAAATGCAGGTTACGCTCAAGGACCTTATGGAGGAAATGCAGGTTACGCTCAAGGACCTTATGGAGGAAGTGCAGGTTACGCTCAAGGACCTTATGGAGGAAGTGCAGGTTATGCTCAAGGACCAAATGGAAATACTGTAGCAGGAGCTTCTAGTAGCGGATATGGCAACCAATATTATAGCACAATGCCTCCAGGAATTCCAGCTAGTCAAATTCCACCTGGTCAAGAAGATTTATACATTTTAAAATCTGAAATTGTTCCTCCTGTTTGTCCTGCTTGTCCAAGTAGTGCTGCTTGTCCGAGACAAGAAAAATGTCCTCCTTGTCCAGCGTGTGCTAGATGTCCAGAACCTTCTTTTGAATGCAAGAAAGTTCCTAATTATAATGCCATAGATAGTCAATATTTACCAAGTCCTGTATTAAATGATTTCTCTACATTTGGTATGTAAAATTAAATTATTTATTGATTTATTAAATAATTTAATAAAGATGTTTCTGTGCTCATATAAATAAAATATACATTTAACTATTATTCACGCGTCTTAATACATTTTTTATCCATTTGAAATGTAGCAGTTTTATCTTCTTGAGGAACTATGTTTATAACACATTTTGATTTCTTTCCATATAATGGTTCAGTGCATCCTTTTTCTCTCTTCTTTCTTGTTGCAGTTTTTTTAAAAGTAAATATTTTTTGTTTTTCTTCTGTGCATCTTGACCTGAAATGTTCATATCTTTCTCTCACATCGCAATAAGTTAAATTTGAATTTTTATTAAGCATTCTGTTTACTACTTCATGCAGCTCATATATATAGCGTGAAAATGTTTCTCTGCTAGCCATATGACACATTTTCAAAGGTTTCTTTTTAAGATTATTAGCTAAATTAATTCTGCAATATTTACATGGTAATATATAACGAAGATTTAAGACATAATCTCTATAGTGGTTTTTATCTTCTATTGTAGGATTTACTGGATAGTTGAAACTCATTGTATGAAGAAATGTCCATTGTAAAGGCCCCCATATTTTTGTCATCATACCATCGCCTGATGAAAAATCTTTTTTAGAAAATACTCTTTTTTTTGTTTTATTATGTGTATTTCTATTTCTACGCGTTTTTGTCATTATATATTGTATATATAAAAAAAATAAAATATATATTAAAATTATATGGATTCAAGCACCCCATTTAATTTAATGATTTTCACTGACAGTACAAAAAAAGTTTGTATGTGCTCTGCTAGCTCTATTTTTATAATTGTTCTTTTTATTATTAGTCCATTAAGCAATTTTTTCTTGACGTCAATTTTAATGAAAGCAATAGCTTTAATACTTCTAGTTTATACAATATACTTAAATAATGAACAAACTAATTTATTAAGATTAGCTACTAATTCTTCACAACCAGAACAAGTTAAATCACAATTGAATATGAATATATTATGTAGTTATGTATTTACTATATTTATTGGATTATTAATTATTTTTGTTATTAAGAGTTTTTTTATAATTTAGAGAAATATATTTGTTTAATCGGTTTCTTAATTTCCATTATTTTATTATAGTATAATTTATCATTTGGAAAATCATATTTATTAATTTCAATTAACTCTCCTTTATTTGTTCTGAACAACATTAAATATAATAAATTAATATCTTTATATTGTATTCGTTAAAAGAGAATCTTAATTTCTTCTAGAATATATATAAATGTCCAACGCAAAATATGTTAATTTTAATTTAAACCAAGGTTCTATGGAAGATAGTTCTTCAAGTATGCTTTCACGCATTAAAAGTGCAGGAGGAAACTTAAATACCACTACAATTATGATTATTGTTTCCGTTCTTTTATTTGTTATTTTAGCAGGGTTATACTATTATTATTATATTGCACCACAAATGAATGCTAAATACCATCCAAATAGTGAACAAGTACCTCTAGGCACAAACACTGGAAATACAGCAGAGTTATTATTTTTCTATGCCGATTGGTGTCCTCATTGTAAAACAGCTAAACCAATTTTGAACGATTTAAAATCTGAATATGAAAACAAGACAATTAATGGATACAAAGTAATTTTTACTGATATTAATTGTTCTGAAGAAACAGCTGAAGTTGATAAGATGATGAATCAATATAGTGTAGAAGGTTATCCTACCATTAAATTATTAAAAGATGGACAAGTTATTGAATATGATGCAAAACCTTCAAAGGAGACTCTCACTCAATTCTTGAACACAGTCCTTTAATCTAGAGAGAAAATTATCAGCTGTTTCCGTACCATTTTTAAATAAATCACGTCTTGTTTCAATATCGCTTAGAGCATTTCTTAAAACATTAAATGTTAAGTATTGAACGTCACATATAACTTCATTTTTTATTTGAGGTTGGCTATGGTCAGTATTTACACTAAGTACTGCTTTAAATAAAAAACTTAATAAAAAATCTAATAATGTAGATTCTAAATTAATATTATCTTTTTTATCACTATATTTATTTTTAAATCCAAGTATTTCATCAGGTATTTTTCCTGATGTAATGCAAAAATTTAGGGGATAATTACATGACATTCCTCCATCAATATAACATTTATCATCAATACATACAGGTGTAACTAATACGGGTAATGCGCAAGTCATTTGAATAGCTAGCATAAGTGATAAATTTGGGTGTGTTAAATAAGATATATCATGAACTTTATATTCATTTATTTCAAAAGAAAATAAATGCAGTTCTATTTTGGTTAAATTATAAAAATTTTCTAAATTTATATCCATGGGAATATCTTTTGCATCTAGTAATGGTTTAAAACATTTTTCAATTGTTTTAATATCAAAAATACCCTTCTTAGTATAAGCATCAAAAATATTTTGAACTTTAATTGGAAATACATCTTGCCAAGGTCTTTTGATAATATAATCATTTATTGTTTCCCAGTCGTATTTAAGGCAAATTAATACACCAACAATTGCTCCAGCAGATGTTCCGTAAATAGATTCAATATTTTTCATATCTACATAATTATTTTGTTCAAGATGTTGAATAGCTCCTAAAACCAGAACCATTATTGGACCTCCTCCAGAAATAACTAGATGTTTAATTGTCATTTATTAAATGTATTACATTAATTTTAATAAGTTTTTTTCTTAAATTAATTTAAATGGCAAATATATTCACATTAGAAAATGTAGAAGATTTCTCAGAGAAACTAAATATTGATGAACTTTATGAAAAAAAACGTCAACAAGATTTAACTAAATTAGCTTTATTTAATAAAATTTTAAACCGTATTCATGTAAAAATTAAAACTATATCAAGACAAAAAGTAAATGAACAATTCTGTTGGTTTTTAGTTCCTGAAACAATAATTGGTGTTCCTAGATATGACCAAGCATCATGTATAGCTTATTTAATTGATAAATTAAAGGAAAATGGATTTAATGTTCGTTATATTCATCCAAATATGTTATTTATATCTTGGAATCATTTTATACCTTCATATGTAAGAACCGAGTTTAAAAAGAAAACAGGAATAGTTGTAAATGAATTTGGACAAAAAATAGATGAACAAAATCCAGATAATGAAACAAAATCTATAACAAATGAACCAACAAATCCAAATGATTATATGTTAAATATGAAAAACCAAGATAATATGGATAAAAATAAAACACAAAAGAAAGAATATACTCCAATAAAATCATATAAACCTTCAGGTAATTTAATTTATGGTGATGATGTTTTAAATAAAATTGAAGATAGGTTTCTTTAAATATTATATTACACTTTTTATAATAAAACAATATAAATATTTGTATTATTATAAATGTATATATGAAAATTTTTTATACTGGAATTGGTGCTAATAAAACAGGAGAACATGCAGAAAATGAGTTTTTGAATATTATGAGTACAGAATTCGCTCATAAATCTTGGAGATACGAATTAATAAATATTCCAAGAGAATATCATTATCAACTTCAATTCAAAGATTGGATTTTACCTGATGATTTTATTTTTTTTACATTAACTGATTGGATAGAATATTCAGGTGCCGAAATCGTCATTTAATCTACATAATGTAAGGAACTTATAAAAATAATGCTTCAAAAAGTTCCCTTCATATGAAGAGAAATGATTGAAATTTTGTTGGGAAAGTTTTTTCTATTTTTGAAATTGGACAAAAAAAATGTCCAAAATTGAAATATACAAACACTTTATGTCGAAAATGATTCTTTCACTGCATAATTGAATTTTATGGTCTGGTCACAAAAAAAATAATTCTAGCTTTGTTACGATATTTTTTATATATATTTTGTGAAAAGTATTTAGGGGTTTTTTATATTAGTATATTATACTAATGGATACTAATGGGAGAAACCCAAAAAAACCCATAGAATATTCCTGTAAAACTTGTGACTTTTATACGTCTAACAAAAAAGACTTCAATAGACATAATATAACCGATAAACACAAAATCCTACAAAATCCTACATTAAAAACCCAAAAAAACCCATTATCAATGTGTAATTGTGGAAAGGTGTATAAACATGCATCTTCTCTATGTGCACATAAAAATAAATGTAACTTTTATACAAATCAGTTAAATGAAATAAATGACGATTCTAAATTTGATATAAAAGATACAACTGTAATGTTACATATTCTTAAACAAAATGATGAATTCAAACAATTAATTATTGAACAAAACAAAACTATAATTGAACAAAATAATAAACTTTTTGAAATTTGTAAACAAGGAACTTCAAATACTAATATTAGTAATATAAATTCTCATAACAAAACATTTAACCTTAATGTATTTTTAAACGAAACATGCAAAGATGCAATGAATATAACTGACTTTGTTGATTCACTTAGTCTTCAATTGTCAGACTTAGAAAATGTTGGAAAGGTTGGTTACATTGAAGGAATTTCAAGTATTATAATTAAAAATTTACAAGCTCTAGAAGTTCATAAAAGACCTGTTCATTGTAGCGACTCAAAGAGAGAAGTAATGTACATTAAAGATGAAGATAAATGGGAAAAAGAAAATGAAAATAAAAATAAATTAAGAAAGGTAATTAAAAAAGTTGCAAATAAAAATTCCCGCCTACTTCCAGAATTTAAAGCAAAACATCCTGATTGTAATAGATCTGTTTCTAAATACTCAGACCAATATAACAAATTAATTGTTGAATCAATGGGTGGTTCAGGCGATAATGATTTGGAAAAAGAAAATAAAATTATTAAGAAAATAGCAAAAGAAGTAGTAATTGATAAAGAAGCAGACTAATATAAAATAATTAAATATATTATTATTTTATATGACAGATAACACAATAAAAAAAATTAGTAACTTAAAAAATAAAACAATCAAAAGAAAAGATATATCACTTAAACCATCACATAACTTTACATCTAAGCAAAAAGATATATTGTGCAAAACATCTTCTAACACATATAACACTTTTGAAGATAAAGTAGATGAATTATTTAAAAAAAATAAAATAGATGTTGTGTCAACAAGTTTTAATTTAGAAAAACAAATAGTATCTGAACTTAAAGAAGCTGTTAATCCAACAGGTGTTCAACCAAACCAAGATTTTTATTCATATATAAATGACAGATGGATTACAGATTATGAATTAACAGAACAACAACAATATATTGTTCAAGTAGATGACTTTAGAATTACTCAAGATAAAGTCTATAGAGAATTAATTGTGATAATTGAAGAATTTTTATCAAAACCACAACAAACAAACAACAAACAAACACAGTGTATAAAAAATGCTTATGAATCATTTAAAGGTTATAATACAAATGAACAAACAAGATGTTTATCAAAATCATTTGTAGAATATAATGATGAAATTATGAAAGATAAATCAAACTTATGGCTAAAAATAGGAACTATAAATCGAAATGAAGTAACATCGTGGGGATGTCCATTTGTTTGGTCGATAAATCCAGATGATAAAAATCCAAAAAAATATAGATGTTATTTAGAACCTCCGCAATTAACTCTTATAGATATTGATGTATATTTTGACGATGATACTGATACAGAAGAAGAAAAAAAATATAAAAAAAAATACCGAAATGAGTATTTTAAATATTTAAATAATTTATTTACAATTTCTTTTGGAGATAACCACGGTTTCAATATTAAAGATGTTTTTGATACAGAATTTGAAATATTAAATGCTATGGCATGTGAATTAATTACAGAATCAGACCCAGATGGATATAATTTAATTACAAAAGATGAAGCTTTAAAAAATTTTGGATTTAATTGGGAAGAATTTTGCAAAGCTCTAGACTTTGATAAAGTGCCAGAAGATTTTGTTACATCAAATGTAAATTATTTATTATGTGGAACAAAATTATTAATTGAAAAATGGAATAGTCCAAAATGGAGAACATTTTGGGTTTATTTATATATACGCCAAGAATGCAGATGGAATGAGGAAGGTTCTAAAAATTACTGGAACTTTGAAGGAAATTTTGTGAGAGGTCAAAAAGGAAATATAGATAATTATATAAGACCTATTTTCTCAATGAGTTTTTGTTTTAATACTTTTTTAACAAACGAGTATATTTCAAAATATAAAAATCAACAATCTATTAATTATGTAAAAACAATGGCAGAGGATTTAAAAACGGTTTTTATTAGAATTATAAAGCGTAACAAATGGTTGCAACCTAAAACTAAAAAGAAAGCATTATTAAAACTAGCAAACTTTAAATTAACTGTTGGTTCTCCAGAGATTCTAAGAGATGATCCCTTACTAGATTATAAAAGTGATGACCCTTGGGGAAATATCGTTAAAATGGCTATGTGGAGACATAAAGAAGCTATTAGTTTAGTTGGCAAACCAGTAGTCGATATTCCAGTAATTGATTGGTCTCAGGTACCTCCAAAATTTATTGGAACTCAAGCATATGTAGTAAATGCAGCTTATACTCCTACAGAAAATGGAATTTACATACCTTTAGGATATATACAAAAACCGTTTGTAGATTTAGATGAGAGAGGTTTAGAATATAATTTGTCTCGTATTGGTTTTACAATAGCACATGAAATGTCGCATGCTTTAGATGACTGGGGAAGCAAGTATGATGAATTTGGAAGATTAAATGATTGGTGGACAGAAAAAGACAAAAAAGAATTTCAAAAAATCCAAAAAGATGTTATTAAGCAATATGAAGTTTTTGCATCATATGATGGTATTGTTTTTGATGCTGAATCAAGTATTGGCGAAGATTTAGCAGATATTTCAGGTTTAGCAATATGTCAAGAATATTTAAGAGATTTTCAAATGAAAAATCAAGATATTTTACCAATACAATCTTTGTCATTTGAAGGTTTTTTTGTGTTTTTTGCCGTTCAATCTAGACAAAAAATTTCAAAGAAAGCTATTTTAGCACAATTAAAAACGAATCCACATCCTTTAGATAAATATCGTTGTAATGTTCCGCTTACTAGAACCAGAGTATTTAGGGCAATTTACAATGTTAAAAAAGGAGATAAAATGTGGTGGCCTTCAGTAAATAGTGTTTGGGGTGATTAAGGAATTATTATTTAATTAAAAAAATAAAACCAAGCGTTTAGAAATTTTTTTGTTTTCATAATATATAAATGGCAAGAACTCAACGTCGTCGCTCAATGTCTAGATCTAGATCCGCATCCCGTAGTGCTGCTGCTTCTCGCAGTGCTGCCCGTAGTGCTGCTCGCGGTAGATCCCGCGCTGCTTCCCGCTCCGCCTCTGCTGCCGCTTCTCGCGCTGCCTCCGCTTCTCGTGCTGCCTCTGCTGCCGCCTCTCGTGCTGCCTCTGCTTCTCGCTCTGCCTCTGCTTCCCGTAGTGCTGCTGCTGGTCGTGCTGCCTCTGCTGCCGCTTCTCGTGCCGCCTCTGCTTCACGTGCCGCTGCCGCCGCCGCTTCTCGTGCTGCCTCTGCCAGTCGTGCCCGTGCTGCTGCTTAAGCAATAAAATAATATTTTTTAAATATTTAATACATTAATTAAATATTTAATATTTTAATTATATATAAATGGCTACAAAACGTCACAGATTTTCTAAAAATAATAGAACTAGAAAGATGGCAGGTGGAAAAAAATCAAAGTCTGGTAAAAAGTGGATAACTGCTATTGATGCTGCATCAGAAACTCTTAGTAAAACAGGCTCAATTAAAGCAGCCAAGAAAAGTTTAAGAAAACAAGCTCTATTTAATGCTCGTAAGTTATTTGGTTCTGTATAAATACATTTTATAATTTATTTAAAGATATAATAATAATAATATTATATCCTTAAGATGATAATAACCCTATTTGATTTAATTATTTTTGCTTTTTTTATTTTAGTAATTTTTCCAAGCTTTCATATGTTTTTTTTAGTTTTATTAGATTATTTGGTGAAAAATTTCGAACCATAAAAATATTTTACACAATTTCAGAAGATTTAATTAATGTTTTCTCTGTATATTGAATTCTATATGTTTTTGCCCATTCTTTAATTTTTTTTAATAAAATATCTAATTCAACAAGTAAAATCATAAAAACAACAAGTGGAGGAACAACAAATACAGCTAATCTTATATTAAATGACATTTCAATTATTATATAAAAACCACCAAATTTTATAGAATCTTTGTCTGATGCAACTAATAAAAAATTATTATTATTATTATAACTTTGTAATAACATATAGCTCATTTTAATAAAACAACTAATACACATAAAAAATATTTTAGCATCATCACTTTTAAATTTTATAGATATATCTTTGATATAAAATATGCCAACTGCTGTAAATAATGTTATAGCTTGGCAAAACTCTAAATTTGATTCAATTAAATCAAAATTTGTCTTATAATCAGGAAATTCAAATTCAAGTCTTTGTAAATCTTTAATTGCATAATAGTTGAACATTATAATAAATACATGATATGCTGTAGAAATTATTAATAATTCATTTTTAACACAAAAATCATATAATGTTATTACTTTAACTGCAGTTTTTGTTTGCATTGTAATAAATTAAATATTATATTCTGTTTAATTCATTTAGTTATATTATTTATTTGTGATGATTTTTGCGTGTTTTTCTGTGTTTTCTACGTAATGTTCTTTTTCTTCTATTAGTTCTTCGTTTTCCAGCTTTTTGAACTAAACCATAAGAATCACTAACGTTATTAATATTAGCCATTATAATATTAATAAATATTATATTTTTTATTCCGAGAAAATCGGCGTTTCACTTCGTAGTAAATGTTAAAAGGTGTAAAAAAAGTTATACAGTTTTAGTAGAAGGCAAACTACTTGTAGCAATTTGAGTTACACCTGATACCAAAGAAGAAGTAGTTGGCATTGTTGATGCTTGTGAAATATTAATATTAGGTGTTGTAGTTGTTAAAGGAATTGTACTAGAAGTTGTACTAGAAGTTGTTAAAGGAGATGTGCTAGAAGTTGAACTAGAAGTTGTTAAAGGAGATATAGGCGTAGAAGACATATTTGGTGTCAAAGAAGAAGGAACAGTGGAAGAAGTAAGACCAGATGATTGTTGTGTACTCATTGTGGATGCTGAAGATGTTGTGTTTGATGGAGCTGCTATAATAATTGGAGCTGGAGCTGCTATAACAACTGGAGCTGGAGCTGCTACAACAACTGGAGTTGGCTTAGAAGCCTTTTTAGTTTCTTGTATAATTTTGGATGCTTCAGTTTTAAGAGTTTCAATTTGTTTTTGAGTTGTTTCCAATATTTTAGATTCAACTATTGCTTCATATAATTTAACACCATTTACATAATCGGTCTCACACTTAACATATAAATCAACAATTAATTTTCTAGTTTTTTCAACTGATTTTTGTAATAATTCATCATTTAATTTTGGATTAATTCTAATAACTTTTTTACCGGAATAAGGGTCAATAATAAAAGTAAACAATTCATTAATGATGGATAATAATTTTGATTGGTTATCAGAAGCAGTTTGAATCATTTTTTTAGTATTTTCAGCATAATCAATAAATAATTTATCTTTTTTATTAAGAGTATATTTATTTTTAAAAATAGGATTTGTCCCTTGACATCCATTTTTTTTATTATAATTCTTCAATTTAATATCACTAAATTTAGTTATTTCTGATGGCATAGTTTCATTTCCAGTAAAAGCAGTATAAAAAAGTTTTAAGTCTTTCATAAATTGTGTTTTTGTAGAATCAGACATTCCCATAAAGCTACCATTAGAATAATCATAATTATCATCTAAATAAAGTTTCATAAGCTCAGTAATACCAGGTTCATCAGATAATGTTTTATCAAGACCGGTTTTAGTAATATTCATATCACACACATTTGGTTGAATTGTGACGTTTCCAGTTGCTTCATCAACAGTCTCGCCTTTTTTGAGGGACCTAATTCTATTGTCGCATATATTAAGTTTATACATTTTTCTATTAACATTTTTAGGAATTTTGTCTTTTTCTAATAGTCCTGTTTTAACAGTTTGTCCCGTAGCATCTTTGTATGTATAAACTGGATTAATTGTCATAACAATTGCAGCAAATATATGGGCAACTTTAACATAAAATTTAGCAATTCCAATACATACACGCTTTTTTTTAATGCTTTTCTGAGCATCATTTGATATATCTAAACTCTCGAGATTATCCTTGTTTATAAAAATAACTTTTTCTTTACTAAGATTATTAACCTCAGCTCCATCTTTAATTCTTTGGGCTAAATATGTAATTTCCATATCATTAAAATATCTTTGAATAATATCTGATGTTAAAATTACCAATTTATCACAGTAAGCTTTTTCAGATAGTTTGCTTAAACTCTTAAAATCCATTGTTAAAATGTAATAAGTGGCAATATAATCAATAACATCATAAAAGTTTTTGAATTCTTTTTCTTCTGATTTGTTTGAATTAGATGAAGTAGTATTTCCCATATATTATACTATCTTAAAAAAATATATGAAATTTAATATAAATAAAATTGAATTAGAAATATTTTATCTAATGAAAGATAATACAAAGATGAGCAAAGATAAAAGTCAAAAACGAAAGAACAATAATATAAATAAGACTGAACTATGGAATATATTTGATTCTGAAATAGAAAATCCAGATAAACAAAAGGTTCCATTAGAATGTATTTATGGTTCAGGAAATAGAGAAATTTGTGAAAGATGTGAAAATATTTTAGCATTTTCAGAAGAAGGATTTTTGACTTGCACAAATAATAAATGTGGCATAATTTATAAAGATTTAATAGACCAAAGTGCTGAATGGAGATATTATGGTGCTGATGACAATCAAAACTCTGATCCAACAAGATGTGGAATGCCAATAAATCCATTATTACAAGAGTCTTCATATGGTTGTAAAGTTTTATGCTGTGGACCAATGTCATATGAGATGAGAAAAATAAGACGTTATACAGAGTGGCAGTCAATGCCATATAAAGAAAAATCGCAATATGATGAGTTCCAAATTATTACAATTATGGCTCAAAATGCAGGAATTCCCAAAATGATTATTGATGATGCTATTGTTTATCATAAAAAAATTTCAGAATATGAACTAACATTTAGGGGTGATAATAGAGATGGAATTTTAGCTGCTTCTATCTACATTTCTTGTAGAGTGAATAATTATCCAAGAACAGCAAAAGAAATTGCATCAATATTTCGCTTAGATGTTACTAGTGCCACAAAAGGTTGTAAAAATGCTCTAGGAATTATTAATAATTTGGAGAAAGATATGGATAACAAAGAAAAAACAAATTTTGGAAAGACAAAGCCAGAAGCTTTCATTGAAAGATATTGCAGTAAACTTAATATAAATAATGAATTAACAAAATTATGCCAGTTTATTTCGATGAAAATAGAAAAAATGGATGTTATGCCTGAAAATACACCGCCGTCAATCGCAGCAGGAGTTGTATACTTTGTTTCACAAATGTGTAAATTAAATATAAGTAAAAGAGATGTTAAAAATGTAAGTGAAACTAGTGAAGTAACAATTAATAAATGCTATAAAAAATTAGAAAAAATTACAAAAGATGATAACATAATTCCCGCTTCAATTCTCAAAAAATATAGCGTCTAAAAAATAAATTTATCACTAGTTATATTTTAAATAGTTATAAATTTGGAATCAAAAAATATATTATTTTTATTTATTTTATTCTTTTAGTTTTATTATGTTTTTTATGTTTTCTTTTAATAGTATTTAATTTTTTATTGTTATTTTTTGTCTTCTTATTTTTATTTTTTGTCTTCTTATTTTTATTTTTTATATTTCTTTTAGATTTTTTATGTTTTAATCCTCCCTCATAATTTTTAGAAGATTCAGATGGATTAGGTTCAGACAGATTAGATTCAGACGGATTATTTTCACATTGACTATGTTCATATGGATTAGGTTCACATGGATTAGGTTGATTATTTTTTGGATTTGTATATTTACTAACAATATAGTTATTAGAACCAGAAACATATCCACCTAATGATTTTGTATTTACTTCAGTTTCAGCTCCATTACATAGTATAAAAATAAATCTTGATGCTGATGGACGGTCATTTGCAGCAAAGAATCTGGTTTGATTACCAGTTGTATTATTATACGATAAGATTTTTTCATCACAATGATAATTGTCACCTACATAACCTCCATATTTGCAAACACTATTTATTTCTTGATATAAATCACCTGTTCCTTTAATTAAAATTTTATTAAATACAACACCAAATATGTTTAAATTTGCATTTACACTTGTATCAATTATAAAATTTGAATAATTGAAATTAATTTCACTTTTCTCAGCACCTGTTTGAAAACTAGTTACTTTTTCTTCAGTTGCCATTGCATATAAATTTTCGAAAATTTCTTTCCCCTTAAATATCTGGTCTAAAACAGGTCTTTCTTGGACCTCTATGAATTGAATCATGTCTGTTAAGGTTGTGCGTAAAGAATCTTCTGCGCTTAATTGACTTCTACCATCATAATTAACTTTTACATCCACTTCAGATTTAATTGTTAATAATGGTAATTTTATATCTAGATTTGTTTTTGAAAAAATATTTCCATCATCATTTTTTACAATTTTTGAACTACCATTATAATACATATTTGAATCGGTGTTAATCAAATTAAAATTAATATCACCATATTCGAGAAGGCATTTTTTTTTAGAATCATTATATTTACATTGAGGCATAGCATCTAATATTGATGAATATGGACAAAAAATCTCTAAATCCAATTGTTTTGGAGAAAATTTTACTAAATTAGAAGCATTATTAATTACATATTTATCATTTACATCAATACATTCATATCTTTGTTGCGATTCATTTGTATATTCATATTTTTTAAAGAATTCTTTAATAAAATTTATCAAAAAACCATCGTAATCTATATTTTTATTTAGATTTAACACAGTTTGAAAAATAATATATTCTTTAATATAAGGCAAAATAAATTCATTATTTATTTTTATTGTTTCGCAAATTTCAGTTAACGCAGATTTTTGTACATCATTTATTTCATATCCTTTTTCATTAATTTCATTAATTATATTAAATTGGTTAGTTATTAAATCTATTTGTTCCTGACTTATATCCGTAATTATTGGTTTTTGTTTTTCATCAACACACCCGGTTAAATATAATGAACCTTTTATAATCATAAAAGCAAATGATTCTTTTACATCGTATGCAGGAGATTTTACTTTTAATGTAGAACCTACTAATTTAGCTCTTTCTTTTTTATCAATATCACTATACTTCTTCATTAATTTATTATATTGTGAATTTATTTCATCTTTAAGGCTAATTAATTTTGTTGCTTTATCAAATGATAATGGTAATAAAAAATTATCAAAACCTCCTGCTAAGGTATCTTGTTTATATTCTCTAATAATAGCTTTAAAATCTGACAAAATAGATACTTTAAATCTTTGGTAGTTTTTAATCTTATCATCTATATTTTGTTTATTATCTGACGAGACAATATTAACTATTTTTGATATAAATCCGTTTGGCGGTTCTTCCATTTCTTTCTTCTTTTCTGCCATTTTTTCTACAAAGGTAGTATTCTCTGAAATCTCCATTGGCTCATTGTTTGCAATATCCATTTGCTCATCATCATCATCACCGCCAATTTGATTATTATTTATTAAAAAATTATAAATTGTATATGAAAAATAATAGTCATCTGTTATAAAATCGTATAATAAGTTAAACATATTTGTATATGTTATATCTGGGTAGACATTTGAATTACCTGAATCTATTTCCATTGCATTATCATTTGTACTATCACTCAAATTGTCAAAATAATAATCAATAAATCTATCACGCAAAATTGAATACAATTTAGATTTTATTTCAGGAGTATTATCTGAATCATCAGACGATTTTAAATCATTAGGAATAAAAAAATCAAAAGATGAACTAATATTTAACTCTTCATTTGCATTGTTTACTTTATTATTATAAATCACATTTGCAACGACATAAAATAATTTAAATTGAATATCATTACCAATATCAGTGCAGAAGCTACTGAATTCTTCTTCATCATTAACTAAGTTGTATAGTGGAGTTATTTCACCAATTTTTTGTACCTTGGAAGGCTGGTCTTGATTAGATACTGAATCTAATTCTGAATCTTCACGAGTTCTTTTTTGTCCTGTTACTAATCTAAGATTAAGTATCTTTTGATTATCACTAGTATTTGTTGATGATGTAATAGTTTCAGTTTCAGAACCACCTGCTGTCATTGTAAATGATGATTTAAATTGATTAGCAAGAGATTTAACTTTATCCCATCTTTCCTTTCCTAAATTTCCATAAAAATCATGTATTACATCATGACCTAAAATATTTAATAATAAAAATTTTATATCATCTTTATTAAAATTAATTTTTTTTTGGCTTTCTTTATTCATCTTATATAATATAATAAAATATATTATATTATATTTTATATTTTATTATATTTGTGGTTTATTATATTTGTGGTTTATTATATTTGTGGTTTATTTTACAAAATAAAAGCTTTAGTGTTTATATTATGACAGATTTCACAGAAAAAATTCCAAAGCGTATTTTTATTGTGCCTTATAGAAATCGTGTTCAACATAAATTCTTTTTTAGCAAATATATGAATTTTATTTTAGAAGACAAAGACGATTATGAGATATATTTCTCTCATCAGTGCGATGCTAGAACATTTAACAGAGGAGCTATTAAGAATATTGGTTTTATTGCTGCTAGAAATAAATATCCAGAACATTATAAAGATATTACTTTTATTTTTAATGATGTAGACACTATTCCTTTTTATAAAATATTTGATTATGAAACAATACCTGGTGTAGTAAAGCATTATTATGGATTTAAATATGCTTTAGGAGGAATAGTTGTAATGAAGGGTGGAGATTTCGAGAGAACAAACGGATTTCCAGGATTTTGGGGATGGGGAATGGAAGATAATGTTTTACAAAAGCGTTGTGAGGCAATAGGATTAAAAATAGATAGAAGTGTATTTTACAACATTGGAAGTCCAGAAATGCTTCAATTATTTGATGGAATATCAAGAATTATATCAAAAAAGGATCCTTGGAGAGGAGAACACGATAATGGATTAGATGGTTTAAGAACTATATCACAGTTAAAATATAATTTGAGCGATAAATCAGATAATCCAAACGACAATATATTTACTGTAGATAACCCAAGAATAATGGTTATAAATATTTCGACATTTTTAACTCATATACCATTTGGTTCTGAAGAATATTATAATTATGATTTGAGAGAGCCAAAAAGAAAAATAATTAATCCAGATAAAATAAGAGAAACAAAAAAAACTGTTGTATCAACAACTGATTGGTCAAATATACCACATTATCCAACAACTTTAGAGAAAAAAGAAAATGTAGTAAAATATTTAATGTCAATGGGAAAACCAGTTCCTCAAAGTTTATTACAACAGATAGCAGATTGTAAAAGAAGTGAAATTGATAATGATGCCTTTAATAATTTTAATACAAATAATAAACAAGAGGAAGAGGAAGAGCCATTTTATCCTCCACAACCTCCATTACAACCTCCAGTACATCGTCAATTTATACAAAACAGTCATATCTCAAGAGTTCCAATACAACAGTTTCAAAGACAACCTCCACCAAATAAATTTTCACCTCAATATGCGTCTTATATTGGAGTTAAACCTAGAGCACAAGCAAGTGCCAGAATTGGAATGGGAGGTGCTTTTTAAATAAAAATTAATCAATTATTTAATCCAAACGTATACCATCTCAGTATAATCATTTTGGCGCTTTGATTTTTTAAGAGGGAATATTTCGTGAGCTTCTCCAAGCAATTTTTTTAAAACATTGTCGTAAACTTCTTTGCAAATATTAATTATATAATGTCCTCCAATTTGAAGACCATTATATGTCTTAGTGAATAATGGTTTGTAAAATTTTTCGTCCATCTCCTTTTTCGATTCGTATTTCACATTGTTGGCGTATTTTTCTAAGAAATAATAAGGTGGAGACGAGAATACGGTGTCATACGTCATTTTAGAATAATCAAACGTCACTGCATCGCAAAATTGCATATCAAAAAACGTCGCACTCTTTGTCTTCAAAAACGAAACCATGTTGTCGTAAGGTTCTTTTAATTCTGTGTTTATTTCCACACCATAAAACGCATCCAAATTTAAAGCAGCTGCAGCAACAGTTGAACCTCCCCATCCAGCACAAAAATTCAAAACCCTTTTTGCTTTATACTTTGTGTAAATTTCCATACAATTTAAGGGTCTCATTATGTTAATAGCGCTTATACATATATTATACACTTCTTTTAAAACAATGTATTCATTTTTGGTGTTATTTTTATTTTTTACATCTTTATAATATTTCAACATAGTTTGAATAAATTTCTTTTTTTTGAATTCTTCTATTTTTTCAATAAACTCAAAAAAATTTATATCATACTTTCCTTTTGTTTCAAGACGCTGAAGAAATGTAAAATAATCTACAACATTATTTCCTACTCTAGAACGAGGACCAACAGTATTAGAACTATTACCTATTTCTATAAGCTTTTTCATTTCTTGCTCAATATCACTAATATTAATATTTTTAATTTTACTTGATATGATTTCCTTTTCCTCTTTAGACAACATATACTTTTATTGAGAGAAAAAAATCAGTTTTATTTAAAATTAAATACTCATTTAAATAATATATTTACAGTAACTAATTTAAAATAATTTATTGAATATAAGTATGAATTCTATCTCTGATATTACACATGCATATTATATAAATTTAGATTCACGTACTGATAGAAAGGAACATGTTGAAGAACAAATGAGTCTTATAGGAATACAAGCAGAGAGATTTAAGGCTATTAAATTGCCAAATGGTGCTATTGGATGTAGTATGAGCCATCTTAAATTATTAGAAACAGCTAAGGCTAATAACTTGCCTCATATATTAATTGTTGAAGATGATATAAAGTTTTTAAACCCTGAATTATTTAAACATCAATTAAATACATTTTTATCTAATCATAAAGGATGGGATGTAGTATTACTTGGTGGAAATAATATTCCTCCATATAAAAAAATAGATGATACATGTGTAAAGATAACAAGTTGTCAAACTACAACAGGTTATTTGGTAAATGGTCATTATATTAGTATATTAATAAATAATTTTAGAAATGGAATTAATAAATTATTAGAATCTCCTCATTTACATATTATGTATGCAATCGATAAGTTTTGGTTTAGATTACAAAGAAGTCATAATTGGTTTTTAATTATTCCTTTGACTGTAACACAAAGAGAAGATTATAGTGATATTGAAAAAAGAACAACTGATTATACCCAAGTAATGACAGATTTAAACAAAGAATCATTTTTTATGGCACAAAAACAAGCTAATACAGATAGAAAATATAAAGCGGAATTAGGTAAGATTAAATTTTAAATTTTTCCTTCTTTTAATAATCTTGGGAAATCGGAAAGTTCTATATCTGTAAAAAACGCATTTGTTGCTAATGATAACATATTGGTTTTAAACCTATTATCTAAATAAAAACCTATAGCATAGTCTTCAAGAAATTCTTTTATTATATCTTCTCTCTTATTTATTAAATTTGAAATAGCACTTTTAGAGAGAAAATAAAATCTACCACTGCAGTATTTTGTTACATATAATGGTAAATGTTTTGGTAGCTCGGGATGTATTCTACTATATTCCGATAATTGAGGTTGATTTATATCAACAATATATCCTCCATAATGCTTTATAGGAAGCTTGTTTACAAGTAAATTTGTAAGTGTATTAAAAAATTGAGGTTTTACTAAAATTTGGTCATCGTCTGTTTTAAAAATATATTTAAAATTAAATGTCTCGAATACAGCTTCATATGCAGTTATTACTTTGTTTGGCAAAGAATTATAATCATCTGTATCTTTTACCCATAATATATTATTGTCATAGTCAAATCTGAATTTTGTTTCAAGCGAATCATCTCCAATTACATGATAGTAACACAAATAAGAAGGGATTTTTTTTAACCATGTCATTTTTTGAAACCTAGCTTTTTTTATATATTTCTTACAATTAATTATAAGCATTATAAAATCTTGTTCAATCATTATATAATAATTAATGTAATTTATTTATTATATTATTTAAAAAAATATAATAAATAATAAATTTAAATATATAAAGATTTTTATTATATTAATATATTAATGTATTCTCAATATCAAATACAAGTAAGTAATATGTTAGAAAATAAAAATTTAAATTTTAAAAGTGATAAAGCATATAATTCTATATTAGAACATGTTTCATATGAGCAAGGCAAAAGTTATATATCTTTAATAATAAGTATTATAAATGATGATTTTAAAGAAATTACGTTTGAAAATATAAATAATTTTTTACTAATGAATGATACTTATGGAAATCCTAAAAAGGAAAATTTTATGTACAATAATATGCAAATTTTCTGCAGCCCAACATCATTAAGGTATGTTTTACATTCATTACTTATTTTACAAAGTATAAAAAATAATAATAGTAAAAAAATAGTTGAAGTAGGTTGTGGATACGGAGGTTTATTTTTGGGAATAAATCATTTTTCAAAAATATTAAATATTGAAATTGATAAATATTACTTTATTGATTTGCCAGAAATTTGCGGTTTAATTAAAAATTATATTGAACTGCATAAAAATAATATTTATATCAACTACTCAATACATTCAGCTTATAATTATGGATTAGATATAAATGAAAATGATTTATTTTTTATTTCAAATTATTGTTTTACTGAAATTGATGAATTACATCGAAATAATTATATTAAACATTTATTTCCAAAAATATTAAATGGATTTATTATTTGGCAAACAATTTTTAATCTACCAATTAATAATGTAAATATTATTGGTAAAAATATAAAACATGTAGTTGAAGAATATCCTCAAACGGCAACAGTAAGTAAAAAAAATTATTATGTTTATTTTTAATATAAATATAAAATTATATTATAACAAATGGAGTTTACTTTTGGTATAATAACTTCTGGTGGATATGATAATTATATAGATGAGATTATTGAATCAATAGTTAAAAATAATATTCCAAACTATGAAATAATTATAGTAGGAAATACAAAAATAAAAGGAACAGATAAAATAAAAATTTTTTATTTTAATGAAAATATAAAGGCTGGTTGGATAACAAGAAAAAAAAATATAATTGTTTTAAATGCAAAATATGAAAATATTGTTTTATTACATGATTATGTTAAATTAGGAGATAATTGGTATGAAGGATTTTTAAAATTTGGAGATAATTACGATTGGTGTGTTACAAAAATAATAAATAGAAATGGGAAACGTTTTAGAGATTATACATTATTTCCATATGAAGTTGACTATTTAAATATTTTTTATTCACCTGGGAAAGATATTGATAGATATTTTGATAACTACTGTCTACTTCCTTATAATTTTGAAAATAATATTAAAACCAATAAATATATGTACATATCAGGCACATATTACGTAATAAAAAAAACTGTAGCTATTAATAATTTATTAAATGAAAAGTTAGTTCATGGCAGAGGTGAAGATGTTGAATATTCAAAAAGATTACATTCAAAAGGTTTCATAATTAAGTGCAATCAACATTCTAATGTTATATTCTTAAAACAAAAAGAATCAGTTCATTGGGAAAAAGAAATTCATCCATTTTATTTAAATAAATTTATTACTTATTGTGAAAATAATTAAATTGTATAAAAATTAAATAGCTTGTTAATAAATTCACTTGGAAACTTTTTATCAATTAACTCATCTTCATTTAATGTTCCAAACCAAATTGCTACAAAAAATGGAAAATAATATGAAGCATTTATAAAATCTTCTTCATATTCTTCCTTTGAATAATTTATTATTCCGTTTTTAATTAATGTTACATAGTAATATTCTTTAAATAAATTTTTATATATTTTCATTTTTTTTGAATCAAAACTTTCTATCATAAAGAACACTAGGTCTTGCACTCCTTTCCCTAATATTATATATTGCCAATCAATAAAAACAGGATCATATGTATCTCCATTTATCTTATAAAATATATTTGCCGATTTAACATCTCCGTGACAAAAAGTCAAGTTTTTATCACTTAATTTTTGTTGTATACTTGAAAAATTTTTAAAAATGTGTTCAGAAATTTGAAATTGTTCTTTTGTTAATAATGTTTGCCATTTTTCTTTAAATATGTGCCATTTTGATTTTATAAAATTATGCCAAAAAGGATTAAATAAACTATCATTATTTTTTTTCAATGATGAAAATTCTTTTATATTTTTTTCCCAAAACATTGAATGCATTTTAGATATTTTTTCTATTACCTTAAATGAGACATTTATGTCTTCATTATTTAAATTTAAATTAAGCCTATGGTCATCATCATGTATATTTTCAAGTAATACTCCAATATTTTTATTATTATCATCACAAATTAATCCATAAAATTTTGGTGTTTTAACAGGAACTAAATGTGAAATATTTTTATAAAAATAATACTCACGGTTATATAATTCTAAGTCGTTTGACATTTTTGTCAAAAAATTATCATTTTTATTTTCCATTTTTCCAACACATTTTATTATTTTATTTTCTGAATATATTTTTATATCAATTACATCTGATATAAATCCTCCTTTTAGCTTTGTATTATTTATTTCAATATTATCAATTGTAATATTAGTTATCGAGTTACTAATAAATTTTTTTATTGTATTGTTTTGGTAATAATTAAAATCTAATAAAGAATTTATATTAAATTCTAAAAAATTTTTCATTGTTATATTTGCGAAACATTTTAATAGCTCATTAGAATTATAAATAGTTTCAATTCCAACAACACATCTAGGTGAAACACTATACGCACTTAATAATCCTGTTTTTGAATCTTCAAATATTATTGTTTTTTCATTATTACAATTAAATTTATCAATTGCTTTTTTATAAGGGTCTGGAAATGGTTTTGGATTATTACACTCATTGCCTACAACAATAAATTCAAAATATTGTGTTAAATTAAAAAAAGATATTATATTTTCAGATACTTCTCGATTACAATTTGTTACAATTGCTAATTTATGACCATTTTTTTTTATTTGTTGAAGCATAGGTTCTACTCCATCTATTAGAGTAATTTCACTTAAATTGTTAATAAATAGTTCGTCCTTTTTTTTTGATATTTTATCTAGTGAAAATTTTTTATCCTTTAACAAATTTTTTAAAGCATTCTCATCATTATTACCAGATATATATGTTTTAAATAAATCTTCTGTAAGAGTATAACTATACTCTTCTAATAATTCTTTCCATACTTTAAAATATATATGTTCTGACAATACAAGAGTTCCATCCAAATCAAATAAGAAAATATATGTTCTATCTATATAATTTTTAACTTGTTTAGGAGTTCCAAGATTAAAAACATAATCTTTATTTAACTGAATTCCAATGAATAATTTATCTTCCTTTATCATTTTATCAATTATACATGAAGTGTAACATTCATTATTAAATGTAATATTATTTTCAATAACAAATTCTGCATAATTATTTAATTCATCAATATTTTTAAAGCAATATATACCTGTATTAGCTTTATCGCTTATCTTTACCTTTTCAACAATATTATTAATAAAATTATTATTATCAATATCTATATATGAATATATAGGATTTTCATCTTCATTTATAGTATAAAAAACTGCATTTTCTTCAATATTTCTATATAATGAAATAACATCTTCTGTATAAAATGTATCACAATCAAATAACATTGTTTTTTTATTAGTAGTTAAATTACGTATTTTTTTTAATCCTTCAAATATTGTTTCTGAAGCTCCTCTTGTTTGAAAATTAATTTTTATAAAATTTATGTATGGATATTTTTCAAGTATCACATTTTTAAATATATTATCGTCAATGTCATAATATATAATAAAAATTTTATCGTCATTTGTTATTTTTAAATTATCTAAAACATAATAAATCATCGGTTTACCTAGAATATTAATTAATGGTTTCTTTTCTTTATAACCTGCATTTATAAATCTTTCTCCTTTACCACCAATAGGAATAATAATATTCATTTTTAATATTATTAGTCATTATTTATTATTTTTAATTACAACGATTTTTTAATTATGAACATTATATCATCCCATCTATTTTTAACATGTCTTAAATCTTCGATTTGAATAAATTTTCTATATTCTTCAGGTGTATAACTTATTAAAATATTTACCCATTTAATGTCAGGAATATCTTCTATAACAAGAATACCATTATCATTTAAAAGAGGCAAATAATGATTAACAAAAAAAACCATACTATCTAAAGTATGAGGACCATCATCTATTAATATATCAAACTTAATGTCATTTTTAACAAATGTATTTTCAATAAATGTTGTATCATATGCATTAACAGATGTGATTAATTTAATTCTATCATTATTTTTAATAACATCATTTACATTTGAAATATCATGTATATCTAAACCATAAATAGTAGAATTTGGAAAATAATCATGCCATAATTTTATACTTCCTCCATTTTCCTTGTTTTGTTTTGGTTCGCCTATACCTATTTCAAGTATATTATTTTTATCATTTTTTTTTTGAGAAAATAATCTTTCATATGTGTTTATATAACTATGACAAGTATTTTTATCTGTTAAAGAATTATCAATTAAATCTACTAGTTTTGACATATTATAATTATATTTATAACTATTATTTTAAATTATAACTCATTAATAAATATTATTTGTATATTTGTATTTATTAAATCTAACTCTTTAATATAATTTCCAGCTCCACTAATAAATACACATATGTTTTCCTCTTTGCTTTTTAATAACTCGTTAAAAGATGAACATAATAAATTATATCCATAAATATACTTATCTATTTTATTTGGAGAGTTATCCAAAACACCCGATAACTTTTTATAATCTAACCCAAAAATAAAAAGAGGAATACTGTGTATTGACATTGGCCAAATATAATATTTTTTATTGGTGTTATTTTCAATATATTTATTTATTTTATTTGTTATTAATGAAATGTCATGAATATAACGTTTCACATCATTTTTTGTATTTAAGTTAATTAATTCATCATTATCTTTATTTTTTCTATCAGTTCTAATAAATTCAATAAAAAGAGAGAAATTTTCAAAATCAAATCTTCTATTTAATTTGAAACCATATTTTTCAAATAATTTGAATAAAAACGAATGTTCAATTAAAAAAGTATGTTCACAATTTAAGTTTATAAATATATTATTTTTAATACTATAATCAAAGTCAGGATGATTTAAATAAATATATTTAATTGAACTATCCTGTATTTTTTTTAGAATATCAATAGGATTATAAAAATGCTCAAACACATCAGACATAATAATTGTATCAGGATTAATATTGTTTAATTCTACATTTTCAAAATATTCATTTATAATATTTAAGTTTTCTTTATCACCTGTAAATGATGGTTCTATAATTGTATAATTTAATTCTTTATTTTTTTCTACTATTAAACTTGATAAAGTATTATGGCATGCTCCAACTTCTATAATATTTTTAATATCGTTATTTTTCATAATAAATTCACTAAATAATTTATGTTTTTTATGTTTTGTATCTCCAAAATTATCTAAATGGTTTACATCATACACAACTTGTAAATTTCCAATATATTTATTTTGAGCTGTATTACAGTTATTACATAGTAAAATATTATAAGGCATAAAATATGATTTTTTGATTTCTTTGTACATTCCCAATGATAAAGATGTTTTATAATCTTTTTCAATGCAAATATCAAAATTATTATTTCCGCAAAATATACATTTCTCTCTTTCTTCGTATATAAAATTTAACAATAATAACTTGTTTTTAATTTTATCTTTTATATCTTCGTTAATATTATCATAACAATTTCTTATTTCTTTAAATTCATCATAGCTAAAAATATAATGACATGTTATTAATATTAGTTCATCTTTTTGTGTTTTATAATCAAAATCGCTATTCACCCATTTTTTCCATTTTTCTGATTTTAAACATAATTCATATATTTTATTATAGTGTTCGCTGTTATTTTTTATATTTTCAAGAATAATACTAGATTCAATCATACCAAACTCAGGAGCAATATTTATACATTCCAAACCTAGTTCTTTTTTTTGTTTTATTATATTAATAGAAACCCAATCACCATTATGTTCTTTTGAAATAAAATTATATTTATTAACTAACTCAACCATATTTTTTAATTTATTTTTATCAAAATTACCACTATTTTTCCCATTACATAACCCATTTCCACATTGAACAACACAGTATTTTATTTTTTTATAAATTTTTTCTTCTAAAGCATTTCTTAGAGATGTAATGATTTTTTCAATTTCTTCTACTGTAAAAGGTCTAATTGCTTCTTCTGTTCCTATTTCATATTCAATATTAGGATTCAAATTATAGCAAAAATTTATCATATCGATAGTCCATTTAATACCATCTTCTAAATTCTGATATTTTTTCCAAGGGTCAATATGTATTAAATCAAAATATTTACAATCTTCTTTTAAAGAAACAAATCCATCATCATCATATAGTCCTTGTCCAGGTCCGCCATGGTCTCTTTCAATTTTAATTTTAGGATTTAAGTTTTTAACATATTCCGAAAATTCTTCAGTTGTCCAATTATTTACATAACCACCATTATGTTCTATTTGTCTTCTGCTTGGAATAAAAGTTATTTCTACATTTTCATATTCTAAAGAATAATTAATTATAGAATCTACTTGATTTTTAGACATAACACCAAAAAAATAATTCATAATATAATATATATTATATTTTTTATTATATATATTAACTATGTCTAAAACAGTTTTAATAACTACTAGTGGAATAGGAGAGAGACTTGGTTCGGTTACTAAATATACAAATAAATCTTTAGTAAAAGTTGGGGACAAATATGCTATATGTTACATTATAGATTTTTATGAAGAGCCTGATACAGAATTTATAATAACTTTAGGATATTATGGAAATTATGTTAAGGATTTTTTATTATTAGCATACCCTAATAAAAGATTTACATTTGTCGATATTGATTTATTTGTTGGACATGGTTCGAGCTTAGGTTATTCGATGCTTAAAGCAAAGGATTATTTAAAAAAACCATTTATTTTTCATTGTTGTGATTCTATAATATTAGATAAATTTATTTTTGAAGATAATAAAAACTGTCTATGTGTATATCATTATAAAAATAGCAATAATTACACAAATATAAAAGGTGAAAATAATATAGTTAATCAGATAAATAATAAAAATCATAAAGATTTTGACTATATTTATACAGGAGTATCATATATACATGATTATGTATTATTTTGGAATTATTTACAAGAATTATATGAAAAAGATAAAAATAATTCAAGTTTAAATGATGTAGATTCTATTTTGTTAATGTTAAAAAACGGTACATTATTTAATTATACTGTTCTAGAAAAATGGTATGATACAGGAAATTTAGATAGTTATGAAGTAATTAAAAATGAAATTACATGCAATTATAATGTTATAGAAAAAAATAATGAATCTTTATGTTTTTTAGATAATAGAGTTATAAAATTTGTAAATGATTCTGAAATAAATAAAAAGCGCGTCTTAAGAGGAGAATACTTATATCCATTATCTCCAAAAATATTAGGTTATTCTGATAATTTTATGTCAATGGAATTAATTGATGGTCAAATATTATCAGATTGTTATGAAAATAAAATTATTTATAATTTATTAAATTGGTGTAATACAAATTTATGGAATGAGAAAATATTAAACCCAAATTATATTGATTGTTGTAAAAGATTTTATATAACAAAAACACTTGATAGATTATCAAAGTTAAAATTTTTAGAAAATGAAAAGAATATAATAAATGGTTTAAAATGTGAAAATATTGTTAAATTTATAAAAGAATTACCAGAAAATATGTTAGTAAATGACACATTTACTAAATTTCATGGTGATTTTATTCTTGATAATATAATTAAAACATCAGATTCATTTAAGTTAATTGATTGGAGACACGAATTTGATACAGAACTATACTATGGTGATATATATTATGAACTAGCTAAATTAAGACATAATATAATATTTAACCATTCGAATATTTTAAATAACCTTTTTGAAATTGAATATAAAAATGATGAAGTAATCGTAGATTTAAAATGTAATTATTTTTTAATTCAACAGTTAAATGATTTTGAAAAATTTGTAAATGAAAATAATTATGATATTAATAAAATTAAAATAATAACTTCAATAATATGGTTAAATATGTCACCTTTGTATGATGGTAAATTAAGTGAATTTTTATTTTATTTTGGAAAATATAATTTATTTATGCTGTTTTAAAAGTTTAATAAAATAAAAAATTTAAAATATTATATTATTTTATTTTATTATGTCAAAAATTTCTATTTTAGTTTATACTCATTCAGAATATTCATTTATGTGGAAGCCTATGTGTGAACTTCTTAAAAAATATGTTAAAAATATAGATATTCATTGGCTTTTTGAGAAAAGTGCTGATAATGAATTAGTAAATTTATATCTACCTTTAGAGTGGTATAAACATACTTATAATGAAAATATGATATGGACAAAAAGAGTTCTTAAAGCATTAAATGAAATAAATGATGACTATATATTATTTCTTCATGAAGATTGGTTACCAATAAATGATATTAAATTAGATGTTTTAAATAAAATGATAACTTTTATGAAAAACCAAAAATGTGGCTTTTTGTTAAGTTATTCACATATAAGCAGAACATCTACTCAAGAAGGTATATTTACAGGCATTAAAGATTATTTTTATTATTCTGAAGATAATCATATATTTCAACCAGCTATATGGAATAAAAATGTTTTTATTGAATTTTGTAGTGTTTTAAATAAATCAAAAAATCAAAATGAAGATAGAGAATGTTTAGATTTTATGAAAAGTAAAAATTGTTGGTCTGTTCAAAATCGAGAAACAGTAACTACATTTAGAACAACTAATTCTTTGTTATTTCCACATATGCATGCTTTAAGTGAAGGGTTATGGAACTTTAAAAAATACCCAACATTAAAAGTTTTTTTAGAATCGTTTGGTGTTGATACAAATACAAGAGGAACACATACGTGGTGGGAACTAGACACACAATAATTAAATTCTATTATAATTATCTTTTAAACGAATTACGTCCCATAACTCATTAGTTGAACATTCTATATATAATGAATCTTCTACTGCCTCCATACGATGTATTGTGTATGGTTTAATTGTAATAGTATCACCATAATTATATTCAACGCATTCAAGATTTTCTAATTTATCTCCTATATATATATTTAATTTACCAGATAAAACAACTATAGTTTCAGTTTTTAATTCGTGATATTGTATACTACAAGCATTTCCCTTTTTCATAAATAATTTTTTTACAACATATTTATCATTACATTCAATTAATTCTTCAAACCCCCAAGGCTTTTCTATTTTACCAAATAATAAACTATCTTTTATAGTAACATTTTTTGAAGATAAATCAATATTTTCCATCCCTTTATTTCTAACTAAATTAATAGCAAATGCACTATTTTCTGGAGAGTTAGGTTTTTTATCATTTATTAGTACTCTTGAACCATTAGGTAAGTTCATTATTAAATTATCATAAACAACACCATGATGTAGAAGTTGTTTTTCTGTTATATCTCGAAGGCATTCTTTTCTTCCTGTTGTAAGAATAATCTTATAATTAAGTTTTTCCCATTCTTTTATATTCCTTATAACATCATTTAACACTTCTGGAGTTTCTGAATAATTTAAAAATATATCAGATTTATGTTTTAAAATTGTACCATCTATATCACAAAAAATAGTTTTTGGTGAACTCATATATTGTAATTAATACGTAATATATTTATATTATTATTTATTTAAATATATTATAAATGTCTGAAATTTTTAATTATATAAGCTACAATGATATTATTCATGTTGATAATTATAATAATTCTCCTTTATTTTATGCCTTTTCTGAAGTTAAATTTAGAACACATATTTCATCACATATGAATTTTTTTACTCCAATTGGATTACATAATAATAAAATTATTAGTTTAACAAATAAACAATTTTCTTTTTTAGTTCAAAAATATATACATTTTTTAGGTAATGAATACGCTAGAGAATTAAAAAATACTTATGATAAAATAAATTCAACTCCATCTAATGATATATTAACAATAAATGAAGATGTTTTTCAATTTTTTGATTATGAGTCTATAAATGGAACAGGACATTCTTATGATTTAATGTTTTATCTTTTATATTTTTATAAAACTAATAATTTAACATCAAAGCTACTTGTTGTTGAATCAAATAATAAGTATTATAATTCAACATTGGGATTAATTGAAAAATACTTTGGAGTAGAGTTTATATATATAAAACCTTATAAGACATATTTATTTAAAAAATTTTATTGTACAAGAAGTTATCAGAATATATTTTTTAATGAAGTTAAAAATTTTATAAATATAAATTTAATACAACCAATAATTAATAAATTTGAAGGAATGAATGAAAAATATTATGATAATATTATTAAAATTAAATATAAAAATAATAATTCAATCGATAGATTAAATACAACTTATGAAAAAACAAACTTATTTAATAAATTTTGTTTTGAAAAAAAAATATTTGATTTAAATGATATTGATGATAATGAAGAATTAAAAATATTCTTAATTAATAAAGCCAAAAAAATAATAATAGCTTGGGGAAGTAATTATTATATTAATATTAATTATTATTTATGCAATACTCAAGACAAATTTATTTCTATAATATTTCATAATAATATAATAGATGAATCTATTTTTATAAGTAAAATTAATGATAATACATTTAAACAGAATATGCCTAGTAATTATTGTTCTAATATTACAAATCAAGTTTATAATAACTTTATTTTTAAAGGTGAAAAACTAGAAAATATATCAAATATAGATGATTTTATATTAAGAACTACAGTATAATATTGAAGGGTATCTATGCAAATGTCTTTCATATACATTTATACCACAATCCCACATTGAAAGGTGTTTTTTATTTCTATTATAACAAACCCAAAATTCTTGATTATGTCTGGCTGAATTTAAAGGATTTGGATATCTATTTAAATTGTTAAAACTTATAGGATTTGGTAAAGAAATTATATTATTAGCTGTTGACCACCAAAAATTACCAGAGTAATGTAAAGTTGGGTTGTTTCTTAAATCAACGCCACAAGTATCGCATTCTAATAAATTATTTATACATTTTTCCCATTTTTCTACAAGGAAATATAACATATATTCAATCTGGTCTTCTATAGAATAATTAATTTCTTTTCCTACATTTTTTGTGTGTAAGTATAAAACATTATTTTTCTGATTTTGAATACAAAAATTATATAAAAAATTTAATGTAGGTAGTTCATAATCAGATAAATTATTTGATAATTTAATAAGTTTTATGTTATTATTGTAATTATAATTTGTTATATCAGCTTCTTTTATAGGGAGTTCATTATCACCTACAAAACATATAAATATTGAATCTATAAAATTTATTAGATTACTATTTTTAATAATATTTAAATATTGTAATATTCTTTCTTTACACTTTTCCAAAATAGCAGCGTGAATAATTATAATATTTTTATTCATGATACTATTCTATAATAATAAATATTTAAATATTTAATTATTTAATTATTTAATTATTTAAAATATGTAAATTGTTATTATATAAGCTTAAAAACTTTTAATTTAATTATAATTATGGAATTGCTAGTTTTTTATTTAACTGATAACAGAAGACATTTTACTTTTCCACATTTCATTGAAATGTTAAATAAGTCTGAAAAAAAAAATAATTGGAAGCTTTTAATACTTACTCATACTAATGACACTCAATTTTATATTGAACAATTACAAAAAAGCGTTATTTGTTATGATATCAAAAATGTTCCAGAAAACAATAATTACTTAGTTAAAGTTAATTATGCTTGTGAATATGCCGAAAAATCATCTATACCATATGTTATGAAATGTGATAATGATATTTTTCTAAAAGCTCAAACATTAGATTATATGATTGATAATTTAAATTTACTTGAAAATAATAAACATTTAACAATTGGTCCTGTTTTAACATCTGGAATACCTGGAATTGAATATTTTAAGGACGAATTTTTAGATGAATCTGCACAAAGACACATTGAACAATTATTTTTAAAAACACAATTTTACAACAGAGATGGCGCTTCTTATGAGTTTTTAAATAATAATACATTACGTTCAAATGAATGGAAAAAAGATAATTTTTTTAATAATGTAAAATCTATGAATCATCATTACAAAGGAATACATCCTATAAGAATAAATGAAGAATCATTACAGTTTTTAAATTCATATATAATTAATAATAAAGAAAGATTTATGGAAAACTATGATTTAAGTATTATTGATAATGATAATTCTCCTTATTTATGCAATAGTATTTTCTGTATTAAGACAGATAATTATAAAAAAATTTTACAAGACAACTCATTATATGTTGATGGATTTGAAGAAGTTCCGTTAAATAAATATGCTTGGTTAAATAATATGAACCATTTGTTTGTTAAAAATGGCTTTGCTATTCATATGTATTACAATTGGAAATCAAATCATATATTATATGAAGAAGATTTTTGTAAAATTTTTTTTAAATAAAAAAAAATAAATTTAAAATATTCATTTTTTAAATTTAATATAACAATGGTATAATATTTCCATATCCATCAGCTATCTTACAAAATAATTGAGGATATAAACAAAAAATACGTGTTAATATTACTTGTTCGGTATATATCCATTTTTTTTTAGGAAGTAACTCATCTACAAATTGTTGATATAAATCAACAAAATTATTAATAAAATCTTTATGCATTATAAAAACACCAGCTGATACATAATGATAATACATATTATCACTTACAAACATTTTATTGTAAAAATCAGTTGATGATGTAAATATAAATTTATCTTTTGGTAAACTCATTAATTTATTTATATTTGGAAATGGTTTTTGTGGTGGATTTTCATCTCTAAAAATACAAATTCCAGAATCAATCCAAGCAAAAAATTCAGTATTAAAGATATTAAGTCCCGATGCTTTTTTTACTAAAAATAATTTTTCATTCCAAATTAAATTTAATTGTTTTGAAGGACAATGTTTATCATGCGTTTCAATACAATCAATATATTTATATGTATAAAAATCAGAAATTTCACAATTAATATAATGTGTTGGCAATGAGTTTCTGTGTTTTTTTACAATATTAATACTTTCTTCATTTCCAAAAAATATATAAGGACAATTTATTTTTAATGTTTTACTAAACCAATTATCAAATTTATTATCGTGTTTATTTACTACTTTCCAAAATCCAGAAACAATTGTTAAATTATTATTCATTTATTAACAAATAATAATTTATTTATTTATATTGTATTTATTTTAAATAGTATAAATACAAATATAATATACTATATTAAATGATTAGTGTAGTAATTCCTATATATAATGGTATTGAATTTATTGACGAATCTGTTTCATCTGTTTTAAACCAAACATATGATAAATGGGAGCTATTAATTGGTGTAAATGGTCATCCACAAGATTCAGAAGTATATAAAAAAGCAAAGCAATATGAAAATGAGAAAATAAGAGTTTTCGACTTTTATAATATAAAAGGTAAATCAAATACTTTAAATTTTATGATGCAATTTTGTAATTTTAATTATGTAGCAATTCTTGATGTTGATGATATATGGCATCCACAAAAATTAGAATTACAATCACAAGCGCTTAATGACTTTGATGTTGTTGGTAGTCAATGTGTATATTTTGGAGAAAGATTAAATGGAATAAAACCAAATATACCTTTTGGTAATATTTCAAATATTGATTTTTCTCTCGTTAATCCACTTATTAATTCAAGTTGTATTATTAAAAAAGAGCTTTGTTATTGGAATGGCAGTTGGGATGGAGTAGAAGACTATGATATTTGGTTAAGATTAAGAAAACAGAACAAGAAATTTTATAATTTTAAGGAAATACTTGTTAAACATAGAATTCATAATCAGTCAGCATTTAATTCAAAAGGAAATGATAATAAAGTAGATAAGTTATTATCTAGTCATGGATTCAAAAATCGCACAGAAAATAATATTGATTCAACCAAAATGCATATGCCTAATCAAATGAATAAAATAAATATGAAATTAATTTAAACTTGTATTTTTACCCAATTTGGTGGACATAAATCTTTTGTATCATTATTTGCTAGAGCACCAAACCAAACAGACGGATAACACACAATTTTGTCAACATGTGAATTTAAATAAGCAGACCACCAACTAAAAGAACTGTTTGCAATTATGTTATGATGACAACAACTCATTAAAATCATTTGTTGCCAATCTTGAAGACTATTTAAACCTCTTTTAAAGGTATATATTAGAAATTTATCAGATAGTTTATTTATTGTAACTAAAACTTCATCTATATCATCATCTTCACAAAAATAAAGTATATTAAACTCTTTATCTGGGTTTGAATTTTTAATGTGCAATAAAGCTCTTTCGTAAAAATCATAAGTAGCTAGTGGATGAACATCTGGAAATTTTTTATAGTCACCGATTCTAAAATGCATACTAACGGTATTTTCTAAATCCAGATATTCTGGAGAACTAAAATTGAGGTTATTTAATAAATCATTTTTCATTTTATCGATATTTAATAATCTGTAAATAATTGCATAATTTTCTTGAAAATACTTATAACTTTGAAAATAACCATTAATCATAATATTTTTATTTACCATTTCAATAACAGATAATGGTTTATATGTAAATCCATTCTCTTTAATAACCTGAACTGGAGGAAATTCTGTTACCAAAAATGGTTTTAAATTTACAAAAAAAGTTTCCCAAAATGTATATCTAAGTGTTGTAGCTCCACCACCTAGCGTGTGTAATTTTGGAAACTTAAATTGGTTTCTGCTTTTTATTGCATAAGATATAGTAGCAAATATTTGAAATATTTGGTTTCCCAAACCACCCATTAGATTGCAAGTAATCATATTTATTTTATTTAACAAATTGTTTTTAAATAAAAATGATTTTATTATATTATTAAAATAATAATGTAATAAAATACTCACAATGTTTACTTCAAAGTATAGACCAAATAAGATTGAAAATTTTATTGGAAACAAAAATATTATCCAACCTTTTATTGAATGGTTATTAGAGTGGGAACCAAATGAAAAAAAAACAAAGTGTGCATTAGTTTCTGGAGTTAATGGAGTTGGTAAGTCATTGCTAGTTGAGCTTTTGCTTTACAAACACGATTATAACATTATAAATTTATCAATTGATGATGATAGAGATAAAGAAACTATAGTGCAAACCATTAAACCAATATTAAAAACAAAAAAAACATTTGATGGACAAGAGAATGTATTAGTTGTAAGCGATATTGACAGCAGTGGTGGAGATTATGGTTTTATTTCTACTCTTGTTGAATGCATAAAGGAAACACAAATTCCAATCATTTGTATTTGTGATGATAGGTACAACCAAAATATCAAACCAATATTGAATTATTGTATAGATTTTAAGCTTATAAAACCTAGTTATGATGAGGTTTATAGATTAGTTTATAATGTTGTAACAAATGAAAATATAAAAATTAGTAAACAAGGAGTGGATAAATTATATCAACAATCAAATGGAGACATTCGTTTTATATTAAACAGTTTGCAATTAGGTTTAAAAAAGGGAGATACAAGTAAAAATATTCAAAGCTTAAATATATTTGATACTACAGGAAAGTTATTCTCTATGGAAACAAGTATTGATGATAAAGTTAAATATTATTGGATGGCACACGATATTCATACATTAATGATTCAAGAGAATTATATTAATAATACGTTGACTACAAAGGATGATGTTAAACGTTTGGAAAATATATCTTATTCTGCGGATTCATTATCAGATGCAGATTTATTTGATGCTGTGTTTGACTTTGAATTATCAACACATGTTGCTTTAAATACAATAAAAGCTACATCAAAATGTAATAAAAAAGTGATGGTTAAATTTCCACAGTTTCTTGGAAGAATTTCAACAATGAATAAAAATAAGAGAGATAAATTAGATTATGAGATAATAAATTTATTTGGAGAGAAACCAAAAACAAGAGAAACTAAAACAAAGGAAAAGAAAGAACCAACTGTAAAAGAAGCAAAAGTTAAAAAAGAACCCAAAGTTAAAAAAGAACCCAAAGTTAAAAAAGAACCCAAAGTTAAAAAAGAACCAACTATAAAAGAAGCAAAAGAAAAGAAAGAACCAAAGGAAAAGAAAAATAAAGAAACTAAAGAAAAATAAATAATAAAATCTAAATAATTATATATAATGTCAAAAGACCCATATTTTTTCCCTTTTGAAATTATTGATAAGAATAGTTTAATCCCAGGTGATAATTATTATATCAAATTAAATGATAATATTATTAGAAAATCTGTTGATAAACGCCAAAATATTCCAGTATCAAACTTAAAAGGAACTTTTGTTCGTTTACATAAAGAACCTAACAGAATAGTTGAACCTAGAGAATATGCTGTATTTAAAAATGTATTTATAATGAATAAAATTTATAAACAAGGTTTATGTAGATTTATGTTAGTTAGATATCCTGAAGGTTTTCTTGCAGCTGCTGATGGATGTGATACATTTAGTGACCAATCTCAAAATAGAATTGTTAATACTGAGAGAGAAGTATTTTTAGATGTTAATTATTGGAAATTTGGTAAGCCAACTGAACAGAAGTTATTAGCAGAAAGAGCTATGAATTCATTAAATTTGCCTCAAACTATGACTGGTGAAATTAGTCAATTTAGAGGTACACAAAAACCATTAGGTGGAAGAAAGTCTAGAAAAAATAGAAAATCTAGAAAGAACAGACGTTCTAAAAAATCAAAAACAAAAAGACGTCGTTAAAATAATATATTTTAAATACATACTTAAAGAGAAATACATACTTAAAGAGAAATACATACTTAAAGAGAAATACATACTTAAAGAGAAATACTACATAATGTAAGGAATTTGTAAAAATAATGCTTCAAAAAGTTCCCTTCATATGAAGAGAAACATCGACAAAAATGACGGGAAAGTTTTTTCTAATTTTGAAATTGGACAAAAATAAATGTCCAAAAATGAAATATACAAATACTTTATGCCAAAAATGTGTTTTCGCTGCATAATTGAAATTTATGGTCTGATGACAGAAAAAATAATTTTTATTTTATTACGATAAAAATTTTTTAAAACTTTGAAACTATATTAAAAACTTATTATATACTTATTATATATGGAAGTAAATGGAAGTGAAATTAAGCAAAAAACTAGCAAAAAATATGTTTGTAAAATTTGTGACTATATTACAGATAAAAAAAGTAATATGGATAATCATTTTAACACACCAAAACATATAAATAACAATGATGGAAATATAAATAAGCAAATTTTAAGCAAAAAATATAGCTGTCAAATTTGCAACTACAATACGGATAGAAAAAGTAATATAGAAAATCATTTAAATAGCCTTAAACATATACAGGAAATAAATGGAAATATAAATAAGCAAATTTTAAGCAATAATTTTGAATGTGAAATTTGTAATAAAATATATCAAACATCAGGAGGTTTATGGAAACATAAACAAAAATGTAAAATAAAGGAACAAGTAAATATAACTAATAAAGATGAACTAATTATGATTTTAATAAAACAAAATGCAGAACTTATAAAAGAACAAACAAGTATTAAACAAATGATTATTGACCAACAAAATGCTGTATTAGAAATTGCAAAAAATGGAACTCATAATACTATTAATAATAATAATTCTCATAACAAAACATTTAATCTACAATTATTTTTAAATGAGACATGTAAAGATGCGATGAATATTATGGATTTTGTGGACTCAATTAAATTACAACTTTCAGATTTAGAGAGAGTCGGTGAAATAGGATATGTAGAGGGAATATCAAATATAATTACTTCAAATTTAAATGCTTTAGATGTGACACAAAGACCAATCCATTGTGCTGATAAAAAAAGAGAAGTTTTATATATAAAAGATGAAAATAAATGGGAAAAAGAAGATGATGATAAAAAGAAGATACGAAAAGCAATAAAAAGAGTTGTATCTAAAAACCAAAGATTATTACCAAAATTTAAAGAAGCTCATCCAGATTGTAACAGATCATCGTCAAAGTTTTCAGATCAATATAACAAAATAATAGTTGAATCAATGGGAGGTTCAGGAGATAATGATTCTGAGAAAGAGGATAAAATAATTAAAAATATAACTAAAGTCACAACTATTGAAAAAACTTAAAAATCGTTATTCTATAATATCTTATACTGTCTTATAACATATTATGTTTTATTATAGTCAATTTTATTTTTAAAAATCATCAGACAAAATGAATACATCATCAGATATAGTTTTATTTGCCAAAGCATAAGAATCATTACGTTTCTCAAAAAAATTGGTTTTCCCTTCCAAACTAATGAGCTCCATGAAGTCAAAAGGGTTAGAAACATTATAAATCTTCTTGTATCCAAGTTGAACAACTAATCTATCTGCAACAAATTTTATATACTGCGTCATTAAATCAGAATTCATACCAATTAATTTACATGGTAAAGCCTCACAAATGAATTCAATTTCAATTTCGACAGCCTCTTTAATAATTTCATGAATGCGAGCTTTATCAATTTTCTTTACAAGCTTTGAATATAAAAGCATAGCAAATTCGCAGTGAAGAGCTTCATCTCTAGAAATCAATTCATTACTGAATGTGAGACCAGGCATTAAACCACGTTTCTTTAACCAGTATATGCTACAAAATGCACCACTAAAGAAAATACCCTCTACACACGCGAAGGCAACTAATCTGGTCGCAAAACTACTACGATTATCATGAATCCATTTTTGTGCCCAATCAGACTTCTTTTTTATACAAGGAAAGTGTGTAATAGCATTAAAGAGTTTCGACTTCTCTTCTTTGTCTTTAATATATGTTTCTATTAAATTACTATATGTATGACTATGAATATTTTCCATCGCAATTTGAAAACCATAAAATGCTCTGGCTTCAGAAACTTGAACCTCAGTCATAAATCGTGAAGCGAGGTTTTCCAATACAATTCCATCACTAGCTGCAAAAAAAGCTAAAATCATAGAAATAAAATATTTTTCGTCTACATTTAAGCTTTCCCAACTTACAAAATCCTTAGATAAATCAATTTCTTCAGGTCTCCAAAAACATTCAACTTGTTTTTGATACATATCCCATATGTCTTGATATTTAATTGGAAACATAACAAATCTATTATCATCTGGTGCTAGTAAAGGTTCTGTTTGAATTTTCGACATCCTAAATAATATATTACGAAGATTTTAATATTATTTTTTATATAATATTAAAATAATTAGTTATTTTAAGAATGGAAATTATCCCTGTTAATGCTCATTTAATTAAGAGTGATGAACAATTATTACATATAGAAGCTTTAATTGACTCAAAAAGAAGAATGCTTCTCGATAAACAAAAAAAACTTAGATTTATATCAAAGCAGAATCGTTTTTTAGATGCAGTAAAAAATGACTATGTTACTTATTATAATTATATTTCTCAGCAAAAACAAGAACAAATTTCAGCACTCGAATTATTAAATAATTATATACATGATTTGTCTTCTTCGGGCAAATTAAGTAAACATAACATTGAAGATGCAAAATTTGAACAAAGCAAAATACTTCATGAAGTTAAGTCTATTAAAAAAGGTTTAGACAATATAATTAATAATACAAATTATATTAATTCTGAATTAGAAGAAAAGAATATTTTACATTAAATAATGCTTTATATTAAATTTAATATAAATTAAATATATAGTTATGACACAAAATCAACAATTCTTACAAGATTTTCAAACTAGCATGAATAAACTTAATGGAATGAACCAGGTAATTCAAAATAGTCTCCAGCAAAAAAAAGATTTTAGTGATAAATTAATTGCTAAGTTAAAAGAAATTAATGACAAGATTACAAATTTAGCAGGAGAAATTAATAAACTCAAAACCAGCCTTGATGGTTTAAATGGACAAGTCAAATCAAATACTGATTCTGTAAGTGACAAAGATAAACAAATTGCTTCTTTAACACAACGAGTTACTTCATTGGAAGCTGAAAAACAACAGATTGCACAACAATTAACTGATTTTCAAAAGCAATCAAATGATAACAAAAATGCATTGCAACAAAAAATTGATTCTGATGAATCACAAATTCGTAAATTAACTGAAGATAATACTGCTCTTAAAAATCAATCGGATGCTTTAACTGCTGAGCTAGCAAATAAAGGTGACAATCAAAATCAACATGCTGAACAGATTAAACAACAAACTGACAATTTTCAAAAACAATTAGCATCTCAAGAGCAAGCAAACCAAACTCAAATTAATGAATTAATGGCTAAAATTAAAGATTGTGATGACAAAATGTTAGAATTACAAACACAATTAAAAAATAAAACAGATGAAGCTGCTACTCATGCCCAGACTATAACTGATACACAAAATACAGGAGCAAATCAAATTACTCAATTAAATGAACAAATTTCACAGCTTAAAAGTCAAAATGAAGATTTAATTAAAAGAATTATTTCAGCAACAGAAGCTATTAATCTAGCTACAGATAATTTAGAAAAATTAGCTAATTCAGTTCCTAATCAACAATCTGAACAGTACATTAGCAAATTATTTTTAGAAATTGAACAATCTATTCAAAATATTAGCAATATAATTCAGGGAAAAAATTCACAACCTATCACTCAAATTAATCCTGATGAATTAATTTCTATTATGCCACAAGGGGAAACAACTCCTGTGCAAGTTTCATTTAAAGACATTGTTATAGGAGTTCAAAGAAAGGCTGGACAAGGAGGAAATGTTCAAAAATATAAAGATGCACTAATACAATTAAGACAAGCAAAAACAATACAAGATGTAATTCCAATCCTAAGTCGTAATAATATTGCATATAAAAATGGAGCAATTATGGGTGGTAATAAAACAAAAAAAATAAGAAAACAAAAGGGAGGATTTATATACAGAAATAATACAAAGAGAAGAAGTATTTCATCATCTTCATCTAGAAGAACAACTTCTTCAAGAAAGAGCAATTAAAATTATTTAATAAGCATTCCTTTTACACTTGGATAAATTCTACAACTTTCAGGCCATTTTCCAGTAATTTCCCTTTGTCTTAAAGAATTTGGATGACATCTTATTTTTATTATATGTTCTCTCTTTTTTAAAATATTTCTCCAAGAACGCTGTATTATTTTAATCCAAAATGTTTTTTTAATAGCAATGCAATGACCTGTGTCTAAATAAATACATTCTATTATTTCTGGTTTAATATAGTTTTCATTTCTTATAATTTCACTATAATTTCTAAAAATATCATGACTTTTATTTGACAAATTTAGATATTCTAAATTCATTAATTCTATTGTTTCTTTTATATGTTCTACATTTAAATTTTTATATCTAAAGAAAACTAAATAATGATACAATACTTCTGAATTTACATTTCCATGTACAGTTTTGTTATATAATTCGCATAGTGATATATTAAACCGAGTTAAACTTTCTTCTTCTGTGTCATAAATTATATTACTAATGTCTACATCATAATCGCTTTCATTATCTGAATCAGTATATTCTGAATCTGTCATTATATTATCATATTTATTATTATAAATTACATAATTTATTCAATTTTTTTTAAATAATATATATATAATGAAACTAAACTCAACTGTATCGAAAATCCTTACAAACAAGTGGGTATTAAATATTGTTGCTTTTCTTGCTTTTTTAAATGTAATTGGATACGCTGTTATGGGAAACTTGAATAATGCCGCTTTTTTTATAGTATTAGCTGTTCTAGTTAGATACTTTAGTAAAAATATGATTATTGTTTTAGGTGTTCCTCTTATTTTAGTAAACTTATTTAATTTTAAAAATGGTTCGTACCAATTTGAGGGTATGGAAAATAACACAGATGGTACGTCCGACAAATCTTCACAAAAAAATATTTTAAATAAAGCGCTTGAAGATAAGAAGAAGAAAGATTCACCTATAATTGTTCCTACTGACTCACACAATGATGGAGGAGTTGTTTCTTCAAATGTTGCTGATGAAAAATCTGGTTTTGAAGTTGGACGTCGTAAAAATGGTGGTTCTAAAATCGATTATGCTACAACTATTGAAGATGCATATGATCAATTAAATCAAATTCTAGGAAGCGATGGTGTTAAAAGTTTAACTGATGATACGCAAAAATTAATGCAACAACAAATGGAACTTGCTAAATCAATGGAGGCAATGACACCTCTTATTAAAGGCATTATGCCTATGGCAGAAAAAGCTCAAGAAATGATGAAAGGTATGGATAATGGAAGCGGAGGATTAGGAAATATTATGGAAATTGCTAAAAAAATGTCTAGCGGTTTAGGAGGTGTTCCCAAAGCTTAAAACAACTTTCATAATATTTTATTAGTATTTTATATTATAATAATATAATATGAAAAAGTGTCCTCCTGGAGTTATATGTGTTGAAAATTATTCAATGTTTTTTATTATAATTTGTATTCTAGTTATTATTTATTTAATTTACAACAGCGTGAATACTCAAAATATTACTGTCAACAATAAACCATCTGAAAAAATTATTATTAAAGACACTCAAAGAGAGAATGGTGGATGGTTTGGGGGTTTAATTCCTAGTTGGCCTTATACTAATTTGCCAAGTGACCCATTATTAAATCCTTATGCTCCACCTTTAAGAGATGAGCGTTATTTTATTCCTGGATTTAATGGCGTCCCGATGGGTGCAGTTCCTATTAATGTTTCTACTAATATAGGTGCTGTTGATACTTCATATAGACAACTTGGAATATTAACACCATCAAATGGTTCAAGTAAAGATAATATAATACCTTTAATGGGACGTCCTCTTTTTACAAATAGAGACAAGTGGCAATATTATTCTACAAGCAATCAGCATAATAATGTAAAATTGCCTGTATCACGCTCTGGAAAAAGTTGTACAAATGAGTATGGTTGTGATAAATTGTATAATGCAGATACTGTTTATATTGAAGGTTCTAATGAGGTATATAGAGTTACGATATATGATAATGATACTATTAAGTATTTACCTTTTGTTTAAATAATATAAAATATATAATTTATAATTTATATTATTAAGCTAAGTGTCTTGTTTTATTTTTATTTGTTTTTATTTTAAATCTACGCGTTCTGCGTTTTTTTCCTCCAGATGTTGCCATTGTTTCTGCAACTTTATTTATAGAATTAAATCCATTTTGTTGACCATCACTGGATTGACTTGAAATATTTTGGGATACTTTTTGAGCAACTTTATCTGTAATATATTCTACTACAGTATCAAGTGCGTGTGTAAGTTCCTGTTTATCTGGTGTTTCTCCAGTTGGTTGCTCAACTGGTTCTTTAACTGGTTGCTCAATTGGTTCTTCAATTGGTTGCTCAATTGGTTGCTCAACTGGTTGCTCAGTAGTTTCTTCAATTTCAGTAACAGGTTCTTCTTCAGTTTCAGTAACAGGTTTTTCTTCTTCAGTTTCAGTAACAGGTTTTTCTTCAGTTTCTTCAACTGGTTGTTCAGTAGTTTCTTCAATTGGTTGCTCAGTAGTTTCTTCAACAGGTTGCTCAGTAGTTTCTTCAATTGGTTGCTCAATTGGTTGTTCAGTAGTTTCTTCATTTTGTTTTTCTTCAGTTTCAGTAACAGGTTTTTCTTCAACTTGTTTTTCTTCAGTTTCAGTAACAGGTTTTTCTTCAACTTGTTTTTCTTCAGTTTCTTCATTTTGTTTTTCTTCAGTTTCAGTAACAGGTTTTTCTTCAGTTTCAGTAACTGGTTTTTCTTCAGTTTCAGTAACAGGTTTTTCTTCAGTTTCAGTAACAGGTTTTTCTTCAGTTTCAGTAATTGGTTTTTCAGTAATTGGTTTTTCTTCAGTTTCAGTAACAGGTTTTTCTTCAGCTGGTTTTTCTTCAGCTGGTTTTTCTTCAGTTTCAGTAACAGGTTTTTCTTCAGCTGGTTTTTCTTCAGTTTCAGTAACAGATTTTTCTTTAGTATCTTCTAATTTAGGCGACACTTCTTCTTCACTTTTATTTTCTCCTCCTCTTAATTTCTTATAATGTATTCTTTTTAATGATTTTCTAGCTAAATTTACTCTTTGTTTTCTTCTAAATGTCTTGCTTCTATTTGAAGTCTTTCTCTTATTAACTTTCTTTTTTAAACTTTGTTTTTTCTTATTGTATAATTTTGATATTTTTCCTTTAGTTAATTTCATTCTATATAAATAAATTAATATTTTTATTTATATAGTTATATTAATGAGTACTCAAAATATAGATATATCACCTCAAAATGTTTCAGGTAAATGTGATTTAAAATGTGCTTATAATTTTAAATATTCTGAAAGTAATTCAACTGCTAGAAATAATGGTGTTATGATAGGATTATCTTATGATAATAGTAGTGTTCCTCCTGTTTTATACAATAATCAAAAATATAATGTAACAAATATTCTAATTACATGTCCTTCACTTCATACATTTAACGGTTCTCAAGCTTCAGCAGAAATTGTAATTGAACATTCTCCTGTAACTGGAGGTGGTCAATTATTTGTTGCAATTCCTTTTTCTTCATCAAGCGAATCTTCAACTGCTTCAAATCTTGTAACTGAAATTATTCAAAGCGTTGCTACAAATGCTCCTAGCCAAGGTAATTCAACAAATTTAAGTTTATCTGATTTTACATTGCAAAATGTAGTTCCAAATAAGCCATTTTTTAGTTATACGGATTCTGATAAAAATGATTGGATTGTATTTGGAATGTTATCTGCAATACCTTTAAGCAGTAATACACTAACAACTCTTGGGCAAATAATTAAACCGTTTCCACTCCCAATGACAGGAAATTCTTTATTCTTTAACTCTTCTGGACCTAATTCAAGTGGAAATGTTGGAGATGGAATTTATATTTCGTGTAAACCAACAGGTTCTTCGGATGAAGAAACAGCAGTAGAATACTCTAAAAACACTCCTTCATATGACTTATCAAATATGATGAATAGTCCTATAGCTTCTTTAATAATTCAAATAATAGTTGGATGTATTTTATTTGTTATTGTTTTTTTAATGTTTAACTATATTTACTCATGGATTACTACTGGCGCTACAAAACTACCTTCCCTTCCAAAAGTATCTGGATTAAATATTTAACATAATTATTAATTTATTTAATTATTAATTATTTAATCAGAACCATTTACAGGCGAAGCATCGTAAAGGTTATCTAATAATGGTTTATATGAAGCTTGATTTAATGATGAGCCTGACTTCATTATAGGAGCCATTTTAGCAACAACTTCTTGTTCTAAAGTATAAGGAAATTGATTAAATGCTGTAAATTGAGATGATTTTTTTTGTTCAGATGGAGCAAATCTTTGAAGAGCATCTATTCCAGTTGTCATAGAAGAACGACGAATCAAATCAAAAGCAACAAAAAGAGATAATATAGCTAAAATTGGATTAGAGTGCATAAATAAATAAATTACAACAATAAATATAACAACCTTTCCAATTAAAGAATCAATCATACTAGCAATTGGTTCAGGAGTCTTGAAACCTAATATTAAATAAACAATTAGCAATATTACCAAGACTAGTTCACCCATGTGTTCTTTTTTAAATAAACTAGAAAAACTTTCCATATATCATATTAATAGATTTTTATTTATTAAACATTAAAGATTAGTAAAATGATATAAATATAATTTACTAAATAATATAAGTCAAAAATGGAACTTAATACTTACTTAGGACAAAAAGGATATACTATACCTAAAAATGAAATTACTGCTGAACAAGAGAAAAAAATAAGAAATGATTTAACAATAAAACCATTTGTTATGGGTTCACCAATGAATAATGACCAAAAAACTTTTCCAGCATATCGCGAATCTGGAAACAAATTTTATGTTCCGCATTATTACGGAGTTGAAAACTATGGACCTCCTAAACAATATAAAATTTCTGAAGGGATTGATATAAATTTAGAATTTGTAGGTATATTAAGAGATTATCAAGAACCTGTTGTAAATAAATTTATTCAGCATTGTAAAGAACAAACATGCGGCGGCGGTTTATTAGAGCTTCCATGTGCTTGGGGAAAAACATCAGGGTCTTTATATATATTATCACAACTCAAAAAAAAAACATTGGTAATTGTTCACAAAGAATTTTTAATGAATCAATGGATAGAGAGAATTCAGCAATTCTTACCAAAAGCACGAGTAGGAAAAATTCAAGGTCCTACTATTGATGTTGAAAACAAAGATATTGTATTATGTATGTTACAAAGTTTAATTTCAAAGGATTATGAACCGTCAATATTCGAACAATTTGGGTTTACAATTTTAGATGAAGTACATCACATATCAAGCCAAACATTTTCTAACTCACTTTTTAAAGTTGTAACAAAATATATGTTGGGTTTGTCTGCAACTATGGAGAGAAAAGATGGAACCACTAAGGTGTTTAAAATGTTTCTGGGAGATGTAATTTATAAAACAGAAAATAAAAGCGACATTATTGTCGAAGTAAGACAACTTACTTATAAAGTAAATGATGATGAATTTAATGATACTATTTTAGATTATAGAGGAAAGCCCCAAAATAGTTCCATGATAAGCAAATTATGCGAATATAACCGTAGAACTGAATTTATTATTCAAACATTATGTGATTTTATTTGTGTTGATAATATTGATAAACAAATTATTATTGATAATAAATTAAAAATGGATAATGCTGTACCAAATTGCCAAATTTGCAATAAAAATAATAATTATTTAATTCGCAATACGTGTTGTGATGTTGTCAACTATTGCATGCTTTGTATGGAAAATATTGAAGCAACGACCCCTAAAAAGGAAAGACCAAAATGTCCTAGCTGTAAAAAAGTTTTAAAATATGAACAAAACTATATTGAAAATAAATATGTGAAACCACTAGAACAAACTCATACAATTGTAATGGCACATAACCTTAATATATTACATTATATGTATAAAAAAATTGTTTGCAAAAATTTAGCAAGTGTTGGCTACTATGTTGGAGGTATGAAAGAAGCTGAGTTAAAAAAATCAGAGAAAAAACAAATAATGCTGAGCAGTTTTTCGATGTGTTCCGAGGGTTTGGACGTTCCCACTCTAAATACAGAATTTTTAATCACACCTAAGACTGATATTGTGCAAACAGTTGGAAGAATTTTAAGAGCAAAGCATAAATTTTCACATCCAATTATTTATGATTTTGTTGATACACACGATGTTTTTCAAAGACAATGGTTAAAAAGAAAAGCATATTACAAAAAACAAAATTATAAAATTATAGGTACAAATAGTTATGATTATTGTTCAGATACAAAAAAATGGAAAAATATATATGAACCAAAAATTGAATCTTTATGCATTGCAAAAAAACAAATGTCAATAAAAATAAATGATTCAGACAAAAGTATTACAGACGATTCTGATATTGATTCTGAAGAAGATAAACCAAAAGACAAGTATTTATCTGGACAATGTTTATTAACGTTTAAAAAATAAAAATTTATATATGAGTTTCTAATCTATTTCCTTTACAATCATAAACCCAAATTTCATAATTATAGCCTATTTCTTTAGCTGATTTTTGTTTTTCAAATATATTGCTACTTTTCTTTAGTATTGTCCATGATGATTTCACTTCAATACATTTATTTTCTGAAGGTATAAAAATATCTACATAATGTCTATGTTTTTTACCAGATGCATCATTATACCAAATAGTAGGAACATTTTTACAACCTGTTATAATATCAGTTTCATAATATAATTCAACTAACTCTTTTAATGCAAATGGTTCATACCCTTGACATTTTATAATGTTGCCTGAAGGAAAACAAAATTCTTTAATTTTATATGCATTTTTAGAAGTTTTTTCCATTACTTCTTTACATTGATGTGGATATTCTACACCATAATTTTTAATACTAGTTACAATTTTTTTATCTTTAATTAACTGGCATTGTGAATTATGTTCAACACCATAATTTTTTATTGTTGTCTCTTTTTTTTTATTTTTAATATTTTCTAATTGAGAAATATTTTCAACTCCATATCTAAGTATCATTGTTTTTCTTGCCTTATTACCTTTATCACTATAACTGCAATTATGACATAATGCATCATACAAAGTAATATATTGAAACCTTTTATTTGTTATTAAATTACATTTATTACATAAAAACTCAATCTGAGTTAAACTATTTAATATTTCATCTGAATAATCTTTTTCTAAAATAAGTGATTTTTCAAGACAAATTTTGTGTAAATAATTTAAATCATATTTAATTTTATTTTTTGTTGAATAATAACTACATTTCTTACAAAAAGAATTATATTTTTCTATATTTATAAATTGTTTACACGTATTATCATTACAAATTGTACAATTAAAATGAATAATTGTTTTATAATTTAATTCTTTTTCATCATATTCACGAAGTAAATTAATATTATATTCTTTACATAAGTCATATAAAAATACTCTTGTAAATCTTTTATTAGACATTTTATAATATAATCAGAGATTATAACTTTAAGTAATTTATGTAAAAATCTTATTCCTAAATATTTTCTATTTTTGTTATTTTTTTATTCAAATAATAATTTTTATTATATTCTTTTCTCTTTTCTGATGGTATAGGATTTTCTTTCATTTTATTAAGTAATTTTTCTTTATTTTCTTCGTAATATTTTTTACATCTATCAGGTGAAGTATATTTTTTTAAATGTTCTTTTGTATCTTGTAGTTCAATTTTTAAATTTTCATTTTCTTCTTCTAACATCTTTATTTTATTTAATAATTCTTGCTCCATTATAATTATATATTTTAAAATTATTTTTATATAATTATAAAATATTATATAAAAAATTATCGTCTTAGGAACTTATTAATGTCCTCTACTTGGGAAACCCTTACCTGTAAAATGATTATAGTTGTCAATGCAACTAGTTGTATTAGGTAATACTTGGATAGGAGGAGGATTAGCTAAACCTAATTGGCTTGCTGGCAAAACACCTCCTACTGAATAAGTAGGCGTCATTGGTAAATTATTTTGATATTGAGAATATCCACCAGCCATACTTCTTCTTCTTCTACTTCCAGCCATACTTCTTCTTCTACTTCCAGCCATACTTCTTCTTCTACTTCCAGCCATACTTCTTCTTCTACTTCTACCACCACTTGGCTCATCCATACTTCTACTTCTACCACCAGCCATACTTCTTGATGCCATTCTAGACGCCATTCTAGACTTAATTCTTTGTTTTAAGCTTTTTATCTTTCTGCTTCCAGCTTTCATCTTCTTATAATGTTTAGTGATATTTTTTATTTTTCTTTTAAGTTTTTTTGCACCTCCTTTAAATAAACAAATACCTGGGACATTTCCTGCCGCAGCATCTATATTGCTTTTTGCTCCTGCTAAACCTGGAAGACCAGGTATTTGATTACTTCCAAAAGTTCCAGGCCAATTTGAACTATCTACATTTGCATAAGCTCCATTAATATTACTTAATGGAGCTACATTACCATAACCTAAATTTGAAGCTCCAGATCCTGACATATATATATATATTATATAATTTATTAAAATCTTCCTGTTTTGCTCATATGTTTTGTTGATCTATTTTGTTCATATATTTTGTAAATATTGTTAAGATCTTTAATTGTTATGATTCCTTTTTCTTCATTAGCTAAATTAATAGGAACCCATCTTTTAAACTTGTGGTTAAAATGACATAACATTTTTAATGATTTATTTAAGTTAACAAATTTATCTACATTCTCGTTTTCAAATTCTTCTTCATCATCACTTTCTTCTAACGCATCTAAATTATCATTTTCTTTAATTATTCTAAATAACTTATTCATCATTACACTAGTTTTGTAATCAGATATATGAGCAATGCCATGTTCTTCTTCTTTTAATTCATTATTTAAACAATATATATGATAAATATCATTCTCAATATCTGGCCGAATATTGAATATTGTTTCTCTCTTAGTTTCATTTTTTAAAGTTATTTTTTCTAATGGTTTGTTCTGAATATGAAGTTTTTTTTCTACTTCATTATGTTTATCTAAAATATATTTTTGATATTCCATAATTAAGTAATTATTAATTCTATTAAATAATACAAATTGTATATATTGGATTTTATAATCAATATTTTTAATTTTTCTCTCTAATTCATCTTGCGTTTTGCAAATTATAGGTAATCCAAAAACAATAAAAGAATTATTATATGAAATTTGCTTTAAATCTTTCTGTAAAAGATTATTAATTTTAATTAATTTTTCACCCCAACACATTCTCTCAATATCATTTCCTTTATAACAAAATATATCTTCAATAGAAAAAAATCTATTTTTCGAGCTATAAAATACAGTTCCATAAAGTATTGTCCCATATGATAATTCACTTGAAAAGCACGCATTTGTTATTTTTATATCCTCAATTTGTTTATTAATTGTTAGTTCCATAATTAAACATACATTTTTTTCATTTACAGATGTAAACCAAGCAAAACATTTTTTCCCTTCAGGAATAGCCACTATATAATCTGGATTGAAAACTTTCTTATGGGTTATATTTTCATAAGAAAGTTTTATATTTGGAAATTCATTTAACACATTTTTTTTATCAGCTTGTGACAACATTAATTATAAATATTTATATATTTTTATCTTTATATCATTTAATCATTTTTATAAGAAGAAAAAGAATTTGAAATTGTCATAGAATCTAAAGCTGTTATCTCTGTTCCTCCATCTTTGGGAGAGTTATGTAGTTGATTTTTTAAAAAGTTTTTTAATTCGCTTTTCATTGTAGTCTCTTCTTTTTTAGGTAATAAATCTATTAAAGTATAATCTTCATTTGTATAATCTTCGTTTGTATAAGTATTTGGCTTTTGCTTTATAATATTGTACATATTTTCATATTTTTGTGTCGGAGTATTTACTAAATCTTTTATTTTTGGAACAGTTAATGTTGATTTAAAAAAATTTATTAGATGGTGAACTAAAAATATTAAAATTGTTGATATAACTGTAATTTGAATAACCCAAGATAACATATTATATTACGATATTGTTTAAGAGAGATAAAAACACAATTATTTCTTTTTTAACTAAAGCATCATTTATATCAATATTATCTGATATTTCAAAGTATATGTCACTAGGATTTATATTGTATTTATTTTTTTTACTAAAATTTATGGCTTCTATACCTTCTACTACTAGATTTAAAAAAGATGTTTTATTTATTTTGAAAAAACATCTTTTCACATTTGTAGATATATGTTCAGGGTTTAGACAGTTCATAATTTCCTTTGTATAATATGACGAATCAACAATTAATGTAAATTTTTCATAATAATTCTCAAATATTTGTATGCTTTTATCATTAGGATTTAACTTAGTTATATTTTTTTCATTTATTTGATATACTCCATCAGTAGAATAGATTTGAATGTATGTTTCAGAGCCAATATAATTGTCATCTAATTGTTTTATTATAGAGTCTAATAAATCTATATTAAAATTGTTTATATATATTTTCATTATAAGTAATATCGCATAAACTATTTAAACCTATTCAATTTATTATAATAAATGTCTCAACCACTAACTATAGTAATCGTTGAAAAGGGTGGGTCTTTAAAATCTCTATCTATAAAAGATTTTAAAGCTGAAGATTTGTATAAAAAGTGCGGTTTTAAAAAAAGTGAAGATTTTATTAAACAAATTGAATGGAATGCTAAATTTGATGGAAAAAAATATTTTATCGAAGTTTTTGCAAAAACTGAAGGACGTCCTAACTCTGAAAATAAATATGATTTTCCTCCACCAATTGATAATAAATTATTTTTTGGAAGTTGTGCTGTTTTAGCTTATCATAAAAAGGATGATGGCAATAAAGTTTATACAGATTTAAGTTTGGCTTTATGGAATAAAATTTATGAAAAATTATTTGGTGGGTTTGAAGATTTAGCAACTACAGCAAAAGAAGATGAAGAAGAGGAAGATGAACTTGCTAATGTTCCTAAAGAAAAGAAAACCAAAAATGGTTATTTAAAGGATGGGTTTGTTGTTGATAGCAGTGATACAGAAGAAAATGAAACATCTTCTAGTGTAGAAGATACTGAAGAATCTGATAATGAAGATATATCCGATGAAGCTGATTGTGATGTTGTTATTGAGGATTTAGGTTCTGAACTTAGTGAAGAATCATATGATTATGATTCTGATTCAAATAATGAAAAATAATAAAATTGATATTGATTTAAATATATATTTTATATATAAATCAATAAGAATGTCTCTTCGTAAAATCGATAACTCTGAATTATTTCGTTCTAATATTAGAAAGAAGTTGGACGAGAAATTAAATAATGAAAAAAATAGCAATAATTTAGAAAAAGGCATTTTCAATTATACTTTGAAAGAAGCTGAAAGACGCAAAATTGTTAAAAAGTGGGATAATAAACAGTTCGTTCAAATTTACGTTGACCATTTACGCAGTGTTATGAAAAATTTAAACGAAGATGTTTTGAAAAGTATAAATGATGAAAGTATTAAACCTCATATTATAGCATTTATGACACATCAAGAACTATATCCTGAAAAATGGTCTAAGTTAATTGAATCAAAATCTAAGAGAGATAAAAATAAATTTGAGACAAATATTTCTGCAGCAACTGATACATTTACTTGCAGAAAATGTAAAAATAACCAATGTACTTATTATCAAATGCAAACAAGGTCAGCAGACGAAGCGATGACAATTTATGTTTCTTGCTGCATTTGTGGTAACAGATGGAAATGTTAATTATAAAAATCCACCTTATTACCTTTATTATCGTAAACCCAAATTTCATATATATAACCTAACTCCTTTGCAGCATTTAATTTTAAAAATACTACTTCTTTTTGTTTTTTTAAAGTCCATGTTGATTTTATTTCAATACATTTATTTTTTGATTTAATATAAATATCTACATAATGACGGTGCTTTTTACCGGTTTCATCATTATACCAAATTATTGGCACATTTTTTGAACCAGTTATAACATCAGATTCAACCATATTTTCTTTTTTAAATAATTCATCTAATGCAAAATGTTCATAACCTTGAATTTTTATTTTAATTCCAGAAGGCAATAAATATTCCTTCAGATAATAAGAATTTTTATTTTGTTTTTCATAAATTTCTTGACACTGTAAAGCGTGTTCAACACCATATTTTTTTAAACATGTTTGTTTAGCTTTTTCTTTACATTCATGAGTTTGTGAATAAAATTCCTTACCATATTTTTCTAGATTTGATATTTTGGTTTTATCCTTCATAATATCAGTTTGTGTAAAATGTTCTACACCATATTTTTCTAAATTATTTTTCTTACATTTATCCTTGAATTCTTGGCACTGTGAAACATATTCAACACCATATTTTTCTAAATTAGTTTCTTTTATTTTATCTTTTATTTCTTGTCTTTGAAGAGGATTTTCAACCCCATATTTTTCTAAATTTGAAACTCGCCGTTTTTCTTTAACTGATTTATCTTGTAAACCATATTCTACTCCATATGTGTTTAAATTTGTTTGCCTAATTCTTCCCTTAACTTCTTCATTCTGACTTGCATGTTCTACTCCGTATCTTTCTAAGGTAGCGGCTTTCATTTTATCTTTAAAAGATTGTGACTGTGCAGCATATTCAACTCCATATTTATCTACCATTGTATTTTTAATTCTTTCAAATTTTAATACTTTAGCACATGTTTCACATCCAAAATTTCTTTGCTTATGTAACTTATTTAAGCTTTTATTAAAACTATTTTCACATAAAATGCATTTTCCAATAATTCTCGTATCTCTTGTAATAAATGTGTCTTTATAATCTTCTAACAATGTAACGCCTCCTGCATCACAAATAGTTTTCAACATTTCATAATCATATTTTAATCTTATCATTCTTTATTATTACTAAAGATTATATTTTAATATAAATTACGTAATATATATTAAATCAATTATTTTTTAAATTATCTTGTTCTAATTTCTCCTTCTTTTTCAAATATGCTTTTCTATTTCGCTCTTTAATTTGCTCTGGTGTTTGTTTATATTTTTTCATCTTTTCTAAAAGTTCTTCTTTATGATTTTCGTAATATATTTTGCTTCTAGCTGGAGCTGTATATTTTTTCAATTTTTCTTCTAATTCAACTACTTTATTTTTAAGATCTTCTATTTCTTTTTTTAAAATATCAGTTTCACTCATTATATAGTATTAAAGATTTATATTTAAATTAATTTTATTTCATTTTTATTTTATTAAAGTCTATAATAATAATGTCATATGGTATTCTTACTATTTTATAGCAAATTTTATAATTATACACTTAACATTTAATTTTATTAAATTCATTTATTTTTTCATCATTACTGAGAGAACTTTGTAAAATTTCTTTTATTTTATTTTTAATATTATCGAGTTCATATTGAGCGTAATCTATATGAACTGATTCTAATCCATCATATTCTTTAAAAGAAAAATAATTTTCATATTTTTTTGGGAAAATATCTATTTCAGTCTTACTATTTTTAGTGTCAAATTCATTACCTAATTCATGGTATATTTGAATAAGTATTGGGTCTGTTCTTATTTTTTTTATTTTTCCTCTTGGGCTTACATTATTATTTCGTGTTTTATATAATTCATAAGCTTTTGGGCTTATACGCCAACCTCCATAACAATCATTATATAAAACTTCAATTTCTTCTTCTAACATAGCTTCAATATTCATATTATATATATATAAATAAAGATTAATATATAAATAAAGATTAATATTTAATTTTTAATTTTTATTTTAAAAAAAATTGATATTGATATAATATACATATATAAATTATACAATAATAAACATGTCATTTACAAGAACCATTAACGGTATTAAATATTTACAAGTTCATAATGATAATAATTTTAAAAAATTATCATTAGAAGATAATGTGTACTTTACTTTGAGAGATATATTTACAAATATATCTGAATTTAATTATATCGTGGAAGCAAATGAATTTAATAATGAAATAACAGGTTCCATATATTATGAAGATAGAAAAGGTGATTTCCAATATACAGATTCATTAAATGATAAATTATTTGTTAACAGACTAAATAAATGGTTAAATGATATAAAAAAAACAGATTTTGTTTTTGGTTATGAACCAGACGATAAAGCTGATGATGAAGAAAAATATTGGTATTATGATATGAAAAGATTAATTAAGTTTGATGATTGGTGGTCTCAATTTGAAGAATTAAAAACTAGACTCGAAGAATTAAAATAAATATAAATACATAAAATAAGCTAACAATAAACCCATCATATATGGTGAATAAATATATAAATTAATTTTAATTCTATTATAAGTAAAAATATTAGGCTCTATCAAAATTAACTTGTCGTCATTATCTTTGTTTTGTTCATAAATATAATGTCTTAAAATATGGTCAGGAAATTCAGGAGATACTTTTCTAATAAACATGACATATTTGTTTTTTTCTAATGAAGAATCAATAAATTTTACATCCTTTTCATCTGCTTTTATAAATAAGTGTGGGCTTGTAGCACTTTCCATTCTGTTCCAATCAACAATATGTGTAGCTGATTGTATAACAGGTCCTTTTAATTCTAATTGCTTATAGCAATATAAAATTATAGCAAATAAACTTTCGTTTGCTAATCCTCCGCTGCAAATAGTTTTTGTTGTGTCTTGTTGTTTGTTCACGAAATCGAGAACGTGATAAACATTTTCTCTCTTAAGTGTAAACCACGGATCATTTGCAAGACGAAGCTCTTTTGGAAGTCTCGCCAAATTTGCGCGTTTATGAAAATCAACATTCCACCATGCTTCTCTCCAACTCATAATACTCTTGTTATAATTTTGATAGAATAAATATCTAAATTTTTTTGGAGATATAATAGGACAACAAGAATCTGTTAACATACAGAACCATGAATTATATGCATCGTGCAACAAAGCGAATCTCATAAGAGACAAGTAAGCTGGAATCACATGATAATAACTTGTTTCATGTATAAAATTAGGAGGTATTGTATGTTCCCTTATCCATTGTGATTTAATTTTATTAAAATCCTTGTAATAAAAATATACATTTATAATATCTTTATTTGGTTCTATCCACTCTTTCCATAGTTCTTCCTTGTTTAATATATGTTCATAACTAATAATAAAACATAAAGCAGCCTTCATAATATATTATTTAATTTAATTTTAAATCAAAAAATATATATTATAATTAAATTTTATTGTTATATATAATTGTTCGAGTTTTTACTAAAATAAAATGTTTCATCGTCATCAAGTTCAGAATAATTTCTTTTTTTACACGATAATCTTTCAAAAAATGATTTAATTCTAAAAATTAAATTTAAGTATGATTCATAAAAAGATTTTTGTAAATACATAATTAACATTATATTTGTATACTATTTATATTGTATTTATATTGTATTGTATTTACTTCCATTTAAATATACTATTAAATGCAGTTGCTTTTTTTGAATTACTGCAAGGTAATGCATCATAGCATTCATCAATTAAATCTGTATATTCTGATTCTGAATATTCTGGTTCTTGTTCTGGTTCTGGTTCTTTATATTCTGGTTCTTGTTTTGTTTCTATATTTGCATAAATTAAATCTTCTTTTTCATCATTAATAGTTAATATTGATAAACTAGATGAGCATTTTGATAATGTTCCTTTGCTTCCAAAGTTAAATAAAGGATTTTGGTTAATAATTTCTAATAATTCAGAATATTTTTCTAATATTTGTATAATTTTGTTATTGCTTTCAATTAATTCATTAAATTTTAATTCGTTTGTCTTATTTGTAGTGTCAATTTTTTTAATAAATCCAATAAAATTAGATTTATTTATTTCATTTATATCATTAATTTTTTGTATTACTTCATTATTGTGATAAATACTCTTTCTATAATTTTCAAATGCTATTAATCCTGTGACAATTGTAAATAAAACAATTCCAGTTGAACAATTTTTTATAAAATCTATTTTGTCAACTATTTTAGTTATACCAAATTTATCTGAAAATGTTGATACATATAAACTATTATTGTTTGACATATTCTTTTTTATAATTGTATATTTAATATGTTTAAATATAAAATTGATTCAATTTTATTAAATAATTAATAATTTAATAAATAAAATGAAAACTGAAAGAATATTAATTCAAGCTATAAAGAGAGAAGTTATTTTCTATATTGGAAAAAAACAAAGTGAAAATTTTACAGTTATAGATTCTGGAAAAGATGATGATTTATGGTTTCATGCAAAAACAGAATCTTCGTGTCACGTTGTATGTGAATTACCTGAAGATATCAACAAAAAAGAATTAACATATATAATCAAAGCAGGTGCTTTGCTATGTAAAAATAATACAAATAAACTTAAAATCTTAAAAAATGTTGAAATAATTTATACTCAAATTAAAAATATTACAAAAACTAATGTAGAAGGTTGTGTATTAACAAATAACATAAAAACAGTAATTTGTTAATAATTTGTTTTATCAATAGTAACTTCTTTTGCAATTTTTCTAATTATTTTTTCTTCTTTTTCATTATCATTATCTCCAGAACCTCCCATAGATTCTACGATTAATTTATTATATTGGTCTGAAAACTTTGATACGGATCTATTACAATCTGGATGTTCTTCTTTAAATTTTGGTATTAACCTTGCATTTTTATCTGCAACTTTTTTAATTAATTTACGTATTTTTTTCTTATCATTATCTTCTTTTTCCCATTTATTATCATCTTTAATGTATAAAACTTCTCTCTTTGTGTCTGTACAATGAACAGGTCTCTTTGTTTCATCAAGAGCATTTAAGTTTTTTACTATTATATTAGATATTCCATCTACATAGCCAATTTCTCCAAGTTTTTCTAAGTCAGAAAGCTGAAGTTTTACAGATTCAGCAAAATCCATAATATTCATTGCATCTTTACACGTCTCATTTAAAAAGAATTGAAGGTTAAATGTCTTATTATGTGAATTAGAGTTATTAAATGAATGATTATTTTGAGTATTACTTGGATTAATATTTTTACATACATCAATTATCATATGTTTAAGCTCAGAGTTTTCTTTCATTAGATACTCAACTAATTTGTCATTATTGTTAGTATTTGGAGTTTCATTTTTTCCTTTACATTCCTTTTTATGTCTATACATACTTGAAGAGTGATTAAATTTTTTTTCACAAAATGGACATTTGGCATTTTTTGTCTCTAAACCTGTAGCATTCTGTGCTACATCTATAGCATTTTTATGTTTCAGTGTCATAATATGATTATCATAATTACTTTTTTTAGAGCATTTAAATGCACATTCTTCACATTCAAATTCTTTGGCATTTTTCGGCATTAAATATGTAGCATCGTATAGCATATATATAGCATATAAAAAATGTCCAAGTTCTTATTTATATAAATAATAAAAAAATTATCATAACAAAGCTAGAATTATTTTTTCTGTGACCACACCATAAAATTCAATTATGCAGTGAAAGATTCATTTTTGACATAAAGTATTTGTATATTTCAATTTTGGACATTATTTTTGTCCAATTTTTAAAATAGAAAAAACTTTCCCAACGTTTTTTTCATCATTTCTCTTCATATGAAGGGAACTTTTTGAAGCATTATTTTTATAAGTTCCTTACATTATGTAGTATTTTTAGGGTTTTATTCTTCTTCTTTAATACAACATGTTTTAAATATAATAGAAGTTGCACGATATGGGTCAATATTTGAAGCTGGTCTTCTATCTTCAAAATAACCACGATTATCCTTTGCTGTTTGGTTTGGGATTCTGATTGAGGTATTTCTTGTTCCTATTCCCCAAGAGAAATTCTCATAACTAGATGTCTCATGCTTACCAGTTAACCTCATATGATTGAAATCACCATATTCTTTAATATGTTCAGAGTGTTTAGCCTCTAAAAGATTTATGTATCTATTTATAATATCAATTCCATTCTCATTTCTAGTTGCAAAAGTACTAAAATTAATATGACATCCAGAGCCATTAATATTTGGTTTTGGCTTAGGATGATAATTAATTGAAACATTGTATTGTTCAGCAATTTTTTCAAGTAAATATCTTCCAACTATTAATTGGTCAGCTGCATGAATTCCTAATTGAGGACCAATTTGAAATTCCCATTGAAAATCTGAAACCTCAGAATTAATTCCAGAAATAGTAAGTCCAGCTTCTAAACAGGCTTGAAGATGCTGTGTTACAATTTGTCTTTCATAATAATTTTCAACTCTTCCGCAATAATGATCACCATCTTTTAAATTTTTACATGTGCTAGAGTTAGACATAAAATATTCTTGTTCTAAACCAAACCAAGGTTCTTCCTCTTCTCCTAACTCAAATACTTTTGATGCATTATATCTAAAATTAGTAGGATGCGGATTATTTTCATCAATGTAAGTATCACATAAAACAATATAAGCACGATTATTTTTAGTAGTTGTTAGTGGGTCTTTAAAGTAGGCACAAGGTTTTAAAATAACTTCAGTATTTCCATCAATGTCAGCTTGTTTAGTAGATGAACCATCATAATTCCACTCAGGAAAAAAATCAATATCATTAGGATAACAAAATCCAGGTATAACCTTTGTTTTTGACCTTATCTCTCCGTCTCCTCCAATCCAAATATATTCACAAATTAACTTAATAGGAGCTCTATTCATAAGTATTTTATTTTTATACCTTTAAATAAAAATAAAAAATTTATAATAAAATTTATAACAAAGTATTATTTGATTGTTTAAAATGCAATAACTTCAAGATCTTTTAAATTCCAATATTCACAAGCTCCTCCAGGAATAGGTCTTCTTATAATAAAGGGAATTCTTTTCTCACGAAGTTCTAACTCAGCAATAATATAACTATCAACTATATTTTCAGGAACATTTACAAGAGGCTTAGCACCTGTTTCAATTTGTTTTGCACGTTGACCTAAAATTCTAGCTCTTTCATATTTTGTTAAATATGGAATAGTTCTATGAAGCGGATCAATAATAATTCCATTAGAGTTTTTAGTGACTATAGCTAATTTTTGTATTTCTTCATAGTTATGATTTAAACATTCAGGATGAAATTCGTTAACATAATTTTTAATAATTTCATTATCAAATTTTTGCAAATAATTCTCATCATACTCATCTTCATCTTCATCTTCATCATCTTGAATAATTAATTGAGGTTTTTTAGATTTATTTATTCCTTTTGTTTTTTGAGATAAAACCTTTTGAATTGGTTCTCCATCTTCGTCAATTTCAATATCACTATCTTCCTCATTTTCCTCATCTTCAGGCTCAGCATCATCATCATCATCAGCTTCTTTACCTCCACCTTCTTCAGATGCTTCATCTTCACTAACAATTTCATCTGCACCTCCAACTATATTTTCTTCTTCGTCTTCTTCAGGCTCAGCATCATCAGGGTCGGCATCATCAGGGTCCGAATCATCAATATCATTATAACTTTTAGTGTATGACTTAATATTAATTGATGGTTTAAATAAAGGTTTTTTAGTAGAAGGAATTACAATCTCATTGTCAGAATCTTCACTTCCAGAATTAATATCAGAATTATATTCGTCGTCACTCATTGTTGCTATATTATCTAAAGATTGTTTTAAATATTTATTTCAATTTTCTTTAAAAATAAAAATAAATTAAATTAAATTGAAGGATTATAATACTATATATATATATGCCACGTTTCGTAGATTTAGATACGTCATTTGGCGCAAATGGTAAAGTTATTACTGATTTTGGAGGAACTGATGAAGCTTATTCTGTTGCAATTAACCCAACTACAGGTAAGATTATTGTTGCTGGATTTACAAATGTAAATGGTTCGAATGATTTTGCTTTAGCGGGTTATTTATCTAATGGTAATTTAGATGCATCATTTGGAACTAATGGTTTAGTTATTACTGATTTTGGAGAAATTGATATAGCTTATTCTGTTGTAATTAAACCTGATGGTAAGATTATTGTTGCTGGATATACAAATAAAGGTTCGAATGAAGCTTTTGCTTTAGCGGGTTATTTACCTAATGGCAGTTTTGATGCGTCATTTGGCACAAATGGTAAAGTTATTACTAGTTTTGGCAGTTTTGGTGGAGCTTGTTCTATTGCAATTAAACCTGATGGTAATATTATTGTTGGTGGGTATACTGATCCAACTAGTTGGAATAAAAGATTTGCTTTAGTGGGTTATTTATCTGATGGCAATATAGATGCGTCATTTGGCACAAATGGTAAAGTTACTACTTATTTTGGAGAAATGAGTAGCAAAATTAATTCTATTGCAATTAACCCAACTACAGGTAAGATTATTGCTGCTGGATATGGGGGTACAGATTTTGCTTTGGCGTGTTATTTACCTAATGGCAATATAGCTACGTCATTTGGCACAAATGGTAAAGTTATTACTAATTTAGGCGGTTCTGATGGAGCTAATTCTGTTGCAATTAAACCTGATGGTAAGATTATTGCTGCTGGATATACAAATGGCAATTTTGCTTTAGTGGGTTATTTATCTGATGGCAGTTTTGATGCGTCATTTGGCACAAATGGTAAAGTTATTACTGATTTTGGAGGTAATGATAGAGCTTATTCTGTTGCAATTAAACCTGATGGTAAGATTATTGTTGCTGGATATAAGGATACAGATTTTGCTTTAGCGGGTTATTTATCTGATGGCAATATAGATACGTCATTTGGCACAAATGGTAAAGTTATTACTGATTTTGGAGGTAATGATAGAGCTTATTCTGTTGCAATTAAACCTGATGGTAAGATTATTGTTGCTGGATATACTGATGGCAATTTTGCTTTGGCGTGTTATTTTGGAGAAAAAGTAGCACCAATATCAAATGTATGTTTCCCTGCAAATACTCTTATTTCAACAAATCAAGGAAATATTGCTATTCAAAATTTAAATCCTGAAATTCATACAATTCGCAACAAAAAAATAGAATTAATTACTAAAACTATATCACAAAATAAATATTTGGTGTGTTTTGAAAAAGATTCTCTTGGAAACAATTTACCATCTGAAAAAACAATTATTACAAAAAATCATTTAATTTACTACAAAGGTTCTGTAATGAAAGCAAAAGAATTTATTAACAAATTTGAAAATATAAAAAAAATAAAATATACTGGGGAAATTCTATATAATGTATTAATGGAAGATCATAATAAAATGATGGTAAATAATTTAATATGTGAAACGTTACATCCTGAAAATGGAACTGCAAAATTATATAAATGCCTTCAAAATTTAAATCCTAAAGAACAACAAAATTTAATTGAAAATTGCAATGAATATTCAATCAAGAATAATATATTTTCTTCAAAAAGATAAATTAATATTTTATAAAAATTAAATAAATTATTAATAAATTCTGAATACAACTATGTATTTTCATTTGTTTGCCAAACAGTATTACATGTAGAGCATAAATATACATACTTCATATTACTATCATCATATCTAATGTAAATTATTTCTCTTGGAACCCCTTCTTTGTTAGTAGCACAATCAGAATTTGGACATAAAACTGTATTTATACGAGGTAATGTAGGGTCTAACTTTGTATATTCATTAATAATATGACTAAATGTTTGTTCAGATTTTTTAATTTGTGTTTTAGATACACAAACGTTTTCTATAGCAAGTAATTTATCTTCATTTCCACATTTACGACAATAATACACAAGCTTATTTGGGTCATCGCTATTAATGCGAATATAATACATATTTGAACAGTTAGAACAGAAGTGCATCTTTGATATATAATATACTTTTAAATTATTTATTTATTTCAATTTTCTTTTAAATATTAAAATTAATAATTGTTAATTACATAATCACATAATTTCAATAATTTGTTTAGATGATTTTAATTTTTCAATTACTTTATTATAATCAACCATTATTCTCATAGAATAAAATCCAGTTCTAAATTCTTTAGATTCAGAATTTAATTCAGCATTTTTTTTCTCTGCAAAATCAATCAATTTATCGTAATTTTTTAAAAAGTTATCTTTAATAAAAGGGTAGAAATTTTCAAAAAAAGGCATAAAAACGCTTTGTTTCTTATCAATAATATCACAAATAGCTATATCAATATTAGAGAATTCAATAATTTGGTCATAACTGTTCATGTCATGGTTATTTTTATTAACGCCAGGCTCATTTAACAATGGATCTTTACAAAGCAAAGTGCAAAGAGTTAGAAGAACAGTAGAAATGGTTTGACAAGAAGTCCACTGATCTCCTCTCCATGTGTTTAAGAGAGAAATACAAACCTTTCCACAGACGTACAAATTAGGATTAAATCTAATATTATTACCATTAGTCCAATATTTAACTTTTGGAGGACTGTGAGGATAATCACAAGGATAATTTAATTCAAAAAAATAGTTTCCACCGAAATATGGCGTATCTGAGGGTCCAATTATGAGCGCATATCCTTTGAGCATATCGGTGTCGTCATGGATATAATATATTCCGTTTTCAATAAGAGGTGTTTTAAAAATTTGTTTAACATCCTTGAGTAATCTAGAAATTGTTTCTTTTGAAATAAATGTTGCCATAACTACATTTATTATAGTCTAATTTTTAAACCTATTTTTAAAATAATAAATGCCCATAATCTTTAAATATAAATTTTATATATATATAATTTTAATTATTTAATTTTAAAAAAAATGAAATAGAAAAATCTTAATATATTATATCAACAATGAGTATAACAATGACAACATCGTCACAATTTAAAGATTTAAATGAATTTTTAGCAAAGCATAGCGCTAAGAATGAACCAAAAACAGGAGATGCAATAAGTTTTACACATACAAGAATTCCTGATAAAGAACAAAACATATATGCTGGAGCATATATAATTCCTAAGGAAGAATTAAATGTGTTTTATAGCTTATATTATGATAGCATCTTTAACAAGAAGCGTAAAGAATATTTAACAGAAAAACAATTAGAAATAGGTGGTCCTATGGCAGTTGATTTTGATTTTAGATATAATTATGACGTAAGTTCAAGACAACATACAAGAGAACATGTTAGTGATATGGTTTGTGAATATGCCGAAGTAATTAAGGAATATTATTTAATAGAACCGAATAAGTCATTTGATATTTTCGTTTTTGAGAAGCCAAACGTAAATAGGTTAGCAGATGGAAGTTTAACAAAAGATGGCATTCATATGTTAATTGGAATGCAAATTGATCATACAATGCAGACCTTAATTCGTGATAAAATGATTGATAAGTTAAAAGATATTTGGGATTTGCCTCTTATTAATACATGGGATTCAGTTTTAGATGAGGGAATTAGCAGAGGTAAAACAAATTGGCAGCTATTTGGGTCTAGAAAACCAGGAAATGAAGCATATGAAATTACGCATCATTATACAATGTCGATTGATCCAACAGATGGACAATATGAAATGAATGAAGAAGATGTAAGTAAATTTGATTTAAAGAAAAATTTTGAAAAATTATCGGTTCAATATGATAAAAATCCAAAATTTGAAATTAATCCAAAAATAATTGATGAATATAATAAGCGTTTATCTACTGCAGGCGGAAGAGGTACAAAAATTAAGAAAGCATCGAGTAAAATTAAGATGAACTTAATAGTTGAAGATGATGAAAATGAAAATGATGAATATATATCTATAACTGATATTAAAGATAAAGAAACTTTAGAAAAAGCAGTAAATGTAATGTTAAATAATTTAAAATCAAATGAATATGAAATATCAGAAACGCATTATTTTGCACAAGCATTGCCCGAAAAGTATTACCAACCAGGTTCACATTTATTTAGTCGTCAAGTTGCTTTTGCTTTAAAACATACTGATGAAAGATTATTTATATCTTGGGTACAATTAAGAAGCAAAGCCGAAGATTTTGATTATAATAGTATTTCGGAATTATATTGTCAATGGAAGAAATTTCATAGAACAAATCATGATGGTATTTCTGTAACACGTAAATCAATTATGTATTGGGTTAGAAAAGAAAATTTTGAAGAATATGAAAAAATAAAACAAACCACAATTGACTATTATTTAGAAAAGGCTTTTGAAACAGGAACAGAATATGATATTGCTCAGGTTTTAAAGCAAATGTATAAAGATAGATATGTTTGTGTAAGTTATGATAAAAAAGGTATTTGGTATCAATTTAGAAATCATAGATGGAATACTGATAAAGGCTTAACTCTTAGAGCTAAAATATCAGAAGAATTATATAATTTATTAGCATCTAAGGTGGAACAATTATCAAAAGAAATAATCGAATATCAAGATGATGATGAAAGAAAAACATTTCTTCAAAAGAAAATGAAAATAATTGGTGAATTAAGTATAAAATTAAAGAAAACAGCTGATAAGGACCATATTATGAGAGAGGCTGCTGAAATCTTTTATGATGGAGAATTTATTAGAAATATGGATACAAATAAATATTTGCTTTGTTTTAATAATGGTGTAATAGATTTTACTAATAAAGTATTTCGCGAAGGTTATCCAGAAGATTATATCACGAAATCAACAAAAATTAATTACACACCTTATGATGATACTAATGAAGAATTTATTAGAACCGCTAATGATATTGATATATTTATGAATAAATTATTTCCAATTCCAGATGTTAATAGATATATGAGAGACCATTTAGCATCTTGTTTAATTGGTGCAAATAAAAATCAAACATTTAATGTATATCATGGAAGTGGTAGTAATGGTAAATCTATTATTGCCGATTTAATGTCAGTTACTCTAGGTGAATATAAAGGCACAGTTCCAATTACTCTTGTAACCGATGTAAGAGGTAAAATTGGCGGAACATCTGATGAAGTTTTAAAGCTAAAGGGTGTTAGATATGCTGTAATGCAAGAACCATCAAAGGGTGTGAAATTAAATGAAGGTATTATGAAAGAGCTTACTGGTGGAGATCCAATTCAAGCAAGAGGTTTGTATTCTGAATCAGAAATATTTGAACCTCAATTTAATTTAGTTGTTTGTACCAATAATTTATTTGATATTGAAAGTAATGATGATGGAACATGGAGAAGAATTAGAAAATGTGATTTTATATCAAAATTTATTGATGAAGGAGAAACTCATACAGATGAAACAAAGTATATTTATCCAAAGGATAAAAGTTTAAAGGATAAATTGCCTAAATTAGCATCTGTATTTGCAAGTATGTTAGTTAAACGTGCATTTGAAACAGATGGCATTGTTGAAGATTGTGATACAGTATTAAATGCTTCAAATAAATATAGAAAAGGACAAGACCATATTGCTGCATTTGTTAGCGATAAAATTGTTAAAACTGGTATTAATAAAGATAGAATTAAGAAAACTGAATTAGCAGGTGAGTTTAAGAAATGGTTTGAAGAATCTCAAGGTTCAAGAAAGACACCAAAAGGTGAAGAATTATATGAATATATGAATAAAAAATTCGGACAATGCAAGAGCAGTGGTTGGCATGGTGTTAAGGTTGTTTATCCTGAAGAGGAAGAAGATGATGTAATTGCTGACCTATAAATAATAAAATATTTATAAATTAATAATAATAAATATTTTAAAAGTTTTTTTCCCCATACACATTTTTTGGTAACAAATTATAAGCTTCATATATAAAATATAATATTTTCCCTAGAATCCAAGTTGAGAAAAATGGTAGAGCAATAAAAGCTATAAATGTGAGAAATCTTATTTTCCAATCAGTTTGTGATGGGTATATTAGAGAGAAAACTCCAAAACAAAAAACACAAATAATATAAACAACTAAAAGAAAATAATAGTAATATGTTTTAAGACTATCAATATTTTGGTCTTCATAATAAGTTTTGCGTTCATTAGTGAGGATATCATTTGATTCCTCTTTGAATTCTTCATATAATTCAATGTTTTCCTTTTTGTATTTTTTTAATAACTCAAAAATATTTTTAAAATTCAATAGTATACCATCATATGTATTGATTTGCACCATAATTTTCCCAACTTCTTCGTTAAAATTATTTGTAAATTCATCAGAAATTGTATCTGCTTTTTGTTGTAATGTATCAGTTTGTAAACTAATATATCCTGCATTACCTTGAGTAAAAGTGACATAGTTTTTTTGCGCAACTTGAACTTGATTGGATGCAGAAGCTAAATTAGTCTGCGCATCAAAATAGTTTTGCTTAAGTTTTTCAGTTTCTCTTTTTTTTTTACATTCAGAATTACACAATATTGAATCAGAAGCTTGGCTTACCATTGTATTAAACTTATTTATATCAAATTGATTACTCATTACTATAATATACAACTATAAGAATTTAATATAGTAAATTATTAAATTTTAGAATTATTTATAAAACTTTGTGATTGATTGTAATGAATATTACCTATATTTACATCAGGTTTATGTTTTCCATGTTGTTTTTTTATTAATGCGTTATTAACCATTGTTTCTGTAAGAAAAGATTCAGTAACAACAACAGTTGAATCACCAACACATTGATTTAAAGAAGCATCCCATGTTTGACCAGTAGAACAACACTCTTGTCCTACACAAGACCCCATATCATAAGTTAACCAAGGGTCAGTTGATGAAGCACTTCCAGAAGGAGCTGCATTTGGATCAAAGTACCAATTATATTCTTGATAATTCATATTATCGCGCATTATAATTGAAGCAATTCTAATCCAAAAGAAATAAGAACCAATAACAGCAACTATTATAAGTAAAATATAGTAAATTGTACTAGGTAAAATGCCTTTATTATTTAAAAGTGCTAAAATAATAACTGGAACAAGTGTGTAAATAATAATTTTCATAAGCTCAGAATGTTCAGAATATTTCTCACCGTAGTAGTCATTAATTTCAACAAGACGAATTTTGTTATTTTTTTCTGATTCTAAAAGTTCTAAATTTTTTTTGGCGTGATTTAATTCATTTTCAACAATACCTATAGCAACAGTTTGTTCTTGTAAAGTTCCAACAGATGAAGATAAAGAACTTTGAAAGAAACTATTAACTCCGCTTAATGTTTGGTATAAATTAATACGCATATTAGAAAGTTGATTCATTTTTTCAACTATTTGTTGTTGCTGTTGAGGAGATAGAGTTGTGTTTGTTTCTAAACTGTTAAAAAGTTGCTGTTCCATTTGTTGTAATGATTGAATATCAGTAAGTATTTGCTCATTATTTTGTGCTACATTCGGTTGCCCAGACATTATATAAATTATAAGAAGATAATTATATAATATTTATTTTATTAATTTTTAACAATATTCATTGTTATTAATACAGTTCCCGTTGCCAATATACTCCAAAATAGATAGTCATAATTTTTTTGCAATACAACAATATCACTATCACTTAAAATACGTTCAACATTTGTACTAAAATTATTAATTTGACCGTTTGTAGATTCTAATCCTTGTAAATAATCTTGAATACCTTGAACATTCGCTTGAGATTGTGTTTGTGCTTGATTTGTTCCAGAATCGAATTTTCCAGTCATTTGATTTATTTGACTTGTTAACATGTTCATTCTTGTTTGCAATTGATCAAGTTGTTGTTTTTGAGTACTTGTAGCATTTGCCAAACCATATTTATTTCCAATATTTCCACCATTAACATAATTTTGATATGATATTGAATCTACATTATTTACTGTAGATGGTGCTCCAATTGGAGGGGCAATAGGATTTTTTCCTCTTATAAACAAATTAACAGCTGGATTTAATGTCCTTGAACCATTTGGATACATACTTGAAGTTTTTGGATAGCATACATTATTACTAAAAGCAAATCCTGCACAGTTTGTATTATTATTACATGCACTTTCACAAGATTGAATTGTAGCATTTCCAAATGCTGCACTTGGTATATCATAACCAGCACTATCATTTCCAGGCATTTCAGTGTATGTGTTTGAATATTGTGTGTTTGAAGACGGATATGAATGCAATTCAGAGTTTTGGTCAATATAAGCAACTTGTGACATATTAGCTGGAATGCCAACTTCACCAATATTGTATAAAGCATTAGCTCCTAAGCCACCGCCTGTATTACCATCAGCCATTTTTTTACAATTTGATACCATTGTAAATGTATATAAAACAAGATTTCCGTCTGATTGCATAATTAAAGCCATATTTCCATTTGTTGAACCAATAAAATCTCCTGCAGCCAATGTAGAACCTTGTGGTATCCAATTTTGTCCATATTTTCCTTTTGCTGCAGCATAATTAGGATTTGCTTGTTGTTGTTTTCCATTAGACATTGCACACCATATATAACCTTGATTATCACTTGGACTTGTTCCTCTATAAATACATAAATTACCATCATCTTGAAGAATTAAAAAATAATTACTTTGAGGTAAACTTGTATTATAAACAGAATTAGACCATCCACCTCCAGACCATGAACCATCACTAATTTTAGTGCAATTTCCAGCTTTTCCATATTCTGATGTTTGTACCCAGCTATTACTTACAGCACATTGAGCATTTTGTCCTGAAGTAGAATTTTGTAAACCATAATAAGCAAATCCATTTAGTTGTGCAGCATATTGACACTGAGCATTATTAAATGATTGTGAACCGTTACTATATAAAGGCATAGCTCTATTAGGACCATCACCATAACAACCTAAATAATTAGAAGGTTTTGCATTCGAAGTTGGAGTGTTAAATACAGCTTGTCCAGAAGTATTCATAACTCTTAACGCTCCAGTAACTGAAAGTATAGCACTATTACCAGTTTGGCCAGATGTATTTGAAGCCCACAGTGGAACTTGGCCGCTAGGAACTTGACCCGGACCTAAACTAGTTATACTAGGTTGGTCATTACTTGCAGCACAATAGCCTTGTGAGGTAGCAGGGTTTACATCCTGAAGAGCAAAGTATTTATATTCACCATCAATAGCCGCTTGTTGACACATTTCATACGTATATGAGCTGCTTGAACCAGAAGAACCTGAACTTGAGATCGTAACGTTTTGAATTGCTGTAGAATAGTTGCCGTTAGGACCTTGTCCTGTAAAACCAAAAGCATATGTTTTTGATTCTTGTAAATTAACTGTAACAGAGTATTGTTTCCAAGCGGTTGTTGATGGCGTAAATGTATAAATTACTTCTGACCACCAATCTTGAATAACACTTACGGGGTTTGCACCACTATAACCTGGTCTTCCGCAAGCATAAAATGATATTGTATAACTTCCACTAGATAAATAAATCCATTGCGCTATTTGTGCTTGAGCTTGTAGACATGCTGCTTGATTTCCCGCGGGATAAGGCATTGGGTATCCCCAAGCAGTAGAATTATTTATTAAGCATGCAGAAAAAGCTCCCCATCCAGGAATAGAAGAATTTATATATTGATAACTATTATTAGCAATTTGAGGTTGGTCAAAGCTACCATTTTGTAAATTTCCAGAAGGAAGCGCAGGGGCACCACCAATAAATGTCATTAGTGGTGAACTAGTATTATCAGCATAACAACCTTGATAAGTCGCAGTTGGATTGTTAATTAATTTGTTAACAAATACATTATCTCCTTCATTTCCACAACTTTGTTCAGCAGTCATAGGTGTGCCAGTGATTAAAGGAGGATTAGTAGGAATATTAACTCCTGCTGTTGCATAAGAAGAGCTCCAAGGAATATTTACGGTTACAATTGTTTGTTGAGAGGGGCAGTTATTAGAACCAGATGTAGAATTTAAAATAGCTTGGGTTGGATACAATTTAGCTACTCCTTGTTGTGTAACATACATTACATTTTTACCAATCTTTATATTTTTACCTAAATATGGGTTATTAGGGTTGACACGATTTAAATAACTAGTAGTAGAACCACTGATTTGAGCTGTTAATGATTCATATTCAGATAAGGTATTTTTATATTCTTGTTGCAAATTAGAAATGGTTTGTTTCTGCTGAGTATCATAACTGTTATTTTCAACAATATTAATTGATTCTGATGTTAAACTATTTGGGTTTAGCTGTAAATTATTTTGAATGTCTTGAAAACCTTGGAAACCTTCTTTTGAATTTACATTATTAATATTTTTCTCTAAACTCTTTTGTAATTTTTTTTGATACTTTTTAAATTTTTCTCCTTGGCTTAAAGCGGGAGTAGGTGTATTTAAATCAATCTTACGAGCCTTATATTCTGCTGCTACTTCAGTGATTGATTTATTTTTTGTTGAATCATTAAAATTGGAAAATAGATTTACCACACTTGTCATAATAATATAATGATATACAAAAATATATAATATTAATGTTAAATTTATTTATTTATCATAGAATTAAAAACTACAACAAAACCTAAGAAACCAAAAATTAACAAATGATTTTTGCTGAAACTAGCTTCAGGACCTCCTCCTCTCTGCTCTCCAGAAACAGATAATTTTATTAAAATAAATACAAGAAATATAGCAACAAAAATTAAAATAATATAACTATAATAATTTGAAGTTACATTAATATTACCATTTTCATAAGCAGCATTTATTGTTTCAAATTGTCTAACCATGCTATCAATTTGTTCTCTCTCTTGAGTTAAAGTTTGATAATTACTTTGTAATACTTGTTCTTGTTCTTGATTTTGTTGTTGTGTTTGTTCAAATTTACCATAATTGTTATTTGTTATAGTCATCATTTGCTTATTAATATCCATTAATTGTGAATTTATATTTTGTAATTGATAACTATAATAAAGTGCTTGTTGAACAATTGCAGTTGATTGAGATGTAGAAACAATATTTCCATTTCCGCTGCTTAATGTACAACTGTTAGAATTATTATTAAATGTAGCTCCAGAACAAGATTTGTTTGATGTGCAAGAATTTTGACACTTATTAATACTAGAATTATTTAATACACTTATATTACTTTCTCCAACAAATGAAGTATTTGGAACTGTTGTTAAACTATTATCATCTGAATTAATTACACTAATATAATTTTGATATGTATCAGTATATTGTGAAATTAATGAATTAAATTGATTGCTTAAATTTTGCAATTGTGAAGACATTATATATAAATAAAAAGAAAACAATTTATCAATATATTTATTTTATAGAGAATAACCGTTTTTAATAAAATGTAAAAAAAACGCAACAATAATAATTCCAAATACAATATAATAAGCATTTATTCCTAATTCTCCTCCGCTTTGTAATAATGGAGGTGCAATTTCTGTTGTAGAAGAAAATCCGAATTTATATAATATAATTAAAATAACTATAGCTAGTCCAAGCAATAATAAGAAAGAATAATAATTTTGGTTTATCATTATATCTCCTTGAGTTTGTGCTTGGTCTAAAGTTTGATATTCATCAAGCATTTGATTAATTTTCTCTCTCTCTTGATTTAATTGAATAAATTGCCCTATTAATTCAATTGTTTGAAGACCGCGTTGTTCAGATTGTTCATTATAAAAAGGTTGACCAGCATTAGTTTTTTGTTGAATTTGTGAATTTACATTGGTAAGTTGTTGATTAATATTTTGAACTACTGAAAGAAGTTTTTGTGCTGTTGGTATAATTGCAAAATTATTATCTGTTCCAGGTGTTAAATTTCCACTACCTCCTCTTAAAAAACAATTAACTTGTCCATTGTTTGGTGGGTTAAACGTAGCACCTGTGCATCCAACAGTATTTGCACAAGAAGCTTCACATTGTTGCAATTTAAGTGAAACATTTTGTCCTACAGAAGTTGTTCCCCAATATGACGAGCCTTGAATTGTCGACATAGATTGTTCATTATTATTTTGCTGTAAAAAATTAACATAATTAGCAACAGCTTGTTGATATTCAATTAAATAGTTTCTATATTGAGCACTTAAACTTTCTAAATCTAGAACTATTGAAATACTTTCTTGGTATTCATTTTCGTTATTTTGTTGATTCATCTATATATTTACAATAAGAAAACATATTTGCTTTTCTGTTATAAAAATAAATTAAAAAGGAAGATATAGAGAGAAAACAAATAAAATGAACAATATTATTATTGTTGTTGGGTTCAGGACATGGCTCATTAGTTGTTAAATTAAATTTTGTTAATTTATTTTTTCTCTCTTCATCACAATTTTCAATTATTTTTTTAATTGATTCATTTGTAGATTTTAAACAATAATCTTGTAATGATTTATTGAAAAAAATTGGTCTCTTTAAAATTGAACAAAGCATTTGAATTTATTTAATATAAAAAAATATAATTTCAACCGAAACAACAATTATACAGAAGAACTTTTGTAAATTTTTGAAATTGCAGTTCCAGCAATTAAAATACTAAAAAATAAAGCCCAGTTTCGTAAATAACCAGAATCATAAATTTGTTTATAATCTGAAATTAATTCAACTGATGCATTATTTTTATGTTCGACAATACCAAGCTTAACTTTTAAATCTCTGTTTTTTATTTTTTCTTCTCTTATTAAAGCATCCAAAATAAATAGTTTTTCATTAATCTCCTCCGTATTTACTTGAACATTATTTGATAATGTAAATAAATCTGAATTTATTTGATTCAAATTACTTTTAATATTATTAAACATTTGTTCATATTCGGGATATTCTGGATTTTTATTAAAAAAAACATAATATTTTGTAAAGTCATTTAAAATAGCTGGTAACTGAGATTGCAATGTTTCTAATCGTGTTGTAAATTGAATAGGTTCTTCAAAATTATTAAATGTATCCTCATTAAACTGTAATGCCATTAATATATATAATTATTTAAAATAAATATTAATTAAAAGCTAAAATTTTCTTCAAAAGATAAAAGAAGCCTTTCAACAAAAGTTGTTGTTTCAGAAAATCCTCCAACAAATGTACCATTATAAAAAATCATAGGAAACATTTTTACTTCTTCATTTGCATGTTGTTTAATAAAAGATAAAAAATTTAGTTTATCTTCAATAATATATTCATCACAATCAACTACATTAAAAATCAAATTTGTTTCTTTTAAATATGATTTTGTTTTAAGACAATTTGGACAACCACTTTTGCTATAAATTGTAAAACCAGATTTGCTAGGTTTATCAAATTCCATATATTATTTATATATTTTGTTTTTAAATTTTAAATACAAATTCTATAATAATTTGCTTCAATAGATGTTTTACTTGGTCTAATTACGTTACAAACTTGACCAGGTCTCAAACCAATTACTCGTGCTACTGGATCGAAACGAGAAATATCTGGAAATTGTACAGTATCTGTAATATTATATTTTTTCATAATTTCTTTTACTTCAGAAGGAAGCATAACACGATGAGGCGGAACAAGACTATGATTTAATATATTAAATTGGAGTCTTCTTATACTTTCAACAACTATGAAAATACCTTCACTTTCCCAAATATGCTTAATTTCATTAATTAATGTTTCATTTGGGTCATCTTTAATAATTATAAATAATGTATCATTTTTATTAAGAGTCTCAGATAAAATAAATAAATCATCAATCATTTCTTGAATATTTTTAGGAGCTGGTCTAACAGTTAAATAATATCTTATATATATTTTTCTTTTAATAATTTCAGTATTAACTTTATCATCTCTAATTTCTAGAAGCATATCTAGTTGGTTATTTTGTTTCATTGTATTAACCTCATTAATACTAAAGTTTGCATAATCATTTATATTATAACCTTGCTTATCCATTAATTCTAGAATTGTTTTTCTAGAAGTATAAATTTGAGAAATTAAAACACTTGAGTTTTGGCTTGCCATTCTATATTATAATATAAACATAATGAATTATTTTTATTTCAATTTTATTTATAATGTTATTTTCTTAATTCCAGAAGAAGTTGTAACTTCTGAAGAAGAAGGAGATTCAAGTATTATTTTTCTATCTCCTGATTCAGCATTAGAAGAACTTTCTGGATTTTCTGAAGCTTCTGAAGCAGGTTTAGTTTCTTCTTCTTTATTTTCTTCTTCAACGTCTAAAATATTTGGATTTATTTTAAATTCTTTATTAGTACTACTTATATCTGAACCAGGAACATATGGAGGTGAACCAGGAGCATAAGCTGGAGAACCTGATGGAACATATGTTGGAGAACCAGGGGCATATGGAGGTGAACCTGATGGAACATATGTTGGAGAACCAGGGGCATATGGAGGTGAACCTGATGGAACATATGTTGGAGAACCAGGGGCATATTGAGGTGAATTAGGATCATAAGGTGGTGGAGAACCAGTAGGAGAATCAGGAGTATTACCAATTTGAACAGGTTCTGGAATTTCAGGAGGTTCATTAATATTGTTATATCGTGTTGGTTCATTTAATTTTTTACTAATATTTGAGTTAATTTCATTAATTAAATCCTTTGAATCTAAATTACTTTTCATTAATTTATTAATGTTATCAGAATAAGTCATAGTCAATAATTGGTCGACATTTTCTTCAGTGATGATTCTCATTTGAACATTCATAACCTGTAATTCTTGAATCATTAATTTAAAAGCATATGGTATTTTTAATATACTAAAAGAGCGTCCAAATCTACTTAAATTCATAATGCTTTGAGAACCATCAGGATTAATGTTAAATTTAATTGGACCATCTGCATAAGGACTTAAGAATAAATTTCTAGATTCATTATAAATAGATATAGCTCCAGTTTTATTACAAACTGCAATAAAATAATCCTGTTTTTCACCTCTTACCATAAATGATTCATTTAAGAAATAAGACATACCATGAGCTAAAACACCATCACGTTCCATCTCACCTATTCTAAGACCACCATCATTTGCGCGACCTTGAACAGGCTGTCTAGTCAAAACTGTGTTAGGACCACGAGCACGATAATTAATTTTATCTTTAACCATGTGTTTCAAACGCATATAGTAGGTTGGACCAATATAAATATCTGCTGCAAGTTGGTCTCCACTCATACCATTATATAAAACTTGATTTCCTGACGAATGAAAACCTGCTTTAACAAGAAGAGGAGCATAAGTTGAATAATTTGGTCCTTTTACTTGAAAAGCTGTACAATCACCAAATGCTCCATAGCTTGTGCAAACTTTTCCGAATAAACTTTCTATAATTTGACCAATTGTCATACGAGACGGAATAGCATGCGGATTAATAATTAAATCAGGACGAATTCCGTCTTCAGTAAAAGGCATATCATCTTCTGGAATAATGAGACCTATAGTTCCTTTTTGCCCGGCTCGAGAATTTCCTATGAGCATAGATGGTGCGAAAATATTCTCACGCATATAATATAAATGAGACGATTGCATTTCAACACAATATACTTTCCCTTCATAATCTATTAATTTTTCCTCATTGGAATCGTTTACTTTTTTATTAATATATGGTTTATTTTGCTTACGAATAATACTAATTTTATAATATGTGTTTTTAGATTCAATTAGATGAAATTTATCTTTATTATGTCCAGAACCTCTTATCATATGTGGACTATCTCCTGGTTCTGCTGCAATTTTTGTTACACCAGACCAACCACAATGTGTTGCTAATCTACAAATATCATCAGCTAATTTAGGACTAATTGTTCCATATCTAGAAAAACCATCAGCATAAGTATGTCCATCTCCTTCCATAAGTGCTTCAAGCAAAATAATACATTGTCTTTGTGATAATGTCCAAACATATTCTGGTAAATATTTATTTAATGCCCCAACACTTAATTTATTTAGATTTTCATAAATTTCTTGATATTGTCCTTTTAAAATAGTAAATCTATCTTGAACATTATCATATTTAGAATTTACTCCTAATTTTGCTAAAATATTAGTATTAAATACTATTTTTCTAGGTTTTAATGCAGATATAACAATAGCACCAGCTTTGTTGCTTGACCCATCAGCTATAAACATGCCTAATAACTGTAACCAATCATCCATTTTATATTGTTTTTCTCCTAAAACCATATATTCAACATCAGGATATACATTATTCATTGATTTTTGAAATCTTACCATTTTACCAACAACATTTTGTGCTTCAATTAATTCGTAATCTTTCTTTATTCCGCTATGTTCCCTACGCTTAACGTATAACTTGTGATTTAATGTGCATACAACTTCTACTTGTTTATTTTTAACATAATACATTTTACCAGTATGGTCATATTCAAATTTATTTACAGGATATTCATAACACATATTACCATTTATATCTAATGTAGCAACTTTATGTTTAGAAATATCGATATCTTGTATTTCAATCCATCCTTTATCAGTTAAAACTTGTTGAGTCGGTAAAGCACAAGCCATTTTGTCACCAATTGCAGGCAGACGTTCTTCACGAACTCTAACTTTAGCTACATTAAAACCTTCTTCTCCCAAAGTAATAAAAGATTTATCTACATAACCTAGCTGTCCTTTTTTTGTTTTTATTGAATCATCCGTCCATACATCTTTATTAGATAATGATGAATTAATTTTACCAATTAAAATAATTTTTTCGTTCACTTCAGTATTTTCTTTAACTAATCCATGATCATCTAGAAAACTATAATCATAACCTTGTTTTTTACCAATTACATTATTTTTTTCTATATTTGCGAATTTAGAATTTGTTGTTCCTGTAACTTTTGAGCTTTCTTCTCTAGTTTCGTATGATGAAAAGTATGTTGTTCTAAAAATACCACGTTGAACAGCGCCTTCGTTAATTAAAATAGCATCTTCAACATTATAACCAGTATAACACATAATTGCAACAATAGCATTGACACCATATGGCTGTTCTTCATTATTAACATATTCAAGATATCTAGACTTAATTAATGGCGTTTGTCCATAATTTAATATAACTCCCATTTTATCGATACGCATTTGATAGTTAGTATGATAAACAGAAACTGCTTGTTTACTTTGACCACAAGAAAAAGAATTACGAGTGACAGGATTGTTTTCTGGATAAATAATCAAATTTCCCATTACACCCAATATTAATGAAGGGTCAATTTCTAAGTGAGTATACCTAGTACTTTTTTTCATATCGTCAACATGTGTTGCAATTAAAGCAGTTTCTTCTTCAGAAGTATCTACATAGTCAACAATAGACTTAAGTTTTTCCAACTTATTTAAAATTTCAGCTTTATTAGTTCCAATCTCATTATATAGTTCCATTAAATCGTAAATTTTATTATTTTTTGTTTTGAAATTTTCATCAGATTTTTTCATAAATCCAGATATAATTTGCTCCCATGTTATTTTTCCACTATCTAATAAATCTTTTACATCTTTTCTATCAAAACTAAAATTCTTATTTTCAATATAATAAATAGGTCTTGATAATCTTCCAGAATCAGTATAAATATACACTTCATTATGTTGATAATTAAATGATATACTAGTGTATGTAGGAATAATACCATTTCGTCTATACAATTTAAGTAAATTTACAATCTCAATAGGTGAATCAATAACACCAATCCAGTTTCCATTAACAAATATTTTAGAACTGCTTTCTAATTGTTCAGGAGAACATTCTAACAAAATGCGCATAGGCGTGTTAATTCTTAACCATTTTATAATTGGATTTCCTGAAGAACCACTTGTAATAAATGCGCTAATTGACATATGTTTATGTAAACCAATATTACCACCATCGGGAGTGTCAATTGGATCAATATATCCCCACTGCGAAGAGTTTAAAAGACGAGGACCAACAACTTTTGCACTTGCATCTAATGGTAAATTGATTTTACGCAAATGTGAAATAAATGTATACCAACTTAAGCGATTTAAATCTTGAACAGCTCCTATTCTCTTTGTATGCTCTTGAGACCCCCAATTACCTTTAAAAGCTTTTTTAAAACCTTGTTCAACTAGTCTATCTTTAAAAAACTTTTTAAAATTAGATTCAATAAGACCAATAAAATTATCCTTATATTTATTTTCTTCATTTTTATTCTTTTCTTTAGATTTTATTTGTTTCTTTTCTTTTCTAGAAAGAGTATCGTCTTCTTTATATTCTCCTTTATGATAGTAATATTCTTCATCTATTTTACGGGTAATGTCTTTTTTTTGAATTAAATAATATTCGCGAAATAAATCATACAAAAGTGTTCCAGAAAGCTCTACTCTTTTAAATCTAAAATTGTCTCTATCAGTAGGTTTTTCTTCTTTTGTATAAACTTTTAATAAACGTTTAACCATATAACCAATAAAATACGCCTTTTCTAAAAAATTCATTTCGCCTACATGTGGCAAAAAATAATCAGAGAGAATTTCAATAACGCCTGATACAGTTCCTCTTTTAGTTAATTCAGCAATAAATTCAAGAGCATTTTGTTGATTAAATATTTTATTTGCATCATGAACAGAAGGAATAAATAAATCTATATAAGAATTTTTATTATTTTCTATTTCATCATCCAAATTAGTTAACAAACAAGTTTGAATTATATCTTTATCAGAAGACACTCCTAATGCTCTCATTAAAATAAAAAGAGGAACTGGATTCTTTACATTTGGAACTGAAACAACAATTTGATTATTACTTAAACTAGGAGAAGGAGATATAATTTTAACAGCTGTTGTTCTAATTGGCTTCGATGTATCTTCAGAAACAGACCTAATTTCAGCAGAATGACTATAAATATCATCATCTTTATTAGTTCTAATATAAAGTAAATTATCGGCAAATTTTTCTTGTGAAATTATAACCTTCTCTTTTCCGTCAATAATAAAATATCCTCCATAATCATTTTTACATTCACCCATATTAAATCTAACATCTTTATTCATAGTATTTAAAATGCAAAGGTTTGATTGAAGCATAATTGGAAAGCGTCCTAGAAAAACCTTAGGTATTATTATCGAATGTTCTTTTTTTTCATCTCCAATATAATATTTAAACTCTACTTCAACATCATAATGTATAGTTGTTCCATAAGTCATATTTCTTAAACGAGCGTCATTTGGAAACATAAAATGCGCATTATTATCATCATAAATAACAGGCTTACCATAATATATCTTAGAACCGTCTTTTCCACCTAAATATAACATGCATTCATTTCTATTTCCATTTTCGTTACTATCTTCTTCTCTCTCAATAAATCTTATGGGATTATTTTCATGGAAAATACGTCTAATTCCATTCTTAAAAAGCTCATTATATGATTCTAAATGATGAGAAACTAAACAATTTGTATTGTCTTTAAAATATTTATCAATTAATTTCCAAGATATGTTCTCCTTATCCATTTTATATTATAATAATCATATTTTTTTATAATGTAATTTTTATATTTATTATTTCAAGTTATTTAAATATTAAATATCTTAAAGATATAGTGCCATAATCTTTCGAAAGAATGACCTTCATCAGGATTTTTTAAATCTAAGCTATTATTTAATACATCAATGCATGTAATATAAAAATCCTTTGAATGTCTTATTATTTGTTGTTTATTAACACCATAAATTGCACCAGTTCCAAAAAAAATGTTTACTTTTTGTTCATCATAATTTTGAAATATTTTTTTCATAGTTGTTGCTATAGGAGAATTTATATCATGATAATTTTTCCATTCACTACCATTTAAAGAACCTTGTTCTAAAAATTTTTTACTATTATTATCATAATGAATATTCAAAACATCTCTTGAAAAATAAAAAAAGTCAAAAGAACAGTTATTAAAACTATTTATTTCATTTATAAAAGTTTTTCTTACATGGTCAAATGGATGAGCTTGTGTAAAAATTATTTTTTCAGGTAAATTTTCAAAATTATTTATTATATGATATAAATATGTATGAGATTCTCTGCCTGTATTATCAAGTTTAATAACTTTACAATTATTAATATTAATATTATTTCCTTTATTATAAATAAATATATCAAATAAATTAGTATTAATATATTTTATCCAATCTATATTTTCATTATATCTTGCTATTACAATATGATATTTCATCATATAATTTATATTATCTATTTAATATAATATAAATAGATAATATAAATTATATAATAAAATGAAAATTGTCTCAGTTTTTGTTAATAATCCTATATTTATCGAATTAATGTATAATTCAATAAAAAAATTTTTAAAAACAGAACAAGATTATGAGCTAATAATATTTAATGATGCGAAAACATGGCCTGATATTACAAATTTTGGCGACGTAACAATGAAACAACAAATAGTCGATATGTGTAAAAAATTAAATATTCCTTGTATAAACATTCCAAATTCACATCATATAAATCTAAATGTGCCTTCAATTAGACATGCTAATTCTGTAAATTTTATAACAGAGTTTATGTTTAAATATCCAGACACATATTTTATGTTAGACTCTGATATGTTTTTTGTTGATTATTTTGACATAAAAGAATTTGAAAATTATTACTTTTGTTATATAAATCAATCACGAACTTTTAATAATAATATTGTTAATTATCCATGGCCAAATCTTTTTTATTTAAATATTAATGAAATTCCAAACAAACAATTAATTGACTGGTCTCTTGACATTGGTTTAGATGCAGGAGGTAAATGTGTTAAATGGTTATCTACTCTTGATGAAAATAAGGTTTTAAAAATCCAACATTTATGGTCATGTCATTGGAATGAAAAAGATATACCTGAAAGTATTAACAAAAATATACAATTATTTTTAGATAATGATGTAAGAAATAAAGATGGAAAATATTTTTCTGAATTATATCACAAAAAAATTTTACATTATAGAGGTGGAAGTAATTGGATGAATGATTCTTCTAAATTACACTATTCTATGACAAATTTATTAGCTGAAACCTTACCAAAAATTTAAATTCGTTTATTTATTCTTTTTAGTTTTATTATTTAAATGTCTACCTCCTTTTTTGGTTAATTTAAATTTTTTCTTTACATTTAAAATTGAAAATTCAGTCCATGGTTCACTTGGTCTATCTTTTAAATAAGGACAAAATTTATAATATTGCCTGTGTTGTTTGCAAAATTCATCTTTAATAAAAGGAATTCCACATGAGTTACCAAAACGACCAATAAAACTCATATTCTTTGCTAATTTAGTATCACAAACGATGCCATCTACTGCTCCATGAGGTGAGAATGGTTTTGGTCTACCTGGATCAGACATATATTCTCTTGCATCAAGGTCATAATGAGAACAAACAGTTCTAGAACATGGATTATCATCTTTATGTAAATATACATCATAATGGTCAGATATAATTTTTTTAGCTACTTCAATATTAATCTTACCTTTATTCTCATCCATAAGATCACCTAGACGAACCAATCTGGCTCCTTGATGTCTTCTTACATCATAAAAACCAGAGTTTTGGACTTCTAAATTTCTAATACGTTCATCATAAGGAGCATTAAATCCAATAAAAAAACCATTTTTAGTTCTCTCTATATTGTGATATTTAAGTCCTAATTCAATTCTTAAAATTTCATTTGAATTTGTGTCTCCAAATAACCAAGAGTTAGCATAATCACCTGAGTTTTCATGTAAAAGTATTTTACAATATTCATCCAATGAATTTCCATACTGCATAGCTTTTCTAATTCTATAGCCAATTGGAAATCTTTTTTCGTAAGGAATAAAACCTCCTATTGTTGTTTCAGTTCCAATTATTCCTTTTGCTGTTACAAAAAAATCAGTTCCACTCCAAATCCAACAAGGAGATGTTTGCATTATAAAACGATGACCCTCATCAGGATTTAAATCTAAAACTATATTGCTATATTGACCATCAATAAAATCACTAAATGAATTATGTGCACAAACTATTTTACCATCTTCAGTCCAATCTCCAACAGCCATAAACGCACTACATTTATCTCCAGAACCTCCTTCTTTTCCAACACGGTTTTGAGATTTTGTTGAATACCAATAAGGAATTGAACAATAAAAATTCCATGCTATTATTTCATCTATAGATGTTTTACAATCATTTGCATTACAACCTTCTGTTATTCCTTCCATTTCTTCATACAATTCTTTAAAATCTCTTTCTGTCATTTCCTTAAAATCTGTTGCAATTTCTTTAATAAAAAAATCCCATTCCACTCCATAAGCTTCAAACATTAAAAATTTTAACATTTTTTGAATCTCTTTAAAATCATTTGCACAAAGATATCCATATGCATATCCTCTTTCCTTAGGTTTTCCCTTAATTGATATATATTTCCATCCATTTTTTTCATATGATATTCCATTTTTAATTTTTGTTGACATTTTTATATATACTAAAATTATATTTTATTATATATTTATTTAAAAAAATTACATATTAATCATTAGAATTCCCATCATAACAAATAAGAGTAACCAAGGAAGAAGAACAAGTAACCATGAAAGACTAGTATGACCATCTTTACATATTAAATTAAGAATATAAGTCCAAAATAATACATAAATAAGTTTTACTATAAAAACTACTGCTGTATTTGGAACACGACAAGAAAATGAACCAACATGATAACTATTTGTATTACCTAAATTTTGCATTAAGACAATAACTAAACCAATGATAGAAATAACAAAATACAACATTGCTGGTGTACATAATTCTTTAAGAGTTTTTGGAAATTCAGCCATTATGAAATATAAACAGAAAAAAATATAAACAGAAAAAAATTATGTTGAATAGGCAGCTCTAACTGTGGCTAAACCTGGTGTATTCGGCAATTGACCTCTCCAAGGCATAGGATTGACAGGAGAAGCATAACCAGATAATGCATTATATGCAGTTCCTAAACCAAATTGAAATTGTCTTCCTAAATTAATTAAATCTTGTCCTAAAAAATTATCTAAAGTACCTCCTTTTTGTTTTCTTGATTTTTTTCTTCCTCCAACAGAAAAAGGTGGTTGAGAACCTGTTGATATGATTGATGTTTGAACATCTGTTTTATAATCATTTGGAGCTAAAAAATTACGTCCACCTTGAACTCCATCTACTCCAGGCCATCCTCCAGTTGATGGTGTCCATGGAGAACCCACAAGACCATTAGGATATGGAATTCCTGGGTTTCCACCTACCATATTTTTGCAAGAACTACATTTACAGCCTATGCGATGATTTTTTCCACCAACCATAAAACCAGGAGTACATAATGGTCCGCAACCACCCTTCTTACGTCTTCCTCCTTTCATACAAGAACCACAACCTCCTTTCATAAAAGGAACTCCACATGAACCACAACTTCCTCCACGTTGAGTTTGAGGATTTAAAAAAGGTGTTGCAGGGGAACCTGTATTGACAGGACCAGTATTAGGAATAATTTTATTTAATGAATTTGGATTTAAAGGCATTGCTAAAGAAGAAGATAAATTACTACTACAAGCACCTCCTTTTCCAGTATAAGCTAAAAAAGGATTTGGAACTGTCTGGATATTATGTCCAGTATATGCTAAATTTGCGTCGGCAGAACCACCTAAATAATTTTTACGAGTTCTTTTAGAACATCCTTTCATTCTATACACTTTTTGATTTTTTCGAGAAGTCTTTCTACCCATTTATAATATATATTAAGAAATTTATTCAATGTCGACATGAGTTAAGAAATGTCTGCGGCAACACATTTTTTTCATATTTAATTCATCTAGCACTTCTCCTTCAGGTGTCTTATCAACAAATTCTTTTGTTAAATAAAGAACCTTGTCAAGATCAATTGATTCATTATTTCCTCTTTTTGCTAATTTCTTCTTGCGAACTTGTTCCTGATAATAACGATATTTATTGGCAATAACAGTGCCACAAGTAAAACATTTAATAGGGATTATCATCTCTTATATATAACTTATTATATTATTCTTATATGTTTTTAAATTTAAATCAATTTTTTATTTTATTATTAAATGTTATTAAAATATTAAGAATATAAATATAAATTGCTTTTATACTTTATGCTTTCATTAATTTGCAATCATAAAAATCAAAATTTTAAAACTAGACTTGACTGGGATGAATATTTTATGTCAATTGCATTATTAGGGTCTTGTAGGTCACCATGTGAAAGATTAAATGTTGGGTCTGTAATCGTAAAAAATAATCGTTTGATTTCAATGGGTTATAATGGTTATATACAAGGAGCTCCACATATAAGCAGAGTATACGACAATCACGAACAATCTATAATTCATAGTGAAGTAAATGCAATTTCTGATTGTGCAAGAAGAGGTGTATCATTAGATGGTTCTAAAATATATGTAACCCACTATCCATGCATAAATTGTTTTCGGTCTATAGCTGCATGTGGGATTAAAGATGTTATATATTTAGAAGATTACAATAATAATCCAATTGTTCAAGAGTTAGCAATTGATTCAAAAATAAATATAAAAAAATTATAAAAAAATACTATTTATATAGGATGAAAACACATAGAAACAATAAAAAAGGTGGAAAATCTAGAAAATTAAGAAAAATAAGAAAAACAAGAGGTGGAAAAACATTTAGTTCTAGTACTCCTGTTAAATTAAACTATAATGGTAAAGATATAACTTGTGAAGTATGTAATAGTAATAACTATACAGAAAATACCGGAACAATAAGTAAATCAAAAGTGCGTCAAGGTTTAGGTGGTATATTTTTTGGTGAAGCAGCAGAGGTAATTGATAATACATCTGTAATTATATACACTTGTAATACTTGTGGTTTGTGTAAAATCATTAGAAATAAAGACCCTATTTTAATAAATGCTCAACCAGTTTAAGGACATTTGGCACCATGACATTTATTTTGAAAATAATAATAGTCTAACTGTTTTGTTTTTCCATTTGAATCTGTATTAAATGTAGGTCCTTTTGCTCCTCCTGCTAGACACATGTTATTACTTGTCCAAACGCAACAAGATGTAGAATTGCAGTTGTTTTTAGTTAATTTTCCACAAGATTTATCTAAAGTTCCACTAGAACCTCGATGACTTTCACAAAATGCATCACTTTTGTTAATTATAATTGAAGTATCTGGTGGATTTGTGAGTCCTTCCACTGTTAAAAGTTTTTTTGCGTTTAAATTTAAACCAATTGAGTTTATAAATATTATTGAAGAGAGAATAAGAGATACAACAATAACAATCTTTAGAATACATTTAAAATTCATTTTATATATATTAAAAGTAAATATTTTATATGTATATTTTATAATGGCAAAAACTAATTCGCGTAGCAATCGTAAATCTATTATTAATTCAATTACTAAAACAACTGGCAGAGCTTTACCTGTTGTTGATAAAGGTTTAACAACTGTTGGAAATACCGCTAAGAATGTTGCTGAAATTTCTATTCCTGTTGTAGAAAAAGGTGTTTCTACTATTTATGGAACAATGGCAACTGGTTTTGATTTAGGTGTTAAAGGTGCAAAAACAGTTGCAAAAGGTGTATCAAAAAGAAGACGCTCAAGACGTCAACGTAAAAGTAGTCGCAAATCAAGACGCAATAGAAAGCATTAAATAAAAGTAAATATTAAATTATAAATAAATGTTAAATTTTATAATTTAATTTAATTATATCTCCTTCTAGTTCTTGTATTCTTTGAACGAATATTTGTTCTTTTATTTCTTCTTGTTCTACTTTTACGAGAGCGTCTTCTTCCTCCCCTTGAACCTATTGGACTGTATTGTGGTATAACTGTTTCGTCAAAATTAGATAGCATATATATAATATATAATATTTAATATTTTAAATATCTTTGATTTGTATTCCTTTTGTAGTTTTAACCCGCTTTCCACCATTTTTTGATTCTTTATGTTCTTTATTATGACAAGATTCACATAATGTCATTAAATTTGCTAAATTATTTTTATGAAATATGCTATCTGTAGTAGAAATAATACCTTCATTATTAGAATCTTTTTGATGTTGAAGATGATGAACCTCTGTTCCTGGACTCTTGCCACATTTTTCACAAACTCCAACTATTTTTTTAGAATTATATCTAGAAGTTTTGAGAGAAAGAATACTTTCTCCTTCTGGATGATATTTCATTCTTATTTCATATGCTGCATCTAAAAAGTCTTGTGGTAAACTTAATGATTTGCAAACTTCAAGACCATACATATTATTTCCTGGTCCATCTTTAAGTTTACGATCATATACAAGCGTATCTCTTTCTTTATCATAAACAACAGACATATGTTTTAATTTAACTCTATCTAAGGTAGAAATTTCGTCATAATCAACAATTTCATGAAGATGTGTTGCAAATATAAAACTGCTTCTACATTTATCTAGTTTTTGAATTCCAGCAACAAAAATGCTAATTGCGCTCTGTATTTCAGTTCCTGAACATAATTCATCTCCTAATATTAAACTATTTTCATCTCCGAGACGCAATATGGTGCGAAGTTCTGACATTTCAACAGCAAATGTTGATAAACCCTTAAATATATTATCATTACCAATTATGCGTGTAAATATGTATTTATATGGCATATAATTAAACTCCGAACACGGAACAAATAATCCTGCTTGAGCCATAACAATTGAAATTCCTAATGCTCGTATAATTGTAGTTTTACCAACAGCATTTGTACCATAAAGCAATATACCATCTGTATTATTATCTCCAAGAATTACATCATTTGTTACATATAATTCATTCGATTGAAATCTTTCTATCAAACAATGTCTTAGCTTTTTAGCATCAACAAATGACTTATCTGATTTAATAATATTAGGCTTACAATAATTATATTTTTTAGCAATAGAAGCTTTTGTGTATAATATATCTATATGTGTTATGAAATTTATTATGCTTTCTAGTCTACTTTGATATTGTTCAAAATTAACAACAAATTTATTATAAACTAATGTAATTAAATCTCTTAAAGAAACTTTTATAACTGAAATATTTTTACATAAACAGTTTATTTGCTCATCTAAAATGCAATTATTCGACGCACTTTGTTTTTCAAATTCAAACTGTTTTTTTGAAGTTTTAAAGTCAAATGTTTTGTTAGAAGTAGAATCATATTTAAGCTTAATAATTGTTGGTTCGGTTGGAAGAGCGTCTTGCAATAATTTACACCTCCTACTTGTTGAAAGCAAACTAAAGTTATTTTTTTCAGTTTCATGAATTTTAACATAATTGCCTGTTTTCTTTTCTTTATTTTCAATTAATGTACTTAAATATTCTGCTATGGAGTATAATTTTAATTCTGATTCCTTTAACGTAGAAGTCTTTTTATCTAGCTCTTCATCAATTCCATTTTTGATAAAGTTAATTTCAAAATTTTGTAACTGTTCTAAATCACGTGCTAAAGATAAATCTAAATTTTTATTTATAAATTGTGATATTTCATCACAGAAGTTTGTAATATTTAAAATATTAGATTCATAAACTGATAAATATTCTTTAATTGTTAAATCTTCTTCTATTTTTTCATATACTTTTTGAATAGTTAAAATATTATTATATAAATTATAAAATGCTTTTGGAGAAATTTTTTTCAAAAATATTTGTCTTTCCCATTTCGAAATATCTTTTATTGTTGAAAGATTAGTCTTTAAAAAACTATCGTAATAAGTATATTTCGAGAGAAAATATTCAGTAATGTCATATTCTCTCTGCAAATGAATTTCATCACAAATAGGATTTAAAATATTATACAAAAATTTTCTCTTTCCCATAGGAGTAAGACAATCATTTAGTAGCTGAGAAACGCAAGAAAATTTGCTTGATTTCACATTTCCGTCATTAATTATATTTAATTGTTTGAGTGAATGATTAGCTAATGAAAGTCTAGTAGAACAGTTTTCAAAAATAGGCTCTGAAATTTTGTTTACAAGATGAGGGTTGTGTTGATAAACAAAATCTAATAAAAAACAAAAAGCCTGAGTTGCAATATTATTTTCATAAAAATTTTGAACAAATGCATCATAATTGTCAATTTTATAAAATTTAGAAAGAACCTCTTTTTGATAAGGTTGTTTTTCACAGTTTTTAACTCTTGTCATTTTTGTAGTATTTTCATTTGTAATATTTATTTTATGAATTAAACTGCTAGTAATACCTGCATAACTTATAACATAATCAATTTCATTTTCACCTGGTAAATTATTAATCAAAATAGTTTCACTTGGATTATAAATAGAAATAAAACGTTCTAACTCGTCATACGTAGTAGGATTATTAACATATATTTCTTTAAACTGAAATATATTTGTTTTACCAGTATAAATATCTATATTTGCAACTCCAACAACTACATATTTACCTTTCATTAATATCTTATTTTCAACCAAATCAATCCAAATACAAGTTGTAGAGTTTGTTAGGTTTGTTGATTCAGTATGAAAATATGTTCCAGGAGAGAAAATACCTGCTAAACTTCGTGTTGTATTTTTAACAGCTTCATCTTGAGCATAAACAACTGCTGTAAATCCTGAATCCTGAATTTTTTTTATATATTTTTCAATTTGCATATCCTTAAATCCAGCCATCATTACATTATCTTTCCCAACACAAGTATTTTTTTCAACTATGTTTAATTCACAAATTTGAGAGAAATCTACAATTTTGCTTCCAGAAATAATTTCTGTTTTTTCATTATGAATTCCATAAACTTCAAAAAAAGCGCCGACTTGCATTAATAATATTGTATTTTCTCCATAATCATCTTGGTAACGCTTTGTTAATTCAAAATATTCTTTAATAAGTGCCATTATTTAAATATATATATTTCTCTTTAATATATATTTAAAATGTGTAATTTCAAATATCTAATACAATAAATTCTGCTTTGTTATTGTCATAAAAAGTATTTGTTAAAAACTTTTTGAATTTGCTATAATAATACGTTGGTAATATTCCTAAATTATAGTGCAAAACTTTTAAAAATATCAACACAATTGTTATGTAAAGCGGTAAGTTAAATTTGCTTTGATGTTCAGCCAAAATATCATTCTTATATTTTTCTTCATAAACTGATATTTCAACTGTTAACTTATTAGCTTCATCTGTATATTTATTTTTATAACCAGGAATAATTGTATTTGTTTTATTCATTTTATAAATAGATTTTTTGAAATCTTTCTTATTTAAATCTAAAAAATTCTGTAACAAATTTAAAGTACTATTTATATTATCTGAAAATATATCAATATCAATATCACTTAATTGCGGAAAATAATCGTCTCTCTGAATACTTCCATAAAAAAATATTGGCTTATCAATATAATTTTTTAACTTATTAAAAAAATCTTGCTCATAAGAAGATAATTTCTTTTTTGTAGTTTCCATATTAAATTATAATAATATTAAAATTTATTCAAAATTATCTAACGCAACAACTGTAGAAAATTCTCTTTTATAATAACGTAAACCCTTATTAAAATAGCAATAAAATATGAAACACTTCAAATAATTGTAAATTTTCTTAGGAATTAAATATAAACTATAATGTAAGCTTTTTAAAATATATAATATTATAAGCATATAAATTGGTAAATTATTTATATCATTTATATTTTTCATAACATCTGTACGAAATTTATCATCATAAATAAGCAAATCAAATGACATATCAGAATCTTTATCATCGTACTTAATTTTATATCCAGATACAATATTATCATTTACGCTGTATTGTTGGTAAATTTTTTGGATATTTGTTTTTTTTATGTTTAAAAAATTTTGAACTTTATATAATAAGCTTTTTACATTATCAGTTATAATTATAATATCTATATCACTTGAATTTTTAAAAAAATCAAATCTTTTTATGCTTCCAAAGAATATTAATTCAGTTTCAATATAGTTTTGTAAATTATAAAAAAAATTATATTTATAGTTACCTAATCTGTCTTTTATGTCTTCCATATTAAAATATATATATATTATATTTATAATTCTTTATCATACTTAGAAAAATTATGTAATAGTGTTTCAGCATTACTATTTGTTATTTCTCCGGATAACATAGCTGATTCATACAATTTTCTTATAACATCATTAGGTGCATTGCTGCCTATTTTAATTAAATTATGCTCTCTTAAGTATATTTTTACATCATTTATAGGTTTTCTTTTAAGCTCTTTCTGTGCATTTAAAATTTTTTTACGAGTACCTCTATCTTTAATCAAAACAGAAACGGATTTTTTAATTTTAGATCTTCCAAGAGTATACTTTCGTTTGGTTGTTTTTGTAGTTATTTTTTTTATTGCAATAATTTCTTCATTATTAACTGTATTTATGTCTTTAATTTCCGGTACATTTGGAACAATTGTTTTTTGGATTAAATTATGTGTCATCATTATGTCGTCATTTATTTTGTTTGTTTCTTCTAAATGCTTAAACTTAAGTTTTTCACGTAAATTGTTTAAACGATTCTCTCTTTCTGATTTTTCTTTGTTAAATATTGAACCTTCAATTATTAGAGCAGAGTTTGGATTTAATACGACATTGCTTCTCTGCGTTTTATTCCAGTCTCTATAGGTTGGTTTTATTCCTCCCTTTAGAACACCATACGGAACTGGGTCATTTATGCTTATTGGATTATTATTTGACATAAAATTTTCAGTGTTTATATTTATAAGCGGTTGTCTTAATTCTTCTGGTAAATCAACATTTACAATTTGTTGAGAAATAGAATTATTTATAGATTGAAAATTTTTTATAGTTTTTCTCTCTAATTCTTCTCTTCTTTTTTGTTTTTGTTTTTCGTAATTTATTTTTTCATTGTTTATTTTTTTTTGGTTTGATAAAGTTTGTAAATAATTTATAGAATCGCTAAATTCATCTGAATATGAAGATATTTCATTTATTTTTTCATTTTTTTCTTCAGGAACAGTCAATGTTCGTTTGTTATTCTCTAAATTTTCAGTTTCTCTCTGTTTATGTTCTTTAATTCTCTTTAACAGTTTATTTTTTAAAACACTAGGAGATATTAATGGTTTAATTGATGGTATTTGTTTCTTATCTCTATTTTTTTTGGTTTTTGAACCACCCACGCTAAACAACCCAGGGTTTATTGAAATAGTTTTATTTGACATTTATTATAATATCAAATAAAAATAAATGAAATATAACTACTGTTTATGAATATAATGTACTATATAAATATTTTTCCATTTCCATTTTATCCTTTCTATTTTTAATATCTTCATTTTTCAAGTAAAATTCTAATCCTTTATCTAAATCTTTCTGGTTTATTTTTTTCTTTTCAGACTCTGGACGGCAAAATACTCTTCTACTATGTGCTATTTTTGTCTTAGCTAATATGGTTTCAATATCTCTTCCGTAAAATCTAAAATTTTCTTTATTCTTTTTAAACCATTCAACTGTTATTGTTGAGTTGGTATCTATTTCCCAACCAATGTCTTTTACCTTCTTTAAAAATATTTTATATAAATCTTCCCCTGTATAGTCATCTGTCTTAAAACGCCATGTAAACCTTGAATCTAAGCCTTGATTATAATTAAAAAAACAATCTTTTAGTTCCTTTTCATAACCAGCAATTATAACCATTAATTCTTCTTTATTATCGCTTAATGCTTCACATAATGTATCTATACATTCTTTAGAAAAACTGTCTTTTTTATCAGGATTTCCAAGAGAATATGCTTCATCTATAAAAAGAACACCTCCTAATGCTTCTTTAATTACATCTCGCGTTTTCAAAGCTGTCTGACCTAAATAACCAGCAATCATGTCACTCCTTGTTACCTTTTTAAATGTTCCTTTCTTAAGAATACCAATTTTACTATAAATTTTCCCCATTATTTTGGCTATTTCTGTTTTTCCGGTTCCTGGTGGTCCATAAATTACAGTATGCATAAAATCTCCTGATGATACATTACTTTTATGTAATTCTTGAACAAAATATAAAATTTGGTCAACTATATTACTCTTTAAACTTACCATTCCAATCATATTATTTAACTCTTCTAATGGCTCTTTAATATCATGTAATGCTTTCATATTAATATTATATTTAATAGCTGGGTTATTTTGGTATCTATCAATAAGTTTTAAAATATCTGATATATCATTTATTTCAACATCAATGTTTATTGTCTCTCTAATTTCTACTGAAGGGAATAGTTCTTCTTTTTGAGTTAGTTCTTTTTGAGTTAGTTCTTTTTGAGTTAGTTCTTTTTGAGTTAGTTCTTTTTGAGTTAGTTCTTTTTCTATTAGTTCTTTTTGGGTTAGTTCCGGTTCATCTTCTTTAAAAAGACTTGGTGTTGTTCGCATATAATATAAAATTCTACTAGAATTTGTAACATCTCTGTAATAATTAGGGTCTGGTTTATTACTACAACAATTATCAATAATATTTTGTCCAGTGAACATTGAAGATGAATGGTCGCTAAATTTAAAGTTATTATTAATTGTATCAATTACTTTATCTATCTCATTTTTAACATGTTCTTCAGTTTTTAAATTATTAAAAGTAAGATTAGCTAAATTAGTTGAAGTTTGATCTAATGTACACAAAAATTTATTATAATTACTAATTCTTCTTGGGTCCATTATATTTTTTTTTCTTCTATTTAACATATTTTTATAATATAATATGAAAATCATTTTATATTATTTTAATTACATTATATATGAAGTCTATTTTTCTTTCAAAAAGACAAAGAACTCGTAAAGCAATGCGTAGAACACATGGCAATCCTTGGGATTCTCCATCATCATCTCCAAGAAAAAGCTCAAAAAGAGTAACTTTTAGAAGCCCAATAGTTAGAAGTAAATCATCTAAAAGTAGTTCTCACGCTGCTTGGAGAAGCGTTTCAAGTAAATCAAGTAAATCAAGTAAATCAAGTAAATCAAATAAATAATAATATTTATATTCTTTCTTTCCATGTTACTCTTCAATCAAATAAATAACCCTGCTAAAGTCTTATATGTTTCTCTATAATCCTTAGATACATATAAGTATAAAATTATTTTAATAAAAATATACTATATTTACTGATATTTGTGTTAATTTATTATATTATTAAAACAATTTAAAAATAAATTGAGATATAAAATAACCGAAATAATGATTCCAAATAAGAAAGCTAAAGAGACGACAACTATGAGTTCTATTAATAACGAAAATATGTTTGATATCGAGAATGAACAGTACATTGAAACTCCTTGGAATATTATTGAATCATATTTCAGGGGGCAGCATTTGGAAAGATTCGTAAGACATCAATTAGAATCGTATAATAATTTTGTTGGATACCAAATTATTAAAACGATTGAAATGTTTAATCCTGTTCATATTGCATCTGAGCAGGACTTAGATCCTATATCTAAAAAACATTCTCTTGAAATTTTCATTACATTTGAAAACTTTCATATTTACAGACCTCAGATTCATGAGAATAATGGAGCTATAAAATTAATGTTTCCTCAAGAAGCACGTTTAAGAAATTTTACATATGCTTCTTCTACAACTATTGATATCAATATCAAGTATATTGTTCGAAGCGGACCTAATTTAGAAAATATTCAAACCTTTTATAAAACTATTCCAAAGGTTCATATTGGAAAAGTGCCTATTATGTTAAAGTCTAATATTTGTGTTCTTAGTCAATACAAACATTTTGAAAATACTCAAACAGGCGAATGCAAATTTGATTCTGGAGGATATTTCATTATTAATGGTTCAGAGAAAACTGTTTTAGGTCAAGAGCGTGCTGCTGAGAATAGAGTTTATTGTTTTAATATTTCTAAAAATGATACTAAGTACACATGGAAGGCAGAGATTAAGTCAGTTCCTGATTTTAAGTGCATTTCACCAAAGCAAATTAACATGTACCTTAGCTCAAAGAATAATGGATTTGGCAATGCAATTTGTGTAGAATTACCTCGTGTAAAACAACCTATACCATTATTTATTGTGTTTCGCGCGCTTGGTATCAATTCTGATAAAGAAATTTGTGATAGAATATTATTGGATATTTCAAGTGCAAAAAATAAACAAATGTTACAAGCATTGCAAGCTTCTATTATTGAAGCTAATAAGCATATTACGCAAGAAGAATGTGTTAAATATATTACAAGTTTTGTAATGTATACTCCTATTAATATGGATAAGGAAACAGGAGCCAAAAAGAAGCATGAATTTACATTAGAAATTTTAAATAATGATTTGTTTCCTCATTGCCACAATATGGAGCAAAAAATATATTTCCTTGGATATATGACTAATAAACTATTATTAGCTTCATTTGAAATTATAAAACAAGATGATAGAGATTCTTATTTAAATAAAAGAGTTGATTTAACTGGAACTCTTCTTAATAATCTTTTTAGAAATTATTTCAATAAATTGGTTAAGGATATGGAGAAACAAGTTATTAGAGAAATAAATAATGGCTCTTGGAAATCAACTGATGATTATGAAAATATTATTAATTTGACAAATATTTATAAAATTATAAAGTCTACTACAATTGAAAATGGATTGAAAAGAGCTCTTTCAACTGGTGATTTCGGAATTAAACATACTAATTCTAATAAGGTTGGTGTGGCTCAAGTCTTAAATAGACTTAATTATGTTTCTAGCTTAAGTCATGCTAGAAGAGTTTCTACACCAACCGATAAAAGTGGTAAGCTTATTCCTCCTCGTAAGTTACATAATACTTGTTGGGGATTCTTATGTCCTGCAGAAACTCCGGAAGGTCAGTCTGTTGGTGTTGTAAAGAATCTAAGTTATATGACACATATTACTATTTATTCTAGTTCATTACCATTATATGAATATATAATGCCTAATATTACGCATATTGATAGTGTTGAAATAACAGCAAAGGATATGTATGAGAAAGTAAAGGTATTTATTAATGGTTCTTGGGTTGGTATTACAGATTCTCCACAAGAATTATATATGGCATTGAAGGATAAAAAGTACAAGGGAATTATTAATATTTATACTTCCATTTCATTTGATTATAAAATGCGCGAAATTAGAATTTGCAATGATAGTGGCAGACTAACAAGACCTTTGTTGAGAGTTAAAAATGCAAATTTATTAATTAATAACGATATCATTAACAAATTAAATAAGGCAGAATTAATTTGGGATAATCTTTTAACAAGTTCAAAGATTGACGATTCTGTTATTGAATATATTGACCCAGAAGAACAAAGTTGGTCTTTAATTGCTACTAAACCTAAAGATATAATAGTTAAGTCTGATAATATTAATAAATTTACTCATTGCGAAATTCATCCATCAACTATCTTTGGTGTTTTAGCATCTTGTATTCCATTTCCTGAGCATAATCAATCTCCTAGAAATACATATCAATGTGCTCAAGGTAAGCAAGCAATGGGTGTTTATGTAACTAATTACGAAAATAGAATGGATAAAACTGCTTATGTTCTTAATTACCCAATGAGACCTCTTGTTGATACTCGAATTATGAATATGATTCAGCTAAATAAAATTCCTTCTGGTACACAAGTTATTGTAGCAATTATGACTCACACTGGTTACAATCAAGAAGATTCATTATTAATTAATCAAGGTTCAATTGATAGAGGTATGTCATTAGTAACTGTGTATCACACTGAAAAAGATGAGGATAAACAAAAGATTAATGGAGATGAAGAAATCAGATGCAAACCTGATTCAACTAAAACAAAGGGAATGAAGATGGGTAATTATAACAAGGTTAACTCTAAGGGTGTTATTCCTGAAAATACTTTAGTTGAAAATCGTGATGTAATTATTGCTAAGGTTACACCAATCAAGGAAAATAGAAACGACCATACAAAAGTTATTAAATATGAAGACCAAAGTAAAATTTATAAAACTGTTGAAGAGACTTATGTTGATAAGAATTTTATTGATAGAAATGGAGATGGTTACAACTTTGCTAAAGTTAGACTTCGTACTGTCAGAAAACCTGTTATTGGTGATAAATTTAGCTCGAGACATGGTCAGAAAGGTACTGTTGGAAATATTATTCCTGAATGTGATATGCCTTTTACTAGTGATGGAGTTACACCAGATATTATTATTAATCCTCATGCAATTCCATCTCGTATGACTATTGGTCAGCTTAAAGAAACTGTTCTTGGAAAAGTTTTAATTCAACTTGGATTATTTGGTGATGGAACTGCATTCGGTGAATTTGATGTAAAAGATATTTGCGACGAGCTTATTAAGGTTGGATATGAAGCACACGGAAATGAATTATTATATAATGGTTTAACTGGAGAACAGCATGAATGTAGTGTATTTATGGGTCCTGTATTTTATCAGAGACTCAAGCACATGGTTAATGATAAGGCGCATAGTCGTTCTATTGGACCCATGGTTAATTTAACAAGACAACCTGCTGAAGGTCGCAGTAGAGACGGTGGACTTCGCTTTGGAGAAATGGAAAGGGATTGTGAATCCATCAATACACCAATTGTTTTGACAAATGGTCTGAGTACTTTAATTCAAAATATGGAATCGTGTGATTTTGAAGTTTTAGGATGGGATGAAAAAACTAATAAAATGATTCCTTCAAAACAATCTGGATTCCTTTATAAAGGTGAACGAGAATGCGTTAAATTGACATTTGAAGATGGAAGAACAAATATATGCACTCCTGATCATCCAATATTAACGTCAGAGAATCAATGGATAAAAGCAAAGGATTTAATAGTTGGCGAACAAAAGGTAAAATCTAGTGTAACTTATCCAGTTGCAGATTTTAATGAGGAAATAAAAGAATGTGTTGGGTGGAATTTAAAAGTTGGGGATTTAATTTTCAAAACTGATACTCTAGAAAATTATAAAAAAACATTAATTATATCTAAATTAATTGGTTATTTAATAACTGATGGTCATATTGCGAAAAATAATTATGGTTATACTGCGTCTGTATTTTTAGGACACATGATCGATGTAAATAGTTTTGTAAATGATTTACAACAATTATGCGATACAAAACAGACGAATTATAAATGTAAAAATTTATATGAAGTAAGAATTCCTGCTTCTTTAATAAATCACATTGCTCAATTAGACGGTTTGCTTTTAGGTAAAAAAGTTATTCAACCAGCCAAAATGCCTCAGTTTATTATGGAGTCTAATTGTCCGTTGCCTATTGTTCGCGAGTTTTTAGGTGGATTGTTTGGTGGAGATGGTCATACTTGCGTTCTTGGAATGCATAGAGGAAAACGTGATATTCTTACATCTATTTCATTTTCACAAACTAAAAATAAACTTCAACTAGAGTCACTTACTCAAATGATGAATGATATTAAAAATCTATTTGCTAGATTCGATATTAATAAAGTTACTATACAAAATTTTAAAGAAACTAGTTATTCTAAAAGCAAAGAATATGTTGAAGACAATTCTAAAAACTACCAGTTAACATTACATTTAGATATTGACGAATTAATACCATTCTCTGAAAAAATTGGTTTCCGTTATTGCTGCCATAAATCACAGAGATTGGAAGCAGGAGTATCTTATAAACGTTTAAGAAATGAAGTTACTAGACAACATAATTGGATAGTTGCTAAAGTCGATGAGTTAACTAATTTTACAAATATTAAAAAAGAAAATCTCAATAAAATAGTTTCCACTAAAAAAGCTATTTTAAAGGCAGTTGATGAATTAAAATTAATCGAACCATTAATACATAATTATGCTATTCCATCTACACACGATATTACAGACCACTTAATTAAAGGAACTTCATTTGGAAAATTTACTAGTAATTCATTTCCTACTGCAGAAGAATATTTAAAATCTATAGGAGCATTAGATTGGTTCTTGAATGATACTGATACTTCAAATATTAATAAAGATGAACTTAATGATTGTGAAGAATTGGCACATTCATCGTGTTATGGAGTTAATAGAGAATGTGATGGATTACCTACTATGAATTTAAAAGTTATAGATATAAGACCTGCAGGAGTGCATCCTGTATATGATATTCAAGTAGATGAGACTCATTCATTCTTAGCAAATGGTATAGTGTCACACAATTGCATGGTATCACATGGAGCTTCCAGATTTACTAGAGGAAGAATGTATGATGCTTCAGATAAATATTCTGTTCATATTTGTAAAAAATGTGGTCTAATTGCTTCATATAATGATAAAATGCATATTCACCATTGCAGAATTTGTGACAATCGTACAGACTTTGCTTATGTAGAAATACCATATGCATGTAAGTTATTATTTCAGGAATTGAATACAATGAATATAGCTCCAAGAATTATGACAGAAAATTAAAATTTCTAATTAAATAAATTATAAGTGTTACAGATAAAATTAAATAAAAAGGTACAGAACAAAAACTTCTTCTTCTTGATACATATCCTGATACAGGTCTTTCATGTGTAGAACATAATGAATAACTTAATGCTAATAATAAAATAACTAGTAAAAATTCATAAATTTTTTGATTTATTTTCATTTATAATATATAATAATATTATATATGACAACTGTAATTAATACTAATAAAATTAATAATATATTATTTTTTAATCCAAAAATAATTAAGGATAATGATTATAAGCGCGAAAAATATAATCATCTTTTAATAGAAAAACCTGAAGATTTTATAATTCTTCCAACTGAAGATAAAACCGAAAGAGAGAAAAACAATGAGTTTAAAAAATTTAGAGAACATTTATATAAAGGGATACGCAGTTCAGGAAAGTTTTGTAGTGGACTAGCTGCTAGTTATATTAAGGACTCTTTAATAGAGTGTGATGCTGTTTTAAGAGTTGAATCTTCTATTACAAGAAGTAAAAAAATAAATGGATTTGCAACCCTTAAATTTTATAAAGGAAGTAAAAGTTTATATATTGATGTAATTTGCACTAATACAGAGATAAAAGGAACAGGAACTTATATTATTAATTTACTTAATGATTTTTGTAAAGAAAATGGTCTTAAAAATATAAAGTTAGGTTCTGCTACACAAGCTGTTCCATTTTATTTAAAAACAAATTTTGAATGTAATCCTTTATGCAAAATGATTAAACCAGTTTCTGGTGGAAGTAAAACAAGAAGAAATAGAAGTAATTCACATAATAAAACTAAATCAAATCGTTAATTGGTTATCCAGTTGTCGAAAGTAATTTTCACATGCTATTTTAAATTTATTTATATCAGAATAACTATAAGCATAACATGTATTATATCCATTTTTTAGATATATTTGGATTTTTTCTAATATTTTATACTCTCTCGGTATAGTATTTTTAATACTAAAATTTAATATAATTCTTGTATAGTCATCATCATCTGTACATATAATTTTTATATGATTCCCATTTTCAATATTTATTTCAGACCAACCATAACGAAACTCTATTCCACCACCCTTATTTGTTCTCACAATATAAGGTCCACCTGATAATTCGATTATATCTGCCATTTAATACTTATTTACTGTATATAAATTACATTCTATTACATTCATTTTTTTTTAAATATCATAAATTTATATATGATATTTAAAGATATTTCTAACTTTAACAATTTAAATGATTATTTGCCTATTTTAAATGGTTGTATAAATGCTGATTTACTTGTTTTATTTTTAGTTTTTCATGGAGCATTTAAATCTGTTTATTTAAAAAAATGGTATAAAAAATATCAATTAAGTGCAGTATTAGCAGATGTTTTAATTTTAGTAATAGGTATAATTTTAGCTAGGTTTTTTTATAAATACTTATTTGACACATTTAATATACTTAAATTTACTAGCTTAGCTGTATGTATTCAAATTATACACGATTTATTATTTTATTGGATGTTTACTAGTTTACCTGTAGGATATAACTCAATGCTAGATTTTTTTAAGGGATATGCGAATGAAGTTGGTGTAGGGGCTATATTAGGAGATAGTTTTATGATGATAGTTGCTTGCTTAATGAGTTCTAGTTTTGCTACATATAGTTTAAATATGAATATAATTACTCTAATTATTTCTCTCTACTTCTTTCCTTTTATGATTAATTATGAATAGCTCTTAAACTATTCCTCTTAACATATTTACAATATAAGTTGTAAAAGCAAACAATAAACCACCCCATAGCGTGTCAATGATTACAGTAAATATTGACCAATTCTTTAGTAAAGCATAATTGGTTGTTTCATAAACACCATAAATAACAATACCTAATAAAAACGCATCATTTACACTTTTGTGTGGCTTAATAATAAAATAATTTATTCCAGCAATTAAAAATATATAGCAAAGAGCTACACCTAAAAAATTTACTTTAGGTTCAGACCCTTGAACCTGTTTAATTTGATTTAAAAAATAATCTTTAATAACGTTTAAATAAACAAAATCAGTTGTTATAAATATAATTGCGCTTACTAACATCAAAAAGTCAAACATTATATATTATTCAAATATTTTTTTGTAAATTGTGGAAGTTTAGATAAAGTTTCAATTTTTAAACTTTTTTTTACTATAGTATTATATAAATGTCTGTCGGATATACTAGCCCAATTAATGGAAGTAATGTAGCTTTCTCTATTCTTGCCAAAAATCCTGCCAGTCCTGGTGGTGCTATTCAAGGATATATGCCTCAAGCAGTACAAACAAATGATAAAACATATCCAGAATTTGAACAAATACGTTTCACTTTAAAAAATGCTTGGAATACAACTTATCCTAGTCAATTAAGACGTAATAATTTGAAACAATCAATTACTACTCCTTTCCGCGCTGTTAATAATGCTGGTGACCTTTTAAGTCGTGAAAATTTTTCTTGTGGAGGAAGTTGCCAGACTCCTCAAAGCAGACCTGGTCTACGTGGTTTAAAATCACATTTTGGTTCAATATCGACATCTTGTACCCCATCAGCATCGTATAATAGTCTTCAATTGATTAAAAACATTCCTGCTGCTGCTTGTAACGTTAAATATGTTTATGATAGTTCTGATTATATAACATACTTAAAGCAAAGAGCTATCAATAAGAATTATAATGATTATTCATTCGGAGGAGACCAATCAAATGGAAGCCAATCTGCTCAAAGAGCTATTAGAAGATATTAAACCAATATTTTATTTAATAATATAATATAATATTTTATTTGATAATATAAAATATTATGGAAAACGATAAAAGAAAACAAATATTATATCAAAAAACAGACTTCAATAATCATTTAATATGTCAATTGTCTTCAATTTTTAAATGTTGTAAATGTAAACGTAACAATAATGTAATGGTTCCTGAAAATATTTTAGTTCAATCTTGTTTATTTTGTGGAACACCAAACTATGTAAAGAGAGAAAGAAAATAATATAAAAGTATTATATAATAAATGACAACTCCATATGCAGTATCTACTAATATAGGTTCAGTATCTTATAATAATTATGTTAATGCTCCTATTACAGGACCATTAAGCACAAATCAAACTCCTTGCCAAATACCATACCATAGTTATGGTATATTAAATGGAATTAGACCAACACCACCTCAATTTTATTCAATGCAAACACCTGTGGACGCTCAAATGAACACAAATGCTAGACATCAATATTTAAGAACATCTGTTAGTAATCAGGCTTTACAACAACAAATAGCTTTAGGAAAACTTTCATCTCCTTTAGGATATGTTATTAATTCTTCTCAAAGACAGGTTCCAGTATCATCACATACAAATTACATTCCTCCCATTCCAGGTTCTTTATATGTTAATATACTTAAAGCAAATGCTGTAGGACAAAGTGCTTATAAGGTTAATTTACCTAATTCTGCTCCTATTGGAAGTAAAAGTTATTATCCAAGTGGAACAAGAAGTAGTTTAAGAAGAGCGCGTTCAGGAGGATGTGTTGCTCCTAAAAAAAAGGGAGCTATACAAAATACAAGCTTATCAAATGGGCAAATATGTGGATGGGGTTCTATTGTACGTCAAAATTATTAAAATCTGTATAAAAAAAAATCTTTAGTATTATTATAAAATGCCATATTATAGAAATACTGGATTTCCTTCTTTAACTCCTGCTTATGGTCTCGGTAGCTATGGAAGAACCGCTGGTGGTCTTCTTATTAGCAGTCCTCGTACTAAAAACGGCTCTCAAGGAAGAATTTATGCATTCATGAAAAGTCATGGACAAGGACCTCAATATATACAATTTTTAGTTAATAGTTTGCCACGAAAGCCTTCTGGTCTTAGTCCTTGGGCTGGTATTTAAATTAAATAAATTTTATAATTAAATTATTTATATTATTTATATTATTTATAATGAACAAATATTTAGTTGAATTTTTGGGAACAATGTTTCTTATGTTTGTAATTTTTGCTACAGGAAATTGGGCTGCTATTGGTTCTGCTTTAGCTATTGTCGTTTTATTAGGAGGACCTATTTCTGGAGGGGCGTTTAATCCTGCTGTAGCTATTTCTCTCTATAGTGCAGGTAAATTAGCTAAGTCGGATTTAATTCCATATATTATTGTTGAAATTTTAGGTGGTTTAGCTGCTTTCTATATTTATAACAATTATGTAAATAAACCTTAATTTATATATTAATTTCTTTTTATAATATATAAATGCCTAGAAGACATAGAAAAATGAAAAAAGGAGGATTATTAGGATTTGGTGAGTCTAACCCTAATGGTTACAGCTCTTCTGATTCTGGTTCTGGTTCAGGTATGTTTGGTTCAGTAGGTTCTACATTAAGTGGATGGGGATCATCTATATCAGATACCGCTTCATCTGCTTGGAATAAAACAAAAAGTGCAACCAGCGGCGCTTATGATTCAGCTACTGGAACAACACCTTCTACAACATATCCTTCAACAACCTCAACATTAGGTGGAAAAAGAAAGAGAAGTAGAAAAATGCGTGGTGGATTTAGCGACAATACACCTACAACTGGATTAGCTGCTCATGCTTCTCCTATTTCTGGTATTAAATCTGCTCAACCTCATAACTGGGTCGGAGGAAAAACAAAGAAACGTTGTGGAGGAAAAACTAAGAAACGTCGTGGAGGAAAGCATAGACATTCAAAGTCCTGCAAACATTAATTATATATAAATATAATTTAAATATCTATTACTACATTACTGTAGTAATGGATTTAATAGTCGAATCAGATATTTATGAACCATGTATTAATGATAATGGAAATTATTCTGATTATCTGCCATCATCAAGTAAATTTAAAAATGGTTTAAGATGTCCTTGTGGAACTAGAAAAGAACATATATTTGATACAAGACAAAGTTTTTCAGGTCATGTTAAAACAAAAACACACCAAAAATGGGTATCTGATTTAAACACAAATAAGATGAATTATTTCACTGAAAATATAAAACTAAATGAAACAATTTGCAATCAAAAATTAATAATTGCAAGGTTACAAAGAGAGAATGATGAAAATATAAAATTAATTGCTCATTTGACAAAGAAAATAGAAATGAAAGAACAAAACTATGTTGTTATGGATTTATTAACTTTTGATTAATCAAAATTGTTGTATTTATCCTTATCAATTAAAAATCGTTTTGCTACATTTTTACACCTTTTCTCATCATATTTTTAAATTCACTTGATTCTTTAATTAATTCGGAATTTTGTTTTATAAGCATTAGAATTAATTGGTCTTTATTAGTATTAATAATTGCTTCTGGTTTACATATTTTATTATGTTTCCATAAGCCATTTCTAGATGCGTATTCTTTATTACAATTATCACAAGTAAATTTAGACGAGCAGATTTTTGGCAGAATTGAGTTTCCAGTTGTTTCTAAAACATCACCTATTCTGCGTTTTTGATGTTTTGCTGATAATAAATGGTCATTGTAACTACTTTTTTTAGACGTTCCATAATCACAAATTTTACAATAAAATTTCGGGCAGATTTTTAGCAGAATTTTGTCTCCTAAAGTTTCCACAAAATAGAGACAGATTTAAGTTTTAAGTTTTAATAAAAAAAATTATCATAACAAAGCTAGAATTATTTTTTCTGTCACCAGACCATAAAATTCAATTATGCAGTGAAAGAATCATTTTTGACATAAAGTATTTGTATATTTCAATTTTGGACATTTATTTTGTCCAATTTCAAAACTAGAAAAAACTTTCCCAACAAAATTTCAATCATTTTATATAATAAATTGAAATTCATACTTAAAGAGATTCTTCTTTTTCAATAAAAACTTGTTTAGAAATATTTTTTATTATTTTTTCTTCCTTTTCAAAATCATTGTCACCAGAACCTCCCATAGATTCAACAATAATCTTATTATATTGGTCAGAAAATTTGGAATGATATTTGTTACAATCAGGATGAGCTTCTTTAAACTTTGGAATTAAATTTTGGTTCTTACAAGTAACCTTTCTAACAACCTTATGTAATTTTAGACGCTCATCATCCTTTTCCCATTTATCCTCATCTTTAATATATAATGTTTCTCTCTTTTTATCAGTGCAATGAACAGGTCTTTGAGTAACATCAAGGTCTTTCAAATTCTTAACAATGATATTAGATATCCCTTCTATATAACCTAACTCTCCAACTCTCTCTAAGTCAGATAATTGTAACTTAATTGAATCAACAAAATCCATAATATTCATTGCATCTTTACACGTTTCGTTAAGAAAGAATTGTAGATTAAATGCCTTATTATGGGAATTAGTATGAGTAATATTGGTATTATGGGTTCCATTTTTTATTACGTCCATCATCATATTTTGAGTTGATGTATGTTGAGTCATTATCATATTTTTAAATTCAGTTGATTCTTTAATTAAGTCGGAATTTTGTTTAATAAGCATTAGAATTAATTGGTCTTTATCAATAGTTTCAACATTTGAATCTGTAACAATTGTTACATTACATTTTTTTTTGTGTCTCCATAAACCAGAAGAGTCTTTATATATCTTACCACAATTACATTCATATGGGGTTTTTTGCGTTTTTTCTATTGAAAAACATTGCGAAACATTGAAAATATGTTTTTTGGTCTGACTATGTCTATTATAATCTTTTTTGTTAGATGATGAGAAGTCACAAACATCACATAAAAAAATCAGGGGTTTTTTGGGGTCAAAAGTATTGCTAATCATTGTATATATAAGCAATATAAAAAACCCCTAAATCCTTTTTTAAATTAATTTATATTTCTAAAAAAAATTTTATCGTAACAAAGCTAGAATTATTTTTTCTGTCACTAGACCATAAAATTCAATTATGCAGCGAAAACACATTTTTGCCATAAAGTATTTGTATATTTCAATTTTGGACATTTATTTTTGTCCATTTTCAAAAATAGAAAAAACTTTCCCGTCATTTTTTTCATCATTTCTCTTCATATGAAGGGAACTTTTTTAAGCTTAAAAAACAGATATTCCCTACATTATGTAAGTAAATTAGTCATCTTCTAAAGTTAAATCAACTATTTCAGAAACCTTTGTTTTAGGTTGGACATTTGTTAGAGGAAAATTGTTGGCACAACCTGGGCATCCATGTGGCGCATTTTCACGAGCAAATCCGTATTCAAGATTCCACCAACATTGACTGCATATACGGTGAGCCTTTTCAAAATTAATTCTCGAACAACTTTGAGGAACAAGTGTATCAGATTTGTCGACCTCTTTACCACAAATACAACAATTTACTTTATCATAATTGGTACCACCTTTTTTATAAGTTCTAGTTTTTCTTTTATTCTTTCTAGTTTTTCTTTTATTCTTTCTAACTCTTCTTTTACTTTTTTTTTGCATTATAAATTAAGTACATATAATTTATAATGATTAACGCGATTTTTCCATAAAACGGTATAATATATACAGACCAATTATGCCTAAACTAGCAAAATATAATTGATCCATTGGGTCATCAGACATAACAGGTGAGGCATCTTTTCCAACACCAGTTTGAAATGTTTCTTGACAACTAGCTCCAGTTACTGGATTTTTTCCGTTTGAAAATGTGCAAGGATCCATACTTTGGATATCCGTTAATGTTACATAATTAGTTTCAGAAGATGAATTATTATTAACATCAATTGTTTGCATAGTTAGTTCTTGGCAAGGAGGGGTAGAACCAGACATAAATGCTCTCATAATTGCAAAAGGGTTTAATACATTTAGGTTTCCCATTGCTCCAGGAATTAAACCTTTAAATTCTGAAAAATCAACACCTAAACCACTTGATATAAATGGTATATTTCCTTGTGGAACATTATCAACATAAATATATCTATCAACACTTTCACAAGTTGACGAGTCATTTGGATTAGAACATTTATCAGTAGCAGCACATTTAGCTCCTGTTTGTAAGAAAAACTTGTTTCCTAAAGGTCCTCCAGTTGCTGATGCTTGACTATTTCCTGTAACTAATAATTCTACATATTGAATTAATCCATTTATATCTTGTGCTGTTTGTTGAAGTGTTCCATTATCACTCATACCAATTTGACTAGGATTTTTAATATTTTTGTAATATGGATATGTTGGACCAAGTAGTTTATCTTGAACACCTTCAACATCAGTTAATACTTCTTGAAATATATTAGACATTTACTTAAAATATATAAATATATTTATTTTAAATAATTATCCAAATTATTTTAAGAAGTATCTTGTGTCGTAGTTGAGCTGTCACTAACGGCCCCAGTAATATCAGGAGGTGTTCCTCCAGTCATTTGATTTGCATATTGTTGTTGAGTAGTAAGCATTTGATTTAACTGGTCTTGTAATGTTATAACATTTCCACTTATATCTTGAACTTCTTGGTTCAATCCTTGAACACTATCAAGCCTTTGCTTTATATATTCAATATTACCAGCGTTTTGTTGTGCTAAAATGAGAGCATTTGCGGGATTATTAGTATCATATGGCTGATAGGATTCAAGTCCTTCTATAGTATGGTTTGCTAAAATTATTTGATATCCAATTAATATAATAAAAAATAAAACCAATATATTTACCAACGTTAACATTAATATAATATAATATTACTTTTTATTTTCTTCAATAATAATATAAATGTCATCAGCCTTTAAACCATTAGGAATGAATTCTATGCCCAGTTCAGGATATAATCATAGAAGTACAACTTATAATAAACAATATGTTACATGGAAAGGAACTGGAGTTAATAGCAATCCAGTTGGAACAGCACCTGGTCATATAAGACCTTTAACAAATAATGACCCTGGAAATGTGTTTCCTACTGGTTTCGGTTTACCAAGACCAATTAAACATTTTAGAAAAGGTAGAGTCATTCCTCCTCAACCAATAACAGGTGTTCCAAACTTAAATGGAGTTAGTCCACAAAATGGTGCTATTCCAATAACTATCAATGAAAATGCTTTAATAAATTATAACATTAATAGATTTGTTCAATCGAGTAAGGGAACTTCTCTCGGTGGAGGATTTGGTGGTTCTGGTTTATTGAATGATATGCAAGATAAACCTGGTTCTTTTATAGTTAGACAAAACCCTCTTACTGAAACTGATGGAGTTTCTCAATTAAACTCTGATTGTAAAACATGTGAGGGTGTAGGTATTGTTGCTAATTATTATCCAAATAAAACATATTTAACTGAAAATCCTGAGCCAAATACTACAAATCCTACTTTATGTTGCAATCCTGAATATAAGGCAAAGCGCAGAGCTATTTATGCTAGTACAAATTTAAATAAAAACTATTATACAACTACAAAACAATATCTTCAAAATAGATGTAAAACATTTGACCAAAAAGCATTTAATTTCTTATCATATAGAACTAACAGTGCTGGACCATATCAAGATAACAATCCTTATTATATTTCTACTAATGGAAATAACGGAGCTACACCAGGAAGTCCATTAGCTTTATCTAATACATATCTTGCAAATTGTCAACCAGGTGCTCAAATTTTTAACGCTACTCAAAATGCTCTTATTTCACAAATGCTTTCTATTATGGTTAATGCGGGAATAATAACACAAACACAAGTTAATACATTTAATACTCTTGGAATTAACTCAATTGAAGGATTCTTTAACTGGTTAAATACATTGCCAGCAAACCAAAAGACACAAGCTCTTAAAGTTTTTACAGACTTTATTAGTAATCCTTATTGGGGTATGCCTCTATCAGGACCTTCTAATCCAGCTGGTTGTCAACTTGTTGTATATAAACCAAATAACTATCAATATGCCAAACAAGGTGCTGTTGATAGTTCAACTAGAAATCTTAAGCTCAATGTTGATACAATTTCAACAAATGCTGCTTCAATTCAAAATTATAACAACACCGGACCACTATTAGTAAATGCAAATGAATTATATGCTGGAAATAATCCAAATCTAATTAACTTGCAAAAGAATAAAGCACCTGGGTGCAATACGCCTTGGCCACTTAACTTTTCTCAATCTGGACCATATCAAAATAAAAAGTTTTGTCATTATAAAACATTACCTCAATATCAAAATCCAAAATCACAACCAAGTCCATATCGTTATTTTCCTGGAACAGTATTTAGTTCTAATCATTTTTCACAATCTCCAAATACATACAATACTTCTACTGGAACTGCTGCTTACAGATAAATAATTATAATTTAATATACATTAATAAATTATAATTTTCTTTTATTCCTAGTTTCTTTTATTTTTTTTATTTCTTTGTCTTTTTTTTTGTTTATCTTCATTTACTTGCACATCTTCAGTTACTTTCAATTTTTCATTTACTTGAGATTCTTCAGTTACTTGAGATTCTTCAGTTACTTGAGATTCTTCATTTACTTGCAACTCTTCAGTTACTTGAGATTCTTCATTTACTTGCAACTCTTCAGTTACTTGAGATTCTTCAGTTACTTTCAACTCTTCATTTATTTGTAACTCTTCAGTTACTTTCAACTCTTCATTTACTTGCAACTCTTCAGTTACTTGAGATTCTTCATTTATTTGTAACTCTTCAGTTACTTGAGATTCTTTTAAATGATTCTTTTCATTAATTTGTTGTTTTACAAAAAAATTACCCATTTATATTATTAACATATAATATATTATAGCTTTAAATAGATTCTGAATCTATTATTTCTTTATTTATAGGCAAAAATATGTTTGTTTTATCAGAGAATTTATTATGTGGAATTTTATATTTTTCGCACCAAGAAACAGATTTTTGAATACTAGTTTTTTTTATAGTTTCAATTTTATCTTCTCTATTTTTATTTTTAATAATATTTATTATCATATCTAATGATTCTATTTGTTGTTGTCCCATTATAATATTCATATCGTCAATTTTTGTTAAAAAATAATACGGTATTTCACAATCTAAAAATGATAAAATTTTTTTACCCTCAAGTTTTTTTAAAAAAACAACAAACCTAAAATAATTTAATTTTTGTTGTTGTTTTTTTTTATCATTAGTTTGAAAATTTTTACAAATAATGTATTTATCAAATGTCGTAATATTACTTGTGTTTGGTTTTAAAATAATTGTTTTATCATATAATGAAGACAAAAAATACAACAAATCAATAATAGGTTTATGAAATGTTTGCCCAATTTTAATTATGCAGGACCCATGTGATTCTTGATTCATTAAAATAACCATAAAAATTTCAATCATTGAAATAATATAATTGTCTAAATTATCTGTTTTAGCTTCAAAAAATAAAAAATCGAATTTTTTATCACTAATTGATTTTATATTATCGTCATTAATTTCATCAAAATATGTAATTTGGTCTATATAATTTTCGCGAATCAATTCAAAACATTCTATTGTGTCATTTTTATTTTGTGTAAAATGTAAAGCATTAATTGTATTATTTTTATAAGAATCAAATATGTTAAGAGTTGTAGATATTTCAAGAAATTCATAAAATAAATTTGTTTTTGGTTTAAGTTTGCTTACAGAGAATTTTGAAGAAGGAACTTTTGAAAAGATATATTCATATGGATTAACAATTTTAATAAGGTCATCTAAATTGTTTAATGAAAAATCAAAAGATTTATTTATTTGTTCAAATATTTCATTGTAATAATTAAACAGGCTGTTTGAAACATATGGTATATATAATTCATTAGTTTCATTATGCTTTGGAATAATGTTAACATTATTATTAATTTTTGGTAATAAAAAATAACTCATTGGTTTACATATATACTATAAAATTTATTTAAGCCTATTAACTAATTAAAGTTAATCTTCATCTTCATCACTTTCAACAATTAATAATTGTTTAGTTGGTTTAATTTCCTTTTTAGATTTTTTAGATTTTTTTTCAGATTCAATAACAACCTTTGGTTCATCAATGGCTTCAGTTGCAGCAATAAGCAATATTTTTTTACTTAATTTACGTACCTTTGGTTTAGTTTTTTTGACCTGCTCTTCAGCAACTTCCTGTGCATGTTTAGTTTCTTCTTTATTTCTAATAGCATCTGTTTCTTGATATTCACCAAGCTCAAGCTCGACATTTTCTGTATTAACAATTCTAACTTTTTTATAAATAAAATATCTATTTAAGAATGAAATTTGTTTTTCGTATGATGTCATACTTGTAGCTTTTGCATAATCTTTTTCTTTAAATTTATTCTTTGTAATTTCATATAACATATTGGAAAATAATTCACTAAATAATCCTGAACCATCTGGAAGTCCTAAATCTTGAGCTTCTTCACGAGTAATTATTTCAAATCCATAAGCTGACATTACACGATCTAAATAATCAAAGTTTACTAAATATTCAGATATCGTTTGATTAATTGACTCTTGATAAACATCAACTCTATATCCAATTGAACTTGAATCATCATCGAAAGATTCTGATCCATATCCTTTTGTTATTTCCCAAATTTTTTTGCCATCTTCAATAATTTTTATACTATCTCCTGTCTTTGTCTTTTTTAAATCTTTAAATACCATTTTACCATCATAACATGTACCAATAAAGTATCCATTGTGTTTAGTACATTCAGCAATATTTTTCATAAAACCTTTTAAGGTATCTGGTGTCTCAAAGAAATAATGAATTGCAAATTGACAAGATGATAGATTAAACCCTTCATCTCCTCTACCATATTGTCTAGCAACTCCTTTTCCGATTTTGTCAGCTTCTTTTGGCCCTTTTCCAAACACAGCAGATGTAATTTGTTTTGCTTTATCACTTAACATAGCACTTCCATCTTTAATATTATAAGAACTATTACCATTAACAAACAAAGCATATGGAATATTTTTATTAGATTTTTTCATTTTTAAGAATCTAGCACAAGCTCCATCTAGGCGATTTTCTAAATTATCTTTAGATATATCAACTCCAAATACAAATGATAATTTAGCACTTATCCACTTAGGAAGGTCACCTGCTTTTCCACAAGCTAAATCAATCAATGTATCTCCTTGTTTGGAAGCTCCAATAATAAGCTTTTTTTTAACATATAAATTATGGAAATCCTTCATCGCTTCTGTGTAAAACTTTCCAGATGGAGTGTTATAGTAAACATCTTCACTTACACTTAGAGTTGGAATATCTAATCCAGTACATAACATATCTTCAGTTATTCTTCCACTTGGATGTATTGATTTCCAATTTTCATTGCAAACTTTATATGCATTGCCATATTCTTTTTCTCCGCGTCTTAATTTAGCTGTTTTATCATGTCTAACTCTTAAAGGAATCCAATTCCATCCAGAATCTTTATTTAAATCGTATCTAAATTCAACAATAGTGTTGTCCACAAAAACCTCAGATTCTTCAGAAAACATATTTTTACCTCCATTACCATCCATTAATAATGCTACATTACAAATACCAGCATTTGGATCGTATGGTTCCGTAGGATAAAATCTCATAGGAACATAATCATTATCATATTTATCTTCGAATCGAGGCCCATATTCAGGTAATTTATCATCAATTACGTCCTGACATGGATTTATGAACCCATCCTTTGATTCTTTAAAACCACATCTTAATTCTACTATTTTGTATTCGTCATATTGAACAGCAGCACCAGTATTCATTCCGTCTTCAAAACGTGATTTTATTATATCTTCTCCATTTGAAGATTTAACTGTAGTAACTAAGAAATCAACTGTGTTGTATTGAGGAGGTTTCCATTTAAATGAATGCTCCCAAGTAATTTTTGTCTTTGGTCCTGCCTTTCCAACTTCCGTTGACCCAACACCATAATATGCATGTGTGAATATTAAACCATCCGTTATATATTCAAATCTTCCTTCACGTTCTTTTTGTAAAATAAGATTACAACCTTCAAATATGTTTTGTTTTTTGCTCATTGGAAAGAATTCTTTTGTTGTAACTCTAATTGGAGAAATCAAGTCATTTGCCTTTGAATATCTAGAAAGTAATTCTTTCATAGATTGGTTTTTATTTTCTTCTGGTTTCTTATTATCCATAATAGAAACTGGTTTTAAAATATAAGTTATTTTTTTTAGCAATATATATCGTGATGATTTATTAATATCATCTTCTAAATCTGATAACATAAATGTGTATTCTCTAATATCTTTATTATTCATATAATATAAATCAAAAGCAGCATACATGTTTATAAATTTACCATTTTTATCATGAGAAATCAATTCACCATCTAATAATGAATTTAAACAATCTTTTTCATTTGTTTTTGCTCCTGTAAATATAACATCCATACTTGTGTTAATTAGGTATATTTTACCTTCATTTGAAATATACATCAAATGGCGTTCACCATCAGCTTTATCAGTAACAACAAAATCTTTTCTTATATTTGGTTCATTTGAATTTTCATCAATGGGTACTATATTTTTAAGTTGCAATGTAATTGAATTTGGTCCTATAAAATTTTTACTTTGGACAAATTTAGTTGGGTCGTGTGCATCTTTCCAAATCATTTTCATATAAGATTCAATAATTGTTTTTTGCTCTGGATATGATATTGGATAATTAGTTCCTTGGAGACCACTTAGTACTATTTTGATAACCTTTCTCAAAGCTGTAGCAATTTTATCAGGCGTATTAAATAATGTTGAAGGTCCAATTTTTTTATTATCAATTTCAATTTCAATTTCATAATTTTCTTGGTTATTGAAAACATTTGACTCTTGAATTGTATAAACTCTAATCATTGAGCCTCTATTTTCACGACCGAACTTGTCAGGACCTCTATTTGCAAATTTAGAAATGGTTATATCAACCTTAAATGGATAATCATTATGTTCAAATGTAACACGATTCAATAAACGAAATTCTTTTTTAGATTTATTCCAATTTTCTAAAATAAAATTTTTAACTCCTTGTTTTACTTTTTCTTCAGTTTGGTATGATACTCTAAAATTAAAGTCATCAACATCAACAGGGAATATTTTTTCTCTATTAATAAATCCGTGTCTTTTATGTATAAAATCAAGTAAAGAACTATTTATTTGTTTTATATCATTATTATTACAATAATTTTGAACTCCATATAAGCTTGTAATTTCAGTTCTAACATCTGACATTTTAAATCGTCCTGTCATACTATCAAGAAATTCACATTGGATACGCAAATAATATTCACCTGAAGCTCCTCCATTAATATCAAAACCAGAAGATTTTAATTTTTTTACAACATTGTCGTAATCATTTCGTGTTAATTGTTTTATTCCTTTTGTTCCGAATTTAACCTCTAATTCGTGATTAATATTAGCATTAAAAGAGTATGGATTTGTGCTATAGAATGATTTTATTAAATTATCTAATCTTTGTTGAGAAGGTATTTTTTTATCAACAATAACTTCATTATCTTCTTGAGCAAATATTTCTTGTGGGACAACATTAATATTAATAGATTCATTAGCAGCTTCCACATTTTCAGTATCTGACAATTTAACATTTATAAACATACAATTTTTTCCACAATTAGTTATGACACCTTGTTCATAATTCAAGGAATTTAAACCATTTTTTTTCCATGTAGCTTCGTGTCTTTCAAGAGCCTCATTTTTTTGCATAAATTTAAGGTCATTTTCTCTTAGATAATCAAGTTTTTGTTGAAGATTTAAATTTTCAAGGTCATTAATTGAACCCTTTTTAACTTTTAAAATATCATAAAATTTTTTAGTTCTTTTATATAACTCATCATCTTCTCCTCCCCATCCCCAGAAATCATTAGGATAACCATTTATTTTTTCAAACATTTCTTTATTAAATGCAACAATTCCACCAAAATATTTTGAATTTTCTCCATATCTATCCCAAACAGCTGCAATATGAATAGGTTCTTTTTTTGGAGTATTAATATAATACTCTTTTAGCTCATCGGAGGGTAAAAGGTCTACATCGTGGAAAATAAAATTTGTACATCCATGCATTACTGCATATTCAAATCCAATATTAAGGAGTTGTCCACGATTAAATTTACGACCATCCTCACTTTGCTCAACTACGAAAATTTCGTAATTATAACCTTTTAAATATTTTTCAAAATAATCTGATAATTGGTTTAATTGTTTTGTTCGAATTTTATCTTTTGTATTGTCACGAAAAGGAATAATAATAGCTATTTTAAGACCTTGTTGAATATTTTTTGGTGGTGGAAATGGAGGAGTATGACTAGAATCTTCTTTAGGACCTTTATATTTAATGCCTGAATTATCAATGTCCTGTTTTTTATTTTTAAGAAACAGAAATTTATCACGAATGGGAAGAACATCTAGTTTGTTTTTTTCAAGTTCAGACAACCCTTCATAGAAAGCCTTTAGATCTTGATTTAAAATATTACGAAGAATAGATATTTGAATGTCTTTATTTTTATATTTTAAAACCTTTTTCTTAGTTTCTTCATCAAGACTTTTAAATGCTTGATTTAACTCATGTTCACCATAATCGATAGATCCTAGTTCACCTTCTAAATTAGTAACAATTGATTTATCAATAGAACTCATTATTATATATATAATAATACATATTTTTAAATTGTTGTTCATTTTTTTTTTAAATTTAAAAATATTGAATAATTAATTCATATAATTCTTTCTTAGATTTGTGTTTTCCAGTTTCTTTAGTGATAGTTTCAATTGCTAATTTATTACATATTTCTATTAAATCTTGAACTTTATAAGATGACATAGCCTTTATAGACTTATCTATAGTGACAAGTCTATATAAGGTTTCTCTAATTGTATTAATTTTTTCTTCTGTAGCCATTTCAAATCCATTTTTATTATAATAGTTTGATTGATTTTGCAATTCGTGAATAATGTAAACTATATTTGTGTCATTCATTCTAAGTTCAAAATATGTTTTTTTACTAACATAAATTATATTTATATTTTCAATAGAACATAAAGTTAGAAAAGTTTTCTTATTTAAGTTATTTTCATTTGCTAAATTGCTTTCAATATTTGTAATTGTATCAAACTTATATGTTTTAACAATATCCTTGTTTTTTCTAATTATAGATACCAAATCTATTTTCATTTGCTTAGATACTAAAGAATTTTTATTATTAAGGGTTTCATATAAAACATCTCCATTTTTAATTATATAATAACACCAAAATAGAGTGTCTTGTTGGTTAGGAATAAATAATTCAGGTTTTTTTATATTATTATTTATATTTATATTTATTTTATTCATTTTAAGTTGTTTTTCATTTTCAGAACGAACAATCTTCATTTTTAATGATTTTTGTATATTATTTTCGTCTAATATATAATCTTGTAATTCATCTAATACATCATTATATGCTATCATATTTACTTGCTTAATAATAATTTGGTATTATCTTTAATATCTTTTGAAAAATATGTATTTTTGTAATCCTCTTTTTGTTTCTCAATACTATTAAGGTTTTGTTCTTGAGCATTAACGTATTTAATATAAACATTTAACTCGTTAATTATTTCTGTATCTAATTCAGATAAATTTATATGAATTCCGTATTTATTTTCATTTAAAAAAACACTTTTATGTCTACTAAGTATTCTTAAAACTTCTATTTGATTAAACTTATTCATATTTTCAATTATCTCTCGTATATAATTAAGTTCACTCATAGAAAAATTATTAACATCATTTGTAGAAAGAATAGCTTCCATTTTATAAGATTAAGTTAATGTTTTTAAATTAATAATAAGAATTATATTAATATTAGAAAAAAATTCTTAACTGTTTACCATTATATGATCATTATATAATCATTATATAATAATTTATCTCCGCTTTTAGTCTTCAAATACAAGTCTTGGTTTTGCGACTTGTTTTGGTTTTTGTTGGATAAATTCTTTTTCCTTAACAAGCTCTCCGATAATTGAAATATATTTGTCATTAAGTTCAAAACGTTGTCCTATAACTCTTACATTTATTTTATCACCTTCTTGTATTTCATTAAAGTGTGAAGAAGCATAATGGTGGTCTTTTGCTACAAAAACAACTACAGGAGACGGGACATCATTTGCACTTTCGGCGCGAATTCCAGCTTTTGTAATATTTTTAGTAATACAAGAAATTAGCATTCCTTCAACAGGAAAACAAACATCACATTCAAATATAATTTCAAATGAAACAAAGTTTCCGCGTTGAACAGTTCCGCTAGAATATGTAACTATTTTTGATGAATTTGGTTTAATATATCCCTCTACAACACATTTTCCTTCAAAATTAATTTTAATGTTTTCTTCTATTGTTTCTCTTAAATTTTTACCGATTGTTGTTATAGGTAAACTAATTTTTCTATTAAGTAAACATCTAGAGTAAACAGTTTGTATTCTGTTATCTCTTTTCTTTTTTTGTTGCGTAGGTTTTGATACGGATTCCATATATTCTATATACATATTATCTTTTAATTGTATTTATTTCAATTTTATTATAAAATATAATTAATTTATTTTAAACAAAAACTGTGTAAAGTTTATGCCAAATAGCCATTTCTGGTGTAAAAAACCATTTTTTTTCATCCCTCTTAATAGTATTAAAAAATCTTAAAATAAATTCTTGAAGAACACATAATTCAACTTGGCCGACTGCTTCAAAAATTACATTTCCATCCTCATCTTTTTGTATTTTTGTATTTTCATTTGTGTATTTATTTTCACCAACAATTTCATTTAATTTTGCTAGCGTTTTAATTTTTCCAGATTCATCACATCTAGCTCCTGTATCTCGTTTTGAATTCATATCTTTAGTTTTAAATGCTAAATATCGATTGCTTTTTTCATATCCCATAAATCCAATAATTTTATTATAATCTTCTGGTTTCATCATTAAATATTCTTTTGTTTCTTTAGATGATGCTATTTCTCTCTGATCTTCTGGACCAGCTTCAATCCATTTATTTTTTCCATTTAAAATCATTATCAAACGTTTATTCAATTTATACATAATAAATGCTGTAAAATTTTTTGTAGCAACACTATTAATTTCAAAATATTCTTTTGCCTTCCATTCAAATGTACCTTTTTTAATATTATCTAATGAATATAAGTAGTTCATTACTTCTAATTTATCTTCAAATATTAAAATTTCAATCATATGTGCTACAAGAATGTCAAATATATGATCTTTTGACTCAGGATATTCTTTTGATATTTTTTTCATAACTATTCCACAATGTTTATACCAATTATCGTCTCCTCTTGGAACTTTTGTTTGTTTTGTAAAATCTCGACTAATGTCAAAATTAACTTTCATTTCATCAATGATTCTTTTTCCTTCTGGAAATGTTAATTGTTCTTCTTCAACTATAAGCTTATTTATATTTCTCTTATCAATAACTGGTTTTACTATATTTTGTTTTATTTCAAATTTAATCATATCGTGTTTATAGTCAATAGGAACAGAACGGTCGAATATTGAAGCATTTTTATCTCTTAACTCAATAGGTTGAAATAAATAATATTCTCCAATATTTACTAATCTTCCGTTTCTACCATATTTATCAGAAATAAACTCATTTTCATCTTCAATTAATTGAGTTAATGCTGAAAAAATTTGAACATATGGATATTCTTTTGGGGTTCTAATAGATTTTAATATTATATCTTTTTTATAAAAATAACTTTCTTTCATAAGCATTCTAATTCTTTGTAAAATCTTTTCTGAATTCATAATAATAAAATTTTCATTATATGTATCTTCATTTAATTCATCATCTTTTATTTCTTTATCTGGTCTGCAATCATAATTACATTCTGCCATATAGTCGCAAGCCGGAGAGAAAGGAGCGTCTCCAATCTTAAAATCATTTATTGTAATACCACTCGATAATTCTTGTGTAATTGGTTCTTTAAGACTAACACCCATTATTTTTTGTGTAAAATTTGTTTGATCATGATTAATTATACAATCTACAGAAGTCTCTTTTAAAATTCTTGTTACTTTTCCTATTTGGATAGCTTTATATTCAGCAACACGATATACATACAAATCAGCTGCTTCTTCAACATTATTTCCCAAAATTGTTCCGTACATAAAAATTTCAACATTTCTTTTTTCAAAAGGTAAGTCTTTATGAGAGAAGTTACGAACAGCACGACCAATAATTTGTTCAACGCGATTCATATTGTACCAAGGTTCTAGTATGTGAACTTGCCTCATAAACTTTAAATCTATTCCTTCAGAACCAGCCTTGGAAATTAAAACAACTTTGATTTTATGTCCATCTTTGTTATCTTCTCCAGTTAATCCTTTAACCTCAAAATCATTATTTGGCGATAATCTTCCCTCTCCTGTAATCATTGAATAACGAGCTGGTATAAATTTTGTTTTATCTGTTGGAGGTTTCATTGTTCTAACATCTACAACATCTGTAGGTTTATTCTTAAATAATGGTTTTACTCCTTGTCCATATCTAGTAAAACCCATCTCTTCTAAAGCAAGTGCCATTGGTATTAATCCACTATCAATGTACTGAGAATAAATTAAAATTACTCCATCAGATACTTTTTCAGTCTCTGGATTTACAATATTATCTAATATACACTTTATTTTAGCACTATATTTTCCTATTTGCTCTCTAGAGAATATTTTACCATAATTATCTAGAGTTGTTCTCTTGTATTCAAAATCTCCTTTAACAGGAGGCGATTTTTCGTCGACATAATTCATCATTCTCTCTAATCCAATTCTACCAGTTAATTGATGAGGATCAATTGAACTTAAATTTTCTTTATTTCCTCCTTTTTTATCTGATTGGTCCATACTATCTACTAAAGTTTTACTGCTTTCTACTAATGTTTTATCACTGCTTGGAACTAAAGTTTTACTGCTTTCATTGTCTGATATTTCAATTATCATTTTAGGTTTCTTGATTGTTACTTTTTTTGATTTTACTTCAGGAGTTGATGTATCTTTTTCGTCTAATTTTATTCCTGATTCTTCATCACTATCGCTTTCAATAATTAATGGTTTTTTCTTAGGCTTCATAACAAACTCTTCACTATCGCTTTCAATAACTAATGGTTTTTTCTTAGGATGCAATATAAATTCCTCGCTGACAGTTGTAGTTTCTGATTCTTCCTCCTCAGGAATTTCTTCTACTGGACCTGGAGCTTCTTCCTCTTCTTCTTCATTTGAAATAGATTCTGAAAAACTTGGAGATAAATCTTCAGATAACGTGTCTTGAGGAATTTCATCTAATAAAGCTTTTAATCCTGGAACTGGATAAGAAATAATGAGTGATTCTAATGGCATTTGAAGTAATGTGTAACCAAATGATTCCATATTTTCAAAACTAGGCATATCTCTAACAACACCAGTTTTGGTTGTTATTGAAAATTTTTTATTTCTTAAATTATAAATAATGTATTTATAAGCACAATATTGACACTTGCCACAGTTACTACACTCATCAAGTTTCGTTAAATATAAACTTAAAACCCTTTTTTTATCCTCGTGTTTTATTTTTTTTAGATTCATTTGATATGATGGATATTTTATAGCTGGAAATGTGTGTTGCTTAGCAAATTCACTAGGATATATTCTATAAGGGAAAGTATACGGATTTTCACCTCGAACAAATGAAATATATCCTGTAGCTTTTCTTGTTAAAAGTTCTTCACCATTTTTTTTAAAATTACCAGCTTTATCAAATATATCTCTAACTTCAACACGTCCTCTCTTATCGTTTGTATTCATAATATTAAGAAGCCAAATAATTTCTTTATAACTATTATACATTGGAGTAGCAGAGAGAAGCAAAAATCTCATATTTAATCCTGCTTTAACAAGTAATTCAAGATTAATTGCAACCTTTTTATTCTCATTATCATCTGTTTTGCGAATATTATGAACTTCATCAATAACTATTAATCTATTACTAAATTCATTTTGCAATCGTTTAATAATTCTGCTATTCAATTCAATTTTTACATCTTTAAGCATTTCAATTTTAGTTCTCTCTCTTTTTTGATTTCCTTCTTTTGATTTCTCATGTTTTTTAAATGCTTGTTTTTGCACTTCTTCATTATAATTCATAGTTTTAATAATGTAATTTGCAAATTGAACATAACCAAAGAATATGTAATAAGTATTTATCAAATTTTTAATTTGACTAATTACTTTTTCTCTAGTCATACCTTTCATATTCATTGGATTTATTTCTTTTAATAATTTATTTCCTGTGCAAGCTCTAATATTCCACAATCCATCAACAAGCTTTAGTTTTCTTTCATCAAATAATTGCAATTTAAAATTATCCTGAACATTTTCAGAAGCCACAATAATAATTCTTTTTGTAATACCCATTTGTTTCATATAATCTCTCATCTCCTCGCAGACACCAATTGCACTGCAAGTTTTACCTGAACCTAAACCATGATATAAAAGTAAACTGCTATAAGGTGTTTGGAAAGACATAAAGTTTTTAACAAATGCTTGATGTGGTTGCAACTCAAAGTCGGCTTTAGCTAAAATATCTGATTGTTGTTTAATATTATCATAAATTGTACCATCGTATTTGGTATCATTAAATTCTTTTTTAGTTGCAATTTTAATATTAAATTGTTTATCATTTAAATTAGGATATAAATAAGGATCTGCTTCAGGATGTTCTGACAAGGTTTCTCTCTCAATAAATTCTTTTTTTAATAAAAATTTGTTACATTCATTAGAATATAAATGTTCATTATTGCAGTTAAGTTTTTTATATTCACTTTCTAGATCTTGAGATGAAACTTTAAGGTCATCAGAAGATAATGACTCATTTGCTTCAATTGGAGTGGATGTTGAAGGAACAGATGATGATGAAGGAACAGATGATGATGAAGGAACAGATGATGATGAAGGAACAGATGAACTATCTGATGTTTTAGAATTGTCATCACTAGATAATGAATCTGTTAATGGTCTAAATACTTCATCTAATGTGTTTAATATATTGCTTGATAATGAATTAGATTGTTTTTGTGAGATAGATGATTTGTCGCTTGATACTGAACTGTCAGACGATGATTCTATAATTAAGGGTTTCTTTTTTTCTGGATTTTCTGTCATAATACTATATATTATGAATATAATCTATATTCTTGTAATACTTTATTAATATTTGTTATTAATTCTTTTTTCTCTAAATTGTATGGTCTTATTGATTCTAAACATTGGTTTATTGTTTTCCATTCTATTTTGCTTACTTCTGTTACTTGAAAATTATTTAAATATTCTTCTGTTTCATTCATATATGCCAAAAAATATTTATGCTTATATGATTTATGATTTGAACCTATAAATATTTCTTCAAATGGTATTATGTTTTCCACAATTGTAATTTTACTTTGAGAAATACCAGTTTCTTCTTCAAATTCCCTCAAAGCACAGTCTAAATCTTTTTCTTTATAATTTCTACGTCCTTTTGGAAATTCCCATTCAGTTTCAATCCATTTTGTAGTACTTCTTTTTATTATTTCCTTTAAATCTATAAATTCATTATTTATATTTATACCTAACTTAATCAGTTCAAATTTTTTACATGAAGATTGCTCTTCATTTTTATATTGTGAGTTTGTAGTTTCACCCCACATTGTTTTCCATAAATCTTCAAAAGGTTCTGTTAAAATTCTTTGTTTTTCTGTTAAAGACATTTCATTTACTATATTTTGGATTTGATAAATGTTATAAGGCGAATATTTACCTCTAATAAAATCTATGTATCCGAAGCTATCTTTTCTCCTTATCATAAGAAATTGTAATCCATCTAAGCTTGACCTAAATACTATTACTCCATAACTGGTTATTGGTAATTTACATTGATGAAAAGAATGACCTTGTTTTCCACAATTATTGCATGTATTTGTATTTTTATTCATACTACTATTTACAAATAAAGACATACGTTTAAATATTATTCAGTAATTATTTTAAATTAATGTATTATATTATAAATGCCAGGATTGCAAATGTTTAAAAAAGGTTTTTATTCACACATAGGCGCGAATAAGTCTATAGTAGCAGGAACCATTAATTTAGGCTCTACTAAAGGTAGAGGTTCATCAACTAGAATGTTAAATTGGTGTAAAACACATTCGACAAATCCATCTGGATGTATAAACCAATTTATTACTGTATCATCATCATCATCATCATCAATATCATCATCAATACCATCATCATCAGCATCATCAATACCATCATCATCAGCATCATCAATACCAGAACCAATTACAACAATTCTAGTGTATAATGTAGATCAAGGACCAATTGTTGATTGGACCGGAGTTATTTTTACTTTAGATACAAATTTGCCTAATTATTCTTACACAGCAATTACAACTTTTATCCCAGCAACCACAATCCAAAATCCATCTAGTTTAATAGGAGTTACAATCGGCAATTCAGTTACAACTATTGGTTCAAGTGCGTTCTATATTTGTACAAATTTGACAACTATAATAATTCCCAATTCAGTTACAAGTATTGGTAAACATGCGTTCTCTGGTTGTACAAGTTTGTCATCTATAACAATTCCTGATTCAGTTACAATTATTGGTTCAAATGCATTCTCTAGTTGTCTAGGGTTGACAACTGTAACATTTACACCAACTTCAACACTTGGAACTATTGGTAATTTTGCATTCCAAGGTTGTACAAATTTGACATCTATAACAATTCCCAATTCAGTTCTTACTATTGGTTCAAGTGCGTTTTCATTTTCTGGGTTAACAACTGTAACTATATCCTCAGCAACAGCAACTACTCTAGGTAAAACATCGCCTACTGCTAATCCACCAGGCGTTGCTTTTTTTGGAAAAACTGTTGCTACCGTTCTTCCTCCTTAAATAATCATAAGTAATAATCAAATTCGTGGATTTATATTAATTTATAACTATAAGATAGTTTAATAATTAATATTTTTATAAAAGAAAATATTAATGCCTGCAACCGTTTATCTAGACCCAAAAGTATGGGGACCTCATTATTGGTTCTTTTTACATACACTAGTTATGACATATCCTCATCACCCAAACACTGTAACTAAAAAGAAGTATTACGAGTTTATTCAAAATCTACCATTGTTTCTTCCTGTTGAAGAAATTTCAGGTGAATTTAGTAAACTAATAGATAAATATCCTGTAACCCCTTACTTAGATAATCGTGATTCTTTTGTGCGTTGGATGCATTTCATTCATAATAAAATAAATGAAAAACTAGAAAAGCCTCAAATATCTTTAAATGATTTTTTTATTAAATATTACGATGAATATAAATCTGAAGATGACAAAATAAATCAATATTATAAAATTAGAGAGAAGTTAATATATCTTGGAATTGTATTAGGAATTTCAGGAGCAATATATTTTTTATATGACAAATAAGATAATTATTATGTATACATATTATATATAATAATGAAAAATGATAAAGGTGGAAAAGTATTAGCATCAGGAGGTTATGGTTGTGTATTTACTCCTGCTCTAAAATGTGAAGGTGTAAAAAAAAGGGAAACTGGTAAAATTTCGAAATTAATGACAGAAAAACATGCTACTCAAGAATATGAAGAAATAAATTCAATAAAAGAAAAATTAGATTCAATTAAAAATTATGAAGACTATTTTTTGTTATATGATGCCACCCTTTGCAGACCATCAAAATTGCAACCAAGTGATTTGACCGAATTTACTTCAAAATGCACTGCTTTGCCAAAAGATAACTTAACAAAAGCTAATATAAATTCAAATTTAGATAAAGTAATGTCATTAAATCTTCCCAATGGTGGATTACCAATTGATGATTATGTTTATGAAAATGGTACATTTAGTAAATTATATGATTTGCATAATAGTTTAACAAATCTTTTAAAAAAGGGAATTATTCAAATGAATGAAAAATATATATTTCACAATGATATAAAAGATTCAAATGTTTTAGTTGATAATTCATCATCAAAAATAAAAACAAGACTAATTGATTGGGGATTATCAACAGAATATGTTCCTTTTAAAGATAATCCTTTCCCAAGTTCATGGAGAAATAGACCATTTCAATTTAATGTTCCTTTTTCAGTAATTATTTTTTCAGATGAATTTGTTGAAAAATATACAAATTATATAAAAGACGGAGGAAGCTACGAAAATTATGACGAATTAAAACCATTTGTAATAGATTATATAACTTTTTGGAATGAAAAAAGAGGACCAGGACATTATAAATTTATAAATGAAATTTTTTATTTGCTATATAACAATAGTTTAACATCTGTTTCAGAAAAAAGCAAACCAAACATAATTGAAACAGAATTTGCTATGGCTTCTATAGTTGATTACGTAACCAATATTTTAGTTAAATTCACAAAATTTAGAAGTGACGGTACCTTAAATTTGAGAGAATATTTAGATAATGTATTTATTAAAAATATAGATATTTGGGGATTTATTAATTGTTATTATCCTTATATTGAAATGTTATCAAATAATTATAAATCTCTAACACCAAAACAAAAGGAATTATTCGAATACATAAAAGGGTTGTATGTAAACTATTTATATATTATATCAGATGAACCAATTGATATTTCATCTTTAATGGGTGATTTAAAAGAAATAAAACAAATTATTTATGAAATTATTCATTCAAAAAGAAAGACTAGCCATGTAAGTAAATCATCTTCAATTAAAACTGCTCTTGCAAGTGGTTTGAAATATAGTAAGAATAAAACAAGAAAAGTTAAAAATTCTATATTTAATAGAAAACCAAAACAAAAAAGATTTAAGAATCCATTTTTCTTATCCTTAAAATAAAAATATTGTAATACTGTATAATGAAGGATTTTAGCCAACTTTGTACACCAGCAAAGCTTTATTTCGCAATTGCTGTAATTGCTTCTGTAATTGCATTATTTAGTGGTATAGGAGTAATTGCTGTTGCTTTGAAATTAATTTTTGCTTTTATATGGACATACCTTTTATCTTGGTTATGTGGTAAAGGATACAAGAATATTTCTTGGTTTTTGGTTTTATTGCCATATGTTATTATTGCTTTAGCTATGTTTGGAATTTATCGCGTTACTCGTGGTCAAACCCAAATTATGAGAAGTCTTCAAATGCAAGGTGCTTATGGTCAAGAGGCTATGACTATGCCCAAACACCATGACAAGAAGAAGCGTTAAGTGTTTTAAAATAATTAAATTAAAATTAGTAAAATTATTTTATAACTATAAAACCTATTATTATGTAATATATATATGAGATTAGAAATATTTGTACTAGGATTAACAGCATTTTTTGTGTATAATGCTTATTCCGATGGAAAATATACAAAAATGCTATTATCATTTAAAAAATATTATAAAATGATATTTTATGTTCTTTTAGGTGTAGGAATATATGTATTATTAAAAAGGAATCCAAATCAAGGTAGAAGTATGCTTTTATATGCAAATAATATAGTAAAATTCATGCCAATAGATAAAAATTCTATGGATATGTTAAGTCCAATAATGGATTTTACATCAAAAAATGATAATGATGATGAATGTTTTATGGAATCGTTTAATGGAATAGGCTCAGCTCCTGGTTTTTGTGGAGAGAGAAGAATTACAAGTTCTGGTAAAGGTGGAACAAAACGTTCTGTTAGTGAAACAAAGAAAAAATATGTTGCTTCAAATCAAGACTGGAAATGTGGTAATTGTAAATCACAATTAGACCATACATTTGAAATTGATCATCGTATGCGTTTGGAGTATGGTGGTGGGAATGATGTTCAAAACTTAGTAGCTTTATGTCGAAACTGTCACGGAAAAAAGACTGCCAGTGAAAATATGTAAAAACAACTTAAAGATTATAAAATAAGTTATGTAATTAAATAAATGTCAAAACTATATTTTTCATTAACTCTGCCGGTTGGTGCATTAGGTTTTTATAGAGGGACACAACATTATAGTTATAATTGTAGAAAAGATTTAAAAGAATATAATGAACTATTTAAAAATTATAATGAACAATTAGAAGAATATAATAAAAAGGTAAAGGTAGAAGAGAATAGCAAAAGCCAATATAAATATAAATATACACCGCCTAATTTTTATTCTAAAAAACCATATTATTTTTATTCGTGGAGTATTTTATATGGTTTGTTTGGAACTGTCATGTATGTAAATCCTTTTACAACACCATTTATGGTAATGAAAGAAGTATATAGATTAGAAATAAATATGCGTGGAGAATTAGATGAATTAAAAAATAAAGATGAGTATTATAGAGTATTGCTTTAAATATACTTAAAGCTCTTTACCAAATATTTAATAGACTAATATTTTTAAAACTAAATATTATTCTATTATAGTAATATATGAATACAAATAATACAAATAATAATACAAATGTTTTACCAGAATTTAAAAATCCTATGGTTTTTTATCCTCTTATAGGAATGATAATAATTTTGATTATTATTTTATTTATGATTTTATTTAAAGTTAATATTCCATTTAAACAATCATCAAAATCTCAACAAGAAATGGTTGCTGATATATTTATTGTATTATTTTTTACAATGTTAGTAGTAGGAATTTGTATTGTTTTGCTGCCTAATTTTAAAGATGTCAAAAAATTATTTGAACAAATTAGTAATGTCACATATATTATTATTTACACAATTTTTTTGATTTTATTTTTTACGATGATACCAAATGACATAATTAATAATTATGCTTATATAATAACTCCAATTACTGCAGCATTAGGAGCTTTAATGTTTTATAAAGGTTTAACACATAACTATGTTGAACAATTTAATGTTAATTATGAGAGAATAAAATCCTTAATAATGTTATTTTGTTTAATAACAATTTTTATTATTTATTATAATACAGATCCAGGAGGATATATTCAACAATATTTTGGATACACATTATTATTAACAAGTATAATATCTATTTTTGGGTTTTTATATTTAATGATTGTTTTAACATTACCAGATAAAGCAAAAGAATTATCACCTGGAGCAAAATCTAGTAATTTTTTAGATAATTTTTCCAATTTTTCATCTTATGGAAGTATAGGGTTTATATTATTTATTATTGCTGTTACAATTGCGATTTCAACATATCCTGGAGGATTTTTTAATGACAAAGCAACTTCTGCATTTGGGATGATAATGATACTTATTATTTGCATTTTATCTGCTTTATTATTAGGTTCTAGTTTATTTCCAGAGGTATTAGATAATGCTTTTACAAACAATAAAATGAATTTATTTAAACGTTCTTTATTGTTTTTATTTGGAATTATTATTTCAGGTTTAATTATTTTTTGGCTAGTGTATAATATTCAAAGCTTGTCAGGAACATCAGGAATAATAAGTTTTGTTTTAAATATTTTGCTTGTTATGATTGTATTAGGTTTAATATATAAAACAATAAATGTTCAGCTTCCTGTTGGAAATTCAAATAAAAATGCTTTTTTTACTTTATTATTAGATACAGTATTTTATATTCCTTGTTTATTTAGTGGAGTATTTAATTCTATTGGTAAGTTTACTGCAGGTGAAGCAAGCGCATCAACAATCGGATCATTATTAATGATTGTATTAGCTATAGTATTGTTATTAGTTTATTTTAAAATGCCAACTCTTTTTAATAAATTCAATCTTCAAGGAGGAAAACAACTAGTTAATAAACCAGTATATACAGATTCACAATATTCATTAGGAACATACCAAGAGCTAAATGGAAGTGATGATTTTAATTATCAATATTGTATTTCATTTTGGGTTTTTCTAGATGCAGCTCCTCCTAATACGAATTCATCTTATAGTAAATATACATCATTGCTAAATTTTGGTAACAAACCTAATATTCTTTATAATGGAACAACTAACTCATTAATGGTAATAACTAATCAAAAAGATTTAAAAAATACAACAAACAATAAACTTATCGATTTTGATGAAAATGGAAATAGAATCCTCTATAAAAATGATAATGTTCTGTTGCAAAAATGGAATAATATAATTATTAATTATAATGGAGGAATTTTAGATATATTTTTAAATGGAGATTTAGTTAAGTCCGATAAAGGTGTCGTTCCATATTATAAAATTGATAATTTAACTATTGGAGAGAATGGTGGAATAAAAGGAGGTATATGTAATGTAGTTTATTTTAGCAGAGCAATTAATTCGTCCAATATTTATTATTTATACAATATGATTAAAAATAAAACGCCACCAGTTCTTAGTGACTCTAATGAAACAATAATAAACCAAAATATTGCAACTATAAATTCGTCTGTCAAAACAGTTATATAAAATATTTATTCTTATTTTAAAACTTAATTATTAATTATTAATTATTAATTTAATAATTAATTCACTAAATTAAGTAGAAAATTTCTAAATCTATATTATACAATGAGTCCTTTAAGTATAGTGATTACAATAGTCGTGATTGTTCTTATTTTTATGTTAATAAGATATATTATTTCTGACCCATACACTCTTCAAAATATGCAAGATGGAAAAACATCTTCTACTATAAGTGCTACTTCTTTAGCAACAAATGGTTCAAGTGTTCCTTCTAGTAATTTTGCATACTCAATATGGTTTTACATAAATAACTGGAACTATCGTTATGGTGAGTCGAAAGTTATATTCGGAAGAATGGGTGCTGCCAGTGGAAAACAAGGAGGTTCTGTTTCTGGTGTAAGTGGAATGGATCCTTGTCCTGCTGTTGTTTTAGGAGCAGTTGAAAATAACCTTGATATTTCTATAGGTTGTTATCCAGGAATTGATCAAGAGCCAACAACAGCAGGAGGAAGTACAGTTGTTCATACTTGTTCTGTAGCAAATGTTCCAATTCAAAAATGGGTTAATTTAGTTGTTAGTGTTTATGGAAGATCAATGGATGTTTACATTGATGGAAAATTAGTTAGAACATGTTTATTGCCTGGAGTTGCTAGTGTTAATAATAATGCAAATGTTTATGTTACACCATTAGGTGGTTTTGAAGGATGGACATCTAAATTCCAATATTATCCTAATTCTATTAATCCACAAGAGGCTTGGAACATTTATACACAAGGATATTCTAATATGTCTAGTATGTTTACTTCTTATCAAGTTCAACTAGCTTTAGTAGAAAATGGTAAAACACAAAGTAGTATTACTATTTAAATTTCTTAACTAATTAAATTTCTTAACTAATTAAATTTTCTTATTTAATTAATATATATAATGAGTGATAACGGCGCATTTAATTCATTTTCAACAACAGGAACAGGAACTTTTGGCACTAGAGAATTTTTAGCTTCAAATAGTTTAGTAGCAAAATTTGCTTTCTTACTGTTAGTAATTTTTGCTTTTATAATATTACTAAGAGTTGGAATTTCTGTTATGTCTTATTTTTTTAAACCAACTGAATCGCCTCATCTTATGGATGGTATGGTTGATGCGACACAAATGATTGTATATCCTCAAGACCCTAGTAATAATGGTGCTGTGACAATATATAGGTCTGTTAATGCAACTGATGGTATTGAATTTACATGGTCTGTTTGGTTATTTATTAATAATTTGTATGATGGCAATGAAGCAACATATAAACATATTTTTAGCAAAGGAAACAGTGATTTACAATCAAATGGATTAATTTATCCAAATAATGCTCCTGGATTATATTTAGCTCCAAACTCAAATACTCTTGTTTTACAAATGAATACATTTAATGTTATTAATGAAGAAATTATGATACCAGACATTCCTATTAATAAATGGGTTAATGTTATTATTAGATGTCAAAATACTACATTAGATGTTTATATAAATGGAACAATTGCTAGAAGTATCAATTTAGTTGGCGTTCCAAAACAAAATTATGGAGATGTTTTTGTTGCTATGAATGGAGGATTTAATGGTTATATTTCTAATTTATGGTACTATAATTATGCTTTAGGCACAGCATCTATACAATCAATAGCTAATAATGGACCTAATACTAAGATGATTGGTAATAGCGGTATGAGTGACAAATTATTTGACTATTTGTCTTTAAGATGGTTTTTCTACGGTGCTGGAGATTCATACAATCCTTCTGGACCAGGCGGAGCTTTCTAAATTAAATAGATTATTTAAGTTAAATTAATAAATAATCTATATATAAATGTCAAATTCATATAATTATAATCCTGTTCCACCAAGAGTGTGGTCTAGAGTTCAAAACCAATGCACATATATTATTCCAGATAGTTCTTATAATTCAGCTTATATACCGTTAACTAATCAAACTGTCTCTTTAGCACAAGCAAATTATGAAGAAAAACAATTTTATAAAGGAAATGTATTGCAATATAAAGGAAACAGCTCCAGATTAACAAAAAAACAAAAATATACACAGCTTGCAAAAGGTTTTGGACCAAATAGAACTAAGGTTTTTGCAACACAAACACAAACGTATACAAATCCTAACACATCGGGATTGCTTCGAGTTAATTATACTACATATCCTTATCCTAATCAAATTGTTGGTGCTCCTAATAATATTTCAGGACCATTTCAATATAATGTTCCAAATCCATTTGATTGTTCAAACAATTCAATACAAGACGGAGGTACACTCGTTTGTGGAACGTATGCCAATCCTTGTACAGGTCAAATTATTCAAACAGGAGCAGTTTCAGCTACAATTTGTAATCCAGCATCCGCTTCTAATGTTCCTGGACCTAGTGTTTTATGTTGGAATAATAAAATACAAACATGGTTTCCAAGACAAAACTTAACAATGAGTAATAGTCTTAATAAATGGCCTCAAGGTTACAAAGGATTGGTTAGTGCTGTTACTCCAGATCCACCAACTTTAATTTTAGATGAAACAATTAACTCTATTGCAACTATTTCATGGACTTTTATAAAAAATGATTGCATTCCTATTTCTGAATTTATAATTTATAATAATAATAAAATAATACAAATTGTTTCATTTGAAATTAATAATGCAACTATAAATTTATTTCAAGGAAATAATTATTTAAATATAACAAGTGTGAGCAATGGAATTACATCAGCATTTTCTAACACAATTATTTTAAATTCTAATAATAATAATAATAATAATAATAATAATAATAATAATAATAATAATAATAATAATAATAATAATAATAGTTCTAATAAGAACTATGTTTCTAGTAAACAATCTCTTGAATATAAACAATCTCTTGAATATAAACAATCTCTTGAATATAAACATTCATATTCACATTATAAAATACACCCAATTTCAAATTCATACTTGCACTTAGACCACCATAAAAAAATAATACCGTATTTATATTCTGTCTCTAATGCTGACGTAGGTAAATTTTATACAATTGAAAATACACAAAATAGTGAAAATTCTATAGAATTAATATATTTTATTCATAAAAACCATACAGTTGTTACAATTCACAATAATACAGGTAAAAATCTTATAATAAATTCAAATGAATTAATATATAATAATGCGTTTTATCCTGACGGATCTCTTAGCTTAGAAATGTATAATAAAACAACTGCTAAAATTTTTAATATCTCATACTCACAACAAAATAAAAAATTAAAACAAGTTATTTTTTTCTGATACTATTATTGTGTTATTAATTGCTTATTTTTTATATATTTTTACAATTATAAGTTATAGTTATTTTTTTTGTATAATTATTAATAATTAGTAAATATATAGAATGGCACCTCCTGAATTATCTTCTTTGTCTTCTGCGTCTGCTACTGGAATTATATCCGGACCAAAGCTATATTTATCTAAAAATTTAACTATAAATAGCACCGCGTCTGGAATACAAACAACCCTTCCTTTAACGACATCCTCTGTTGTTAGTGCTAAAGAGTTAAATATAAGTTCAAATGGAACAATAAGCGCCTTAACTATTAATGCCGGTGGTGATATTAACAGTAATGGTTATATAAATGTAGCAGGTTCTTTAAATTCAACATCTATAAATGTTAAGGGGTCAAATTTAACTATTTCTGATATGGGAGTTTTAACGACTGTAGGAAGCATTAACGCATCTGGAAATTTGTCAATTGGTGACAAATTTGGTGTAGATTCATCAAGCGGAGATATTCGCTTTGCTGCTGCTACAACCTCAGGCAGTATTTCAATTGGCGGAACATCAAATTCTCCAAATATGATATTAGGAAATGACGGTAAAATTTCTGCAGTAAATGATTTGACAATTAACACTGATAGATTCAAAGTTACTGCTTCATCTGGTAACGTTTCTGTTGCAGGTGATTTAGCAATTAACACTAATAAATTTACTGTTGCTTCATCATCAGGTGATGTTTTTACTGCAGGCACTCTTTCCGCTATAGGTAATTTAGCAATTAACACTAATAAATTTACTGTTGCTGCATCATCAGGCGATGTTTTTACTGCAGGCAATGTTTTTACTGCAGGCACTCTTTCCGCTACAGGTGATTTAGCAATTAACAATAATAAATTTACAGTTGCAGCATCATCAGGCGATGTTTTTACTGCAGGAAATGTTTCTGTTATTGGTGATTTATCAATTAATTCTAATAAATTTACAGTTTCACACGTTGACGGAACAGCAACATCCGATATATCTTATAATAGTTATGTTTTACCAGCGTCTTCAACAAATACTTCCACTACTTTAGCCAGTGGAGATGAACCATTAACAACTTCAACAACGTCTAAATATTTATCTACTCAAGAATACGTTGATACACAAATTTGGAATCAAACAAAAAGAATTAATACTATTTTAGGAATAGATGATTCTGTAGTTGCTAGTTTCAATAATGTTTATAAATTAGTGACTGCTTTTGCTGGAGCATCTGACACTGTAACTCTCCTTACTGGAATTAACAGTAATCACAATGCTTTAGTTGACAAAACTGAGGAAATTAAGACATCTGTTAGTACAATAGTTTCTCAAGCATATAATCAAATCCTTGTAAACTGCACTCCATCTGTCTGGCAAGATGAATGTGGTCCTTTACCAATTCCTTCGGTTATTACATCAAAAACTTCAGAAGATGGTTGGTATTTTTCTAACATTGCAGTTTCGGAAAAAATAAATTGGTATATGCCTACTAATGGAACAAATATGACTGTTGGTGATATACAAAATTTATATATGAATATTTTTGCTCAAAGTGACGTGTCACTTCCATTTATTACTATTTACACTGTACCTAAAAATGATGGCACCAATTATGCCTCCTGGGCAAATGCTGCAATTAATTATGTATTTAATTCAGACCCTACTACTACGTCTTTAACAGCAAATAAATCATATTGTTTACACACTGGAATAGCTCCTATGAACGTTTACAATAAAACATGCATTAAGTTAATGGTTTCTACTAGAAACAAATCAAATAAAAATAACTTTAATCTAGAAACCAGCATTAACCCCAGTATAGTTTCTATGGATGATAAAATTTTAGCAATTTCTGTTGGTACAGATTCAAGTGCTGCTGTAGGAAAAGTTAATTTTGTTATTAACTCATTAAATCTTTGCTTAAAAACTGGAACTACCTCATTTGCATTTTCAAATGCTGGAGTTGCTACTAATTATTTATTTAATTTCTTATTCAAGAAGCATCCCGATTTCTCAACTTATCCTTCATATATTTCACAAAAAGAAGAACCTCATGTTAATTCTTATGACCAAATATTTAACGCTATTTAATTTTTTTAATATTTTAAATAATAATTTATTAAATATAATAATTTATTATTTATTTATGCTCTTAAATTAGGATTGATGCATAATTCATTGCTAGGGAATATGTCTCCAGACATGCATTCATCATTTACTCCAACTTGTACGCAACTTCTAAATCCTCTATCTTCACCAATATAACACCATCCAGATTTTCCGGAACCTCCAACTGAACTTGATGCTTCAACAGCTTCATAATCTTGATCTTGGTTTCCTTGTTGCGAATTATTTAATGCGTTGTTAAGAGTATTGTTTGTTGTTACATCAGGTTGTTGCATGACAGATTGTGTTTTTAAGCTACTAGGAGCACTCACATTTTGAACCGCAGTTAAACTTGTATCAATAACTTCAGCAGTTCCTCCAACAACAGCTTTAGCTCCTCCAACAACAGCTTTAGCTCCTTCAGCAGCAACATCAACTGTTTGACCAGTTACAGAGACGGTTGTTCCGAATATTTTTTCTATTAATGGAGCAAAAAAGTTTGTGATATCTTGAGTCCCTTTGGCTAAATAAACAAAAATATTGAAACCTAAAAATGCCAAAACTAAAAATATAATTAACCAAGTTGTAAGATTTATACTTTTTAAACTGTCAAAAAAACCAGAACCGTCTCCAGATGAAGAAGCTATTGAACCGCTTACTTCGCTCGATTGTAATAGTGAACTTGATAAACTATTTGAATTATCCATTATAATAAAAATATATATATTATTTTTTATTATAAATGCGCACATTTATTTAAATGTCAATAAATATAAGAATTGATTCATATCACCTAAAAGTGTGTCACGGATATTATATAAATCAGTATTAGCCATTTGTTTCATAGCCTTATTATCATTTAAACTGACTAAATAACCTTTAAATGCTTCTATTTCTCTCTTTAATGATTCAGCAGAACTTAAATCAACAAGTCTAATACTCTTATTACTCATTAGATTAGTTCTAAATCCAGTCTTACCTAAAAGAACCTCTATAAAACTATCAATATTAGCATTTAATTTTGTATACAAATCATCAGTTGCTTTGTGTGTTGCATAGCTTGTTGTTTTCCAATGAAATAGTTTAACCATTAAAAGCATCTCTAAAAATACAACAGTAACTTCTTTTTGAAACGCGGAAAGAGAAGAGTTATTTGACATTATTAGTCTACGAGTTCCTCTTTTTTTGCTAGGAAATTTTTTATTTGTTTTTGACATTATATATTAATTCTATAAATTAAATTCTAGGAACAAAATTTTCTCCAAAAGTATTCATTTTTTCTAATTTCTCAATTGTTTTTTCAAGATTATATTCCTTAACATCTTTAAATAAGAAATCCATTCCTGGAGATACTTCGTTTTTTTTAATTTGTTTATAAACTAAATCTATTTTTTTGAGAATATTTCCGACCATTTCTTGCTGAGATGTTCTAATTATTTCTTCATTGCTTATTATGTTTTCGCATAATAAAGATATAGCAAAATATAATATATTTCTTCTTTTCTTTTGACAACCAGTTGCATATCTTAGTGTAAATAATGTTAATAATGCATCCATTGTTTTTTTTACAATTTTTGAACGCTTTGATGCTTCTACTAAAAACAAATCCCATACAATCCAAATTATATCTTTTTGTGATTTAGTTTCAACTTGTGAAAAATTTCTTCTCTCACAACATATTTTTTCTTTTTTTGCTTTACACACTGCTTCAAATTCCATAATCCATTCTAACCAATAACATGCATTCATAATATTTTTGCTATCTTCTGAAATATTAAAGGCTATTTCATTAATGGCAGGAAACAATTCTTTTGGGTCTTCATCTAAAAATATATCTTGTGCATATTTATTGCTAGATGCTTTAAATTTATCACGTAATTGCGTCATATCAAAATCTTCTTTTTTTATTTTAACTGTATCAAAACTATGTTTTCTCTTTGCATCACATAATACACACATCATTTCACAAAATAATCGTCTTATTTTATCACTATTTCTCATTCTTAATTCACTATCTGAATAGCCATTATTTACTATTTCTTTAAAATGTTTAATTCTTAATTCTAAATAGACAGCTATTTTAGGATTTCCTAAATGAATGTGTTTTGTATAAAAATATAAAATTATTTCCCATAAGTCACCGTAGTGACCGGCACATATTAATTCAGCGCTCCAATAGCACGCTGGTTCTATTTTTGAATTTATTAAATTATTTAGCAACTCCTTTTTAACATCTGTTTTTTTAAATTTTGAAAAAGAAATTCCTTTAAAATCTCCAGAACCTCTTAAGTCATTTATTTCTGAATCACCCATATATTTAAAATTTATACAAAAAAAATAACAACAATACATATAGATGAAAACATTACAATCACTTACTAATTTTTACAATAAACTATCTAATTTTGGAAAAATACTAGTCATTATTGCTTTTTTATTAATAGCTATTGTTTTTTTTAAATCATTAATGCCTGTAAAAGAAGGTATGCTCAGTTCAGAACCTTTTTTATTTAAAAGTGGAAATGCTGTATATGATGATTTTTATGCTGATATTTATGATTATTTAGTTTTTAGTAATGTTAAAAATGATTATGAAGTAGGAACAATTCTAAAAAGTACATCAATAACTGAAAATAGCGTTATTGCCGATATTGGTTGTGGAACTGGTCATCAAGTTTCTAGTTTAGCTTCAAAAAATTTAAATGTTATTGGTATTGATATATCTCCTTCAATGATATCAAAAGCTAAACAATCATATCCTTCTAATAATTTTGAAGTTGGAAATGCTCTTGATAATGGATTATTTAAAATGAACTCTTTAACTCACGTTCTTTGTTTATATTTTACAATCTATTATTTTAAAGATAAAAGACATTTCTTTGATAACTGTATGGATTGGTTAATGCCTGGAGGTTATTTAATTGTTCATCTTGTTGATAGAGAGAGTTTTGATCCTATACTACCTCCTGGAAATCCATTATACATTGTTTCTCCTCAAAAATATGCTAAGGAAAGAATTACAAAAACAAAGGTTACCTTTAATGACTTTGTATATACTGCTAATTTTGATATAGATGAATCAAATGATATTGCTACATTTGATGAAAAATTTAAATTTAATGATGGAAAAGTTCGTAAACAACAACAACAATTATATATGGAAGATACTTCAACAATTGTTAATATGGCACAGGATTGTGGATTTATTTTACAAGGAAAAATTGATATGGTTAAATGTGCTTATGAACACCAATATTTATATATTTTTGTTAAACCAAGTTAAATTATAAATGTTATAAATGTTATAAATGTTATAAATGTTATAAATGTTATAAATGCTATAAATGATATAAAAAAATCAATTTATATTATTCAATGTTTGAAGTAGATGTTATTATTGAAATATCAAAAGGTGGAAATGTAAAATATGAATTTTATAAAGAAAAAATATGTTAATTTGTGATAGAGTTTTGCATACACCATTTAAATATCCATTTAATTATGGATATATTCCAAATACATTAAGCGAAGATGGTGACCCTATTGATGTTGTTGTAATTATGGAAGAATCATTAATATCAAATTGTATTATTAAATGTGAAATTATTGGTGTTTTAGAGACTAGAGATGATGCAGGTAATGACCCAAAATTAATTGTTTGTCCAATTAAGAAAGTAGACCCTAATAATGATTTAGCTAAAAAGATTTATCATGGTAACACGCTTGATAAAATTAAATATTTTTTCCAACATTATAAAGATTTGGAGAATAAAACCACTATTATTGGAGAGTTTAAAGGAATTTTTGATGCATGTGAAATATATCAAAAATCAATTGAAAGATTTACAAATAACAATATTCAAAAATCTAAGATAACTGACTACTTCGAGAGAATTTAAATTAGTTCGTTGATTAAATTCATATATTTTCTAGGATAACATTAATATGTTAGAAAATATATCTTATATTTTATTTTTTGGAATACTTACAATATTAATAATTCATATTTTTATAAGGTTTAAATTTGGTTTTTGGGCTGTACAACCAGTTTTTCATATATATGATATTGGTTATATGATAAAAGCTCCTGGAATTATAGATGAATATTTTCCTGAAAAAAATAAATATACAAATTTCAAAAATATAGAAACAATATTATTTTCACAACTATCATCGTTACAAATTCAAAGATTTGTAAATTTAATTAAAATAAATTATCTTCAAAATAAAGATAATATTTTCTCTCCTCAAACTGAAAATATAATTCCATATTTTAATGGACATAATGATAAATCTTTTGTTTCTTTTTATAATGAAGATAACTATATGATTGACTTAAAAAAAGGCACTACGATATCAGATAAAAAAATTGTAGGCTTAATGACTTCAAGAGTGGTGTATGTAGTTATTAATAATGGTCATAAGGAAGCCAAGTTTTGTGCCTATTATGTAGATTATTTATGTGTTGATATAAATAATAGAAAAAAGGGAATAGCTCCACAATTGATACAAACTCATCATTATAATCAAAGACATATCAATACAAAAATTGTTGTTTCTCTCTTTAAGAGAGAAGAAGAACTAACTGGAATTGTTCCTTTGTGTGTTTATTCAACTTATGGATTTCCTGTTACAACTTGGACAAAACCATTAGAACTTTCGGCACAGTATACATTACTTGAAATAAATAAGCAAAATTTTCGTCATTTATTTGATTTTATAGGTAATTCTGGAAGAAAATTTGATATAGTCATTAATACTGAAGTTACAAATATTATTGAGCTAATTAAGACCAAAAATATTTTTATTTATGTTATAATGGTTGATGATAATATAGTTTGTGCTTATTTTTTTAGAAAAACTTGTGTACAAATTCAAAAAGGAATGGAAGTATTAAGCTGTTTTGCATCTATTTGTAATTGTGATGATAAATTATTCATTCAAGGATTTAAAATAAGTTTTTGGAAAATAGCAGCAGAAAACTATTTTGGTTTTTCTGCAATTGAAGATATTTCTGATAATAATATAATTATAGAAAATATTAAAACCAAAACAAAACCCTTAATAACTAGTCCAACAGCATATTTTTTTTATAATTTTGGTTATCCTACTTTTAAATCAAATAAAGTTTTAATTATAAATTAATTACCTTCATTTTCGCTATCGCTGTCTTTATCATTAACTGAACAATCTTGGCAATATTTACCTAATTCAATATATCTTTTTCTTTGTTCTTTACCAAGAGTTTTACATTTTCGCATTAATCTGTTTGTCAAATTTAAATTTTTAACATCATTTTTTAGTTCTTGTGGAGTTAAAAAAATTTGAGGTCCATGTTCCATTAAAAATATTTGATTTTTTTTATTATAAAATAAAATAGGATTTTCTTCTTCATCAAGCTCAATAATTCCACATGTGCAATAATCAATATGTTCTACTTCTTGACCCTTTCTGCATCTAATATCAATCACATCAACATCATTAATATATTCTTCAAAAAAATCCTGTGCTTGCTCTTTGCTATCAAACATAAAAATTTTAGGAGGATTTATTGTTATTGATGTCAATCTCATTCTAGATGCTTCATCTTCATAGTATTGAAAATCATAACAACCTTCATGTTTATTATGAATTATAATGTATTTTACCATTATTGTTACATTACTATAATGACTTTGGTTTAAATAGTTTTAAGATATTTATTTAATTTTTAATAATATATTAACAGCATTATTCCTTAAATTTATCTTACATATTTACCAGCTCTAACAAAAGTATCAGCAATAAAAATAATAAAAATACCTAAAAAAGAATACAACACAACTTCTTCAGTGACATTATTTGTTTTTTCATCTTGTTGATCTTCTAGAAGAGATATCATATAATTAAGTTTTTTTAACAATACATCTTGACTAGGCTCCTCTTGAATGTTATAGTTTACTGCACTATAGTAAGGTTTATTTACAATATTTTTTTGAGGTTCATATCCAGGCAATACGCGTTTATAATACTCTTCGTTTGATTTATTATCACCATAATTGGTGTAGTCGTTTAAATCCAAATTATCAGTATTCTCATAATTTGGTTGAGGAGCTCTGCCTAATGTTCTAAACATTAAATCATTATTTGAAGACATATTCATCATTTGTTCCTTTTGAGGGAGAGGAATTGTTTTTTGAACGCCTACCGATTCTGATTTGGGAGGAGGGTTAAAATTATCTCTATCATCGTCATCGTCATCAGAATTATTGTGAATTTTATCTAAAACAGAATTTACCTTATTTGTGTCAAAATTCTCTTTAGGATACATTTTTTGTGTTCTACTATGTGCGCGACGTTTTTTGTTTATTACATTATTGTCTGAATTATTATTAAATGATTCAATATTATCATCAAATGGAGCTGCAAACATTGCTAAAGACATTCTTATTAAAAATTTAGATAATAATTTGTAAAACAGACTGAAATTATATTTTTTAAATAAATTATATAAGAATATTTATATGGAGTTCAAATTAGTAAGTAAAAACAATATTGGTGCTGTAGCTACCTTAATTCTTGTTATTTTATTAAGCCAAGCTAGGTTTTTTGATTTCTTAATTGATACAGTTTTAGGAAGAGCTTTTCTTATTCTTTTTATTTTAGGAATTAGTTATACGAACCAGATTTTAGGTGTAGTATCTGTATTATTTATTATAATTATGTTTAATCAAAGTGATATTGGATACATAGAAGGTTTTACTTCTGGAAATTCAACAAATAATAAATTAGCAGATGATAAACTTAAGCTAAAAGACAAAAAAGACAAAAAAGACAAAAAACATACAATTACACAACATAAACTTAAACAAAATGTGCAACAAACTGCTACTACAACATCTAGTGCAGTTTCTGCAGCACCTGTTACAAAAGCTACTGAAACTTTTGTTGGACGTGAAGGCTTTAATATAATTGATAGAGAGGGTACAATGTTAAGAGGCAAACGTTCTAATGAAGTTCCTGTTTTTTCTAGCTCACGTAGCCAAACTGATGATGTTGAACCTACAGACAATTCAGTTTTTACAAATTCTTTTTCATCAATCTAAAACTTTTTATAGATTATAATTATATATGAATTATTTTTTATATAATTGTTTTTTCCTTTTTATTATTATTACGTTTGCTTATTTTAATTCTTTACATAACATAGAAAAATTTACACCTGGAATAAGAGGATTATATAGACCTGTAGTTAGAAATACACGCATAGTAGGAGAAGGATTTTATAACAAAACTACATCAAATGTTTCTAATCTTTTTAGAAAATTTGGAATAATGTAAAAATATAATAATATATTATTTTAGTATAATGACTTCAATTCAGCCAACTAATTCAACTCCAAATATTAATGCGCAACAACAACAACTTGGAGGAAAAACTACAATTTTTACACCATTATTTAACGGTATCTCATATGCAAATCATCATGTTATGTATTTAAATAATAGTAAGTTTTTTGCTGGTATAGTTATGATTCTTCTTAACGTTGGTTCTAAATTTATACAAATTCAATTTAGCAGGTCAACTGAAGAATACATGAAATGGTCTGTAAGTAAACAATTATTGGTTTTTGCTATGGCTTGGATGGGTACTCGTGATATTTATACAGCTCTTGGGTTAACTGCTATATTCACTATTCTATCTGAATATTTGTTTAATGAAGAAAGTTCATTATGTATTGTTCCTCCTAAGTATAGAATACTTGATAAATTAGTTGATACAAATGAAGATGGGGTTGTTACTGAACCTGAACTATCTGCAGCAATTGCTGTTTTAGAAAAGGCTAAAAGAGAGAAACAGAGAAAAATGCAAAAAGAAGCCTTTAAAAAGTTTAATTTTGAAAAGTATAATTTTGATAAATAATAACAAAATTTAATTAATTGGTATTATTTATTTCTTTCCCATTTCTTTAATTATTTGTAATAATTGTAGTTGTCCTTCTTTTGTACTAATATCAAGTTTTTTTTCTTTAATTATTTGTTCTACCATTTTTGCTTTATCTTTTCCCATTTGTTTCTTTAAGCCTTCTGGTAATACAGTTATAGGGTTTCTTTTTGTTTTTGCGTTTGGAGAAGTTTTTTTAGCTTTTACAGATTTTGGTTGTTCTAATTTTTTATTTTCTGGATTTTCTCTCTTATCATATACATGACCTTTTTTATTTACATTTAGATTTACCATTGTTTCTCTCTTTATTTCAAAAGGGGAATCTAATAAAGGTTCTGTTATTTTTCCATGCTTGCTATATTCTTCATAATTCTGCAATATTCTTTTTCTAAAGTATAAAAATCGCATTTCTTTATTAAAAGGTCTGTTTCTTGATTGTTGTTCTTTTGTCATACCTTTTGTTATATTTCTGTATTCTTTCATAGTTTTCTTTAGTTCTTTTTTTACGTCAAAATTTTCATCTAAAAGTGCTTCTGATTCAATATTAACAAGAACCACCATAGCTTCTCCTAAAGTATGTAATTTAACTATTTTAAAATTATTTGTAAAATTAACTATATCAACAACTGTTATTTTAGGTTTAAAAAATATTTCTAAATATTTGTTTACTGTTTCAACTAAGTATCCTGTATAACCTCTTATAATTTTTCTTAAATAGTCTTCAGCAGAAGGTTTTGTTGTTAAATAATTATAAATATTTTCTAATACTTCTGCGCTAGACATATTAGGGTTTTTTAAACATGCTTCAGCAAAAAACATACTCCAAGCAGCACAAAAACCACCTCCTTCTATTTTATTCTTTTTAAACTTACTTTCGGCTTCTAATGTTTGTAAACCTTTTATATAAGGACAAACTTGTGATGCTTCAATATAATTAGCTGATGGTATACCCTTCTTTTTAAACTCTGAATTTAATATATTTGTAAAAAACAACATAATTTTTTTTACAGAATTTTGAAGTTTTTCATTTCCTATGTAGTCACCACCATGAGGCTCAAAATGTTCTATAACATTTGAATCTCTTCTATAAATTAAAATATTTGCATGACCACCTTTTCCTCTATTGTAACTAAGTGGTATAATAATTATTTTTTCTCCTTTTTCAACACATTCTGTTATTTTTTTTGAAAAATGTGTGAATTCTTCTTTCATTATGTTTTCTTCAGCTTGAGAGTGCTTCAATTTTAGATTAATTGTTATACCAATTGGACGATCTACAAATTTTAAATCTTTACGTTCAACAACACATTTTGATTTATATTTTTTAATAAGATATAATTGAAAAATTGTCTCAATAGTTTGTTCTCCCGCAAACGCATAAATTGTCTCTCCATTTTTTTCTAAATCATCTAATTGATTTAATATATTTTTATCTATTTTTAACGGTTCTGGTAATTCCATTTTTTCTTGACTAGACATATATATAACAATAACATAATATTATTGTTATATAATTAACGATATTTAAGTGTATTATTTGGTCTATATTGATTTGGTCTATATTTTCTTGTATTATTTTGAGGCAAAGGTCTTTTATATTGTGTTTTATTGTTTTGATATTGATTTTGTTCTCTATTTTTTAACGTTTTGGTTTGGTAAACTGGAGGAATAATATATGGTTTTCCAGTAAAATTAGCCCAAGATTTTCTTACAGAATTCCATTTTTGCCTGCATTTTAAATCCTTAATTTCTTCTGGTGTTATGCTAGTTCCAGGATGAAGTTCCAAATCAATTGTTATATAATAAGCTAATTGTGTATCATCTGTGTGTTCTTCTTTTTTCATAAATTTGTATGCTGGTCTATCATATGGATATTGTGAATAATATGGTGGATATGGTTGTTGATTATAATATGGTTGCTGATTATAATATGGTTGTTGATTATAATATGGTTGTTGATTATAATATGGTTGTTGATTATATTGTGGTCTATAATTATTGGGTATTCCACCTATTTGTGTATTTTCTGGATTTTCAATTTTTGGATATTTAATTCTACTTTCTTTAAAATAAGATTTAAAAATATCATAAAATGTTTTATATTCATTTTGTTCGTACAAAGAATAATTTATTACATTTTCAAGAATATTCATTATTTTATCTTGAAATGAAAATTTAAGTTTTTCATTTATATCAACTATATTGCTGTAATAAGCTCCAAAAATAGTAAATAAAATATAAATAGGAGGCAATTCGTTAATAACGTTTGTTCTATTAAATATTACCTTTTTATTTAAATTAATTTTAAATCCAGTTGGACTTCCATTTTCATCAATTTTTAAAATCTTTGTTTTATAGTTGAATGTAATTAATTCAAAATGGCTATCATGATAATATAAAAATAAATATTTATTCCATTTGTTATATTCAGTTCCAAAGTTTGCAAAAGGTATAGATATGTTTGTTGAATTTGGTTTATTTTTTTTCATAGATATTGGTATAATATTTAATTTTAATTTTTCACATAATGCATATATTGCTAATTGATTTGCCCAATAATTTTTGCTTAAAATATATTTTTTTAATTGTGATTTTTCTATTACAGTAAATGGTTTTTCATAATCTTCAATTTTAATTGGAATATTTGTTATATTTTGCACCAAAAAATTATCATTTTGTTTGTATGTATTTTCGACCAAGTCTAAATAAGTTTCTTTGCTTATATCGTCAGATTGACCTGAATCTCTGAGTGATTGTTTTAACCCATTTAAACTTTGAGAAAAAATAATATTTAAATTATCTACGTTTGCTGGAGCAATATTTTCTAGCTCATCATCAAGATTTGACCAATTTTCTATAAAATCATAAACCAAATTCCTTAAATATAATTGAGTGAATAAATTTTGACCTGTTCCATATATTCCACTTATAATTCTAGTATTTTGGTTATGGAAATTATAATAATTTATTGCATCTGCAACAGCTATAAAAAAACAATCACCTCCTCCAATATTTTGAATTGTTTTTATTCCTTCAACATTATCCTTATAAGCTGCAAGACTTAAGTTTTTTGAATCTTTTAGTTTAACTTGAACTGTTGTACTTTCTTTAAGTGATTTATTTATTAATGTTTTTGTTTGTTCATTACTTGCTTTAAATATTACGTTAATTAAATTATAAAAATTTTTTTGTAAAAAAGTATTTTTCAAAAAGTTTGTTGTAGTTTCTGATGTTTTAAATTTATTTATTGGTTCAATTACGTTTGTTAATTCTCTTTTTTGAGGCTCTATTTTAGGTGTATTATCTTCTAATATTTCAGGCTCTTCTAATGGTATCGGGGGCAATTGTTTTATTTCTCTTTGAAGAATGGTTGTGTCTGTTGAAGGTTGTTTTATAAGCAATTGATTTGAAATTGGTTGCTGAATTTGTGGTTGAATTTGTGGTTGAATTTGTGGTTGAATTGGTTGTTGAATTGGTTGTTGAATTGGTTGCTGAATTGGTTGTTGAATTGGTTGCTGAATTGGTTGCTGAATTGGTTTCTGAATTGGTTTCTGAATATTAATACCACTTGCAACGTCAATTTTTGGACCATTATAGTTTGGTCCATAAACTAAGTTTTTATTTGTTTGTTTCAACTGTTCTAATTGTTTTTCACCGCTAATAATTTCGTCTGTAACAATAGATTGGTATAACATAGGGTCGGTTATTTTGCTGCTATCAATTTGTTCTTTTTTCTTTTTAGTATCTACATTCCAATCTCCATTGCTCCACTGTAAATCTCCAATTACATATGGTTTTCCTCCAATATATATTACAGAATTTTCAGAAAAAATAGTGTCAAGTGTAACTTTAATATTATTATCAATATAACCTTCTCTAATTGCTTGATTTAAACTTTTAGCTTTATCTTGATTTGTATAATTAATTAATGAATAAAATAATCCTTTATTAAAAAACTCTTTTTTTCTTAAGTCTTCTGGTATTTTATCTATTAGAGTTTTATTTAACTTAATTAAAGGTTCAAAATGTATTTTATTGTCATCTTTACTAATATTTTTTATTGTCATTGAAGGTTTATATCTTAGTTTTTGATATCCAGGAACACTAGTATTAATATTAATAATTAATTCATTTGGAATAGTAGTCATACTTATAATATTAATATATTATTATACGTTTTGTTTAAAATAAAATTGAATTTAAAAATTTAAATACTAAATATGTAAATTTAAACTTAACAATGTCATTATTAATGCTTAAAATTGAAAATTTAACTGAAGGAACTGTTATTAAAAGACCTTCTGCTTATATAAAAACTCCGTATGTTGCAGACATTATTCCAATTAATGAAAAAAAAACTGTTTTAGGACATACTGCATCTCTTGGATGTTGTGGATTAGCTGATAGTGGAGCATCAATATTAATGTCACCTGTTCCTAAATCAAATAAAAAAAAAGATAAAATTAGTTGTGAATATAGAGTTTATTTATCTATAATTAGAGAGAAAGATAATGAAATAATTGTAGGAATTTATCCAAAGTTAGCAGAAGAATTAACTGAAACTGCTCTTAAAAATAATCTGCTAAGTAAGCTTCAAAATGTGCGACGTTTTAAAAGAGAGACTTCCATATATGTAGAAGGGAAGGTTGATTCTAGGTTTGATTTTAGTGGAATTGATTGCAATGGTGTGTCATTTATTATGGAAGTTAAAAATGTTCCTCTTGCTGACTATGAAGATATTACAGCTAAAGACCGAAAAGGTAAATGTTACGATGACCGAGTATACAATTCTAAAGTTGCATATTTCCCTGACGGGTACAGAAAAAAAAGCACTGACACCGTTAGTCCACGTGCATTGAAGCATATTAAAGAGCTTACTTTAATTAAAAATGAATCTAAAACTCGTTGTATTATGTGTTATGTAATACAACGACCTGACGTTGATAGATTTCAAGTATCTATTATTGATCCAATATATAGAGAAGCAGTAAAAGAAGCTATCGAATCTGGTGTTGAAATAATTACTATGGTTGTTAAATGGACGAGAGAAGGTGAATCTTATTTCGTAAGAGATGATTTGCCTATTACTCCATTTTAATTATATTACTATTTGAGTATTTTTATCAATACTTTCCATAATTGTTTCTAGAGATTTTACATTGTTTGGATTATCATTATATTTTAATAAAAATGATATAATATCTAATACAACTTTTATTTTTTCATCAGTCCATTGCTTATTTAAATTATCACATACTTCTTTTGTATAATAACAAGTAAAATTATCTTTATTAAACATATTGTCATTGTATTGTTGCTCTATATGATTTGTTAATAAAGCATAATAATAATTTAGTGTTAAATTTAATATTGAACAATTTTTATAAGTTTCCATTAAATTTTTTAATCCTTTTTGAGCACATATAAATAATTGTTTTATTCTTGTGGTTTTTCCGACAAAATCTTTTGATAAAAAATGTAAACAAGCAATATTAATTGGATTATACATATATTGTAAATCTGTTTTATTTGACTTATAAAAAATTCGGCAAAATGCCTGAAATGGTCCAGGTTCTTGAAAATATATAACATTATTTTGTATTAATAATTTTGTTCCTATTGGTTTATTACTTAAAATAGCTAATTTTACTATTACAGACAATGGGTCCAATATAAACAATTTTAAATTTATATTTGGATTATCATCTTTAATTGAAGATACTATGTTCATTATATATGTTAGTTAAAAAATATTTATATTGTTTACTTTCTTTTATTTCTTAATTGTTAACATAAATTCTTCAACTAATTCATTTGGTATGCTATCAAAACTAACTAATTTTTTATTCAATTCATATTGTGCATAGTATGCCGGATTATCTGCCATTTTCTTTTTAAAGAATTCTGGGTCTTCAACACATTTTTGAGCAGTTTTAGGTCCGCATTTTGGAAATACTGATGGAATATTATCACTAGTATCACCCATAATAATTTTAATTTCTAAATCCATTTTTGAATCGCCTGTTGAGCTCTTATTTTCAGCTATATTTTTAAAAGCAAGATTATATAAGTCTACATTATGAGAATTTAATTGTAAATAATCTCTGTCACTTGTAATAATATAAATATGGCATTGTGGATATTTATTTAGTAAATATTTTACAGATATAGCAATGCAATCATCTGCTTCTAACTTAGGATGTTTTAATATTGCCTTTGCTCCACCTTTTTGAAAAAGCTCATCTTCGTATGCCATTTTAAAGAATGGTCCACCCATAAATCCAGCATCTTGACCTCTTGTACCTTTATAATTCGGAAATAATTCATTTCTCCATATATGTTCTCTCTTACAATCTTTCCCAACAATTAAAATTGGATTTATATTTTTGTCTAGCTTTAATTTTTTTGGAATATTTAATAAGTTTTCTACATGTGTCTTTTTAAATTTTTCAACAAATTTTTCATTTTGATATGGGTCTTCTAATGGCTCTTCTGGATAAGCATTTCTCCACCATGTACTTAAAGCATAATATCTATAAAAGTTGTAATAACTTCCATCAACAAATATAAAAGTAGGATTCATTTCTAATTGTTCAAATATATTGTTATTCATTAATAATATATTTGATTTATATTTAATTACTTTCAATTTTAAATTTATATATTTTAACTTCGTCTATTTAATATTGCTTTTTTATAATAGTTCGAACAGATTGACAAATTAAACATGACATTATGAAGCTCATGTGAATATTCAACAGAAGAACGTGTTTCATGATTTGATACATTTGCAAAATGAATGTGTAAATGATATGTAGAAGGCTCATAATGAAAAAACATTTTAAGATAACATTCATCCAAATCATATTTAATTTTAATTATTTCAGTTGTTACCCGTTCCATATGTTCAAGAAGAGGAATATGTTCATTTGTTAAAGACCTAATTGAACGTAAATTTAAATCGATTGGTAAGCATAATATATGCAATTTATCTATATTAACAGAGTCCCACATATATGTTGGAATAACAATACATTTATCATCTCTATAAAGAATATATTCTTGTTCAGATGAACCATCTAATATGTTGTAAATCCATTTATCTTTTTTTGGATCTCTATTTTCAAGAGTTTTAAGATATGATTTATAAGTTTCTTTTATAATTTTTTTTTCAGTTTGTTTAATTTTTGTAACATCATTGCATACAATTAATTCGCCTAAAATTTCAGCTGTTGCTTCATATTTTTTATAAATATCATTTTCCATAGTCTTTTTATTTTTAACTATAGTATCAAAAGAGGTTACCTTTGAAGGTATAAATTTAAAATTAATATTATCTATTGTGAATTGCATATAAAATTAAGATGGATATATATAAAATATGGTAGTTTTTAAGTCATTTTTACTACAACAATGTAAGGAACTCATAAAAATAATGCTTCAAAAAGTTCCCTTCATATGAAGAGAAATGATTGAAATTTTGTTGGGAAAGTTTTTTCTAATTTTGAAATTGGACAAAAAAAATGTCCAAAATTGAAATATACAAATACTTTATGTTGAAAATGATTCTTTTACTGCATAATTGAATTTTATGGTCTGGTCACAGAAAAAATAATTCTAGCTTTGTTACGATAAATTTTTTATTATTTATTTTAAAAAGTATTTAGGAACTTTTTATGTAGTATTAATATACTACAAATGACTACAAATTTAGTTCCAATAAGTTCAGAACATTTTGTTTGTAAATTATGTGACTACAATACATCTAGAAAATCTCAATACAATCGTCATTTATCTACACCTAAACACTTAAATACTACAAATACTACAAATTTAGTTCAACAAAGTTCCAATTCTTTTATTTGTGAATGTGGAAAAGAATATAAACATCATTCTAGTTTATGGAATCACAAAAAAAAATGTAATATAACAATTATTACTAATTCAAATGCTGAATCATTTGATAAAGATAAATTAATTATAATGCTTATTAACCAAAATACAGAATTAATCAAAGAAACTTCTGAATTTAAAAATATGATGTTAGAACAACAAAATGTTATGATATCTCAACATACGTCTACACAAAATATGATGATGGATGTCATTAAAAATGGCACTCATAATACTACTCATACTAATTCTCATAATAAAGCATTTAACCTAAACTTTTTTCTTAATGAAACATGTAAAGATGCTATGAATATTATGGATTTTGTCAATTCAATTAAGCTACAATTATCTGACTTAGAGAGAGTTGGAGAACTTGGTTACGTTGAAGGCATTTCCAATATTATTGTGAAGAACCTTAAAGAACTGGACGTTAATAAAAGACCAGTCCATTGCACTGATAAAAAGAGGGACATTATGTATATTAAAGATGATGATAAATGGGAGAAAGACGAAGAGCGTCTAAAATTACATAAGGTTGTTAGAAAGGTTACTTGTAAGAACCAAAACTTAATTCCAAAATTTAAAGAGGAACATCCTGATTGTAACAAATATCATTCCAAATTTTCTGACCAATATAATAAGATTATTGTTGAATCTATGGGAGGACCTGGTGATAATGATTTTGAAAAGGAAGAAAAAATAATAAAAAATATTTCTAAACAAGTTTTTATTGAAAAAGAAGAATCTCTTTAAGTATGAAATTCAATTTATTATATAAAATGATTGAAATTTTGTTGGGAAAGTTTTTTCTATTTTTGAAAATGGACAAAAAAAATGTCCAAAATTGAATTATGAAAACACTTTATACCAAAAATCATTCTTTCGCTGCATAATTGATTTTTTTGGTCTCGTCACAGAAAAAATAATTCTAGCTTTGTTACGATACTTTTTATTATATTTAATAAAAAAGTATTTAGGGATTTTCTAATGAAACAGAATGAAACATTTTTAGGATTTTTTGAGACATTTTAGGATTTTTTGAGACATTTTAGGATTTATTGTGATTAATGCTTAAATAAATATCTTAAATATATACTATACTTATGCCTAAAGATGTTATTATTTATTCTAATACAATAATATATAAAATTTTTTGTGATGATGCAACAGTTACAGACTTGTATGTAGGTCACACGACAAATTTTATTAAAAGAAAATACCAACATAAGGTTTTATGCAATAGTGGTAAAAAGTTAAAGTTATATGATATAATACGACAAAATGGTGGTTGGGATAATTGGACTATGACAGAAATAGCTAAATATAATTGTCAAGACGCAACTGAAGCAAGAATTAGAGAACAAGAACATTATGATTTATTGAATCCGTCTTTAAATTTGGTGAAACCCGTTTCAAATAATGAATATACAGTTTTACATATTGACACAAGTATAAAAATCAAAGACGATTTAACAGTCGAAGAAGACCAAATAGCCAAAATAAACCAAACAAAAAATGATAAATTTTATTGCTCGATTTGCGAATATGGCACATGTAATAAAAAAGACTATAATAAACATTTAACAACAACAAAACACGTAACAAAAACAAAATCAACCACAAATCCCAACAAATCCCAACAAATCCCAAATATATTCAATTGTTGTGAGTGTGGGAAAAAATATAAAGGACGCTCTGGATTATGGAGACATAAAAAAACATGCAATGAAGAAAAAAAATATAATTCTGAACCATCAGACAAAGAAATTATAATGATATTAATTAAAGAAAATTCAGAATTAAAGAATATGGTATTAGATGTTTGTCAAAAAAATATTGCAAAAGAAGTTACAATTGATAAAAAATTATACTAATTTAATATCATTATATATTAATGACATTAAATACAAATTATAAAATTATAATGATTATAATAATAGTTTCATTATATCATTATTTAATACAAAATGGTTTAGAAAAAAAGTTCTCGAAAGCATATTTTAATTATAAATATATAAAAAGACCATTAAATGAATGCGAACAGAATAATAATTACTTTAAGTGCGTTGGTATGCCTTCGAGACACGCAGAAATAGCATCAATAATAGCTTTTTTAATGTATTCATATGAGTTTATTTCATTACCAATTTGTTTAATAATTATTTTTATTTTTTCAGCTCAACGTGTTATTAAAAATTGTCATACTGTACTTCAAGTTATTGTGGGAATATTTTTAGGATATATTTATGCTTCAATCTACACAAAATTTGATTTTTCAGTTTATTCATTTTTAATAGTATTTGGCATCGGAATAATGCTACATTTATTAACAATTTATAAATTATATAATCATATTAGTATGAAATAATTCGTTAATTACTTTATCAGCTAAACCCATAAAATCATTGTTACATAATGTTAATGTAACCCCATGTGACATAGCTAAAACAAGCTGTGTTTTTACAAAATTATCACTTGGTATAATTCCAATATTTGCAAGAGCAGAATTGGTTAAATATTCTTTTAACTTTGATATAAATTTATATATTTGAACTTGATTAACTTTCTTAGAATTATTAATAGTTTCATCAATAATTTCTGTAGTAAAAGCTATTATATTTTCATAATCTTTTTTTGGTATTTGTTCAAGGATTCCTGGAGGATCAATAATTCCAGAATTTAATAATTTAATAGCTGATTCTCTAGGAGTAGATTCAAACATTTGAGTTAACATATCAAAAACCAAACCTTTAAATTGAGGCTCTAGTTCATATATAATTCCAAAATCGATTACTCCTAATTTGTATGGATATTTTTTATCTTCTTCATCTTTAATGAATAATATATTGCCTCCATGTAGATCTCCATGAGTAACTCCATGAACAATAGTCGTTACAAATCCAAATTTAATAATTTGTTTTGCGAAACCTTCATAATCATCTTTTTGTATTTGATTAATTTTAATACCTTTAATATATTCCATTACAATGCAATTTGGATACTCTTCTGTTATTTTTCTATCAGCTAGTGGAATTTTTACATATTTAATATTTTTACAGTTTGTTTTAATTCGATTCATATTATCTACCTCTTTTAAAAAATCTGTTTGATGTCGAATAATTTCAATATTTTTATTTACAACTTCTGATATTTGATATTTATTTATAATCGGAATGAAAGATAAAATGTATATTAAAAATAATAAATTGTCAATAGAATCATTTAATTTTTGTTCGATGTTATTTCTTTTCATTTTAATTATAACTGGTTCTAAATAGTTATTACTCTTATATGCTTTGAATACAAGTGAAATCATTCCAGAATTAATAGGTATTTCATATCCCAATTTAAGATAAAGTTTATATTTATTTGCTACTTCAATTAAATCATGTAAATTAATATCAGAACAATTCCAAGGAGCGTTATCTGTGAAATGTAATAATTTATTATTTGTCTCATCATCAATAAGACTATTATTTGACGCAAATGCTTGAAAAACTTTGACACATAAAATATTAATTGAAGATAGTCTCATAGTAAGTCTATCAATTAATAACATATAATCATTAAATAAAGCATAAATTAGCATTTCTGTTCCAAAAATAAATATAACATTTAATAAAAATAAAATACCTTTAAGATTTTTAAACATTATATTATAAACATACGTTTTCTATAAATTGTTTTACACGTTTAAATATTTTATTTGAAATTATTCCTGTCATTTTTTCAGCAAATGGTGGAACTTTCATAGATTGGTCAAATATAATATTAAATGAAAAATTAACTTTATGTGGTGTAACAATGTCACAAATACTTATCATATTTTCAATTGCCATTAATTCTGCATCTTGTGGCATATTTGGAGGACGGTGACTCTTAATTGACTCTGACATGAATGTAATTTTCCTCTCTTCAACTGTTTTTTTCATATATATATATGAAAACCTTTGTGGTAATCCTAAGTCTTCAAAAAAATGTTTCATTAAAAGAGTTATTATTGCTTCAGAATCATTAAGTTGTTCTATATTAACTTTTTCATAAACATCATCATTTAAATCATAAATAAGTTTAATTAAACTAAAATCTATAATTTTTGATAAAACTATATTGTTATTTTCCATTGAAAATGTTAGTTTATAATTATTTTTATTAACACGTGAAAATTTAAATCCATCTTTGTCAAATAAAATAGCTTCTAAATCCATTTATTATAGAATTGAATAATAAATTGATTTTTTTAACGACGATTATATTTTTTAGTTTTTCTAGTTTTTTTAGTTTTTTTAGTTTTTATAGTTTTTTTAGTTTTTTTAGTTTTTCTGGTTTTTCTAGTTTTTCTAGTTTTTTTAGTTTTTCTACCTGCATTTTGTTCAAAAAGATAATGTATTGTTTGAGCTGCTACATCTCTTTTTTCAACATTTGTATCAAGAATATTTGATAATTCTTCTGCTTGAATAACATTATTTATTTGAGGTAAATTTAGATTAAAGTCTTGTTGTGCTGTTTGATAATATCTATCTACTATTTGTTGATAAGTTAAATTTGGATTAATTTCAAACGCCATTTGAAGTTCCCCGTCGTCAAAATGTAAGCCCAAAAGATTATTTAATTGAGGTTGAGTTAATGGAAGGTCTTCTGCTTCATCATCACTAAAATCTTCAGTGTCAGTTTGTCCTTCGTTTCCTCCTTTTAACAATTTTTTAACCATTATATATAATGTTATATATTTATTATATTTATATAGAGTGTCAATATACAACATTTCATTAATTTACTAATAATTACCATAGAATTTCTCTACTCAAATTATTTGCTGAATATCGGTTGTTTTTCCAATCACCTCGCATATTTTTTGTACGAGTTAAATAATTTTTTCTACGTTTTTTATCATGGTGTTTCGTGTAATCTTCATAACCTAACTGGCCGAAATTAACCCATTTTTTATTAATTGGATCAAAAATTTTGTATTTTTTAACTGGATTGTTTGAAGGATATAGTTTTGCTGTTTTGCCTAAATATTTGTATGCCATAAGTTGAGCTCTATGAGGACTTGAATATAAATGAAGGTTTGATGAAAATTTTCTGTTTTGTTTTTTTTGCGTTTTGTTTTTTGATGTCATATTTATACTATAATGATAAAATATAATTAATAATATTTTTACCAGTTAGTTACTTGTTTAAGACCAGACCAAAAATTATCTTGACTAACCTTAGCTTTTTCTGATTGTTGAGCATAATAAAACGCAAGTGCTGCAGATTCTTCATCTTTTTGTTTATTATCTTGATACAGCTGTCGCATAGCTTCTTCTTTACTGAGAGGTTTAGTATCAACAGATTCTCTATGACGTTTATATTCATCAACACTTTTAAATTTTTGTGTTTTTCTAAAATCATCCTCTGTAACAGGAATGACGGATTCAACATAAGCTTGGCGTAAATCTGTATAACCCATTCCATCACTACTGAAGAGAGATCCAGAAGAAAAATTGCTGTCATATGCCATCAAAGATGAGCCACCAAATGTAGATGCATATTGGTCACTGACTCCATTATATGTAGTCATAGTTTGAACTTGTTTTTTTCTTTTTTCCATTTCTGATGCCATATTTGACTTTGTTATATTTGGCATGTAAACAATATCATCATCTGATTTAAGCCAACCACCATATCCAGTTTCATTTACGTCTTCTAACTTATGTTTGTCAAATTGTTCATTAAACCAACTATTAAAATTTTTAGAATCTTTTAATTCTTTTTTAGAATCAAATACTTTATCTAATACAGCAGCATTATTTGAGTCAAAATATTCATTATTGTCAGAAACTTTTTTTGAATTAGTTTTGTTTTGAAACTCATAAATTCCTAGTAATTTTTTATATGCTTTTCCGAAGAAAAAAAAATATTTTTCATCTAGACGAGACTTATCTGGATGTGTTTTAAGAACTGTTTTTTTACATTCTTTCATAATTTCTTCGCTAAGACTCATATTTTTAAGACCAAAAAGTTTAAATAATTCTTCTCTAGAATAGCTATCAATATTTAAATCTAGTTTTTCATAAGATGTTCTATCATATGAAACAGCTACACTCTTTTCTTCAGTATGAATATTAAATGGATTTACTCCAGCAAAAGGATCGATAATCTTATTGTTACCAATGTCTCTAATTTTAATTCCACCTTTATGACAACTAGTCATTGAGATATTATTATTTGCATTTGCATTTGGTTGTCTTTGCCTAGGTTGCATTATTAAATTAATATATTATATTTTTAAATATTAAAATGAAAATATATTAATAATAAAATGAATATTTATTCACAATTACCAGATGTGTTAATAAATAAAATAATAAATTATACAAATGTTATAACTTATAGATATGGTAAGTATATTAACAAAATATCAAAAAATGATGAAAGATATAAATTATTAGATAAAATTCCAAGACCAATAAAAGTTGGAAATAAAAAAGTTTTAGTAAAACTAATGAATTATTCACATTATGAACCTCATGGTTATTTTATTGAATATAGTTTTGAGGATTATATAAAAGTAACAATTAAATTTATTGTCAGAACAACAGATGGAATTGATAGAATATTTGTCGAAAAATCAAATGTAAAACTTGTACATGATATAAATAATAATTTGTCAATAATAGTTAATTATTCTATGTAAATTTATTTACACCTTTTTTTCATTTAAAATACCAGTTGAAATGAAAAAAAAATTGATTTAAAATTTTACTAATTAAATATAATATTATAGTTAAAATGAGCGAATTACTAAATCTAAAAGACGGTATTAAAATTAATAATACATATACCAAAAAAATAAATGGGATAAAATTATATATTTATGTAGGTATATGTAACGATATACCTACAAAATGGGTTACACAAAGCAAATGGGACTTTAAATTGCGTATTCAAATGAATGAAGATAGAACGGGAGTAGATTATATAGACAGCTCAAATAAAGAAGTTTTAGTATATGAAAAAGATGAAGAAGAATGGGATTTATTTTAAATGATATAATACAATTAGTCTGCATTTGAAATGTTAAAAAGTTTAAAATAAAATATTTAAATAAATAAATGTGTGGAATATTTGGAATTGTTTTAAATAATAATAATGAAAATATTTTTGATTTAATCATAAATGGATTAATACAATTGCAAAATAGAGGTTATGACTCTGCAGGATTATCTGTAGTAGTAAATAATAACAAAATGGAAGTCTATAAGTATGCTTCAACAAATGAAGAAGATGCTATTACTAAACTTTCAAATTTAAATTTAAAGAAAGTAGAAAATACTTATATAGGAATAGGGCATAATAGATGGGCAACACATGGTGTTAAAAATGATGATAATGCTCATCCTCACTTGTCGAATGATGGGAATTTTTCTTTGGTTCACAATGGAATAATTGAAAATTATAATGATTTAAAACAATTGTTGATTTTAAATAAATTTAAATTTAAATCTCAAACAGACACAGAAGTAGTAGTAAATCTTATTGAATTTAATTACAATATTACAAAAAATACATTTGAGGCTATTGAAAAAACAATTAGCTTACTTAGAGGAACATATGGTTTATTAATTCAAAGTTTATATGAACCAAATAAATTATTTTGTGTTAGAAATGGTTCTCCATTATTAGTTGGTCAAAATGAAAATTGTGTAATAGTGACTTCAGAACAAAGTGGGTTTTGTAATATGATGAATAATTATATAACTTTGTATACAGATGATATATGCACTATAACAAAAACAAATGATAAAATATTATTTAGTACATCTAAAATATATTCTAAAAATAATGTATATGTTTTAGATTCAGAAATATCTCCATCTCCATATAAACATTGGACATTAAAGGAAATTTATGAACAACCAAATGTAGTTTTAAATTCAATAAATAAAGGAGGAAGAATTAGAAATAATTATGAAGTTAAATTAGGTGGATTAGAGAAATATTCTGAAAACCTTAAAAGCATACAGAATATAATAATATTAGGTTGTGGAACATCATATTTTGCAGGATTATATGGAATGTATTTTTTTAAGAATATTTGTAATTTTAATACAGTTCAAACATTTGATGGTGCTGAATTTAATCAATTTGACATACCAAAAGATGGAAATACCGCTTTTATATTAATATCTCAATCTGGTGAAACTAAAGATTTACATCGTTGTATTGAAATAGCAAAACATAATGGTATTATTACAATTGGAATAATAAATGTTGTTGACTCTTTGATTGCGAGAGAAGTAGACTGTGGAATTTATTGTAATGCTGGAAAAGAAGTAGGTGTTGCTTCAACAAAAGCATTTACAAGCCAAGTTGTATGCCTTTCTATGGCAGCTATATGGTTTGCTAAATTAAAGGATAACAGATACAAAAATTTTTCCAAAATGATTAGCGACCTACATAATTTATCAAACGACATAAAAATAACACTAGACGGTTGTAAAGAAAAAATAGAAGAGATTTCTAAAAAAATAACAGCAAATAATATGTTTCTTCTTGGAAAGGGAAGTGATGAATATATTGCAAAAGAAGGTTCCTTAAAAATCAAAGAAATTTCTTACATACATTCAGAAGGTTATTCTTCTAGTTCTTTAAAGCACGGACCATTTGCGTTGCTTGATGAAAAATTTCCTGTTATTATTTTTAATTTAGACCAAACTCATCGTGCAAAAACATTAAATTGCTATCAAGAAGTGTTGTCTAGAAAATCTCCTATAATATTTATTACAAATGATAAAAGTATTTTAAATGAAATACAATCAGAATATATTTTAATTCCTGAAAATAAAACATATGCTTCTTTATTGGGAATAATACCCATTCAGCTTCTTGCTTATTATCTCTCTATTAATAGGGGAATAAATCCAGATAAGCCTAAAAATTTGGCAAAGGTTGTTACAGTTGAATAAATAAAAAAATTGATTTAAATACAATAACATAATTTATATTATATTTAAATAAAATGGCTAGTCTATCTGAAAGCTCACTTTTAAACGATATAATGAATAATAAAAAACCTGATGATTGGTATGATAGAGTTTATTTATGTTGGGAAGATACAAATTTCAGACAACCAACAACTTATAAACCAATAAAAGGTTTTAATTGTTACAAATATAATTCATTTGAAGGTGCTGATTATTGTTGGAATGAAGAACTAAAATTAAAAAGAAAATTTGAAAATTTGAATGATGTTAGACATACTATGATACCAATTTGTAAATGGGTTCCTGAAATATTTGATAAATATATATTAAATTATAAATTAAAAAATATGTATTGGTTAAGAGATCATTCATTTGGTAGAGGAAGTAATAAGTATGATAATTAAATTAAAATAAAATATATACAATAAATATATGACTAACATGAAAAGATGGTTAATTTGTGCGTTTTTATTTATAATTTGTTATATAATACTTATAAATTTGGATGGAAAAAAGTTAATTGAAGGTCTAGGTGGTCATGGTAGAGGTGGTAGAGGACATGGTCGAGGATTTGGTTATGGTAGAGGAGGAGGTTATGGTAGAGGAGGAGGTTCCCGCGGATATTATGGAGGTTATTATTCAAATATAACTCCTGTTTATTTGTATGATAACTATACACAACCTTATTGGTATAGATATATACCATTTTTTAATAATTTTTATTAAATTTATCTTCACTATTCATAAATATATTTTCTTCCATTTCTCTCTCTTCTTCATAAAATACAAAAGTGTGAGCTTCGATTAATTGTTCTTGTGATATATGAGGTTGTCTTGATATAATATCATTATCATCTAACCATCTATCTTCGGTGCAATCGCCATATTTCTCGTCGTTTCCGCCAAAGATAACATATTTAGAACAGATATATGGAGTTAGCTTTTGACATCTGCTAACTATTCTTAAACTAAGACAATTGTATTTAATACTATATTCAATTTGTTCGGGGTCATACAAAAATTTATTATTTCTTATGTCATCATCGGTTAATTTTAAAAATTTTCTTTGCATTTATAATATATATTATGAATTATTTAAATTATTTACATTATATTTAAATATCTAATGCCATTTTCTTATACTATTGGGATAATTGATAATGTTTTTCCTTTATAGTTAATGTATATGAATTAAGAATATAGTTTGTTTTTCTTATTGGATTTATTTTTGGTATATATTATATAAAAACAAATGTACATTGCATATTTGATTAAAATAAATTATATATAATTTAATTGAACACTTGAACATGTAAATAAATTAACACTATTATACGAAGCAGCACCTATAATTAAATATGTACCATCATTCCAACTAAAAGGGATGTTTAATGCTAAATTAACTGAGTTTTGTAATATTCCATTCAAATATATATTAGCTATTCTAAGTCCTGCAATTGTTATTACAGTAATTTTAATTGTTGACATACAATTTACAATCCCTGTCGATAAATAACTTAACCCTAGTGGAACAACAGAATTTCCTCCTACTTTAGCTCCAGTAGATGCTGATACACTAAAAAAAGTTGTATTATTTAGCGTATCATATACGCACCATAATCCTCGACCAAGTTGCGTATATTGACTAGTTCCATTTATCGCTGTAGGAGCATAACTACAACCTATGCCAATACATAGATTTAGTCCATATCCAGGACCTCCTGTTATACAAGTCGCTATTACTTCAAAATTTTGATTATAATCAAAGTTGGGTATATTCCAATAAATGGAACCTGATGATTTTGCCACCTGATTTACTAAATATATTCCATTTTGATTGGTAGCAACCTGTGCTGCTCCTTGCAACGTTCCTGTAACAAATTGATTACTTGCATAACCATAATAGCCTGATAAACCAAGGTTTAAGAAAGTAGACCAGTAAAAATATGTAGACGGGTAAATTAATTTATTAGTTTGTGATATTTGTAATTCTTCTATCATAGAACAAAACATAGTTCCTATATCGACATTATTTGAATAAGTATAAATACCTGTATTACTATTTGAACAAACTGCTAAGTATTGACCCGAAGTAGAAACTACAATACCATACCAATATGATGTAATTACTAATTGTGGATTTGTATTCCATGTCACTCCATAATCATTCGATATAAATACACAACCTGATGGGTCAGGTGATGAAATGGATTGACATAAGGCTATTGTTTGTCCGCTTCCAGACGACGTAAATGATGACGGGCTTTTGTTATTTGGTGAGTTGGGTTGATATGTCCATGTAACACCATAATTGTTTGATGTATATACTCCAGATTCTGGAGTTGGAGGCACAGCGCTTGTAGTATGAAAAGCTGCAGCTACATATTGTCCATTGCTTGACGACGTTATTACACTCCAATTAAGTCCATTACCGTTCAAAACTTGCCAATTTAATCCAAAGTTACTTGACCCTATTATATAACTTCCACCAAGCGCATTATTACTACATGTAAATATATATTGACCTGAACTTGACATACATATTGATGATAAGGTACGAAGTGTAGATGGCGGAAATTGTATTATCCATGTGACTCCATAATTATAGGATAAATTTATTACACCATTTGTTCCACAAATAGCCAAATATTGTCCAGAACTTGACGATACAATTTTATTACCGTAACAATTGCTCAAGGTATTTTCATTCGTCCAACCAATTCCATAATTACTAGACGTATAAACGGAGGTAACGCCACCGGCACTAGTAAACAAAGCTGCTAAATATTGTCCACTACTAGATGATGTAATTGAAGACACAGAAATTGTTGGACCACGCGTCCAATTAACACCATAATTATTCGAAGTAAATATATTTGAATTGCCACATGCAGCTAAATATTGACCTGAACTTGACATCGTAATCGAATTAAAGATTGTGGCATCGGTTGTGTTCAATGTACCTTGAATCCACTGATTATTTCCTGTTAAGTTATAATTTGTATTGTATGATTGTAACATATAATATATAAATATTATATATTATGAATTATATAATATTAATATTAATATTTATTTAAATTATTTACATTATTTACATTATATTTAAATATCTAATGAGACTGTATTACTAGCTGACTTTTTTCTTCTACCGCTTCGTTTTGGCATATTAGCATCAGATTGTAAATCCTTAAGGTCGCTTATACTAATTGTACTACTATCATTAATAGGTTGTGATTGTCTAACAGGTTCTTGAATATTAATGGTCTTAGTCTTTAATCCAGAGAGAATATCAGAAATATCACTTGGTCCCTTCATTTCGGGACGAGATGCTTGTTGTCTTCTACTTGTTCTATCTTGAACATCAGGTCGTTCAAAATTCTCTCTAAGACTAATTCCATCATCAACAAAATTACTGCGACTCATATTCAAATCAGGTCGTGCGTAATTATTATTTCCAGGACGTCCCATTGGTGGTGGAGCAGAATTAGGTCCTTGTGTAGCCATTGGTGGTGGAGGACCACGTCCAGAAGGAGCTTGAGGTTCAGGATTCATAACATTTGACATAAATCCAGAAAATCCAGGCGATGATTGAGACATAGAATTAACAGCTGCATTTTGGAAAGAACGCATTAAATCAGGATTTTGACGCATTATATCATCCATACCAGGCATAGCGGATTTAAACATAGTATTTGTCATATGGACCATCATAGCACTTCCACCAAGTTGAAATAATAGTTTCAATTCAGGTGACATAGATGCCTTGCTCTTATATTTGTCATATAATTCTCCAAAAACATCATCATAATCATTTACGTTTTCTTGAATTTGTTCACTCCAACCATCTAATTTAATATCAAATGGGTCAAATTTACCATTTAAAAATTCCATACCGTTAATAATAGCCATAAGCATATTTCCTTGGAATTTAACAGAGTTTTGCTTAGCCTTTTCTTCCATAATAGTTTCATATTCACCTTGCATTTCTTGAAGAGAAGACTCCATTGAATATTTTTTTGATAATTCAACACCTTTCTTTTCTAATCCCTCAAGCTTTCTCAAATACTTAAACTTCTCTCTTAACATTTCTTCTTTAGACATTCTTGGTTCTAGTGGTACAGCTTTATCTGGGTTCATAGGAATATTATTGAATTTTCCATAACCATCCCAAGTTTTGTTATCATTTTCAGTTTGAGAAGTAGATTTTCCTAAATTATTGTCAAATCCACCAATATTAATAGATGGTTCTTCAAATGATACACTTGGTTTGCTGAAAAAATCAGATTTTGGTCTAAAACTCTCAGAAGGAAAGTCATCAACTAAATCATTTAATTCATTTTCTAAATTATTTAAATCATCTAAATTAATATCACTTGAAGGTCTATTACTTTCCTTAATTTTATCGTTCATAAGCAACTCAAGACCTCCTCCAAAATTAGATGATTTTCCAAAACCTCCTCCTCTTCCTCCTCCAAAATCATTATCGTTAAAATCTAGTTCTGTAATTTCCATTATATCTCCCATTGTATTATTCATTAACTAGAACATTTAATTTTAAGTAATACGAATAATAAATTATTATTTTTAAAATTAAATATAATTAAACCTTTTTATTATTAATAAACCAAATTCCTTGTAAAAAAGAATCTGATAAATCGTCTTTTTTTTTATGACTGTTAAAGTATTCAATATGTTCGTTAAATATAAAATCATTTGTTATTATTTCTAAACATTTTGAAATGCCTAATTTTTTTCTATCGCTATATGTTGCCTTATCTTTAGCATCACAATCTTTTAATTTATTTGAAGCAGAAATGAACTCTATATGTTCAACATTTAAATTTGACATAATAAAATACTGAACAATCATTCCTTGAATAGTTTTCATTCTTATTGCTAATGGTCCAATTTGGTTTTCAATAATAACATAATTTATTTTATCTTCATTTTCAAATAATTTATTAAACTTAGTTTTAATATTAATACCAATATTAAATAAATCCACATCAGCAGCCTTTTTGCTGTCAATTGTTTGAAAATAATTATTGTTAATATAATCATTAATTAGCTTAACTAATTCAACTTTTTTAATTTTATTTTCATATTTAATACTGTAACAATCTGCTATTTCATATAGTTTTTGTATTTTTTGTTTATTTATAAATGTTGGTTTTTGCTCAGCTGTTGGAATTTTTAATTGTTGTTTCTTTGAATGTTTTAAACAATAACAATTATCATCTTTTTTAAACTTTGCTGGTTTATTACAAATAATATTTTTTTCTATAAATACACATTTTATATTATCTTCTTTTTCTGATATATCAATAGTATCCCATTTTGTTATTTTAAATTTCTGAGCTGTTTGTGACTTATCAAAAAGACAAAAAGCTAAATTTTTTATTCCAACATCAATTGATAATATTTTCATATAATATTAAATTATAAAAACTTATTATTATATTGTTTGTAAATTATATTTACATTCTAACTCCAGGAACCATATTTTTGTAATTTGATGGATTAATTGAAGGAGCAATTAATCTGGAATTTAATTGTTCGCTTGTTAGATAAGGATTTTTAAGGTCTGAATTACAATATCCAAATCCAGGTTTACTAGAGTCAAAAATACCTTTAAATTTATATGGAACATTATCAGAAGGTGTTCTGTCAGATTTAACATGTGGATCAAGACCTAAATCATAACAAGCTTCCATACTATTATAGTTCATAATTTGAAGACCGTTATTTTGAAGATACTGACGATAACTCCAATTAGATTTAATACCTTCTTTAAACTGAATTCTTTCGTTAACTTCAGCATCTGGTTGCCATGAAGCATAGTTTCTTCCATCAGCCATTATTGGTGGAAAATTAAAATTAATATTATTAGAGCCGCTGTAACAAGTAGACCAAGACATATTATATATTTACTATATAAAAAACTTATTCAGCTCCTAACAATTTAAGCAATTCTTGTTTTTTAAATTTGTTTGCGTCTAAATTAGAAGCAAGTCCTTTTTCAATAACAACACTTCTTAATTTTGGCAAAGATAGCTTTTTAAAGTCACAATTTTCAGTTAGTGATTCTTCTAAATTAATATTAATTGTTTTTAAATCAGAAGAAGATATAATTTTTGTTTCTTCTGTAGTTTCATCATATTGAAGGTTTAATATTTCTTCTTTGTGTGTGCGTTCATCATATTGAAGATTTAATATTTCTTCAGTATACTCTTCTGATAATTCCTGTAATTCATCTTCTGATAATTCATCTTCTGGTTCAAAATCTCCAAAAGAAACTGTTTCTTCTAAATCTAAATTTTCAGTTTCATCAATATCGTTATTTTCATTTGTAACATTTATTTTTAAAATTTTAATATCATTTACGAATCCATTATCTGATTCAGAGTCGCTTTCTTTATATTCATCATTATCTGACTCAGAACCAATTTCTTCATCATTATCTGATTCATCTTCACCTGATTCATCTTCAGACGATTCATCGTCAGACACTTCAATTAATTTATTTTCTTCTTTTACAAAAAAAGGCATATTTTGTTGTCCTAAAGGTTGTTGAGAACTATGTTGAGAAACAGAACCACCTACTATATTCATTGCTAAATGGTTTAAACCCATTTTTACTCCATTCATATCTTCTGCTAGAGTTGAAACGAGACTCAACATAGAAGCTATTTTATGGTTTTGGTCTCTCATTTTACTTTCAAAATATACAACAAGCAGTGCTACAACAAGTACTAATATTCCTAAAAACATTAAAAAAGTAGGATTAAATAAATCTGTTAAAGACGACATTTTATTACAAAAAGATTATATAAATTTATTTATTAACTAACGAATTTATTAATATTTACTTATATGCATCTAAAATAGTATTATCTATTATTTCTTTTGGATAATTCATTTCTGTTAAAACATTTATTCCCCCTTTTACTTCAGAAATGCCAATTTCTAATTTATAAGCGTATTTTATTTTATTTTCATTTTTTTCTGTAACCATTTTACAATTTTGTATTCCCTTAATTTTATCTAATTTTTTGCATACTTTAACAAAATGTGTTGTTAGTAAACTAGATACATTTTTATATTTTTGTAAATAAAGCATAAATGCAGCGGCACTTGTTTCAGCTTCTTCAGGATTTGTACCAGAATATAATTCATCAAATGCACAAAAATGTGAATCTGTTTTATTTTCACTTATTATATCTAAAATTTCTTTACATCTTCTAGCTTCTGCTTGAAAAAGACTATCTCTCCCGGATGTATCTGGTATATTTAAATAACAATGTATATGTTTAAATGGAGATAATTTAGCCGATTCATAAAATCCACAGCCAAATTGCTGAGTAAAAATAATATTAATTAGGGTTGACTTTAAAATAGTTGTTTTTCCTGAAGCATTTGGTCCTGTAATTATTAGATTTTTCTTAAATTTAATTGTATTTTTAATTGGTTTATTATCTTTTAAGCAAGCATAATAACTTTTATTAAAAACGCTCTTCTTATTTTCATTTATAAATACAGCAAAATTTATTTTTCTCTCTTCAATATTATTTTGCAATCCTTCTATACAATCAATATAACCATTAAAACCTATAGAATATAGCATTGCTTCTTCATATTCAATTTCACTATGCAACTCGTAAAAGTATTTTAATATTCTTCCTATTTCCTTAATCTTTCTTATGTTATATAAGCTATATTCTGAAATTGATTTAATTTTATTATTAATATTTTCAAGAACTGACATCTTTATTTTAAGTTCATTATTAAACTTAATATGAGACTGTAAATCTTTTGAGAAGCCTAAATAATTATCCATAGAGGAAAGTGTGTTGTCTAAATATAAATTTATCTCTCTAAAATGATTGTGGATTTCTTTCATATTATTATTAAATCTTACACAAACCATTACATTTTGATAAATTGAAAACAAATAAAAAGCTGCTGAAATGAATATATATATTTTTTCTTGGGCAGATATTTCAGCAAAATTTACAGTAAATAACTTACCTATTGCATTTGTTTGAGCTACCGTTTTAAGAACATCAACATATTCGTTAACCGTAAGAGGTATACCTTTCATTTTAAGGATAAGAAAAGGAATTATTAATATTATTATTGGAACCATTAGAGAGAATATTGGTGAAAATAAATTATAAATGCTAATAAATTGAAGAAAAAATTCAGATTTATTTAAAAATTCAATCATTTCCCAATCAACATAATAGTATTTCTCTCTAAAACCTGATTCTATCTTTAATTCATTCCATATATCAACTATGTTTTTATAGTTTGGAGATAGTTTTGTATATCTAGTTTCTGGTTTTACATATTCTTTAATAAGTTTTTGATTATCTTTTAAAAAATTAATATCAGTTGTATAATATTTAGATATTTGCTTTGTAATTGTTTTTGACACATCATTATCGTTATTAAAACAGAATGAATATATTGGATTACAAGATGTGTCAATTGCACTAATTAGTTCTAAATCTGTAATAATATTATTTTTTATTTCTATTTTTTCATCATTATAATAAATTGGCATTTTAAAATGCTCATTAATTTTATGAACTATACTATTGTCTTCTTCTTTATTCATTATAATTTAATCAGAAATATAATGAATTAGTTTTACGAATTTTATATAAAAATTTATTTACATAGATGACAAAAATCCCAAATCAGATGGTAATTCTGAAATTTCAGTTGCATAATGAGCTTCAATTTCCTTCATTTTTATAATATCGCGTCTAGTAATAAAATTAATTCCTACACCTTTTCTACCCCATCTACCACTTCTTCCAATTCTATGAAGATAAGTGTTAACACACTTGGGTAAATCAAAATTAATAACAATGCTTACTTGTTGGATATCAATTCCACGTGCAGTAACATTTGATGAAATAAGAACACGAGAACCTCCCATTCTAAAGTCTTTAAATGACTTTTCTCTTTCGACTTTATCCATACTACTATGAATTCTGCAGACAGGAAAGTCGTCTTCTTTCATAGCTTCATATAAATCTTGTACACGTTTAATACTATTACAATAAATAATACATTGTGATACTGATAAATGTGAAAATACATCTTTTAAGGTTAAATATTTTTGTCTATCATCATCAACAGCTAGATAAAATTGTTTAATTCCTTCAAGAGTGAGCATTTCGCGCTTTACACAAATTTTAATAGGGTCTCTCATAATTTTCTCTATAATTGGATTTATAGTATCAGGTAAAGTAGCGCTAACTAATACAACTTGAACCTCATTATTTAAATGTTGGAAAATATTATAAACTTGGTCTTTAAATCCAGAAGATAACATTTCATCAGCTTCATCAAGAATAATAATCTTTATTTTTTTTGCAGAAATTCTATCGCGTCTCATCATATCAAATACACGTCCTGGACAACCGCAAATAACATGAGGAATATTTTTATTAGAAAAACTGCTACCTTCTTCAATAATAGAACCACCATAAAATGTTTGTATCTTTAGTCCATCCATCATACTACCTAAACTCTCAAAAACTTTTGCTGTTTGAAGAGTTAATTCTTTGGTTGGAGACAAAACCAAAACTTGGGTACTGTTATTTGTTGTATCTACATTAGATAAAGCTCCAATAGTAAATGTAGCAGTTTTACCAGTTCCAGATTGCGCTTGAGCTATAACATCTTTTCCTAAAATAATAGGTTTAATAGCTTTTTGTTGAATTGGACTAGGCTTTTCAAACCCATATCCAAAAATACCTCTTAATAATTTAGGATTTATGTCTAACTCATCCCAAGATTTAATTTCAAACGAAGAATCAAATACTTCTCCGTTCGCATCATACGCTTCGATAACTTCAGATTCTGTTGTTGTCATTTATAATATATTATCAGCGAATGTATTTAAGTGTATTTACAAATATTATAATATTTAAAAAAAAATTGATATAAATATTACATCATATAGTATATTACACATTAGGATGGCGACAAAGACAATGAGATATACTCTTGAGGATATTAATAAAATCCTTTTCGATGGATTTGATTTTAGTCTTCCAGAAGAGACACTTGAAAATATTTCTCAATTATCATTACAAGTAGGGTCACCAGATTATGTAAGAACACCTGTATTTAAAAAGCGCGAAAATCCTATGAAGACTGAACCAGTTTCTAAAGAATTAGGAGGTTTTAAGAAAGGAAAGCGCGGAAAGGCTACGGAAATTATTAATGATGATGATTGGGATGTTGTTAGAACATTTCAGGCTACAAAAATTGAAGAAAAAGTTGGAATTGATTTTCAAATTGATACTATTCGAGTTTATTTGAATAAAATGTCAGATAAAAACTATATTGATATGCGTAATAAAATTATTGAAAATATTGATAAATTAATTGAAGAAAATATTACAAGTGAAGATATGTTGCGCGTTAGTTCTACTATATTTGATATTGCTTCAACAAATAGATTCTATTCAAAGATATATGCTGATTTATATTCTGATTTATCAACAAAATATAATATGATGAAGGAAATATTCGAGAAGAATTTTGAAAAATTCACTGATTTATTTAATAATATTGAATATGTTGACCCAAAAGTTAATTATGACAGATTTTGTGAAATTAATAAGACAAATGAAAAGAGAAAGGCGTTTGCTTTATTTTATCTTAATTTGATGTTTAATGGTATAATTCCAAAATCTCAAATTATGGAGATTACTAGAAATCTACTTTCTCAAGTTTATTCATTTATTTCAATTGATGATAAAAAGAATGAAGTTGACGAGCTTACCGAAACTATTGCGATTTTATATAAGAGAGATTTGTATGATGATGATGAAGGAGATGAATATGAACAAATTGAAGGATATACAATTAATGAAATTGTTGAAAGAATAGCAAACAGCAAAGTAAAAGATTATAAGAGTTTAACAAATAAATCATTATTTAAGTTTATGGATTTAATTGATATGTAATTTCTGTAAAAATATAAAATTAATTCTACAAATAAAAATATTTTTTTTTATATTATATTAAACAATAAATTTAATATAATAATAATAATAATGTCAATTGATGGGCAAAATGTTTCAATTACATACTTTATGGATGAGCTAGAAAATAATAATTCAGAGCTAGATATAGAAGAATTATTATATGAAATAGAAAACACCGAACTAGATGATGAAATGAGTATTCCTCAAATAATTAATTATAATGAAAATTTTACTGTAAAGGAATTGCTATTAATATGTGAATATTATGGTTTTGCAAAAGATGTAAAATCTAATAAATTTAACAAGGAAGAAATTATTCATTTTTTAGTTGAGTTTGAAAAAAATCCTAACAATTCAGATATTGTATTCAGAAGACAAAATATGTGGTTTTATATTAATGAATTAAAAAATGATAAATTTATGAAGAAATATGTATTATGGTAAATATTTTTATATTTAGTTTGTATTAAATATAAAATATTATAATAAATTATAAATGGTATTATCAAAAATAGATAGCAATGTAAGTTATCCTGAACTTAAAAGTGTTGATTCAGGAGATTTAAAAACTGAAGCTAATTTATATCAATTAGAAATAAAAGAAATTGATGTAATTATTGCTATTGGGAATGCAAAAAATACATTTGAAGATAAAAATGTATTATACTTTCCTATTTATTTAGTTAAATATAATAACAAAGTTGTTCAAATAGGAGTTTATGAAATAAAAGCATCAGATTATTTAACTTATTTGGATGATTATAATAATCTTGATGTCGAAAAAATGGAAGAACCATTAGTATATTCATTTGCAACAAAAGAATTTTTAAACAAGTTAAGACTAAAACCTGAAGTACCACTTAGAAGAGTTGATAAAGAAGAAGGAGAACTTACTGAATCAGAAGAAGAAGAAAGTGAAAAAGAAGAAGATAATGAATACAATGAATATTATGAAATTCCAAAAGAGAGAGAAGATATTTTTGTTATGACTAAAGGTGTACCATTGCCTCCTTTACTTAAAGAAGAAACAAAAAAACAAGCTAAGGATATAAAAGATAAATATCATGAATCTCCTAAAGATATATGGATTGAAAAATTTATGGAAAGTAAATATTATACAATTACTGATAATGAAGGAGGTGGAGATTGTTTATTTGCTACTATTAGAGATTCTTTTTCAAGTATTTTACAACAAACATCTGTTAATAAACTCAGAAAAAAATTATCAAGTGATGCTACAGAAGAAATTTTTTTGAATTATAAAAACCAGTTTGATATGTACACTTCTGCTATAATTAAAGATACAAATGAAATTAAAGAATTAGAGGCACAGTACTTGCTTTTAAAGCAAAGATTTGTAGAAATTATTGACAGAAATGAGCAAAAAATGATTTCAAGTGAAGCCAAAAAAGTAAAAGCAGAGCATGATAGACTTGTTGAAGAGAAAAAAGTTAGTGCTGAAATACTTAAGGAATATAAGTTTATGAAAGGCGTTGAAACATTAGATGCTTTTAGAAGTAAAATTAAAAAATGTGATTTTTGGGCAGATACTTGGGCAATATCTACATTAGAGAGAATATTAAATGTTAAATTTATTATTATGTCAAGTGAATTATATAAAGCTGGAGACAGAAAGAATGTATTACAATGTGGTCAGTTGAATGATAAAATTTTAGAACAACGTGGAAGATTCACACCTGAGTTTTATATTATTATTGACCATACTGGAAATCATTATAAGCTTATTGGTTATAAAAAAAAAATGATATTCAAATTTCCTGAAATACCATATTATATAAAGAAGATGATTGCTGAAAAGTGTATGGAAAAAAATGCTGGACCGTTTGCTATTATTCCTGATTTTATAAAGTTTAAAGCTGGAGAAAATAAAACTATAATAAAGGAAGCACAATATGAAGATATATCTGAAAGCAAATTACGAGGATTATATAATGATGATATTATATTTCAGTTTTACTCTAAATCAGTTGATAAACCACTTCCTGGAAAGGGAAGCGGAGAGAAAATTCCTAATGATAGATTAAAAGAATATTCAGAATTAGCAATAATTCCACAATGGCGTAAAAAGTTATCAAATTTCTGGGTTCAACCTTTCTCATTAGATAATCATCAATGGGCGTCTGTTGAACATTATTATCAAGCTGCTAAATTTAAGAAGACATTCCCAGATTTCTATTTAAGTTTCTCTCTAGATTCTGGAACAGATTTATCAAAAGACCCAGGAATGGCAAAATCAGCAGGTGGAAAAACAGGTAAATATAAAGGTGAACTTTTAAGACCAACTGAAGTAAAAGCTGATTCTGATTTCTTTGGAAAAAGAAAATCGAGAGAAATGTATGCTGCTCAATATGCTAAGTTCACTCAAAATGAAGATTTAAAGAAACTTTTATTAGCAACAAATGATTCTAAATTAACACATTTTAGTAGAGGTTCACCACCAATTGTATTTGACGAACTTATGTTAATTCGCGATAAAATTAAACGCAATCAAATTTAAGTTTCATTATAACCAAATCCAAAATTTACATCATCATTTGTATGCCATTTTAATAAATTTTTTTTAAATATAAATTTATACCATATTAACAAAAAAAATAAAACAGCGCACAATGATGATGTAATACTCGTAACAATTATTAAAATATTGTTTTTATTTGTTAGGTCTGTTTTAAAAACGCATGTGCAATTATTTTGTTGATATAATAACGGAGGTATTGATGGAGATACAAATTCTGTTGGTTTTTCTGTTGGGTATTGTGTAAGTAATTTTACATTGTTAAAACTATATACATTAACTGTTGAGATATCATCATTATTTAAAGTTACATATTTACTATATTTACTATATTTACTATATGATTCTAGGTTTTTTATTGAACCAAATGTGTAAAGATTCGAACTCATTTATTATATAATAAATATATAATAAATATATAACAGAATTTTTTATTTTCCAAATAAACTTTTTAGACAGCTTTTTGGTTTGATAGCTTTTGAATAACTTAATAAACTAACACACGAATCAATTAATAAATCAGTTTGTTTGTAAAATTCATCTTCTTTATCTTTTTCAATATTAATTTTTCTCTCTATAACTAAAACTTTAATTAAAAATTTGAGAATGTTAGCTGTAAATTCAATCCTTTTAGAGCTATTTATATTAGAATCATTAATGTTATAAACAACTTGATAAATTATTTGAACTAAAATTATTAATTGAGGAACGTCATTGCTGTTAATTTTACCATCATTTATTATTTCTTTTATAGATTTTTCAATGTCATTAAATATATTTGGAGTTTGAGAAATAATTTTATTAATAATATTTAAATTTTCTTCGTTAATAAAAAAAGTATATTTCTTTTTAAACTCTTCGTTTATAAATATTTTTTTTATTAATTCAACAAATGTTTCTTCAATTAAATTAACTGCAACATTGCTTACATCAATATGTTCAATTGTCACATTACTTAAATCAACAATACAAATAATAGGTTCAATTCCAAATTGTTCAACTGGTTCTGACATATAATACTTAAATATAAAAATTTACATTTAAATTATTTTATTTTAAAAGACAATTACTTCCTTGTTGATTAACTTTTGGAGTATAATTATTTAGACAACAACCATATCTAGTTCCTGCACATCCACCAATAGGTTTTGGTCCTGGTCCTGGAATAGGTGGTGGAGGAGGAATTGGTTGTGGAGGAGGAATTGGTTGTGGAGGAGGAATTGGTTGTGGAGGAGGAATTGGTTGAGGAGATGGAAAATATCCTGGACAATTTGTACCATAAAAATTAACCTTTGAGTTTACACCATCAGGACAACAACCGAATGCAGTTTGAGAACAACCTGCTTGTTGAATTGACTGATTTGCTACAAAAGCAATATTATTTAAAGCTATTAATATTAAAAGTATAATTGCTAAAATTATAATTATTGAGCTATCCATATATATTTTACATTTAAAAAATATTAAGACAAATATAATAAAAATTAATAGATTAATATAATAAGAATGAAATTATCAAAAAATAGTAAACATCTAATGTTATTTTTTACGAAAAATAATCACATAAATAAAGTAAATCAAACTAAACGTACTTCATCAATAATTAAAGAGATATATCAAGATATTTATCAATCATATAAATATTTATTAAATTTAAAACAAAAAGGTAACTATTATAATGTTACAACTAAAAAAATTACAACTGCTTCACAAATATCAAAACCACAAAATTTTAATTCAAATAGTTTTCCTGACATTGTTCGAAGTCATATTGATAAACTAATAATGTCAGAAATATCTTATAATTTTTCTCTCTATGGTCGTAATATTAAAATAATTTTTATGGTTGAAGAAGACAATGTTGAGTCGGAATTAGAAACTTATAATGGCTATGTAGATGCGATTATTATGTGGATATATATATTAAACCAATATGCTTCAAAACAGTGTGTAAATACTCTTGTTGTTTATTTATATTTTACTTCTCTCGAAAAGAATCTTCCTGATTCAAATATTTTAATTTTAGATGAAATAAATGTAAATACAGCTTTTACTACAACTTGTCCTAAAGATTCAGAAATTGTTGTGTTTAGAAAAGAAGAGTGGTTTAAGGTTTTTATTCATGAAACATTTCATAATTTTGGATTAGATTTTTCAGATATGAACAATGATTTTGCTAATAATTGTATATTAAATATTTTTAAAGTTAATTCTCAAGTAAATCTTTATGAATCTTATACAGAATTTTGGGCTGAAATAATAAATGCATCATTTTGCAGTTTCTTTTCAACAAAAGAAAAAACAAATTTTGATGATTTTCTCTCTAATTTTGAAATATTAATTAATTTTGAAAGAACATTTAGTTTTTTTCAACTTGTTAAAACCCTAAACTTTATGGGTTTAACATATAAAGATTTATATTCAACAACAGAACAAAGCCATATTCTTAGAGTGAATTTATATAAAGAAAAAACAAATGTATTGTCTTATTATATAATAAAAACTATCCTTATTAATAATTATCAAGGTTATCTTTCTTGGTGTAAGAGTAATAATTTTTCTCTCTTACAGTTCAATAAAACACCTTCAAATCAAAAGGAATTTTGCAAATTTATAGAGAAGAACTATAAAACTTCTAGTATGCTAAATGGTATTGTTGATACACAAAGTTTTTTAAAAGATATAAATAAAAAAAGGAAGAAACCAAATTTAAACTATATTTTATCAAATTTACGTATGAGTATTTGCGAACTCGGTTAAAATTTCCCATCTTGAAACATTTTTAAATGTGTTCTGCAATAAATTTCTCCAGGTAAACACTTTGCAATGCACATGTTATTACATATTCCTTTTTTTGCACACACATATCTATAACTTCCATTGTTTATACTTCTTTTATTTGCCTTCCAGGCTTCGCTTGCTCCATCGAAGTCAATACTGACTTCATATATTCCCGAATTTTCATATTTAATTTGACTTCTTGTTTTCATCTCAATAGTATAATATAATATTGATTTAGAGATAAAAACCATTTCATTTTTTTTTATATTTAGTAATAAATGTAATTATTAAAAGTATTTTACAAAATAAACCAATCATATATTTGATTGATGTATAAAATTACATTTAATTAATAATTTTTTGTAAATTATTTTGTATATAAAATATATAATGAGTGGTTTTAATAATCTGATATTTACTACTACGTCAAATGGAGAACTAAATATTTCTTCACAGAATATTACTGGAGTTCCCATTGTACCTGTCGCACCTTCCACACTTGGATTAATTTCCGAATATGCTCTTTTAATTAGTCCTACTTTTACTGGAGAACCTAAAGCTCCAACACCAGATGTGTCAAATAATAGTGACAGAATCGCAACAACTGCTTACGTTCATGCAAATCTTGCAGAGTCACAGTCAAATCTTAAGGCTAATATAGCTAGCCCTACTTTTACTGGAGAACCTAGAGCAGTCACCGCATCACAAACTGTACATACTACTCAACTTGCTACAACTGAGTACGTTTATGATGCAATTACTGCTCTTATCGCTGACGCACCAGATGCTTTGAATACATTAAAAGAAATAACTACTGCTTTAAAAAGCAATGATGATAAAGATGTAACAACATTACAGCTTATTTTAACTACTATTGCAAATACAGATGCTTCACTTAATTTAAAAGCTACTAAAACATTGGTAGATGCTTCATTTGCACTTGTATATAATTTAATATCTGATAAAACATTGCTAGATGCTTCATTTGCACTTGTAAATAATTTACTTAATTCAAAAGCTAATAAAGCATTGGTAGATGCTTCATTTGAACTTTTATATGCTGATGATATTAATACTGTTCATATAAATAATAATGAAATTATAACTGGTATAAAACAATTTAGACATGTGGTTCCTTCTGGAGTTACAAATGATAATGGAAATGAATTTGGATTGTTTGGTGGTAATGATTCCACTAATAATTATGACCCAACTTTTGTTGGAATTATTGGAAATAATGTTGAATCAAAATCAACTAACCCATCATGGAACAAATGTGGTATGGATATTAAAAGTAATGGAGTGAGGTTTTATGATCCTTTAGGTAAAAAGTCCATGGCAATGTTAGATAGTATACGTGGAGAAATTTGGTCTAATGAATTTTGTATAAGAGATGCTAGTAATACTGTTACTAATAATGAAAATGTTGCAAATCTTCGTTTAGATACAAATGGATTATCTTCAAAAAATAATCTTTCCATATTTTGTACAGATTCTAGCAGTAATATGACATTATCTTGTGGTTATGATATGTCAATAACTGCTAGTAGGGTTATGTCTATAGACGCTAGTCAAAATATATCAATATCGGCTGGTAGGGATATATCTATAGACTCTAGTGAGTATATGTCAATATCGGCTAATAAGGATATGTCTATAGACTCTAGTCAAGGAAATACAGCAATTGATGCTTCTCAAAATATTTTTATTGGCACAAATACTAATGGTTCAATTATTATGGGTAATTACGGTAACACTTATAATGGCTCTAATGTTTTTACAAATAATGGTACAGCGCCTGGTTTCCTTACAATTGGAAAATCTATTTCTTCTACTGCAAACGCTTATAATAGGTTTGGAGGAGGTGTTAGTCCTACACTTACTACATATGGACCATCCAACAACACTGCTAGTTCATATAGTATTGTTGCAGCGGGGGTGATTGGTTGTCCCGAATTTCATGCATTTTCAGATTTAAGATTAAAAGAAAATGTTGATGAAATAGATATTACCGAAGCAATTAATTTAATTAAAAATATTAAACCAGTCACATTTGATTGGAAGGATAGTAAACAACAAACTTCTGGATTTATCGCTCAAGATATATTGAAGAATAAAGGTCCAAACCATTTAGTATCTATGATATCTGAACATGATTTAGAAGAGACTGTTGATTCTGATAACTTCGTAAGTCCAGCTGGTTCTAAATTTGTCGTTAATTATAATGGATTTATACCTTATTATCATAAGGTAATTAAAAATTTAGTTGAACGTATTGAGGAATTAGAAAAAAAAATTTAAATTATTAAAAAATAACATTGAACTTTAAAAATAAAAATAAAATTTACTCGTATAAAGAGTCAGTTAAATAAATTAAAATAAAAAATAAATAATATATAAAATTAATATATATATTATTTTATTACTTTAGGAATATAATATTGAATAATATAACTTTATAAGGTAAAGTATTACATTTATTTATCATTAATTTTAAAATTAATGATAAATAAATGTAATAATTGATTTAGAAACATTTTATTTTTAAAATTTATTTTATTTTTAAATTGTATAATGCTAAGTTCAGAACTTTCATCCCTTCCGAAAGATTATGCAACATCATTGATTGCATCAACATCTGGGTCAAGCACTCTTGCTAACGCGCAGCTTGAAAATGAATCTATGTATCATCTAATTCGTGATGATGCCGCACAAAATGTGATTCGTCGCATTACGGGTCCAGATTATATTAATAGTACTACTGGATTCGGATGCACAGCCAACAATTTTGATTGTCTCGAATTAGATAGTTGCGACATTTCAACAACTCCTGGATTACATGACGGTTCAATTGTTGTTAGTACTTACCATAACCAAACCTCTGTAACAACTAATGATTTACAAACATTAAATTTCGGCATTAGTACTTGTGTTCACAATAAAAATTTTACAGTTGATGAGCCAACAAATTCTATTTATGATTCACATTTACAAATAACCAGTACACCAAATGATGGTCCATTTCTTTTTGAAAATTCATCATTAGATAATGCGTTTGAAGCTACATTCGCAAACGGTGGTGAACAAAAAGAAATGCATAAAATATTTAATTCAAAATATGGAAACATTAGCGGATTAAATAAAATGTATGTTCAAGAGGAAACTTCATTCAATACAACAAATTCGATGGGTATGACAAAAGACAAATATTTTTCATTAAATTCATCTGATGGAACAAGAAGTGTTAATAATTTGCCTGATTTAAATAAGACTGAACCAAATAATATTGCAATTGATCCAATTGTTCCAACTGGTGTTGGAATTAATGATTGTGGAACTTATAGAATACAACAACTCCCAGATTCTACAAATATTGAAGTCTATAAAGATAATGTATTGGTTCAGGATTCATCAGTAAATATTATACCAATTCATACAAAAAATACATTAGGTAATAGTAATACAGATTTAACACGCTTACCTGTTGACCCTTTAACACCTCCTCAATTTAGAAGTATGTTTAACAGAACTCGAGAAATTATTTTGCCTGAATATCAATTTAAGGTTGAAGTTACCAAAAACGCTGACGATAAATCAGGAATTGGTTTCAATGAAGATACAGATGTTAAAACAAACGATTTAATGGAACTTGATAACAGATATTTAGCAGAAAATCCTTATTTTATAAAGAACTTTGCAACTGGAACTGGAACATTAACATTTCAACCTGCTACAGTAGCTATAGATAGTTCATCAAATGGAATTCAAACAAACATTAGTAATACTTCATTCATGTTAGATACAGGAAGAGAAAAATTAATGAAGGATTTTTATAATAAAAATGGTCAAATAATTCTTAATAAAGGTACTACATTAACTAGAACAACGCCTATATCAAATACAACAAATGGTTTGTTACCAGAAATATCTTACGAAGGTGAATACCCATCATTTATTTCAAATGATGATAAAGTAAATCATTATGTTGATTATAAAGCTCAATTAGTTTTTAAGAACCCTATTAATGATACAAGTTTTAATTTTATTAGTAACAATACTTCAACTCTTAATTTAATTGCTGATAATGTTGTAGCAAATTCTTATTTTGATCGTTCTGAATGGCAAATGAGTTCAACAAATGCTAATACAAATACTAATGAGGTATGGAAAATTGTTCCTAAAATACGTCTTGATGGAGTTGAGGCATTAAAAGATTCATCAGGAAATGCTGTCCCAAGTATTCTTTCAAATGCATTTATGCAAAATATTTTAGTCCCATTGTCACAGGGTTCTTTCAGTGCAAAAGCAGTTATTGGCTTAAGATCTGTTTCCGACTTGTCATTTTATAACGATTTTAGTTTTAACGGATGGCAATTATCTTCTTCAAATGGTGGATTATTAGAAGCAACTTCTACTGTTGCTTTTTCTCCAGAAAATTCTAGTTATTTCCCTGATCCTGCTCAAATGTATAACCTTGTTGATAGTTCAGGTGGTGCGCTTCCCTTTACAGTTAAATTTAATCCTGGTATTTCTAGTAACATAACATCAAATTTGGCTTCAGATTTTAGCGACCGTGTTGAAATTACATGGGGAACTTCCAATATTCTTAAGATTCCTCAACAACAAATAACAAGAGTTAACGCAAGTTCATCTGTAACTAACATAATTATTCCTGATACTTCATATAATTTAATTGGTTATTTATCAGGAAAAAACGTTCAAATAACTCAATATACTTCAGTTAAAAATTTTCAAATTAAATTTAATTTGGGTTTACGTTCATATTCAACATTGACTGCAACATCTCCTATGTATCAAGTAACTTCAGTATATTATATCGGAACAGATGTAATAAGTGGTGAAATTTATCCATCTGGATTATTATCATTTGCTGTTTCAAGTTTAGGTATAGATTTTACAAAAATTAGTGAACACGTTACTTCTACAACTGCTTTATCTGTTTCATCACAAATTCAATATAATGATGTTAAAGAATTAACTGCTCAAATAAAAATACAGAATGGTGCGGGAGTTTGGTCTCCTATGTCAGAAAGTATTTACATATCATCATTTTATTCAAAGGCTCCAACATTATTTAATTTATTGAATACGTATGACTCAAGTTTAAATAATACAGATATTTCTATTTTTATTCAATATCAATATATGAACAACCAAGCTCAAGAGATTCCTGTTATATACAACGACCAAGTCGGATATTATATAGATTTGAATAATGACTATAATACTTATAGTTTTAATTTATATTCATGGGAATCATCTGTTTTGCAAACTGGAAGCAATTCATCAATTGGAAGAAGCTTACCAAATGAAAACAACGAACTTTTTATTTCACCATCAAACGGTTTTAGCTCTATTCAAAGTAAATGGAACACAGCAACATATAAATTACAAGTTAGTTACACATCAACAGTTGATTCAAGTACTGTTTTAAGAATAATCAAAGTATCTGATAATTCTATTGTTCACACAGTAACAATATCAAACAATACCGCAATTGGAACGCCTATTTACATTGCAAGATCACCTTCCATAGATACTTGGAGAATTGTAAAAACTATTGGAAATAATTTAGCTACTGCAGCTTCAACAGAAAGATTTATGTCAACTAATTATAGTGATAGTCAAGGTCGCACAAACAGTTTTGAAATTATAAGTGGTGTACAATTAATAAGAAGTTCATTAAATTTAGGAAATAGTGAAACTTGTGGAAATTTAATTAAATTTTCATTATTATCTGATATGATTGGTGTAAATTTGACTGGTAATGTCACTCTACCATTAAATAGAATTACATGGACTGGTGCTTCTACAGACACTACTGCGATAGAAATATCTGAAAATGGATTAAATTTTAGAGCTCATCGAAATTTTAGTACTTATTCCAAAAGCTTGATACTTAAATATTACAGAGGTTATCTTGGAGCACAAGATATTAATCAAATATATACAGTTGCCAGAGGAGTAACAAAGGCGACAGTTAAATGGGAGAAATCATCTACTAATACAGCAATATCATATGAGCAGCGCGATATTGAATGTTTTCATAGAAGCGTTCCTCCAGGTTATAATAAAGGTGACACATTGGATAGTTCTCTTTATTCAGCAAATTTTGTTGATAATATGAAACCTAGAGATGTTAATGGAAATATAGTTTTAGTACAAACAGCATTTACTGATATTGGATTACTTTTGTTACCAGAATATTCTATGTTAAGTGGTACCGATACACCTGTTTATACTATTCACACAAAAGGAGATTCTATTCAAATTACTATTTCTAATCCAAATAATACCTTAGGAACTCCAATTTATCCAGTTACTAATAATAAAACATTAAAAGACTATTTATTGTATAATTTTAGTGGTGTAAATTACAATACCACTGGAGGAAATTTAAATTTATATTCAACAAAACTTAAGTCTGATAGTAATATGATATACACTTTATCTTTGACTGCTGGTGATATGGTAATTTATAAACATAATAATTATCTCGGTAACCCTGTTTTGAGAGGCCAAGTAGATCCATTAGTCCACACATCACCAACTAATTGGGGAGAAATTAAAGGTTCAGGCTCATATAGACCTAATTTAGTTGGTTTATCAGGTGTTCCAGGTTATACAATTAAGAGAATTCCAAATAGTAATTATATTGAAGCTGTTACATTCTTTGTTCTTCATGCTCCTATGCATAGATTTAATATTATACCTTATTCAGGTTGTCCTGCATCACTTCCAATTGATAGTTCACCAGTAAATAAACAATTTTGTTTACCTGTTACTGATAAATTACCAAGCGACTCAGGACCTAAATACAATCCTTTTCAGGCTTCACGCGTTTGGACGAACATCGACGATACATCAGTTACAATTACAAACAATAATTCTGAAACAAATGATGTTATGTTTTACCATAAAAATCCAAGAGTCGCTTCTGGCTTTGTTTTATCTCCAAATTCATCAATTCGTAAATTCAATATAACTGGAAGTAATATAATTATAAATTTATTTTTAAAATTAAAATCAGAAATTAGTCCAACATTACTAACCACATTATATAATGGTTTTGCTTCTGGTCTTTTATCATTAGATACCAATGTAAATGCATCTGGAGGACGCACACCGTTAAGATTGTCGGATAGTTTATCATCAGGAACAGGTGCTAAAGTTTCATTTTTACAATCAGGAATTCCACCTTTTTCAGTATTAAGTAATACTGTCTTTGGAATAAGTAATATCACAAACGTCACATTTACCATCCCATTCTTCTTTTTAGGTTTAGTTACATCACCAATTATTAAACTTGACTTACCTACTGGTCCAGGAACAATATTGAATATGTACACAAGATCAATACAGAAAGACATAACTAATGGTGCGACAAAGATTGTCTTATATAAATATATCCCTATGTCAACAGCAGTTGATTGGAATAATTCTACATTATCAGAAAAGACTGTTATAAATGCTATATTTAATTGCAGATATAAAAAGGTTTTTCCCTTACCACAAAGAACATTAAACCAAACTGTTATCCAAACATTAGATGACTTGATTGATTTAATTCCAAAATCAGCAATTGAAAGTGCCACTTGGCAAGATGATGTATTATTCACTAAACCAGTTAGATTTACATTCTCTTCATTTAATCTCGACTGTATCCAAAAAACACTTCCCAAATTTATGTCTCCACCAAACAATTTAGGTCATGCTAAATTTAACATTGTCACAAGAACAAAGGCTCTTCAAGTTAAAGATAAGTTTGGTTTCCTATTAGCTGACATTGATCACGATGGAATAATAAGAGTTAATACTGTTTCAACTGGATGTGTTATATTAAATAACGTTGACCAATCAAATCCAACTAGTTTGGATAATCTCAATGAAAGACCAGTTGTTACTTTCGGAAGAGCTAAAAATATATAAAATGTAATAAATTAATAAAATAAAGTAATAGTTTAAAATTTTAAAGATTAAAAAATATTTAATAAATAATTTAATATTAAATATTTTTAATTTAATTTAAAATAAAATTGAAATTTTTATTTATATATTAAATAAATCATACAATATAACTTATAACGCAAAATGGGTATTAAACATTTAAATAGATTTTTAAAAGAAAACACATCTACTTCTATGAAGTTTGTAAAAATTGCTGAATTATCTGGAAAAAAAATAGCAGTAGATATAAGCATATATATGTACAGATATGCATCAGATGATAATTTAATTGAAAATATGTATTTGATGTTATCTGTATTTAGACATTATAATATAATACCAATATTTATATTTGATGGAAAGCCTCCTCCAGAAAAAAAACAACTGTTAATTAAGCGTCGTGAAGATAAGAAGGAAGCCGAAGAAGAATATAATAAAATTAAAAACATTCTTAAAAATAATTATAATATGGATGAGTCTGAAAAACAAGATCTCATTTCAAATATGGATATTTTAAAAAGAAAATTTGTAAATATTAGCAAAAATGATATTGAAAATATTAAGAGGTTAATTAGAGCATATGGTGCAACATATTATGATGCACCAGGTGAAGCAGATGAGTTATGTGCTATGTTAACAATTAAAGAAAAAGTGTGGGCTTGTTTAAGTGAAGATATGGATATGTTTGTTTATGGATGCCCAAGAGTTATAAGATATCTTAGTTTGTTAAATCACACAGCTGTTTTGTATGATATTAAAAATATACTTGAAAATTTAGGAATTACTCAAAAGGAATTGCGAGAAATTTGCATATTGTCCGGAACTGATTATAACAGTATAAATAATGAAGATAAACACTCACCAACTCTTTACACAACTTTAAAACATTTTAAAAAATATCATAAAGAAAAACAAAATTTAGACTTTTATAATTGGTTAATTGAAAAAACAGATTATATACAAGATTATGAATTATTAATAAAAATTTATGATATGTTTGATTTAAGTAAAAATCATGTAAATATTGATATATTTAAACAAATTAAGATTATAAATGGACCTATAGTTAAAAATCAAATTATTGATATTTTAAAAACAGATGGGTTCATCTTTCCTATGTAATAATAAAAATATTTTTTTTTGCTTAAAAAAGTAATGATATATTATATAATGATAGATTTATATAATAATAAATATGATAGAAAAATATTAAAAGATAATATTTATGCAGTAAAATTAATTGATATACTTAAAACACAAAAAATAGATGTGAACTTTGCAGTCAAGTATATTTTAAATGTTAAATATCAATTAAATGATGACGATATTGGTATAACAGCTCCAATAGTTTTGAAATATCAAACCCATATAACTTATGATGAGTTACAAAAGGCTTTACGTGAGTATGAATCAGATGATGATAGCATTGATGATTTTGAGACAGTAGCTAATAGAAGTTAATTTTAAATAAATACTGAAGCATCGATATTTTCAAAAGTTCCTGATGAAAATTGTGGTATTTGTTCATATTGTGATTTTTTTAATAAATCACGCATTGATTTTACAAGCTCTCTCCAATTACAATTTGGTTTTTGTTTTAAAGCTTCTAATAAAGACCAAGTCATAGCACCATTAGCTTTATTATTAATAAAAGTATCAGCGCTAGTTTGATAATCACTACAACCGCTTATCATAAATACATCACCTGTTGTTTCTAATTCCTTACCATTTTCTGTAAAATTATCATAATTTAGGCTATCCATATATTGGTACTTTAAATCTAAAACAGAACCACTAAAACAACTATCAAACATAGCAAATAAAGTTACATTTTTTTTTAAATTTTGTTGAATTATTGTTTTAAGTTCGTCGTCTAGAATCGTTTTAAAATCACAAGGAACGATTAATTGGTCATAACCAGTTGTTTCATCATTATTTTTATCTAAAGCATATGAACCATGTCCACTATATAATAAAAATAACAAATCTCCTTCTTGAGAATTAACTAAAAGAGTTTTAAATTCATTTAAAATATTATCTCTTGTAGCTTTTTTTGAAGTCAAATCAGTCATAACTGTAATATTATTAAATCCATTTAATGTTATTCTCTCTTTAATAGAATTAACATCATTAATGCAACCATATAACTGATTTTGGGTTCCTGTATAATTAATACCTATTAATAGAGCATTTTTATTTTTATTAATTGTTACTGATTTAGGAACATAAGTATTAATGCTTAATATACTTTTATCAAATACAGTTTTTAATGAATTAACATTGTTATTGTATTGATTAATTAAATTTATTAGTTGCATTTTTTTTGTTTTAACATTTAGTCTAGAATTTTGAATATTTCTAATGTTTATTACTACATTAGAATATAAACGACTTGTATTAATGTTATAAATATTTTGAAACTCTTTAATTCTATTTTGTTTGTAAATAGATAGCTCTAAACTCATTATAATATATATAATTATAATAAGTATTTCAAATATAATAACTTTAAATTATGTAGTCCAAAAGGACCATATAATTTTTTATTTTTATTTTTATATTTTTAATAATATATACTTTTTATTTTTAAGCAGTTGCAACAACAACAGCCTCAACCTTGATAGCCTTAGCGAAGTGAGGAGACATATACTTTTGGAGGTTAAAGTAGGTGAGCTCATCAGTCTTCTTGAGCTTAAGAAGAGTGGCAAGCTTACTATCAGGATTAATCTTGCGACCATTATCCTTATCTTGGAGCTTGTGGGCACGGATATAGGTGTTAATCTCACGAGTAACATCAGTACGAGCCATCTCAGTTCCCTTCTCCTTTCCGAGGAAAGAAGCGAGCTCATCAGAAATCTTGGTAGGCTTAACGAAACCAGAAGGAGCACGGTTACCAGCCTTGCGCTTGCGCTTGGAGGATTGCTTTTGGGCAGTCTTAACCTCACGAGTCCATTTCTTCTCAAGAGTTCTATATTCAGCCTTCAATGAGGAAATAAGGACACCAAGCTGTTGGAGCTTGGCAAGGAACTCAACAGATTGCTCAGCAAGAGGAGCCTCAACATCAGCAACAGCAACAACAACAGGCTCAGCAGACTCAACAACAGGGGAAGAAGACTCAACAGCAGCGGCAGCCTTAACAGCCTTGGGCTTTCTTGATTTCTTCTCTACTGCAGGAGCAGCAGATTCAACAATAACAGGAGTAGCGACTTGTTCAGTCTCAGTAGTGGTCTTAGAAGTGGTTTTCTTAGTCATCTTATTATAGTATATAGTAATGATTACTTTTTAAGTAGTTTTTAAGACAATAATATATATTGTTACGATACTATGATTATAAGTGTTTTTAATTTTAATTAAGTTGTTCACTACATAAAATTAAAAGTATCCAAAACTCTGAAAAAGCCAAGGAAGCGATGTAGCAGCATTATCATTAACTAAAGTTAAACTACCTAGTACATAATAAGCTCCTAAAGCTTTACTATCTCTGTCTACTCCGCTATTTACTAATTTTTCTAAAACTTCTAAAATAACCTTTTTAACATTAGACATATTTTGCTCTGTGTGAACATAAGGCATGCTAAGGTTTCTAAATGGATCTCCAGTTGGAGGACAAATATTTCGTTTTATTTCATTTGTTAATTGAGACCTATAGTTCCAAATATCACATAATTCTCTAACAAATTTTATTAATTGAGTTCTATTCAAAGAGAGAAACCATTGAGGGTCTGAATAATTTCCTAAAGAGTCAATTGTTTGAAATAAGCTTAATGCTCTTAATTCAATTGCTTTTTCACTTGAAACATTTTTCATATCATCTTCAAAATGAAGGTTTAGAGTTATTTTTAATAATTTACTTAAGCGAACAATTGACTTTATAGAATTTACAATTGATATTGGTATTAAATTTCTATTATATGGATTTAAAAAAGAATCAATATTTTTTGATTTTAAAAATAAATTATAAAGTGAATTTATATCAAACCCATAAATAAACCCATCATTATCTTTATAACTATAAAATTGATGAAAGCTTATTTCTTCTAATGGTTCCATTGTTACAAAATCATCTGAGTTTGTACATATTTTTCTATTTAAAGATCCCGGACCATGCAGCATATTATATTTTTTTACTAACATCCCTCTAAAATTTTTTTGTATTTTAACTATAAAAAATGAAAAATATAAGAAATTATATATACGTGATATCAACTGATTTTTATTTCCACTTATTTTTAATTTATATTTTTTTGCTATATTTTTTAAATGAGATAAATTATAATTATGCTTGATAATATCATTACAATTATTTATAGTTGGAATACTTATATTATCATCTGTTATTTTAGAAAGTTTCTTAATTATTGGCATTTTGTTTTCACAGTTAGTCGTAATAGAAGTCATATATTCGTCTATTAGGCTTTCATTGCTTTTATTTTTTTTAAAAGAAGTGTTCATATATTATTTATATATAATTTTCTTTTTGAACTCTTTTTATATATTATTTAAAATTTAAATGCTTACCATACATCATAAGCTTAAAAAAAGGCACCAGACCATAATATCATTTATATTTAAAAAAAAAATTGATTTAAAGATAACTAAATAATGTAATGTATACTAATACAAATGTCTAGCGCAATCATCGACGGAACTAATATTGATACCAGTGTATTCTCATACTCTGCTCCTAAGGCAAACCCTACTGGAGGAAAGGTTGTTAATTTATATAATAAGAATTTTAAGGAATCTCTTACTTTGTCAACACCTTTAATGCTTACTTGGGGAGCTCAAGAAGGTATGGACCAAGCCAAGAATCCTACTGGAAAGTTTACTATGTCTCTTCAATTTCCTAGTAGAGATTATAGTAATGCTGATGCTGAGGCTTTCTTGACTTCTATGCGTGCTTTGGAGTCTAAGATTAAGACTGATGCATTGACTTATTCTAAGGAATGGTTTGGAAAGGAAATTAAGAGTGCTGATGTTATGGAAGAGAAATTTAATGTTATGCTCAGACATCCTAAGAAGGAGAAGGGAAGTATTGAACCTGATTTGAGTAAGCCTCCTACTCTTACTGTTAAGATTCCTTGTTGGAAGGGAGTTTGGCAATCTGAGATTTATGATGAAGAAGGTAATCCTTTATTCTTGAAGGGAAAGAGTCCTTCACATGTAAATCCTCTTGACTTCTTGAAGCCTAAGACTCATGTAATTTGTTTGATTCAATGTGGTGGTTTGTGGTTTGTTAATGGAAAGGTTTCTGTTACTTGGAATTTGAAGCAAGCTATTGTTCAAAAGCCAAAGACTTCTTCAATTGTTGAAGGAACTTGTTTCTTGAGACCTAAGGCTTCTGAAGTTGAGAAGTTAAGAACTCTTCCTCCTCCTGAAGATGATATTGACCCTGAAGGAGCTGTCTCAACTACTATTGTTGAGGATTCAGATGATGAAGAGTTTGAATTGCCTCCTCCTGCTCCTACACCTGTAGTTGTTGAACCTGTAGTTGTTGAAACTGTAGTTGTTGAGCCTGCAGCTGAGCCTGAAAAGAAGAAGCGTGTTGTTGCTAAGAAGAAGGAGTAAATTATAAAATCATAAAAAATATATAAAATCATAAAAAAATTAGAAATTTATAAAAATATTTTTTTTATTATCATTTATCATTTAAAATACTTATTTAAATATAATAATTTATATACATATATTATTATATGAATAGACGAAACGGTATTACTTACAATTTTTATAAAATTAATAAACCAACACATATGACGCATACTATATCATCTTATATTAAACAGCGTGATAAATATGTGAATGTAACTAAGGAAATTTCACAAATGTACTTAGACATATTTATTGTAGATAATTCAAAACTTATAAAATAAAAATTGATTGTTAAATATATTTAAAATCATAAGTATAATTAACCTTATTATGGAGATACCACTAACATTAAGAACTTTATTTTCGTTTCAACCAATTAATGATAGAGAGAAAGAAGTATTTAAAATTTATGAAAAAATTATTGCAGAAATGAGGTTTAGATTAGATAAAAATATATTTTATTTAGGAGGTCAAATTGAAATGAAATATGATGACAAAATAAGTTTAAATGATATTGAAAATGTATATAAAATTTATATTCAGAGAGAAATAGAATATGGACCTCCGTTTAACGGATTTGAAGCATCAAGCATATTATATTACGAAAAAACTCTAGAAATTGTTAAAAATATGATTATAAAATATTATGAAATTATTGAATCTAGAGATATTGAATTAATTTTACCACCATCTCCACCTTAAATTAGATTTATTTTAACTATAATATCAGTTTTCTCTGAAACATCATATATATCTTTTTTAATCTTAACTAAACCTTCATTTTTAATTCTATAATATTGTTCTCTCTTCATATACAAATTAGAGAGAGGAATAGTAAAATCCTTTCCTCCTATTTCTATTCCGATAAAGCCATCACTCATTATATCATCTGGTAATTGGTGATATATAGATAACTCTGTTTCAATACAAATATTATTGTCATCATCAATAGTTATACCATTTGGAAGCTCTGGTTCACATATAACCATTATTTCACATCCAGAACCATCAAAATATGACTCATTATGCCATAATGGTACCAAAAATAATTCATCATTTACATATAATTTATATAAATTATTGTTTAATAAATCAATTATGCTTGGATTTAATTTATATACTTCAACGTTGTCGTACTTTTTAACAACAAGATCTCTAATATTATCAAGAATCTCTTGGTTTAAATGAAGTATAGAACGATTATTAGAGAGAAAAGTATAAATATTCAATGCAGTATCTTTATCTAAGTCATCAAATAATTTGACTGATATTTTTTTACCAGTTGTCATTATATCATTAACTATTTTAGACAGTATATCGTTATACTTTCCTTCAAAAACTGTTTTCATAAAGCTTCTTAGAATATTAAAGTAGAGAGAAGAATCTTGTGTATCTTCTTCAGAATTATTACTTTCTTCTTCTAAATCTTCAGGATTAAAATGCTTTATTTCTCTCTTCAAGTAATGATAAGCTTCATTTATTTTTTGAAACTTCTCGTTTGATTCAGGAGTGTTACCATTTTTATCTGGATGATTTTTTAAAGCTAATCTTCTATATTGTTTCTTTAAGTATTCTAATGAAATATCATTGTAACTGACATGACATAAATCTATTTCTAATATTTCAAATGCGTCTTTATAATTCATAAAAATAATAAATTATAAACTTTAAGTATTAAAAATATATTAATTAAATTTTATATTTATCTAATATATAAATGGCTATTCATACCAGTGCTATTACTTACAGAAGAGGTGTTCCTAATAATTATAATAACTTTTATTTTGTTGCTCAAGCAAATAATACTATACCATCACCTATGAGTTCATATTTAAGAGGTTATCAATTTTATAATAGAAATATTATAACTTCTTCTAACTATAGATGGTCTTGGAGACCCTAAAAACCATGAATCAACTTAGCTAAATATAATAGATAATTTTCAACATGGTATATAGGTCTGTAATTATTATTGTAATATTGGAAAAAACAATACGTTTTAATTAAGATATTTGACAAATGTTCCTTTTTAATTTTCTTTTGTTCAACAAGTGAAGAGAGAATATACCAAATACAATCGCTTATATCTAAATTATAAATAAAAATGTCATACAATATATCTCTAAATTTAAGAAATTGAAGTTCATTAATGTTTATTAAATTGTGTATAATTTTATTACAAATTATTTTATATTGTAACATTAAGTCTTCATTATATATGTGAAGTATCTTAATATTTGTAATATTTTCTGGTTTTAATTTTGCTGGTAATTTTGTCTTAACACATTTAACATATGATGTCTTTGTAGGCCTACTTATGTTAATTATTTCACAACAATTTAATATATTATCAGGTATAAAACTTAATTCTTCTGTAATAATTATAAATTTTAAGTTGATTGATATGTCATTATTTTTCTGCATATAGCTATAAAAATTCTCTAATAATTCGCTATGTATATCTTGAAAATATTTGCAAACAATAATGCCAGACTTATCCGTTTTAGCTGATAAAATATCTATAATTTGTTGATAAATTTCATGCCAAAGTAGTTTTGAATTGCAACCTAAGAGAGACATGTCTACTTCATAGTGTATATCACTAATTTTAAAAAAATATTGTTGCTTATTATATGTTAAACTAATTTTTTTTTCATATTTTAATTCTGTTGGACTATATTTTTTTATAGATTTTAACATTTGAGTATATTTTCCTGTACCATTTGGTCCGAAAAAAATTAAGTTTTTTAATTCATGTAATGTCTTAGGGAAATTAGCATATATTTTATTTAGTTTTGGATGTAAACTCCCTCTATTATTTTCATTTATATATTCTTCAAAATGTGTTTCATAAAACTTCATTACTATTTATAATAAATATTCTTTATTTAAATTATAAACCAAATATATAAACAATTTTTTATAAAAAAAATATTTTAGAATCGTGTAAATATATAACTTAAAAACATTATAAGATATATATTAGCTATTATGAATATTGTAAAAAAAATAGAACAATATGACGACAATAATATATTTTTTTGTGAACCAACAAAAAATAATGTAATGAATGAAGGAAATTTTATTCGTATACTTTATTCAACACATAACGTTGTATTGAATGGAATTTATTTGCTTATTACATTTAATGACATATCTTGTGAAAAATATTACACAAAATATAGATGTTGTTTTAATGTAAATACACACATTGATATAATTAATAATCTAAAAATTATAGAGGAGAATATTTTAAAAAAATATGAAAATATAAATAAATTACCACAATATAAAATTTATGAGCAACTTAGAAATGGAAATCTTAAAATATTTACAGATATTGGAAATAAAACTATATGTTCATTTATTCTTAAAATATCTGGAATTTGGGAGACAGAAGATAAATATGGATTAACTTATAAATTTATTAAAATTAATTAATATTTTTAAAGCCATCCGTTGTAAAATATTTAAGAATAGTAAACATAATTATTGATGATATAGCTGTTAAAACTCCTAATAATAAGACTATACTCGAAGTTAGTTTAGACATTTTACCAGTTTCTTCAAATTTTGGAGTAGATATATTTGTATAAACGATAAATAATTGAATTAAAAGCAATATAGCTGTAATATTGCTAAAAGAATAATAACTAGGTGACACATGACTTGCAACAATGTTATTTTTATATGTTATTAATAAATATAAAACAAATCCTATAACTCCTAACATTAATAAAAATGGACCTGAAGATAACATAATTGTTGATATTAATTCAAATGTTGACTGACCTTGTGTTACTCTTAATATATTATTAAATAATATCATTAATATCATCATAATAGCTAAAATTAATACAGAATAACCAGTAATATATGAATCCATTGAAACATTTCCATTTGAAAAAAATCCAACAAGAAATGCTACTACACACGCACAAATTAAACCTTTATATATACCTGAATACCAATCTTTCATTTATATTAATATATGATAATAATTTTATCTAATATCATCTCTTAATTCTTGAGTTTTTTGTTTTAATTCGTCTATTTCATTCTGCATTTCTTTCATTTTTGATAAAAGTAATGGTATTAATTCAATATAATTTACATTTTTATAGCCTAAAACACAAGGTTTTACCAATTCTGGGTATACTTTTTCTATATCTTGAGCTATAAAACCATAATGAACTCTTTTTGGAGTATGTATGTCAGACTTATAATTAAATTCAACTGGATTTAAATTTAATACATTTGTTGTTTTATTTTTTGATATTGATACAATATTATTTTTTACATTAGCATCAGATGTATTATATATATTTCCTCCTACATATAAATCTGAGTTAAAATATACAGGAGTTGATTGGTCTGATGTTGTTTGAACTTTTAAATTATTAGTTGATTGAATTTGGTAAGTCCAATGTAGGTCTTGACCTAATCCTACAACAAATTGTTTTATATTTCCTTGTGGTTGTACTCTACCACCATAATTTGCAACTGTTGATGCCAAAGCCATTTATAATATATATTCTATTGTTTTTTTATTATATAAAAAAATTATTATAATATAATATAATAATGTCATTTACAGGGTTTTCTTCTAATAATAGTTCTGGACAACAACAATTTATTAATTCTAAAAATTATAATACTAATACATCTCATCCTTTAATACCAAATTCTCAAGAATATATATATTATAAAAAATATGTTTCAATTCATTCTGAAGATAGAGATATGTTAAGATATCCTAGTTCTAGTTTTTTTGAAATCGAATTACCTGAAGATTTACTAAATGTTGCATCATTAAGATTATTCGATTGGGCATTTCCTTGCAATTATAATACTTTTTCTGGTTTTTTTTCAAATACAAAGATGACTTTTAAAATTGATAAACCTTATGACCCAAATATTAATAATGTAGGAAATTTTCTTATCGAAAAAATATTTGAATGTTTATATTATAATATTAACAATGAGTTTGAAATTGAAATTGAAGATGGATTTTATAATCCTATACAAATGGCAACTGAACTAACTAATAAATTTAATACTGTTGTAACAAATTTCATTATTGAATATTTTAACAATCAATTAGTAAATCCAGCTTTAACACCTGTAGAACAACAAGAATACCAACAAGCTTTAGACCTTTTTAATACAGCTGGAGGTTACACCAATTTTATTATGGTATACAATTCAGTAGGACATAAAATATGGTTTGGAAATACAACTGATGGTTTTTTATTGACAAATGAAACACAATTTATTAATTCAACATGTAATAAAAATTCAAATTGTAATCCAGTTACTACAATTCTTCCTGATTATGCAAATTGGGGATTGCCTTCTTATCTTGGTTTTGACAGAAATAATACACGTTCTATAGACACTTTCAATATTTTAAATGAATCGCAAAAAGCTTATTTTGGGAATATTGTTGTTCCTAGATTTTATTATGGAGATGCTTTAACAAGTGGTGACAACGGTTACTGGCTTTTACCAAACACAAGTTTGACTGGCTCAGTAGTTCATTGGATTGAACCTCCATATAAAATTAATCTGATGGGTCCTGCATACATGTATATGGAACTAACGGGACAAAATTGCATAGATGAAACATCTCCATATAATATTAGCAATTTTACTCTAACAACAAATAAAACAAATGGTGTTTCAAATGCTGCTTTTGCTAAAATTTGTGTTCCTGCAACACCTATTTCTCAATGGTTTGACAAAGATTCAGGTCCATATAAATTTTATTATCCTCCTGCAGAGAGAATGAGAAAATTTCATTTTAAATTAAGATATCATAATGGAGAATTAGTTAATTTTGGTACATTTAATTTCAGTTTTACACTTGAATTTACATTACAATTGCCTCAAATATTAAGAGATTATAAAAATAAAATATATCCAGATTTATAAGTTATATTTTTCATATATCCATGACTTTAAAATATAAATATCACATATTTTATAGTCTTCACTAGTTTCTGAAACAAATGCTTTTATATCTTTAAATTCTGGTTTTTTCATTTTTGAAGTCTTGTAAAATATATAATCGCCCTTTGGACCCTTTCTTATAGACAAGCTTGAGTTTATCTCTCTGATTAAATTACTGCCTTCTTCCAAATATTTTTTTACTTCATCAAATGTTACATTTTCAATTGGTCTATTTCCAATTTCTTTCAGTGTTTTTGAATTTTCACCCCAAGATATGTAGAGACCAAATTTGCCTTTTCTTAATATAACATCCTTTCCATTATGTTGTCCTAAAATAAATTGGCTTTTAGTTGTTTTATTTGTGTCAATTATATCTTCAACTTTGAAGTTGCCTTTTTCAAGAAGTTTTGTATCAATATCTTTTTTAATTGGTTTAAATGTTATTTCTTCTTTTCCACCTACGTCTTCAATGCATTTAATAACTGGTCCATATTTTCCTATCATATACGTGTTATTTTCATCTATTTTTATTTCTATTTTTGTTTCTATGCCTTTAGCATATAGTCCATCAACTAAAGTATCTATTTGTTTATTACAACTATCACATAATTCAAACCATATTAATTCACCTTTTGCAATTTTATCTAAAGCATCTTCCATAAGGCTTGTATAATTATAGTTAAAAAGGTCGTTAAAATGATTTTCTAAAAATTCCATAACCACTCTACCTAATGGTTGTAGTACAAGTTTTCCTTTTTCATTTCCAAATTCTCTCTTATTCTCAATTTCACAAATTTCATCATTTTCTAATTCAAAATCTTTACATACTATTTCCTTACCTTTTATGTCTTCTTTTTTAACATAATTACGTTCTTGGATTTTATCAACGAGAGAAGAAAAAGTAGAAGGTCTTCCTATCCCATTTTCTTCTAAAAGTTGAACTAATCTGGCTTCAGTATAATGCTGTTTTGACCCTTTAATAGTAACTTTTGAGCAAATCTTTTTATAAATAATAGATGAGTTTTGTTTTATGGTTTGTAAATATTGATAATCTTTATTTTCTGTTGAATACTTTTTTGCTACTATTTTCCATCCAGGAAAGTCAATTAATTCACTTGTATATGTAAACTTATTAGTTTGAAAAGCTGAAATACATGCAGTAACAGAATTAAATGAAGCTGAAGTCATACAGCTTTCCAAAGTGTTCTCCCAAATTAATTTATACATTCTTCTTTCTTTTGAATCCATTGTTTCAGGAAGCTCATAGAGAGAAATATTTGTGGGTCTTATAGCTTCGTGAGCTTCTTGCCGAAGGCTGTCCTTGACTTGTGGTGGAGGTTTATCATTTTTTTTCATTTTCTTTGTTATAACAGTTTCTTTAGCTGCGCCTGTAATCATGGTCTCAATATTCTCACTAATATATTTCTCTCCCTGAGCATATGTTCGTGTTATATAATTCTTCACAGATTCAATAAAGTCGCCACTATATGTCTTCGAATCTGTTCTCATATATGTTATATATCCGCCTTCATAAAGGAGTTGGCAAATTCGCATTGTTTCTTTTGGTGCATACCGCAACTCATTGCTTGCAACTTGTTGAATTCTTGACGTCGTAAATGGCTCTGGAGCTTTCTTTAAAACTTTGGTTGGTTGTGAGCAAGTATAAATATGAGAGAAATCTGCACTTCCATCTAGAAAATCTGTCATTTCATCTTCTGACTCATATTTCCCTTCAGGATTTAAATCAAAAGCAATATTCGAATTTGTAAAATAACCTGTTACAGCATAAACTTTTCTCTCTTCTGCTTCTTTTATCTCTTGTTCATTATCATAAATTAGTCTTAATGCTGGTGTTTGACAACGTCCTGCACTAAGAGCATTTTCTTTTCCTTTTGCATTTGATATAAACTTCCATAACATTGGTGATATTTTGAATCCAACTAATATATCTAAAATCTGACGTGCTTGTTGAGCGTGAACTTCATTTATATTTATAGTGGTAGGATTCTTAATAGCTTTTTGTAATGCACTTTCTGTTACTTCATTGAATGTAATACGCTTTGTTTTCTCTACATCTAATTTAAATAACTGGCACAAATGCCAATTAATTGCGGAACCTTCACGATCATTATCGCAAGCTAATATAACTTCGTGAGCATTTTTGATTTCCTTTCTTAAAAGTTCTACTTGTTTTTTCTTAATTGCACTATCAATAATTGTATATGTAGGATTAAAATTATTTTGAATATCTATGTTTTTGAGAGAAGATAGCTCACGTAAATGTCCATAAGAAGCTACACATTTATAACCAGGACCTAAATATTCTTCAATTTTCTTACATTTTGCAGGAGATTCAACTATTACAAGAGTTGTAGTGGTGGAATATTTTTTTGACATAAATATATTTTAATATAGAGAGATGTATTTATGTTATTTATATTTATTCAATTAACTTATCATAAACCAAATTATCTTGTGGATCAAATAATATATACTCTTGGATATCCATTTTATAAACTATAAAATCAGGAAACCAAAAACTAGTGTCATTTTTCTGATACACACCAGATATATTGTATGTTTTATTATTTACAATCTTACATAAATTCATAATAGCGTGCTTATCAAAGTCATAAAAGCTTAATCTATTAAATTTTTCTTTTTTACCCAATAATGAAGCTACTTTGTAATAACCTGTCTTGATTTTTAGTTTTTTCAATATACTTTCACCATTTCTCATTTTAATTTCAATAAATTTATTTTCTATTAAATATTTTATTAAATTCATGAACTCATTTTGCTCTTCAACTGTAATAAAACCGAAACAAAATTTTAATTCATATAATGCCTTCTCATTCGAGGACATATTTAAATAATCATGTTCGTATTTAATTTTATCAAGTTGTATCTTTTTTAAACTTATAGTTGGTATTAATTTTATTTTTGAGCTCTTAAAAATATTATCTATAAATTTCTCATTATGATTATCAATATTTAATAATTTAGTTACATTTTTTGCTGTCCATCTATAAATATGAGTGTCTTTTGTTTTATAACTTTTTGCAACATTTAAATCACCAAACCAACTCGAATTTTGCATTAAACATTTATCATTATACTTTAATTCTTCACTTTTATTATATTCTAAAATTGTTGAACCTTCATATTGTTTTGAGGCATATAAAGGATAACCTGTTTTTAGAATTTTTAACGAAGGTTTTAAGCGAAGCGGTTGTTTTAAGCGAAGCGGTTGTTTTAAGCTAATAGACTTTTTTATAGTCTTATTTTTAGCTATTTTATTTCTTTTTGTCTTCATATTGTATTATTATATTTTAAAAATACAATATATTTATTTATTTATCTTTTTAAATTGATTCCATGATATTTTTACATCTGCTCTTTTTGGCTCAGGAGATTTTTCTGACATAGCATCTAATTTTTCAGACTTTTTTAAAGCACTATCAATATATAATTCTTTTAAGAGTGTTCCAATTGCAAACGAACCTTCATGTTGATCCATTTCTCCGTGTTCTATACGTCTTAACATGTCTAAAAATTTATTTAATATACCAATATCTATTTCATCCTTTCTAACTTTGTTAAAAATATCAGTATAATATGTAAATAAAAAATTACATTCGTTTGCACATTCATTATAAATTTTTTCGTCATCTCCTCTATATTTAGCCTTAAGTAAAATCATATTATTTATTTCATTGCGTAAAATTTGGCTATGATTTAATTTTCGTATTAAATCTGTTTGGTCTTCGACATTATTAGTCTTAATCATATTTTGAAGCTGAAGTCTTTGTTTCTCGTCCATTATACTTATAAAAGATATTAAGTATTTTATTTTTAAACTAATAAAATATTAATATATATTAAATGTCTACTACTAATTCTGTTCCTGGAATGATGTTTCCTACACAAAAAGCTATGATTGGTTCTACTCCTGCTGACTCTGCCAGACTTGCTGCTGTAAATAAATCAGCATCACAAGCTCAAGCTAATAAATTAATGGCTGGAGGCAAATTAAGAAAACGCAGACATATAGGCGGAGCAGTTGTTGTTCCACAATATCAAATGCTTTACGAACCTCAGGGTGGACCTGGAACAAATCCTAATAATCAAATACAAGCAGGATCTCAAACATCTACACAAATGGCTGCTAATTCTGTTTATGATAATGCAGCCACAAAGACTGGAGGTTCCAAACGAAGTAGAAGAAGAAAAGGTGGAAATCCTAATTGGTTATGGGGTTGTATGAGTGGGGGTAAAAAATGTACTAGAAAAAATAAAAAAAGTAGAAAGAATAGAAAAAATAAAAAAAGTAGAAAACATTAAGATTATTAAATATAAATAATTAATAATTTTATACTAATAATATATTAATAATATAAGTTATGCCATCTGGAAAAAACTGGGTTAATTTTATATATATAAATCTAGCATTCGCAATATATATTGCTGGTGTTTTTTATTTTAGTCAATTAGCTGTAATTAAAGCTAATTGGCCTCTATATCGTTGTAATCCAATGTATATGCCTTTAGCAGATAATATGGAACAAAATTTTGTCTATTGTATTCAATCAATGCAAACAAATTTTATGGGATATCTATTGCAACCTTTAACATTTTTAACAGGTTCCCTTGGAGGCATGCTTGGAAGTTTTATGGGTGAAATTAATAGTATTAGAGCTATGTTTGATAAAATTAGAACATTTTTTTCTAGTATAGTTCAGTCTATTTTTGGAGTTTTTTTAAATCTAGTTATTGAATTTCAAAAAATTACTATAGGTATAAAAGATTTAATTGGAAAAACTATTGGTATTATGGTAAGTCTTATGTATGTCATGGATGGAAGTGTTAAAACTATGCAAAGTACATGGAATGGACCGCCTGGACAAATGGTTAGAGCTCTTGGAAAATGCTTTTATCCTGATACTATGCTCAAGCTTAAAGATGGAAATATTAAAGCTATGAAAGATATTGATTTAGGAGATGTTTTAGAAGACGGTTCAATTATTGAATCAGTTATGAAAATTGATAATAAGAGAGAACCTATACCATTATATGTAATTAGAAATTCTGGAATAAACGGAGAGCATATTTATGTTACTGGTTCACATTTAGTGTTTGATAAGAGTATGAATAAATTCATTAAAATTGAAAAATATTCAAAAGCTCAATTATCTAAAGTTGAATCTAAATGGTTTAGTTGTTTAATTACAAGTACCCATAAAATACAAATTGGAAATGAAATTTTTTGGGATTGGGAAGACCACTTTGTTAAGACATAACAGTTCTTATATTTTTAAATAAATTTTTTATCAATTTTTATATTTTATAATTATATTTTTTATCAATTTTTATATTTTATAATTATATTTTATAAATAATTTCAAAATGTATTTTTAGTATTCTTTTTTTAAGAGTATACTATATATGGATAACCCAGGATTACAAAATATAAAAAAAATGTACGAAAAATTAAATTATTTTGACCAATATGGAGGTTCTGTTGTATTATTTATTATTATAACTATCATATTATCATTAATTGTATCTTATTCCATTATTATGATAAATGCACAACCTATTATTGATGATTGGCCTAATCAAAGATGTAAACCTAATATTATACCTTTCGCTGGATATATAACTCATCCTGAAGGAATGTCAGCTAGCGAATATACACAACAAAATTTCACATATTGCACACAAAATATTTTATCAAGTATTACTGGAATAGCAGTTGAACCTATAACATATATTATTAATATTTTTAATCAAATGGCTGAAACAATCAAAGAAGATATACAAAACATCAGAGGTATGTTTGATAAAGTTAGAAATATGTTTCAAGAAATATCACAAGAAATAATGGGACGGGTTATAAATATTATGATACCCCTTCAGCAAATTATTATTAGTTTTAAAGATTTAATGGGAAAAATACAAGGGACTATGACAGCTGGATTATTTACATTGTTAGGATCATATTATACTCTTAAATCTCTTATGGGAGCTATAGCACAGTTTATAATTACGATTTTAATTACGCTTGCTGTTATAATAGCTATTTTTTGGATAATACCTTTTACTTGGGGATTTGCACTATCTAATACTGTTATTTTTATTGCCTTAGCTATACCTATGGCAGTTATATTAGCATTTATGATTGACGTGTTACAAGTTCAAACAAACTTAACAATTCCAAGTGTTAAATGTTTTGATAAAAATACAATTATTTCTATGAATGATGGAACTAAAAGAAAAATATGTGATATTAAAAATGGAGATATATTAATTGGAAATAACGAAGTTACTGCTTGCGTAAAAGTTACAACAAAGGGTTCTATTATTTATAAATTAAATAATATTATTGTGTCTGATTCACATATAGTAAAACATAATATGAAATGGATTCCTGTTTCAAAACATCCAGAAGCAGTTAAAATAGATTGTTATGATGAACCTTATTTATATTGTTTGAATACAATAAACAAAACAATAAATATTAATGATTTGGAATTTACAGACTGGGATGAAATATATGACGATGACATTAGAAATATTAAAAATAATGATATTATTAAATTTAATGAATTATGTGATATTCATACATTTTTAGACGGAGGATTTTACGGATCAACAAAAATAAAGCTAAAAGATAAAACTTATAAGGATATCAAAGATATTATTATAGGAGATATTCTTGAAAACGGAGAGAATGTATATGGTGTAGTTAAAATAAATGGAATTAACATTGGAGAACAATGTAAATATAATTTAGGCAAAAATTTAGTTTTTGAAGGAGGTCCTAATATTACAATTTGCGACAGAAAAATTTCTACAAATACAACTTTAAATTTAGACGCTTGTAACAAACAATTATTGAAGATAAAACATAATGAATTATATCATTTATTAACCGATACTAAAACATTTTTTATTGAAGATATTAAATTTTACGATTATAATGCATCAATTGACTTATTTTTAGAAAAAAATAGAGGAAAATTATTATCTATGAAATATGTATAATATGGATATCTCAATATTAGGATATAAGTTTAATCTCGAGGTTTTAATTTTAATTGGAGTAGTTTACTTAATTTTAGTCGGACACATGTTTTGCGGATGTTGTAATTTTGGAATGACTGAAGGATTCGAATCATCTACAAATAAAGATTCTAAGGACAAGAAAAAAGATGAAAAGAAAAAAATTAGACAAAATGTTAAGGCTAATTTGAAAACACAAACTGCTGCCGGAACAAATCCAGCAATTCCTGTAGCTCATTCTGTTTCTACAACACCTGCTAAAGAAGGATTTACAGGAGCCAACATTAATTATGGAGAGTCGTCTGTTTATGATTTGAGTTCAGAACAATCAATCGATACTTCCTCTTGGAGTGCACAAAATATGACTGTTGTTCCTGGCCAACCTTTGAGCAAAGGTGTTAAGGATTTTTTAGCCAGAGAACCTCAACCTGTTCCTTTACCTGAAGGCGAAATGTTTATGTTTGCTAATACAAAATTTGCACCAGAATATTGTCCTAATACGTATAGCAATTCGAGTGGTTGTGCAGCGATGTCGAGCTCACAATATAATTATCTTGTGACGAGAGGTGGTAACAATGTTCCTTATTCACAATACTAATTTGTGAGCATAAAATAAAATATTATTATAAATTTATTTAATATTTTATTCATATTTTTCAACTCTATTTCCTTTACTATCATATACCCAAATTTCATATTTATAACCTAATTCTTTTGCAGCATTTTGTTTTAAAAATATATTATCTTTTTTCTTTTGAACTGTCCAAGTTGATTTAACTTCGATACATTTATTTTCAGATTTTATAAAAATATCTACATAATGTCTATGTTTTTTACAATTCTCATCGTTATACCAAATAGTAGGAACCTTTTTTGCTCCAATAAATATATCATTTTCATAAATTAACACATTGTTAATTAGTTCGTATAATGCAAAAGGTTCATATCCTTGAACTCTTTCAATTCTTCCAGATGGAAATTTATATTCTTTTAACTTATAAGCATTTTTAGATACTTTTTCCATAATTTCGGCACATTGGCTAGGAACTTCAACCCCATATTTTTCTAGACATGTTTTTTTTGTTTTATCTTTAATTTCTTTAGAATAACTAATATGTTCAACACCATAATTTAGTAATAGAGTTTTCTTCATCTTATCTTGTACTTCCTTTGATTGTGTACTATATTCAACACCATATTTTTCTAAACAGGTTTGTTTTGCTTTTTCTTTTCCAATTTTTGTAACACAATCTTTACAATAACCATTATAGTTTAATAAAGCACGAAACCCCTTAGTAAATGAATTATTACAATTTTCGGTTTTACAAATTCCATTTATCATAGTTTCTCTCGTTAAATGCACTAATGAATAATCTTCACATAATACTACATTATGTTCTTCGCAAAACTCTGTAAGTGTCTGATAATCATACTTCATTCTTTATATTAACTAAAGATAATTATATTTAAATAGTTATTTCAAATTATGTAATTTCCTAAATATTTTCATTTAATTCATTATTTTTTTCTTTTCTTTTCAAATAAGCCTTTCTTCTATATTCTTTTAGTTTATCTGGATTTTCTTCTGTCAATTTTTTTAAACCTTCTTTAGCCTGCGCTTTAACATATTCTTTATTTTTTTCATAATAAGCTTTACGTGAATTATTATAATTTTCCAATTGCAATTTTAATTTTAAATTCTCTTCTTTTAACAAGGCATTTTCAGTAAGGATTTCTTGAATATTCATAGATTTTATTATATATTATAATAAAATAATTTTTATATTAATTTAATACATTTATATATATATATAATGGTTAAGACTGTTAAAAATAGAAGTAAGAAAAATACGTCTAAAAAGCAACATGTTCAAACTTTAGCTATGTGTCCAATTGGTTTAAAGCCATTTGAAGAGAAATTTTCAGAAACATTACCCAAAGGTCATTTAAAAAAATCTAGTGAGAACCATAAAAAGGAATTTGTGAAAGAATTATTAAGTAAATTTGCGCCTAATAGCATTAAACCTGCAGACGACTTTTATGATTATATTAATTATCAATGGTTGAAAAATACTAGTGTCGAAAAGCAACAAGATTATATTGTCCAAATAGATGATTTTAGATTAACTCAAGATAAGGTGTATCAAGAATTAAACGAAATAATTTTAGATTATATTAAAACACATAAAGATAAGCTAGCTACTAATCTTAAAAATTTTTATGATTCTGTCATTAAAATGAATGAAATTGAACAAAGTAAAAAGTTATCAACTGAAGCCGTTCAAACAATTGATTCTTATATGCAAGGCAATAATATGTGGAAATTATTAGCATATATTAACAGTGACGAAATGATATCAAACAATGCTCCATTTGTTTGGTCTTTAAATCCTGATGATAAAGATCCTACAAATTTTAGATGTTATGTTAGTGCTCATCAATTTGCTATTGTTGATCTTAATGTATATTATGATGATGGAACAGATGTTGAATATAAAAAAAAATATAGAATTGCATTTAAAAAATATTGCAATGAATTATTTGATACTTGTCTCGGTAAAGGTCATGGATTTAATGGTGACGATATTTATGACGTTGAGGTTGATATTTTTAATGCTCTAGGGTGCGCTGACGTTGTTAACGGCGAAGAAAAATCATACAATAAAGTTTTAGCATCTGAATGTTTTAATAAATATGGATTTGATTGGGAAGAATTTTCTAAAGAATTAGGGTTTAAAACAACTCCTTCATTTTTTATAACATCAAGTCTTAACTATTTAAAATGTGGAACTGATTTAATGGCTAAAAATTGGAATTCGTCTAAATGGAGAACATATTGGGTTTGGATATTAATTAGAAGAATAGCAAGAGTAACTAGACACTGGGAAAAATTAACATATGATTTTTATGGAAGTTTCGAGAGAGGTCAAGCTGGAATTAATAAAAGTGATGCTGTAAGTGCTGCTTTATATATGTCTATTCCATTTAATACATTTTTAACAAACCAATATGTTGCAAAATATGAAGATTCTTCATCAATTGAATACGTTAAAACATTATGTAATGATTTAAAAATTGTGTTTAATAGAATATTGCAACGCAATACATGGTTGTCTCCTAAAACAAAAAAATATGCTTTATATAAACTTAATAAGCTTCAATTTGTAATTGGAAAGCCTGAAAATTTAAGAGAAGACCCTGATTTAGATTATGGTCATAGCTTATATGATAATATGGTTAAAATACAAACTTGGAGACATCATAAATTTATAACATTAGAAGGAAAACATGTAATTGATATTCCTGTAATGGATTGGACACAATATCCAGTTAAAATGACTGGAACACAAGCATATATTGTTAATGCTGCTTATACACCATCTAAAAATAATATTTATATAAATTTAGGTTATATACAAAAACCATTTGTGGATTTGGATGAAAGAGGAATAGAATATAATTTGGCACATCTTGGTTTTACAATTGGTCACGAAATGTCACATGGATTTGACGATTGGGGAAGTCAATATGATGCTGAAGGCATATTACATGATTGGTGGACCACTGAAGATAAAAAGAAGTTCAAACAAATACAAAAAGATATAATTAAACAATATGAAGAATTTGCTGCTAGAGACGGAATAAAATTCGATGCATCAATTGGAATTGGTGAAGATTTAGCTGATATATCTGGTATGGCAATATGTGATGAGTATTTACAAAATTTTCAAGACAATAATAAAGACTTAATACCAATTAGATATTTATCTTATGAAGGATTTTATACTTATTATGCTTTCCAACAAAAACAAATAATTAGTAAAAAAGCATTATCCGCTCAACTTAAAACAAATCCACATCCACTTGATAAATACAGATGTAATATTCCTTTATCACGTTCACAAATTTTTAGAGCATTATATAATGTTAAAAAGGGTGACGATATGTGGTGGCCAAATACAGATACTGTATGGTAAATTAATATATTTAAAATTATTAAATAATATATTAATTATGTTTACTATTTTTCAACAATAATTTCTTTCGTAATTCTTTTTATTATTTTTTCTTCTTTTTCAAAATCATTATCTCCTGGTCCACCCATTGATTCAACAATAATCTTATTATATTGGTCTGAAAATCTAGATGCTGATTTGTTACAATCTGGATGAGCTTCTTTAAATTTTGGCAAGAGTCTTGCATTTTTATCTGCAACTTTTTTGATTACTTTGTGCATTTTTTTCTTTTCTTCATCTTTTTCCCATTTGTTTTCATCTTTAATATAAAGTGTATCTCTTTTTTTATCAGTACAATGAACTGGTCTTTGTGTTATATCTAACTCTTTTAAATTTTTAACAATAATGTTTGAAATTCCATCTACATATCCTAATTCTCCAACTCTCTCTAAGTCTGATAATTGTAGTTTAATTGAATCAATAAAATCCATAATGTTCATTGCATCTTTACATGTTTCGTTCAAGAAAAATTGAAGATTAAATGTTTTATTATTTGAATTATTATTGTTATTACTATATGTAATTGAATTGTTTTTTGAAAGTTCAATTATTGTCTTATTTTGTTCGATTAACATATGTTGAAGCTCACTATTTTGTTTAAGAATGCTTAATATGGTGTCTTGAGATATTTCATTATTGTTTTGTTTTTCAACCCCTAAACATTTATTATTATGTTTCCATAATCCAGCATTAGTATGAAAATATTTTTCACATTTTTGACACGAATATTTTTTTGCCACTTTTTTGCCACTTTCTGCCACAAAATCGTTTCCAAATATTTCCTGGTTATGTTTTGCTGTGTTTATATGTTTGTTCCAGTTATATAACTTAGAGCATTTATAATCACATTTTTCACAATAATAATTTTTTGCCACTTTGTTGCCACTTTTTGCCACAAAATCATTTCCTAAAGTTTCCATAAAATTAAAACAGAAAATATTTTTAAGTTATTTTTAATTAAAATAAAAAATTTATCGTAACATTTTTATAATTATTTTTTTTGTGACCAGACCATAAAATTCAATTATGCTGTAAAAGAATCATTTTTGGCATAAAGTATTTGTATATTTCAATTTTGGACATTTTTTTTGTCCAATTTCAAAATTAGAAAAAACTTTCCCGACAAAATTTCAATCATTTCTCTTCATATGAAGGAAACTTTTTGAAGCATTATTTTCATAAGTTCCTTACATTATGTAGTAAAATTTAGGTTTATTCCTTTTCCTTCTGCAGGTTCACTTCCTTAGAAACATTTTTAATTATTTTTTCTTCCTTCTCATAATCATTATCACCTGAACCTCCCATAGATTCAACAATAATCTTATTATATTGATCTGAAAATTTGGAATGATATTTGTTACAATCTGGATGAGCTTCTTTAAACTTTGGAATTAATCTTTGATTTTTAGATGCTACTTTTCTTATAACCTTATGCATTGTTTCTTTATTTTCATCTTTTTCCCATTTATCAGAATCTTTAATATATATTGTTTCTCTCTTTTTATCAGTACAATGAACAGGTCTTTGAGTAATATCTAGTTCTTTAAGGTTCTTAACTATTATATTAGAGATACCTTCAACATATCCTACTTCTCCAACTCTTTCTAAGTCAGAAAGCTGAAGTTTAATTGAGTCGACAAAATCCATAATATTCATTGCATCTTTACAAGTTTCATTAAGAAAGAAGTTTAAGTTAAATGCTTTGTTATTTGAATTATTATTATTATATGTAATTGAATTATTTTTTGAAAGTTCAATTATTGTCTTATTTTGTTCGATTAACATATGTTGGAGTTCGCTATTTTGTTTAAGAATGCTTAATATGGTCTCCTGAGATATTTCATTCTTATTATTCTTGTTTTGTTGTTCAATATTTTCTTCAGTTACAAAACATTTATTTTTGTGTTTCCATAATCCAGAGCTTGTTGCGTATTTTTTACCACATTTACAAGAACATTCGGCATTTTTTTTTATTTCCGCATTTTCCATTTTATTTCCAGTGAGACGATAGATATGTTTTTTAGTCTTGGTGTGTATTTCAAAATTACTTTTTTTTGAGCATCTAAAGTCACAATTTTTGCAATAAAAATCGGCATTTTTTGGCATTATTTTTTCTTCCATTTCTATATTATATGGAAATACTAAAAAATGCCTAAATCCTTTTCCACATAAATAATAAAAAATTATCATAACAAAGCTAGAATTATTTTTTCTGTGACCAGACCATAAAATTCAATTATGCAGTGAAAAAACATTTTTGGCATAAAGTATTTGTATATTTCAATTTTGGACATTTATTTTTGTCCATTTTCAAAATTAGAAAAAACTTTCCCAACAAAATTTCAATCATTTCTCTTCATATGAAGGGAATTTTTTTTAAGCATTATTTTATAATTTACTTACATTGTTGTAGATAAATTACACTAATTCTGTGTATTCGCATTTAATACAATAATTTATATTAATACTTCTTTCTGGATCAACATCTAATTCATCTCTAACCATTTCATGACAACACAATTCAAACACTTTATCACAACATATTTTTCTTAAGCATTCAATATGTTTTTTTCTTTCAATAAAAAAAATTTTATTTTTTTCTGGATTAATTATGTTATAATGTTCTTCATCAATAATATTTTCAGCAAATGTAAAATCATCAATTTCATCAAACATTTCTATTATGTAATCTAATTCTTGTATGATTTTATCATAAACTTTTCTACAATACATATAATATTCTACACTCATATTACATATATTATTTTTATAGTTTTAAATTATTTTTTTACATATACAATGAACGCCAAGTTTCCAAACCATCTGACTCACGCTTTATTAATTTATCTACTATAGCCTTTGTTACATTAAATGGAAACTCTACTTGTAATGACATTTCACCTTCAAATAAATTTGTTCCAGGCTTCATTAATCTGTACAAATTTAATTTTGTATAAATAATTTCTAAACTACGTTTTAAATTTCTAACACCATCTTCTTTATTGCAATGAGTATCAATAATATGACTAAGAACATCATTTGGAATAATAATTTCTTCTTCATTAAATCTAACTTGTTCTCTAATCTTTGGAAGTAAATAATTGTTAGCAATGATTGTTTTTTCTTTTGAAATATAACCCTTTGTCTTAATTCTATACATTCTATCTTTTAAGATTGGATTAACTTTAGTTTCATCATTATAACTAAATATAAACAAACATTTACTCAAATCAAAATTTATATCCGCAAAGTATTTATCGTGAAATTGTGAGTTTTGTGATGTATCAGTTAAATGAGTAAGAATTCCTGCAATTTCTTCACCTCTAGGCGTGTCTGATATCTTATCTAGCTCGTCGAAATAAATAACAGGATTCATACACTTGCTTTCAATTAAAATTTGAACAATTTTACCCCATGTGCTACCTTCATAAGTATAACCATGCCCTTCTAAGAAACTACTATCAGTAGCTCCACCAAGAGCAATAAATGTAAATGGTCTATTTAGAATTTTACTTATACCTTCCTTAACTAAACTAGTCTTACCTGTTCCGGGAGGACCATGTATAGCAATAGCAGTTCCAATTGCCTTGGGATTTGTCAAAAGCTGACCAAGCATTTGCATTATTTGCATTTTGGCGTCATTTAATCCATAAACAGCTTGGTCTAAAGTTTTTTGAGCATTTTCCATAAATTCGTGGCATTTTTCAACTCCATCATCAATTGAAATAGGAAGTCCTTCATATTTATTGAAAGGAATGCGCATAAAAGTATCAACCCAATTCTTACTTTTATAAAACTCCCCACTTCCAGGCTCCATATAACGAAGCGAATTTATTTTTTTCATAGCAGAAGCTTTATATTCCACTGGAATATCTGATTCTAAAAGAGTCATTCTATAAGGTTTTTCTATACGAGTTATTTTATTTATTTCTCTTAATTCCTTGATTATTTTTTTTTGATTTTCTTTTTCTAATTTTTCATAAAACGAGAAATCATTCATAGTATTTTTATCCTTCAATATTTTTCTAAATATCCTTAAATTTTTTGCCTTCTGTTTCTTTTCTTTTTTTTCAGTTTTTTCTTTCTGTTCTTCAATATCTTTCTCATAAACATCAATACACTTTTTAATAGACTTATCGTTTGGACTTGCTTCTAATAATTTTTTAAGCTGACAAAGCATTTCCATATTTTTGTTTTCACATTCTTCATTATCTATTTTTTCTATTTTTTTATTAGATTTATTTTTCTTTGATGGTTTAACATCTTCTTCTTCTTCATCATCATCATCATCAGATGAATCATCATCGGTTGATACCTCTTCATCTTCATCTTCAGTAACATCATCTGAATCTTCATAACCTTCGTAATCAGAATCATCCTCATCTTCTGTTTCCCAGTCTTCTTCATCTTCGTCCATTCCTCCAATCGTAAATATAATATTTAACTTACCCTTACTTTTTCCAACTTTTACATGTTCAACATCATCTTCTTCATCTTCAGTATCCTCTTCTCCTAATGAAATATCTTCTTCATCAGAAACCTCAATTTTCTTAGACTTTTTAGATTTTTTAGACTTTTTATTTTTCTTAGAAACTAATTCTTCTTCTTCTGTTTCCCATTCTTCTTCCTCATCATCAGAAACCTCAATTTTCTTAGATTTTTTAGATTTTTTAGACTTTTTATTTTTCTTAGAAATAATTTCTTCCTCTTCTTCTTCATCTTCATCTTCATCTTCATCTTCATCTTCATCTTCAGCAATTTTCTTTAATTTTTCACCAGCCTTAATTTTTTTATTTAAATGTCTTGATGGGAACATTTTTGAAAGATATTTACGATATTCATGAATATCCATTTCATCACTATCAGATTCACTTTCACAATTATCATCACTATCAGAATTTTCAATCTTTTTTTTATTTTTACTCAGCTCTTCATTCTTTGCAGAGCGCTTAATTTCCTTCTTAGATAATTTAGTTTTACTATCGCGTGTCATTGTTATTATAATATAATTAATTTATATATTTTTAAATTATAATCAATTTTATTTTATAACAAAAATAATTGCTAATTTAGAACTATAATACACATCTAATTATCCATATATAAATTAATAAGCATTTTAAAATAAATAAAATAAATAAATATAATTAATGTAAATAATATTGTAAAAGAAACTTAAAGTAAACACAATAATTAATTATTTAAAATAAAATTGAATTAATAAAACAATTTAAATGTATTGTATTATAATATAAGATATGTCTAAGTTCCAAACTTCTAATAACATGTCGATTAACTGTTCAAAGGTAATTGGGATTCAATTTAGTATTTTATCTCCGGATGAAATAAGAAAAGGATCTGTTGCTGAAATAACAAGTAGAGATACATATATAAACAATAAACCTGTAATCGGAGGATTATTTGATCCTAGAATGGGCGTTTTAGAACCAGGACTTATTTGCCCAACAGATGGTCTTGATTATATGCAAACTCCAGGTTATGCAGGTCATATTGAATTAGCTCGTCCTGTATTTTATATACAATATTTAAGCACAATTCAAAAATGTATGAAATGTGTCTGTTTCAAATGCAGTAAACTTTTAGTTAGCAAGGATAAATATAAGCAAGCATTAAAGTTAGTAGGAGATGCCAGATGGAAATACGTATTTACATTATGTGGTAAGGTAAAGCGTTGTGGAGATGACAGTGAAGATGGTTGTGGAACATTGCAACCGAATAAAATTAGAAAAGAGGGTCTTGCCACAATATTTGCTGAATGGAAGAATGATTCTGAAGACGCAGAACCAATTATTATAAAAGTTACACCAGAAATGGTTCTTAAAAATTTCAAAAGAATATCTGATGATGATGTAACTTTTATGGGTTTTAGTCCTGTTTATTCAAGACCAGATTGGATGGTTTGTCAAGTTATGTTGGTTCCACCTCCAGCTGTTAGACCATCTGTCAAGCATGATGCTCAACAAAGGTCTGAAGACGATTTAAGTCATATTTTAGTAAATATTATAAAAACTAATAAGACATTACAAGAAAAAATACAAAATAATGCTCCTGCAAATGTAATTGATGATTGGACTACTGTTTTGCAATATTATGTTGCTACTCAAGTAGATAATAAAATTCCTGGTGTAGCTTCAGTAGCTCAGCGTTCTGGAAGACCTTTAAAATCTATTAAAGACCGTTTGAATGGAAAAGGAGGTCGTATGAGAGGAAATTTAATGGCAAAACGTGTTGATTATAGTGCTCGTTCAGTTATTACGGCTGATCCAAATATTTCAATTCGTGAATTGGGTATTCCTATGAAGGTAGCTAAAAATATTACAAAACCAGTTATTGTTAATAAAATTAATAAATCATTCTTAACAAAACTTATTCAAAATGGTCCTGATGTTTGGCCTGGAGCAAAGATGTTAGAAAAAAATAATGGAGAAGTGATCACGTTGAGATATTATTTAGATAGAAATTCACTTGAGCTTGAAGAAGGAGATACTGTTCACAGACATATGATGGACGGAGATGCAATCCTATTCAATCGTCAACCAACTCTTCACAGAATGAGTATGATGTGTCATATTGCAAGAATTATGAAAAAAGGTGATACTTTCAGAATGAATGTGGCGGACACAAAACCGTACAATGCCGATCGAATTTAATACCATCGAGGTTGGCAACAGGGAGCGTGAAAAGCGTGTTACTCCCTAGTGAATAAAATAATATATTTGAGGCAAACAACTTAAAAAATAATGTGTAATATAATATAATAAATGGATAATACTAACCCAAAAATTGTCACGTATAAGATTTGTTCTAATTGTAAAGAAGAAAAGACTATAGATAAATTCTACAAACGAGTTTCATTTTGTTGTGAATGTAAAAACTCTATACGACGAGACAAATATAAAAATGATGAAGAACACAGAACAAAAATTATTAAAATGGCTACTGATTTTAAACACAAAAAAGTAATTGAAAGACAAAAAATAAAACAAGAAGAACAAAATAAAATAGGTTTAGAAAACAAACAATGTAAATATTGTAACGAAATTAAACACATGGAAGAATTTCGTTATAATCGTTTAAAATGTAGAGATTGTGAAAGAGACGAACCTACTGAAAAGTTTAAACGTTACATAAGAACCAGAATTTATAATTGTTTAAGAAATAAAAACAAGACTAAACACTCAGTAGAGTATTTAGGATGTTCTTCTGAGGAATATTTTAAATGGATATTCAATTATAATAATAATTGTAATTTGGTAAATCATGGTAAAGAATGGCATATTGACCACGTAATACCAATATCAAAATTTGATTTAGATAATCAACAAGAACAATTGTTAGCTTTTAATTGGAGAAATACAATGCCTTTGTCGTGTAAAGAGAATTTATCAAAAAACAATAAAATAATTAAAGAACAAATTGAACAACATCAAAAAAAATTATTAGAATACCATTTAGAAAACAAACTTGATTTGCCTCAAGTATTTATTAATTTATTTGCAAAACACCTTGTTGACGGGAATATCCTAAAGATATCACTACCACTCACAAATGGAAACATTAATGAGGAACTCAGTTAATAGCTGAATACAATGGTAATAAAGTGATATATGATTACTGAAAAGTATGAAATGGACAATCCGCAGTGTTACTTTCTAAGTCCGTTATGATAGGATATGGAAGGCATTCAGAGACTGAATGGGTGTTGGTCAATAATGAAGAGCTAATCACTCTGAATTGGCTTAAGATACAGTCCTTCCCCTTTGGAAACATTGGGGGTGTAGAATTTATACAGACGATACTTAAATTTTATCTAACAAAATTTAATTATTGACTGCATAAATGCTGCGAAAGTTCGATGGAGATGAAATGAATTTACATATGCCGCAGGACCCTGAGTCCGAGGCAGAATTAAAAAATTTGGCAGCAGTGCCATATCAGATAGTGAGTCCAGCCAATAACAGTTCAATCATTGGTATTTATCAAGATTCTATGCTTGGTTCATATCAATTCACAAGAGAAGGAGTTCATTTTAGTCCAAGAGATGCAATGAATATTCTTATGATGTTTAATGGTGTAAATGAAACTCAATTAGAAAATGATATTAAAAAGGATGGAGGAATTAATAACTTTGATATATTAAGCCAAATTATGCCTCCACTTTCAATGAGATATAAAACCAAAGCATTCAAAGATGACAAAGATGATGTTAAAACATCTAACAATGTTATTGAAATAAAAAATGGTAAATATATTCGCGGACAAATGGATAAAAGTGTTATGGGAGCAAGAACAAAAGGTTTATTGCAAAGAGTTTGTAATGATTTTGGAAATATGGGTTCTGCTAAATTTATTGATGATTTACAAAATATTGTGACAGAATATATGAAATCAGCTGGTTTTAGTGTTGGAATTAGTGATTTAATTTCTAACCAAAAGACAAATGATGAAATTATTCAGGTAATCACAAAAAAGAAGACTGATGTTAAAAATTTAATTGACCAAGTTCAAATTGGTATATTTGAAAATAATACCGGTAAAACAAATGAAGAAGAATTTGAAACACAAGTAAATAGCATTCTTAATCAAGCTACATCTGAATCAGGCAAGATTGGTTTAAAGAGTTTGGGAAAGAATAATAGATTTGTTATAATGGTTAATGCAGGTTCAAAAGGTTCAGATTTAAATATTTCACAAATGATTTCTTGTTTAGGACAGCAAAACGTAGATGGAAAACGCATTCCTTACGGTTTTGAAAATAGAACATTACCACATTTTACAAAGTATGATGACTCACCAGGAGCTCGTGGTTTCGTTGAAAGTTCTTATATCAATGGTTTATCACCTCAAGAATTATTCTTCCATGCTATGGGTGGTCGTGTTGGTCTTATTGATACTGCTGTAAAAACCTCTACAACTGGGTATATTCAAAGAAGATTAATTAAAGGCCTTGAAGATTTAATGGTTTCTTATGATATGACGGTTAGAACAAATAAAAATAAGATAGTACAATTCTGTTATGGAGATGATAACATCGACACTATAAAAGTTGAGGAACAACATATTCCTATTGTTTCAATGAGTACTCAAGATATTTATGCTCATTATCTTGTTCCTGAAGAAAATGGAAAGATTAAAACTTTAAGTAATATATTCTTGAAAAATACTTTGACAAGACATAAAAAACAAAATGATGAATTTATGGAAAAAACTCAAAAATATATTGATTTAATGATTAAAAATAGAGAAAGAATTATTAAATATGTATTCAAAAATAAAAGCGATTCTACTATTAGTTGTCCAGTAGCATTTATGTATGTAATTAATAATATTCAAGGACAGTGTAATATTACTGTATCTTCATTAGTTGATATTACTCTTCATGAAGCTTTAGAAATGATTGAAGATTGTTATAGTAAATTAGAAACAATATATTATGCTCCTCCTACTGAATTATTTAAGACATTATTCTACTATTATTTATCACCAAAAGATTTGCTTATTGTAAAAAGATTTAATAAAGCTTCGTTAATATTATTGCTAGATACAATTATTATTGATTATAAAAGAGCTGTTATTGCACCTGGAGAAATGGTTGGAATGATTGCTGGTCAAAGTATTGGTGAAGTATCAACACAAATGACTCTAAACACTTTTCATTTTGCTGGTGTAGCATCTAAATCAAACGTCACTCGTGGTGTTCCAAGAATTGAAGAAATTTTATCTTTATCAAGTGATATTAAAAATCCTTCATTAAGTATTTATTTAAAGCCAGAAGATGAAAAACAAAAGGAAAAAGCACAAACCATTATGTATATGTTGGAACATACTAGATTAGAAGAAATTGTTAAATCAATCGAAGTTTGTTTTGATCCTGATGATTTAAATTCATTAATCAGCGAAGACAAAGATACTATTCAACAATATAGAGCATTTGAAAATATGGTTTCTGAATGTAATGAATCAACTCTTCAATCAGAAGAAAATGAAAAATCAAAATGGATTATTAGAATGGTAATGGACCCTGAGGTTATGCTTGAAAAGAATATTACAATGGATGATGTAAATTATACTTTAAAAAACTGTTATGATGAACAAATAAATTGTGTTTACTCTGATTTTAACTCAGATAAGCTTATATTTAGAATTAGAATGGCTGATGTACTTAAGTCGGCTGGTGGAAGAGGTCAAAAGAAACCAAAGGTAAATCCGCTTGACCAATCAGACCAAATATATATATTAAAAAATTTCCAAGACCAACTTTTACAAAATGTTGTATTGAGAGGTATTAAAGGAATTAATAAAGTTATTCTTAGAAAAATTGTTGATAATATGGTCGAACATAATGGTATTTATAAAAAACAAGATATTTGGGTTCTTGATACAATTGGAACAAATCTTTTGGATGTTTTAGGTCTTGATTTTATTGACAACAAAAGAACTTTAAGTAATGATATTGTAGAAATATTTAATGTTCTTGGAATTGAAGCAGCTAGACAAGCTATTTACAATGAATTGGTTGAAGTTGTAGAGTTCGATGGAACTTACATTAACTATCACAACTACAGTGTTTTAGTAGATAGAATGACATTTACAAATAAATTAATATCTATATTCAGACACGGAATTAATAATGATAATATTGGTCCTATTGCAAAGGCTTCATTTGAGGAGACTCCCGAGATGTTCTTGAAAGCAGCAAGACACGCAGAACTTGACACAATGAGAGGTATTTCAGCTAACGTAATGTGTGGACAAGAAGGATTCTTTGGAACAGCAGCATTCCAAGTAATATTAGATATTGAAGAAATGCAAAAACTTGAAGAAACTAGCGAATATAAACCAATTAATGTTGAAGATGAAATTGATAAATTCTTTGGAAATGTTCAAAACCCTGATGACCCTTGTGGAACTAATAAAATATCTATTCAAAATAATGTTATTACAATTGAAGCAGAAGATATGGGTAATGACAATACTTATAATCCAGGATTTTAAAAATATTATAAATTTATAATTAATATATATTAAATATAAATATCAATAAGTAAATAAGATGACTTATAGTTTGATCATAAAAAAAATAATTAAACCTGAAAATAATTATTTAAATTATAATTATAAATATGACGGAGTCAATTGTATATTTAAAATTTTTTTTAATATTATGTTAAATCAAGATTTAAATATAAAAAATAAATATAAATTTTTTATTGAAACATTAAATGTGTTTTATATAAAAGGAACAAAAGAAGAAGAATTTATAAACTATTTTTGTAAAATCCAAAATACATATAATATTTTAAACCGTTTCGCTTATAATTATAAATATAAAAAATCTAAGATTGTTGTAAATACAGACATTTGTTTAAATGAATTAATACCAAATTCAAAAAATGTTATTTGCATATTTCATAAAAACGCAAGATACTTATTTCATGTAAATGACTTAATTAATATTATTAACACATCTTTGACAAATTCATATATGTTTTTTTCTGAACCATTACCAATAAAAAATCCATATAATAATTTACCTTTTGACAAATCTACACTATATAATATATATTTTTTTATTAAATATAAAACAAATTATCACTGTGATTTGCTTTTAAAATTTTTCGATTGCGATTTTAATTTATATCTTTTCAAATGTAAAAATGAATATCTATTGAGAGAATGGTCTATAAATAATTTTGTTTATAAATCAAATTCACAAACATTAAAAAATGAAATATTAGATATGATATCTTTTTTTAATGAAAATTTTTGTAAAAATATACAAGAAAATAAAATTTTTATTGATGAAGAATTTCCTAAGAATAAATTAATTAAAATTTTTCAACCATATTTGTTAATGTATTGTTTGTCGCAATATTCTTTTTTAAACCATAAAAAAACACAAACATTATATTATTTCAAACAAGGATTAAGAAGGTTTCAAATTTTTAACCCTCAATTTGGAAGAAAAAAATATAAAATTATTTTTAAACATACAAAAAATTTTAAGAAAAAAGTAGTAGGTAAAATCATTGAATTTGATGATAGACACGTAACATTTAATAACATAGAAAAAAACAATGAAACTTTTTTATCAGATCATTTAAAATGTGAAGAAACAAACTATAATAGATCAAATAATCTATTATCATTAATTGATAGAACATCTTTATTTTTTAGAGGAGGAATAAATGAAAATACAGTTTATGAATCTCTAGAAGAGGAAGAAGAACACAATGAAGAAGATGAAGAAGAACAAGAGGAAGAAGAACACAATGAAGAAGAGGAAGAAGAAAACAATGAAGATGATGAAGAAGATGATGATGATGATGAAGAATACAATGAAGATTATAAGGATGATAGCTCAATAAGTTAAACTTTTTCTGTGCTTGCACTATCAACAATTAATAGTCTGCGCTTCTTTTGATTTCTTTTTGTCATTTTATTATTATTTCCTCTTATTACAACTTTTTTTCTAGATTGTTTTTTCTTATTTTCAAAAATAAATTCTTCAGGAGATACAGATTTTGTCTCTTCAATTATAAGTTTCTTTTTCTTTTCGGGCTTAACTTCATCAGATTGAGTCTCGATAACAAGTCTAGCTGGTTTTTTCTTTTCATATTCTGTTGTTATTGGTTTTTTAAAATTTTCTAAATAATCATCAATAGAAACCTTATGTTCAATAGATTCTCTAACTCTCTCCACACATTCTTCATCTAATTTGTTGAGAGAAATGAAAACATCATCATCATCGGTTTTAATTAATTTATATCCAGGTACATTTTCAGGTCTAAAACCAGGTATTACTACAAAAGAAAACTTGTCTTCTTGATTTCCATAACCAATAAACTCATGTTTTTCATATTTGGTTTGTAAAATCCATTTTTGGCAAATAAAAATAGTTGGAATTTTATATTTTGTAACAAGCAACCATAAATCAAATGTTGTCAAGAAATAATTGTCAGTATATATTAAACTTGAAAAAGTTAATGTTCCTGAGTGAACTTGGTCTCCTAATGTTTTTTTACCTTCCAAAATTAAAATATCAATTATTTTATCAAGATATTTTCCAGTATATTTTTTATATTCTTCGAATAATTCATTCTTAATTTGATTAATTGTTAGCTTATTACCAGTTTTTTTATCTATTAAGTCAATAATGAAATTAAACGTACAAAAATTAAACTTACTATATTCTATTTCATTATAATTTTTTGGAAAGCAATTTCTCCATATATTAGATGTTATATGCTCATTTGTTTTTTTATCACAAATCATTTCATTTTTTCTTCCAATAGCGTGATCTAAAGATGGAATTGTATTATCATATACTTGAGTAATAATTGGTTGAACTTCATCATATGAGTTATGCTTAATGTATTTATTTGATATAGATGGTATTAAGGTTTCAAAATATTCTTGTGTTAATAATGATTGAATCAATATTATTTCATTATCCCTCAAATTATATCCAATATTTCCAAAAGATAAATATGTTTGAGGTTGAAGCATAAATGATTTTATTCTATTATATCTTATTAATTCATCAGCCATTCTTCCATAATAAATTGGTTCATTAATCTTTTTTGTTATTAGATTTTTTAGAGGAAGAATTAAATTACATTTTCCATTTTCAGTAACAGCACATAAATTAGGTGTATCTGTACAAGATTCTTTATCTTTAACTATGCATGATGATACTTCATTTATCAATTTATAATAATTATCATCTCCAATAAATTGTATTTTATCTTTAACAAGCTCTCTAAGTAAAGTATCTATTTTTTTTAGTTTTTCTGAATATATAATGTATTCTTTGAGCATTTCAGTTTCAATTTTCTCTCTAACCTTTGAATTTTCATAATCATTTATTAATATTCTTATTGTGTTTCTAAACACATTATAAAAACTAGTTTCAAGCTTTATTTTTTTTATATAATCAACACGTTCATGATCAATATCATTTTGTGTTGTAAAATCAACTTCGGTATTAACCATTGGAGTAGAATCTTTGTTGACAATGTAGTTATTATTATTTATTGAAGGTATATCTAATCCATCTTCAATTTCATCTATGCGTATTGGTTTTGATAATTGTATAAATTGATTTGTATTTGTTAAAATTCCAACAACGTGTTCATCTTCAATTATTTTAAATGCTGGTTTGCAAGGAATATCCGGTTCATCTCTGCGTTTTTTACTTCTTTTATTAAGTTTATTTAAGAATTGAACAGTGTTTTCATATGTGTTCCATAATGAAAAATCTGTCATAAAGACAAAATCTAAGTCTTTCTTTAAATCTTCATCGAGAGAAGAAGGAAAACACGGTATAAAACCGTGATTTTCAGAGACGCCAGGCTCTTCAGCTACAACTCCAATAACCTTATTATTAAAGTTCATAACTAATTTTTTAATTTTATATTCATATTTATCTAACTTTTGGACTAAATCATATAGAAGCAATGGTCTTTTTGCTTTATACACATTTGGCATACTATCTAATGGTCTGCAAATTAAATTAAAGAATGGTTTAATAATTTCTTTAAAAACAGCTCTCATTGTTTTTGAAAGCTGTGGGTCGTATTCTTTAAATTCCTTAGCAACATTTATTTTTTTATTATTTGTAGAATATGAATAAATTGGTTCATAATATCCATCTTCTTTCATTAAAATTATTGTGGGTTTTCTTGCTTCATAAAATTCTGATGAATAATGATTTGTTGGGCACAAAAGCTCGACATTATTTGTTATATCATCATTTGGTAGTTGAAATATTACAAGATTAACACCGTTTGGAAACAAATATTTATTTGGCATACTCACAATATCCCATAAATAAGTATGATCAATTATAGCATCATCGTCTCTTAAATAATTTACAAAATTTTCATATGCTGATATTACTTTTGAATAATATGCTTTATCTGAAGAGTTATTCATATCGAGTTTTGAAAATAACTTTGTATTTTTATACTTATTTACATCTACATTTTTAGTTGTATCGTTAAAATCAGTTACTAAGTTTCCATTTTGATATTTAATAAATGTATCAATAGATAAAGATTTTATTATACGTTCTCTCATTTCCTTAACACCTAAAACCTTTGCAACATTATTCGTTAGTTTATTTTCTTGACTAACAATTCTTTTTCCAAAGAAAACCGCATCAGATAAACAAGCTACAAATGATTGTTTGTTATTTACCTCAACACCATGACGAAGAAGACAAGCTTGGTTTTCTTTAATATTTGAATTTGTTTTACTTATCTGACAGTCAGCATTTGCTTCATGAAGCATAGTTTGTATTTCGACAGGTAAATATCCCCAGCGTCCAGGCTCAAGAGGAAATTTATCAGGACCTTTAATATATTCGTCTTCTATTTCTTCTTGTTTTTTATTTGTTTTTTCTTCAATTTTTTCTCCATAACATTTTTTCTTAGCAGTTATTCTTCCTTCTGTATTATATTTGTCAAAACAACATGGTAAACACAACCCATCAGGATGAGAATCTGTAATTAATCCAGGATATTTTTTGTAATCTTTTTTACCTGGTTTTGGCTTATAAAATTCATAAATATAGTATCCAGGTTTTACCTTTTTGTCACCTTTTGGCAGAACCTTTCCACAAGTTGGATGAACAAGTTCTTTTTTTCCATCTTTACCAATAACTTCTTTTAAATCATTAGGATCAATAATAGTATTATTTTTTAGACACCAAAATCTTGGACATATATAATTGTTTTGGTTTTTAGGATTTGAACCATATTTTATTACATCCTCTTCTCTTAAAAATCCTGGATGTTCTTTTTTAATTTTATCAAGTTGTGAATCTGTCAAAATTACTGGCTGTTTTCTCATACTTGAACTGCAAGTCCTTACATAAGAATTAAACTGAGGAGTGTCTTCTTTTAAAATTAATAAAGGGTCTCTCTTTTCAATTAATGTTTGAAAATAATATGGTTTATTCAATTTCATACCATCAATATTTCTAATATTTTCTTCATCTTCTTCTGATTCAGATTCATGTGATATTAGTTTAGAATTTTTAGTTGCTGATGATGGAGCAGTATATTCCTCTTCTTCGTCTTCTGATTCAGATGAAGGAGTTGGTGTTGGTGTTTTAATAACTTGTTTAATAGATGATTTTTCAGAAGATACTTCAGACTCTGATTCTAGTGCAGGAGCTTTTGGTGTTAATGATGGTATTTCAGAAGATACTGATGATTGTTCAGATGGTACTTCAGATTCAGATGAAGGTGTTTTGGCCTTTGGTTCAAGAGTTGATATTTCAGATGTTACCGATGATTTGTCAGAAGATACTTCTGATTCAGATGAAGATGGTTTAACATTTGGTTCAAGAGTTGGTATTTCAGATGTTACTGATGATTTTTCAGAAGATACTTCTGATTCAGATGAAGATGGTTTAACATTTGGTTCAAGAGTTGGTATTTCAGATGTTACTGATGATTTTTCAGAAGATACTTCTGATTCAGATGAAGATGAAGGTGTTGATGGTTTAAGAGTTGGTATTTCAGATGTTACCGATGATTTTTCAGAAGATACTTCAGACTCAGAATCTAGTGCAGGAGCTTTTGGAGTTAATGTTGGTATTTCAGATGTTACTGATGATTTTTCAGAAGATACTTCAGGCTCAGAATCTAGTGCAGGAGCTTTTGGAGTTAATGATGGTATTTCAGATGTTACTAATGATTTTTCAGAAGATACTTCAGATTCAGATGAAGATGGTTTAACATTTGTTTCTTCTTCGCTTGAAATTCCAAATGATTCAAGATTTTTTGGAGATGATTTATCAATTGTAGATGATTTTTCCGATGGGACAGATGATTCAGATTCCTGGGAGCTGCTTAATCCGCTAGGTACAGTTACACCATTATATGTATTTTTTTCGGATTGTTCACTTGAAATTGAAGATTCAGAATCTTGTTGTCCACCTTCAAAATCAATTCCAAACCCTTTTCTTTGGTTCCCACCTTCAAAACTCTCATTTTCGTCTTCATCTTCATCAAAGAATAAACTTAAAGCTCCTTTTGGTTTATTTGAATCAATATGTTTATATTTTGTATATTCAACTTCTTCTTCATCTGGCTCAATTGATGGCACTTCAGAATTAGTAACAGATTCTTCAGTTGATGAAATAATATCATCAATAATCGATTCTTCTTTTTCACCTGACGAACATAATTGATTAATTTCGTTAGAAGGAAAACGAGTAGATGATTTATCTTGAGTTAAACGAACTATAGTATCTAAATAAATAGGTAATGTATACAAATAATTCATATTATTTATATTTTCAGTTGTAATAGTGATAACACCAATTTCATGATCGAGTGTAATATTAGTTTTAAAACCAGGATTATTTTTAATTTTAATATCAGATTTTCTTACTCCTCTTTCAATTTCAAGTTCATTGGCAATTTTACTTACCATTTCGATAGCTTGTTTTCTGTCTAATTCATCAGAAAAATTTTCAAGAAGAGCTTCAATAATTTGGTCACCTCTTAATCCTTGTTCTGATTTTTCCAAAATAAAAGCTTCTTGACTAGTAAATTTACTATAATTAGCAACACGTTTAAAACGTAATTTAATTGAATTACCTTTGAATATATTTGTTTCATTAATAAAAATGCTGGATATACATCCTCTATATGATTGAATGTCAAGAGGTTTACTAATTTGAATTTGTGTTTCATATGTAAGTTGTTTAATTTCAACATTCTCATCTTTTAAACTGCTAAAAAGATTTAATTTATAGCCACTTTGCTCTAAAAAGTTTTTAATTTCAATAATAATAGGATTTATTAATTCTTTAAATATATTATCAATTTCATTGACACTAATAATAGACTTAAATTCAGAACTAATAGTAATAAAACCTTCTTCATCAAACTCACAAATTAAAGATTGAATATCACCATTAGATGTGGATTCTATATAAACAGCAACAGATTTTCCTCTTCCAATATTTTTCATAAGCTTAAAAACAGAAGCTTTTTTAAGATATGGAATTTTTCTTCCATCTGTAGCAATTTTATCTGCAAAAAGTCTGTAAACATTTTCTTGTCTTGAAGAGGGATTATATTTAACCAGAGGATTTTCTTGTGTAGCATGAATTATTTTAAATATTATTTCAAGAGGAATTTTAACATCAAAATCTGGTCTAACTATGGCTTTAATATACTTAATACCTTTGTTAACATAATTAAGCTCAGATTTTCTTAAATTATAAACATCATAGAACATATCAATAGTTTTAAATGATTCTATAGTTTTTTCATTAATAATTTTGTTGGTATTTTCTATTAATATGCTTTTATTTTTTTCAATATCGTCTATTGTATTTATATTTTTATCATACAAAAAAGGATAATAAATTTTAATTGTATTCTCTTCTGATATATCCTTTTTGTTTAAGTACTGGAGAACATCTTCAGCAAGACATAAATAAATACTATTATCAATAATATTTCCACTATTTAATAATAAATGGCTATTTAATGTAGTTAATGATTTACGTGCTGATTTTTCAAAAAACCTATCATATTCTCTTACATCATAAGGATCGCATACAAACGGATATTCATTTTCAACAATAAAAAATTTTTGACCTAAAACTTTATTAACAATATATTTTTTATTATTAAAATTCATTTCAAAAATATCTTCAAATGTGTAAATATCTTTGTCAGTTGGTTTTTGAAAAGGAACTCTGTTTTCATCACTTACAATATTTGAAATAAATTGTTCTAATCTAACCTTTGTTAGTTGAAGTTTATTATTTTGCGTCAATGATTTATAAACATTAATAGCATTTAAGGTCTCGTTTTTTTGGCAAAATAAATATATTTCATCTAACGAAAACTTTTTTTTAAGTTCATTTGCTATTTTAATTTTAACTGTTCCAATTGAATCATCAAAATGAATTTGTTGTTCAGAAAACTTAACTGTAATTCTTTCAGATTTAATTTGTTCATTTTCTTCATCCGTAAATATTTTCTTAAATAATTCTTCTTCATTTTCTGGTGAGTTTTTACCATTAAATACATAAATAGTATTAACAGAGCCATTTACAATTTGTTTCACTTTATAAACTGGACTATCTAAAGATGAATGATTTGTTTCTGTTGAATTTATTGAAGATAATGACTTTGACATATATATAAAGCTACTATTATTTTTAATTTAATAATTTGCAAAGATATTAAATTAAAATGTAATTATAAATATATAATGTCAGTTGATTTAAATAAGCGTATTGAATTATCTACATATTTAAATGAACAAAATTGCGAAAAAATATTAGAGCAATCTCTTGCTTTAGCTGTAAAAAAATTAAGTGACCTTGTTGATATTGAAAACTTACAAAATACTGAAAAAAGAAAATGTTATGAGCAAAAAAAAAAGGAAAAATTAATAGAAGAATTAAAAGCTTTAAATAATATAATTGAATCTATTAATGTATATCTTGATTTAATAGAATAAACTTTTTCAAACTAAATCATAATATGGATTATCATTTATTTTCATACCACAATAATCTTTAGGATTTTTCTTATAATCAACAGGATCATATATTCCAGCTTCTTTGGCATTTTGTAATAAATACTTAAAATTTTGCCAGAATTCTTGTTTATGTCCAACAGATTCAGTCATTATATGTGATAATTCATGTAAAGCAACAAATGTTAAAGTGTTTATATCAATTAATCTATTACCTTCTTTTTTTGTATTTAAACAAAAAGCGATTTTCTCTCCTTTATTTTCACTATAAGCTGTTAATTCACTTGTCGGCAATGTTTCGCTAATTTTTTTTGGATTAAAACCTTCTACGAGTCTTTTGGTGCGAGGTTCATCTGGATGTTTTTCCTTCATATATGCTACCATATCTTTCATTTTTTTTGTAACTTGGGCTAAAAGATTTGCTGCAAGCTCTAATTTCTCTCTTTCTCTAACACAATATCTATTTCCATCCTTAGAAGCAATTATACATTTTAGATTATATGCATCTGATTGATAATAAATAGCCAAGCAAAAGAAAAGAATAAATACTATAAAAATATAAAAAAATATGCTATGTTTCTCCATATATATTATATATTTTTTAAATTGAATTAAAATTATAACCTAATATTAATTCAATAATAAATGTTTTCTAATCATCCTAAATCTAAATTTTGGTCTAATAAGAATCAAAAAAAATCTAATGAAATTCCTTTAAACACGCATGAAAAATTCTGGTTTGATTGTGATAAATGCGGTCAACAATTCTATATACAATTAAATAATATTAATATAGGATTATGGTGTCCTTATTGTGCTAACAATAAATTGATTTTTTTTATAAAATCTAGATTGTAAAGTAACCTTTATAACCTTTTCTCAATTCACTAGTTATGAAAACACCCATTTACTACGAAGTGATATGAGAAAATTAGTTATATTTTTTACGTTTAAATTCTATGTCAAAAGAATAATTATCTATATCACTTGGCGTTACCATACCATCTTCAATAGCTTTATTATATGACCACCACTCTATTGGTTTTATTGTCCATTTTTTTGTTTCAATATCAATTAATCCTGACGCATTAAAATCAAATAATTTAAATTGCCCGTCCTCACTTATACCAATATTATCTAACTTCCAATCTATATATATAATTCCTAAACTTTGTAAATATGTTTTTACTTCCATCATTATATTTTTTATTTTACTCATATCTTCTATTCTAATATCATCATCCAATAACTCCATATCAACATAATCTTTACCCACATCATATATTTTTACAATATTTTTATGAGGATTTTTCATTAATAATTCACATATTTTTTTCTCTGCTATGATGTTTGTCATTTTTCTAAAAAAATCTTTTCCTTCATGTAATATTTCTGCGTCTGTAGTAAATTCACCATCAATTGTTAAAACTTTTACACCTCCAATAGTATTTTTGTTTGTTTTTTTATGTTTTCTTGTATTTTTGTTTGGTTTTTTATGTTTTCTTGTATTTTTGGTTGTTTTTTTATGTTTTCTTGTATTTTTTTTTGATTTATTCATATATATATTATGGAGATTTTAATATTACACCTTTTATCATTTACACCTTTTATCATTTACACCTTTTATCATTTACACCTTTTATCATTTACACCTTTTATCATTTACACCTTTTATCATTTACATCTTTTATCATTTAGAAATGTGCGAATGAAAATGGATTTTCAGTCATAAGAATATTACAGGAAGATATATTTAAAGATAAATATTAAACGATTTATTTAAAAATTGAATTAAAATTATAACCTAATATTAATTCAATAATAATAATGTTTTCAGAAAATCCTAAATCTAAATTTTGGTCAGATAGAAATGAAAAGAAGCCAAATGAAGTATCATTGAATTCACATAAGAAATTCTGGTTTGATTGTGAATGTGGGCACGAGTTTGAGAGTTCTTTGTTAAATATTAATCAAGGAAATAATTGGTGTGGTTTTTGTAGTTATCCACCTAAAAAATTATGCGACAAACAAGAATGTAATATGTGTTTAAATAATTCGTTTGTAAGTCATTCAAAGTCTATATTTTGGTCAAATGAAAATGAACTTACTCCAAGACAAGTATTTAAAAGCGCAGATAGAAGAAAATTCAAATTTAATTGTGATTGCGGACACGAAATACTTTTAAATTTAAAGGATGTTTCAGTTAAAAATCATTGGTGTTCTTATTGTTCACATCAAAAACTATGTGAAAATAATGAATGTTGTATGTGTTTAAACAATTCATTCGCTTCTGTAGAGAGAAGTAAATATTTACACGATAAAACAATAAATCCAAGAATGTTATTCAAATGTACTAATAAAAAATATAAATTTAATTGTGACGTTTGTAATAATTCATTTGAAACTCAATTAAGCGCAGTAACAAATGGTATTTGGTGTTCATTTTGTGTTAATAAAACAGAACAAATTTTATTTGATAAATTAAAAGAAAAATACAATACATTAGAAAGACAATTTAAAGTAGAATGGTGTAAAAATGCAAAAACAAAAAGATATTTACCGTTAGACTTTGTAATCGAAGAGAGAAGAATAATAATTGAATTAGATGGGAAACAACATTTTGAACAAATTGGAAATTGGCAGTCTCCAGAAGAAACGCAGCTAAATGACATATATAAAATGAAATGTGCGACTGAAAATGGTTTTTCGGTAATAAGAATTTTACAAAAAGATGTTTATTATAATAAATATGATTGGTTAAATGAATTAACAAATAATATTGAAAAAATTACAAATGAAAATAGAGTTCAAAATATTTATATGTGTAAAAATAAGGAATATAAAGATTATGATATTAATTGAGACTGATGACACCATAAATTTTTTTTTTAATAAAAATTTATTGAGCACCAGACCCTAACTCCAAAGGAATTCGCATGAAATCAGGTTCGATTGTCGAAGTATTCCAGGGCCCAACATTCAATTGAGGATTAGGAGGTTCAGAGCGGATTTGCAAGTTAGCATTTCTCAAACTTTGTCCGACAGTGTCGATACCGATGTGGTAACCAGCCTTAAGCAAGTTAACGTTGGCAAGCTCACCTTTACCAGAAGGGTTTAATTGAGCCCATTGTGAGTTAGAGTCCTTAGGCAAGAGTTCAGCAGGATTTTGGATATTAGGTTGAGAGCAAGATGAGGGGATTCCAGGCATACTGGTTTGGACACCAGTAGCGGAGGCAAAAACTTCGTTGCCATTAGGGTCAGAGGGGCGAACACCAGCACTTGCTTGTGCGTTAGTGTTTCTATATTGTTGTTGCATTTGAGTATTAGATTCGTGACCAGGTAATCCCTTAGCACCTAAATAACCTGCAAACAAGCTAACTCCATAGGCGATAATTAGTAAAACAATAATGGCTCCAATTCCATAGTCATTCCATAGCTTCTTTAAAGAGACTGTCATTATATAAAATTAATGATAAAATAATTTTTAGAATACATATTAATTATTCTAAACATTTGTTATAAAAATTATAATCCTTCCAATTCACTTTCTGAAACATCATCAATTTCAGCATCAATTTCACTATCACTATCATTCATATTTTCTATCATATAAGTTTTCTTAATATTCTTTGCTTCTAAATAAGCTAAAAGTGCATTCTTTTTTGCTACTTTTGCTTTATTTCTGGCTTCTTTATATAATTCAAAATATACTTGATTAGGTTTTTTAAGTTGCATAGTTTCTAAAGTATTTTCTAAAGATAAATCTAAATTTTTGACCTCTTTTAATTCATCAGGATTTTCCTCAATATCTTCATTTAAATCTTCAAAATCTAAATCTAAAGAAATATTATCATCTCTTTCTGTTTCTTCTCTTTCTGTTTCTTCTTTTTCTGTTTCAACAATTATGTCAATTGGTTCAAGTTCTTCTAAAGCTTCACTAGTATTAACTACATCTTTTATATCTTCTAAATGTTTTTTATCAATTTCAATATTTGTTTCTAAAATACTATCATTAATATCATTATCATTATTATCATTTTTCAATTCATCAATTTTAAATTCTTCATATAAATCAGGAGTCTGATATATTTTTTCATCGTGTGGTTGAATTTTTTTATTAGTTTTAATTAAACAGCTATCAAATATGGGGTCATTATCTAATATCATTACCTGCTTAAGCTCAATATCAATTTGAAAATTTCTAGATGTAAATTTTATACCTTGTATTTCTAAAATTGAAATAATATCTGTTTCGCTATTAATATCATTCATTGTTACAGCTGTTTCCTTTTCATTATAAATTTTAATTGCTGGTAAATTGTTATGGTCATTCTTAATATTTGTCCTTAATAGATAAAACTTTCCTGATTTATAAATTCTTATTGTAGAGCTAAACGCAGTCTCAATATCACTTTCTTCTAAAGAATTTTGAAACCATGTATCTCTTCTCTCGAAAATTAATTGTTGACATTTTTCTTCTAAATTTTCAAACCAATGAATAAGTTCTTCTGAATTTTTATCAAACATTAAATCACAATAATATTTTTTTCCAGTCTTAACAAATCCTTGCCTTGTTTGACTTTTAGTTGTTTGAATGTATAATGGTTTCTTATTATTTTCAATTTTTGTAAAATAAGCACCACCCTGAATTCCTACAGGATGTGCTAAAGAAAGTTTAGAAAAATCGAATGATTCGTTAGGCTCAATAATATTATCCATGTTATTGAAAATATAGAAAAATTTTAATTTATTAACACGCACAAAATCCTTAAAATTTATATTTTTATTTAATATGAAAGATTCACTAGTTCAGCAATGTTTAGATATTTTAAAAAGAGAAGATATAAAAAATGAATTTAAAATGTTATTTAAACCAGTTATTGATTTTATACTATATGAAATAAATCCGTATATTTATATTATTGTATCTCTAGTATTTTTAATTTTTGTAATGATTTTAGCAATACTAGTAATTCTAATTATGTTATTGCGTAATAAACAAATTATAACAAAAATATTTTAGATACTTATTGTATAATGGCAAGAAGAACTAAAAGTAGACGTGGAGGGTTTTTAGGAAGTTTAGTTAACACAGCTATAGTTCCATTAAGTATTTTAGGTATGCAACAAACATACAGAAAAAAGAGTCATGGAGGAAAACGTACTCGTAAAAATAAAGCTGGTAAGAAAAGTCGTAGACGCCACTAAATATATTTAATGAATTATTAAGCTAAATATATTTTTATTCTCATCAATTTATATAATATGGCAAAACATAGTAGTCGTAGACACAGACGTTCTCATAGAGTTAAAAGAGGTGGTAGTGGAAATTATACTTCTGCATCTACTTATGGTAGTTATGTAAATGGTTCAGGTGATTCTCAATATAGTCGCGTTTTTGATCAAAGTGCTGATGCTGGTAGACAATCAAATGTTATTGTTGGAGCTCAAGGACAATGGGCTCAACAACCACATGGTCCAACTGCTCAAAATTTATCCTTAGTTCAATCTGCTGGAAAGCGCAGAACTAAACGCGGAGGACTCTTTGGTGAAGTTATTAATCAAGCTGTTGTTCCTTTAGCCCTTTTAGGTATGCAACAAAATTATGGTCGCAAGAGAAATGGTGGAAAAACCAGCAAGAGACGTGGAGGTTATATGGGTATGGGAGCTGTTATTAATCAAGCTGTTGTTCCTTTAGCCCTTTTAGGTATGCAACAAAAGTATGGTCGCAAGAGAAATGGTGGAAAAACTCGTAAACATCGTTAATAAGCTTTGAGTTTATTTGATATTTATATTTTATTTTATATAACTATCAATGAGTTTTGAAAATAAAATTCAACAATGGGTACAATTGGATAACCAGTTAAAACAGATTAATGAAAAAACTAAGGAATTGAGAGAGAAACGCAGCATATTAGAAGAAAATATTACATCTTATGCTTCAATAAATAATCTCTCTAACACAACTGTTCAAATAAGCGATGGAAAATTAAAATTTTCAGATACAAAAGTTACAGAACCATTAACATTTAAATATTTAGAAAAGGCTTTAAATGAAGTTATTAAAAATGAATCACAAATCAAACTAATTATGGAGCATATTAAACAGAAAAGGACTGTTAAAATCGTTCCAGAAATAAAGCGCTTTTCTAATAATTAATTAATATATAAATAATTTATATGAACGATATTGATTATATAGGAGCAAATGAATTAGTATTTAATACAGACAAAGAAGCAGGTGTTTATTCTGGAGGTTTTGGTGTTAATTCAATTATGATGAGAGCAGGTATGTCTCCGATAATGACTCTTAATACACAAATTGGCGGAGATTCAAATAAAGTTTCGGATTTATTTGACAGTTTAGTCGTTCCAAATTGGGCTTTAAGCTATAATAAAATGCTTGGGGGCGAATATAAAGACAATGACGATAGTGATAGTGAAATTGATGACGATTTACACGATAAATTATTAGACCTAGTGAAAGACCATGAACATTCTTTAAACCAACAAAAATTAGAAATTAAAAGGAAAAAAACAAGAAAACAAAAAATAACTGTAAATGCTAAAAAGGGTGGAACAAAAAGAAGAAAACAATAATAAATATTATATTAAATTATAATTCTAATATAATATGTTATTCAGACTAGTTGATCATTATAATATTGAATTAGATGAGTTTAATAAAAATTTAGAATCAGCAGAATGTTTTATTTGCTATGAAACAATATTTGAAGATGAACTAAATCCAATTAAATTAAACTCTAATACAAATTATATTAAAAAATGTAAATGTGATGTGTTTATGCATAAAAAATGCCTTGATACATGGTATGTAAAAAACAAAAAATGCCCTATATGTAGAAAATATATGAGTGAAAATACAATAATAACAATAGAACTATTAAACAAAGGAAGTTATATTTTATTTGCTTACATAATAATAAAAAAAAATATAATAAAAATAATGCGAGTTTTTATGATTTTATTTTTTATATTTTCTATTTTTGATTTATATTTAACTATATATCAAAAAGAATTATATAAAGATTATCAGTCAGAAATTCATTGTTTAAAAATTGAAGATTTAGAATGAACTCCAACTATCGTTATTAAATGGTGAAACTAATATATCATCTACTTTATTTCTCCAAAAATCAACACGTTTTTGAAAAGCTATATCTTTTGCTGTTTGAGGATACGGTGTAGATGTGTTCATTAAGTTTTCTTCTTCTTGTGTAATTTTTGGTTTATTTCCATAACAATTTACTCCAAATTTAATTTTTTTATTTGCTATATATCCTCCATTAATTCCAGTTCTTCCACAATCATTTTCGTGTCCTGGTATAGTTTGTAAATTGTCATATGTTTGCTTTTGTGTTGGAAATAATGCTAGCTGATTTGCTGACCATCCATAATTACACCATTCAGCACCATTATTATAAGATTTTTCAATTTGATCATATGTCGCTAAATCTGAACCATAAGCTTGGCATATAGCTTTAGCATTTTCATAATCATAATAATTACCTGGAATGTTAAAAACTTGTTTCTTAAATTTAATTTCTGGAACTGTTGATGGTTGTGGTTGTAACGGTGAATCGTATGTACTTTGGTCTACAACAATATCAATTTGTGCATTTGGAGTAAACAAACCTTGAATATAAGCAGTTACATTTATACTAAAAAAGTATTGAAAAGCATTGATAACAATTAAAACTATTAAAATACAAATAATAATAATTCCCATTATATTTGAACCTGAATCAGAACTAACGCTACTATCGCCATTTCCTAAAGATGAAGAAAAAACATAATATGATACAATAATTAATAATATAACTATAAAAACCATTGGATTTAAAATGTATGAATTTAAATAATTATACATATTTACTGGATCCGTTGTTGTTGTTGTGTTTACTACTTCCATTTATAATATATAAATAGTTAAAATAATATATTATATTTAAAAATAATCTTAAGTAGATTTCTTCCTATAAAACAGAACATACGCTTTTGGTGAAACAATTGATTCTGGTAAACCTACTTCTGAGACACTTGTGTCATTAAAAAAATACCACTTTCCATTCGCATTTTTTATATATGTTGTATAATGACCTCCCATAACGCCTCCACTATGATTACAAACACCATAAAGTTCATATTTATAAGTTTCCTTTTTATATCCAATAACATAATTTGATAAATCTAATTCATCAATTGGAAATTTAACAAGAATTTGTTTTTTTTGAAATCTATTATTGAATCTTTTTAAATCTATTACTAAAATATTTGGAAATGACCAAAATTCTATTTTTTTTCTAATATTTATTCTCTCTTTTATTTCATCATTATACCACCCTTCAATTATTTCACCTTCTACATAATGATTTAAACAATCTATTAAAGAAGGAGATTTATTATTTTCTGGTATAGGTAAATCAATCATAAAATATGGTTCTGGTGTAATTTTAATTTTCTCTCCAGTTTCTATATTTGATATTTCTGAAACATGAACAGCATAAAATAAATTCCAAATTTCAGAATATTCTTTTGAGTACATATTTTTAATCATTTCAAAACATTGAATAGCAACTTTATCTGTTTCATTTTCTGGTTTGCCAGATATTGTCATTTTAATTTCTCTCGAAAGTGATGTATGAAAACAATTAATTAAAAATAAAAGAAACTCTGGTAAGTCATTTTGGGAATATCCAGTAAACATTTCCATTTCTTTTAGATGCGCTACTTTTTGAACTGTTTTTATAAATTTTCCTGGTGAAACAATACAATTTGTAGTCCACATTAGTTTTCTTAAATTATCCCATTCAATAAGAAGAACAGAATCATATATTTTTTTTAGTTTACTTTTATATGTTTCTTGTTCTAGAAAATAATTTAATTCATATGTATGAGAAAGAACCTGCATACATGAGTTTATAAAACAAGTATTTCCTAGATTTGTTAATCCACTTAATCCTTTGTCTTTATATGATTGCATATTCATATTATTATTATAATAATACTAATGGAATATATTTAAACAGATTTAATAATATATATAAAATAATGAGCTTCAATAATAACTCCTATATTGTAAGTAATGAACAATTATTACTTATTGATATTTTAAATAGTATGTATAATGATAATTTGAGGCAAATTAACAACTTTACAACAAGTATTAATAACTTAAATGAAAATAATACACAAATTAGAAATTTACTTATTCAAATATTAAATAATCCTCCTAGAAGAAACAATAATGATAGAAGAAATGCAAGAACGAATACTTTTAGAGAGAATAATACAAACCAAACCAATAACTCAGGGTTAGGAAGAGTTGTTTTAAATAATACACCTTATATTATTGATAGTGTAAGAGAATATAGAATTCCTTATAATAGAGATAATAGAGCTGAAACATCTAATAGTAATTTCACTCGAATATTACAAAGTTTTTTCCAACCTATAGAAGTTTTTCCTACTCAGTCTCAAATTGAGACTTCTACTAGAAATGTAAGATATTCTGATATTGTTTCTCCAAGAAATCGTTCTTGTCCTATTTCTCTTGATAATTTTGAAGATAATGAAATTGTAACAGTTATAAGGCAGTGTGGTCATATTTTTAGAAGAGATGAATTTAATACATGGTTTAGGTCTCATTGCAATTGTCCTGTGTGTAGATATGATATTCGGGATTACGATTCAAATGCTTCTTCTGAGTTTTTTAGTTCAATTGATACTCAAAATTCTAGCTCTTATTTAGATAGTTCAAATCAGGAACAGAGTCCTCAAAATAGCTCTTCTAATTTTAATGTAGAGAGAAATATTCAAGAAAATTTAAATGAAAGAACTACAAATTTAAGAGATGAAAACCCTAGTGTTCTTAACTATTTTTTAGACAATATTTCTAACAATCAATATGACATTGCAAGTATTTTAACTGATTCATCTGGAAATTTACTAAATAATATTTTTAATGATACTCTTTCAGACCCATCAACTATTCTTAGCTTATTAACAGCTCTTAACAATAGAAACCAACGATAATTACATTATTAAGAATATATAAAGACATTATTATTACTTATAATAATGTCAATTAGACTGGTAAAAAAAAATAAAAAACGAGAATCAGAAGAAGAAGAAGAAATGACAATTGAAGAAATTAATGAAGAACAAGACAAAGAAATTGAAAAAACAAGTTTTAATTCAGATTTTTTTATTAATTTTTTTTATAATTTTGGTCTTTATTTTTTTACAGTAACATATAAAACAATTAAGTTTATTATAAATATATCAGGAATTTACCTTTTATGGATTTTATTACATTATATAGCTTCACATTTGTATGTTAAATTTTGTGTACCATGCACTTTATTTGGTTTTATAATGTCTCCATTTATGACTGCAACACCACATTGTCAAGGGCTTAGATGGATTGTATACAATGCAGCAAATATGATTAACAATATGTGGATTATTTTTGGGGCGTGGATATGTTCTACACTATTGATTATTAACAAAGACAACCCGCATGATACTAGCTCTTAGAAATATAATATATTATATAAAATGATATAAAGATTATACTAGTATTATAGTATTATACAATGAACTCATACAAGAGAAGCGGTAATAAATGGACTATTAATGAATTAATATCCCTTCAAAGGGAGTATGAACTTTTAGAATGGACTGTTGGACAAATTTCTGAAAAGCATCAAAGAAGTGTAGAGGCAATTTTGTTCAGACTTGAATCAGAACGTTTTATTTCATCATGGAATAACGCAAGAGGATTTAAAACCGAGCAGTATCAAGAAAATTTGTCTGAAAATATTGAATTTGTAGTTCAAGATGATATGTCTGTAGATGAGGACGAAGATTGTTCTGATAAAGATTCAGAGTATTTTGATGAAGGAGTTGATGAGGAAGATTATGATGTGTCAGTTGAGGATGATGAGTCTGAAGTAAATAATCTTACAGAGCGTGTTTGTAATTTGGAGACTAGTGTAAAAGATATTAGTTCTATGGTAAGACAAATGTTTGATAATATGGTTTCTGAAAAGAAACAGATACATGACATCTACAATAATTATAATAAGAGAGCTTCTCTTACAAAGGATTAAAATAAAAATATTTATTATATAAAAAATTTACATTTTTTATTTAATGTTAATTTAGAATACTTATCTTCTTCTATGTCTACGAGAACTCTTTCTATGTCTACGAGAACTCTTTCTATTTTTTCTTGTCTTTTTTCCTCCCCAAAATTGATACCATGATTTTTTAGGAGCAGATGGTAGTTGGTCTTGTTGCTGCATTTGTTGAACTTGTTCTGGTTCAAATCCTTGATATTCATTTGCATCATTATCACTTTTAATTGTAGCTTGAAAATTTAAATCAACTTGTTTACAATATGGCGAAGAATTTTTTGTTCCGAACGTTCCTTTTGGGCAACATTTTTGATAATTTGCATGTAAGGCTTCTGAACCTGTAATCGTTGATAATTTGTTAGGGTCACATTCTTCTGGTAAAACAGGAGCATAATTATTACTAGAAAAAAAACCACCTTTTTTATTTCTACGAGAAAACTTACTGTGAGTATTTTTATGACTTCTACTTTTCATATATATATTTATCTACATTATTTTTTTACAAAGAATTTCATTAAACTTTGAACACCTTCTTTTTCATTATTTGTTACTCTTAAATATTCATCAAACAATAATACCTTAATTTCTTTACAACGCATTGCTTCTAATTTATCTTCAAATTTATCTTTATCTTCTAAATATTCTTTTTTAAGATTTTCAGTTTCTTTTTTAAATTGTTTAAGCTTTGGTATTTTTTTGTTCATTTCCCAAATTTTTTCAAGAACTAAAGCAAATACTTGTTGAACTGGTTTCATAATTTGGTTTGTAATGTAAAATGAATAATCAATTTTTAATTTATTTTCTGTAATAAATGTTGGTGTTTCAATTTTTTCTCCTTGAAGTGCTTTCTTATCTGCCGTAGAAATATAAACAAATGGAATTCTATCTCCTGAGCTTGGTTTATTTCCAGGATCTCTTGCTGTAATTCTGTCAGCTAATACTTTATGAGCGATTCCTTTAGGATTTTTATAACCAGAACGAAGAGATTTTGTTATGATTAATTTTTCCATTGGATATTTTTCTTCAACTATATTTTTTAAACAACCTCTTAAGAAATCAATTGCTTCTTGAATATTTTGTTTTTTCATTAAAATATCAATAATACCTCCATAAATATCCTTAACAATTGGTGCATTATCTCGTCTTTTTAGTACTATACCCATTTCATTTCTTTTACATACATCTGGGTCTTTTTCATATTTCATTCCTACATATCTTTTTTTAGATAATAAACAAAATGGCATAAATGTTTTTTCATACTCAAAATCATGTGGTGATTTTAAAAATTTTGCTGATACATCACCTACTTGCTGAGCTAATTCAATTGTTATTTCAAGAGCTTTTTTACCACGTATTTTATTACCATCTAAATCCTCTAAATTGAAAGTGTAAAATACTGAATCAGTGTCACCATAAATGTACTCAGCTCGTGTTTGAACTTTTCCATATTTTGTTGTATCACAAATTTTATCTCCATAACACTCTTCAATAATTCTTTTCCCATATGTTAACAATTTTCTACCAGTTGCTGTAGTACATGCAGCAATATCTTTTTCATAAAATGTACTAGTTTTAGCACCACACTGTCCATATAGTGAATTAGCAGTTACTTTATAACCTAACTGACGTTGCTCTAAAACTTGCCACATAAATAAATCTTTTTCATCCTTCTGTTTTTTTCTTGTATCTTTTCTCGCTTTTAATAATTCTTTTAAAACAGCTGGCATAATAGCTTCTCCATCTCCATTTTCATTTGGAACTGGTTGAGCGAACCTACATAATTTATATCCGCTCAAAACCTTTTCTGCAGACGCCATTGGATGTTTTCTTCTATACACATAAGCATCATATTTTACATCTACATAACTGTAGCCAGGTAAATTATCATAAATATAATTGCCTGCTTCATCTTTTTCACCCCATTCTTCAATTAGATTGCCTGCTAAATCATATTCTGTTGTCCAAACCTTACTATCATGTGACAGATTTTCACTAATCATTGAACTTGGATATAAAGAAGCATAATCATTACAGGCAACAGGATTGTCCAAATATAAGTCGCATTTAGGGTCCAATACGATAGCACCTTCAAAACCTTCATCAAGACCACCTTTTTCAATAACAGGCATTAATGTTCTCTTTTCTCGGCATTTTTTTGCAATAAAACTTGTTAGCTTAATGCCTTGGCCTCTCATAACAAGAAAATTAATTGGAACACTGCAAATTTTAGCCATCTCGATAAAACCAGTTAAAACATCTGATTTGTTAAATAGATAATGAACTAAGTTACAATCTTGAATACAATATTTAGCAATTACACCTCTATCGTCTGCATTTCCATTTGTCATTCTAAAAATATCTTTTGGTGTAACATCATCTTTTGCTAAACACCAACGAACTTTTTTAGACACAGAATCTGGATTTACAATTCCGTTAATTTTAAACTTTCCATTTATTTTATCAACATAAGTCACTAAAAACTTCGCACCATCTTCATAATAATCTACAGAATGACCTATTTCTTCAAAATGAATATAACTTCCGACTAATAATCCTGTCATATTTGAAGTTTTAACAGAAGTTTCGGTATCAATATGTTCTAAACCTTTTACAAAATCTCCAATAAAATAACCAGCAACATAATCTAATTTATAACTTGTTAAATTTTCTCCTCTTCTATAAAAGTTATATAAATCAACTTGAAGACGTCCGTTCATTTTAATAAATCTCAAATCATGTTGACCACTAGCAATTTGAATACTGCTTTCTTCAATTTTCCATTTACCAGAGTCTTTGTCTTTTGTTCCACAAATTTCATCTTTATTACGTGATAGTTTTAAAAACTCTTCAACACATAAATTTTCTTCAGCTCTTCTAAACATAAATTCATAATCAAATCCAAATATATTATATCCAATGATGATGTCTGGATTTTCGCGCTGAACTAATTTCTGCCACGCAAGCAACACTTCTTTTTCTGTATCATAACTTTCAATTACCGAATTTTCAATTGGAATATCAGAACAAGTATTTAATACAATACAATGATTAAAGTTTGGCTCATTTTCACCAAAATTCATAAATGTTGAACCAATAAATGTGCATTTATCTCCTTCTAGCTTTGGAAAAACCTTTCTCAAAGAGTCATTTAATTCATTTAACTTTCCTTCGCGCTCAAACTTTTTATCACAAAGAATATCAACAATAGTTGCTTTCTTATCAGTATAAGATTTTACGTGAGTTTTATATTCATTATCTTCTTCTTCATCAATTCCTATTTTTTCAAATAGTTTTTCAATATTATTTTCATATTGTCCATCATCATTTGATTTTAAATTTCTTACAAGAGTTTCTAGCCAAATTTCACACAGTATTTGAACTTTTTCTTTTGAACCAAGATGTTCTGTAGGTTTAGGATAAACTAAGTCAATTTGTTCCATATTTTCATATCCAAATGCTGATAAAATTATTCTTCTTAATATATTCTTGCACAGTTCTTTAGTGATATCCATTTTTAAACTTTCAAAATATTCAATAATATTTGTTGCTAATTTTTTATATGTTTTTATTGGCACAGGAAAATCACCGTGACTACTGCTTGCTTCAATATCAAAACTCATTATTTTATAAGGAACTCTTGTTTCCTTATTATTAAGAGGAATTATATTTTTATAATTTGTCACAAACTCATAATCACAGTTTACAGTTTTATTTTCAGATTTATTTTCAATTGCTTTCTTTTTTGGGACAGCAACCCATCCTGATGGACTAATATCTCTTATATGAAAGAAACGCAATAGAGGAGGAATATTTGCTTCATATAACTGTATATCTGTGTCATTAAATCTGTATCCGTTTTTAAATAAAGTATGACCATTTTGATATCCTGAATACCATAAGTTCTTTGCTTTATTAAAAGCATTAAAATTCGCAAATTCAATAAATATAAATTTATGTTCTTTCCCACCATCAAAACCATAAAGTTTCTTACGCCTAATTATTTTACACTCTGTAATAGAGTCTTCATAAAATTTTCCCATTTTTTCTTTCAAATGAGCTAAAAAACCTTCTTTCATTTGAATAGTCCATTTATCATTTACCATTACATAAAAGAATGGACGATAACCTTCAGCTGTTAATGAATATGTTTTACCATTTTCATCAACACCAAACATCTGAATAACAAATTTGTTTGTATCTTTATAAACATTTTGTTCATCATCAGATGACTCATGAGAAGAATCCTTTGCATTATAAACATTAAAATCTACAATTCTAAAAATGTGTTCCATTGTTAATTTAATATATTAATTTATGTTTATCTTGTTTAATTTTATTCAATTTTAAAATATAATACAGAATTAAATCAATAATATGTTTTTATATATCTTTATTAGTTATAGTTTGCCTTTTAATTTATTATTTATGTAATATAATGAGTGATAAACCAATTTATGCTATTGCTGTATTTAACGATGATATTAAGGGTACTGTTAAACTAACTGAAGATTTAGTTAATAATCAAATTAAAATAGATTTAAGTATTACTGGATTAATTCCTAATTCTTTACATGGTTTTCATGTTCACGAGGCAGGTGATTTAACTGATAAATGTACAAGTATGTGTGCTCACTTTAACCCCTACGGAAAAACACATGGATGTCCTGGTGTAACAGAAAGACACGTTGGTGATTTAGGTAATATAAAGACTAATAATAAAGGTGAAGCTAAGTATACTTTTTATGATAATGTTATTAAACTTAGAGGAACTAAGTGTAATATTATTGGTAGAGGGTTAATCATTCACGAAGATGAAGATGATTGTGGTCAAGGTGGAAATACTGAAAGTTTAAAAACTGGAAATGCTGGTAAGAGAATAGCTTGTGCAGTTATTGGATATTCAAAAGAAAACTTTTAGATTTTATAACAATATAAATTATAACAATATAAATTATAACAATATAAATTATAACAATATAAATTATAACAATATAAATTATATGAAACAACAAAATATTTTTATATTAATTTTAATTGCATTGATTATATTTTTTTTAATAAATATATATTTAATAAATGATGAAACACCACCATTTCCTATTGACATAGTTTATACTTGGAAAGGTGAAGAAGTTACCGATAATGTAAGGTCATCATATAATCATGAATTAAAATATTCCTTACGCTCTATTGATTTATATGCTCCATGGGTAAATAAAATATATATATTAACTGATTATCCAAAAAAATATCCAAGTTGGATTAAAAATGACAATAGTAAAATAATAATGATTGATACTACAGAGACATTTCCTGATCCAAGTTATTTACCAAATTCAAACTCAAATGCTATTGAATCAACTATTTCAAATATAAAAGAACTTTCGGAACATTATATATACTTTTGTGATGATATATTTTTAGGTAAAAAAACAAAATATACAGATTTTTTTACTTATGATGGAAAAGCAATAGTTGATAAATATGTTATGGAAACAAAACCAATATTATTAGATAAAAGATATAATATATTTGGTATTAAATATCCACCTTCAACTTGTAGAATGTATAAACATATTCCTATTCCACATATAAAAAGTATTGTTAGAGAATTTAATGAAGAATATTCTGACTATATTCATTGGGTTAGAATGACAAAAACACGAAATAAAAGAGGATTTGATATTTGTCAAAAAAATGGTTTGAATGCACCTTGTCAACAAATACATTACCCAATTTGTAAATATATGTATGCAAAAAATAAAGCCATAATAACAGATAATGATGACATTAAAAAAGCTATATTTGTTAGAAATGATTACGATAATTTAACTTATGCTTTAAATAGAATAATAAACATAAGACCTTTGGTTTTTTGTATAAATGATGACCAAAATGAAGTTAGTAAGAGAGAACAATGTAGAAATATTGTATTAAATTTTTTTACTTTTTATTTTACAAATAAACCTAGTTTTGAAAAGTATTAGTTTTTTTCATAATATGCTGAGTATAAAAATGCCACGCCAACAAATAAACTTAAATAAGCTGTTATATATTTTATTCCTTTTGTATTAATTAATGCTTTTTCTCCAGCAACTAATTTAGAACCCATAAACGAACCTATTATTGCTGTTATTAATAATATATAAGCTAGAGAAAAATCTACTTGTTTTACTTTGTAAAATTCATAAAAAGAACCTGTAGATAACGGAAATAAATTTATGAAAAGAATAGCACCTAGGTTTGATTTATAATCTCCAAATTTACACAGATCAAGTAGTAATAAAACTAAACTAGTTGGAGCAATACCTGTTGTACCTAAAAATAATCCATATATTAAACCTAATGTTGATTTAATTAATAATTCATTCATATATATATTAGTATTATAATTAACTTAGTATATATTTATTTTTTACGCCCATATTTACAATGTTGTTTTTGAGAGAAACCTTTTGGTCTTTTACAATTTATACTACGTTTATATTTTAAAGACCATTTTCCTCCAAGCATTTTTTTTGTTTTCCCTCCTTTTCTTGTTTTCACTCCTTTTGATTTATTTTCTAGAGTTTCTTTTGATTTAATCCATTCAACAAATGAATCAACAGTTCTATCTTTATTTTTTATATTGCTATCTTCATAATTTTCCGTCGTTTCACCTCTATTTGAGATATATCTCATTGTTGGAAAACTAGTAGGATGTTGTTTTATATATTTTATATTATAAACCAAATCTTTATCAATACTAACTATAGCTATGTCGTCTCTATTAGCATAATTTTTTAGAACATTTTGAAGTTTTTTCCATTCTGGACGAACAGCATTACAAGGACCACAACCCTCCATATAAATTAACACAAATGCTCTATGATTATGTATATAATTTTCTAATTTATTGACAGGATTTTGACTAGTACCTTGAGACTTGTTAAAATTTGATTTATCTATATGTAAAAAAACCATTATTATATAAATTAAATAAGAAAATAAATTACAACAATTTTATCCTTATATAATATAATGACATTATTAACATTTCTATTTATAATAGTATTTTTAATTGGATTATTTTTTTACGCAAAACCTAGTAATTCTAAATACTCTGAAGGTTTAACAAATAACACTTTAAATGCTCCAAGATGTCCAGATTTGCTTATACAAAAAGGTTCAAAGTTTTATTTATATAATTCAAAAATAGCACAAATTCCTGGAGTAAATCCTGTTGAGTTTAACAATTTAGAAGATTATACTGAATTTTTGGATTGGCAAAGAAGCCAGAATATAAGATGTCCTGTATTATACTTACAAGAGACTTATGATGCGCAAGGAAATCGTGTTTACAAGTCAAGACCTAGCGTTAGCGAACCACAAGCTGGATTACCTCCATCAGCTGCAGCACCTGTAGGAATCGCTTCACAAGTACCACCATTAATGGAATCATCTTTAGAACAAGTTGGAGACCAAGCTTATCCAAATCCAACACTTTTAGTTGATGCGACAAGAAACGACCCTCCATATAACCAAAATTCTTATCCAGCATATGACCAAACTAGTTACTATATTGGAACAACAACTCCTTTAGACCAAATGAATATGAAACAAGAGAAAGCTCCAATAAGCCCAGACCCTATGGACCCTAATTGGGGAGGCTCTGCTTATACAGAAGATTTAGTTGAAAAAGGTTACTACAAATCAAATGAAGTATCATTGTATGTTGGTTAAATGATAATTTTTATATAATATTTAATATCTATTATATAAACCAAACTTATTGTTTATCAACAAACTTCATAACACTATTCAATGCTGATTTTGCTTGATTCATTTCTGCTAATTGTTTAATTCCATCTGCTGGTTTTTTTGCATCTATTGACAAAGCAGTTTTCAACATTAAACTATTAAGTAAATCATCTAAATTTAAAATTGCTGTTTCATAATCAGTACGATATTTAGTTATTAAAAATGCGTCTTGAAGTTTAATATTCTCTGCTTTTATAGTAGCTCCATATGAAGCAGCATTTCCAGCAACCCCATTTGGAGGTGGTGTTACTGAATTACCTGAAGCATCTGTCATTCCTTCTTTAATTCCACTAAAGTTAAAGTTTTTAAAAAATAAGTATAAAACAAAACATATTCCAATAAATAAAAATAGGTTCATCAATTCACTCTTCATAATATATATTTTTATTTTTTCAAAAGAAATTTTACAATATTTAATAAACTTGTTTTGTTTATTTTTCTGGTTTGTCCTTTTGTATTTGTAGATGTAATATCCTTTAAACAATCATTATTCAACTCAATTTCTTTTATTAAATTTGGAAGAGTTTTATATTTTTCCATAATGGATAATGCTGTAACAGAACTAATACCTGGAATTTGACACAACATAATTTCTCCAATATTATCAGGTGTAATATTTTCTTTTTTTACTTTTTTAATAACATTAACATAATCCTTTTCACTTTGCTCAACTTCTTCAGAATTGGGTTTTTGTTCATCTCCACCTGATTGCTGTTGAGTCAAAGGATTAATATTTTGGTAAAATACTTTTTTAGAAGAAGATTCTTTTTCTAGTTTATAAGCCATATTGCAAATCATTACAGCTGTTTCATCTAAAGAAAATGACCTTTGAACTGAAAATCCTTTATAATAATTTAGAGAGAACATTGCTGAATATAAAGTTAGTTTTTCTGTTTGATTATCTGATTTAAAACGGTTAACACGATTAACATCTCCTTCAATTAGATAAATAATATTATGGTTATGATGATTTAATCCATTTAGTCTGTAAGATTGCTCTTCATATCTTCCATCTTTAATGCTTGCTAATAAATCTGATACAGACTTTCTCTCTATAATTAACTTATCTTCTTTTTCGTCTGAAATAATAATATCTCCGATAGGTAAAGTTTCAGATTTTATCACAGCTTGCTTAAAAATAGGTATATTTGCAACTAAATTTGTAATTTTTTCAAAAAGGTCTTGTTCACGAGTATCAATCTTGATGATCATTAGTTATTAAATAATTTAATAATATCTTATTAAATCATTTTAATCGTTAAATAATTTATTCAAAAGAATAAAAAATATAATTAATAATACGATTAACCCATATTTCCACCAATTGTAGCACGGTATCCAGTCTTTTGGGTTTGGATAGTTGTGTTGGGGATACAGAAACGAGGAATTGTTTGAGGGGCACCGATTAACATAGTATTACTAGATAAATACCATCCAACTCTAGGAGCTAGACCGGCTTTTTTTGGGCCACCACAAACATTTTGTCTATTGCAAATTGATGCCGCATTTCTAGCGCTGCGCGATCCGGAATAATAAACCATGATATATACTACAAAAATATTTTATTTTTTTAATTAAATTATACTTCTTCTAAATATTTGAAAATAAATCCTCCCGCAGTTTTTTTATAACTATTTATAACTCCCCAAATATTATTCTTATGTATATTTAAAAATCTTCCAGCTATAGCAATTGAATCGTGTACATTTAATATTTGCATATTTAGGTCATATTGGACTACTTTTCTTCCTATATTTTTATTTATTGTAACAGCTTCATAAACATTTATGTCTTCAATATATTTAAATATGAACCCTCCAGCAGATTTTCTATAATTTGTTATAACTCCCTTTATGTTTGATTTTCCTATATTTAATTCTTTTGCAGCTTCTGTTATTGAATTAAAAACTTTTATTTTATTCATATTTAAATCATATTGTGTTATTTTTCTAGTAAAATTATTTCCTAAACCTATTTTAAATTTATGAATTTGATTTTCTTGATTATTTACAAATTCAAGATTTTTCAATGAGTTATTTAATTTATTGCCGTCTATATGATTGACTTGTTCTTTATTATCATTGTTTGCAAGAAATGCTAAGGCAATTAATCTATGTAAAGCATAGGTTTTATTGTAAATAAAAACTCTTATGTAACCATTTTCATTTACTTTATAATTATCCATAATTATTCCAGAACTGTTTTTGAATCTTCCTAAATTTGAAACAAAGTATTTTTTGTCTGTCATATCAACATTTTCTAAAACAACTTCTTTCCACTCTTCATTTTCTAAATCATTATTTTTATTTTCATATTTCCATTTAAATTTATATGCAATTTTAGATAAACCTTTCAAACAGTTGCCGATTGAATTTCTACCATTATGTGCTGTTTTAGTATAATCATTATTAAGAGCCCATATTCCTGCCAATTCTATTGAATTATATTTTTCTAAAATTTCATTAGTATCTTTATCAATTCTCAAAACGCATTTATTCTTATTACTTGTCATTTTAGTTCCTATGCATCTATGTATGTTATTTTCTCTATGAGTCATCCATTCTAAATTACAAATATTATTATTTATTTTATTTTTATCCTTATGATTTACATCTGATTTATTTTCAGGATTTTCAATAAAATTTAAACAAACTAACCTATGAACTTTAAATGTCTTTTTACCAAGTTCATTTACTAAACCAATATTATAATATCCTCCTTTTAAGGTTTGTTTCATAATTTTAGAAGTTTTATTATTTTTTATATTACCAAAATTACTGACATCATAATTTGGATACTCTTTGATTATTCGCCATTCTTCCATAGTTATTTATATAATATACCATTAATCTCTTTAAATATAAATCAATTTAAAATATAAGATAAACTATATAAAGTTAAACCCATAATGTATAGTACAATGACAGAAGTTAAAATTAATCACGATGATGATATTATTAGAACCGATGAAGGATTAGTATTCAATCCTTATAATCCTCTAAATGTTAAGATTACATTGAGCGAAGTTCAATCTATTCTTTCTAAATATGGAATACCCGCTGAAGTACATAATATTTCGCTTTATGAGAGAGCATTTGTCCATCGTTCTTATACTAAACGCCCAAATTTTGAAAATATTCAACAAAACATTACAATTGTTGGTCGACCACCAGATTGTATGCCATTAAGCAGTAAATCAAACGAAAGATTAGAATTTTTAGGTGATGGAGTTCTAGAATGTATCACAAAATATTTGCTCTATAGACGTTTTCCTAAAGCTGATGAAGGATTTATGACTGAGAAGAAAATTGCAATAGTAAAAAATGAAGCAATTGGAAAAATAGCTCTTGAAATGGGTTTATATAAATGGTTAATTCTTTCTAAACACGCCGAAGAAAAAAAAATTAGAACAAATTTAAAGAAACTTGGTTGTTTATTTGAGTCTTTTATTGGAGCTCTTTTTTTAGATTTTAATAAAGTTATTGTAAAAGACGATGAAAATTGGTTTCAAGATATGTTTATAACTGGACCTGGGTTTCAAATGGCACAAAAATTTATTGAAAATGTATTTGAAAAACATATAGATTGGATTGCTCTAATTCAAAATGATGATAACTATAAAAATATATTACAAGTCAAGATACAAAAGGAATTTAAGGTAACTCCACATTATTTAGAAATTGAACATGATATTGAATTCGGATACAAAATGGGAGTCTATTTGTGTTTAGGCCAAGCTATTCATACATTGAAACATTCTGATGCAGTTGATATTTCATTTTTTAAAAATTTTAAGGCAATTCAAGATTATGTTCTTGATTCAGGAAAGGTATTTATATTTATGGGTGAAGGACAACATAAAATTAAACGCAAAGCTGAGCAAATTGCATGTAATGAAGCAATTAATTTTATTGAGATTAATTGTAACGAAGAAAAAAATTAATGGCGTCTTGTTTTTTTTGATTTTTTATATATATTTTTTTGAGTTTTCTTCTTTTTTGTACCTCCTATTTCATTTTTACTTATAAATTTAATTTTAAAAATTGGTTTATCTAAAGCAAATTTATTTCTTAAGGAATTCATTGAAATAATTCTATCTTCAAGTACTAAATTATTATTCTTTTGTTGTTTATATAATTCAAAAATATATCGATGTTTACCTGTTTTAGGTGGAGGTTTTGGACCTTTATATGGAAATATAATTTTACCACTATTAATTTCATTGTTTCTTATATTTGTAATCATCCAATGTATTCTATTTCCACCAACTGCATCAGGATCATGCATTATAATTATATATTCTTTATTATTATCATAATTTAATTTTACTTGGGGTTGTTTTTGTGTTTCATTTGGTGTTAAGAATTCATTCTCTTTAATATTATTATTATAAATAACATCCATTTATAATAATAAAGAATTTTAAAATACTTTAATTATTGATTTGTAAAATATTAAAAATTTATATATTTAAATTATATAAGCAATGAATCCTTTAGCCGCATTAAAAGAAAAATTAATGGTAAAACCAAATGTTGAAGAGAGAGAACGTATTGCTGTTGTTATAAAAGGAATTAAAAAGGCTAGAAAACCTAGAGCTCCAAAAACTAAGGCAATAGAAATTGAAGAAGGTGAAGAAGGAGAAGAAATTGAAGAAAACGAAAAAAAAACTAACAAGCCTAAAATATTATTTGATGAATCTGAAAGTGAAGAAGAAGAAACTAAAAATGAACCTGTAATTGTTGATGAAACTAAAAAGGGATATGACAGAGTTGCTCTTTTAAAGAAATTAGCTGAAAGCAAAAAAATTAAAGTAACAGTGAAAGAAGTCACAAAAGTTTCTGAAGAAAAAAAGGTTTCTGAACCTGTTGTTTTACCAGAACCTAGAAAGATTAAAAAAATTGATGCTAAAAAAACTCTTATAATTGAAGAAGAGGAAGAAGAACCACAAATACAAGAACCACAAATACAAGAACCACAAATACAAGAACCTCAAATACAAGAACCTCAAATACAAGAACCTCAAATACAAGAACCTCAAATAGAAGAGGGTGAAGAAGAGGAGGAATTTGTTATGAAACCAAAGAAAAAAGTTGCCTTTCAAGAAGAAAAAGAGGAATCTCCTGAGGAATTTGTTATGAAACCCAAAAAGAAAACTGAAGGAGAAGATGTTATTCCCATAAAAGCTCCTAAGAAACAGAAAAGAATTACTGAAAAACCAGAAAAAGGTGTTGCAATTTTAGGACCAGAAACTCTTATTGAAATAGGAGATACAGATTTAAGCAAACGTTTGCCAAAAAAATCACCACCTGTTTTAATAAAAGTTTCAAGTTATTACATGAATAATAGAGAGATATTTGTTAATTTTATCAACTCAATGTTTGAACCATATCGAAAGGAATTAGCTGAAAATAAAGAAAATATTTCTTGCGATACAATTGGACAAACGTCATCAGATTTCTCTCTACTTACTCATCAAAAGGTTGTTAGAGATTATATGAATCTTTATACACCATATAGAGGATTACTTTTATATCATGGTCTTGGATCTGGTAAAACATGTACATCTATTGCAATTGCTGAAGGAATGAAAGATTCAAAACGTGTTATTATTATGACACCAGCTTCATTAAGAGCAAATTATATCGAAGAACTTAAAAAATGTGGTGATTTGCTTTATAAAAGAAATCAATATTGGGAATGGATATCTACTGTTGATAATCCTGAAGCACTAAAAACTATTTCTATTTTATTAAATTTGCCTCAAGAATATATTCGCAGACATAATGGAGCATTTTTTATAAACGTAAAGAAACGTTCTAATTATTATGAGATTAGTGATACAGATAAAAGTGTTCTTGAAGAGCAATTAAATGAAATGATCAAACAAAAATATACATTTATTAACTATAATGGTTTAAGAGCTAAGCGTTTATCTGAAATGACATCTGGTTTTACAAAAAATATTTTTGATAATTCTGTTATAATTATTGATGAAGCTCATAACTTGATTAGTAGAATAGTAAATAAATTGAAAAAAGAAAAACATATCACTGGTGAAGAAAAAAGAAAAAAGAAAGAAGAAGCAAAGCCCGACGAGCCTGTGGGAAAAGAAGAAAGTTTATTTGGTGACCAAACTCCACTTAACTTGGCAGCTAAATTATATTATATGTTGTTAAGAGCTAAAAATTCTCGAATTGTATTATTAACAGGAACTCCAGTTATCAACTATCCTAATGAATTTGGAATACTTTTTAATATTTTAAGAGGATACATTAAAACATGGAAAATACCATTAGTTGTTAAAACAAATAATAAAATAGATAAACAAACACTTCAAGAAATGTTACTTGGAGAGAAATCACTTGATTATATTGATTATTCTCCTTCTAGTAAAATATTAACTATTACTAGAAATCCATTTGGGTTTAAAAATAAAATTAAAAAGGAGTCTGGTTATCAAGGAGTTTCAAATGTAAAAAAAAATGAAAGCGGTGAAAATATGTTCGACGATGAATTTACTTCTGATGATGATTTTGAGAGAAAAATAATAAATATTCTGAAAAGAAATGATATTGAAATAATTTATCAAGGTATTGAAGTTATTAATAAAAAAGCTTTACCTGATGATTTAGATAGTTTTCTAGCTAGATATATTAATGAGGGTGACAAAAAACTTAAAAATGTTGATTCCTTAAAAAGACGTATTTTAGGCTTATCATCTTATTTTAAAAGTGCTCAAGAAAGTTTATTACCAAGGTACAATAAACAACTTGGTGTAGATTATCATATTGTAAGAATTCCAATGAGTGATTCTCAATTTATGGTTTATGAATCTGCGCGTAAACAAGAAAGAGAAGTAGAGTCACAGAGAAAAAAACCATCTGATTCTGCCGATTTATTTGAAGAAAAATCATCAACATATCGCATTTTTTCACGTTTATTTTGCAATTTTATAATGCCAGATAGACCAGTTCCTGAATCAAAGAAAAAAAAGAGTGAAGAAGGAGAAGAAAAGGAAGAATCAAATATTGCGTCTCTCTTAAAACAAGGTAAAAAAGTAGAGTCAAAACAAGATGTTGAAGATGAACGAGAAGGAGAGATTGAAGGTGATGAAATTCTAGATGAAATTGGAGGAATAACATATAAAGAACAATTAGATAGAGCTATTAAAAATATAGAAGAACATTCAAATGATTTTTTAACTCCAGAAGCTCTTCAAACTTATAGCCCAAAATTTTTAAATATATTAGAAAATATACAAGACCCAGAACATCAAGGATTACATTTAGTTTATAGTCAATTTAGAACTGCTGAAGGAATTGGTCTTTTTAGTTTAGTTCTTGAGAAAAATGGGTTTGCTAGATTTAATATTAAAAAGAATAACCTTAATGTTTGGGAGATTGATATACCTGAAGTAGATGAAGGAAAACCAACATATGCATTATACACTGGAACTGAAACATCTGAAGAAAAAGAAATGCTTAGACATATTTATAATGGTGAATGGGACCAAATTCCTGATAGTATTAGCAGTGTTTTAAAAGCTAAGTACCGTAATAATAATATGGGTGAGGTAATAAAAGTTTTTATGATTACATCATCCGGTTCAGAAGGTATAAATTTAAGAAATACACGTTATGTTCATATTATGGAGCCTTATTGGCATCCAGTTCGTTCAGAACAAGTTATTGGTCGTGCAAGACGTATATGTAGTCATAAGGACCTACCTAAAGCTCTTCAGACAGTAGAAGTTTTTGTTTATATTATGATTTTTTCCGAAGCTCAAATGAAATCAGATTTAGCTATTGAATTAAAAAGAAAAGATTTGAGTAAGGCATTGCCACGTCTCCCAATTACAAGTGACCAATTTCTTTTTGAAATTTCTGAAATAAAAGCAAGTCTAACAGGACAACTTACCGATGCCATTAAAGAATCAGCATTTGATTGTTATGTTTATCAAAATGGAAAATGTGTAAATTTTGGAGATCCAACAAACGAGAAATTTTCTTATGTTCCTGACTTTTCTGAGCAACAAAATGATACAACAGTAAAAGCAAATAAAGTTGCAGTTGAATGGGTTGGCAAACCAATAACAATTAATGGAGTTGAATATGTTTATAGAAGAATCAACAAGGATGTATTAGATCTTTATGACAAACAAATTTATAAAAGAGCGCTTGAAGACTCATCAATTCAACCTTTAAAAATTGGTTCATATGAAGTTAATGAACGTGGAGAGAAGGTTTTAAAATTAATATCGTAAGCGATAATGCTAAAATGACTATATTCATAATTATATAATTATATAGTCATTTATTTATTTTGTTTGTTTTAATAAATCTAATATTAAATCCATTTTATTATTTATTATTTTAAATTGTGTTTCTAAATTTGCGATTCTATCTTCATTTGGCTTTTCTTCTAAAGAGAGAAATATATTATCCGAAGATGTTTCTTTTTTATTAATCTTTTTAAGCTTACTAAATATATTTTCTTCTACCTCATCTATTTCTTCATTATCTCTCCAGGTTACATTCTTTTTTGCAGGTGAAATAATGCTATTTGGTTCTACTTCTTCTAAATTTAAAAAATTAAATCTGCTATATTTATGCTGTTCTTCTTCTTTATTTTTTTGAGGTGATAGTTTTTCAGTTTTGAGTGAAGTTTCTTGAGACATTAACCAGTTATTTGTCTGATTTACATCTGCACTGTAATTACGATTTATTTGTTCAACATCATACTTTCTTTTAGCTGTCATTTCTTTTATGATTTTATCCATTTCTGATATAGGAATTTCTTCACATTTATCTGCAAATTCAGGAACAGGTGGTACTTTTACATTAATGATATTTTCAAATTCTTGTTGTCTTTGTTGTAAATCTTTTTCAAATTGTGTTTTACGGTCATTTTGAATTTCTTCAACTGTTATATGTTCTTTAACTGTTATACGTTCTTTAACTGTTATATGTTCATTAACTGGTAATTCATCATAAATTTTAATTTTATTTGGTTGATAAGGATAACTTTTTTTAATATGATTGAGAATAAGAAGAATGTATTTTTTATTTAAATCAATTAAGCTATTTGTTTTTGTTCTCTCTGTTTCAAAAAATCCCTTAATATTATTTGAAAAAAGACTTGAAATTGTAGTTTGAATATCTCTAGATAAGAATTTGAATATTTCTTCGTCACTTATAACATCCCATAAAGTATTTATGTTTTCTTTATTTAAAAAGTTATTTATGTTCATTAAATATATAAATATAAAACGTTATTTTTATATACTTTATACGTGTTATAATGAATCATTAAAATAAATATGTCTAAATTTATTCATATATTCATCTTTTAATATATGTGTTTTTAAATAATGTTCAGTCATTTTATCTTCAAGCATATGAACAATAAAGTAAAGTGAATAAATACCACATTCTGTATTTCCATATTGATGTTCAATTCCTTCATTACTGTCGAATTTAAAATTTATTTTAGGTTTTAAACTTAATCCTTGTTCTATAATACGATTTACTAATGTCATTATTTGTGGTGATGGTTTGTCTCCAGTACTGTCAAAGAAAAATATTTTCTTTTTCTTAATATTAATGAACATTGAGATCCAATGTTGTCCAGGTTTATTATGAGGATCAGTATTAAATATAATTCCTATTTTGGTTTTACCACTTTTAATTTGGTTTTCAAGATTAAAATTACATAATTCATCCCATACACATTCTCCATATAATTTTCTTGTGTCGAAATCAATAGGTGTTGGACCAATAAAATCAAAACATTTATAAGCTTTTTCATATTGTTTCATTACATTAATTATATCCACACTTGATAACCATTCATTAGGATTTTTCTTCCATTCTGGAGGAGATTCAGGTGCAAATGAATCAGCCATATCACTTTCGATTGGTCCAAATTCAGCTTTTTGTTTTATCCAACAAGATTCTTTATTGCAAACACCACTAAGTTTTTCACTTATTAAACGATGGATTTCTTTTGGAGAATTTGAAGTAATTTTAACATCGGGATGCCTTGCATTCCATAAATCTCTTAATTTATATAATGATTTATTAGTGTAACAAGTGAATTCATTAATTTCGTCTTTTTGTTTTGGACTACAATTTAGTTTTTTAAGCTTTGATGTTTTATTATTATTGTTATATTTTTTACCTCCATTATGTTTATATTTTTTATATGTTTCATTTTTTTTAAAACTATTTTTCTTCAATCTTCTTTGTGTCTTCATAAATATTAGTGATATTATTCTTTTTTAAACCTTTATTTTTTAATTCAGGTTCGTTCAAATTAATTTCTCTCTGTTTGGGAAATATAATAGTTTCTTTTTTTCTATAAACTCGTGTTCTTGTAACATATTTATCTAAAGTAGGAATATCGATTTTAACTGAACGCAATAAAAGTTTATCTGCTTCTATACTGGAAGAAAAGTTTCCCGACAAATCTGGTACTTCACTACTACAAACTTGTAGTGGAATATCGACATCTTTGTATTCAGATTGAATTATATCATTTCTGTCAATTGTCTTAAAGTAATGTATTGTTGAATTTATAAAATTATCGTAAGCATATTTTACGTCTGGTAATAAATCTTCAGGATCATTTCTATTTATCATTTCTTTAAATAAATTACATGCGCGTTTACGATAAAATTTTATATCTTCTTTATTTTGTTGTTTTACTTCTTTACTTCTTAAATAATTGCCATACATCTGTTTGTTTAAAAGACAATCCAACGTTACCTGATTTACAAAAGCATCTGACATATAATATTTATTATTAAATTAAATATTATATTAAAATGCATTTGATATTATATTTAAAATTGAATTGAAAAAAACACAAATATAATATTATAATACATAATACATAATGGATTTATATAAAATTATCGGGCTAACGCTAACAACTTTTATTGGTAACTCGTATGAAACGGAAAGCAATAATTTGATTTTACACGATGAAACTGGAAAGGGAATTACTAAACCCAATATTTTCACAAAGTATATATTATACGTTGTATTTGAAAATACGTATTATGCGCTCCATTTATCAGAACAACACTGTGCGTCAGGTGGCGGAAGACTATGTTGTTGCGGAAACATGGAAATAACACAGTCTAGTTATGAAGATATTATGCCGGTCATTACTCATCTTCCGATAACCCAACTTGTAGTTCCTGCCGCGTTTGAAGTAAAATCATATGATTATGACGACGATATTTGCGTATGTGTAAATGAAGACCCAGATACATGTGTATTTGAATTCAGTTTGGTTGGTAACAATGAAGTGCGTCCATGCGGTTTTGTATATGTTAATATGAATTTATTCCATAACTTGTGAAAATAGGCGTTTTAATGTGCAAAGGTGTAAATATTATAAAAAAAATTGAATACTAAATATTATTAATAATATAAATCATTAAAAACTATCATTATGCAATTCTTCAAGACAACTAAAGCTATTAATTTTCACAATAATGCCTCTCAAGCTATTACACTTGAGGCTTGGTCAGAAGCAAAAAATGGAATAGCTTCTTTAAAACCAACTACTGTTCTTCCAGGAGAGAAACTTGTTGTCTACAGCAGTGTAGGAGAATGGCATTTATCAAGCGCTAAAGAATTTGATATCGGAATATTTAGAGCTGACCCTTGTGCATCCGGAGATTATTCTTGGTTAGAAAATGATTTATTTAAATGTGTATATAGTGAAAATACAGAAAATAATATTATTGGATTAATAACATTTTCAGAAAATTAAAAAATTTAACATGACTGCTTTGTCATATCACGTACTTGACATCTTGTATTGTTATAAAAAATACCAGCACCAACTACACTAGAATCTGGATTTGGATTAAATTGTGAAAATCCATCATTTTGAAATAATAATTCGTGAGGATTTGGCTGTTTAATTGACTGAAATTTATAATTATATAAATCACTTCCACTATTTGGGACATAAACAGATTGACTACACTTTTGAAGAGCATAAACTTGATTTCTTAATTCTGATTCTAAATTTATATTTGAAGCAAATCCTGACCATGGAGATGTAGTATTTCCTGGATTAAAAACTGTATTAACATTATATGTTGGCATTTGTTGAAGAGGAACATTTATTTTTTTTCTAGGGTCAACAATTGGAAAGTAAGAATATTTTGTCATAACAGGACGAACATCAATGTATGGTTGCAACATTTGAGATGGAATGTTTCTATCATAAATTCTTTGATTCGTTTGTTTATGAATATCAGAGACACATTCTTTTACAGGGCTGTTTTTGACTTGCGATTGTTTATATGGTGTTTCCATTTTGATATAAATATATATTATTTTTATTTTAAAAAAACATTTATATAAAACATATAAAGGTAAATTGATGTATTATACAATATAATGTGTGGAATTTTCGCTCTTCTTAATAACGAAAATTATGACCAAAATATGATTAACAATGAATTTTTAAAGGGACAAAATAGAGGACCTGAATTTTCTAAATTAGAAAATTCATATATGAAAATAGTTCTAGGCTTTCATAGATTGGCTATTAATGGATTAAATAATGAATCAAATCAGCCATTAGTTTTAAATGATATTATTTTGATATGCAATGGAGAAATATATAATTACAAAGAGTTATATACATATATGGGAATTGAGCCTAAAACTGGTTCTGATTGTGAAGTTATAATTCATCTTTATCTTAAATATGGAATTGAACAAACACTTAATATGTTAGATGGTGTGTATGCTTTTGTATTATATGATAATAGTATAACAAATGACCTTAACAATAAGGTTTTTATTGCTCGTGACCCATTAGGTGTTAGACCTTTATATTATTTAAAAAATGTTAAAAATAATTATAATTATTTTAATTTATATGGTTTTGCATCTGAACTTAAATGTCTAGAACAATTTTACAATGCAAATACCTTTCATTATAGAATTGAACAATTTCAACCTGGAACATACAGTGTTTTTAATCTGTCAAATAAAGTAAAATCTCTTTGGGAGATAGAAAAATCAAATATTCCATATTTTATTCCTAGTTTTTCTCATAGTTGGCTAATAAATAATGAAACTGAAAGTACATTTGTTGATAATTTATTCTCTAAAATATCAAGTTATTTAAATGCGGCTGTTAACAAAAGATGTCTTACAACTGAAAGACCTATTGCTTGTTTATTATCTGGAGGTCTTGATAGCAGTTTAATTGCTGCATTGGTAAATGATTATTATAAATCACAAAATTTACCAAATAAATTAGAAACATATAGTATCGGGTTGAAAGACTCAGAAGATTTGAAATATTCTCGTATTGTAGCGGATTATTTAGAAACAAAACATACAGAAATTATTGTCACTGAGGAAGAGATGTTTAATGCTATTCCAGAAGTTATAAAAGCTATAGAAAGTTATGATACTACTACAGTGAGAGCAAGCTTAGGTAATTATATTCTTGGAAAATATATTAAGAATAATTCAGAAGCAAAGGTAATTTTTAATGGAGATGGTTCAGATGAATTATTAGGAGGTTATCTCTATATGAATAAATGTCCTGATGATATTGAGTTTGATAAAGAAACTAGGAGATTATTAAAAGATATACACTTGTTTGATGTTTTGCGTTCAGATAAATCTATTTCTTCACATGGTCTTGAACCAAGAACTCCGTTTTTAGATAGAAGTTTTGTTAATTTTATTCTTTCGATTCCTTCATATTTTAGAAATCATAAAAATTATATTGTTTCTAATGAAATATGCATGGAAAAATATTTATTAAGAAAGAGTTTTTCAAAATATAATTTTATAGACCATAGCGATAGACAAATTCTTCCTGATGAAATCCTTTGGAGAAAGAAAGAAGCATTTAGTGACGGAGTTAGTAGTCACGGACGTTCATTATATCAAATACTACAAGAAAAAATTTCTAATAAAATGAATGAAAAATCAAAAGAATTACAAATAGAAAGTATTCAAAAAGGACAAGATAAATATTATTTTTTGCATGAAGCAAATATAGATTCTGAAAAAATGTATTATAAAGATATATTTAAACAATTTTATCCAAATTGTGAACAAATAGTGCCTTATTTTTGGATGCCAAAATACACAAATGCTACTGACCCAAGTGCAAGAACATTAGACATTTATAAATCTATTTAAAATAAAATATAAACATTATATAAATATGGTCTTTTACAAAAAACTAAATGATTTTCAAGAGACATTTTTTGATATTTTTATATATTTTTCATACATTTTAATAGTTGTTTCTTTTTTTGGGTTATCAAATACAGCTCCAAAGTTTTTAGATACATTAGAGTATTACATTAGGTTATATGTCTGTTTATTTTTAATATGGCGTTTTAATCCATTAAGACATGCCGATAAATTTACAGATTTAGATAGAAAAATAGCTTTTAATGCTGGTATGTTTATTATAACGACAACAGCATTAAATCAATATTTAGATAATATAAAAGGAGATGTTAAAAATATTATAAGTCCTAATAAAAATTAATTATTTCTTACAGTTTTATTACGTTTAATATTACGTTTTGTTCTATTACGTAATGTTTTATTTTTTTTTGATTTATTAAAAAAATCTTGCAAATGTGAAATAATATGCTTTCCCAAAATTTTATCTACATCATATTCTGTTGAATCTTTATTAATACAATTATATTTATAAAGTTTTAATTGTTCACTCATTTTTTCTTCAAATTCCTTATCATAATTTATTATGTTTTTCCCAATTTGACTTTCTTTTAATTTTTTAATCATATAATCAAATTGTAAATCGTGATAATAAGGTTTTACATTAATATAATATATATTATCATTTGCCATTTCAGGATAAAATGTATCGTCTAAAAAACATATCTCAGCACTAGTAGGTATTTTTGTACATCTTATAAAATCCTTATGAGTTTTACTATGTGTTGTTCGACATATTTCAACTGTTTTACCATTTACTTTAAATGCAGCAATAATTTGGTCAATTAACTTATAATTTATTTTTTTTTCAAAATAACTTATTATATGATGAGCCCATTCAGGTGGACCATTATTATTTGTATATATCATCATTTTATGGCAACAGTTCGTTTTTTTTTGTTCTTTTAAATATGTTAAAATATTTACTATATTAGGTCGTAAAAATTCAGGATATAAATCTAATATATCATTAAAATCATCTTGTGTTAAAGTATATTTATCTTTACATTTTAAATAATAAGCTAGACTATCCCAAAATATTCCAAATTCTGTAAAATAACCAAGTGTTTCGTCTAAATCAAATACTACTATTTTCATTACTAATATATATTTAGAAATATGGATTTTACAAAAACTTAATTATAATTATTTTGATAATAAAAATTAAAGAACTTTATTATTATTATTATTTTTTTTGTGTTTTATTTTTTTTATTTTTTTTAAGTAATTTTATTGTTGGTTTGCCTTTACATTTAAATTTTCCTCGCGTATATCCTTTATTATTTATAACTGATTTTGTGCATATACCGATAGCACGAGCTTCATTCTGATTATCAACTTTTTTGATACATCGACATAAATTATTTGCTATTAATCTCTCTGCTTGTAATTTTATTAAACGTTTAGATTTTGGGATTACCTCTTTATAAAACTCTAAAATATGTTTGTAATCATCATTTGTTAACTCAGTCATAGTTTTCTAATATTTGCAAATAAAATAATAATTTGTATATTTTCTCTTTCTTGCTTTATTCTTTATAACATATTTTATTGTCTTTCATTAAAAAATTAATATAAATACGGTATTTTAATTTTTTTATAATATTATATTATTAAATGTATTCTATTATAACTTATGAAAATATAACCAGAAATTTAACCATTGAGGGTGATTTACACATAAAAAGTTTTTTAACAGATGGTGTATTGCACAACGATAAAGACGGCATATTATTTAGCAATAAAATTATGAATGATGATATTTTAGATAAAACAATTAATAGTGATAAATTGGTTGATAATATTAATTTAACTGGAACACCTACTATTTCAATAACACCATCTCAAAATGATAATAGTAAAAAAATTGTTAACTCTGAATATGTAAATATTTTATTAACAAATTTAAAAGGAGACGTACCTAATTCTTTAAATACATTACAAAAAATTTCTGAAGCAATTAATAATGACGATAATTTTTATACAAAATTAGCATATTTATCTGGTGCTTCTTTTTTAGGAAATGTTAATTTGAAAAAATTTTCCTTTGAAAACCAAGTAATAAAATTTAGAGATATTAATATAACTGATTACATTATTGATAATAATATTATTACTAATTTTAGATTATTAAATGGTGTCAACTCAATTACTTTACCTCGCGGCTGTGAGGATGGACAAAATATTTATATACATAATTCGTCTGAAGATGATATTTATGTACATTCATATGACAAAATGCATCATCTTATATTAACACCAATAACAGGGTCTTTAAACATTATAATAAATTCTAATCTTATAATACAGTTTGTATTTAATAAAGTTTCAAATAATTGGTCACTTATGGTGTAATTTTTTTTTTGGTAGAAAAAAAAATATTAGTTAATATTATAATGTCTCGAAGATTGTTTAATCCTCTTTACTTAGGCACCTCTGCCGTTGTTAGTGATTCAGGTGTTGAAGTTTCAACACCTCCTACTGTTGATAGTCATTTAGTCAATAAAAAGTATATGGACGATAATATGGAAGCAGAAACTCTACGCGTTAATAATTCGATTGAAAGTCTTGATACAAGACTTACTCAATTAGATGTCGCTGATGTCGCAAATACTTTAGCAAAACCAAATTTCATCCATCATATTAGACACATTCCATTTGATCAGCACACAAAAGGTTTTACACCATTACCATCAACTAGAAGTGGTGATGCAGATGATGGTTGGTACTATAAAAAGACAGGAACCACCTCTGATGTAAATAAAGTACAAGTATATACAGTTGCAAACTTTCCAACTACAAAAACTCCAAAGTTTGAAATGAAGCTATCTGACTTAAAACTTGTTTATGCAAAAGTTGATATTTTTCATACAAGCAGTGATGACCCATATATAACTATATATACAAAACCTAAATCATCAGGTAATGTTTCTTCTTGGTATCATTCAAAAGTATCTTATATGTTACCTCAATCCCACGTAGTTAGCGTAGAAAATCCTCATTATTTATTAAAAATTGCTAAGGCAGGTTATGAAAATTTAGTAACTATGCCTGGCACTGTTGAGCTTAATCTAGTTGAATCAACCGACAGCTCCGGAACACAAGGAACTATGGAGGATAACGATGATATATTGGCAATTTCTATCAGCACTAATTCTGGAGCAGAGGTAGGTTCTGTTGAAATAGTATTATCTCAAATTGGTATAATTTCTCGAAGTGCGAGTGGTCCCTCCAAACACGGATTATACAATTATAGTAATGATAGTGTTTTATTGCGAGCAATCTATGATCAGTTTAGCACGAGCCCCATCTAGACCAGCATAAAACACATAGTTGTGAGTAATACGTTCAAAAAAATTTAAATTTATGTAAAACTTCTGACGCATTTTATATTCCAAAAGAACGATAAGTTTAGTTAAATAATATAAAGTTACTATTTATATTATTAATATACATAAGAAATATATAATTATGGATTTAAAATTTCATAATGAAAATGATTTTTCTAAAAATATAGTTACTATTTCATTGCAAAAAAAGCAAAGGATATAAAAGTATACCAACATTTAGAAGAGGAAAAAAATCAATACATTCAGCACATATAAAGCTTATTAAACACAGAAAGTTCATTCCTGGTTTATTTCTTGATTGTAAATATTAGAGAGATATATGTCTGAATTGACAAAAATAACTACAAAAAAAATTTACAATATTATAGTGAACCGACCTCTAAATCAAATAGAATTATTAAAGATAAAGCCGAAAAATTATTAACAAGTAAGTTATGTAGATGTATAAAAAAGTTGATAAAACAAATGAATGACGAACTATCGGCATTTGCATAAAAACAATATTTAATAGAAAAGGATATACACGTGGTAAATTTAAATGTAATGGTAATCAAACAATTAAATTTTAAAAACACTTAAAAATAGAAAATAATTATATAAAATTACTATATGAATAATAAATATGTTGATATAATTATTATTGGAAGTGGTATGTCTGGACTGTATAGCGCTTATAATATTAAAAAAAAATCTCAAAATACATCATTTTTAGTCCTAGAAAAATATAAAAAAGAATGGATTGGAGGAAGAACAAGTAATGAAATATTTTATGGAACTGAAATTGTAACTGGTGCAGGAATTGGTAGATTAGATACTAATCCATTATTAATTAATTTAATGAACAATTTAGATATTAAGTATTCTAAAAGTAATTCCATAATGAAATATTCGAAAACTATGAATCCCGTTGATATTGTTAAAATTATTGATAAACTAAAGATTGAATATAAAAAACATCCTGAGCTTCATAAAAAAACTTTTAAACAATTTTTCATTAAACTTTTGGGAAATGACAATTATCAAAATTTTATAATTAGTGCTGGTTATACTGACTATGAAAATGCTGATATATCTGAAACCTTATATAATTATGGTATGGACGATAATAAAGGAGGGTGGACAAAATTAGATATTCCTTGGAAAAAAATGGTTCATAAACTATATGATTTAATTGGTCATGATAAAATTAAATTTTCAACAAATGTTGTAAAAATAAATAAAATTAAAGATGAACCTTGTACATTTGAAATAATAACAAAAGATAATAAAATATTCTATTCAAATAAGGTAATAATTGCAACTACTATTTCAGGAATTAAAGAACTCGTACCTGGAGCTTCAAATAAAAATAGTTTATACCAACAAATTCACGGACAACCTTTTTTAAGACTTTATGCTAAATTTGATAAAAAATCATCTGATATACTTAAAAATTATATTTCAGATTATACTATTGTTCCTGGACCACTTCAAAAAATAATTCCAATGAATCCAGATAAAGGTGTTTATATGATAGCATATAGTGATAACGATAATGCACTAATTTTAAAAGACCACTTAGAAAACAATTTGGAAAATAGACAATTATATTCTGAATTAATTGAAAAATCACTTGGAATAAATGAAGAATTAAATATATTAGAAATAAAGGACTATTATTGGCCGATAGGAACACATTATTATGAACCCCTTAAAAATTTTAAAAATAGAGATGAATTTGTATACAAAGTTCAACATCCTGAAAAAGGAATGTTAGTAGTAGGTGAAGCTGTAAGTAGATACCAAGGATGGACAGAAGGTGCGTTAGAAAGTGTTAAAGCTGTTTTAACAAAAAAATGGATTAATACACAATGTTAATTACTTATTAGATAATAACCATGATAACCAATTGAAGCAAACCCTAACATTAATAATAACTCAAAATATAGTCTAGCAGTTTTTTCTTCATAATAACCAATATAAATTAATAAAGGTCCAATTATGAATATATGTATTAAATTTACCCAAAAACCTTTACCAAGATTTATATAATTATATGTTTTGAAAATATGGTAAAATATTATTATTATACCTAGCCAAAATAATACATTAAACATATATTTTGATATCTTATCTCTATTTATTCCTACATAAAGAAATAAACCACCAACTATTATTATATGAAATAAATGAACTAATTTATTAATATCCATATAAATTATATATTATTATTTTCTATAGATAATATATTATGAATAACAACAATTTTAATTATGAAAATACTGAAATTAAATTACAAAATGGAGGTAAAATAGTGCGTAAAGTTTTCATTAAAAAGGGTAAAGGTTATAAAAGTGTAACAAAATTTAGAAAAGGTAAAAGAGTTTCTTCTGTTAAAAAACCTATTCATAAATCTCATATACAGATTATAAAAAATGGGAAATTTATTCCAGGATTATTCTTAGATTGTAAATGTAGAGAGAAAAAAACAAGAAAAAATAAGAAAGGAGGTGTTAATTATGATATTGAAACTGGAAAACATGAGGCATTTGAACCTATTAGAGATATTCCTCCTGACCCCAAACGTTTTGAAAAATATCAAGAACAATTAAGTCAATTATCTTTTAGACCTACTAGTCCTCAAGAAACATCTTCTGTTTTTGCGGGACCAACACCTGAAAGAAAAGCAGAATTGGAAAGAAATCAAATGTTAAATGAAGACCCATTATATACAAATCCTTTAAATGAACAAATGGAAAGTTGGGGTAATCAAGGAGGTAAAAGGAAGAATAAAAATAGATGTAAGTAATTAAAATAATTATTTAAATACATATTACATATATAATTATGGATTTAAAATTTGATGATAATGATGTATTTTCAAAAAATATAGTAACTATTTCTGTTCAAAAACGAAATGGGAGACAATGTATTACTACTATATCTGGAATGGCTGAAGATTTAGATTTAAAAAAAATTATATCATATTTTAAAAAAACATACAATTGTAATGGGTCTATTATAAAAGATGAAAAATTTGGAGAAGTTATAACCTTAACTGGAGACCAAAAAGAAAATATTTATAACTTTCTTATTAAAGAAGAAATTAATAAAAAGGATGAAATAATTGTAAAGGGAATTTAAATTATTTTGATAAGTGGTCTAATGCTGACAATAATACCAATTCTTGGTCGGTTAATCTTTGAAAAATTAGGTTTTTATCCATTGAAATTTGAAAATGTCGTGAATTAAAACCATAATTTTTACAAATACAAAATACACCATCATCTGTAATTTTCATTTCACAAAATAATGCTCCTTTTGTTAAATAAATATTAGTTGGGTCTTCAATAGGTATCCATCTAATGTATGCTCCATATTTTAAATCATTCATTTCATCAACATATTTATAGTCTTGTATTTTTTTTAATATTTCTAGAGTATCTTTTCTAGGAAGTTGCAATTCTTTTAAAACATTTAAATTCATTTCTTTTATTTTATCTGATGTAAAATTAAAAAGTGTTTCATTTGTCTCATCATCTAAAGCTTTCAATAATTTATTTACGTCCATATATAAATATATTTTTAATTATATTTATATATTTTTATTAATTAAACTTTTATTTACCAAGCACTACCAAAAGCGCTTCCTCCTCCTAAAAATTCACTAGCAGCAACAGGACCAAAAGATTCTTGACTAACTCCAGGAGTAGCAGCCCCAACTAGTGGTGTAGTGTCTTGTTTATACATTGCGTTATAATTTGGTGTTTGTTGTGCTTGCATAGTATTTTCACTACCATAACCTACATCATTTGTTGGAAGAGAACTAATTGCAGTTCCGTCAGTGTAAAGAGCTTGAGCTGTTGCTGGATTCATCATTTGTTGACCTGTAATTTGTCCTGCAATTGGTTGAGATACTTTTACTGCGTTTTTACCATTTTTCTTTTTATTATCACTCTTGCCATCCCATAGCTCAACTATGCGGTCTACCAAAATACTTACTTTCTCTCCAAGTCTAGTTTGAAGACTCATAGTTATCATCAATATTGCTAAAATAATGTATACAATATTAAATTCTGCATATTTAGAACCACTATATGTTGGTACAAATGTAATGATTCTATGAATAAGTAATAGCCCCATCAATGTAACAATAACTTGAATAATTATTTCAGCAGTTACTTCTAAAGTACTTTTTCTATCATCAGCTTCTGGGACATATTTTCCTATAGTTTTATTAAGAATTACAACAGGAATAATACTAATTAAAGCATATTGAATAATATTTAATATGTCTGATTTTGAGTCATCATCAAAATTAAAGACATGTTTAAAAAAGTTTTTGTTTGATTCATCTGAACTATCCATATGATTTATAATTAGAAATTAAAATGAAGAAAATTGTCTTTAAACTAAAGTATTTAAAGGTATTCTAAATAATAATTAAATGGAACATATGGCTGAAGAATATGCTACAGGAATTGCTAGACTTAGAACACTTACTCCAGAAGAAGAAAAACTAATGCAAGAAAATAAAGAAAGAGAAGACAAATATACGAATGAAATATATGGGACTGGTATAATTTCAGACCGTGTTTTTGCTAATTTAAATAAACATTCACACGAAGAATACCAGTACATTAATATTATTGAAAATATTATGGAAAATGGTTTTTGGGAAGAAGGTAGAAATGGAAAAACAAAAAGCATTTTTGGAAACTCAATGCGTTTCTCTCTAAAGGATGGAAAAATTCCTATTTTAACAACTAAAAAGACTGCTTGGAAGACTTGTTTGAAGGAGCTTTTATGGTTTATTCGTGGAGAAACAGATAATAAGATTCTTAAAGAACAAGGTGTTCATATTTGGGATGCAAATGGTTCTCGTGAATTTTTAAATAGTAGACAATTAACTACTAACGAAGTTGACGAATTGGGACCAATATATGGTTACCAATGGCGTTCATTTAATAAGTCTTATTATAATAATCAAAACAAAGAATTCATTAAAAATGCATACATATGGAATAGAGGAGCATGTGGACCAATGGATGCTGAATTAGAGATTGACCATAATAATATTGTTAACGATGATGGTGGAGTAGACCAATTGCAACAAATTATTGATGCTCTTAAAGACCCAAAACAGAGGACTAGTCGACGCTTGATAATGACAGCTTGGAATCCTAAACAGTTAGACCAAATGGCTCTTCCTCCTTGTCATATTTTATGTCAATTTAATGTTCATAATGGAAACCAATTATCGTGCGCGCTTTATCAGCGGTCGTGTGATGTTGCCCTAGGCAAAAGTTTTAATATAGCGTCGTATAGTTTCTTAACACATTTGTTAGCAAAACATTGTGGATTAGAAGCTTATGAATTTGTTTATTTTATTGGAAACGAACATTTATACGAGGAACATATTGAACCAATGAAAGAAATTCTTAATAGGGAACCATATACTTTTCCAACAGTCTCTATAAAACAAATTAGAGAGAATATTAATGATTATCAAGTTGAAGATTTTGAAATTCATAATTATCAAAGCCATGAAGCTATTAAAATGAAAATGGTTGCTTAGGTATCCAATTTTTCTATCCATTCTTTTACGATTTGATAATCTTTTTTATCTGATTCCTTTTCAGAATCTTCGTTTATATAAATCCATTCATTTTGCCAACGAATAGTTCCTAATCCAAAAATATTCATTCCAGTCAAGTTATTTGTATTTATCATAATTTGAAATGAATTATCATATGTATGAATTTGGCTTATGTATTTAATATTAATAATTCTAGTTGTGAGTTTAAGAAACCTTGACATTATTTAAATGATATATGATATATCATTTAAATGTATTTGTTATATTATATTTGTTATAAAATAACAAAAATTAGAGAGAATATTGATGATTATAAAATGAAAAGCGTTGCATAAAGTTATATTACATTATAATATAATGGATTTAGAACCTGGTGAAATTGATGAATATGAACCTGCCATTTTAGACGATTGGTTTACAAATCAGAAAAATATACCAGAATTGCCAAAATTATTGAATTTAGATTTAGAAAATGCACCAGACGCGTCATTAAATGAATGTAAAAAAATTACATTTACATTTAAAGATTACAAAATAAATGATTTTTATACTATATATTTTTATATACCATTTATTCAGAATAAAAGTTTACAAATAAACTCACAAAAAAGTAATGTTGAAGAAACAATTGAAAAAATACAAAAATATAACAGCACTGTTAAAAATTTTCACGTTATTGTAACAGACGATAAATGCGAACAAACTCAATGTATTGATATTGCTTATAACATTAATGCAATTGCAAATTATTTAAAAAATATCGACAATGTTTGCAGTTCATGTGATGCATATAATAGAAATTGGATATGTTGCGGTCGTTTTGCACCATATATGTATATGTATTTTTATCTTTTATTCGAGAATAAATTAGAAAATTATAAGTTAAAACATGGATTTACAGAATTAAAACAATATCAAGTATACAAATTTGCAACGGTTTTTTATAAAGTTATTACTGGTTATGCATTTGTTGATGAGAAATATCGTGGGTTAATGTATAATTTAAAGAAAATTCATAATATAACAATTCCGTCTCACAATGATGACCCTAATTTTTGGTATATTCCTGAAAACCATTATAATATAAATACATTTCAAAACGGAAAATCTTATATGATTAATTTATGTCACGAAACAATAACAGCTCATCATTTTTTTATATATAGATGTAATGATTATATAATTATTTGCGATTCTTGGAGTGAAGCAAATATTGCAAGAGAACCTCTAACGCGCATATTTGATATAAATATGTTTATTTACATCATTAACTATATTAATTTTATACACTCAGATATGAAAATTTTTAAAAGTGAAGAAAGAAAAGGATATAACAAAAAATATAATATATACATGGATGCATTATTTCTTATACCATATTTAAATAAACAAATTAAAGGAAATAAATTTTCATTTCCTCAGTATGAATTGTATCAAATTAAGGTGGTTGATAGACAAAAAGTTAATTATGTATTTGATATATTATCAGATGATAATAATATTGGGTTTAATAAATATTTATATCTTGGAGGGAAAAAAAGAAAAACAATTAAGAATAATAAATCTTACAAGATTTTTTCTTGTAAGAAAAGAAAAACAATTAAGAATAAGAAATTATATAAAAGTAAATTAATGCGTAAGTAATTTAGAAACAAATTATAAAATAATATTATTATGAGTTCAAGATCACTTGCCGCCGCTAGATCAAGAAGGGCTGGAGAAACTGCTCCACCTGTATCAGGAAATAGACCAGGAACTTCAATAGGTTCTCATGCAGCTTTTGCTCCACAAGGATATCAACAACCTCAAGGACAAGCTCCAAATGCACGAACATCTAGAGGACCACCTCAACAACAAAATTCACAACAAAATTCACAACAAAATTCACAACAAAATTCATACCAAAATGTTAAACAATCTCAACAACAAAGTCAAAACGGTTTACCATTTACAAAATTAAGTATTTCAGATGCTATTGGGTTAATTACATTGCGTTTAGGAAGGGTTGAGCAGTGGGTTATTGAAACTGAACATGACAGTGAAGTCAGACAACACGAAGGTATATCATCACAACACACTAATTTACCTGAAAATTCTACAATAGTTGATAATAGCGTTTTTTCCGGAATTATTAACAGACTTGAATCAGTTGAAAAGAAAGAATCAGGAACTGTAAATAATGAATTTATATCAAAATTGTCTGAAGATGTTGCTAAATTAACAGAACAACTTACAAGAATTGGTGATGAAGGTAATAAACATACTTTGGCAATCTCTAAGCATAATGAACAATTATTTAGATTTGAAAGAGAACTTGTAGAAACAAAAGATATTCTCAAAACCTTTATGATTAAGTATGATTTATTTGCAGCAGATACAAATAATAAATTTTCTGATTATGAATTCGCATTGAGTGAATTAGAAAAAAATATCCAACCTGTTAATGAATCTTCTGAACAAAGTATAACAACTATTGAATTAGAACCTGTTACAACAAGTATTAATGATATAGATGGAGAGAATGTTATTATGAGTAGTGATTTAAAAAGTATTATTAAACAAGAGCTAGCTAATGCTTAATTTAGGTTCTCCTTTTAGTTTTTGATTTATATTTTCTTTTTTTATTTGTGTTCTTATGTTTTTTAATTTTACCACCAACAAGATTTAATGTATATTTCATATCAACATCATAATCTATTTCAGACTCTTGAGCTAGTCTGTCATATTTTTCTGGCTTATAGCGTTTATTTATTATAAAACCATTTTTTAAATAAAAATCTTTATTTGAATCTTTTGCTCCCAAATATATTACATCACTTTTTATTTTTTCTCCAATTCTTTTTACATCATTTAACAATAAGGTTCCGTATTTTTTTTCTGAAGAAAACGGAACACATATTCCTGTTATTGTAATATTACTATTAGGCGAGCTATTAATGTATAATGTGCAACAACCAACAATATAATTATTATAAGAAACATTTTCATCATCTGTAATATATATAACTGCGTCTTGTGAAATAGATTTTATAAAATAATCATAACTTATTGCTTTTTGATTTCTGCAAAATAATGGATTTAACTTAATTATTCTCAATAATTCATTTATATTACCTTTTTTATAACCTAATTCTTCAAACTCTTTATTGTATTTGTTGAATGGATTAATATAATAATACTCAATTGTCATTATTATTATATATTAAACATATTAAAAATAATACAATATAATATTTAATATGAGAATTCAGATTAGCGATAAAAAGAAAAAGGATATTTTTGTTTCAGTTTTTCAAGTGTTAAAAAACTGTTCTTCACTAATTTGTGTTATGTTTGAGACTGAATTAGTACATATTCAAGGAATGGATAAATCACACGTTTGCCTTTTTGATGTTAAACTACATAAAAATTGGTTTACAAATTATGATATTATTGATTCAACTAAAATTTGTTTTGATTCAAATGTATTTCATTCTATAATTAGCACAAAAAGTGAAAACCAAGATTTAATTATAAAAATGAACAGTGATGAACAAGACGTTCTTTATGTTAATTTTGAATCAATTGAAGCTAAAAAGGGTGATTTTAAAAAGTCATTTAAAATGCCTCTTGCAGAATATGAATACGAAGAGATGAATATTCCAACAGTTGATTATGATGCTGATTTTTCTTTGTTATCAAAACAAATTACCGATATGTTCTCTCAATTAAACAATTTTGGAAATGATATTATAATTAAATGTTCAGAAACTTCCATAAGTTTGACTACAAATGGTATCACAGGAGAAATGAGAGTTGATATTCCTATTGATGATTTAAGTAGTTATAGTATAGTTGAAGGAGAAGATATTACTCTAACTTACAGTCTAGCATATATTAATAAAATGTGTATAACAAATAAGTTATCAGCAGATGTAGAATTTTCATTAAGCAACGAGTGCCCTATGAAAATTAGTTATGATTTAGGAGATGATAGCTCAATGATATTTTTTATGGCTCCAAAAATGAATGATTAATATCGCTTCGTTCCAGTTAATAAAAATTATTATTATTTTTATTTAAGATTACAATGAAAATATTATTTGGTTTATTTATTTTTTGTTTAGTGTTATTTATTTATTTACATATTCAATTTCATTTAAAGACTGGTGAAGACTTAGAAATGTATGAGATTGAACAGCCATCTAAGGATAAATTAGAAGAAATATGTGATCTGAGACAACCTGCTATATTCGATTTTGATTGTGAAAAAATAATGAATTCATCTAATAAAACATATATTTCAAATAACTATCATGCTTTTGAGGTTAAAATTAGAAATATTAAAGATGATGATGTAAATGCAGAATTATATATACCATTGCCTATACATTCAGCTGTTAAATTATTTGATGAAGATAAAAAATCAACATATTTATCAGAAAATAACACAGATTTTCTTGAAGAAACTGGAGTTATTAAAAGTTTAAAATATAATGATGCGTTTTTAAGACCATATATGGTTTCAAATTGTAATTATGATATAATGATGGGAAGTGATAAAACATGTTCTCCGTTTAGATATGAAATTAATTATAGAAATTTTCTTCTTTTAACTGAAGGAAGCGCTCAAATTAAGCTTGCGCCTCCTCACAGTACAAAATATTTATATCCTATTTATGACTATGAAAATTTTGAATTTAAATCACCTGTTAATCCTTGGTCTCCTCAACCTAAATACAGTGCTGATTTTGATAAAATAAAATGCCTTGAATTTACATTAACTCCTGGAAAAACATTATTTATTCCTGCTTATTGGTGGTATAGTATTAAATTTAATCATAATACAAGTATTTCTTGTTTTTATTATAGAACATATATGAATAATATTGCTGTCACTCCTTACATATGTATGCACGCTTTACAAATTCAAAATGTTAAAAGAAATATTGTTAAAAAGGCTAGCATAATAGAACTTAATAATGAAATCGTTCATCCACTTGAAACTCATGAAGAATTAAACCATCAAAACGAAGTAGAAATAAATATTAACGAAATAAATACACCTGGAACAAATATAAATGAACTTCCTGAACCATTATCAAATGATTTAAATATTGGAAGCAATATTCAATAATTTCTTATATTATATATATGAAGATGGTTAAAAACTTATTTTCTCTCTACACTTCTAAAAGAAGAATTAAAAGAAAAAGAACGAAACGTGTAAAACGTTCTGCAAGAAGACATACAAGACGTCTTAATAAAATGCGTGGTGGATGAGGAGAACCTATGTCTTCACTTCCTGAAATGTTTAAAAAAACAGGTATTATGAAAGGAGGCTGAGGCGGACCTGTAATTACTACAAATCCGGTATAATTAAAAAAGTATTTAAATAAATTCTGGAATGATAATGTTTAGCTGATACAGATTGGCAGATATTTGATATTGAATTTTGTGTTTATTTTTTATCTACATTATTGTAAATAAAAAATTTATAATTTATCGTTTTTTTTCACTACATTTACATTTCGGCAACCAAATTTTCCAGTTCAGAATGAACTAAATCTGTTCTTGAAATTAACTTTGTTACTTCAGTTCTGCAAAGAGCACAGCAAGGAATTTCTCTTATGTCAGACCTTAAAGTTTTTATTAAACAATCCTTACAAAACTCGTGTTTGCATCCCAATTTTACAAAATCTTTAACTTCTTTATCCTCCCAACATATGCTACATTCACAATTTCCACAAATTTCATCATTCTCAATAGTTGAAATTATTTGTAGTTTTCTATTTTCTGAATTTTGAGACCTAACAGTATTCAGAAAATTATTAAATAATGTTAACATGTATTCTCTTAATACAATTTGATTTATTCCTTGAATATCTTCAATACTAGGTTCTAGTCTTTCATTTATCTCTGAATTGTTTCTAAAATTTACCAAAATATTAAGAATATCATCTTCAAAAGTTTCTTCAAGTACATAATTTCTAAAAATATAAGATATTATATGTTCTATGTAAATAGCTGTTGGTAATCTTGAATTTGATTTACATTTTCTAATAGCAAAACTTTTTAAAAGTAAGTCTTTATTTATATAATTGGTTAATAGCCAAATTTTAAATTCTTGTTGAGTCATATTTCTTACTTGATTTGCACATATGATTTCAAATTCTAATAATCTATCACTATTACATCTTGATACATTATGTCCAGCTTGGTGGCAAAATGAACAACATCTTGAAACTCTTATGTTCAATGGAGTAATAAATTGAATATTATTTCTGTTTTCAGCATCCATTTTATTTATTATTGTATGCGTTAAATTACACACACATATTCCGTTTCAATTTTTTTTATTTTTTATTAATTCTTCTAATTCATTTAATTGTTTTATTGTATTTATACCTATAATTTCATATAATTTATCCTTTTCTATTTCTAACATATCTATATCTATTTTTTCATTATCTTTAATGATTTTAATTATATCTGTTAAATAATATTCGCATTGATTATTATCATTTCGCAAATAAGATAAATATTTACATAATAAATTTGATTTTATACAATATATTCCACTATTTATTTGTAAAATACTTAATTCTTCAACTGTACAATCTTTATGTTCAACAATTTTATCAAATTTATTATTTTTTAATACAATTTTACCATATCCTGTTGAGTCATCTATTGTAGCTATTATAAATTTAATATTACTTATCATATTTAATAAACTTTTCATTGTATATGAACTTAACATAGGAACATCACCAGAGAGAATCAAAATATCTGAGTCTATATGCTTTAATAACTCACATTTACAACACATTATAGCATGACCTGTTCCATGAGGTTCTTCTTGTGTCACATAAACTATTTCTGGTAAACCAAATAATTCATCAACAACTTCTTTTATTTTTTCTTTATATTTTCCTACAACAATTATTATTTTTTCTAAATTTACAATAAAACTTAATTTTTTTAGCTGCATTAAAATACTATTTATCATTGGAATATTATTTATTTTATGCAATACTTTTGGAATATTAGATTCCATTCTTTTACCTAAACCACCTGCCATGATTACAGCTACAATATTTTTTTTCATTTAAATATATATTATATTTTAAGTAAATTTCCAATAAATTAATATTATATAAAATTTATTAATTTATTTAGTTAGTTATTTTTTTAGAAGAAAACACATTATTCTTTATAGTATATTCATTGCAATTTTCAATTAAATTTTGTTGTTCTTTAGGATTTAAATTTTGAAGACATTTATATAATTTGGCAGTTCCATTTTCAGGATGTAATGTTTCACATATCAAATTATTTACCATCATTTTATCATGATCTTCCATTAATACATTATATAAAATTTCTCCAGTATATTTTATTTTTTTAACATTTTCAAATTTTCCAATAAATTCTTTAGCATGTAACATTTTACCTTTATAAAAAATTCCATGGTTTTTACTAATAATTGTTTTTTGAGAAGGTAAATTAATTCCTAAAGAATCTTTTTCAAAACATACCAAATATCTGTCTTGTGTAACTGTTTGAGTAATTCCAACAATTTTTTTATTACGGATAGTATGAATGGCTTGGTTTATTTTCTCAATGGGAAATGTTCCTTGATTTGTAGTAATAGGAGTTCCGGCAGGGAAACAAATATTTGAAATTGGTAGTCTTACTACATATGTGAAACCATTTGTTAAAGTGTCTAAAAAACCAGCTGTAGTTACGACAACATCTGCAAATCCAGCTAAACCATTTGGTGTAACACATGTTATGCTAGTTCTTGAACTATTTACATTAACAGATGTTGCAGAAGCACTACCAAATTTAACAGTGGTTATATTAGGAACAAAATTAGTTCCTGTTATAGTAACACTTGTACCTCCTGGTATTAAACCTAAAATTGGAGAAATGGAAGAAATAGTTGGTTGTGCTACATAATAGAAACCATTTGTTAAAGTTGCTAAACCAGCAGATGTAGTTACGACAACATCTGTTGTTCCAGCTAAACGAATTGGTGTAAAACATGTGATGCTAGTTCCTGAACTATTTACATTAACAGATGTTGCAGAGGCACTACCAAATTTAACAGTGGTTATATTAGGAACAAAATTAGTTCCTGTTATAGTAACACTTGTACCTCCTGATATTATACCGGAAATTGGAACAATGGAAGAAATAGTTGGTGGTGCATAGTATTTACTAACTTTACTATTATCGAAATTTGTTACATATAAATTACCAGCACTATCAAAAGCTGTATATTGAGGTCCATGTAAACCTGATATAAAATCTGCGTTTACCGTGGAACCATCTGACCTATATTTTCCAATTTTATCTACACTTGCTACATATAAATTACCAGTACTATCAAAAGCTATTCCTTTAGGGGTATTTAACCCTATTATAAAACTTGCGTTTACTGTGGTACCATCTGAATTATATTTTCCAATTATTTCATTACCGAAACTTACTACATATAAATTATCATAACTATCAAAAGCTATTCCGTCAGGATCATATATCCCTATTATAAAATCTGCGTTTACCGTGGAACCATCTGACCTATATTTTCCAATTGCATCATTACCACTATTTGCTACATATAAATTACCAGTACTATCAAAAGCTATTCCTTTAGGGGTATTTAACCCTATTATAAAACTTGCGTTTACTGTGGTACCATCTGAATTATATTTTCCAATTGTATTACCAATGCAATTTGTTACATATAAATTACCATAACTATCAAAAGCTATTCCTTTAGGGTTATTTAACCCTATTATAAAACTTGCGTTTACTGTGGTACCATCTGAATTATATTTTCCAATTGTATTACCAATGTAATTTGCTACATATAAATTACCATAACTATCAAAAGTTATTCCGCTAGGTCCATTTAAACCACTAATAAATGAAGGATTACTCATCTATATATATATATATCTATATATATATATATATATATATTATATGCATTTTTATTCCTAAATTTTTTTACATACTTTTTAAATTTATCTATTAATAAATATGAGTTAAAGATATAATTATAACTACATATATCTAGTATAAATATGGAAAGTTACAAAATATATGTAAATGACCGGAGCTATACCTCTTGGGAAATATTTGATACTGCTAATTTTAATAAAATAACCTTAGATATTCAACCTATTGAATCTAAATTATTTTCAAATGATGCTTTTACATTTGATTATAATAAAAATGTAACCTTATTACATTCTTCTATAAGGTCTGGTCCTCCAATGCCAGGTGTTCTTGTTTTGGCAGGAAATAAAACATATGGCAGACAGAATAAAATTAAAGAAGGGCAAACATATACTAAAAAACGTTCAGATATGGTAGGAGGAAAGCTATTATACAAATGTATTCCAGATGATATGCGTTTACCTTCATTTTTAGTTCCATATGAAATTAAAAATATGGGTTTTTCAAAGGTTTTTAAAAATTTATATGTTACATTTACATTTGATGAATGGAACGATAAACATCCAAGAGCAAAACTTGACAATGTTATCGGTCCTGTCGATGTTCTTGATAATTTTTATGAATATCAACTATTTTGTAAGAGTTTAAATGCATCTATTCAAAAATTTCAAAAAGATACTTCAAAATCACTTGAAAATAAATCACATGAAATTGTTATTGAAACTGTAAAATCTAAGTATCCTTCTATTCAAGATAGAACTGACCAAAAATATTGGCACATTATTACGATTGACCCTCCTAAAAGTCAGGATTTTGATGATGGGTTTAGTATAATTGAACATGAAAATGGTATACAGCAGTTAAGTATATACATTTCTAATGTTACAATTTGGATGGACGTTCTTAATTTATGGGACTCGTTCTCACGCAGAATTTCTACTATTTATCTTCCAGATAAGAAGAGACCTATGTTGCCTACAATTTTATCAGATTGTTTATGTAGTTTACAAGAAAATGTTACTCGAATAGCATTTGTTATGGATATATTTATTAAAAATAATGACATTATAGACATTAAATTTTCCAATTGTTTAATTAAGGTTTCAAAAAATTATTGTTATGAAGAACCAAAACTTCTTTCTGACCCAAAATATCATCTTATATTGGATGCAGCTAATAAATTATCAATTAAAAAACCATATATTAATCATGTAAGAAATAGCCACGAAGCTGTTTGTTATCTTATGATTCTTATGAACTACCATTGTGCAAAAGAACTTATTAAATATAAAACTGGAATTTTTCGTTCTACAATTATTAAAAGAGAGTTTCCCATTCCTGATACAATTCCTGAAGATGTTGGTAAATTTATAAAAATATGGAACAGTGCATCTGGTCAATATATTGATGGGTCTGAAATTGTTGATACTCGGCATGAAATACTAGATATGGATGCTTATGTACATATAACAAGTCCAATTAGACGTCTTGTTGATCTTTTAAACATGATTAAATTTCAGCAAGTTATTGGAATAATTCAATTATCTGATAATACTGATAAGTTTTACAATAAATGGCTAGGAGATATTGAATATATTAATGTAACAATGCGTTCAATTAGAAAAGTACAATGTGATTGTACATTGCTTGATTTATGTCATAATAATCCTAATGTAATGGATAAAGAATATGATGGTTATTTGTTTGATAAAATTAACCGAAATGATGGACTTTATCAATATATTGTATTTCTTCCTGAGTTAAAATTATCTTCAAGAATAACAATGAGAGATAATTTTGAAAATTTTACTTGCAAAAAGTTTAAGCTATTTTTATTTAACGATGAAGAAAAGTTTAAAAGAAAAATTAGGCTTCATATGATATAATTTATATTTCTTCATCAGAACTATTATCTATATTTATATTTTTAATATCACAATCTACACTTATTATACTACTTCTATCGCTGCTACAATCATCATCACTTGGTGTAATTTTATTTAAAGATAATTTTTTTTTTTTTATTATTACATTTTCATCATTTACTAAACTTTGCTTTTTAAAAAGCTTATTTTTTATAATAACAATCTTGTTTTTTAATTTATAAAAAATCATAAATGATGCTACAGAACACATACATAAAAATAATCCTATAAAAATATAAGTTATTGTTTTTGCGTCTGATGAATCATTTTGAGAATAAATTACTGTATTTATTTGTGCGGTTGGATTTAAAGAAGGCGTTACAATAGGCATTGGACTTGGTCTTGGTGCTAAACTTTGCATTAGACTTGGTGCTAAACTTGGCATTGGACTTGGTGCTAAACTTGGCATTGGACTTGGTGCTAAACTTGGCATATAACTTGGTGCTAAACTTGGTAACAATGTAGGTCTAGTTGATGGCGACATAATTGGATTATTTGAAGGAAAATAAGTTGGCGATGTAGTAGTGGGTTTATTTGAAGGAAAATAAGTTGGTGATGTAGTAGGCGATGTAGTAGGAAATATTGAAGGCAAAAAAGTCGGCACTTCTGTCGGCGATGTAGTAGGATTATTTGAAGGTTTGTATGAAGGCTGTGTAGAGGGCGATGTAGTAGGACCATCGGAAGGCAAAAAAGTCGGCATTTCTGTCGGCAAATCTGTTACAATTATATTTAAAGAAGGTGTTAAAGATACATCATTATTATTATTAATATTTACTACAAACATCGGCGAATTTTCTACTTTTACAACAGCTATATTTTTTAATAAATCTAGGTTTAAACCATTTAATAAAACCTTTAAATAATTTATTAAAACATTCGTATTTATACTTGTTAATAAATTTGATGTTAATATGCTATACAATATGTAAGGATTGTTTGTAAATTTCTTCAATAATCCTGTTAGAGAGATATTTACATTTAAAACTACTTTTACTTCATAATTTTGAAGTCGTTTTTTTAAATTTGGGATTACAAAATAACTATCTTTCCAATGCACATAAATTTCTGAAATATTTAAACCATTAGCATATGATTTTATTATTGCTTCTTTTGATTCATCATTAAAAATATCTGAATATAACCCAGTAAATGTTATACCTGATTCAAAATACATAATTGGTACAATATTTAACGATGGTTCACTTGATGGCTCACTTGATGGCTCACTTGATGGCTGGTTTGATGGCTTTTTTGACAAAGTTAATGATGGTCTTTGTGAAGGACTTTCACTAGTCATTATCCTGCTATTATATATATAACTTTTCTGACTATTGCTATATATATTTGATGAACAATAAATAAATGATACACTATTTTGATTACTATAACTTTTTAATATGTTTGAGTTATGCAATATTGAATTGCTAAATGACATTGAGTTTGAACGCAAATATGAATCGCTATTTTCTATAGAAAAAAATAATAGCAAAATATTTAAAATTTGTTTTAGGTTTGGTACAAACATTATATTATATTATTAAGTTATTTTTATTACATATTGATATAATATTTAATTTATTGGATAATCTTTTATTAAGTGTATTTCAAATTTATAACATTTTGATTCAGGAAATTTATGTGAAACAGAAACTAGATTAAATGTATGGTCGTCTATAAATATAATATCATCCCATAACGATGTATCAATATTTGATTTTATAAAATCACCTTTCATTATTTTATTATCAGTATAATGAACATCATAGTCACAATAATTTAAACCAATTTGTTGAAATTGCTTTTTTGTAAAATCTTTAGAAATTTCGCTTCTAGCTGTTAGAAATATAATTTTACCATTTGATTTTTTGGTTTTATCTATTAAATTTTTAAATCCTTCTGCATCTGTATGAGATGGTGGAAAAAATCTGCAATGAAGATTCATCATTTCATTAGCTAATTGAATTATTTCTTTTTCATCAAAATTATCACCTTTTAATATATTTATAAATTTTTCTATTTTAACATCATGATAAAGAATTGTGTTGTCTATATCACATATAATTAATGTTTTATTCTTTATGATTTCAATATCATTAAAGTTATTTATAGATTTGTGTTCCATATTTTATACTATAACATGAGTTTTAATATATTTAAAAATATATTAAAATAATATTTTCATTATAGTATATTATGTTATACATACTTTTTTTTATATTTATTGATAGTATTGTTAATGCTATTAATTGCCATGTATCACAAATTCATATGTCTCAAGGTCTTACTCCAAACTCTATGACAATATCTTGGCTTACAAAAGATTATTGCTATTCTCATGTTGCATATGGAAATAATAGCGAAGTGCTTGAAAAATATATGTATGGAAAATCTATTTCTTATAACTTTATATATGCCCTTAATGAACCTAAATTATACCAGAGTGGATATATTCATCACGTTTTAATTTATGAGCTTGAACCAAGTATGCTATATTTTTACAAATGTGGTGATTTTGTCAATAAAATTAACTCTCCTTTATTAAATTTTACTACACTTCCAAAGGTTGGAGACAATAGACAAGTATCATTTGGAATAATTGGCGATTTGGGTCAAACAAAACATTCTATTTCTACGATAAATCATCTTTCAAATGACAGAAGCATTAAAATGATTTTGCATGCAGGAGATTTAAGCTATGCTAATTGCAATCAGTCATTATGGGATTCATATGGTGATATTATTGAACCACTTGCAAAAAGATTACCTTGGATGGTGTGTGCAGGAAATCACGAAATTGAGTTTAATGGGACTGATTATAATGGATTATACACTGCTTTTGAGAAAAGATATCAAATGCCATACATTAAGGAGGCAGAATTTGGAGAAGTTTTGATTGCAAGTGATATAAATCCAAATGTTAATTTACCATACTGTACTCCCAGTGTTTTTCAATCAGAGTATAATTATGGAAATTCGTTTTATAGCTTTGAAGCAGGCTCTGCTCATGTAATTTATCTAAATCCATATTCTAATACAAATGAAACATCTAAGCAATATAGCTGGTTAAAAAAAAATTTGGAAACTATCGATAGAAATATTACATCTTGGGTTATTATAATTATGCATTGTCCTTGGTATAGCTCTAATGTTAATCATTACGGTGATACACAAACAGTTATTATGAGGCAATCAATGGAGAAACTTTTTTATGACTATAATGTTAATATTGTTTTTAGCGGTCACGTTCATGCATATGAAAGGTCATATCCAGTTTATAAAAATATTACTGATAAATATGCACCTGTTTATATAACAATAGGTGATGGAGGAAATCTTGAAGGACATGATAACCAATATTATCAACAACCAAAATGGTCCGCTTACAGAAATGGAACTCAATATGGACATGGAATACTAACATTATTAGATAAAAATAGACTTTTATGGAAATGGTATAGAAATAATGACGGTCAGCTTATTTTTAAAGATGAATTATTATTATGTAATTCTATATTTGGAAACACAAAATGTTTTTAAACCATTGATACTCATTTAGGTATAAAAAGAAAGGAAACTTTTTTATTTTAAATTAATTTAACGAATAAATGCTATATTGAAATAATATTATATAATATTATATAATATTATTATATAAATGAAAAATAACAAATATCCTGAAAATTTTCATAAACTATTTCTCAAAGAAAAATCGCGTTACAAACCAGTTAATTCCAGAAATAAAACATGTAAAAAATTTTGCAAAAAAGTTTTTCTTCCAGAGAGAGAAAGAGTTGAAATGGAATTTACTAAAAGAAATAAAATGAAATATTTAAACCCGTCAAAATTTGTTAAAGAATTATATTTAAAAAGTTGTAATGATATCTATTGTCAAAAAAAATGTAAAAGTAGCAAAAGTAAATGGTTGAAATCTTTTACAAAAAAAAGAAAGGACAAACTAATCCAACAAGGTGCAATATCTGGTTGTAGAGATTTACTTAAAGAATTTCCCGATGATTATAAAAATATATAAAAATATATAAAGATTACATTATTATATTATTTAATGGAAAATATAATAAAAATACCAGATGAAATTTTATACTTAGTTCATACAACTTCAAAAAAATATAAAGATGAAAATGGGAATTTAATTTGGTCGGAAATAAAAGCAACTGGAACAGATGGAGACCAACATCCAGGGTCTTATTTTTCATTAATTACAAAAGATAATCGTTTAACAGAAAAATTTTTTCCAGCCATAGATTGTTTAATATTTTCGAGAAATTTACTGAAACAAATCAACTACCATATAAATATGTGTGATAATAATGGATTTATGACAGAAGGAAATACATTCTTTCCTTGGAATTTAAAAGCAGCAGTTGAAAAAATAAGAGAAAATTCTTTTTTACCTCTTGATGAAGAAAATGTGAATTACCACCGAATGAATGAAGTTGTTATTCATGATGCAGTTCCTATGGAATATTTATGTTTAGATATGCAAACACAATTTTATTCCAATGATTTTTTACCAGAATATCCTATCGAAAATGAAGTAAAACCTAACATGTCATTATTGCCTTTTTATTGTTTTGCCCAATTAGAAGAAAAGAATAGATATAAAAACTCAAGTATAATATTTTTTAAAAAAATTGCTGAGTTATGCAATATAGATGATAATAAAACATTATCAAAAGATGAAATAATAGAAAAAATAATAGAAAAAACTCCCCTTATCCATGAAAATAGAAATCTACAAAATATAGATATGTTACGAAATATATATGAAAAAAAATGAATATTCTTGGTATATTAAACTAAAATTATAACTATATTTTCTAATATATTTTTCGTTTTATGTAAAATTAAAATCTTTCTATATTATTTTGAGAAAATATAGAAAGTCGTGGTTTAATTATTTTCTTCATATTTACAAATTTTTGGAAAGCAAATATAAAACATTAATAATGTGATTAATACTAATATTACAATTCCAATTGCTTCATTTTCTTCCATTTTATATATTATGTAACTTAATAAGATTATATAATATTAAATCAATTTTAATTAATCTATTGATTCGATTGTTTTATCAATTGTTATTTCTTTTGCTATTTTTCTTATTATTTTGTCTTCTTTTTCAGAGTCATTATCACCTGAACCTCCCATTGATTCAACAATTAATTTATTATATTGGTCTGAGTATTTTGATGAAGCTCTATTACAATCTGGATGCTCTTTTTTGAATTCTGGTAGTAATCTGGCATTTTTATCAGCTATTTTTTTAATTACTTTTCTTAGCTTTTTCTTTTGTTCATTCTCTATTTCCCATTTATCTTCATCTTTAATATACATTACTTCCCTCTTTGAGTCACTGCAATGAACTGGTCTTTTATGAACATCTAATTGTTTTAGATTTTTTACTATTATATTAGAAATTCCTTCAACATATCCTAATCTTCCAACACTTTCTAAGTCTGAAAGTTGAAGTTTGAGAGAATCTATAAAATCAGTTATATTCATAGCATCTTTGCAAGTTTCGTTCAAAAATACATTAAGATTAAATGTTTTGTTATGAGAATTAAAGTTGCTATTTGATATATTATTTGTTTGTCCTGTTTTACATATATCGACAATTTTATTTGTAAGGTCTGTGTTTTGTTGAGTTAATTCTTTATTTTGTTTTACAACATCTAATACTAAATTGGTAAGGAGTTTAATTTCTGAATTTTGTGGATCATTATATTTTATGGGTTTACAATTTTTTTTATGTTTCCATAATCCCTGACGATGTTGATAGGCTTTTCCACATTCACAAATATATTGGGTACAATTTTTAAAGTTTTTTTCATCATCCAAAATGTAACCCTTTTGTAACTCCTTTGTCTCCTTTTGATGTTTCAGTGTTAAAATATGTTTGTTAAAGTCTTTTTTATTGTTTGCATTAAAGTCACATTTCTGACAATGATATTTTTTGGGGTTTTTTTTGTCTCCTCCGTCATCCTTTGTCTTATTTTCTGAATAATATTCTACTTTTTTTTTATGAGAATTTGTATTAATGTGAACATTATAACCGTTTAATGAATCACATTGAGTTTTGCAGAAATAACAATATGCTTTTAAATTATCAGAATATGGAATTGCAACATTTAGCGCTGGTTTTATTTCTTCATAATATTCTTGTTCTTTTATTCTAGCTTCTTCTGAATTTTTACAATTATAAGTTGCAAGTTCCATCATTTCCCAATTTTCCCAACCACCATTTTCTCGTATACAGTGATAAATTTTCAATTTATTATTTAAATTATTACAACATAACTTATGTTGGTATTTGCGCTTAATAAAACTTGTTGTATGACCTACATAAGTGTCACTTATAGATTTATCTTTGCAATAAATTTTATAAATAACTGTATTTGAATAGTCTATCTCATTTTTTGGCATTGTATATATATATTTTGAGATTTTTCTAAATAAATATCTCAAAATAATCTCAAAATAAAATTTGTGAAAATTTCTATAAAAATAATAAAAAAAATTATCGTAACAAATTGAAAATTATTTTTTTTGTGACCAGACCATAAAATTCAATTATGCAGCTAAAAACATATTTTCGACATAAATTATTTTCATATTTCATTTTTGGACATTTATTTTTGTCCAATTTCAAAATTAGAAAAAACTTTCCCACCAAAATTTCAATCATTTCTCTTCATATGAAGGGAACCTTTTGAAGCATTATTTTTATAAGTTCCTTACATTATGTAGTATAAATTCAATTTTTTGAAGATAATATATTACAATTATCGGCGTTTATATAAGCTTAAACATTCGTTTAATTTTGTTATAAAAATTTGTATTTCATCATCTGTTCCAATTAATGGAGTAAATTGAAGAGATGAATCGTCCAAATCAACACATCTTATTTTAATTTCAATATGTAAATTACACGAAGTTGAAGAATTTTTTTTTATCCAATATTTATCTTTATCTGTAGAATATCCTACTACAGAATTTTTACAACATTTTATCAATAAATGAAATATTATATCATTAATAAAGTCTTTTTTAATTGAATATTTTAAATTTATCGTATTCATATATCTAAATTTTTCAAATTTTGAAGAATAAGAGTTACATCTTTTGGCTTGATAATAGCATACTGACATTTTAAAAATTATTTGATTGTTTAATTATTATACCAAACACTTATCTGATTAACTTTCATATCAATTTTTTTAAATACTTTATCAAAATATAATTTACAAATCAATATAAAGAAATATTGTGTATATTATATAACCTTAATAAAATGGTAAAAATATGCGATATTAATAATTATCCTGACGATAATGAACTGAAATATAAAGAACATTTTGAAAAATACCCATATGAATTAAGCATTTTTCAAAAACATGCGGTTGAAGGAATTATAGAAGGACATCATATATTAATTACAGCTCATACAGGCTCAGGCAAGACTTTACCAGCAGAATTTGCTATAGAGCATTTTGTAGCAAAGGGGAAAAAAGTTATATATACTGGACCAATAAAATCTCTTATAAACCAAAAGTTTTACGATTTCACACAAAAATATAAGCATATATCGTTTGGAATTTTAACAGGTGATATAAAATTTAATCCAGAAGCGGACGTTTTAATTGTTACGGCAGAAATTCTTTTGAATAAATTATATCAGCTTAATAGTCTTTCAAAAAATTCAAATTCAAGCACAAATTTTGATATGGATTTTCAGAATGAATTAGCATGTGTTGTCATGGATGAAGTTCATTACGTAAATGACCCATCAAGAGGATTTGTCTGGGAAAATACTTTAATGATGTTACCTCAACATATTCAGTTAGTAATGTTGTCTGCTACAATAGATAAACCTGAATTATTCGCTTCTTGGTGTGAGAATATTCATATTGAATCTAAAATAAAGAAACAAGTATATTTAACAAATACAACTCATCGTGTGGTTCCATTAACTCATTATTCTTTTATTACTGTAACTCAAGGAATTTTTAAGGCTATTAAAGATAAATCTATTCAAGAAGAAATTAAGAACATTATTAATAAACCTTTTATTATACAAGATTCAAATGGAAAATTTAATGATGACCATTATTTTAAAATGACAAAGACATTAAAGTTATTTGAATCAAAAGATATTCGCGTAAAAAGAGCACACGTTTTGAATCAAGTCACAAAATATTTAGTAGAAAACGAAATGTTGCCTGCATTATGTTTTGTTTTAAGTAGAAAACAACTAGAAATTTGCGCAAATGAAATTACTACAAATTTGCAAGAATTTGATACAAAAGTCCCTTATACAGTTGATTATGAATGTGAACAAATTTTGCGAAGCAAATTATCAAATTTTGCGGAATATTTACATTTACCTGAATATGTAAATATGCTATCTTTATTAAGAAAGGGTATAGCAATACATCACAGTGGTGTTTTGCCTGTATTAAAAGAAATAGTTGAATTATTATATTCTAGAGGATATATTAAACTTTTATTTGCAACAGAAACTTTTAGCATTGGCGTAAATATGCCAACAAAAACAGTAATATTTACAGACGTCAATAAGTTTGACGGGACAACAAATCGTATATTATATTCACATGAGATGAGCCAAATGTCAGGACGTGCAGGCAGAAGAGGCATCGATAAAATAGGCAGCTGTTTTCATCTCAACAATTTATTTCGAAACGTAGATTCTGTTAATTACAAGCAAATGATGAATGGAAAACCACAAACTCTTACTTCAAAATTTAAGATTTCATACAATCTTTTACTGAATTTATTAGATAATGGTGATAATAACTTAATAAATTTTGCTAGTCGTAGCATGATAACTGGAGACATAAATAGCCAACTTGAACAATTAAATAATAAACTTTCTGGTTTAAATGTTGAACTAAGTAATATTAAAACTTGCGCTAATAATTTAAGAACACCAAATGATATATTAGAGCAATATATAGATTTACAAAAAAATAAGCTTACATCTGTTAATAAAAAAAGAAAAGAAATTGAAAGAAATTTACAACAGATTCAAGACAATCATAAGTTTATTGAACAAGATAAAATAACATATCAAAAAATCACATTAAAAGAAAAAGAAATATATGAATTAGAAAAAGATGTAAATGATATAAAATCATATATAAAATCTGAAGTAGGTTCAGTTTTAAGTTTATTAAATGATGAAGCGTATATTGAAGGCGATTTAAATGATGAATCATCAATTAAGCTTACACTAAAAGGAAAAATAGCATCTCAATTGAGAGAAACACATTGTTTAGTTTTCGCAAATTTATTAGAAAACAACGATTTTGATAATTTAACATCTAAACAATTAGTATCATTATTTAGTATTTTTACAAATATTTCAGTACAAGAAGATAATAAGACTCTTTATCCAAATTCAGAAGACGAATATGTTCAGAAAAATGTTATTATTTTAACAGAATTATATGAAAATTATAAAGATAAAGAACTAAAATATAAGATTGACTCAGGAGTAGATTATAATATTCATTATGATTTATTAAATTATGTCGATAAATGGTGTGAAACTGAATCAGTAGAAGATTGTAAAATCATTTTACAAGACCTTGGAATCAAAAAAGGAATATTTTTAGGTGAGTTCGTAAAAGCACTACTTAAAATTAATAATATTTCATGTGAAATGGAAAAAATCGCAGAGCTTACAGGAAATATTTTATTTTTAAGTAAATTAAAAGAAATACCAACCATGATATTAAAGTATGTAGTAACTAATCAATCATTATATGTTTAAAATAATATAGATTAATATTATATGAGAATAGTTGTAAAAACTGTTACATTTCAAATTTTATGTGTATTGTTATTTGGTTTAATATACATATCATATAAAGACCATTTTGTTAGAGACCCTGCTTATACAGTTGATAAAAAGAAAGAGCCTGAATTATTAGATTGTTTATTTTTAGCTACAACTATTCAAGCAGGTGTAGGTTATTCAGATTTATATCCTATAACAGATGGTGCAAAAATTATTATGATGCTTCAACAATTTATTATGATTTCTACTAATGTATTTTTATTATATATTTTTACTATTTAAATACTTTTTGATTTTATTTGTAATGGAAATTATAAATAAAAAATATAAGATAATAAATAAAATAGGAGAAGGAACATATGGGTTAATTTATAAAGGGCAAAATATTAGAACAAATGAATATGTTGCAATAAAAATAGAACCAATTGAAAATGAATTAAAACTGCTAAAAAATGAATCAACAATTTACCAATACTTAAATAATAATGAAGGAATCCCGAATGTTAAATGGTTTGGAAAGGATAATATAAATTATTATATGGTAATTAACTTATTAGGACATTCATTACAAACTATTAAAAACAAATATAATAAATTCTCTCTAAAATTAATTTTACAAATAGGAATACAAATTATTAATATTTTAAAAACAATACATAGTAATGGTTTGGTACATAGAGATATTAAACCAGATAATTTTTTATTCGGTTTAAATAATGAAAGTAAATTAATTTATATAATAGATTTTGGTTTTTGCAAGCCATATATTAAAAATGAAAAACATATTTCACAAAAACAAATAAAAAATTTAATTGGAAGCTATACATATGCAAGTATAAATGCACATAACTTTATAGAGTTAAGTAGAAGAGATGATTTGGAATCGTTAGGATATTTATTATTATATTTTTATTTTGGAACTTTGCCATGGCAAAATATTTTGTTATCAGAAGAAAATTCAAATGATAGAATTAAATATTTAAAAATACAAATTATTGAAAATAATAATTTGCCTAGCGTATTGATAAATTATATGAAATATATGAGAAAATTAAGTTTTGAAGAAAAACCAAATTATGAATTAATTATTGATACTTTTAAGAGTGAAATAGAATTATTAACGAAAAATAGTTAAAAAGAAAATGTTATTATAAATAAAATGTCTGAAATAAAACCTAATACTTATGATAAAATGCCAAATTTTATCGAATCAATGTTTAATGTATTTCAATTAGTTAATAAAAAAGCAGAAAAACAACAAGATAAAAGAATGAAAGTAATAGCTTTAGTCATATTAAATTATGTAAAAAAAATGGCAAGTGATAATGGAATAGACCTTAGAACAATTACCGAACCAGAGTCTATTAATTTGATACCAGTTTTTGAGTATATATCTTATAATAACATTGAGCTATATGATTTTACAAAAATTGATATTTCTGATGTTGATACATCAAAAAAAGAGGATTTAGAAAGATTTGTATTAACTCATGTGTATTACATAACTCAAAATATATAAAATAATTATATTTAATTTAAACTATATAAAGATTAGACATTATAATAAATTATAATATAATGTCTTCTAATAATGTTGTCGTTACACCTTCTTCTGAACGCTTTATCGGTCGCGTAAAGTGGTTCAATAACAAAGCCGGTTATGGATTTATTACCGTAACCGATGGAAGTCGCTCAGGTTCTGATATTTTCGTTCATCATAGTGCTATAGATGTAGAGAACCAGCAATATAAGTATTTAGTTCAAGGCGAATATGTTGAGTTCGGCTTAATTAAGACTACTTCAGGCGACCATGAATGGCAAGCATCTAGAGTTAATGGAATTAAAGGAGGAAAGCTTATGTGTGAAACTAGACACGAATTGAAAATTTCAAGAACTTCTTACAAGTCAGAAAAGCCTGAACTAGAGGAAGTTCAACAAACTGAAACCAAAATGCCAAGACAACAAAGCGCACCTAGAGATTCTTCACAGCCTAGAACACCTAGAGCACCTAGAGATTCTTCACAGACTAGAACACCTAGAGCACCTAGAGATTCTTCACAAAGTAACCAGCCTAGAGTTCGTGGTGAGGGGCCAAGAGATAGTGAAAAAAAAGAATGGACTCTTGTAAGCAATAAAGATACTGAAAAGACTAAGAAAGTTCCTACTATTCGCAGAACTGCTCCTCGTCAAGGAGCAAATGAGTCAACTTAAAATACAAAACATTTGGGTTTAGAAATTTTTAAAAATAATTTTATTTAATATTTTTTAAAAAACTTAATTTATAATTATATTATATAATGAGTGACGATAATTATAAACCTAGTTCTCCTATAGCTCAATTAGGAGGAGCTAAAAGAAAAAATGGACATAAAGCTAATTGCAGTTGCCATATTTGTGAAAATATGAAAAACAAAGCCAAAAGAGGAGGCTATCAAGACGATGTAGAAAAAGCAGCTTTAAAAAAAATGGGGGGTTCTAAAAAGAAAAATGGACATAAACCCAATTGCGAATGCCCTATTTGCAAAAATATGAAAAATTCAAAAAAAGGAAAACATGAAGACTCTTCTTCTGATGATTCTTCTTCTGATGAAGAAAAAGAAGCAAAACATACAGTTACTCACAAAAAGAAAGGAAATGGTCATAAACCTGATTGCGGTTGTCCTATTTGCAAAAATATGAAAAAATCAAAGAAGGGTGGAGATGAACCAGACGAAGAAAATCAATTAGGCGATATTGAAGAAGGAATTGTAAAAGCAGATCCAAATTTAAAATCTAATGAAACATCAGCATCTGAAGGCGATTATGATGCTCTAGATTCTGCTGAAAAAGGTCAAGCTGGTACAAATGTTGTTGGAGGAACCCGTAAAAGACGTGGTTCAAGAAAATCAAACGGACATAAATCTAATTGTGGTTGCCCTATTTGTAAAAATATGAAAAAAGGAAATAAAACACGTCGTCACAAAAAACGCTCAAATAGACGCCATTAAAAATATAAAAATATAAATATATAAATATATCAATAAAAATATATTTATATAAATCAATTTAAAGTTTACTTGATAATTGTAGTTATAGAATGAGTAAAATAGTAAGCAATAAAAAAGCAGAGGAACAAATTGCTAATGAATTATTTGAACAATTTGAAGGTATTGTAAATGGTATGAGTATGATTAAAACACAAATTAGTAATCTTCAGCAAAATTTAAAACAATTAGAAAAAAATATAAAGAAACAGATGAAAGGATTAAAAAAAGAAGTTTCCAAAAATAAAAATAAGGGTAATCGACAGCCATCTGGATTCGCAAAACCAAGTAAGGTAACAAAAGAATTATGTGAATTTATGAACAAAGATGAAGGTACCGAAATCGCAAGAACTGAAGTAACAAGAGCTTTAGTTGCTTACATTAAGACAAATAATTTGGAAAATAAAACAAACAGTAAATTTATAACCCCAGATGAGAAGCTTAAATTTTTATTAGGACTTGAAGAGGGACAAGAGCTTACTTATTTTAATATTCAAAAATATATGAATAAACACTTCGTAAAGAATATTATTGAAGCTTAAATAAATAAATAATGATTTAAATAACTAGTACTAATTTAAATCATATGGTAATTTCTCAAGTAATTATTGCAATAACAATTTTAAAAGAACAAATTGTACAAAATGAAAACGAATATAAACAATATTGTAAGCAATATAATAAAGCTCAAAGAGATATGATTGAATGCGGAAATAAAAAGAAAGATTTGTTAAAGCGAATAAAAGAATTAGAAGATAAAATTGTAGCAGAAAATATTTTTGTAAATGTATCATGTGTTGAAGGATTTGAAATATTAACACAACCAGAATTGGTTGCAATATCAACTGGAATTGATAAGACAGATTATAGAGAACATGGCGGTTACCCTCGCTGGATTGATTTGGAAAGAATTGTAAAAGATGTAATTAATATAAAAAAAAAATATCCATTATGGAAATTAGAAAGTGTAAAAAAATCTGGTCAGTATGATGCTATGCCACCACAAATTTTTTATAAATATACATATGAAACGGAGGAAGGAAACTATTTTACTTGTGGTGGGGTTGAAATTATAAATAGTTAAAATATTTTACACATTTTCTCATTTATTTCTCCTGTTTAATAACATCTGTTATCCATGATAACATTTCATTATATGTTAGAATTATTTTCATTTTATCTTCATTTGACATATTACGAATATTATTTATATCTTCTTTATCTAATTCTTCACAGTTTTTGATATTTAGTATGATTCTATATACATCATTTACAATATTCATTTTATAATTGTTATTATTCATTTTATAATTGTTATTATTCATTTTATAATTGTTATTATTCATTTTATAATTGTTATTATTATTTAATAAATAATATCAATTATTTATTTAAATACTAAATAAATTATTTTTATCAGAAAGTGTTTAATTATAGGAGTTTATAATTAAATTTATTTTTTAATTATAAAAAAAATTGAAATGCTTTAAAATGCAAATAATAAAAGCATAATAGTATTACACTAAAGCGAACTCTAAGTCGAATCTACTAAATAAATCTAAAATGCCCGCCGTTACTAGAAATCAAATGAAGAATTCCAAGAATATTAATTCTGTTAATGTTCCTATTATTAATTTGATGAAGGATGTTGTTTCTAATGATAAAAATTGCTCAGAATTAATTACAAGAATTAAGTCATTATTAAGTGCATTAGAAATGCCAATTCTTTCTAAGCAAACCAGGATAATATATGCGACTACGATATACAGCTTATTAAACAAAGAAATGATGAAACATGAAAGATTTTATAAGTCAAATAAGTTTATATTGACTGTTTACAATAAAAGTTTTGAGCTAGAAAATCAAGCAAACGAAGAAACAATGGAAGTTGATAAAAATTTAGCGAAAAAGTTAATTAATGAATTAACTATTATTAGACCAACAATGGAAGGATTGATTATAAATATGGAAGATAATGTTAGTTATCAGACTTATTTAGATAAAGCAAGATTGCGAATTAACAGATTCAATGCACAAAGACCAAAGAGAAATATCAATTCTGTAAATTATGCTGGGATGGATATGAATTCCGACGATGAAGGAGAAATTTGCGTATTCAAGCCCTGGTTTGAGAATGGTAAGATAATTGAAAAGATGTCAAAGAGACAATTATCTAATGTAAATGAGCTCGATGACGAAGATTATGTATTAGAAGAAGAAGAAGACGAGAAGGAACAAGACAAGAAGGAACAAGTTTGCAAGAGAATTTGGACTAAGGCTACTCAGGAAAAAGAAGAAATTATACCAAGAAGAACAAGAAAGCAAATCAACTACGCCGGAATGGATATGAATGAAGAAGACGAAGGTGAAGTCAGAGTTTGTAAGAGATGGTTTGAAAACGGAAAGGTAACCTACAAGTGGTCAAAGAGAAGCTTATCTGAAGTGAACGAGATTGACGACGAAGATTATGTGCCTGATATGTATTAAATATTTGTATTTGTATTTGTAATTTTAATTAAATAACTTTTTTCATGTATTCATATATAGTTAATTCATCATCTTCATCTATGATTTCTGGTTCTTTAAATTGTTTTGAAAAATCATAATCCAAAAATAAATCACATGAATAATCTTTTTTTATGCGTGTAACCCACACTCTTTCACATAATGGAATAAATTGCTCATATATATTTCTACCGCCAATAATAAATATTTTAAAATCACTACTTAAATACGGAAACATTTGTCGATAATTCTCTCTATATTTAATAATTGAATTGTGAATATTATTATTAGTAAATATTGCTTCTTTATGAGCTCTATATTCTTCAGGTTTACTTGTCAATACAATATTTAATCTATTTTTTAATGGTCTTGAATTATCTGGAAGAGAGAAAAATGTTTTTCTTCCCATAATAACTACATTATTTTTAGTATTATTCATAAAAAAACTCATATCTTTTTTTGATTTCCAAGGTATAACACCATCTTTAGACAATCCATTGTTTATATCAGTTGCATAAATAGCTTCCATACAAAAATAATAAATTTGATTCTAAATTTTAATTAATAATATATATTTATATGTCAGAAAAAGAATTAATTGATAACTCAATAAATAATTTATTTAATACATGTACTAATAACTATATATTTGTATACACACCTCCAAAAGTTGGCTCAACAACACTAGTATCATCATTAAGAATATCATTAGGGAAAAGTTTTAATATTATTCACATACATGATGAAGTAATGCTAGGTGTATTAACAGGAATAAATAACGTAAAAATAAATGACATTATTAATTATCTTTCAAATAAAGGGAAAAAAGTATATGTTATAGATGTTTATAGAACTCCAATAGAGAGAAAAATGTCAGAGTTTTTTGAAAAAATTTCACCATACCATTTTAATAATATTGCAGAAAAATTAAATTTATATTCTATTAAGCGTATAAGTGATAGATTTAATAAATTATTTCCACATTTGGAAAATGGAGATCATTATTTTGAAAAATATGACATTCAAAATATAATTCCATTTGACTTTGAAAAAAAATATACAATTCAAGAACAAAATGGCGTATCATATATAAAATTAAGACTATGTGATTCACAATTATGGTCAAATATTCTCTCTACAATTTTTAAAACAGACATAATTATAATTACAGATTATACAACTGATAATAAAGGAATTGGACAGCTATATAACAGATTTAAATTAGAATATAAATTGCCTATAAACTACCTTGATAATATTAAGAATTGTAAATATTTTAACATTTATTATAATGAAGAAGAGAGAAAAAAATATTTGGAACCTTGGAATAATAAAATATCAGATGTATTTATACCATATACAGAGCAAGAATATAAGTTTTATATGAATTTATGCTTAGAAAACCAATACATAAATGATATACAAATTGAACATTATATAGATAATGGATGTTTTTGTAAACTGTGCACAGACAAAAGAAGAGAAATTTATTTTAAAGCAAAGAATGGAGAGAAAAATTTTGAAAAAATAATTCATACAGAAGAAATAGAAAATAGAAATAGAAAAATAAATGAACTAATTAAAATTAAAAACCAAGAAATTAAATTAAATAAAAAGTTTTTAAATAATCAATTTAAAATACAATTAAAGTAAAAAAGATTTGATATCCAAAGTGGATACGAAACCTTTTTACAACATTATACATTTCAAACACCCATATTTATTTATTGCTTCTTGAAATTGACGAAATTTAAAAGTGTCTCCATTACATAAAGTTAATAAATAAGGGTTTCCGAATTGTCCATCATTCATAAAATAATTATTATCCGGAATATATTCAATATTTTTTATTAATAAATCACCTAGGGTTCTTCCAATTAAATATTTGTATTCATTTCCACCAAAATGATATGACATATTATATTTTATTATTATGTTTTTAAATATTAATGCAGGAAAAAAACTATTTAATTAAAATTACAAAATATAAACAAAATATAAACAAAATACAAACAAAATACAAACAAAATACAAACAAAATACAAACAAAATTTATCTTTCATGATTTGAATAAATAATATCATCTTTCCACAAGTTATAAAATTCATCGACAGTTTTATAAAATACAACTCCTTTATCAGCCATGTCTTTCTTGGCATTATTTGTTGTATCTTCAGCAACACCTCGAGTGCAAGATAATATCAAATGAACCTTGTAACCATTTCGAAGAGCATCTAATGCTGTATTATAAACGCAATAGTCTGTCGCAACACCAGTTAATATAATATCTGTAACTTTTCTGTTTTTTAACCAATTATCCAACTCTGTTTTTTCATACTTACCTCCAAACTCGTCTCCAAAAGCACTGTAGCTTTCAACATTTGACTTGGTTCCTTTTTGAAATATTTGTATCGTTTTTAATAAAGCAAGGTCTTCATGAAATTCAGTACCTGAAGTGCCTTTTACACAGTGAACCGGCCAAACTGTCTGAGTTACATCAACAAAAGTTTTATCTTCCATTTCAAGCTTTAAATTTAAAGTTTCCAATTCTTTTGCACCATGCGTATTTGCGAATGACATATGATTCTCAGGGTGAAAATCTTGAGATGCAAATAATGGAATATTTCGCGAATACATTATAATAAGTTTATTAATTGGAGCTAATACAGAATTAGCACCCTTTACAGCCAATGACCCACCTTCACAAAAATCATTTTGAACATCAATAATACCCAGAGCAAATCTCTTTTCACTTGTAAAAGAAGATAGAGGAACAATTTGAATACTGTTGTTATTTCCCATTTTGAACGTTATCGCTTTAATTAATAATATGAATGCATTTATTATTTGTGATAAAAAGCATTTCAATTTTTTTATAAATGAAAAAAGATAGTTAAAACAAATACAAATACAAAATACAAACAATAATATAAATATAATTAAAAGCATACATTTCCAGTCTTTAAATAGACTTCATATTCGCATTCCTTCTTTGATTTTCCAAAGCCGCTTATGATTTCCCACTCTCTGAATTGTTTAGAAGTCATAATTTCCCTATTTTTAAGTCTTTCTTCCATAATTTCTTCGTGATAGTCTCTAGCTTCTTCAATAAAGTTCTCCTGCTCCAACCAGTATTCATATTCCTTTCGGTCTTCTTCATCTTCTTGTTCGTCTTGGTCTTCTTGTTCGTCTTGGTCTTCTTCATCTTCTTCATATGAATCATATTCTTCATCTTGACAATCGCTGGTTTCGACATTGTCAAATGAATTATGAATAAGATTGCTAATAGTTGTATAACAATTTGACAAAGGCGCCACCAACTGCTCTATCCAGTTTTCTTCTTCTTCTTCTTCATCTTGACAAACACTTGTTTCGAAAGTGCCAGATGCATTATGAATAAGAGGGATAATAGTTCTATAACAGTTTGACAAAGGCACCATCAAAGGTTCGTCATTTATTTCAACAATAAATGCAACTCTATCATTACGATATACAGTTTCGTTATCATAATTTCTTAAGCTCTTAATAAAATCATAAGCAACTTCAGTATCGTGCCACTCGTGCACCTGTATATATGCCCTATTATATAAACAATCTTCCTCTATATATGGCTCATAATCGACTTCACTTACCGTAGCAATTCCACTTAAATAGAATGCATCAATTAAATCATGGGCGGGATAAGACGCCTCAACGCAGGGGATAAACAAATTATTGATAACTGACATTGTTATAAGCTTTAAACTTTGATACTCTGCTTCACTAATGATTTACAATTGTTAGAAAAAAGTATCTCAATTTTTTTATTTATAAGCCATAAATATGTTTAACTAAAAATTTATAATTAAATTCAGAGTAAGCCAAAATAAGCAAATCTTAACCATCCTATGATTTTTCATGTATTTAAGGTAGACATTCTAGAAAAATAAATTTAAATTATGGGCAACAAAATAACGGCTATAATGGCTGGCAAGGAGGGGTCATAGGGGAAACTTGGTTCCCCTAGAATATATAAATTTTTAGTAGTGTGTGAAAAGAGTAAAAAAAAGAAAAAATTGAGATACTTTTGTTGTAGTATGTGAAGAGCATACATGAGCAATCATCAAAGTAAAACTGAAAGTTTTCAAAGT